GGGTGTTCAGAGTCGCTTCCCAGTCATAATCCTGAAGCACGAACAGCCCTTTGCGGACGTTTTGCCAAAATGGTGAACCTTTGAAAAGGTCGGTTGTAGACGTTCCCATGCTTATTCAATACCAACTTTCGAGTATTAAATATTGTGGGAAAGAAGAAAAAGGAACCGACAACCGCAGACCCGAAAGAGGAGCAAGTTCTCACTATCGGCGAAGTCGGCGATGCCCCAAAAATCGTCACCGATTTTGAGGCCATGACTTGCCATGTCCTAGACGGCGGTTACGAAACCTCACGCACATTCAGCCCGACCGAATTGGAGGCTCTGTGCTGCCGAGCCGCTGAACTATCTATCAACTGGCAAAAAGCGTCCTGTTACGAATGGATGGAGGATTTAGACATCCCTTATCCAGTCGCGGTCGCCATCATGGACAAGCTGGAGAAGCGTGGAATCGTGGCACCGATCAAGTATGTGGATGGGGTTCCTACCGATCCCGGACCGCGTAAAGTCCTCAGTAAGTCCCAAACCCCACTGTCGCTTCCGTCTCCCAGCGAGCCCCATCACAAGTCGCCGGACGGAAACGCCAAGAGCGCACAGCACGGATAACTTCCCGGTTGTTTTGAACTGTATCGCTGTTCAGAATCAGGGTGCTATGGACGCGCCCATCCTCGCCGATGATGAAATTGACCACAATCGGCTCTGCGACATACCCTAGCACCGGGTTGGGCGTTGACAATCTATCAGGCTTGGTAAACTCCTCACAGTTTATGTTCTTGTAGGCTTCCAGCCGGGACACTACGTAGTGGTGGAGTTGGGGCGCGGGTTTGGGGTTGGCGGGGATCGCGAATATTTGACCAGCAAAAGCCAGCGAGACGAACAGGGCTACGGCAATGGTGAGACGGCTCATGTAAACAAATCCTATAGACTACTTTCGGAGCATCTCACAGAAGCAGCCGAGATGTTTGGTGATGTCGTCGATGCACTCGTTGCGGAAGTAAATCCAGCCGATAAAAGACGGATGAGAGTCAATCGTTTCTATTCCGGGCGGTAACACCTTCGTTTCGCAAACCTCTTCGGATAAAGCCATCTCCAATCGAACGCTGTCGTACAGATGAGCAACCAGAGGACGAATTTCCTCAAATAAAACACGTGCCAACGGGTGGTAATCGTTGGGATCGTCCTTGTGGACGAAAGCAACATGCCCATAGAATCCGCCCTCATCCAGAATGCTGCCGGGGTTGCCCTGACAACTGCTGATGGTTTTGAGATCGAGCCTGTTTAGGAACTTGACCATCGGCACAAGCTGGCTATCGACATCGGCACCACGCCCGTCGTTCAACTCGGACATGAAAGTCGTTTCGTGTGGCGCTTGCATCACTTCCATGTGATCTCCAGTTCTGCATGATAGAGGCTGTAGTCGTAATCCGGCACCATGCTCTCGTGTTGAGTGGTGTGCCGGGTTTCTTTAACCTTGAACTCGATTTTGTAACCGAGTTTCTTGAAGCGGCGAATCACCAGTTTCATCTGCGGCAGGTAACGATGTTTGTCCCACGTGGCCTGCGCACGGTCGAAATCGTTGTGGTTGCTGCTGATGCAGTACGTGGCGCTTTTGTCGCCATCCTCAATCGCGTAATTGATGACCTCGTTGAGGTCATTGGAGAAGTCTCGAATGAAGCGTCTCTTGCCGTCGATGACGCCCTTCTTCGCGGCAGCGGATCGCTTGGCTTTCTCAGCAGCCGCTTTGCGTGCGTTATTGGCGGCAACGATATTGCTGGCTCGACGGGCCTCTCTAGCTGTCAGTATCTTCGTCATCTTCTTCCTCATCATGGCAGTTGCAGCAGCACTCTTTGTGTCCGTATTCACCGAGCGCGTCGAAAGCCGAACACAAAACTCTTGCACCGTGACTACAGACGATAAAAGCAAAAAGCAGGATGAAAATCGCGAAGACAGCGGATGCGTCCGGATACTTCGCGAAAGTTTCAATCAAGTTGGAAATCGGTTCAATCACGCCGTTACCTCGGCTGGAAGATTAGGAAGGGCTTTCCACCATTCGATCCCGGATGTTGGGGTAGAAGTGTAGCCCCAGTATCCAATCTCCTCTTCATCCGGCACTGCTGGCACCATCCAACTAAATTGATCGCCGAACTGACCTTTGCCCCAATCTGGGAATTCGATCAGTTCGTGCTGACCATCAGGACGCATGGTCGCTAGAATCTTCTTGACCGGAATGTCCTTGTACCGTTCTTGGCACTTGATAGCACAGGGGGCGCAGTAAAGATCGGGGCAGAACGTCTGGTATTCGCGCCAGAGTTTGCACCCGTGAGCCCCACATTTAGAGCATTTGTACTTCTTCGGCGGTTTTGAATTGCTGTACTTCATGCGAACTGTTCTTGTGCCGCCTCCACGTAGAAGTCGGACTTGCGGCAGCGGTTCCAGACCTCATCATAGGTCGTTTCGACTTTCAGGTCGCCGTCCTCGAAGATGGTCTCCAGAACGTTGCCATAGGCATTCGGGTCTTTCATGGTAACGAAGTCGCCGCTGCCATCCGTTGAGCGATCCACGAGACTCAGACGCCCACCAATTGATGCCTTGGAAGGATCGGTCTTGGGGTCTTTGTAAACGTCGTGCCAGATACCAGCGCGATTGATGGCGCAGCACTTGATGGCGAAACGCAGGGTGTCGCGATTCTGCTGTTGAAGCAGGGCACCGCCCATGCCGTATGCCCAGTTGTCCATCGACCATCCCGCACGAGTCAGGACGCCGTTGATGCGCTCGATGTTCTGGTAGTTGACACCGTCGCCCTGAATGGCGCGAACGGAGGGATTCAGAACCTTCCAGCCCTTGGCGTTCGTTTCGTAGCCGAACTTTTCAGCAAGCGAGATGAACATGTCGTCCAGCACGACGCAGGGATCGCCGGAGTCCGGACGCAGCACTGTGGTACCGTTGCGACGGAGAACTTCCGCACGCAACTCTTCGCCGAAGATTTTGTCCACGGCATTCATGGTGTCGTAAGAATCCACGACGCAGGCGACAAGCCCGTTCGGGAACTTGCGCAGCATGTTGCGGTAGGCGTCGATCTCGTGATCCTTGCCCCACGACGTGACCGTCGAGTGCTCCATCGCCGGGATGGAGTTCCCCGGCATCGAGGCACCGTAATACTGCTGGAGCCACTGAATGGCTTCCGGCGTATCCGTACCGTGGAAGTTAAACAGGTGAGCCGCACCACCGATGGCTGCCGAAACTTCCGAGGAGACGCCACGGTCGCCGAAATCGTGCAACTTGTAATCGATCAGATCGGGGTTCCCGGTGCGAACCAAATCCTTGCCGATGGTCTGACGGATCATGAACGACAGGGTGCCGACCGTCACCGGATACCACATACGCATCAGGCGGGTCTCTGTCCAGTTGGTGATCCACGGGAACTCTTTGTCGGTGTTCTCGATGGTCATCATCACCTGACGCTGCGGAACCAACGTGCCTTCTGGGACCGCACGGATGCGGATCGGGAGACGACCGCCGTGCTTTTCCAGCATACGCATCCAGCCCTTGAAGTTGAACACGGTCGGATCGCCGAAGTGTTTCGCCGACCAATCAGCCGCATGAATCACGTTCTGCTCATTGAAGAACTGCCCGACAAACTGGTTCTTCAGGATGCCCTGCAAGCCAGTCCAGAGCGCACGCTTCCACATGCCGCCACGGGAGCACATGTACGAATAGACGTACTCGGTGTCCCACGGGTATTGTGGGTAATGGGTGAACTTGTAGCTGTCGGAGCCGAGGAGCGGATTAGGCTGAAACAGTATCGGCATGGAGTGTTTTTTCCTTTCTCAGGTTGAGCATCAGCATGTGGTAGAGCACGGAGTGCTCTTCAACCAACACGGCTGGTTGTAGTTTGGATACGTCGAACCATTTGACTTCTGCGAGATCGTCGCCTGCGGTCGCCGAGAGCGACGAAGCGTAACCACGGAAGAACAACGTGCGTAGCTTGCGGTCGGGCGTGGCGGCATAGCGCCAATCCGGAATGTTGGCCGAACCGACATAAGTCAGGTTGTCGAGACTGACGTGGGTTTCCTCAAAGAGTTCGCGACGGGCATCTTCCTCGAAGCTCTTGGTACGCGCTTCGGCGAATCCACCGGGGAAGCGCCACTTGGTTTCATTCGCTCTGCGACCGAGCAAGAGTTCCAGCTTGTCCTCGCTCTGATAGAGAGCGGCAATATCCACGGTCGGGAAAAGAATTGGATAGCCCTGCGCCGAGGCATAGATCATTCCGGCACGGAAGTCAGCCGACGCGATCACATTGTCGCTGCATTCGCGGCGGATGTCGGTGCCTTTGATGGCCGTGATCTTCGGGGGAAGATTCAGTTCGAGGGGCTTGAAGCGGCCCGTGTAGTGGGGAACAAAAGAGTCGCGACCACCATACAGAGTGACTTCGCTGTTGCCCTTGACGACCTTCTTGATCTCAGCGTCGAGTTGGTCGCTCCACTCCGGATCGCCGCGCATGTCGTCCAGCGGCAGGACTATGAAATCCGGGTACTCCGCTTTTATCATCTTTTCGCGGGTGATGAAATCGAGAGGGTGGTTGAGGCTGATACCACCCGGATTGACGCCCACGAATACGATCACTCGTTTGTGGCGTTCCGCAACCTGATTGAACAGTTCGCGGTGTCCATCGTGAAGAGCGTTGACTTGAAAGCGTCCGACGAGTACGCCGTAGCTCATATTCCGCCTTTCAATATATTGATGACATCAATCCGTGTAAGGAATCGAAATCATCGCGTGTTCGTAGTAACCGTTACGTAAATTTTGCGAGTTACGACGGCGCAGGAGACGACGCTGGTAGCGTTTCTGTTTTGCCCATTTACGAGCACCATCACGTGACCCCTTGAGCCAGCGCAAACCTGCCTTACAAGCGTGGCAGGTACAGCGGCGAAGAAAAGACTTTGACATGCATAGCGAACCCCCTTGGGTCGCGCTAACGCATGACAGCCAGTTCTTCCTCCAGTTCCTTTTCCATGTTCGCCAGTGTGATGGGGTTGTTCAGTTGGAATCCGAGATTGGTGATTCTGTCCCACTGCTCCACCAATTTCATCGCTTCTTTCGACTCAGCCGGGCCGAGTCTGGAAGCATAGGCGTGTAGGACATTCGCCATCTTGGTGCCCACGAACTCCATCGGCGATACTTTTCTGCCGTTGTGTTTCATGGGTTCTATTGTACACCAACCTCGGCTAAAAAGCGAGAGGGTTTTACTTGGATATTGTTCGGTCCCTGCCGTTGCATGTCGTGGATGCAGAGGACAAGCCAGTCACGGGCTCGCGTGGCAGCGACGTAGAAAAGACGCCGTTCTTCTTCGATTTCTTCCTCGGAGCCAACCGACCATTTGTGCGGCAGGTAGCCTTCCACCACCCCGTGGACGTAGACCCGCTCCCACTCTAAACCCTTGGCAGAGTGGATGGTAGAGATGACCACGGCTCCCTCAGGGTCGTTGTCCCGTAGCTTGTCCATCGTAAGCAGGAAGATCAGGTCTTCAATGCTCATGCCGTCCGCGTGCAAAGCCTCGACCATCTGGATTAGGCGTTGAATATTCTCCAATTTGGTCTTGACTTTTTCCGGGTCTTTCTTGTACTTACCGCTGATGTATTCCGGGTATTTAGTAAGGGTCAGAATGTAGTTCAGGGCAGAAACCGGGGTGTCCCTAAACTGTGCCGCCACGTCAATGACCCCTACAAAGGCGACCAATTTAGTCTCCAATCGGGCAGCCTCCAGCAGGTTGCCCTTGAACTTCTCCCGTGCCGTATTGCGAAGCTTCTCCAAAGCCACGTCCCCGATGCCGCATTTGGGCACCCGCGAGGCGCGACAGAACGAAGCGAAGTCCTTCGTATTGACGGCGAACTTAAGGTACGCCAGAACGTCGCGGCATTCCTCAGTGTCTTTCAGACCGTAGCCGCCGCGCACCACGTACTTGATGCGACGGCGAACCAGTTCGGTTTCCAGTTCACGTATCTGGGAAGACGCCCGAACGAGGATGGCGTTATTGCGGAACGGAATAGGCTTGGCAGCCGAGACGCGGGGTTTATCGCCGCGTGCAATAGCCGCCTGATCTCGCTGGTACTTGTCGTTATCACGGGCGATCTCAGACGCAATACTGGCAGCGATATCTTCCGGCAGACAGGCTCGGAGCAACTGGGTCTCGCCGTGATCGCCCTGAGTACCCCGCCAGCTTTCCATCTTCAAGGGGATGGTCTGCGTCATCTTGGACTGGATCACGTTCGCCAGCTTGACGACCTCAGGCACGCTGCGGTGATTCCGGGCGATGCGGTACAGCTTAGGCCACATCCCGCGCCAGTCTTCACTGAAGTCCTTCAGGATTTTCGGCACGGCCCCATTGAATCCGTAGATCGATTGAGACATGTCCCCCACGACATAGAGATTTTTGTTGGACGGGCTAAGCAGGAAGTTGACAAACTCCCACTGCACTGGATTGGTGTCCTGAGCCTCATCCATGAGCACGTGTGCCCACATGCTTTGAATTGCCGCACGCCACTTCGCATCGTTGCGGAATCTGCGCACCGTCAGATGTAGCATGTCATCGAAATCCACAACCGAGTTCTTGGTCTTCTCTTCCTCGTAGAGCCGCCACAACTTCACATCGACTTTGTCGAGGGCGTGGTAGCCGCTGTGCTGCTTCAGAGCGAGTTCGTGAATTTCGTCGGTGTAGTCCTTGGCAAAGCCGACGCCGCGTGCTCGATGGAACTGAATCTTTTCCAGCACGGCGAAGTGGCTGGTGCCCTCGACCTTCTCACGTTCGATAATCCGCTTCATCAACTGCTTCTGATCGTAATCGTCGAGTGGAGAAATTTTGGCTTCAAAGCCGAAGCCTTCCGGGTTCTTGCGGATGGCACCCAAAGCCAGAGAATGGATGGTGGATACCCGTGGCATCTGCTCGAACGGGGTGCTTTCAGTCAGACCGAGACGGCTGACCAGTTCATCGGCTGCTTTATTGGTGAAGGTGATGGCGCAGATTTGCCGGGGGTTGAGACCTTTTTTGATGAGCCATCGAACACGTTCCGTCAGAACTCTAGTTTTACCGGACCCAGCCCCGGCGATAAGACAGGCGGGGTAGTCGAGGGGATGTTCAACGGCTAAGGTTTGTTCTTCGTTTAGCTGCATTGGGGCTTCCACTTCATGATATACTGACTGACTTTCTGAAGTCGATGGATATCTTCACGAGCGTAGCCAATGATTGAATTACAGCCGCCACAGACGATGCCTCGAAATATTTTTAGCACATCATCATGGTCTAAATGCCAATTTTTGCTGCCATGATCTAGGCCATCGCAACACGAACACCTACCTGTGAAGGTCTCCAAAGCTCGCTTTGCCTTTGCAATCTCAGATGCGGGAAGTCCTTTTTGACGCAGTCTATTCAAACGGCGATGAATCAGACAGTCGGAACAAACAACGCAACCGGAAGCCACGTCTCTATCTTGATGTCCATGTGAAACGCATTTTCCAGCATGTTTTGCTTCCAAATATGCTCGACGAGCATAATCGACGCACCGTTGACAGCATGTTTTATCATCTAAAAGGGGCTCGGCAGGATGTCGGGGGCATGTGGATTGCATTTATCTGAGAAGCTCTCGGATGCGTTTTTTGGTAATCAGTAGCCGCGATCCTTCCATTAAAGGGCTTTCATTGATGTAGTAACGGGCTTCTTTTTCAATTTCGGAGCGGATTCTTACGAATCCGACCTCGTGCCGCTTAAGGACATCGATGGCTTCGATTATAAATCTTTCGACATCCTCGTCATTGAATCCGAAACTCTTGATGACCTCTATGTCTACCCTTGCGGCTGCGTCTTCTATTTCCATCAAATCTATACCAGCGACTTTGGTTCCGGCAATACCTCCAGCTAAACGAACAGCGACCCGATACTTCTCTTCTGGGGTTGCTTTCTCAATCTGTTCTTTGGTTGGCACCACAATTGGATCAACCTGAGAGTTGCCGTATTGGGTGTAGGCTTTATACCTAGCCCCAGTTCGCCCATCGCGTTGAATTGGAATAGCTACGAGACGCACCCCCGTGACGTTCTCTCTTTGATCCCATGCCACGACAACGTGTCCGCCTTCGTGCGAAGGCGTTAGGGAGAAAAAAACATCGTCATCGACTTTCGTCATTTTTAATTCGGAAAACTTCACCCGCGTCTCCAGAGAATCGCCGTAACGTTGTCGTGCGTTGGCACGTCCACGGCGTATTGTACTAGTTCCTCAGCGTCGGCACCGCCGTCGATCAATTCCTGCATCACTTCTGGAGAGCAAGATTCCTCGCCCCCATCATGACCGGGATCGACCAGACCATCGGAACCGATAAGAACCCAATCACCGACCGGGACTTCGATACATTCCGGTTCGCGGGTAATAATCTTGCCCATGTGCCCATCACCGAGAGCACGGGACATCTGAAGTCCACGAGCATGATCGCTGTATGAAAAATCATTCCAAATATAGCCACGCTCGTAAATACCGCCACGAGCTTCCGCCGCTTCGCGCTCTACTTGATTGGTGCGCACGTTGTGTTCCGGGCTAATCCAGAGGGTATCGTCGGGTTGATGAATGATGACCGGAGAGTCGCCAAGAATGGCGACATAGGCGGTAGTTGCACCCTCAGGGAGAAAAACAATCGAAAGGGTCGAACCCGCATCGACGAACTTGGTGAGCAGATCGAAATCGTTGTACATCTCGGTGAAGACTTCCTGCATTGGTTTGGAAGAATCAAACCGCTTACGCCACACACCGGGAAAGTGCTTTTCGATGAGTTCCGAGGCTTCCGGGCCGCCATGCCCATCAGCGACCATCAGGACGAGACCTTCCGGTGCCACGATGCAGGCATAGGTGTCCTCTTGATAGCTACGCTGACCAACGTTTTGGTGCGCACTGATGAACTTATTCATACTACGTAATACTGGTTCACCCTTGGGGGCTGCCTGACTTTTTCGCGTCGTACTCCGCTTGGCAGTCGGGGCAGGTGTAGCCGGGGTCGCCTTCCATCGTGGGCGCTTCGCAGCTACAGGCTTTGCGGACGGGTTCTTGCTTGAGCCCTTCGTGGCAGATGTGGCATTCTTGGGGACTGATGCGCGTCCCGTGGATCGCTTGGGGGTTTGCTTTGTGTTCTTCATACGTTTTATCCTGCTGAATTATCAATGCACAAGACTCGCAGCACTTCTCCGGGTTCTCAGGGCTGGCACTGGGGTTTCCCGCCGCACGCCACTTATCGTGCTCTTCCTTGATCGGGCGACAATGTGAAATCCAATCCTCGTAGTCCTTGGGAACAAACGGCATCTCTTCCGACGCCTTGAGCGCCAACAAAAACATGCGCATGTGCGGACCGTTAGCCATCTCTTCAATGCGGTGATGACACACGCAGCCGCACATATCGAAAATTTCTGGGTTGTCGCCTCCCACATAGGTGATGCAGCAGCCGCAGTCGTATGCACCCCACTCGTCGGCGTTGTTGTTCCAGCAGAAGACGTAACGTCCTTTCATGCTGTGTAGAAGCTGCTCAAGAATGATGCCTTGCTTGGTTCGTCTCATGCCGCCGCACTCACATCCCACCATTGAATTCGGAGCGACATCACACACAGATTTTCCGGCAGCCCAAAGGTGCCGCCCGGTGTGATGTAGCTGATGGTCGCCAGAATATGGCGTCCAGTATAACGTCCAGTATCAGGATCGTACTCCCGCAGGTAGAGTTCATCGCCCTCGCGAAAGTCCCGGTCGTTGACGCGAACCTCGTGTGTTTTGTTGCCGCCTAGTACCGCCGAGAACGGCTTAGGCCACGTCTTCAGTTCATGCCGCTTCGGACCGTTGCGCGGCTCGAACTTGATGACTTCTCGTTTGTAGGTGCCTGCAACCTCGTCAAACAGTTCCCGGTTGTCCATTTTCCATATCCGTTTGAACGGTGAACGAGACCTCGATCCAGTCCGGAATGAAAGTCACATCCAGAATGATCGACTCATCTTTCCCTTTACGTCCTGTGACGCTAACCAGCCGATCTCCGAACAAGTTGCGGAACTTCTTGGCTTGTTGTTCGGCAAACTCGTTAACGTCGATGACTTCAAGGGGACGCCCGACAAATTGATCGAGCGCCTTTCTGAACTCCGACCTGATCTGTTCGTGAATCTGTTCTGGAGTCTGTTCCATATCAAATAATACTGCAAAAACGAAGCCCCGGCTACAGTGCCGGGGCTATTCGTTGGGGAGGGCGCGGGGGAGAACTATTTCTCGGCTGGTTCCAGTGTGATCTGCACCGTGCGGGTTTCCCCGGTGCCGACAATCGTCTTGATCTGGCTGGACTTGACGCCCTTGGCTTCGAACTGCTGTTTCACGCGGTTTGCGCGAGTAGTAGCCAGCAGTCTATCCTCGGACGGGTTGCGGTTGCCGCGCAGGACGATGACGTAGCCGGGGTGACGGGCAAGAGCCGCCGTCGCAGCATCAATCATTTCCTTGCAGACTGACGTTACATGGATCGGATCGACGATAGCCGCATCGCCGCCAGCCGGAACGCATTGCGTCTTGGAGGCGAAGGTGCAGATACCGACCGGGATGATCTCCTCAACCACCGGAGGGTTGCTGACCGGAACCACGACAGCCGGAGTCGGCGCGGGAGCCGGAGCGGATTGGACTGGAACCACGACCACCTGAGGCGTTGTGGGGGCAGCCGCTACGACCTGAGGCTCTGGCTCTGGTTCCTTGTACATGCACTCATCGATCATTTTGGCGATAAGTTCGTCCTCGTTTAGACCCTTGTGGGCTTTCTTGTACGCTTTGAAGGCGTACTTGTCCGAAGCCATGATCGTGCAATAGGGGCGACGTGATCCGGAAATGGCGTAGTTGCGGGCCGTCTCCAAGATAGCGCAGTTCGGATCGATCTTGCCGCCGCCGAAGGATGCGCCAACAGGCATCGTCTGGACACCAGCGCCGAAACCCTTAAAGCAAGGGCTGGTTGGCAGTGCCGTGGGAGCGTAAGCCGTGTCCACGGGAATCTTGGAAGCAGCAACGTTCTCGGTCGAGGAGTAAGAGTTGCTGGAGTTGCCGCCGCTGTTGTTGGACGAAGAGGACTGTGTCTGGCTCTGTCCCTGCTTCTGTCCCTGCGAAGCATTGCCGCCAGCACCACCCGCACCACCCTGAGCGGTGTTGTTGTTCGTATTCGTGTTGGACGAGTTGCCGCTGTTATTCACGCCGGATGAGGAAACAGCCGTGCCGCCCGTCGCAGTCGAAGTGGAACTTCCACCTGTTGCGGAGGAAGACGAGGAAGATGAAGAACCGGAGTTCGAGGACGAGTTGCAGCTATGCCCCTTGCAGGCACCGCCGCCGCCCTTCGGGTCTTTGTGTGTCTTGGGGACTTCGCAAACGTAGTAGTGCCCCTTGGTGCCTTCCGACCCGGTGCCGAGGAAATATTGACCGTCGCCGTCTCCTGCTGAGCCGGAGGGTTTGGTCGTGCCCACGTCAACGCGAGATGCGAGAGGATCGCTGCAATTCCACGCGAACGCCGCGCTGGACATCAAAATCATTGCTACAAAACAGAAGAGACGAAGTGATTTCATATTGCTCCCTTTGTGGATTTTTGGTGTCAGACCGGGGAGGGCTGTCAACCTTACGTCAGTCACATCTTGAAGGTACTACGGGAAGGAAAAATTTGCAAGAAATTTTGCAAATTTTTCCTTCGGTTACTGAGGTAACTTACACGCGGACAATCTTTTCGCTGGTAATGCCCTTGGTCGTGTTTCGGGAATCGACCACCAATTTGGCGGCGTTGACGATCTCCGAATAGTTATAGGACGAGTGATCGGTCAGGATGACTACGACATCGTATTTGTCGATGTCGGTCAACGGAACCGACTCCATGTTCAACCCGTGATCGCGCACCGCAGGGATGAAGGGATCGTTGTAGTCCACGGTCGCTCCCTCTTCCTGCATCAGCTTGATGATCTCGACTGACGGCGACTCACGGTAATCGTCGATGTCCTTCTTGTACGCCATGCCGAGAACCAGCACCTTCGAGCCGTTGATGGCTTTCTTGTGCATGTTCAGGGACTTCGCCACAAAGTTGCACATGTGGTACGGCATCGCCACGTTGATCTCCCCGGCGAGTTCGATGAAGCGGGTGTGGAAATCGAATTCCTTCGCCTTCCACGAGAGATAGAACGGGTCGATGGGGATGCAGTGACCACCGAGCCCCGGACCGGGATAAAACGCTTGGAAGCCGAACGGCTTGGTCTTCGCCGCGTCGATGATCTCCCAGATGTCCAGACCCATGCGAGCAGGGGATCGGTATTCGTTCCAGTCAAGCAGACCTCGGCAACCTTGCGTCGTCCGCACTCTTGCAGGAAGGCATCGAGGTTATCTGGAATCTTGTTCAGGTTGTTGAACGGATCGAGAGCCATCATGTGCTGCCCGATGCAGAAATAGCAGGAGCGATTGCACGGCCCGCTCAGGTGGATGTTTCCAAACCAGTGGGAGAACTTTCCCTCGTCGTTAAGGCAACCCATTATTCACCCGCCTCGTAAGCGCCGATGATTTCGCCCACACATTCATCACAAAGCCAGCGGCTATTGTCCCTGATGTGGGCGTCCCGGTCAGGGTGATAGGCACATTGATGATACTCGGCATCGCAGCCGTTGCAGACAAGCGTATCGCTACCTTGCTGCCGTGGGTAGACTTCAGGACTACCGCAGTTCGTACAGATCATTTGCTTTTCTTCTCGAAATAATTCCAACCCATCGTCATGCTGGAATCGGCTGAATAAACGGTTCCCTTGACATCGACGCAATCTTTCACTGGGATCGACAGAGTCCACGATTGCCCGTCTTCGCCCTCGTCGAGTTTTCTGCCTAGAGACTTGACGATGCAGGCCAAGCGACGGTCGTCGCTGTCTGCCCATTTGCTGACGGCTTCTTGAACCATGATCGCACCCGCTCTACGGGCACGGAGGGCAGTAGCCATCAAGGTATCGCCGAACGATTCTGCACGGTCGGCGTCACGTTCCAATCGATTGATTACGCTTTGAATTTCTTGGGAGAGTTGTGACATGCAGAAATAGTATCAGATTCCTAATTCTTTTGTAAGCCCGTCGCGGGAAGAACCCGGAAGCGGCTGAAGGGCGGACGCGGCAATCATGCCGCCAACGTGGGAAGTGTTCCCACCTGCTTACCTAAGGCGCAAGCCCCAGATGGCACCGCGACGGGTTGCCGCTAAGGTAGTCGGATCGCGAAGCCGATACTGAAGCTGCGGCGGCGAGTCCGAATGATTCCGGGATGCGGGAAGCTCGGCCCGTTGAAACTATCAAAATTCATCTGGATGCGGCTCCCGGTATGCGGGATCGGTACGGAGTAGTTGGAGACTTTCTCCCCGGTGCGAACCATGGTCTTGAAACGAACGGCGGGTGCCTGATGAGGGTGGGGCTGTGGAGCGTCCGGCAGTTCCGCGAGAGCGGCGTTAATCAAAAGGAACGCGACCAGTACGTGCCTCATCCGCATAGTGTACCATATTCACGCGGACATCATGATTCGTCTGGCTTCACATTCAAGCTCAACCAAACGCTGGATCGCGAGATCGCGGAGCCGTGTGGCTATCAGCTTCTCGCAGCCCTCACACGGGCAGTAGTTGACAATCGTGATCTCTTTACGCAGCTTCTCGATTGTCTTGGAGATCAGTTCTTCGGGGAAGTCCATGTTCTTTAATACCGCACAAACGGCTGCTATGGGGATTCGACTCTCTCATAACCCGTCTCGGTCGCTTGCTCATCAGCCATGAATTCCAGTGGGTGTCTTTTGTGGTCGTGTAAGAATTCGCTGAGCCTCTCCATGTATTCCGGTGCGGAGTAGATCACCGACCCCTGTCCGATCCACAGGCGTTTCCGACACCCGTGACAAACCAGTTCGTAACAAACGCTCATGTTTTACTCCTCACTTCTACAATACCATGCAAACGGTTGCTATGGAGGGCTATTTCGTAGGTGGTTTGGTTCTCGCCAGTAGTTCAGCCAACGTTGCCGGACGCCGCCAAGGGAACAGCCATCGCATGAGTTTTCGGATCATTACCTATATAACCTGCGAAAGAGGCGAAAGTTTACAACGGTTGCTCTGGGGAGGGCTATTTCGTTGGCTGCTGTGCGGCTGGCTTCTTGTAATAGACAAAACCTTCAGGCTGGATGACCCGTGCCATGTACCCAGCACGTCCTGTCAGAATCACCTTGGCGGGGATTGTCACCATTACGGTGTCGCCGACCTTTGGCTTAGACTTTTTCATAGGTCGGACAGAGAATAACAGCCACGGGTCTGCCCGTGCAGTGCAGGTCAATCATGGTGTAGCGGCTAATGATGTCTTTGACTTCCACGCCATTGTCCTGCTGGACGATGAGATAAGTCTGGGACGCATCAAGGCTGCGGTCTACGCCGACGACTGTGCCCTTCAACTGAGTGTTGTTATCTTGAACTCGAATGACGTAATCCATAGTCGTTATCCTAAAATACCAGCCCCACGCAGGAACGGCATCTCACCACGGTAGGCGAGCGTCTGCTGGATGGTTTTGGCGAGAAGTTCGTGTTTGTACCGCAGGTCGGTGTCGGTCACATTTTTAAGGGCGTCGTCATGGTAGTTCAAACGGAGCCGAAGTGTGGTGCTATCGGCGGTGAGATTGATGAGTGAAACGTCAGTATAGTCCATTATTTCCGTGCCTTCGCTGGATCACCAGCGTTATTCGTTCAGTGCTTGCTCAAGCGAGCGTTTGATTGTGTTATGAAGCCGCTGTACCATCGGTACGTCTCGTTTGCGAATCAGATTCAGACGTTCGCATTCAGCCAGAGCACAAGATAGTGTGCCAGCTTGACGTTGTGTAATGGGTGGAATTTGGACTTTCGTGCGTTTTGCCATACTGTTACCTTCCTAGTACAATCTGACCGTGGTTACCGCCACTTTCGGGTAGTGTCTTCTATGATACGTTACCTTCGCAAGTTCTTGCAAGTACAGGAAACGTCCGATAAGCCGCCTTATGGAAAATAGGGCCGGAGAATTCGTTGCGGCACATCTCCGAATTTCTCTTTAGCCCATGCTTCGGCTTCGGCTTGTGAACCGTATTCGTAGGCGTACCCTTTGATGATCGTCCATTTGTCATCGGCTGTGCGAATGACGAGCACTTGTTCATCGATGTTCATCGTTAAACATACCCCTCTGATTTTAGTCGAGCCCTGACCCGTTTCCAGTTCGCTCTGAGCAGGAGCTTGTCTTTCTTACTGAGCTTCGATTCAACCACCCTCATTTGACGCCCCATCCACTTCAAGTCCGCTCCGCTGACCAGCGTCATCCCAAGAGCCAAGTACCTGTACATCCGCTCCGGGTCTTTTAGTCTGTCCTGCAATGGTTGAGTTTTAAGTGTCATATCAACTCGACGAGAGTTTCCAACTCTTGAATCTCCTGCGTCCGTTGTTGTGGTGGTTCTCCTGCAAGGTACATCCAAGCGGGGTGATGCGTCAAGTCTTCGTTAAACTCGATCTCGATCTGACGCCACGAAATGTAATGCTTGGAGCACATCCAAATCGGACCGAACTTGGCGAAGGCATGGTCGCCGCAATACTGGTTGTTCCGCAGGTACATGATGACTTGGCAAGTGGGTGCGTCTGTCACGGTGTCTCCACGGTTGGGTCGATGCCTTTCACTCCCAGCGCCTTCAATTTCTTCTTGATCTCGTAAACTTTATCGTCGGAATACAACTTCACGCCAATCGGTCGAACGACCTCTTCATAGGTCTTACCCTCGTTGCCGGGATCGGAGATTGCTTCAAGCATCTGCTGATGTGCCGCTAAACAGATGCGGGACAGCCGCCTGTTCAGGCGAGCAATGACGTTGCGTTTTGCTCTACTAAGCCGCCGTGTCACGGTGTCTCCACAGTCGGGTGATCGTATTTAACTGAATGCCCACCGCACCCGCCGCAGCGGTTCAGCGGCACCCACTCTTCGCCTTTGCTCTTGTTGACCTCGCCAGCACCATCCCAGCCAATGACGCTGCTGTCGATGTACCAGAACCTCGTCAGGCAGCACTCACACGTGCTCCACGGGGCAGCGATCACATACCCGTCATACAGCCCGTGCAGATGTTCTTCGAGGGTTTGCCCGTGCTTACACTTGGTTCGATCTAAACCCATACCGTACAATACGGGCGATTTAGGAGAGTCCGAGGGCCTTCTTTTCGACAGCTATGCGGTTCAGGGCACGCTGGAGATCGCCGCAGGCGGCTTGATAGCCGTGGTTCGGCTGGAATCCACACAACCACCAGTCCATCGCCTTGCCCCAGAGCTTGCCTTCGCAGGACGCACGCCACGCATGGGCTGACATGGTCTCATCGTTCTGCCCGTTCATGAAGGTCACGTTCAGGAAGATGTCGAAAGCGTCTAGCCAGCGATGGATACGCCCCTCGTGGTTGGACTTCGCCATGGCGATGGCGATGTTCTCCGGCGTCATGGGCATGGAGTTTGAAGTGCCCCGGATCAGATGGTAAAGACGGAAGAGAAGGCTGACGATGACGAGGGCAGTTGCCGCGATCAGGTAGATTTCGACGCCCAGCAGAACCTTGTGCAAGATGTCCATACAGAAGGGTCTGGAAGTCATGGTATCATCGGGAATGCAACGCAATTCCATCCATGAGGCGGGGCACGTAATCGCCAATATCGCCCTCGGCATTCGTTTCTACGACGTGCATATCGGACGAACTTGGTACACGGACGAGAAGACCGGGCTCGTGCCGATGACGAGTCCACCAAACTCATTAGGGCATTGTGGCAGTGGGAAGGGAAAGGAACCTTTTCATCGGGAAATCGTTAAAGCCTCCGGGTACATCGCGGAATGGTTGTGGTGCAAACATAACAACCGCAGGTGGGGACGCACTTTCCGGAACATCCAGTACAGCCGGGATCGAAAGGGCATCACCAACCTTCAGCGTGCCAAACGAGCCAGCCTGAAGCTCCTCGAAGCGAACTACAAGTACCTAACAAAGCTCGCCGAACTATTCGACGCCAACCAGAACCACACGTTTAAGGAATCGGAGATTTTGCCCCTATGCGACATCTGGGAGACGAACCCGGTCTCGATGCACATGGCACTGGTGCTGAACGACAAAGGTACGTGGGACGAAGTGCCGAACGATCCCAACATGGAATTTCATCGATACACGAGGAAGTTCAAGTGGTATCGTCCGAACTATCCGAAGCCGGAGGAAGTGCCGGACCACTGTCCGCTCAAATAAATTGGCAGGGGGTGAGGGCAACGATCCCCCAACCTTCCGGGTCAAAGCCGGGTGCTCTGCCGATTGAGCTAACCCCCTGTTTGGCTGCCGGGGAGGGATTCGAACCCCCATACACTGATCCAAAGTCAGCGGTCCTGCCTTTGAACGACCCGGCATCATGTGACTTCTACATCACATTTTTGCGATTTGTATCATAAAAGTGACGTGGGACGCACTTTTTGCGATATAAATCAATCTTGGAGCCGATGGAGGGATTCGAACCCCCGTGGGATTTCTCCGGCAGTTTACAAAACTGCTGCAATCGTCCGCTATGCGACATCGGCCTATGCGCGTCGGGCAAACCCGGTAAAGTCCACCACTGGTTTCGCCTTCGGCTGCGGAGGGTTCTCAATCACGAACTTGAGTTGCTCCGCAAAAATCTTTTCGTACTCGGCTTTGAGAGCATTCCCTTCGTCGATCAACTTCTGATCTCCGGTGCGGTAGCCCTCGGCTAATCTTTTAGTGAAGGCACGTCTTGCCTCCAACACTTTGGAACACAGGTAGAGTAGGTCTGACTGCTCATCTGTCAGTTGCACGATCCCTCCACTTAAGGAATCGTTAGCAACATACTCCGTTCATAGTTTCATGTCGGGGAACGTAACAGCCGGGGCAATCAACGCTCTCATACCAGTCAATCATTTCCTTGACGAACTGTTCCTTTGTCTTGCCCAGCCGTGCGATTCGTTCCGCCGAGTACATCGGGTGATCGAAACTGCGAATCACCTGCACATGCCCACAACGGTGCTTTACTTCTTGCTGCCCTTCTCTCATACGCTTTTCCTAATTAGGCGCTTTTCCGCCTATTTCCGAAATATATCAAAAACCGCCTAAGAACTTGGAGCCGCCGAGTGGATTCGAACCACCAACCTCGTCCCTTACCAAGGGAGTGTTCTACCGTTGAAACTACGGCGGCATGGAGCCAGCGGGGAGGATCGAACTCCCGACCCCCGCGTTACGAGTGCGGTGCTCTACCAACTGAGCTACGCTGGCATGTTATTCTGTGTCACGAAACCCCTTAAATCGAGGGGTTTTGTTACGCAGAATGTTTGGCGTTCTTCCGTGGGCCTTTACGACCTTCCCACTGCGGCAGGTTCTTCCCCGCCACGAACGCCGCTATTCCTTCATACTTCTCACAAAGCCACTTCACGTATGCGCAATCTTTCATGTGCATCCGCAAATTCCCACCTGTCCGAAGCCCACACCACCCACAGGGTGGTTCTGAGCAATCATTCGGCTCACGTCGAAATGTGGGCTCCGGTAACATGATCTTGGTCCGCCCGGAGGGATTCGAACCCCCGAATGACCACGCTAATCAGGCGTGCGCTTTACCAACTGGCTACAGGCGGAAAACTTTTCAAAAATCGCTTTGCACTCGCAGGACTCAACACTGTCGGAACCCAGCCCGAAACAATTCGGGTTCTTCCTCCACGTGCACGCTTCGACCGGATCATCCGGCAGACCGTAAGCTTCCTGCAATTTCTCCATCGCTTGAATCACTCGCTTGTACGAGCTAATCAGGGCACCAGCCTTGCTGAAGCCATCGCCGCGTACTGCTCGGCGTGCCTCTCGCATTTGCTCGATAATGTCGCCGACCTGATCCCTGTCCATAAACTTGGTGGGCACGGTTGGATTTGAACCAACAGCCTTCCGGTTATCAGCCGGATGCTCTAAACCATTGAGCTACGCGCCCTAAAACCCTCTCAACTCATCCCACTTCTTCCAGTCGGCCTCGACAGCCTTCCGGAACTTCTCGAACGCCGTCTCATTCGCGCCGTCATACAACAGATACTCCGGAGCGATCACGATGCCGAGGTTCGTTTCATCATACGTGCGCTGCGCTGGCACCGCACCGCAGTCTCGCACGATGTGAACGATGGCAGCCTTGGCACCGTCCTCCCCGTACAGTCGGAGAGCCTCTCTCACACCCGCCCAACAATGGCGGTGACGCCGATGCTTCGGGCCGAACTTTTTGAACAGTTCGTCCATCCAGTGATTCACGTTCTCGTGTCGGGCTCCCAAGAGCCTCTCACAGTCCCGGCAATGGTCATTGAAGTGTGCCATAAACGTCAAAAGCCGCCTTTCGGCGGCTCATCTGTTTGATTCTGTTCGGGTTATTTAGCCATCCCAACCATCTTCAAACGTAAAGCCGCCCGTCGTCGCAGTTGTAATTCGTTGCGTCGATGTCGTAGTTCGCGTTTGAGATGTCATGTTCATCGTCAGTTCTCAGCAGTCAACACTAATGCCACTCTCTATAAATACCACACCGTAGTCCATTTGTCAACACTTGCGGAAAAATAATTTATGTTCCTTTATTCCAAAATTCGTGGAGAAGGGGGGCGATACGCCGTCGATCTGCCTCTAGTTGTTCGAAAGAAAACTCCCAATTAGCAGGTCGAGGACACTTATCCGGACAGGACGAGCAGAACTTTTTATCAAACTCTGCAAAGGTGGGGTTCAAAGAATGGCCCGAAAGTCCATATTTGTGTTTTTCACAAAAAATCAACTTTTCCCCAACAGGCACAGTCGTCGTGTTGCGCACTAAAACTTCGAGAGGACTAGATCGACCCAACGAAGTGTGAATAAACTGACAAGTTCTAAGGATGTCTGCGGGTTTTCTATCCTTGATGCCCTGCCGAATCAATCTTGCGTAGTAATCATTTGGATTATTGATGTCAACGCCCCAACTTCGAGCCACGTTCAATAGTGCTTGGTCAGCTAATTCATCATCATTTCGAGCTTCGTAATCACCATCAACATGTTCCCCGCGTATACGTTTGAGATTTCGTTCGAGAAAGTCGAGTGCTATCCTACGTTGACTGGGGTCAATTATCCTCCGTGCCATCTCCCTCCCCCACTCTGAATATTCCTCCGTGTTTAATGATGCGACTGTGCCGCAAATTAACGTCAAAGCATCTGCATCGTCATATCGTTCAGAAATAGAAGCTGCGATTTGGCAGATGTGAAAAGCGGTTTTCCTAATCTGCTTTGCAGTATCGATCCTTCCGTCGTTATCCAGAACGTGGAGGTAACCTACTAAATCCGCACAAACGGCGCACATTACTTTTGGTAAAAAAGCTCGGTAGGGAGAGTTACGAGCAATCTGAATCAGCCTAACCATTTGCTTGAATTTAGACCACAGACGAAGCTCTGCTTTTCTTTGCAAAATCAAATTGATTAGGAGGAACGATCTGTCCGATTCACCCATCCTCATCATTTCCAACAGCAACTTTCGAGCCATCAAAAGACTCAGTATGTAACTCCCGGCATAGCCAATTTCCGCTGATCTTTCATTTAACATTGCGTACAACTTCAAAGCACCGTAAGCGTGTTGAGTTAATTTTCGCAATTCTCGTGAGTAGTGCATTCGAACCTCACTGAATTTACCAGTGGAGCCTTCACTGGAAGCGGCGACTATTTGCGCGGCTGTGCGTTCAGCGTACAGCAGAGCGAAAAATCGAACCTTCAAGGCTATCTCATTGTCGTCCACAACAGACATAAGCTTGGCTTTTATTTCCTGCAATTCAATCAGTCCGGGCTTATCGTTATCACGGAAAAATTCAGCCACTTCTCGAATTGACTGACTTTGTTTGTCTTTTGGATCGAGAGCTACTCGTTCCGTTTCAAGCTCCCCATGCGTGGAGTTATTTGTATTTCGCACGATCTTCGCTGCTGCGGCTGCGGTTGAAGACCCACTTTTCACTATAATTACATCCCATGAACGCTCAATGGCGACCAACAGAGCTTCTGAAGTGACTGGCAATTCTTGATCGGTTGGAACTTCGACCACCAAGGTTTTTTCTTTTTTATTTCCCAGTTTTTCAGCGGGGAATTCCGCGAGATGGATAGATGCCCAAAATAAACGTTCACTAGTGATGTCGGCGTGGACTAGAAACATAGGAGTACGGAGTTTTCTCCAATGAAGAAGGTGTTTTTTCTTTACGCGCACGCGCACGTAGCTTCCATCTTTCGCATAGTCCGATTGACATGAACTCTTAAGCTGCGCCTTGAACTCGGACTCTGATGGCTCTTTTTTACCGTCAGCGGTAACAACAGGAATCCAAACCTCAAAATCCACGCCGAAAAGATCGCGATCACGTGGAATTTTAACGACAATCCAACGTAATTGAACTCCTAATACGCGCTCGAAGAGATTTTCACCCGCTACGTCAACTTCATAAGTAATTGGGATAGTCATCTCTTACTCCATTTGTCAACACTTGCGGAAAATTATTTTTACTGCCTGCGTGCCGCCCGAACCCGAACTCTACCGTCTATGAAGTAGGCTTCGAGGTTCCCGGCGTCCATGTGGTTGAACAAACCGCCCATCATCTTGACCGCTTTGGCGTGAACTTCTTCCTTGCTTTCGATGTCGAGAGGGAAGCCGTACCGCCTCTTGAACGCCGACATCAACAAATCGCAGGCTTCTTCCTTCGTAAGCAATCTCATACCGTGTAATCAGGCAATTTCAATTTGCGGTCACGCCAATGTAGGGGCTCGTCCGGTGGAATCTTTGCCATGCGCTCCGGAGTGAAGTTGAACTTCTCAGCCTCGGTCGGATCGATCAACTCTGTATTCGGGCCGCAAAAGACTTTGTGTGACCGTAGATGCAAATTGTCTCTCATGCAGATGCCAGTATCACAGGCACCGCAGGATCGACCGAACGCCCACTGCCGGAAGCATACTTCCTTCCCGCAACACATGCAATGGAACGGAGCACGAAACCGCCAGCCCTTGAAATCGAAGTGAAGATCAGGAGGCGACGGCGAATGCAGATAGCCGAGACATCCCGGACATGCCGGGTGTTCGGCGGTCGGGAGATGATAACCTGAACAGGTGCCGCAGAACTTCAGGGTCTTGCGTTGTTCTGGGGTCGGATCAGCCGTGTAGCCATTCCGAGTTCGCATGTCTTCGAAGTTTTGCTTTCGCCGTAAAGCGTCCTCGGTGATGATCCTGTACCGCTCGGCATCGCACAAATCTTCGATGGTGTATTCGACACCCGTGCAGTCTATTACGCCCCGGCAGCAGTAGCCGGAGACTCTGCCTAAACCGATAATGGTTGCCATGCGGTTGCCACAGCACGGGCAGTCCAGTTTGGGGGCGTTCTCGGCGTCTTTCATCGCCTTTCCGAGATCGGAAGACCACTGCTCGAATTCAGGAGAATCAAAAATTCCGTTCATCAGTCATCCATCAGTTGGCAGTTGGTCATGCCGTGACAAGCGCAAATGTTTGGGTTGTTGTAAACCTTCTGCCAGCCTCTCAGTTCCGGCTTCGCTTTCCACCGATCCACGGAGGCTTTGACCAGCGCACGCCATTCATCGGCGTCCGCCTGTGTCCAGCGACCCTCTGCTACCAACCATTCTAACATAGAAGTGACGGCTACGACGCAACGGTCGCATACGTCCATCGGATTGCCCTGCACGGTGTGGTAGTTCCAGCACCGGGGACATTTGATGCCGGGGGCTCGCTCGACTTTAACCTCTACGCTCACGCAGCCGCCCCATGCCATGGGTCAGGCGTACTGTACTCGCACAGGACTCGCTTGTAGTCCTTGAACGGCGAACGGCACTTGGGACACATCTTCCCCGCCTTGATGTCTCGTTCGTCCTGCTCGGCTTCACGTATATCCCGCTGCCGACCGCAATCAGGACAGTAGGCGCAATCGCTCTCGCAGAAGTCTCCGCATTTGATACATCGAGCACTCATTCAATTTCCCCCGACCGTAAATAAAGTTCCTCAAGCTGATCGACTTCGTGCTTTTCGCGGGTCGGCATCCGCCAGCCATTGCCTACAGTGCAGGTGCCGTCCGGATGTACTTCCCAGCCCACTTTCTCGCAATATATCCGGTCTGGAAACGGGTTCCAGTTGGCGAACATTGCCTCGATGAGGCTCTTGTCGAACTCTGGAAACTCCATCTTCTGAAAATCTTCGCGGCTGTAGTTCTCACTCATGACAAGAAGATCGGAACCTCTTCTTCCTTCAACTCGAACACCGGAACGTATCGGGCAACGATTCTCATGTACGGATAGCCGTAACGACGGGCATCCATAAATTCGCAGAACGCCCCGCAACGGCAATTCTCGGAGATGCGCCCCTGATATTTCATCTCCATCAGACGATTAAGAATCAGGAAACTGATCTCGTCTCCAGTACGCTGGGTCATGGCTTTGCCCTCGTAAGATGAGCAGACCTCGTACATCATCGCCTTGACAGCCTCTTTGAGTTCTTCCGGCGTCTCAATTGGCATGAGCGAAATTCTCCTGCATCTCCTCCAGCCATTTCGTGTGGTTGGAAACGTCCTTTTTGTATTGTTGAATTGCAGCTTTGACCGCATCGTTGGGGTCGCGATACTCTTTGTCATAACCCAACGTGAATGACAGGGCCGGGACGGAAGTGGTGACGTAAAAGGAACAGTGGGATGCAGAGCGTCCCTGAGACCCGCCGAGAAAAAGCCGAAGTGGGGCACCAACCATAACCAACTCGTAGTGCCAAGCGTCTTTATCTGCGGAGATTCGACGAGCCCAGCAACGAACCTCCCACTTGCCAAATTTCATGGCCTTGAGGAGTTCTTTGCCCTTCGCCAACGCTTCCGCTTTGGTTTCGGTGCCGACTGCGCTGCTCAGTTCTTCATAATTCATGCGCACCCACCATCATGTCCCTTTCCAAGCGTACAGAATTGCGGGGCGGAATTCATGCCGCCCAGTACAAGTTCCTTGCCACAGAGGACGCCTTGCTTACCGCGATAGCGCCAGCCGGGAGGGGCGACGACTTCTATCGAACCGTCATTATAGTGGGCTTCCAGTAGACCGTCAGGTCGCCCACCAGCCATGTGTACCAGCTTGCGATCCGGATTCGGATGAATCTCATTGCAACAGGGACATTTCATTGACTTGCCCATTTCCACCAAATCGCAACAATTGCGACGATGGCTGCCGGGATAATCAGGGATGCAAGTATTTCACGAATTTTGTTCATTACAATCCCAGTCTTTCTTTGCGGCACACCTTGCAGGAGTTCTCCCACATGATGATTCCGTGGGGGCAGCGACGGGCTTCCATCTCCGGTGTGATGACATGCTTCCCGTAGTTCGGGTCTTTGGCGTTCTTGAGGTACCGTTTGATCGAGTCCACGGTAATCATGGAACATTGCTGATCGGAGCAGTGGTTGGGTTCCCCATCGCAGGTGCAATGCCAGCGCCAGCCGAAAATGCCGTCGTACCACTTCGGCTTGCAGCCAGCGGCGACGGCCATCTCGAAGAGCTTGTCGTTTGTTGCTTTCTTATCTTTAATGACGAAAGTCATCATCTTCTTCCTCTTCTTCCTGCTTCGGTGGAATCACGAAAATGTTCTTGCTCGGACAGTACGGATTTTTGCACTCCGGGTGTCCGTTGTAAAACCACATGGGATGTTCACAGTGCGAACAGGTCATAATCCAGCATTTCGTCCGTGCTCATGGCGTCCACACGGTCATAGAGTTCCTGTCGATAAAGTGCATTCGGGAGGCTCTGAGCCTCGCCACGGCGAACCTTACCGATCTCTTCCCAGAAGATTGCCAGCTTGACCCGGTGCCGCATCTGTGACGCCCGGTAGTCCCGGTACGAGTTCCAAACGTCCCTGAGGATTCCCATTACTCTTTCCAGTCGTGTTCCCAGACGTTATTTTCGGTCGGACACATCTTGCAGAAGTTTCCTACCTCACAACCGAAATGAGCGTCCTTGGGATGGTTACAGCACTTTCCAATGCCCATCGCCTTCTTGACCACGATCTCAGCCGCTTTGCGGGCCATGCCTCGTCCTTCAACCAGACGGGTGACGCGACGTTCGAAATCGCTGTGCCATTGAGGATCGACTTTCTCCAGAGCCTTGCCGAGGTCGGATGGATAGACTACAGCGATGTCGTAATCCACTTCGGCTTTTTCGTCATCGTTTGTGGCGGCGAAGTGGATGCCGTTATGGTTCCGCGTCAGATTCGCAACCTCATCGAAGAACGCTTCGAGCTTTTCGAGTCTAGTCATCGTCGTCTACAACCCCCTTCAGATACTCCGGGCTTTCTGGGTTGTAAAAATCATCCGTATAGATGGACATGATGCGTTCCTCTTTGTAGCCGAACGCACGACCGAGGTTGCGGTGAGCTTCGACCGCAATGTTCGCCGGAGACCCAGTTTCACGTTGTTTCCACAGATCGGTTAGATCGTCGCCCCATACAATCACGTCACCGCCACTGGAATCTTCTTTAGCGAATCGAACGTCAGGAAAGCCGTGGGGACGCATACGGAGCTTGCGCAGCACTTCATCCATTGCTTCATCACTGACAACAACGGAGCCCGCACGACGGTATTTGCCACAAGGAATGATAAGAGTGGGTTCTGTACGCCAGCGTTCGACTACCAGAATCGAACGATCCACCAGTTCTTCCTCGCGTAGGAGGAGTCTCCACCAGCGAAGCACTTCTTCTTTGTTGGGGACGATGATCTCTATGGACGCCACATAGAAATAATACCGCGAGAGGAGGTTCCTTGGGAAGAGAGTTGGTGCCCTCGGCGGGATTTGAACCCACGACGCACGAGTTTAGAATTCGCCGCTCTGACCTGACTGAGCTACGAGGGCTTTGGTGGGGCAGCGGTGAATCAACACCTGCGCTTGCGCTACTGCCCCATGGCACACCCGGTGGGATTCGGACCCACATGCGCGGTGTTAGAGACCGCTGTTCTGCCAGTGAACCACGGGTGTATTTTCAAAAAGACAATCGTCTTTTATTCCGTACAAAACTTGGTGGGCGGTGATGATTTGACTCACCCAGCTTTCGCTGTTTTACCGCCCGTGGCACGCTCGGAAGGACTCGAACCTTCGACCCCTCAGTTAAATACTGAGTGCTCTGAACAAACCAACTGAGCTACGAGCGTATGGTGCGCGGTGAAGGAATCAAACCCCCGACCTCCGGGTCTTGCGACCCGGCGCTCTAACACTGAGCTAACCGCGCATGGTGGGCACCCCAACTTTCGCCAGAGCACCCGTACAAACTTGGAGCAGACGCCGTGACTTTCGTCTCGGTCGCGAATAGAATCTCTTCGCCGTAGCAATCCGTCGAAGCAATCCCTCAACGCCTTTTCGTCCGCGTGCATATTAAGCCCCGATACGATCCTGTATCGGATAGCCTCCCTCAAACTTCAAAAAAAGATTTGGAGCAGGAGCAGCCTCCGCGTGTCTCCACAAACCGTAGTTCGAGAGTACACGGCGCTGCTCCTGCGTGAGCGGGACCGTGGCGACAGCCGTCAAACCAAGGTTGTCGTCCGGCTCCGAAAACACGGAGTACCCGATTTCTTTGTCTTTCAACTTGTTGATAACACGGAGTAAAGCGGACTTGTCCGGCACGCCGATCACCACGAGATGCGGAATCTGATCGTAAGACGGATCGAGACCCTTCGCCATTTCAAACGTGGCGTGGTTGCTTTGAACTATCTGTTGTGCTAGGGAAATGTCTTGCCGAACGAAGACGTAGAAGTAGTGTGGTGCTGGTTGCTGCTGATTAACCTACAGATCGCCGATTGCTTTACGCATTTGGTTTGCGCTCCTAAACATGAGATGTGGTAGTTCTCGAAAAGGTTTCACGTGCGAAAAAATAATTTCTTGAAAAAGCCGACCAACCGTTCACGCCATGAGAGATTGATCCAAACCGCTTTCCACGTTCCCTCATGTGGCAGTACAATCACGCCCCGGCATGGCGGCACAACCAGAACACTCAACCCGTCAATCGAGCCTTGAATCGTAAGGCAGCCGCCGCCGAGATTCTTGATGACCATCTCACGACCGAACTCCGAGACTGGCAGCGTGATAGTCAATAGCGGCTCCGGCCCATGCGTTCTTTTTCGTTGTTCGTCCGAAGCCATTCCAGACGCTTTGCGATAGCAGCGTCGATCAGCTTCTCCTCAAACCGATCAATTACGAAATCTGTGAGTGACGGGATAGGACACGTCAGACGGGTATGAATTTCCAGTTGTCCGATGCGCACTTCAAGATTGCGAAGTCTATTTCGCTTTCTTTGTAAGCTCGGCACGGTACTCTTTGAAGAACGGCGTTGCCCAGACTTTCCTGTCGATGCCATTTTGATCCGCGTGAATCCAGAACCCAAAAGCTTCTTCGGTAAAAACCGGATGCGGCTTCAGGTTGATTTCGCCCTCCCAATACACACTACCATCGGGCGAGAAAATTTTCAAGTGATCGCCGTCGCGAAGATAATGCAGCCCGTCATACGACCAGCGTTCGTGAGGCCAATCCTCGGTCGGCGGCTGAATGAAACGTTCGTCCTGAATCGCCCACCACCCACCCTCAGTTCCGGTCTCGGAATGCAGGTGGAGTTTGCCGTGGATTACTTGTGGAGCCATCTGCGTGCCCACTCCGTGAGGGAACCCGTCTTGCCCGTCGTTGGTGTCGTCACGATGCCCTCGTCTTCCAGTTTCGTTTCCGGAACTTCGGTAGTTGTCTCTTCGCCGGAAGGCGTCTCCACCGTTTTTTCAGCGACCATGCCAGTTGCTTTTGCGAACTCTCGGCCCTCTTCTTCAACGTCGTAGCCGGGTTTGAACAGGTCTTTCTTGTTCACCTTGCCTACAATGCAAATAGCCTCAGCGTCAAGAGCCCCGACACCGGAGAGATTAACCGTATCCTGTGCTCTGTTTTGTGAAACATGGGCACCATAGGTACGCATGATCCGCTGCTCTTCAATCCATTCCTTGATTTTCTGCTCTTTTTCTTCGTCAGTTTCGGCCTCTTCGGGAGCGGAGGGAAAATTGACTTGATCGTAGGTGAGTCCGGCTACTTCATTCGCCTTAAAACGATCTGCCTTGTTGAGCGAACGCTTGGATTGTGCGTCAGGATCGAATGGAACGTCAAAGGTCGGAGGCGTGGGGGCTTCTTTTTCTTTCCCCGCCGCCCACTCTAGCGCCCGTGTGCCGATGATGAGAGCAGTATTTACATCCTCCCGCGTTTCGGCGAGAGATTGTTCGCCAGAAGGTGGAAAGAATTCTTCCAACTCGGCGGGTGTAATACGAGCAGGGCAGTCGGACGCATGGCTATGCGTAATCTCGGCTGCCCCACAGGTGCAGGAGAACTGGGACATTAGAGTTTCTCGATCTCGTCCTTCACTTCCGTGGCGACCTTCTTCGCTTCACCTTCAACGTCAGCGACGACGGTCTTGGCTTCGTTCTCGGCATCCTTGACGCCAGTGGAAACCGCCGCCTTTGCTACGGCAACGATCTTCTCGGCTTCTTCCTTCGCATCGGCGATGATCTTCTCGGCTTCGGTCTTAGCGTCTGCCTTGATCTTCGCAGCTTCAGCTTGCGCGTCGGCGATGATCGACTTCGATCTCGCGTCGGCGGTGGAAGCGGCGTTCTTTGCCTGAAGCACGATTGCCTTGGCTTGTTCCTTGGCATCGCTGATCCACTTCCCGGCTTCATGCTGACCATCAACGATGGCCTTCTCCACATCGGACTCAACTACTCCGGTGCCGTTCAGGAATGCTGCGTATGCTTCCGCCATCGTCTTGGCGAAAACCACATTGGGAAAATTGACTTCGGTCACGATGCCGGACACGTGGTGCTGCACGCGAACGGAATAGGTGCCGTCTGGGTTCTTCTGTACTGTTGCGTCTCCAACGATTGGAATCATTGCTGTTCTCCTAAATTGGTATTGCCTCAGCCGAGGAGTTCCTAGTGTGTCACCCCGGCTCAACTGCTTAACCGCCGCTACTCCACCAGCCAACCCCTTTTTACCAGTGCGGGCCTAGTTTGCATTCGACCCGAACGACGTTTACAGTGCGTCTGCAAACCGTCACCGGAGGGACACCATCGATCCCTTTATCCAGTGCAAAGCCATCTACGCCCACGGGACTACTATCGGGGTACACTCGTCTGCTGCCCGTGGTCACTGAGGCTATACCTATCTATTCAATACCGGAGGTTTTGACTTTTTCGTAGGCTTTTTCTGCGGTGCAGTGGGGAAATCCGAGGCAGCCATCTCCTAGAGGACACGGCTCAAACGTGTCGTTGTCGGTGCGGCGGGTATAGTGTTTCCAGTGCTCCCAAAAATCGTGAAAAGTTTCGGTGATGGTAAAGTCAATAGTGCGGAGATCAGGATGGTTGGAATCGGAACCGTTTGGGGAAATGGTCATACCATGAAATACCGACTTGATCGGTTATTTCACCAACAATAGTTGCCAGCAGACTCCGAGGGAATGCAGGATCAACTTGTCCTGCTCAGTGACGTGGTCGGGGTTCATTGTGATGTCGTAGGCGTAGTAGACCGCCTTATTTTCAGTCAGACACCACTTGGTATGACGGATGATTCCTTCACAGTGGGGGCACGCAGCAGGACGATTATATCGACTGGAGTGAAATAGCGCGTCCTGCATGGGAGAACCCCCTTAGCTGCGCCAGTACACCCCACCGCTTGGAAGATCGTAGCTATTCCCATCGTAGCGGCATAGGAAGTGCTGCCAACCATCGGCAGCGACCGCATCAGATGCGGCTTCATCGATGTTCAGTCCGGCAATACGCATCGCCTCTTTGACGGCGTCCTGCTTGCCATAAATGTCCGCCAGATACTCGACCGGGTCTTTCAGACGCTCGGCGGCTTTCGCCTCAACCCATTCGTCGGATGGTTCAGTCTGCTCTTCAAACGGCTGACCTTCGGAGTCGAACTCGCCCTCGTCGTCCTCTTCACCTTCGGCATTGTAGCGGACGATCTCATTGCCCTCGGCGTCCTCGGTTGGGTCCCAACCGTAGCTGTCCGGGTTATTGCGGACATCTTCCTCCATGTCGCTCATAAGTTGATCGCGGAGGTTGTCAGTGTCGATGTAGCTTTCCAGCCAGTCCTGATTGAAAATTTCGGGTTCACTTTCGAGGTCTTGCTTTACCTGCGCGAGAGCTATTGCTTCGGCATCTTCCTCGGTTTTGGCGACGTAGTAATAGTCGCCGCTGATGCCGTCGATACGGGCGAGATTGTTGCTCTCCAGTTCGACTTTGATACCATAATCGTCGAGATCAACGTTCTCTTCCTTAAAAAATTCGATGACAGCAGTGACCAGATCGTCGTCGCCCAACTCGGTGTCCAGTTCTTCGCGCATACGCGCTTCTTTCTGCTCTTCCGATTCCTCTGGCTCGGCTTCTGGCTCTGGAGCCGGAGCAGCCGGAGCGGGGGTTGCGGGCTGTGCCGCTGGTTGAGCGGGCTGAGCAGGCTGTGCGGGTGTCGGCGGTGCCGGGGGTGTTGCGGGAGCGGCTGGTTCGGTGCGCTCTACCTGAGAATCGTCTTGCTTACGTGCGTTGTCGAGCAGTTCTTGTTCGCGGCGGTCGCGTTCTTCATCTTCACGCCACTGCTCGGAAGGCTGATCTTCGTCTTGGGGAGGGGCTGCTTTCTTTGCTTCGAAATCTGCAACTACTGCGAGGGCGGCTTTCTTGATACCGCGTGCCTTAAAGCTCGTGGCGGCGTCCAGTGCTTGCTTGATGATATCCTGTGCCATGTTCGTTCCCTCTCAGGCAACCTTCTGTTCACAAAATCCAACTGTTCATTACGAATGAACGTCCGGGGACCGAAGTCCCCGGTTCTGTTGCAAGGTGCCGTTCAAACCCCGCCAGCAAACCGCAATTAAGCGGCTGCTGCCATTGCCATTGCCTTTGGAGCGTTAGCAGTTATGTTTTCCGTGTCCGTTGTACGCCGCCGCCGTGTTGCAAATTAACGGTGGTCGCCAGCACCACATCGGTGCCTCGGTAGGCCACAGCATCCGGGGTCGTCGCTCTCTGTCTCATGCATCTCCGTCGAAGCCTTGTCACGCCCATATCGCGGTGCAAGTGTCCATCAATTTGAATTGGTGGACGTGCCCGGAATCGAACCGGGGTCCGAAAATGTGAATCAGCGCGTTTCTCCATCCGGTATGACGTATGCCCAGCCTGTACGCCGAAACGTCAGGCCAAACGGTTCTCCGGATGGTATACGACCATCACTACTATAGTACCAGAAAGTTGGGGTATTTAGTTAGAAAGTTTCCATCTGGTAAGGATCGACGTTTTCCTTGCCTTTTTCCAACCACTTACGGACGGGCCCGGCGATGCCCTCAAACTGCTCAAGCGGGAATCCGAGGTAGCCGATGACTTGCCCGTTGTAGTCCAACCGGAGCGCCCCGTTGGTGATTCCGACGCCGGGGACTTTCTTGAGTTCGACCTTGCTCAAGGCATCCCGACCCTGTGCTTTTAGCTGATCCCACCACTTTTTGAATGTGGGGAAGTCAAAGAGACCCCGCAGTCTTTACAGCCCCGGTCTTTTGGGACTGCTTCCACTCCCAATTCTGGAGAGCGGCCATCGCTGGCATACGGTACATGTTGTTTTTCTGCCACGCTGGATCGAGGAACTCGATGTTGTGAACCTTGCCGTCCGACCCCGGCACACCAGCACATACGGTGCCGAGACGGGGGTGTTTGACCTTCACGTAGCCGTCTTCCTCGACGACCGTCATAGTCATCTTCTGCTTGGCTCCAGTGCGAGGCTGCTGGGGAGCCTTCGGCTGAAACCCTTTGGGGAAGTTGATGCGGCTCTGACCGGGTTGCTGAGCCGTGGGGCACGCCCCGGCGTGCGCCTCGACGCCGCCTGACCACTCCACCATAGCTCCGGGAGCGATGGGTTTGCCGCACTTCGGGCAAACCGTATTCTGGTTCGGCTGATTGACCAGACCGTAGCCGATCTGTCTGAAATACTTGGCGATCTTGCTGACAAGGGCGGCTTCTTTGACACAGGAAGCCCCGCGCATCCCCAATGCTTTCATCAGGCGAGCCTCATCTTCCCCGTTCGGGGGAACACCGGGGGCCATATAACCTTGATCGCCTCGATCCTGCGGGAGAAGTGCAGGTTGACCCTGCGGCGGTTCGTCTTGTTCAGCTTTACGTTGAAGTAGGGGATTCATGGGAAAAACGTCCTCACTTCAAGTATATGAAAATTAGGGAATTTATCCGCCTACGCTAAAATACTTTGCGGAAACGGAAAGGCTGTCTTTGGACGCCCTTTCTTACCCGTGATTCCCATCCCCTTGGCTACATCGGAAACCATGTCGGACGAGACGCCCACCTGTGCCGCCACGTGAGTAAACTTTGCCGTGGGGTTAGCAGCCAGAACCGCCGCGATCTGACGGCGACGTTCCGAGATGGGACGGTGTGGGATCAACCCAGCCGCACGACCTTGATCGATCACGTAGCTTTTTGACATTCCCAGCGTAGAAGCTAAAACCTCCGGATCGATGTCCGGCATCTGCTTCAGAGATTCAACGACAAGATTGCGGCGATAGCCATGAGGCAAACCGCCAGTTTTCAGACGCCCGTATTGGCGTTGCTTTTCGAGATGGTAATCACAAAGCTGAACACTGTCCTCGGAGAGAGGCAGGGTGCAGAAGCGGCAGAGTCCAGCGGCAATATTCTTGAGTTGGTGTTTGCGTGTGTTGATCGTATCGCGATTCGTGGTAGGCACGTTTACACTCCGGAATAATTATTTCGTGGTCGCCCCTCACCCAGTCTGACACGTTCGTACTTGTCAAACTCGCAGAGGCAGTTTTGAAGGTCTTGAGCCGACAGCTTCGGATATTTGAAGTCCAGTTCTACGTAAGGACTGATGAGGGCTTTCAACTTCAGCAACTCTACCCGCCATTCGCTATCATCCCAGCGGTAGTCTACCGGACGATTCGTAACGCGAGCAAGCCCACGACGGCTGCCCGGTCCGGGAACGGCGAACTCCCACCAGTCAAGGCATCGCTCCAACCAAGGCGTGAACTTCGCGTCGGCTATGATCTGCCCGGAGATGAATTCACCCATACCATTGAACTGCGTCAGCCAATGGTGGATGGCGTGGAGGCTGCTGGAGTAACCGTTGATCTCATCCCTATGTTCGTAGAGTGGATCGAGAACTTTTTGAGCCAGATATTGCGCTTTGGAAGGGAATCCCTTCTTGGCGGGAACGATGTAAACGCCAGTGAACGCTTTCTGGTGGTCAGCAACCAGAGAGTCAATCACATCGATGAAATTTTTCGGATTCCACGGTATCGGATAGCCCATGCGTTCCAACGTCGGAGGCCAATTCACGAGGCGTGCGACCGCCATTGCAAACCAGACATCGGAATCGTACTTGTGCGGTTCGCGCCACTCGTTGGCAATCCACTGCGTCACCTTGTCGAGTTCGCGGTAGACGTTGCAGAAGCGATAGTCACGAAGGATCGGATCAGTCGTCCAAGGCTTCGGTTGTCCATCTGCTTTACGCAGGTAGATAGCGTGGCGTTCTTTGATCCAATTTGCGAGGGCTTCGACTCTCATAGCAGTTTGTAAGAAACAGTCGCTCCACCGTTGGTGCGGCTCCCGCCGATATACTCCGCTCGGAGAATCGGCTTCACGCTTTTGTATTTCAGATTCGTTTTGCCCGTTTCCACATAATACCGCAGACGAGCCTCGATCTCCGGGATGTGGGCTTTGCGAAATTTGAAAGTGCCATCGACCGGGGATTCCGGATTGTTATCATCGGAGATTGAAAAACCAACTTCGCAACCGAGATGACCGACCAATCCTCGCAGGAAACGAAACATGAAATTCGCCAGTTTCTCTCCGTATGGGTCATGGGGAACGTAGAACATCACGTGACCACGATTGCGAAAATTTGCGCTTAGTGTGTCGAACCCCTTGAGTTTAGTTAAATCTGGATCAGGATCGCCCTGACAACTGCTGGTGGTTACGACACCGAGATCATTGAGCAAACGCACGATGCCGACGACTTCAACATCGATCTCTGCACCGGGGAGTCCCGCTTCGTTTAAGAGTTCTGGAATAACAACAGAGGGATGATCTACTCGCATTTCAAGAGTGTAGCATAGCGAGTATCGCCAAGCCAACACCGATTGAAAGACCAGTTGCAATTGCAAGAAGACGAATCTGCAAACGACCGTGGTTTGCGTATCGACGCATCGCCTTGAAGTATTTCTCCCAGTGTTCTGGAGGAGAGTTGGGGAGGGGCATTAACGGTGGAATTGGGATTCCCATTAGACCTCTTCAGCGTGACCAGTTCGAGCGGCGGTCACATCATTCAAACGGCGTCTCAGTTCGTCCGCCTCTTTTTCCTTGCGGCGGCGTTCGCTTTCCTCACGAAGAAGATCAAGCTCTTCCTGCGTGCAAATGATGCTTTGATCTGGATCGACTTTGCTCGGATTGCCGAATTTCTTAAAGAACGACATGGCTGAAACCTAAGACCTCGACTTCATTCTGAAGACTATTGTCTTTCTGGAAGACAGCACCGAAACACCAGATGTCACCATTCTCCAAGATAGTCCATTCTTGGCAGAGCTTCAGTGTTCTGCTCATGACCTTCTTCGGCATCTTGATTGTATCGACGGCGAAACCAGTGTTGTGAAGCGCCGTGAACCAATTGAGCACGTCATCCAAAGTGATCGGAAATTTGACGGGAATACGCATTAAGAAATCAACCCCGTCTTCAGAATGCCTTCACGGTAAGCATCCATCATGTTCATCATCGCCCAAACCGGAACGGGAATTGGTTCGTGCTTTTCGTCCACGAACTTCACGTTGCCGTTCTCGTCTTTCTTGAATTGCCCGACAACGACATACTGATTGCCTTCCGTCAACAACCATTCTTCGGCAGTGTACATAAAACCTCCGTTAGAAACCGAGCACCCAGCTAATGATGACGTTGACGCCGGAAGGTAGAACCAGCGGCGGCAGCGTGTAGTAGTTGATGAGCACAACCGAGTTCGCCGGGCCGGGAGGAATCGCAGCCGGATTGAAATACGGAGCCGTCAGCATATTGGTTTCAGTGCTTGGCGGGTTGCTGCCGTAAGTGCCGCCGCCAATCAAACCCATCTCGCGGATGCCTTGCGTGATATTGTCAGTCGTGGCGTTGATAGTGGTCTGGAAATTGACCATGGTCGAGAGCGTAGTCAGCGGATTCTGGTTGCTGTCAACAAAATTGATCTTGGAAACCTGCTTGCGCAGGAACTCGGAAAAAAGTGCAGTCTGCACTGGAGTAGGGTCGGGCTGAGTTTCTGGTGCCCATGTGTTTAGTCCGGCACCGAGCGCCAGTCCCCAGACTCCGTACAGAGGATCATGTCCTTGCAAGTAAGGCGGATTTGGGTCAGTTGGAAACACGTTCGCCATCAATCGGGCAAAGAGCCACTTCGACACGTTCACGATGACGTTGTGTCCCTCGTGCAGGACTTCTCCGTTGTCCTCACGGTAAATCTTGACGTTCACTTCCTTCACGATTTGTCCGAACTCATCGTATAAACGCATCAGTCTTTATCCCTTCCGAATGTACAAGTTGCAGCGATCCAACGTGAACCAAATGAGCAAAAGAAACAGGATGCCTGCATCCAACCTGTCACCGCGAGTCCACGGTTGCCACGGCGCTTGTACCGATGACCACCAGTTTATCAAGCCCATGCCTGCCACTCTTTGGCTCTAATATGCTCCAAGATAGTCCCCAAACGCATTTTCACGCCCGAAGACTTGACCTTGTCCGAATACTCGCCGAGCACTTGACGGATCATCAAATGGGCAAGCACGCCTTCTTCCGCCAGAATGACTCGGTCACCGACTTCGAAGTGCTCGCCGTTGCGAGCTTCTGACTCCAGCCAATACACCAAATCGGCGTTAGAGTGTTGTAAGACTACCTGCGTCAGCATTTTGACCCTCTTCCTGTTTAATACCGGGCTCTTCCTGAACTTCCGGTGACTCCTCTGGAACCTCTGGCATTTGCTCTTCGCGAATATTGCGCCAGCGATAGCGGGGGGTAGGAATAGGATAGTTCAGACGACGCAGTGTGTAAATAGGGGGACGGGTCGGGAAAATCGCCGAACGCCCATCGATAAACTTGACCAGATAATCCCCGGACTCACCGCGATACAAAGCCATGTCCGGACCTGCCATTGCTTCCGGTACGTACTTGCGACCATCGACGGTCACCAGAGATGGGGTGCCGGAAATCGACGTGTACTTCATTTCCTGTTCATCGTTGAACTGTACCGGAGCCGTGAATTCGACCGATGCTGTGCGCCCTTTGAGCAGTTGGTTCTTGAATTTGCCGATGGGAACTGTGCCCGTAGGACGCCCGGTCTGATCGAAAACCAGCACGTACATCGGACGAGGCTGATTCTTAATCGTCTTGCCGCGATACTCGCGGATCAGGCGAGCCACGTCATTGGTGGTCGTCTTCCCCGGCTTCTCATAGGTCAATTCGAGGCGTTTGTACGGTGGGCTCTTGCGGATCGTCTTCCCGGACGCGGCGGTCACAACCTTGTCCTGCGTCTCATTAACAAAACCCTGCGGAATGTTGAAAGTGCCCTCGAAGACCTTCACAAAATCGTCTTCAGTCAGATCGTCATGCTGCTTATCCGAATCCGCTTCATTAGACATACCACGGAAGCAAGTGAGGATCGTGGCGTAGGTCTGAACGATGACTTCGTGCTCATAGCCCATCGTAATCATGAACGCCGACATTTCGTCGCACAGGGCATGGAGAGCCTCGGCGATCAGTTCCGACATGGTCGCGGGTTGTTCCTCAACCAGCGGTAAGGTGATAGAAAACACAGTAAAATTGGGAATTCCGAGGTCAATGCTGATGTTGACACGTGGGTTGTTGTCCCGGATAACCGTGATTTCCAGATTGCCTTGCGGCGGCGAGATGTATCCCAATTTTACTGTGTCGTTTTCGTTCATGCTTTCCTTATGCGTGGAAGAATGAAGCAATCACCATCCCGTTCCAAACGCCCTTACCGTTCGAGACGGACCACGAGGAATTGCTGATGCTGCCACTTGAAGACTGAACCTGCCATCCATCCTGAATGGTCACGTCAAAGCCCTCAATATTTACTTCTGCGTTTTTGCCAGCCGTCCACCCAGACCCAACGGAGATGGTCGGATATGTCGGGTTGTCCGCATAGTTGTCCATGCTAGAGAAAACCAATTCCCCACTTGCGGTTGTTGTGATCGAAACTGAAGAACCGTAACCACCCGCAGCCTTGTCCAAGGCCCCGGTCGTTTTCAACCCGCTAAACTCGTAAATCGAGATGGTGTTCGGGTCATCACTGCCCGTAAATTCGACAGTATTTGCACCGCCAGCACAATTCATTGCGTAAAACAGGATGACTGCTGTCCCGTCTACGCTCGAAGTACAAGCGAGGTTCCACGTATTTCCCTGCGTGTCAACAGGCACTTGGTCATACGTATCTTCGTTATCAATAACACAGATGAGAAGGTTCCCGGCTGTGTTATTGCTGGGGAAGGCGAGTGTGTTGTGGTTAGTGTTTACGGCTGATTGTACGAGCGAAATGGACATTATTGAGTCCCTCCTACTAAAGAAATTGAGTAGTCGGGGGACTGACATAGAGGACAATTTTGACTTTTGATTCTACGATTTACGTGCCATCTAGTATGTTGTCCTTTGACGGCGGCTTGTCGGAGAATGGGTGTCAATTCGGGTGGGTGGGTTTTACCGTAGAACGGGTTCTTTTCTCCACTAACTCGATCAGAAATTGCTTGCCGCCAACTATCATCCATGAAAGCACGATTAACTTTTGCGTCACGCCGTTTCGTTGACCAAGGCTTTCCGATATGAGAATCAGAAAGGATTTTTCTGACTTCTTCTGAAACAGGCGGTTTAGGGCGTCCTTTCATTGCCAACGACTGTTTGCGTCTTTGTTCTTTTGATAGGGAATGCCCTGCTCGACTCTCAGCAGAGGGAAGAACATTGTAACCATTTTCACGTCGATAAGGTTGAATGTCATTTAACCAGAGTTGTTCTCGAAGCATCAGCCAAATACGATCCGGGACTTCTTCAAGAACGAAAAAATCAAAAGCGACTTCTCCATATTTATTCCACGCAGCCTGTAGTATCGGGTTCGTATGAGTGCCGACACGAAGACGATGTACGTGACGAATCCAACGTCGCTTGATGTCTACGGCTGAACCTATGTACAACTTTCCATTCGTGACATTCAAAATCGCATAGATGCCAGAAACTCCGTATTGTAAACCCAAGTAATTCATGCTCTTATGTTAATCCAAATACAGAGAGTTCGTCACCACCGGAAATCTCCCACACAGCGTCAAGTCGGGGCGATACAAGCCCAGCCGGATGCGTCGAATCCCAGCCCGCCACTTCACCTGTCGGCAAACTTGTCACCCTATCGACGATCTGTACCCACTGCGATGGAATCGTAAATGTTGGGGTTGGCGGCATGTTCGCAGGGTTCGGCGTAGCAATAAGCGGCGGTGCCTGAAGTAGCACATACTGCCCAAATGAAAGCTGGTATGCCGATGAGAGTGTCGGAGCGACATTTCCAAATCCAGACTGAGGCGTATCCGACAACGCCAGTGTATTCGAAATCTGGAATGTTCCTCCGGAACTCACCACACTCCATGAACTGGGACTCGTGGCGGGTGGTTGGTTAAGGCTTGTAACCAAAGCTATGTAAAGCAGTCCGTTCGAGGCGGTGACAATTTGTCCCTGCGTATAGGTCACGGTTGCATTCCACGGTGCTGGAGGAGCAACTACTTTGATTCGAGCAGTGCCGTTCAACGCGCCCGTACAGCCTGTGATTGTAACCAACTCACCATCATGCAACTGAAGCTCAGGTGGTACTAGCGTGCCGCCGATGCCGCCTTGCAGGGCGGTATAGGTGTAGGTCGCGTTGTTGCCATCAGACACGGTGTTCGTGACCGTGAACTGAATCAACGGAAGGTTTGCCCATCCAGTAGGTGACAGCGTTGGCGATAGCTGTTGACCCCACGCCGACAGCGTTGTAGTCGGATTGATGGGGTTAAGCACGGGAGCCTGAATCAACATCTGCTGGAATGGCGGCTGCTCGATCTGTTCAATGATGATCGTTAACGTGTCCTGAATGCCTGTGCCTGTGCAGTTTGAGTTCAACCACTGTTTCTGATACAGGGGCTTAAGCTGTGACGGTAACGCATCGTACTCATCAACGGTCAACGCGGGTGCCGGAGTATACGCCACAGTGCCCTGCGTCTCAGCAGTGGATGGGTATGTAGTCACGGTGATAGTGCCCGAATCGGGAGTTCCCACATAAAGAGCGTGAGTAAAGTTGGCGGTAAACTGTGTCGAGGACAACCCACTGGGGAGTACAGTTACCGTTTGCCCGTTCAGGAAAGTCGCGGTCTGCATGTTTGAAAACGTGACTGTCATTCCTGCCACGAAGTCATTGTCAGCCGTCACAGTCAATACGTTTGAACCGTCAATGGCAATTTCGGAAATGACCGCCTGATCGGTATAACTCGCCGTGAACTGTGTTGGCGATACTGTGAGTACGGTTGCCTGCTTACGGATCGGCAGCACACTATTCAACCATGTCGCGTTGCCGAGATTGACGAAGATGACTTTCTGACCCGGCAACAGAGTCGTAACGGCGTCCGCTGTTATTACGCCGCCAGCATACGAGATGTTGGTAACCGGAGGAGAAATGTTCTCGTAGGTAACGTTGTGGTCGATGGTGATCGCTCCAGACGTGAAGCTCCAACCGGGTACGGACGAACCGGACGTGCCGTCGCCCTGAACGGCAGTGACCAACTGGAGATTGCCATTTGAATCCACCAGAAACAGATCGACGAGATACTGAGTGTTTTTCTTCCAGAACAGCGGCGGGTTAATCAGCACGTAGCCGTTCAGCGTGTAATACGCTTGCTGTGTGGGTGGGATGACTTGGTAGCCCTGATCTGTTAAATAGGTCGGACTAAGTAAGCAGTCGAGGTTATCGTCAGTGCCGAAAACGGTCGTGAACTCCAACCCCACGTGCGCGGGCTTGGCGAGATCGATGGCACCGTACAAACTCTGGGTGATCTGTTGCAATTGGTTCAAACTGGTGATGTCTTGCAGCGGGTTATTACCACCGATGTTGACCGAGACCTTGATAGCGTTGCGGTCGGACTGATCGTAAAATGTTCCGATCTGTTTGTAGAGTTCCTCGACCACGATTTGTTTGCCTGTGTAGGCTTCGATCACGTCCTGAATCGCCTGAACCGTACCGCCCTGACGATACGCAGCGATTAAATCCACCAGCATGGTCTGAAAATCGTTGTCGAACTGCGTCGGCGAAGGCCAATTGTTCGATACATAGAGCGGGTCGGCCCAACGGCGACGGATGTCAGGCGGCGTCAGGAAAGCCGGATTCTTGTTGACCAGATCGTAAGCGTAGAAATACTCGAAGCGAGCGAGTTCTATCGCAACGGCTCGCAGGATGTTACCCCACGTGCTCTGATCGTTGGCGGTCAGGTAGAAATTCGCCACGCCCTGAATCAATGAGTTAAGACGGGCGTCTTCATAAATCAGGAGGTCTTCGCGTGTCCGCTGATATAGCTCATCGGGAGGAATCGTCATGATTAGCTCCCCTGAATGTAGCTGATGGTGATCTTCCCGGTCGTCAGATATTCCGTAGACGATACGGTGATGTCCTTAGTTCCGGTTTCATCGAATACCTGATAGGTGCAGAAGTAAGACAGAAGGCCGGGGCTGGCAACATCGTTCGGAATTACGATGGCGATGCGTTGGTCGTAATTGGAGCCCAACGGAGTGGTCGAATTGATCTCGTCATTGACACCGAAGATGTAGAACGAACCCGGCGTTTGCGTACTTGCAATCGAGGTTGCAGCCGGGGAATTGGTCAGGAAGTCCTGCACGGAAGACGCACGGCGGAATTGCTGACCTTGATACAGCAGTGAAACCACGGCGTTTGATTCACCACCCGATGGAATCGTGGTGTCCGGCAGGACAGCCACGGTCGTAATGAAGCTGTTGGCTGGCAAACCATTTACACCCAGCGGGGCAAATGCGGGGTCTTGAATCAGCGGCATCCACGCCGTTCCAGTGGGAATGACTACGCCGATGTCGTAAGAAGCATCGGATTTCGCCATCTTGAGGAATGGGACTTCCACACTCTGAACACCGTTGACCGCCTGAATCGCGGCGATAACGGTAGACTGATCGAGTGTGCCGCTCGCATTGTCGAACACGATGCTGATAGCGGTACGGATATTCTGATCCACCACATCTGCCGAGGCGTTAGCCTGCAATGTAACCGCGATGGTCAGATCGACCGGACTCGCAACCATTGCTTTGACCAGTACGTCGGCTGCTGCGGCTTTAGTCTGATTGATCTGGTTGACGAGAATCTGTACGAACGCCGGATAAAGTGTGGAGATCGTGAACGTCTCCACTGTAAAGTAGGAAACGATGACGGTGCCGCCGTTGGCGATTGAGCCCGTCGCGATACGCGCCAAATTCCACGCTCCGGTTGCGTCCTGCGTAAGAGTGAAATCGAGATTCTCACGCATTACCTTGCCGTTGAAAGTGACTTTGATGTAACGGTTCTGAATCGGAATCAGAGCGCCAACGAGACCCGTAGAGCCCGTGACATCCAGACCGCCATCAGTAGTGTTGTACTGTCCATCCCAACCATCGAGCGTGAGAGCCGTTCCCAGCACGGTGCCGCCAGCCGAATTGGGGATCAATTGGTTCAGATAACTCTGCGGCAACCACGTGTTGTGTACGAAACCGAAAGCGTTGTCCAGCGGCGTCGGCAGCGTGCCTGTGAGCACTTGTGTCTCATCAGAGATGAACTGCAAACGTTCATAGACCACGAACTTGTTGTAGCTGACGAGCACGTTTTGGTTGTTCTGAATTGCGGAACCCGTTGCTATGCCTGTATCCGATGTCGGGCCGTAGTTGGCGTGAGTAAAGACTGCCGTAAATTGTGTCGGTGACGCGGTTGCAATCGTGACGACTTGGTTGTTGAGGAATGTCGCGGTTGTTAACCCAGTCAGCGTAATCGGGGCTCCCTGCCCGAAGACGTTATTGCACGTGACCGTCAGCACATTGTTCAAGATGGCAATTTGCGTGATCGTCACCGACGAGGTCAAGACATTCAGACCGTATGCATGATACGGGCCGAGAACTACGATGTTGTAGTCCACACCGAACTGGTAAAGCGTCGATTGATCGGTGCTGCGAACTGAGAGAACGTTTTGCGGAACGCCGTTCAAGTCGGTCGGCACGAGCATTGCCGTATCGATCTGTACCGGATTCGCCAACAGAGCCGTGATCGTGGATGTAGTGGGCACCGTAGAAGTGGTTGAAACTTCCACCACATCACCTGCGTTCTGCGATCCGCCCTCAAGCAAGAAATCGGACGTGTGGATCAACTCAATAAGAGAAGAATCCACGTTACCCGTCTCACCGCTTTCGCCCGTCACCGAAGATATCGAAATGATCGGCTGTAACGATGGGGTTTCGCTCAGCGGTGTCTGTTCGCGAGCAATCAGAGAAATTGTGTAAGTACCAGCCGATACGCCAATGATCGTAGCCACAGCCTGCAAGTTCGTGGCTGCGGTGGTCTGCTGGTTAAGGACGTAAGGAACCTTCGCCTGCGTAATGTTTGAACCGACGTACACGTAGGCCAGATCATTCGGATTGACCAGAATGTTGCCGTTCACGTTGTCGAATTGTGCACGCTCCAAACCGAGGTAGAACGTGTTGGTGCCGCGAGAGATCGCCAACTCCACCGCCGAGTACAAATTGGCTGGCAGGCTGCTGAAATTGTTGACTGTGAAACGGATAATGCGCGGGTCACTGAGTGTAAGCTGAAGATACGTGGCCTGCTGACCATAATTTCCGGTCACGCCGTATTCGAATGGAACTTGGCTGTCCTGCTGAGAGAACTGAGTGCCGCGAGTGTAGATGTCTACCGTACCGAAAACGTGTTTCTGACGGATCGGGTCCCAATCACGGAGCATGTCTACATCACCCGCCGCCACAACCTGCACGGCGATGATGCCCGGTGTTGCCAATGCGGTACCCTCGTAACCATGACGAGTTCCGGTGTCCACGCCCGTGACATTCTTAAGCTGAATGCGAGCCGCGAACGAAGAGTTGCTCTCGATATCCGTACCGAAAGCGAATGCCGTGGTATTGGTGACGTTAACGCCAGCAGGAAGACCATTGACCACCTGACGGATGGTTCCAGCCCCCACATTGCCAATCGAGCCTGCGGTGGAACATTCTGCTGGTACGGTAATTGCCCACCAGCCCTGTACTGGGTTGTAGAAGGATGCCAGATTCGCAACGTCGAGAACCGCCGAGCCACGAGTCAGGAAATTCAAAGCCGGAGTGTTGGCGTCCGCAACAGTGGCTACTGTGGCGTTCTCCGGAATCACGATATCAGCCGTAGGAGGCGTGTACACGTAGAAGGTCAGGATGCCCGTAGCTGTAGTGGCCCCATTACGAGTCAACCCAGCCGCCTCACCCAGCAGGTTGAATTGCGTGTCGATCAAATTCTGCGTGTTCTGCGCGTTCAAGCCAAAAGCACGGGCAATCTGCTGCTTGTATTGACTGCTGTTGAACGGATCGGACACACCGTCGCCGTTCGCATCGTCTATTTGTGAGATGGCGCTGATTGAAGTTGAATCGCGAGCGAACCATTCGCGCACAGACATCTGAGACAGTTCGAGAGCGATGGGATCAACAACTACGTCTCGAATTTCAGAACGCGGCGATAGATCGAGATCGGGTTGTTGCTTGTTGATCTGCGCAATAAGGCGTCCGGCGATGTCTTCCTTACGCTGGAGGTACGGGAAATCAGTAGGATTCGCCAGCTTGAGATTGACATAGCCGCACTGCAACGGGCCGCTCTGTTGCGATTCGTAAACCGTGCCGCTGCCGGGGTCTTGGATGACTGTCGAGAACAATGCGTAGAAAGTATCCGACTGGATAAAGCTGTTGGGTACGTTCACGCTGCTGTAATTCGTCGGCAGTGTCGTGTTGACCGTAGTGACCGTGGTGGTGTTGCCATTTACTGTGGTGCTCGTCTCCGAGTCCACAATGGTGTTTACGGAACTGGTGACGTTGTTGACCAATTCTCCGAACTGCGTGTATGGCGGATTGATGCCAGCCGAATCGGTCGAAAGCATGACACGCACGCCGATGAAACCATTAAAGGTTGGGGTAGCCCATTGCAGCGTGCAGTCTGTTTGATCCTTGCCAGCCGTAAGACCAGACGGCGGCCCGATTTGGACTGCCAAATTGCTTTGGAAGAAAATCAGGCTGAACTTAAAGGTCGGTGTGATCGCCAGCGGCCCGAGACACGTCCAAGTAATCTGGGTTGCCCCCACACCATCCGTAGTCGTAGCTCCCACGGTCGTCGCCCATGTCGGCTGCGTGCCCCCGGAGGTTCCGGGAACTGTACAAACCTGAACGTTGCCGTTTGGATCGACAAAGGTATAGCCAACCGCAAATGCGCTATTGCTTGCCCATGCCCCTTGTGGATTGTAGTTGCGTCCGAGGATGATAACGGGCACTTCCTGAACCGATGGAACCAGCGGCACCGAAGTCGTAAACGTGTTTACGTTGTTGGCGGTTGTAAATGTGGTTAAGACGTGGGTCTGATTGTAAATTGAAATCTCAAGCCGAGTCGTGTTGACATCAGCCTCAACGACAAATGGCAGGACGGACGAATCCACCGAAATGGTCTGGCTTCCCAGCGCAAGCTGAGGAGTGACCATCGTCAGAGCCGAAAGTGATACGACTGGTGTAGGCATTAACTATTCACCTGCATCTGGAACGCTAAAGGCACCGTTGTGTTGTTGAACGTGGTAACAGCCGCCGACACCTTAATGGTGGTCGGATCGTCTGTCGCAACATTCGCCGTCACGAACTGAATGTCCTTAATCATCTCTAACGGATCGAGACTCTGAATGGTCTGCTGAGCCTGCTGTACCTGTTGCATAGTGCTCAGAGCCTTCGTCACCGACGTTTGAATATCTGCGTCTGTTAGATTGATACCCAATTTTCGACCCACATAAGACTTCAATGGGCAGACAAATGTTGGGTAGAAAGCGCACCGGGAACTCAAAATCCACTTCAAGCTCTTCTGAGCCAATTTGGGTTGGCGATAAACCCGCAACCAAGCCCCTGAAGTCGTGGGCTTCAAATCATTTAGAACACCCAGCGCACTGCACTTCAAGCAGTAATCCTGCCGGGTAATATATGAAATCTCGATCAATGGCGTCGTAATTCTGACTGGTTTGTTGAACAGGATTTTGTAGAAGATGTCACCCGTGGCGTCTGCATCCATGGAGCGACTGTTGTCACGAATCAGCGACCAACCATAGGTCGGGTCGTTGGATTGGACTTCTTCATTGTGAATCCACATCCGAATGAGGTCCGCACCATTGATCGGAGCACGGATGTTCAGTGTCGTATCCCCAGCGTAGTGCAGTGTGCGAAAGTCGTTGAAGTCTACGACATACCGCTCGAAGGACTGCTGGTGGTCACAACTCCCAATCGTGCGCTGCGTCATGGGATCGATGATGAGAACGTTGTAATCGTAGCTCATGTTAGCTCTGCGGCTGCGGCTCCTCTTTCAACGTGACCGCGTCACCCGGTATCGCCACGCGACCTACCTGCTCCTGCTCGAACTGCGTCGGGTTATCCAACTGCTTGACGCGGTAGCGCGGATTCGATGAACCAGCCGGGTAAACGTCGGTTTGATCGTTCACTAAAACAGCCGAGAAGCGTGGAATGGCAAAATAACCGTTGATTTGACCGATGAGTTCCGGCACTCCGGTCGAAGCGTCGTTGGCACTTTGTGCCTTATCTTCAGTCTTTTCAATAAGATTACGGACGTGGTTCATGTGGAAAACCGAGTCATCCTGCCGCTGAAGCTGCTCTTTCAGGTAAGCTTTGATCGAGGACATGGCGACCATCGGAAGTTGGTCGTCTCGCTGAACATAGGGGAACCAGCCGGAAGTCGGCGGCTGCCACGTCGCTTTACCAAACGTCGGCGACAACTTGTCGTCATTGGCAGTCTGATAGAACTGTTCGAGAGCCCCAGCCGTCTTTCTTAGCTGTTGCGCACGAATTTGGTAGTGCAGCTTGATCCCATTCCAACGTCCGGCAGGGTTGCCGCCGTACCACGTCTGGAAGCTATCCCACTGTGTCTTGGAGAAGTTGCCAAGCCAGTTGAATGGTGGACCGGAATAAGCATAACGATAGGCCACGGTTCTCCCTTACGACACAATCTGAAGGTTATGTGTGTAGACGCGCATCTTCGGGTTGACACCACAAGCGAAGGTGCGTCCACCTACGTCAATGTGAGCGATACGACGCATTCCCACTGAGATGGTCTCGGTAATCATCGACCATTCAGGTCCGTTACCGACCTCGACCGCAACATGCATTCCAGCGCGAATATCGTGCGCACGGATCGCGATCTCGTCGTAAGGTGCGCCTTGAGCCAATTGACTCATAGCTTCAAGCGTCGGAATCGGAGTGGTCGCGGACACCACAACCTCAGCCCCGCTTTCCGTGATGAAATGGATGCACGGTGCTTCGGTAAACATGAAGTTCTGAACTGGCTGCGTCTGATTGACGAGACCATTCTTCACAAAGTCCGCGTCTTCACCGACGAGACAATCCAGACCCAGACCGATCTCCACGTCACAGACCTGATGTGCATCATCCAGCCACATCTCGATGGCAGGGCATCCGCCGCCGCCCCCACCACCGCCGCCCGGAATCGGATTGCCGTTGGTGTACGAAGTCGTATCGTTGTAAGTGACCGACAATGTGCTCAGCCCGTCCGTTGCCGTGTAGCCGAATGTGAGTGGAGTACCCCACGCATACAGCGAAGTCACAGTTTGTGAAATGGTGGTGTGGTACCCGCCGCTGACCGCCACTGGAGCACCGATTGTCGGAGTTCCGAGACTGGTTTTTGTGCCGGAATGAATGCGGAAGAAGTTTGTGCCCGGACTCGTTTGGTTGAAAGTCCCATTGTCTTTCGAGAACACGACCGCCGTAAGGGTAATAGACCCTGTGATCGTAGTGCCCGACACGCCGCCAGTGATGGCGAACGAATAGTTCGTCGGGTTTTGATAAGTGACGCCCGTTGTCGCGATTGTCGCGGCGGTGCCGTTGAAATACGTGATTGCACCAGCGTTGACGAACGATGTACCACTCAGGTATGTCAACACGCCCGTGCAGTTAAGGTTCAACTGGAACGAACTATTCGTGGTTGAGTGCGGCACTGTGATGGAGGTCGTCCATCCAGTCAGCCAACCGGAACCATCCAACACAGGCGTCAACTGAGATGCGAACGTGGCACCATTGGTTAACGATCCGGCGATTGCGACCGAATTACCAGTCCCGAAGAGACCCTGCTGTTCAGGACTCATGGGTTTGGCAAGACTGATCGTGAGAGAATGTGATGCACCATCGGCTGGCATCGTTAGCGGAGCAACCGTAAGCGATCCCAGTGTCGGGTGAACCATGTAAGCAACTTGGATTGGGTACAGATTGCCGCCGCCAGAAGCCGATGTTGCGAATAGATCGTACTTTTTGTTCGAACTGTTAAACCACGCGATATCTTCCGACTTGATCGTCAAGTTGGTGACATCAACGTGAGATGTCGGAGAAGCACCGTTGTACGCTAACGACAGCGCCGTAGGCGAGCCGGATGGATACGGTGCGATAGACAACAATCCCTGCCATGCAGTGTTATCGCCACTGATGCCCGTCTGTCCGGCAGATAGTGCGGATGTATAATCCGGTGCCGTGCCGCCAGATGGCGGATAAACCACGCCGCCAAAGTTGAAAGTATTGCCCACGTTGTCATAGAGCGGAACCGAACCAGAGGTTCCCTCCAAAACTGGAACATACGGGATAGTCGTGTATTGAATGCCAGTGACACTCAGACTCAAAGTCTCACTCTGACCCTGCACTTTCAAATTCGTCGAACCACCGGATGGGGTCAACTGGAGAGACCCTGACGGTGTTGTCGAAGTCGGTGCGGTAGAGATGGATGATACGGGAAGATTCTGTGCGCCGACACCGAGCGGGTTAGCGTTGTTCCCGATACCAGTGTTCAGTTGCCCCTGACCGTAAGTGATCTGGAAATAACCGTTGTCGTCGCCGGAGAACTGAATTGCGTCGAACTGGTTGTAAATCGCGTAGAACGGATAAATACCCGGTGCCGGGAATTTGATGTACGCCCACGTTGTGTTCGGTTGCAGTGCTAACTTACCGTTTGCATTTGCAACCATCAACGGATAGCCGACCCCGTTCGGTGCCGTGCCCGGATATGGATTTTGAACGTTGGCTGCATTGCCACTGGAAGTGCACGTAGCACCGCCGCCGATGTAAAGAGCGAAGCTACCCACATCGCAATTCGAGATGTAAAATGTGAATGTCTGACTGGCATCCTTGACAACGAAATTGCCAGTGATGTCAAGCTGAAAGCCGGGTTGGTCGCTGCCGTTGTTGCCGTTATTCTGGGTAGAGACCGGAACGTTGCCAGCAAATGCGCCAGCCGAAGTCTGGTTCTGCGCGGCCATCGGCTGCGTTTTATAAGCACCACCCTGTCCAATATTGGTTGAATAGGTGCCTGTGCCTGAAATCGGAACGTTCGGGGAGACGGTATTGAAGACCAATGAATTGATGGTCGTAGTTTTCGACGGACCTGACGGATAGCTGACAAGGTCGGATGGGAACCACCCGCTCTTGTTGGCTGTGTTATGCAGATAAAATTTCACCGTGACCGGGCCGACAGCGATAAGGCCGTTGGTTGCCTGCCAGACGATGTCCGCCTGATTAGACGGAGCCACACCAGCGTGTGACGGCATCGTGGCAATAATGTTGTCGGTGCCTGAATTCGCGCCACTCAGCGGAATGCTGAGTGGGTTGCTGACAGCATTGCCCGTGACGGTGTCAACCAACACGTTGAAGTGGTACGTGTTGTGGTTCGCACCTGTAACGGTTACCGTGATTTGTTCTGATACCTGAGCCATCCACTTATCCTTATGTTGCGGTCGTCAACTTCGTCGGGAGGTTGCCTGAAGTCGGCTTCAGAACCAACGCCCCGTCGTTGTAGACATACCACTTAAATGTTGCCGTAGCCGTGACACCGGAATCCGTTACCGAAACCGAGAAGTTATTCGCGGTCGGGTACGCCGATCCCGTGGTAAACGGTCCGGAAAGCTGAATCTTAGCCGTGCCGGAGACCAGCGATATCACAGTTGCACTGAAAGTCGCTGGTACCGTGATCGTCAACTGACTTGGACTCGTGCTGATAACGCCTGTTGCGACCACGTAGAACGCCAAGTTCGGGTTCTGAGGCGGAATCGATGTAACGTTTCCGTTGTCGATATAGCCCAGAATGTTGTTGCTCGTAGAATCAGCGAAATCAATACCCGTCTGCAACGTCAAACCTGAAACCACGTTGATCGTATACACATGCGTGTTGATAGCGCCTGTGTTGTCAGTGACCTTAAGAGTCACGCTTGTGCTGCCAGTCGCCGTGGTGGTACCGGAAATGACACCGCTGCTCGCATTCAAATTCAAGCCGTTTGGCAATTGACCGGAGGCAACGCTGAAGCTGTATGGCGTGAATCCACCACTTGCCGTAATGGTCTGCGTACCAGCGCGACCTGATGTGAAACTCAGGGTGAATGGTGCCTGAAGCGCCAACGTTGAGTTCTGAACTGTCAGGTTCAGAGCTTTTGTCACCGTGTTGGGCGGTATCAACGAGTCGCTCACTTGGAACGTGACGTTGCTGTTAAACACCGCAGTCGGCGAACCAGTGATTAAACCGCTCGACGAGATGCTCAAACCATCGACCGGAGGCGTTGGGCTGGTGATCGACCACGTATACGGAGCCACACCACCGGAAGCCGTCATCTGATAGCCGCCGCCAGACGGGGGCGGATACGAACCGCCGACGCTGCCAACCGGGAGCGAAGTATTGGTGATTGCAAGATCGGTACCCGTGTTCAAATCGACAATGATAACCGCAGTGTGACCCACGGAATCCGTCGCCAGAATTTCAACCGGGTAATTCACAAGTGCAGCACCGGAGTACGTGCCCGTGATGGCTGCCGTAAGACCGAAATTCGAGGCGTTTGCCTGTAAGTTCAAGCCAGTCGGCAAGGGGTTCGAAGCGCAAGTTGAAGTCACGACCTGCCACGTAATCGCATTGGCTGCCGAAGTTGGCATGACGAACGTTCCGGTAGCCATGAGCGTGCCGAGATAAGGAACGCCGCGATTGATGACACCCACGCCACTGTCATCGATAGTCATACCAGATGCCGCGCCCGTTGCCAAGGTGCCGGAAGCGGATGCGGTAGCTGCGACTGCGTCAGTTACCTGCACAGTTACGCTGGACGTGAAACTTGGGTTAGATGTGACGCCGCTGAATGCACCACCCGGAACGCAAGCTACGGGCGTACCGTTTTGCGTATTGAACAGGATGCCGGACGGTAAGCTGCCGCCAGTGATTGCCCAATTGTACGGGCCGCTCGGCCCGGTGAATTGGGTGCCGCCCTCAGCCAGCACTTGATAGAAGTACGGCTGACCCGGAATGATTGCCGGGAATGGCGGAACGTTGACAATGCGCAGCGTGTTGTTGATGTTCAGATTGATGATTGCCTGAACCGTAACAGTCGGGGTCTCGCTATCAGTCAGATTGACTACGATGTTCTGGTTGTAAGCACCGACTGCTGTGGTGCCGGAAAGGACACCAGCAGACGACAGCGTAATGCCTGTCGGCAGAGCCGGGGACGTAATGTCCAGAGCCCATGTGTACGGAGGTACCCCGCCCGTTCCTTGGAACGTTGCGAAGTACGGCTGACCAGTCACGATGGACGGCAGTGAAGTCGTCACAATCGTGAGCGGGTTGATATAATCGACCGTCAGGCGGTAGTAGATGTACGCCGACTGCGAGTTGGCGTTTGTCGCCGAAATCCAAATGTCGAAGAACCCAGCCTCAGTTGGGGTACCGGACAGGATCACGTTCGGCGGTGTATTGGCGTCGAACGAGAACGTCATACCCAGAGGTAGACGACCGCGATAGGCGGACGCCGCCGTCAGCGGGACAGGCGAAGTGGTTGGAAGCGTGATACTGCCATACGCTTGCAAAATCTGAGCCGAAACCAAGTTCTGCGTCGAGAGGTTGAATGCGCTCGCCTGTGTATCCCAAGTGATAGTCACGGTGCCGTGAATCGTACCGGAAGCATCCACATACTCGATCACGCTGGTGGGTGTTACCGCCACGCCAACCAACTGACCGTAGATCAGGCTGGTATTGGCATCGAGCGAAAGACCCGGAGGCAACTGAGAGCCTTTCTGAACACGTGCAGTCCAGTTGATGTTCTTGAAGATATTTGGAGAGTTAAACCACGGTTTCTGCGGGTTCAAACCGACCGCATCGCCAACGATGTACGGACGAGTCTGAATCGCTACCTGACCAATATCTCCGGCAACACCGAGGTCATCGTGTGCAAGCAAGGTGTACTGACGAGTCAGGGTAGCTGCGAGCGTTGCACCCTGTTGAATAGCGAGCGGAATGAAGACTTCGGAGTTGTTGAAGCTCGTCGGAGCACCAGCCGTCGAAACAATAGGAGCCGATGGGTTCGTGTTGTTGAGTGAAACCACCAAGCCGTTGCTTGGCAGCGGCGGATTGAATGTGCCGATGGAGTAACCCGCACCCGGAGGGGTGATGGGCAACGGCACGGACGTAATGTCGTTCTCAGTCCAGTAATGATCGAAATACGCAGTCTCCTGCGTCGTCGATCCGGCACCGATACCGATAACTGCAATCGGAGACGCAGCGTTGTAGTTGAATTGCTGAGCCAAGGTTTGAGGGCTGACAGGATTGCTATCGCGCACCGTCACGGTAAAAGTATGTCCGCCAGTCTGAGCCGGGGTCGGAGCGGCCATGATTTCAATCTGACCGTCAGCAAGCTGGAATGGACGAGACAGCAACACCGTCAACAGCAGCGTTGTCGTGAGTGTGTTACCCAACGTGTCCGTAACCTGAAGACCAACTGTCCACGAACCGAAGCCGGGGAAGCTGAAAGTCAATAGCGTGTTGGCACCGCTGCCGAGGAGCGAGGCTCCCGGCATCGAGGTTGTCGCAGGATCGATTGCCCATGTCGCCACGGGATTCGGGCCGACCGCACTGAGCGGGATGATCGTCTGACCAACATACGGAGCCCAGTAGTTGACGTTGGGCGGAATTTGCGCCGAGTTTATAGCAATGGCGATGTAGTTGTTGCCGCCACTGGAGACCACATCACCCACGAGGTAGGTGAAACCAGTATTCCACGCAGCCGGGTTCGTGATATTCGGGGTTGCGTATTCCTGATTCTGTGTCAGGATTTGGAAAATCGTTGGATCAGCGACGGTAATCGGAATCTTAACGTTCGCCGAGTTCGCCGGAGTCGCACTATCGATCACGACGAAACGAGTCTCGTATTGCCCAACCGCAATGCCAGTCGTACCAAATGCGAACTGATTTGCCAACGCCTGCGGGGTGATCGTACCACCAGAACCACGGAACGGTGGGAAGTCCAGCGAAGTTTCCGCAGCGAGGGCGAAGGTATACGGCGGCACGCCGCCTGCGGCTGTCAGTTCGACCAGAGTCGAAGCAATGTTGTGAACGACATCCACATCAATCGGATTGATGATGGTCAAGCCACTGCCGACCACGCCGTCATCCACAAAACTGACGAGTGTGTAGGGAGAGAATCCACCGAAGACCGGGACAGTCAGTTTGAAGTCCTGATCGCAATAGATCGTGGGCTGATCGACCTTACCAGCGTAGCCGAGCGTAAGGGCTTCAGGCAGCAACGAGATGCTGTAAGTGCGCGAAGCTTTGGCACCGATGGAGTCGGTGACCTGAACCGTCGCAGTAAACAGGAAGCCTGTCGCGAAGTCAGAAGTCGAGTTGTACGTGCAAGGCACGCCGGACAGCAGACCCGTATTCGGGTCGATGATGATGCCGATTGGCAAAGCGCCTGCGGCGATGTTCCATGTGTACGGAGCCAGACCACCGACCGTCGAACCGCCCACAGCGTTGCCGAGAGTCATCTGATGGTTGTATGGAGTACCGACTGTGGCATTCGGGATCGATGTATCCGCGATCAGCAAGTCAGTCTGGACAAGCATGGTCAATGTAGTTTCAGCAATGTAGAACGGCGTGCTGGAATCCTGCACAGCAAAGTTGATGGAGAAAGTGCCCAATTGCAGCGGGGTGCCGCTGAGTACACCGTTGACGCTCAGTCTTACGCCCGGAGGCAGCGAGTCGCTAAACCAGATGTACGGCTGCGTGCCGCCATTATTGGTTTGAAGCTGGAATTCCGCCATCGGCTTGCCGACTACGATGTTACCCGGCAGCGCAGTGGTTGTGATCTTAACCGGAGTTGCTGACGTGGTTGAAGTGACCGTGTTGATATACACCGGGGTGATGAATTCGAGAGCTTTCGGACGGCCCTCAATCGGGAACACGTCGAAGGCACCTGTGCCGAGTAACGAACTTGCATTCGAGAAGCGGGTGTCGCCAACAACGAGCTTGAGTTCATTGGTCTGAGTGTCGCGAACAACGCCGCGAGCAACCACTAACCAAGGATTCGGTGTCACCGTTCCGCTCGTGGCGTCCACAATCTCGAAGCCCTGCGCACCGCCGATACCGAGTGTGCCAGTAAGAGCACTCTGAATTGCCGCTTGTGGGTTGAATTCTTGATCGAGCACGAACAACTGGAACGTGCGTTGACGGAGCAGCACAACCTGCGGAATGTATCCAACCGAGTTGTATAGCTTACGGGTCTGTACGATGATTGGCAAACCACCAGCCGTCTGGAACTGTTTTGCGACGACCGAAGAGGACAATGGCAGCCAGCCAGTTGTCGTATTGTCTGGGAAGACGATCTGCCACTGATCCGCACCTGTATATGTCGGTTGCAGCGTGATATTGACGGTCTGACCGAGTTCGACAGTCGTGTTGTCGAAAGTGACATCCGTCGATCCAATCGCATTCGGGAACTGAAGGTTCGTAACTGTACCGTTGAATTCCCACAGATTGCTGTTCAACGCCTGTGTCGTGTCGTTGGACAATCCCTGCATATTCAACTGGTATGTGCCGGAAGTCAGGATCGTGTTGTAGACACGGCTCGATTCCGTTTCACCAGCATTCAGAGCCGCTGGCTTGAACGTGATGACCGGGGCTGATGGCGGGTTGATAGTGGTGATGTTCCAACCCTTGTATTGATCGTAAGTGCCATCCGGCCCTACGAGCGGCTGGAAGTTCAACGTGAAATTGAAATTTTCATCGATCAGGCCGACAGCGGGGGCTGACGGGAGTTGTCCGGTTGTCGAAGCGGAGCTTGAAATGACAATGATCGGCACGCCGTAAGATGTGCCGTAGAAACTGGTGCCATACACGCTATAGACGCAAGTACCGATCTGCGTGACGTTGTAGGTCGTATCGCCCAGTACGTTGTAAATCGGAGTTGCGGACGGCGACTGGAGCAAGTCCAAAGTCTGCGCGTTCCCACTCGTTGCCCAATTGATTGTGAACAGCGAGTTGTCCGGGATGTTCTGTACGTTAGCTGCTACTCCGGAAACCACCAACGGAGTCTGCACCGTGGACACGGTCAACGTAATCGTTGGCGTGTAACTGCGCTGGAAACCTGACGCAGTCATTGAAATCTGGAACGGGTACGAACCAGCCTGCAAAGCGTTGCCCTGAAGCTGGAAACCACCACCGACCTGCTGGATAAATAGACCGTCAGGCGCACCTACGAGTTCCCAGAGAACCGGGCTGACCGGATTCTGGTAATTCGGAGAGTTCGGATCGTTGTTGATGGCGACCAGCGGAACTGGGACAATGCTCGAACCTGTATTCGAAGCAATCGCGGTCGGAATCGTGTGAGCCGGGTTACCGTCCGTAGTGCCCAGTAACGGTGCGGCACCATTCGCGAGGAAGAGCGCCTGTGCGTAGCCCAAACGACCCGCAACCGAAGATGTAGCAAAAGCCTCAAGATTCCACTTGTAGCCGATCAGCGAACCTGTCGGGAACGTGATGGGCACCGTGACAGACGGGGTCGTCGAATTCAAGACGATGTTGCTCGGAGCAGCAATCGTAGGTTCCAACGCCGAACCCTTGGTCACCGTGAAAGTGATGGTGATATTTTCACCACCTGCAAGTTCCGCAACCGGGGTCGAGAACGTAGCATTGATCGTATCGCCCGTGTAACCCTGCTCGGCTGCCGCACTGAGACCAATTTTGACCGCATTGGTGCCAAGCCATGTCGTGCCGCCGTTATAGACGTAGAAGTCTGTAATCGGAATAGAGAACGTATCCAGAGGGTTGTTCAAATGGTCTTGAACTTGGAGTGTTGCCGTAACTTGAGTTGCACTTGCGGCACCCGATACCGAGATTGCCAATGTTGGGATGGTGCCGTTCGCAGGGATCGAGCCGGACAATGCACCACCGACAACGTTGACCGTACCACTGGTTGTGGTGATGGTGTATAGATAATTCAAACCCAGAGGATCAGCGGTGAGCCCTTGCAGGTAATGAACCTGAGAATCAAAGTAGACCTGACCTTCGGTCGGACCTGTGGTTTGATCGGTATAAACGTTGATGCCTACGTCAAGCGTACCCGCTTTGATCGTGTTCGATTTGTAAGTCAGCGTCGTCTGGAATGCACGATCCGGCTCATCATAGAACGAACCCACCTGATAGGCAGCAATCGGAATCGAAACCGTTGCGGGGCTGCCACTGTCAAGCGTAATGCCGCCTGCGAGGGCAGTATTCGAACCGAAACTCGGATCGGTAACACGGAACAACAGATTGTTCTGCGAGCCCGTAATCCACTTCAGTCCGGGCACCAAAGCGTTCAACGGAGCAGCCGGGGACGTGAAGCCCTGCATCAAGAACTGAACTGGACTGGCTGGTGAACCGAACAGACCCAGCGGATTGATGACCACGTCGGCAACTGTGCTATCGTATGACTGTGCCGTGATGGTCGAGCCGCTGACCGTCAGGTTCGTATTCGTTGCGGTCGCAACATGGGTTTCGACAACAGCGGAGGCGTTATTCAAAGTCAGCGTAGTAGCTGTTGAAGCAACACACAGAAATGTTCCATTATTTGCGGAAGTTACAAAACCTAAGACTGCAAAAGAATCCCCCGCGAATGCGTTGTTTGCACCGCCAGTAATCGTACCCGTGTAAACAGCGGTTGAACCGACCGATGTGGCGACGGATGTCAGTTGTAAAGAGGCATTAGGTGTGAGCGACAAGGATAACGGGGTCTTGACTTCGAGGAAAATCGGATAACGAACCGTGGTTGCACCATCGGTCGCCTGAATGTAGAACTCGTAAGGAACCGCTTGGAATGTCGCAGTCGTGAAATTGATGGTGCAGATTGTGTTCTGTACGCCGGAAATGACGATTGCGATCCAAGATGGGGCATTCACCAATGACCAAGTGATGCCTGCGATCTGCCCTGCACCCGTCAATGTGCCGAGTGTGCCGGACTGTTGAGAAGCGACACGTACTGACAGACCGCTACCGCTGGTGACGGGCGGCGTCGGATTCAGAGGCAGCACCAAGTTCGGTTGGTGCGTAAAGTTCGGTGTTATTCCCAGTGCCATTGTTTATCCTTACAACTGCGTTACGATGTTCGAGGAGGAGTCTGCCGTGACGCCGCCAAGGAACGGATTCGTTTGTACTGTACGTGCCAAGGTTGAGTTCGCTTCCAGCACCGCTGAACCAGCCGTCTGGAAGTCTGCCGAGACCGTGATGTTGCTGTTTAATTCAGCCTGAGCCACAACAGTAGTAGCCACGATATTTGTTTCTTCCAAATTGCTGGTGTTGTGGCTTTCCAGAACCAGACTCGATCCACGCTCAGCAATATAGAACGGGCCGGGGTTGGCTCCAGCGTCCACAGCCAGATTGATGCTGTTCGCCGTCAAAGTCGTGCCGCCCGTGATGATGAAACCCAAACCGGAATCCGGTAGCTGGATCAAACCGCTGTCCAAGATTACGCCACAAGCTTCTTCAAACGACCCGGCTTGGAGGTTATCCACGAAGCTGCAATTGACGAACTGAACGTCTGCGTTCTTCGCCTTAATCGCCGCGTTCGCACCGCCACTGAAACCAACGAACTTAATGCCGTTGAAAATGCAGCGGCTTGTGTCTGTGTAGAATGCATACGTCGGGCCGTTACCGAATCCAGCGAAGCCTGTCGCATCGATGGTGATCTGATCGTTGGTCGGTGCTCCGGACTGAATTGAAATGACCAGACGACCTTCGTCATGAATTACACGGGACAAATTAGCCAGTGCGTAAACAACCGAACTTTCGCTCACGCCGTCTCCCAACGCAATTTGCTCCATGTTGTTCTGGAGGTTTTTGATGAGATATGGTGAGCCGTTGTCGATAAGTTCGATGACGCATGGGTGACGGAGCACTGGAGGCAACTCAGCAACAGCCGACTGAATAGTCAGCTTCGCTGTGCTCGGTGTCAAACCAGTGTTGTTATCGTTGCCAGTGTTGTTATTCACATACAGCGTGATCGGAGCAATCGTAGACTGCAAATTCTGTCCCAAAACTGTCTTGACTGTCGGGGACGCAATCGCAAAACCGATGTGCGGAATTGCCGTGGCAAAACCACGTCCGCCTGTGGCGGTTGAAATCATACGGATCGTCTTGCGAGTGTCTTTGTTCATCGGCGGAATGAAATCATTCGTGTGCAATGGAGCTAAAAACGTATGCTCTACGTTGTTCACGCGCATGGCGACGTAGTTAGAGTCGAAGAACGAAGCCAGCGGCTCATTCGTCAGAGTCGCGTCATTCCAACCGGACTGCTTGGGAAGCATCAAGGCAATTGGCAGTTCACGGTTGTACGGGTAAATGTCCTGCAAACCGACAATCGGTGCCGTGCCTGTGCCGTTGGTCGTAATGAGTGCGTTGTCTTCCGCGTGTACGAATTCGTAATCGCGATTCAACACGGCCTCACCCTGATATGGAACGTAATGAGATTGCACGACCAGATAAGACGCTGGATCGAATGCCGGAAGAATCGAGCCGACGAGGAAGAACTTGCTGGTAGTCAGATTGCCCGGAGCAACGAGGGTGATAATTCCGTTGCTGAATGTTGCACTCTGCAACTGAACGGCATTGAGGTTGCCCGTGTTGTCCGAAACCCAAAGCAGACGATTCGCGTCATCACCAGCCACGCCTTTGATTTCGCAGCCATTGGAATCGAGGATGATCGTGGTTGTATTTGCTGTGGCGTCATAACCTGCCTGTGTGATTGGGTTAGGCTGAATCACGCTTATGCGCTGATCTATCGGGAAGTTCGGATCGGTGGTGTAGTTACCCATCAGAACCGTCTCTTCCACCTGCGTCACGCCGCGAACCGGAGCATTGTATGCCAACTGCGCCGTGTTCTGAGCAAGCACGGAAGCAATCACCGTAGTCGGTGCCACACCCTGAATAGTGAAGATCGACTGGGTGCCGTTCATGACGCGGGACGAGATCGTCAAATTGGTTCCTGTGTTCGCATCCCAACAAGTCGTAACGTACAGACCGTCCACGTTCTCATTTAGATTGATGCGATCAATAACGAAGGTTGTGATCGTGTTACCGCCGACCGTTTGCTGCGTGCCGGAAGAACCCGGAATTGACAACCAAATCTTGGTGCCGAAAATGATGTCCGAGTATTCCGGACTGACCGCCCATACCTGAAGTGCCTGCAAAGCATTTTGTGGAGCTTGCGCCTGATATTCCGAGATGCCGTACACGGGCATCGTGATGCCAGAGATACTGTCAAACAGAACGCCGCCATCCACCACGTAGGGAACTTGATGCAGGTCGATGCCAGAACCAGCCGGGTACTGGACGCCGATAGTGGCGTAGAGGTTGTTGGTGCCGGGATCGAATTGGGTGCCGCCCAGAGCCTTAATTAACTGCACCGTCACCGACTTGGAACCCAGTCCATTGATCGATACCTGACCTTGAAGCAGTGCCGCAGGGGTAGTAAATCCTGTAACGGAATCTGTGTGCAGCGCCGTCACCGTGATCGTTGAAATCACAGCGTTAGAGGACTGTGGCAGCGTGATGGTGAATGAGTCACCTTGTGGCGGACCACTGACCCACGGCGATCCGTTGGTACCGAGAGATTTCTGATTGATCGAGATCGCCTGCGTGGATGTATAAGTACGCACGTCGCTGCTGAAACCGTTGGCGAATCCATCCCATGTGCCGACACGATCCACGTTGGTAGAAACGAAAGTCGTTGGAGCCATCGCAGTGTAGTAACTCAAAGCCGAGCCTACAACCTCAGGCTTGTTGCCCGGTGCTTGACCGCGAGACAGAGCCAACTGCGTCTTACCCTGTACAAGGTCACCGAACCCATTGCGGCAAAGCAAATCCATATCCCAGCCGACAAGACTCGAAGTAGAGCGAGTGTCCACAACATTGTCAGGAAGAATCTGATCGGCAAGACGTGAGTCGTAACGACCCGACAGGCCGGACGAAAGCATACCATTCACCGTACCCGGAGGAGCCGGGAAGGGTGGATTGGGATCGGCGCAACCCAGCGGGTTGTTCACGATGTCGAAGTATCCACGGTTGCGCTGGAAGATAACTGCCAGCGGGAATGCGTAGCTGTAGCCGTCCATCGTGCCCAATGAGTTGTTGACATTGCCATCGCCTGCACGCCACACGCCCGTGTCGCCATTGATCGATCCCATGTTCGTGAACTGATAAATCGTCTGCTGGATCGGATTTGGGTTGGTGGTCTGTGCGTACACGATCTCGGTCGGAAGTGCGCCCGGATCGAGACCGTACTGATACTTCGTGAAATCATAACTGACCGCGACGGGCTGGATGTTGATGTTCCATTGGATTTGCGCACGTTCGGTAGTGAACAATCCTTGGAACGGATCAATGCTGTCATCAGGAATCAGGTTGGCATTTGTGGTCGCCGGACTGATGCCGCCATACGGGAAAAAGTAACGCAGCCCTGTGTTGATGTCGGTGTAATAACCTGCTCCGGTGGTCGGATTCAATGTCTGGTACCACAGTTCGACAAACGCGATGTAGATGTTGCAGTCCTGAGAGGTCTGCCCCAGTGCCCAGAACTGAGGTTGCTGATTCGGGCCGAGCACAACCTGATTCTTGGTCAGATCGGTGGAGTCTTGTCCGGCGATGGTGATGACCTCGCCACGGAAGAGGATGTCGAACGCTGGAACCACGAAACTGCTTGGAGCCAGAGGCGTGAACTGAAATGGTGTGTACGTCAGGCAGCCGGAGGTCGTTGTGTCGTTAAGAAGTCGCTGACGTTTGTAGCTCTGAAGGTCTTGGGTAAGGTTTATGTCGGCGTCAGTGATTTGTTTGTCGTGAAGTGCGACAACCGTAACCAGAGCCTTGTTCGTCGGATCAAGTGTCCGGCTGACGATTCCGGGGTAAGTGATCTGCGTGTCGAAAGTGTTGCTTGCCATTCGTTATGCCTTTGCCGACTTTTTGTTTGCCTGAAAGCTTCCGGCTCTCAGCAGAAAATCAATGAACCCCTGATATGACATGTCCGACTTCGCGTGACTGCATATCTTGCAGCAGCTAACCACGTTGTCAGCGACGTAGCCCCGGCTGTTTTCCTTCCGGTCGATGCCGTTGTAAGCGAAGGTCACGTTCGTCCATTTCACGATCTGAAGAATTGAAGGCTCAGCACCGCAGTAATGACAATTGCCTACCAGCAGCGCATTTGCTTCATCCTCGCTCAATGACCATTCAAGCCCCCGCTTCCCGGCGTTGCTTCTATACCGGGAAAGTACCATGTTCCGAAGAACGTAAAACGGGGCACTGTACTTTCGCCGCAACTCGCGTCTCAAACAGCCGCAACTTCTGGTGCGCCCACGCTTTAGGGCGTCATAGGCCACGACTTTTCGAGGACTGCCGCAGTCGCACTGGACAACCGCATCTGATCCGATACGCTGCCAAATGACTAGGCGTCCGAACCTCTCCAGTTTCGGCATCTCTACCATAGGGGTCGATAGTTCGAATTTCTCTTCCGACCGATAAAACAAAGTCGAAGCCCGAATTTTGGCTACCTCATTCCTTAACAGAGGCACCATGGCATACGACTATCTCGATCAGGACATCATCGCAACGGCGCTCATCCAGCCTTACGATAACGACAGCTTTTACAATCCCGTCGTGAACCTGCATACTGGATTCGCGGTGGACGGGACGCACTACACGAACGGGGTGCAGGATGCTGGTCCGGTTTACGCCTCGTGGTACACCGAGTTCGGAACACCCAATGACCCATACCGGGACGATCAGGCAGTATTCCCCACCTATGGTTTAATACTGCTCTCAAAGGTCTCGATGGTGATCTTGGATGAAACGACTCCGGCAACGAACGCCAACCAATTGAAGCTCTGGATGCAGTTCCTCCTGTCAGACAACTTCATGTTGGCAAACAACTTCAATAGCTCTCTTCAGGGCTTTACCCCTTCCGGACTTGCTTACGCGGATGGCATCGTCTCAGTCATCTACACGCCCGATGCCGGGAACCAGTCGCCGAGCAGCCCTCCGGTACCGACCGATAGCGCACAGTCCACAATGGTGGTAAGTATCGATTTCTCAACCGATAGCGCCTATCTCGACGTAGCTTTGTAAATTTCCGGATTCTTCCACTAACTTCCAGATTCTCTTAACAGAAGGGATTGAAGGACATGGCACTCACCGACCAGCAACAACTCGAACTTTGCGTTCAAATCACAGGCTCATTTGAGGGCGGCACGCCCCACTACACGGACCTCACAGGCAATCAGGATGGGCAGGGGCTCTCCGCAGGCGTCCTCCAGTGGAACGCCGGACAGGGTACCCTCCAAAGCCTGCTCGTGAACAACATCGCCCCCAAGATGGGTTGGGACAAGATGCAGACCTTTTTCAAGTCCGACATCCACCACTTCGCCATGCTCCGGGGACAAGACGCCATTCAATGGTGTCTGGATCACTACATCGAATCCGGCTCAACGCACGTCGCGGCAGCGGCGGCTCAGTGCTGGACTGCGATGCTCGGTCAACCGGAATCGGTAGCCGGACAAGTGGAAGCCGCCAAGAACTGGCAGTTGATGCGTGCCAACAAATTAGCAGCGCAGTACGCTCCAGACTTTCCGGGCTCCAGCCGCGTGCTGGCTTTCTTCTTCGATGTGGTAGTTCAGGAAGGTGGAATGATTACGCAGCACGGCTCAGTACAGCCGCTCCCGGCTGGCAGCGATCCTGACTGTTCCGCAGCCCTGCAACTGGCTCAGGCTAACAGCCCCCACACCCAAGCGATTTGGCAAGCAGCCACAGGCGGGGATCGACTGGCACGTTTGCTCCTGTACTACGGCTATCAGCGTGCGCTTTTGGGGAATCCGACCTACTTGTGGGATGCGTGTTCTCGACGTGGCTCGATTGCCTGTCGAGGCGGGATCGTGCACAACACGAAGGTGGACTTTACTTCGTTGCTGGATTAAGCGACCGTTCCCACTCACTGATCTCGGCATCGACAATGCCGATGTCAATCGCGTGCTCTTCTTGAAGACGCTTACGGTACGATCTCAATTCATTGATGCGGGTCTCTGCCTGAATTCCGGGCATCTTGTCCTTGCGATACGCCCGTGCAAGACAACGGCCTAACGCACAATCCGGGCAACTGATGATGTCCTCTCCCGATGCACTGGTGAAGTTCAATTTGCAACGTTCACAGACATAGTCGTACATGGTGACGCTCATAGATTCCTCTCGTACACGGGCGGACAAATGAGTCAGTGGGTGATCCTTACCGAAAAAGTCAGTCAATACGTCGCCTAGATCGAAGGGTCTGTCTTTCACGGAAGCGGCCCGCCTGCTTCGGCACGAACTCGATTGGTTTCCTCGCGATCTTCAATGGCAGCGAGTTCGTCGGCGTTCGTGGCTCCAGTTCGAGGATCAGGTTGACGGACGGTACGAGCCATCGCTTGAAGCTGCTCATCGGTGTAATGCTGAGCCTTCTTGACAGCGAAGTCGTTGAGGTAATAGAGGGCTTGCCCCTCTTCCGGGTCAATGCCCCCTGCTGAGTATCGCTTGATGACCAACTGCAAATACTCGTGCAGGTCATCGGGTAATTGAATCACGACCATTTCAACAATCCTTTCGAGCTAGATGAGCGGCACTCCGTTGCACCCACATAACGAAATCCTCATACGACATATCGCTTTTCGCTCGATTACACACGTGACAGCACGGAACAACGTTGGTCTCGGTGTAACCAATCGAGTTCTTAACTCTGTCAATACCATTGTAAGTGAATTTTCCGGATTTCACAACATAGGTTTTGAGTGGCTCCACTCCACAGTAATGACAGGGGCTTGCAGTGAGAACATCGAACTGCTCCGACGTTAGCTCCCAAGACAATCCTCGGTTCTGCGCTGAGCGAATGTAGTTTGCCCAAATTTGATTTCTCGCCCGTACTCCCGGTTCCAGCAAGCGATTGACTTTCCGGCTTTCGGCCCAAAGGCACCCGCAGCTTCGGGTTCTGCCTTTACGTAGTGCACTTCCCGGCACTACCTTTTCAACACCGCAGGCGCAGAGAACTCGCCATTGAACTTCGCCCCACGGCGAATCCTCGCTCCTGCTAAGGACGGTAAGTCTTTCGAACTGCTTCCCAACGAGATCGATAAATCTACCCATACATTACAATACTGGATAGTCGATCAATTACTACTCCTGCTGGAGAATGGGAAGAGTAGTCGGCGTATTGAGAATCGCCGGGTCGAGATTTGTGGCGACAAAACCGATCTGCGGTGCCACGGGCTCTTCTGGCGTAAAGTACGCTTTCAAGGTCGTGGAAGGTTCAACGCCAAGGTTATGAGACACGTTCTTTGACCATGTACGCCACTTGGTCGCATACAGTTTGGCGACCGACTTGATGGTCATGTTGCGTCCGTAGTATTTGGACTCCCCGGCAGCCATCTTGGTCAGGTTCGACCGGAGCGCGGCGAAGCCAGCGGCGTCATTTTTGAAGATCACGTAGCCCTGACGGTTTACGCCGATCTGTCCCGGATAACGCACGCCCTTCTTGAAGGTGCGGATATCGCCGGGGTTGTGGTAGCGGGTGGGGACGGCTCCCTTGACGCCGAAGCCTTCGGCCTTCCCGATTGCGTGTGCAAGAGCGTCTACCTTCTCAGAATCAATCTGAGAATGGCATGGCAGAGCAACAACAAGCACGATGAACAATGTCGCTAAAAATGCCCATAGTTGTTTTGTCATCGGTCTATTGTACCTCCGATACTCCTATTCTACCAGTGAAATGTACGATAATGTTTAGCTCCTAAAATGTTGACGGCGAAGGGGTTACCTTCGCCGTCCTGAAATGTCGTTCATTTAGGGTACGATAGTCGGAAAATTAGGGCGATTTTTTACTAACCCCTTTGTTTAGAAGAGGTTAGATATGCGGGTTGGGATGTGCGGCTCGTACAAAAAGGTGTCCGTAGCGATCACGCGACCAATGCAGATGATCCAACCGACCGTGGTCAGAAGGGGATCGAAGTCTTGCGTCAGAGTGCCGTCCGCAGCCACATAGAGCAGACCGCCGACCGTCCAGCCCGTGTTCGAGACTTGGAAGACACCGCCGTAATTGGTGCCGACCGGAACCGTGTCGCCCTTGGTCGCCGGAGCCAGCGTGACACCATCCGGATATGGTGCCAACGGCACACCCGTGGCGTCGATAGCCAGAACTGCCTGCCCCTGCGTCTCAGCCCCGGTGTATCCGGCGTGCCCCAGCGGAGCCGCCCCGGTGAAAGTTGTCCCAGTTACCGCCGTAATCAACAGGACGTACCCGTTCAGGAACGTCGCGGCACCGAGATTCTGGAGCAGGATATACTGTCCGACCGAGAAACTGTTCGCAGCGGTGATGGTCGCTACGTTGCTGCCATTGATCGACACATTGGTGATTGCCGGGATGACCGGGTTGACCGGAAGCACCCCACCATCTGGCTGAATCGCGACCGCCGACAGGGTAGCAAACGTACCGTCCGCTTCAAAATTCTTACCGAGGGTAGCGACCGAACTCGGAAGCTGCTGCGGGACCGTATTGGTGGAACTCTGGATCATCCCGAAATAGCTGCCGATCAAAATGTTCTGCGAAGACGGCAGATCGTGGCTTGCGAAAACTTGAATCACGTCTCCGACTTCCGCGATGAGAGATGTCGAGAACTGCTGTGAAAACGGCCCGGTCGTTGTCGGGTCAGTCGAGTCAGTAAACGCAGGCATTCCGTTCTGGAAAATGGTGACCGTGCGAATACCCGCTGCCCCGGTGTCCCAATCCAGTTGTCCATAAGCTTGGTAGGTTCCAGCCTGCTGAATGGTGAAGGTAGTTGCGTTCGTGACATTACTCGTCATGTCGAACACAATTGTGTCGAACGGAACCACTACGCCTGCCGCCCCGGTCGGGATACTAACCCCAACGCTCCCGGCTTGAACCAAAAAACCGTACTGCTGTCCGGCTGCGACTCCAGCCGATGCTAAAGCGATCTGGTTGCTGATCTCTGTCTGAAACGCCTGCGAGAACTTCTGGATTCCCGCATAACTCAAATTGGTGCGGAGCATGGCAAGCTGCACGGGAACTGGCTGACCTTGAATATCCGGGCGGCTGAGGAAAGCTTCCGCATCCAAATCGGTTGGCGGTGCCGTCCAGCCGTTGCTTGCATCGGTTGGTGTTGAAGAGTTGGTGTAGTTTACCTGCGGCAGCGGTGGAATGTTCAGCAACGGCGTACCCGTCGCCCAAAGGCGATTACGGGTTGCCACATCCAAAGCCACAATCTCATAATCAGTCGGGTCACCCAGCGGGTCGATGGCTGCGTCGAGTGAATCCACATACGTGACCACGAACTGAACTAGATACGGGTCTTGCACCAGCAGAATTTGCAGGTTGTTATTGAATTCCCGCCAAAACTGCGTAAATCTATCCACGGTTGTAGCTTGAGCGAACTGATCGTATACGAACCGGAACTTCGGATGCGGCGACTGATAGCTCGTATTGTTCTGGATGTTGATGGTCGCGATAGCGATAACCTGATCCAGCACCGCTTTGATCGAGGCCGGGAAGGTGCAGGAGACGGGGAATTCCGCCGTAGTTGCTCCCAGCACTTCTGTCACGGTCGCTGTCGTGATCGTGGTGGGCATGTAATCCACGTCAGTTCCGGTAAAGCCGGATACGAAATTGTTATCTGCCCCGCCATCAAAATTCTTGTTGCGGGTATAGCCAAGGATCGCCGCCTCAATGTAAGACAATTTCCACAGGAGGTTCTGCTGCGTCTGCGCATCCACTGCCGTAAGGATCGTAATCAAGGGGATTGCAGTCGGAGCATCTTGAACTCCGGTACCACCGAGTACATCGTTCCACGGAGTCGGAGTGTTAGCCAGATAGGTGACGGATGGTGTAATCAGTTCGGTGTACACCGCCTGAATATTCGGAATCCAGATACCCGCACGTCCGGTGCGGGAGTTGTCAAGGTAAAACAACCATTCAGCCGTCAAGTTTGGATCAAAGTTCGAATCCACCACAGCTTGCAGGTTCACATAGTGAACAAGGGCGCTGCGTAACGCCGTGGGATCAGTGATGCCACGTGTTGCCGGAACGACCGAGATGATGTTGTCACGGTATGTCTGAGACGGCATCTGATAGTTCGAGATGATCGTGCTCGGATCAGGCACGCTGCCCAACATCGACGAATTCGGATTGAACGGTGTATTGGTTGCCCCAGCCGGGAGTGATGAGGTAAGCGTCGTCGGCAGGAAATATGGTTCTACGTTCGTAGCCTGCATCAAAGCAATGAAGTTCGGGTCGCTAAGGTTTTGTCCCGTATTCGGAATCAGACCACCCAACGGCGGTACGAAGAATGGCGTGCCATACGTCAACCCGCTGTAGGTCTGCGTCGTGCTTGGGTAGTTCCGGAAGATGTTGATGTTCGGAACGTGGATCACGCACTGGTTAAACGCGAAGTTAAAATCGAAATTCACGTTCGACTTAAACGCCGCCAGCGGGAAGAAGTTAAAGCCATTCCAATTCCACACGGTATCCGAGAAGAAATTCGGAATCGCCGGAAGATCAGGCAAACCCCAGTTGCAGATGTTGTTCAGCAGGTTCGCTAGAGCGTTGAGGCTCCCCTGCACCATGCCGAGCATGTTCTGCTCAATCGACTGGAGCATTCCGATATTCTGGGACAAGGCTTTGGTGATCGCCGAGATGTCCTGTTGAACCTGAGCCACGTCCTGAAGGAACTTAATCGAGTCCGCAATAAGCAGGAACTTGCGGAGGCGGTGCTTATTCTGCGCATCGACCGCTGTGGTATTGATTTGCAGCTTGGTTGCGATGAACTGAAGCAACTGCTGTTTCTTCTCCATCAACTGGTAGTTGGCATCAGTAATGGAGTTCTCAAGAACGCGGCCCTGCTCCATCGCTTTTTGATAGTTCGTAGCGATCTTCGGGTCGCCGAGCGGATTAAGGCGTGTAACAGCGCCCTTGGCACTGATCGGCCATACCAACGAATTTTGCAGACTAGAAGGTAGTGATCCCATTAGCTGTTCTCATCGCTCGAATAGAGCCCTTGATTGTGCACAATGTCCGGCGCTTCCGTTGTGTGCCGCGTCAAGCCTTTCTCAATTATTTTCTGCGCAGTAAATATGATGTCCGTCTTTGTCGCATGACGCCACGTGGTGCATTCCGTGATCCAGTCACCTGTCGAATGCCAGTGCAGGTTGCCTTGATGGGTGATGTCGATATCACCCTGAATCTCCAACCGCAAAGCCTTACCCTGAGTGTTGGGTTTGAGCGTGACTTCAACACCACCGTCGAACTGCCCGGTGATCGACCGACCCTGAGCATCCTTGCCGAACGCAAGAACCACACCACCAGCCAGATCAATCAAGAGAGATTGTCCGCTGTCCGGGTTCTGACCCAGACGCAGGAGGACATCGCGGTTACCATGTACGTCAAGCGAAAGTCCCATGGCATCCGGCGTATTCACTGGTTGACCGCTCCAGTTGTACGGCAGCATTTGAAGCTGCGGGGCACCCACCTGAGTCATGTCGTGGAACTGGTAGAGGCTATCCCCAGCCCCGTATGTCGGACGACCGGGGGAATGAGAATCAATGCGAGCCGGGTCGGTTACAGCGTATGGGTTTTTTCCTTGTGCGTCAGAATAACCGTTAACAAGGTGACGCCGAAGAGAAGACGCATTCCTTGCACCAAGACGTAAAATTGAACCACCGTCAAATGCGGCACGAAGTGAGACATTTTCTGCTCCTGTTTTATTGGTCAGGCTTCCGGCATCGCCCGGTGCGAGCTTCGGGGCTGTCCAGTATTGTAAAGTGCGAGCGGCTACGGCATCTCCCTTGCTGCGGATTTGAGTTTCCACTGTACGCCGAGAGTTCGGCAACGATGTGTCATCTGCACCGAGACGAATAACCGCCTGACCCAGTGCTTGCAGATCAACGGCGTCTTCTTCGTCACGGTTCTTTCCGATGACAGCCTTAACTGATCCAACAGAGTGAAGCTCAAGGGAGCGTCCGGCTCCATGCGGGTGCTCGTAGCCGCCCGCAAACTTGATATTTTCTTTCGGCATCGTGGAGCCGATCTCAATGCTTGTGAAACCTTCTTTCGTTACATCCAAGCGAGTCGTGTTGTACTCGTATGGGAAGCGGATCGCCAGAGCGTCCGCCGCGAGGCGAGCTTCGACATGATCCGACGAGTCATTGACCGGAAGGTAACCGGATTCAACATCTGCCCCGAAACGTCCTTGTTGCGTGTATGGGAATAGAACGGGCTTGAGCACCTGACCATAGGTTGCTTTATCAAAACGGTTGTAACCCACCAGCGTGCCTTGTGCGCGTTCAACGATGAATGCCCGACGACGGGGCGTGACGCCCTCATTGAGCGTCGGACCGACCGGAGCGGTCATAGTGCTCGTCGGATGATCCCATGTCTGATTGACCATGTAGGTCTGATCGTCGCCTTTAACGTTGCCGGGTGCGAGTTCGCCGTTGACCGTCAGAGCCCCAATGTTAGTGCGCTGCCACGGGTCTTGATACGTACCGACCAACTGATCGAACAAGTCGGTCTGAAGAAGTTCAGCAGGCAGCGGATAGTCCAAAGCAAATTCCTGAACAAGTTCCGTGCTTTCGGTGAATGCGATCACATCCTGCTTACCGCTGACATAGCGGTCAGTCGGTTGCGAGCCGGGGGCGAGGTATGCCACGTACTCTTGCGTGCCGTCCGGGAGTTGAACGGCGACCAAATTGGTCGCATTTGGACGATTCACCGGACCTTCCATCTGCACGCCGCCAGCGGTGTACTTCAACTGCCGACTGGTGATGCGTGTCCATGTCCGGCTTTCAGGGTCAAGGCGATCACGGCTCATGTCCGATCCGGCATGATCCCAGCCCGTATCGATGCGCTCAGTGTAGCCTCCCGTGTACGATGATGTCTTTTGTCCCGGATATGCTTTACGATAGCTGCCGCGAAGACGATCTGAAAGTCCCTGAATCTCTGCTCCGGAAAGCGGACGATCAGCAATTGTATCGATACCCTTTGTGGTGTCGCTCAAATACCAACTCAGAACCGCAATCTGAGCGAACCCATTGACATACATGGTGTATGCGCACAGACAAGTCGAGAACTGCTCCGGCATGTGCACATCAGTCTGCGTGACCGAGGACTGTCCAGCCGGAAAGACTGACACTTCGACGAAGGTCATCCCAGTACGGATGTCCTCAATCGTGAGCACCATGCGCTCGTAGTCAACTGAAAGCACGCGCCCCAGAAAAACTTCAAAGCGGTGCTGTTGACGCTGAATATCGAGCGCCGATGGCTGATACATTCTCGAATTGTCTTTGATCGGCATTATTCGGTACCCGACTGGTTGCTTGTATCAGTTTGGAACTGCGGCAGCGTATTTGGAGGCGCGGAAGGCGACGGTGTAAGTCCGATGTTTTTGGTCGGAATTGTAGACTGCGTTGCCAACAGGCTCTCCTGCGTGGTCTTCGACGGTGCAATAGTCCCACTTACTAATACGTCAATCAACTGCTCTCCGGCTGTTTCAGTACCAAACAATTGCTGACGGACCGCAATATTAGAATCGTCCGGCTGAGCCGCGTTGAGCAACTGCTGGTCGGATGGGGTCGTCTGCGGGAACGGATTATACGCAGTGTTGTACTGAAGCACGATGATGGTGTTGTCCTGAACCGCTTGCTGAATTCCGCTGAGATAACTCTGCAACGTATTGACAGTGTCGTTGTTGACGGTCGGCGTTCCCAGACCCGCGAACAGGAAAGCATTAACGTTAGTCGCAGTGGTAGTGTCCCCAAGCGGTTGCCCGGTTGTTGGATCGGTCGGCGGTGCCGCGATATATCCGTCCTGAGTCATTTCCTTAACCGCTTTGCGCAGCGAAATCCAACGGCCCCACGGGAAAGGTGCCACAACCTCATAGCCCTTATCATCCGTAAACGGAATCGTGCGGCGGATATCGTGGTAGTAATTCTGATCGACGAACCGCTGCTTGGTAAAGATGCCGCCATTCGACGGGAAGTTCGTGTCCGGCGAGGCAACCACGTTACCGTTCCCATCGGTCGTGTATTTCTGCCGTTGGTAGGTGTCGTTCTGAATGCGGAAGCTGCACACGGAGCTATCGGTTTCCGTGCCCCACGTATTACCCAAAATCTGTTGTCGCAGCGTAATGAGGGATTTCTGATCCGGTGAAGCGGCCTGATCTGGAGTCAGGGGCAGGGTGGTGGGGTTACCGACCAAACTCGCCGGATTCGCCTGATTAGACTGACTCCCCGTCACATTCTGATTGCCCGTAGTCAATTGGTTCTGAGTCGGCTGCGTGTTCGATGTGTTCTGTAACGGAGCTTGCGCAGTCGATTGGTTGGTCGGTGCGACTTGATCGTTTGTTCCTGCCGTTGCAGCCGCGCCCGTCGTCCAACGGTAGACAAGGTTCGGAGCACTAGTAAAGATTTGCGTTTTCGCCCCGTTCTGGTCAGTGTGCAGCGTCGGAATCAGCGGACGGCGGCGAAGCGTATCGAGCATCAGCGTCATCGTCGCGGTGCCGCCCGTGTTGTAATTGATGCTCACCGATTTGAGATAACCATACATGTCACGATGCGGAATAAAGACAGGGAACCCCAGCTTCAATTCTGGACGCAACGGGATTGTGCAGGAATAGGTACGGTATCCACGGTTGGCGCGAGCCACTTCCGATGCCGCGTAACCGAACAAACCGAACTTATCCCCGGCAAAAAAGCCGCATTGTGCGCTGGGTTGTTCGCGAAGTCCGAACTTCTGGAGCTTACCTACGTCGATGTACTCGACCACAGTCAGCAACTCTTGATGTCCCTTCATCTGAATCGAAGTTGACCAATTGTCCAAAACAGTCATGCGGGTCATGCGTATCGCCGCTTGATCCTCCGTCTCCTGTTCACTGATGATTTCATCGAGTTGAATCACGAACGGGTTGTTGTTCTCGTAAATCTCAGTCAACGAGTTTTGCGGAGTGCTCGGCCCGCCAGTCTGAGTCGGGGTTGTGCTCGTCTCAGTACCGATGTAGGTCACGTCGAGATTGTAGAGGGGCGGTTTGAAAATAATCTTGCCGTTGATGTCCTGATACCCCTCGTAGGTGAGCACGCGCAAGATGTGACGAATCTCTTCAAGGCGGTTCACATATGTTGGGTTAAACAACTGTACGTTACTGACACTCTGATCCGGAGTGTACTGACGAATCGCCGGGAACGGGTTGTTACCCGTGGTATCGGTGACGTACAGGAAGTCCTGCAACTGATCTACTTCAGTCTTGCTCAATTCCTGCTTCGCTTGATCGGACAGAAGCACTCGATCCTCAGTTCCCTTGCTCGAAGAATCCTGAGTTCGACCCGTCGTGGTTGGGCTGTCCTTGTACTGCAACCCGTAAATGTGAACATCATTTCGAATGTTGTTCAGAATTGACTGCCACTTTGCGATATACCCGGCCTGAATTGCCTGTGCGAACGCGCCCTGATTGACTTTACCGGACGGTAAGTCGCCCGGAACCGTAGCCGTACCGTTGTTCAGGTTGAGGTTCGAAACGCCGCCATTCAAGCTATTCGTATAGAAGCCTTCCGTCGATGTTGCACGCACGAACATGTCGAGCAGCATGAGGTACGGGTTCAAATACGCGAGTTGCGTCTGCGTTGGCACCTGCTGATAATTGGAGCTTGATTGTGCGGCAGGTGAAAGATCGACCTGCATGAGTTCCATGAAATGGAGGATACCGCGACACTGTACGCCGATCTCCAGCATCTTGCCAGTGTCGTTGTAGCCGATGTGAGAAACCACGCCTTTGAATACGCGCCGAAGCACCGTCGAACCATCGCTTGCAAAGAAATAACCCTTTGCAAAAACCTGTACCTGCATCATGCTCTGGATGAGGTTGTTTCCACCCGGCATCTGAAACAGGTACTTCTGATAGTTCGGAACCTGAAGACTGAATGAACAGGTCGGAATCAGGTTGTCGGTGTCGTAGCTGGCTTGGAAATTCGTCACGTAGTCGTTGAAATTAACGAGGGTGTATTGACGCCCCGACGATGGGTCGTTGATGAAATAGTTCAACAAATACGGTAGACCTTCGAGGTACACCACGAGATCGGGCGCGGTTTTGACGATTGTGCGCTCTTGCGCTGTTTGCGAGATGTTACGAATCATGTTCGCCATTAGTTACCCCCATTCGCTACGGAGGTCGGCGTAGGTCCGGCGGCTGCAATCGGTGTCACGCTGGTGCCCGGAATATTCACGGTAGCCGGGACGCTGTCGCAGACATCAGTTGTGGTGCTAGGCAGCAAAGCCTGTTGCTGGAAACTGTTCACCGCAGGCGATAGCGTATACGGGTTGTTTGTAGTGGACGATGCAAGCGTCGGCACTACTGAATTTGATGGCGGCAGAATGTTGTTCAAGTTCTGTAAGCTGGTCGCCGACACGGTGTGTTGATATACCGAGTAGGCATTGCCCCGCTGAATGTCGTTCTGAATCTGATTCTGATACGGCGAGGATTTCTGGAACCGTTCCTTCCATGCGATGAAAGAAAGTTGAAAGTCCATTAGGAACGGCGAGTCCGCCGACTGATGAACCTGCAAAGTGTCGAACATCCCGTACCAGATGAAATTGCCGCAATTCAAAATCACGTCCTGATGCATCTTGATGCGGCGACGGGTAAAATCTGCCGCGAGCGGGCCTTCAGCCGCCTGCTCGCCCTCAAACCAGTAGCCGTTGTTCTCAAATACAACCTGAAGCTGTTCGAGATTTCGGTACGATTGGCTGTAGATCAGATATTGATCGGTGTTACCAAAAGCGAAATACTGTCCAGCCGTCTTCCCGCTCAGGTTGACTTGAATCATGTCTTCGCCCCATACACCGAACTGCCATCCAGCACGGGACATTGCCTGTGTGTCAATCGTCGAGCGGCTGATCGATACCTGACTGGGGTTGATAAGGAAGCGAAAGGTCGCGTTCTGCGTTGGATCATCGACGCCCTGCGAATCGATCCCGCGATTCTGAATCACGATGCTGATGTAGTCGATGTACGGGCGTAGTGCCGCGCTGACATAGAAATCCGACTGTTCGACAAGTTGATTGCGGCTGCCGGAGTAGCCGGACGCCTGCGGCGAATCCATGCCGGATGCGGTGTATTGTGCGTTGAAAGCATCTGACAACTCGTTCGGGTTAACCGGAGTCGGAATGATGCGCTTCTCCCCACGGATGGGAAGTTGCGTCGGCGACAGGTTGGGGTTTGCGGCCCCGTTTGTTCTAACGTCGCTGAGGTCATTCGATGGCTGATTATTTGGATTCTGCGCTGCCATATCTTAAAAAGTCCCTGTGAACGGGAAATAGTACGAACTCAGTGTCCGTTCAACTTGGAAAACGAAATTAAAGTTCCATGAAAATGGTTTCTCTGCATCAACTGCCCACGATAAACTCTTGAAATAGCCGAGATACGTGCTATTACGGTATTTCATGACCACATAACCCTTCGTCAGCACATCATTGGCACGGGAGTTCCGCTGAAAGCTTGTAGTTCCCTGCGAAGGCACCCATGCTGTCGGCGAATATTGGGACGTGGAATCAAACGCCCCGTCCGTTCTGGTGTTGTTTCCCTGATACCAGACCACGCCGTTCATCTGGAACAACTTCAAAAACTCAGTGAAGCAGTCTTGAGCCGCAATACGCAATGCTTCCGGATTGTTGATTAACGACTGGTTGGTCACGTTGCTGCTGCTGGTGCTGGGTCTCTGCTGTCCGGTCTGCTGGTTAATGAACGCTTCCTGCACCTGCTGGAAAACATCGTCCGGTACGTCCGCGATGCTGAAGTAGTCTGTCAACCCATACTGATTCATGAACACGCCAGTCGAAGCGGAGCCCGTAATCAAATCGGGCTGCATTCCCCAAAACGTAACGTGATGTCCGGTGCGAGTCTGTTGTTTATTGAACACGTGTTTGCTCTGAACCGCGAAGTCATTCATCGAGCAGTTTAGTTGCAAAGTCGTGACTTCCCCGGTATTCGGATTCGTCAGCATCTCTCCGGTGAGTTGGCTCAGATAGACTTGAAAAACTACTGGCTGCACCGATTGACGAACGCGCTTATTCCCAGTGATGAGGCTCGCATCGTTGTACCACGGTATTTCACTCATCCCACTGGTGATCTCAAGATTTGTGCTGTACATCGCAGCGTAATCCGCATCAGTGATATCTTGCCCGGTCGGAGTGGTCGCGTTCGTTGGGTTATCGCCGACAAGCGCCCCGTTGCTATTGGTGCCCTGCGTAGAACCTGTTGCTCCGGTTTGTTGTCCCGGTACGCTACCTGTCGTTGCCAATTTGTTTGCCGGAAGGATGTCACTTGCCGCCTTGACTGGGACGACACCGCTAGTCAATTGCTGCATTGTGACAGCCGCTCCCGGTGGGTTTGGAATGCCAAGGGCTTTAGCTACGCCGTTTGCCCAATTCGGGTCGGCGGCATACTGAGAGCCCACATCAGCGAGCGTCACCGTCTCCGGATTGCCGCAATAAGTATTGCTGTTCTGATTCAGAATGTGCGCAGTCTGACTCTGGAGCGCATTGAAACCATCCGTGGAAGTGGGATAAATGATGTGTCCCTGATCGTCTACAGGATAGTTGTTCGGGTTGTTACTCCCGCTCGAAGTCACCTTGATATCGCCGGGATTGTTGTTGCGAGCGGGGCGCGATCCAGCCACATTGTAGCCCTCTTGCAGACCGATAGCGGCTGCGAGTGACAACGTGATGGGATCATTTGCGGTTACTGGCATGTCTCACCTTAGCGTGGCGGCCCGGCGTTGGCTGCCTTGGCTCTGTAATAGTCCGCGTTTCCGTTCCCCGCCGTTTCACTGGAACTAATCATGGAGTTGCGTTCTTCAATGTAGTGCTTGATGTCGGCGTCATTGTAGGTGTGGTTAATGACCGTCTGGATGACATGTCCGGTGACCTTGCCAGTCGCATCCGTAACCTGCGTATCCTGCAACAGACCACGTGACTGGAAGGCAAGAATCTGATTCTTGACCTTCTCGAATTGGTCATCGGTGAGGGTAAAGCCGTATTGTCCTGCGGTCGGACCTGTTGTAGCCTGCGTTGCCGTCACATTCATTGAACCCATGAGATCGGTGATCGGTTTATTCAGATCGACGAGGGCATTTGCCATGATGCCAATCTGATCGCCAGCCTGTTTCATTCCTCGTCCGGTGTTTACGCCGAAATCTCTGTCTTTGATGTCGCTGAGCAACTGGCTGGTATCGGTGATTTGTTTGTCGATACTGGTAGTATCTTCGCCATTTGAAACCATCTGGCTCTTGATATCGTTCAAGGCATCGAGCTTACGCGACACAACATCCGTAGCATCCGCTGTGAGTTTTGCGTTGTCGGTCTGCTTCATCACGTCCCCAGCTTTTTTCTCTTCGTCAGCGTTGATGCCTGTACCGAAAATGCTGGAGTGTGCGAAGAAACCGCGAATCTCTTCCAAGATGCCGATGACTTTGTTGAACAACGCGGGGATGATGTTCTTGATTACTTCCTCAATGGTTTGAGTCGCTCCACCGATCTGACGGGCGGTTCCGAGGTCGGTACCCTTTTGCTGCTGGAGATCGGCCTTAGCCATTCCCTTCTGTAGTTCAGTATCGTTCTGGAACAATTCGGCAAGATCGCTGAGCAAGAAAAGCATCTTACCGCCAGTGCGACGATCCATACTCCAACGAGTCAATGCCTTCTGCTGCATCGTAATGCCAGCTTTCATCTCAGCATCAGTCGGCTTATCCAAATTCGGGTCGGCTTTGAACAGGTTGGGGTCGGACTTCTGGAGCATCGCGTATACACGTGCCGCCATTTCCGGACTCTGTTCGGAGGTCTGCAAACGAGTCAACGCTTGCGAGTGCATCGACTGACGCATATCTTCCATGAACGCTGGGTCACCGAGGAACGTACCGCTCAGCATGTTGCCGAGCATCCCGGCGTCAGCCCCACCCTTAAAGAACATCGACGCCACGTCCATGCCTTTACCAGCTTTTCCCTGAATCGTCTTCAGAGTTTGCAAAGTCATAGCACGCATGATCTCAGGGTTCTTATTCAAACGTGTCGATTCGAGACCACCTGCGATGTCAATCGCATTCTTGCCGCTGGAGAAAAGTCCGATACCTTCCGTCGTAGCCTGCGCTGCTTCCACCAATTGATATAATTGGGTGATATCGCGATCCGCGATGTTAGCTCCACCAGCACGAGCCTTCGCGACCATCGTCGGAATTTTCGCCTGAAGATTCGCCACGCCGCCCGGAGCCATCAAATCGGCCATGATGTCTTGAGTTGACATGGCGAGACCCAAACCCTGCATCGCACTACCAATTTTGTTCGCCTGCATTCCCAGTGTTGCTTGCAGGTTCTTGGCGACCCCGGCTTGTCCCGCCGTACCCATTTGCTGAATGATGAAAGCGTTTGTCGCTTTATCCTGTGGACGGTTGACGCCATAGATCGCCGATAAGTTCTGATTCAGGTCTTCGGCGGTTTCAGTTGCCGAGGAACTCAGCATACGCATGGTACCTGCGACCTCATCAATGGCCTTGTTGAAACGGCTGAAGTGGTCTGTGATACCTTCAAGGATCGACACGTACTTGATGCCGGAAATGCCTGCCGCACGCGAGTCCTTCTCGATATTGACAAAGAAATCCTGCGCATCGCTCAAGGATTCCTGATACTGCATCGCAAGCTTGAGCGTGGTTTCAACGCCCTGTTGATCGGTCATGCCTAGAATGCGTCCCTGCACTGAGGCGATTTGCTGCATCTGACCGAATGTGCCGCCTGCAAATTCCGACTCACCCCCATAAGCCCCAGTCCGTTTCTTGTTCAGATTGAGACTGGTAAGGTCTTCGATGTTCAGACCCATGTCCGCTACCGTCTGCGCCATTTTAAGATTGCGTTCGAAATTCAGACCGAGACGATTCGGCATCAGGTTGGTGAGGTTGGAACGAACAATATCCATCGCCTGCATTCCACCCATCCCGCCAGTGAAAATACCGCCCTTGCCGAGCGCCGTTTCAACCTCTTTGTTCATCTTGGCGTTCACATCCCAGAGGTCAGTAAGAAACTCAGCGACCATCAGGTATGGGTTCAATTTCCCAATGATTCCACCCAGAGCGCCCTCACCGGAGACGAGTCCCGCTCCCGGCAATGCTTTCATCATGCCGCCAAGCCCGGTTCCTGCACCACCACCATAACCACCAGCGATGAGCTTCTGCATAAACGTGTACTCGCCGGGGTCTTTACCTTCCATCCCAGCGGCAGCTTCGGAGAATCGTCTACCGTAACCCAACTGACGGTAAGTTTCCGGACGAGAATAATCCATCGGGCCGTGTCCGACCATACCCGCCTTTTGCAAACGTTGAACCATCGCATCGCGGCTGGCTACGAACTTTTCACGTCCGGCTGCGGTTGTGGCAGTAGCCTTCAGTTTCCCGAAGTCGCGGAGATTTTTCCCCGCCTGCGCCATTTGTACCCATTTCTCCATGTCTCTGGGTTTGAGGAAACCGACATCAGCAAGATGCTTACGAACACCCATGAGGGATTTGGAGAACGTGTCCATCGTCACGTTGCCGAGATTCTTGGACAACACGCTTGTTTCTCGATTCAGACGACCAACGAAATTCAGGAGCCCTTGATGCTTTTTATCGTCCAATGCTTCATCGAGATTCGCACTGAGATCGTGAATCGTCGCGTTCAACTGCCCGATGCGCTGTTTTTGACGGTTGATTTCTTTCTGACTGAGGATGCCGCGATCAATCAAGCGTTGGCTGGCTGCGACCATAGCCTCCAATGCGGCGACCGCCTCTCGCGGCATACGAGTCTTTGAAAGGTCTCTGGACATGGTCTTGGTGTAGTCGTGCATACCCTTCATCGCGTCTTGCGCATCATCAGCGGCAGCCACGATGCCGACCATCTCGGTTTTAGCTTTCTCGAACTTTTTACTGATTGACTCGGCGAGACCGGGGAAGGTCGCGAGCGTGTCTTTCAAGCTGGAAACAGTACGGGCATTGTCCGCGATGCTGTTTGCTACTTGATTGAGTCCGTTAACGAGGTTGGTGTAGTCCTGCGGAGGCACACCGCCGCCTCCCGGAGGGGTTCCGCCTCCCGGTGGAATACTACCGCCGCCCGGTGGTGTCATTGGGGGTGTGCCCATTTAGCTTTACTTCATCTCCGTTGGTTCTGAACTCAGACCCTCTTCCGGCTCCGGCTCATAGAGTTTCGAGACGGTGTCTTCAATGATCTGCTTGTTCATGTTGTCAATCTGCTCGCGTGCCTGCTCGAACAGACGGCGTTCCACGTCAGTCATCAACGCTGATTCCGGCAAACTTTCGCGGAGATGGTCTTCGATCTTCTGGCTGTGGGCCATCAAAATCTTCCAGAGCACCTGCACGATTTCCTGACCCCAGCCGAGGAGCATATTTTTGAGCACGACTTGGATATCGCGCTCCTCATTCGTCTTAGGGTCTCTGATAATACGTTGGGCAGGCGTAAGTTTCTTGATACTGACGCCGTTGAGCCACGAGATCGAACGGGAAAGGATTTCAATCTTGACCGTCTTGATCCAGTTGTAGCCCTTAATGCCTTCGGCAGCGACCATTGACTCCATCTCGTCGGTAGACGGGATATTGGAAATGCGCAGCCGCACGCTTCTTCCACTTTTGAGGGTGATAGTCAGGACCTCTTCCAACTCCTCGATGCCAAACCCCTGAAGGCTATCGATAATCTCCTGAAGAGACTTTGGGACTTCTTCCACCTGAGGCGTCAGTTCGGCCTGCGCTACCTGTACCTTCTCATCCATAAAACACTCCTCTGCTTAACGAACCAGCAACAGCAAACTCGAAAAACACCGTTAGCGATATCTTTTGAGCTTATCTACTCCAGATTGAACAACTTCGCGTGCATCCCGGTCGAAATGCGGGCTCTTCTTCTTCGGCAACTGTCCTTTCTTCAGGGCAGCCTCCCGTTCCCGGATTTCTTTTTCGGTGTACACGAAAACCTTTTCCTCAACCACGCCGGGGGTGGTGTAGCCTTTGCTCTTACGCTTGGCTTCCAATGCCGCAACCCGTTTGGCTTCGTCCTTCTCTCGTGATTTATCGAAAGCCGCCATCGCTTTCTCGTGTTTGTCGCCCCGCATCATGCCCAACATTTCGCGTTCGAGATCGGCGACAGAATCACCGGGGTGCCCCCAACCATCACCCATATCGCGCTTCGGATCGGCACGGACGATCTGCATCCATGGGTCCATGGAATCGACCGCCAGCCGCCGTTGAATGGACTTGAGTTCACTTTGCAGCGGATCAGCATTACGTCCGGCCATCGGACGAATGGTCAACAAGGCATTCCAGTTCTCATCCAGACGTTTCTTCGCCTGCTCACGGTACGTGCACAAGGTCGCCCACATCCGGGCGTGATCGGGAGGCTGCGCGATCTTGACGGTTTTGCCATCCGGCATGGTAACCTCTTTGTTTTCATAGGAGGTTACGTTGGTACTGTTACCAAACCAGAGGTTCTCCGAGGTCTGGGTGCATGAAAACGCCGACAGGTAAGGCCACAGAGACATGTCGTATTCGGTCATCCGCTTCACCACCGACATCAGGCTTTGAAGCTCGGCGGCTGACATGTTGTTGATCTGGTCAATATCAAACGAAGTACCCAGCAACAGGATGTTAGTAACGAATTCATTAGGGTCTTTTATCCATCTTTTCAACCACTTACGCTCAGATGGGTGTACCCCGCGCACCCAGCCGACCTGCTTATCGCCGGACATCAATGGACGTATCCGGGCTCCGACTTCGATCAGTTCTTCGCAGTTTTCAGACACCCGGCGACGGACGGATTCGAGGTACTCAGTTGGGGCCTGAGGGGCTTCCCCGGAGTTGATCCGGTCGAGCAGGTCTCTGCCAGAAGGTAGCGGATTACGCCGGGGGGAGGACGCCGGACGTGGGTGCCGAGTCTCGAATTGACCACCGAGGACGGAACGATTAACGGGAGGGGTTGACATTCTTTTCCTCCACAACGATCTGTTCGGAGGATGCGCGGGTCGCCCCACGGAGTTTGGAGCCCTTAGCAATCGCGGCTTCCAACTCGCGAGCCGCCTCCATTTCCTCGCGACCGAACTTGCGTTCCATCATCTCTTCGACCTGTTTGAATGTGTCTTCCTCTTGGTCATGCTGAGCCGCTTCCACCTGTCGGTAATACTTCATCGGCTCCGGTGCCTTGTAAAGACCGAGAGTTGTGAACAGATGGGCGGCAGGCAATTTACCCCTGTACACGATGAAAATTCGGCTGATGATCGTAAGCGGAATCGCCTCAAACACTTTCATCGAATCGGTGAGTGATGTGATCGGAAAGCCGGACACTTCCGTCAGTGCATGGGCAAGCAACTGACGACGACGGTCCAACTTCGGCTCAGGCTTGATCGACAACTCCTCTCGCCAAGTGAGCGGTTTGAACCGAAATCGGTATTTCAGGATGTTGACTTCGACTGTGTCCATGCAAGAAACGAACGGAAAGACCGGGAACCGAAAATCGCCTCAACTGGTTAATACGGAAGAAAACAGCAGCGAACGCGGTATTGAATAGTACGCGCTCCCGAACTGCGTAGTCCAAAATTCGCGGTCGGGTTTGAAGGGGGATGTGTTTCCGTCCCTTACACTCCCCCTTCTCATATAACCGGAGGAATGGGACGGGGTGTTAAATAACTCTCCGAAAGAGGACGACAGTTGATCGATTTGTTCGTGTATCACCTTCTCTCCGGGACAGAAAACCCGGAACTCTACGAGCTATTTCTGAAGAACAGAAAGACGCTCTTGACTATCGCGCAAAAACCCAAGCTGGATGATAACGAATACTACAAAGTGCTTGAGTTCATCATCGGCTACTCCGAAAAGTACAACAAGCTCCCGGAAAACGCCAAAAAACTGAGAGACTTCATCAAGAACTCCCCCGATCTCGATGTCACTGAGTCGTGGACTGCTTCGCTCGTCAATGCCTTGAAAGAACTCAACAACATGGATGAGACCCGCCTGAAACTGTGCGGCGATTTCAACGTGATGATTGACAACGTCATCAACGACGCACGCAAGGACTGGATGCTCTTCACCGCACGCCGCTTTTGCGACATCGTGGTGAACGGGCCGACACTCCAGCAGGAGAAAAAAGGTAAAGACAAAGTGCAGTCCGGGCCGAATGATGCGAAAACGTATCTGCTCTCCGAACTGATGCACGACGTAAACTCACAAACCGAGATCGAAGCTGGTTTGCTCCATGAGAACGTTGATAAAGTCGCGATCTCATTGGACAGCCGCCTAGCCGAAGAAAACGCGGAAGGCCGCATAAAGACTGGCTGGGATCATGTTGACCAAGCTATTATTATTGGTCGTCAGGCACTACGTTACATCGGCATCGCAGGCATGTCAGGTGACGGTAAATCTACGATCCTGAACACGCTGGTGTACAACTTCCTGCGTGGGGGCAAAAACGGTCTCTACCTCAGCTTCGAGCATTCACCGCTCGAAATCTGGGAGTTCATGGCGTTCCTGCATTCCGCACATCCGGATTACGTGGATTGGGAAATGCAGCTTCCATCACTCACTGAATGGGACTTGGCGAAAGACCCTGAGTCCGGCGTGACCGTAACGAAAGAGCACATGGAATTCATGGGGCAATTGCTCAAGGATATCCAAAGCCGCAAGAACCTGCCCGGTTTGCTCGATGTGCAGGACGCATCGCGCATCGCAACCTTCGATCAGTTCGTGGCACACCTTGAAGCGTTCAACGAGAAGTATCAGTACGACTTCGCGGTGATCGACTACATGGCACGCATGGACGTTGGCGGCGATGCCCGTTGGCGTGAGAAAGAGATTGGTTCCATCATTCACCGTGGACAACTTCTTACCCGCACGTTCGACAACGGTAAAGGCTTGGTGCTCGTGACGCCGATGCAGATCAACCGCGAAGCTCACAAACAGGCTGGACGCGAGGCAAAAGATGCCGCCGAGAATCAGAACGAAGGTTTACTGGTTCCCTACGACATCAACGCTGTCGCGAATTTCAGCGAATACCAACACGATCTGGATTACATCTTCGCCGTATACTCCACCGAAGACATGAAGAAAAATTATCAAATGCTGATGCAGACCCTCAAGGTCCGCAAGGGTAAGCGCCCGAAGCAAATGATGATGAAAATCGATCAGGTCTCCGGTATGGTAGCTCCCTATGTTGGCAAAGAGCCCACAAAGGCAGTATCCTCCATTATGGAGGAAGGTGATGATGAGCTACCTCCATCGACAGATACGCCGAAGTCTGAAGTCATCGATTTCGGAATTGACATGGGTGACGGTAAATGATCGTTGAAGGCGATGGGCTCTGGGATGGTGAGCGGTTACGCAACGTCGGCGACGTGTCGGCGTTAGCACACTTGTTCTTTCCATTCTGGTGTTCACTAGGAAACAACTTCGCCCGTCTTGAACTGGATTGGAGACTTTTTGCCGAACACGCCAAGAACCGTTTCGGCAAACTGGCTCCGTCCATTCAGGACATCAAAGAACAGTTCCGGCTTTACGAAGAGAACTACCTGATTCTCACCTATGAATCCAACGGCAAGCTGTGGGGTCAGTGGGATGTCAAGATCAAGAATCTTCGACGCCACAAAACCGTAAAAGACAACGACAGTCCCCGCCCTCCCGAACCACGGTACACCGAGTGGTTGAAGAAGTACCACCCGGACAACTGGCAGGAGCACCACTCGTTTTTCGATGACGATAGCATCTCCGCTAAGCGGTCCGTAGCCGGAGCTAAGGGTGCTGCTGTGACTAACGCAAAGCGGCAAAAGTCGGCAAAAACAATTTTTGCTGAATTTGCCGAGCGGCAAAACGGTTTGCCGCGTTTGCCGAATTTGCCGAAAAATGAACACCCCTCCGAGGATGGTTTGCCGAAGGGTAAAGTCGTTGATTCCATTGGTCAAAGTCGGCAAATGGCGGCAACGGTCGGCAACGGTCAGCAAAACGTGCGTGGTATTGGTGTTGGCAGTGGCAATACTTTAGAAGAAGAGGAAGACTCCTCTCTCTTTACCACCGAACCGAATTCCAAAGAAGTTGACCTCGAAGGTGTTGATCTGGATTTGTAATGATCTCTGAACAAGACATCCAATCCCTCTGTTCCTACCTGTCTCAGGAAAGCGGCACTCCTGTCCAAGAAGATTGGGCTGAGCACGCAAAGCGTGCATTCCGTGCCATGCCCTACAAGGACGAGAACAAAACTCTGGCTCTTCATCTGAAATGTGTCTGGTGGATATTCAACACCGACACTTCCACTCCCGGTAAGTTCAAAGGTTGGGGTGCGGTGACACACAACATGAAGAACTATGCTGATTGGTTGGAGAAAGGTGCCCTCAAGCGTCAGTTTTTGGAGTACATGAAGGCCAAAGCCATTGCCAAGAAAAGTGCGCCTCAGGTTGTCGCCGAGAAAGCCAAAATTTCTGATCTCATCAAGACCGACGCTGTCGGGCCTTTTCAGTTCGCGATGCAATGGAACAAGTGCACTGAGAAGTGGACGGCGAATGATTTTCGTCGTGCCATCCTGTACCGCTCTTACGTTGAGAACAACCCGTGGTGGAGAACCAAGATTGTTGAATCCGAGATTCTCGCTCGCGCCGATGAATTTTGTGCGATACCGATCACGTGGAGCCTTGCCTACGACGGTATTGGATATTATGGGTGCCGGAAGTGCTTCGGAACTAATCAGCGCAGAGTTTACGAAAACGATAGAGTGGTGGGTTTTGCGGATTGCGTGTGCGTTCGCTTCGTTCCAAGATTGCCTTTCATCACTACTCTCGTCGGTGAGTACAACGATTCAAACCCAAATAGCGGCAAAGGTCAGCAAAAACGCAAATTGCTGTACGAGGCTCTCTCGCAGTATTTCATCGAGGACTCATTTTTCCAGTAACACTGCTATTTTGAAAAACGCCTGCCTCGGATTTTTCCAGTACCACTGCCATTTTCAGAATTCTTATGTTAATCGCATGTGAAAAATTTCTACCAATCTCGAACACAATAGTGTCGAGTAAACCGCACGACTCATTCATTTTTCTTCCACAGAGGGAACGTTCGCATGTCACGCAAGCTGTCTTCTTATCAGACGTACATAGCCAAATCACGCTATGCTCGTTGGCTTCCAGAGCAAAATCGCAGAGAAAATTGGGACGAAACAGTCCATCGCTATATTGAATTTTTTACCCCACGCATCCCCGAACCTGATCGTGAAGCGACCGCCGCAGAGCTAGAAGAAGCCATCGCCGGAATGGATGTAATGCCGTCGATGCGTGCGCTCACCACCGCTGGTCGAGCCTTACAGAAAGACAACTGCGCTGGCTATAATTGCTCCTACATCGCAGTTGATGATCCGAGAGCATTTGACGAAGCCATGTACATTTCGATGTGCGGCACTGGCGTCGGCTTCTCGGTTGAACGTCAGTACGTCAACAAGCTGCCCGAAGTCCCGGAGAATCTTTTTCCGACTGAAACGGTCATCAAAGTTCGCGATTCGAAGATCGGTTGGGCGACAGGCTTTCGCCAACTCATCACCTTGCTTTACGAGGGTCTGATTCCCAAATGGGATTTGTCTTCGGTTCGTCCCGCAGGTTCGATCCTGAAAACTTTCGGCGGTCGTGCTTCCGGCCCTGACCCATTGGATCGCCTGTTCAAGTTTACTGTTCGTTTGTTCGATGGTGCCAAGGGTCGTCGCTTGAATTCTATTGAGTGTCACGACCTGATGTGCATGATCGCCGACATCGTGGTTAGCGGCGGCGTGCGCCGTTCAGCAATGATTTCGCTTTCCAACTTGTCTGATGATCGTATGCGTCACGCGAAGAACGGACAGTGGTGGAATGAGTTTGAGCACCGCCGTCTGGCGAATAACTCAGTCGCTTACACCGAGAAGCCAGACGTTGAGATTTTCATGAAAGAGTTTCTCACCCTGATCGAATCCAAGGCTGGCGAGCGTGGCATCTTCAATCGTGCTGGAGCCATCAAGCATGTTGCCAAGATCGGTCGCCGTGCTGTCGCCGATGAAAAAGGCGATCAGTACGCCTTTGGTCTCAATCCCTGCGCTGAGATCATCCTACGTCCCAAAGGTTTTTGTAACCTTACGGAAGTAGTCATTCGTCCGGAAGACACGATCAGTTCACTCAAGAAGAAAATTCGCTGCGCTACCATCCTTGGCTGCCTTCAGTCCACGTTGACTGATTTCCGCTACCTACGCAAGGAATGGCAGAAGAACGCCGAGGAGGAGCGGCTGCTTGGCGTCTCCCTGACCGGGATTATGGACAATCGCATGATGTCCACTAACGGTCCGGAGTTGGCGAGACTTCTTGACGAGCTTCGTGAATATGCCATTGAAGTTGCAAAGGAATGGGCAGGCAAGCTCGGTATTAACGTACCAGCGGCTATCACCTGCATCAAGCCGTCCGGCACAGTGTCGCAGCTTGTGGATTGCTCACCCGGCATCCATACGCGCTATGCTCGCTGGATTTGGCGTGCCGTGCGCGAAGACCGTAAGAATCCGGTCGGTGCGCTATTGAAAGCGATGGGGGTCTACTGTGAACCTGAATCATCTAAACCAAACGACGTGGATGTCTTCTACTTTCCACTGGAGTCCCCGGTCGAGTCGGTTTGTCGCAACGACCTCAACGCCATTCAGCAGTTGGAATTGTACCTCACGTACAAGCAACACTGGACTGAGCATAATCCCTCCTGTACCGTTTACGTTAAGCAAAACGAATGGCTTGACGTTTGCGCATGGGTGTACCGCAACTTTGACTTCATCGGTGGGGTGAGCTTCCTGCCACACAGCGACCACATTTACAAGCAAGCTCCGTACACAGAGATCGACGAAAAGCAGTATTTGTCATATAGAGACAAGCAGCCGGAGATCGATTGGGCCCGCTTGCCTGAATTCGAAAAGGAAGACATGACCACGTCAGCCAAAGAGCTTGCCTGTTCTGCGGGGGTCTGTGAGATTGTCTAATGGTGTTCTCTAATGGCAGAAATTCGCTTAACGTTTAAGATCACGCTGACCAACGGCGAGGAAACTGAGCAAACGATTTCGGTTCCCGCAACCAACGATGCGCCGTTTGAACAACAGGTGATTTTCTGGATGAACAAGGCGCTGTCGCAGTACGCTCAGGTGGGTCTGCTTCGTCAGACGGACAAGGACAAATTCCTGCTCCTATGCCCCAGCCAGATTGCATTCGTCGAGTGTCAACTACCTAGCATTGTGCTCGCCGGGGCTGGTGATGTTCCGGCAACCCCCAAGGTGACCCTTGATTAAGCCACAGGGATTGAGCCTCGAATGGGTTCTGTGGCTGGTCGTTTTCATCGGCGCGTATTACGCGATCCGTCCGGCTCCCGCCGCGTCGAAACCGTATCATCCTGATCCGGCAGCCGCATGGTGTGACGCTCCCCCAGTCGATGGGGCGGGCGCTCCGGCTGCATGTAATTGATTCTACAGCCGAAAATACTATCCAAACTACGGGTTTCACTGGTAGAATAGAGATATGAACACACCAGTCATCGATGCCCTGCTTGCCAGCAACGCTGAAGGTAGCTCCCATTTCACCAAAAAGGATGCCTTTAACCAGCGGATGATTAACAACTTGCACGAGGCAGTTAAGGGTTTCGAGGGTGCGGTAGCCGCCAAGAAGATTTTCAACACCGAGTACAAGGACGGCTATTCGAGCATCAGCCGTGCGGTCGAGGAAGCGTTCGATGTTCAGAGTCAAGGTATCGCCGGGGATTTCCGTGCAGTGAGCCAAGGCTGGAATCGAGATAGCGACCCACGCATGTATCTCTGGTATCACCCCTCTTTCGCCAATGTCGGCGGGGCACTTAAGAAACTCCAGAAGTTCGAGGGCAAGGACAAGCTGGTCGATGCGTTCCTTCCGGTCCTGAAAGAAGCGGTTGCCCTGCTCGATCTCTGTAAGTCCGCGAAGCCTTTTATTGTCAAAGGTCGCAAGCCGAATCCGAACTATGTGCCGCCTGACATGACCAACACCGGGCACTGCGCGATCTGTGGCAAGCAACAGAAGTTGACCCCGGCTCAGAAGATGGTCGATCATGGATTTCAGATCAGCAACGGCGTGCACTACTTCGGTGCGCGTGTCGGCCACTGTTTCGGCGTCGGCTATGCTCCGTATCAGTTGTCGAACGAGGCCAACATCGCATTCAAGGCGTATCTGGAAAAGATGCTCAAGCAGACGCAGAAGAATCTGGCTGAGTTGAAGTCCGGCACAATCACCAAAGTCAACAGCACGAAGCGCGTGAAGGACGGGTTTAGCTGGAAAGACGAGCCCGTGGTTTATGTCAAGGGCAAAGATGAGCCCTTTTTCCAGCGTGAATTGGACTCTATGATTGACCGCGCCGAGTGGCAGGAAGATACCATCAAGTCTGATATCAAGCACAACGACGAAAAAATTGCGAATTGGACACAGAAGCCACTTCCAGAGGGGCAGGTTCTCGGTATATTCTAGGGTATGGCATCTGCGGCAGTCGCCCCGGCGCGATTATATCGGGCTCTTAACGATAAGGAACTCTCGCGGCGGTTCGCTAGCCGCCCTCTCCGTGCTTTGTTCGACGAAGCATACCACCGTCATCGCGATCAGATTTATCACGTCTGTTACAGCTTCGTGCGCAATCAGGACGATGCCGAGGACATGGTCAGCCAGACCTTCCTGAAAGCGTGGAAGGGGCGCAAGGGTTTTCGAGCCGACGCCAAGTTCTCTACGTGGCTTCATCGAATCGCTGTCAACGAGTGTTTGATGTTCATTCGCAGCAAAAGCGCATTCGGCCACGATGCCCCCACGATCTCGCTGGACGCCGCAGTACCGAACACTGCCGGGGACGACTTCGTCAAGCCCGATGTTCCTCTCGATCCGCGCACGCTCGACCGCATGGTGGATCACCAGCAGCTACAGCGTGCTCTGCTCCGGCTGAGTGATGGTCAGCGGGAAGTGTTCGATCTGTATTTCTACAAGCAGCACACCATCGAAGAAATCCAGAAGAAATTAAAGCTGAGTGAGCCAGCGGTAAAGTCCCGCATTTTCCATGGGCGGCAGAAAGTCCTCCGGGCATTCGGTCGGCTGGATACAGCCGAGATGACCTAAGTAACCCCAAAATAATTTTCAAAATCCTACCCTTTTCCCCGACCCGGCTGGTAGAATGTGAGTGTAAAGGGACACCACGTTACGGGACGCAACGAGAGCCCGAACACGTAACTGGAGGTTGCTGCGCTTCCAGCGAATTGCCCGAACAGTTAGCGGCGTAACCATCTGCGGGGTGAACAGTATGAGAAACTAATTGCGGTGACCCATAACTGATTCGAACCAAGAAAAAATTATAGAAATTTCGCTCATGGGCTACGGCCCCGGAAACTACATCAACGGCTCCACCCCTTTCGAGTTGAAAATATCCTAGTCAGGGCTGGAGCCCCAATTTTTCGGCGGGAGCAACGAACGAGGTTCAAGACCTCGATCTTGCGTCTATGACGCGGGGTAGCTTGAATGGGTAGCTTCGGCGGCTGCGCTGATGCATCAGCGTTGTCCGTGCCCCCTCCGCTTTATCTTATGCACAAAATTCTCCACATCATCGAAGTCTGGTTCTCGGTGGCCGCGCTCTGGATAGTGTTCAAGGCATGGGCTGGTGGTTGTTTCGAGACGGGGCTGGAAGGCTGGCTTCTGCCGTGGGGCAAACCGAATCCCGGATGGGATGCGCCGACCGAGGATGAGATGGAAGCTATGGGGTATGACCGATGGATTATCGAGTTGAAGTTTTAGTTGACAACGTGGTGGTGAAGTGCAAGACTGATATTGCGCCGGGTAAGATGCCGATAGAGGTCAAGAACCTCTCGCTGTGGGCGCAGTCGAACCGCTACTTGGCGTTCGACATCAAGGTAACAAAGGTTTAGCCAGCCGGGGCTGGCGTTTGAGGTTGGGGCGGTTCTATTTGCTGAATGAAGTGCCAACCGGGGAGACCCGGACTGAACGATAGATGGAACCACCATCATGATTGTTTTTGGGACTTTGTTGCAGGTGGTGTGCACCCGCCCCACATTATGCCGTGTCGTCTAGCTTGGTTAGGACGCTCACTGGAGCGAGGCTTCTGCGAAAAGGGCTATCGCTCAGTCCGAAGTAGTGGAGGTCTGGTGAGTGGACTTGGGTTCAAATCCTAAGCACGGCACCCAATTTCTTAACTACGGTATTAGATAGTGTAAGCCCGGATGTGACCGCTGCTCTGCATGTTCTCCGGGCGCTAGGAAAGCTGCCCGGTGGTGTCAGGCCGGGTCAGGGCGTGTAGTTCAGTTGGGAGAGCGGTTGCTTTGCAAGCAACAGGTCATCGGTTCGATCCCGTTCACGTCCACCAAGTTTAGATCGGAGCCGTCATCGAAGATCGGGATGCAGGTGGTTCGAATCCCCGGACGGCGATAATCACGCGGAGCGGGTTGAGCCGGGTGAACAACAGGCATGGTGCTGAAATCTACCGGGTTCGATGTCCCGGCTGTTGTGCCGATCAATTTTGAAGCGGTGACCGTAGTGGGAACGGGTGCGAGGGAAATTCTGCACCAGTCGAAAGACCGTGGAGTGGAGTGAATCTGGTTTGTTCCTGTAGGATTGGGCAACCCTTCCGGGATTAGGGCAAGCTGGTGACACCAGAAACGCTACCGAAGTACCAGCAGGAATCGCTTCAAATTTTTCGTGCAGGGTAAACCGCCGTATACGACCAAGGCTCATTTGAGACGCGGGATAGCGGTTATTGGCAAGGGAGAGCCGGAGAATCGGAACCCGTTTGGAGCCTACTGCACGACTCTTTTTATGCAGACGCCGAAACTGGTTTACGACTTCATCCGCAGCCGGGTGTACATCGCGACTCGATACACCGAGGACGCAATCGGGCGGATCAAGGTGCTGGAGAAGCACGACGTGACCGAGGACTTCGATGGTATTGCGGTCCGGCGCGGATTCTGGGAAGAGACCGAGGTCGGGCAGCAAACCAGAGAGAAATTTGCAGCAGCCGAAAAATAATTGTTGTAAGTTTTCCGAATATCTGGTACTATGTATTAGACAGTGAATTTCCGAGAGGCATTATGAACTTCAACTTCACCAACGCGGGATGGCAGACGGGCGCTGTAGGCGCGGTCGCCGCCGTGTGTGAAGCTGAAGGTATTGTCGCCGCAGGAGCGGCGGATAGCGTGCCCTCGGAGGGTTGGGATGATTAAGTAACTCCCAATCAGAGACTTCCGAGGGCGACCTGAAAAGGTCGCCTTTAGTTTTTTGCAGTAGATGTTGCCCGGTGGAGTGAGTGGCCGAAACCCCTTCTCTTACAAAGAAGGCTTACCGCTGGTTCGAATCCAGTCCGGGCAACCAGATGCGGGATTAGCTCAGGCTGGTAGAGCGGTTCGTTGCCAACGAACAGGTCGAGGGTTCAAATCCCTCATCCCGCCCCAAGTTTAGGAGTGAATGTGAAACGCAGCAGACAACGTATCGTGAAGCTGGTGACGACCGTGGAGGTCGAGAAGCATGATTGGGGATTCCAAGTGAATCACCCGACGTTGGGTCTGGTTGCGACTGCTGACACCGAGGATGAAGCCCTGTCCAAGATGGACAAGATGGTTGTTCGGCAGCTTGAGTTTGATCTGGCGCACGCGAAAGCGAAGCCAGCAAAGATGGGCCGCTAGCATAACTGGGAATGCATCGCACTTGCAATGCGAAGGAACGGGTTCGAATCCCGGCGTGTCCACCAAGTTCAGATGTACCTGTAGTGGCTTAGCCAAGTGGTAAGGCGACCCTCTGCAAAAGGGTTAATGCGCGGGTTCGATTCCCGCAGCCACGTCGGGGTGTTGGAGGAGTTGGAGTCCTCGCCTCCCTGTCACGGAGGAGATCGCGGGTTCGAGGCCCGTACACCCCGCCAAGTTTGAAGTAGAAGTTCGGTGACGTACCATAATTGGCTAATGGGCTCCCCTGTCACGGGAGAATATGGGGGTTCGAGTCCCCTCGTCACCGCCAACGCATCCGTGGCGAAACGGGAACGCGGCGGTCTGCAAAACCGTCATGAGTCGGCTCGACACCGACCGGGTGCTCCAAGATTGATGCGGCGAAAAATACAATTCGCGATGCTTTGGATAGCAAAGCGGTTGAGAGCCGCAGCAGACAGTGTTGAGAAACACGCCCCAGTCGTAAATGAGGGGCGACCGACGCTGGAAGATTTGATGTTAGAGAATCGCCGAGGCGATTTGAAATAGTTCTTTTACAGTTTGTGTCAGTGCCGGACGGTCGCGAGTGGCGTTTGTTTCAGCAGGCGTCATTCGAGGAAAGTCGGGGCACCACAGGATGGCGTACCAGAGAGACACTGGGCTCCGGTGTGCTTGGAAGCGTCGGCGAAAGCCTTCCCAACCAAGTCCCCGGATGACGATTAGAGCAACAGAGACGAGTCGGCGTTAGTACCGCAGCACGGGCTGCGGAGGCCGGGTGAAACGGGCAATCTCTACGCGGTGCAAGCGCAAATAGGCCGACAGGAGTGATCCGCTCCGTTATGAATCGGCGGGTAGCGTGCTTGAGCGTTACGGCGACGTAACGCCTAGAGGAATGATCGTCCTCGACAGAACCCCGCTTACAGGGCTGACACAAAATTGATGGGCGGGTGAGGTATAACTGGTGGTGCCGTGGGCCTCCAACCCACTGAGGCAGGTTCAATTCCTGTCACCCGCTCCATGCGACCATAGTTCAGTCTGGTAGAATGCTTCCTTGCCATGGAAGAGGTCGAGGGTTCAAATCCCTCTGGTCGCTCCAGATTTTAGTTGTACGGGTTCGGCTAATCGGAGCCGAGTGAACGCGAGATACCCTTCTCGCACCCGACGCGGGAATAGCTCAGTTGGTAGAGTGCGTGCTTCCCAAGCATGAGGTCGTGGGTTCAAGTCCCATTTCCCGCTCCAAGTTTTTGTGGTATCATGTAGTGTGGCGAATACTACATTCAAAGGTGAGATTGCCGTCCAGAAGGTGATTCTTCGGGCAATCGAAAAAGATGTAATCGCAAGCAAGCCTGTCGTTGAAGGTTGCCGTTACGATCTGGTTTTAGATGTTGATGGGTTGAAGAGAACCCAAGTGAAGTATGCTGGACAGACTAGGAATGGTGCAATAAAAGTTTCGGTTGCATCACAAGATAGCCGGGGCAAGAAAGGTAAGCGATACGGAGAGCATGAAGTCGATCTCATAATCGCGTATTCTCCGATCACGGGAAAGTTTTACAAACTCCCACCCGAAGTCTGGCGAGGGAAAAGGTTGCTTCACCTACGATACGAGCCATCGAAGAACAACCAAAAGATGGGTTGTTTCGATGCGAGAGATTTTGAGTGGTAACAAGTTCGGGCCTATGGCGCAGTTGGGAGCGCGTTTCCATGGCATGGAAAAGGTCGTGAGTTCGAATCTCACTAGGTCCACCAAGTTTGGCGAGCGTCCGAGTTGACGTGCTCGAAGGCTGCAACCTTCCACGTTGACTGGCTCTGGCGAGTAACGGACGGAAACGCGGATCAGCTTGCAGGCTCCCGTGGAGAGGGGTTCGATTCCTCCTCGTTAAATTTTCAGCGGTTTTATTACGTATTATAAAACCGCGTTTGACTGAAATTTTATAGCGTGGCCCATTCTTCTACGCTGGTTAGGAAAGCGGCCCTTCAAGCCGAAAAAGGGGGATCGTCGCCCCCATGGGCTACCAAATTTTGAGTGCTGTTAGCTCAGTCTGGTTAGAGCGGTTGCTTCACACGCAACAGGTCGGGGGTTTAAATCCCTCACGGCACACCAAGTTCGTTATGGAAAAGTTACTTCGCAAAATCGGGGAATGGTTGAAAGAGTGGGAGTGCAAGCATCCTTCTCTCGTTTGGTCTCGTCTCATTAAAGTGGGAAAGCGTATGGGACGCATGTGTCCTGATTGCGAAATGTTCATTGAAGATTTGGGCGTGTAGTTCAGTTGGGAGAACGCTTCCCTCGCACGGAAGAGGTCACGAGTTCAACTCTCGTCACGTCCACCAGTTTTACGGATGCCTAGAAGTTGGAGGCACGCAATATCAGCGGCGGGTTCGATGTCCGCTCCGTATGCGCGGCTAGCTCAGTGGTTAGAGCACTTGCTTGACACGCAAGAGGTCGCAGGTTCGAGTCCTGCGCTGCGCACCAAGTTTGGAAGTGTAGCTCAATTCAGGAGAGCAACATACGACGCCGCGAGGCGCACGTGGCATGTGGTGCAGTGAGAGGCTCACCCACTTCCAAAGTTTTTGTACCGGGTTGGTGGGGGAATATATCGAATACCCCCATGCGGTGTCGATGACGCGGCTGCTATCGCTAAACGCGGCACTGCTTTGTGACAACCCTGATCGAAGCGGCTGCATAATGCCCCGTCCATAGCAGTGGATGGTCAAAAGCAGCCGTAGAGTTTACGGCCCTATCTTCTAGTGGCAGGAAACCCGACTCTCAATCGGAAAACGCGAGTTCGATTCTCGCTAGGGCTACCATAATCTGAACTTCGGCAGGTCGGCAGGACGCCGAAGATTTCCAAGGCGACGGGCTCTCGTCGCCTTTCTTGCGACCGCAGGACATCCCGTAATCATGGGGGAACACCGGGGCGGGTCACCTTGACCTCCCGATAGGGCATTCCGCAGGTCACCGTATTTGGCTACCTGACCGCAACCGTAGTAGCAGAGGATGTCTCCGGTGTGGTCTTCGATGAGTTTGCCCATACTGAAGGTTTCTGTATTGGGCTATCGTAAAAAGCGGGTTGCTCCGCTTTCCACGCTGTGTATCCCACGCCGAGAAATACAACCACCACTACCGAGATCAACGTGTTTCGTAGTAAAATGTAGATTCGTCCCAGTTTCATCAGTTCGTTTGAGTCCATGTGAATCCTCCTAGTTGATAAGTCGCTCGGACGGGGCAAAACGCACCATCCGTTAAAAATAAATCGCACGACAAGGTCGAAGTGTTACACCCTGTCGAGGATAAGTACGTTGGCGGGGTCATTTTCTCCCGGCTCTTCAGAGATATAAACGGATGAGACGGGTAAATCTTTGCACGATATTTTCGCTCCACTAGGAATATGCGTGGGCGGGGCAAATCCTTACATTTTCGGGTATTAAATCTACAGTGAAACTCCAACTCATCAGCGATCTGCATACCGAGTTCTACGACATGCCCAAGGTCCACCAGATTCCTCTGGCGAAGGACGTGGACGTGCTCGTGATCGCAGGTGATCTGATTGTTCCTTCCCGGCAGCATCCCAAGGTGGTGCAGAAGGTCATCCAGTATTGGGCGGACAAGGTGGGACATATCCTGTACGTGTCCGGCAACCACGAGTATTACGGTGGTCGTCGAGAAGAGGTCGAGTTCAAGTTGCGGTCGTGGATGCCGAGAAATTTTATCTGGCTCTACAACGATGAGATCACCATCAACGGACAGCATTTCTACGGCGGTACGATGTGGTTTAAGCCGGAGCCGTTGAACCAGCTTTACGAGAGCAGTCTGGCGGACTTCTCTGAGATTCATGGCGATTTCCGCAAGTGGGTGTATGAGGAGAACGCCTTGTTCCGGGAGAATGCCATGAAAGTGGTGACTGAGAATTCGGTCGTGATCTCTCACCATCTGCCGCACCCCAGATCAACGCCGTTGCAGTTCATGGGCAGTCCGATCAACCGCTTCTTCGTGTCGGATGAGTCATATCTGATCGAACAGAAACAGCCGAAGCTCTGGTTGCATGGACACACGCACCACTGGTGCGATTACAATCTTGGCAATACCCGCGTTCTCTGTTACCCTTTCGGTTACCCACATGAGCGACCGAAGCTTCCGGAGAAACAACAAAATTACGAACCTGAGGTAGTGGAATTATGAATCGTGAACACGTAGGACAGGGCGCACGCAAGGCGGCACGCCGCAAGCTTCGTCACGCTCTTCGCAAAACCAAACTGGCTGAACTTAGCCGCCTGCATCTGTTCTCTCCCGCAGCCCTGAAGTTTCAGGCTCGCATTGCTGTGGATCGCGAGCTATCGCAGGGTTCCACTGACAAGAACGCGCACGGTCGCGGTTTGGTGAGAAAGAATGCCTAGCGATCACGCCAAGATCAGCTACCTCAAGAGTGCCATACGCATTCTCGCGGCGGCGTGTCTGTTCGGTGTCGATCATCACCCACTCATCTGGGTATTTGCGGTGCTGTTTATCATCGCCGAGATCATCGGCATCATTGAGGAATTCGGACATTGAGACCTGCGCAACAAATTCCGACTGACCCGCAGCGGCAGTTGATGCAGACTCTCTGCCTGTTCATCAAGAAATATGGCGTGAAGTGTGATCTCGGCTACGCGGTCGAGGTTTCGTTCGACAAATTGGAAGAAGTAGCCCTGCAAGCTCAATTGCAGGTGGATCGGGGAATTAACGGCGTCGTTATTCGATATTTCCCGAATATTACAATCGAGGGGGAACTATCTGATGGTGGACGCACTCAACCTGCCGAAACAACCGAAACGAATGAGCAAGACCGATCTGGAGTGGTGGATTCTGTTCGGAATCGCCGTCGCCGGAAAGGGCGCAAAGCAAACGCAAGAAAAAATGCGAGTGTTCCTGTCGGACATTCCGAATCCGAGAATCAGCGGCTCGACGACCTCGGACACGGTGATGGCGGAATTCCGAAAGACGGCGACCCCGTTTGAGCGCGTTCGCTACCTGATCTCCGAAGGCAAACTGCTCTCCCAGATGCGAAAGCACAAGCTGGGGAAATACAAACTTTTCAACAAGGCATTTCGTTCAGCCATCAAACTTGATCTGGACACCATCACGGTCGAGGCTCTTGAACAAATACCCGGAATCGGTCCGAAGACCGCTCGTATGGTCGCCATGTACGGCTTTCCGGATACTTGCGGCGATGTGGCGGTTCTGGACACCCACATTCTGAAGTGGCTCCGGCTAAAAGGTTACAATGCTCCTAAATCCACCCCACAAGCCGGGAAGAAATACCTGACGCTGGAGCAAGCTTTTATCGCCGAGGCGAAGAAGGAAGGCAAGACCCCAGCCGAACTAGACACCGAGATTTGGCAGGCTTACGCCATAAAGCCCGGTTTTACCGACAGTTACGAACAATCCGCCTAACGTGATTCGCTAGTCCGACTTCGGGGCTCTTTTCATAGGAGCCCTGAATAGATGCCCGTCCGTCTTTCCATTGCCAAACTTGCCGCTTCAGCCGTCGCCCCGCTGACGACAACTCCCCAGTTTTCAAACGCTTTGCTGGAATCCGGAGCGACGTGGGCTCAGGATGTGAACTATCTCCGTGACACCTACATGGAAATTCACTCCATCTGGGAGCGTCTGAAAGACCCCTCGCAGGATAAACAACTCTACACCGAGACCGAACCCCACCTTCGTGAACTGCTCCTCGGCTTGGAAGACGTGAGTAAGCAGGTCACCAGTCGTGGTGACGTGTATCGGGACGTGACCAATGCCAGCCACGATGCTGAAATTGCCGGATCGTATGCTTCGGCTGAAGACTACGGGCTTGCTACGGTCTATCAGTCCTACGCCATGATGAAACTTCATCGAGTGCTCGATTCCCTCACTGCCATGGCGAACAAGAGAAAGCACGGCAGCCGAAAAGTTGGCTATGGGTACGATGTTAGTGGAGAAGTTCAAGAAGGCGGCGGCACCAGCGGTCAAGACAACCATCTGTGGGACTCGGCACAGCCGCAGGATCATCACGAAACAAAACCCAGCCCGGTGAATCTGGAGACTGATTTCGAAGCGGAGCAGGATTTCCCAGAGTTGGCCGAATTTAAGAGCAAGCGGGTTGAATTCCCGGCGAGGATGAGTTAATGCCGAATCCGACAAGAGTTATAGTTTTCAACACAACTGATGCACCCGCTGCTCCGGCGATTCCTCTTCAGACGAACTCCCACCTGATGGACATTGTCACCGCAGTAGACGGCGTAATCCAGCCGACACCCGGCCCGTCTGCCGCAGGCGTTCCGGTCGTGCTCAACCCCGCTGGTGTTATCGATCCCAGCCTGATTAACGCTGGTAGCAAGAACACGGTTGATACTGGCGGTGTGACTAGTGGACAGTTGGTCGGTATCTACGTTCCAACGAGCGGTCCGTACATCGGTCAACTAACGATTCAGCCAGCGACAGCGAACCCAACAGGTGTTGGTGAGACGGCTCCGGCACCACCGTCTGGCTATCCGCTGGCAGCGGCGGGTTTTGTCTCAGCATCCGGGCTTGCTGGCACCACGGCAACAGTTTCGTTTTACGGCACATTCAACTACAACGACCCACTGAGTGAGTTTTCCGCATCGTCCATCGGTATGCAGGTGTACCTTGCCGACTCCGGCGACGGATCACATGGCGTCGGAGCTATCACCCTAACGCTGCCGAGCGCACCCGGAACGCTCAAACAGGCGGTCGGTATCGTGGTCGCCTACAATTCGGGTGTCGTCACGTGCGAATTCGTTCCATCATTCCCCGGCAGCATTCCGGTTACATTCGGTAACGTACTGGCAGGTACCAACACAGGTCAAGCTCTCGTGGTCGGTACGGGATCGACTCTATCATTTTCCGGTTCCGGCACCATTAACGCAAATCAGATCACCGGAGACCCGGTCAATACATCCGGTCGAACGAGTGGACAGGCTCTTATTTGGAGCGGTACCGCATGGGCTCCAGCAACAGTTTCGGCGGCTCCGGGCGGTTCTAACGGACAGCTTCAGTTCAATAACTCCGGCTCTTTTGGTGGGGCGTCCAACAGCAGTGTGGGCGGTACGGGTGCTGTCGTGCTTGGCAACGTCAATGACCCCAGTCCCGTTTCGACAACCGCATTTACCGTCAGTGCTTCTGGTGGTATCGCCATCTCCGCTCAAGACTGGTATAGCTCGAACGAAGGTTTCATTGTCGCAAACATGCAGACTAGTGGTCTGTTGAATGTTCAGGGCATCAATATCCAGAGCAGCATTTCCATCGGGGCAGTTCCGCCGCTAGTCGTTCATGGAGGTAATGCAGGCAGCCCGGACATCGCAGATTTTATTACAGCCGTTGGCGGCACACCATCCAACGTCAAGACCGTTTGGATCGATTACAACGGCAACTTGAACCTCGGCGGCGGTGGAAGCGGCGGCATCAAGGACAGTACAGGATCACTGGGCACTTCCGGGCAGGCGCTCACAACAACTGGAACTCAAGTTCTCTGGGCTTCCGCTGATACCAGTGTGAACATGCGGTCGCAGCGTTTTTCCGCAGGCGCGGTCGCCGCTGGGACTTTTGCCGGGCCGTTCTCGATCACCTTTTCTCCGGCATACGCGGACAACAACTACACCGCTGAAATCAGCGTTGAGCTTGATACTGACGCTGGGTTTGCACCCGTGGTGACTGGTGGGTTTACAAAGCAAGCCGCAGGAGCGGGAATCAACGTGACGGTGATGAACAACGACAGTAGCTCACATAACGTGACTATTCACGTAATAGCGAGGCACGACTAATGGCTGGATTTACTGGCTGGGAATATAACGGCGACACATACGCATCGGGCACGGGCAACGTTTACGCTGCCTCAAGTGTCAATGTCGGGTCTTTGATCTCACCCGGAGCCATTCTTACGGCTAGCGGTACAATTGCTCTTCAAGGTACGCCGGATTTGTCAGCAGGTGACCAACTTTTCCTTTCAGGAAATTGGATAGTTACCAACACCACACCTGTGACTTCTGGGTCTGCCACGGGTTTGTCCTCCATCGTTACCTACGACGGTCAAACAGCATCATCGACATCGGTAGTTGTGTCCAATAAATTGTTCGCTCAGACATCCGCAGCGACAACCGATACCATCCAGAATTTGTACGGCGTAGAAGTTCTCGCATTTCCGCAAAATGCCACGAATGTGAATGGGCTTTCCACGGGCATCTTTGTCAATAGCTCAAACGCCACGACGGGTAATATCGCAGAATGGGGCTGCGTCAACGTTGTATTTGCGGGTGCAAGTCAAGTGGGGACAGTGGGCACAGCAGCGGCAATTCACATCGAGTCGCCCACTGGTAGCTCAACCATTACAGGCACCGACAAGAATGTCGGCTTGTTGATCGACAATCCGATCATGGGAGCGTTCACGAACGGGACTTTCTCGATTTACGCAACCGGGCAGATGCAGATCAACTCAAACGGCGATGCGACAACGGATATCGCTACGTTCTACGATCCGACGAACGTTTATAACGTCGTGCAGATTGCTCAGCCGCTTAGCGGAAACGCGGCGGTTGCTATTACAGGCGATACCAATGGTCAATTTGTCCTAAACTGCACCACAAACGCAGGATCGGCGTCCTCTTTTGGCACAATGTACAGATTTGCGGGGGCTGGGCTGGGCGCTGGAAACGGATTACAAGGCGCTATTTTCACCATGAACCCGCAGGCGTCGAGTGGGTCTCCGGGTAGTGATTACACCGCTCTTCAAAGCGAGATGTACGTTACCCCAGCCAACGGATATGTCGATCCGAACAACTACACTGGTACAAAATCATACGTTTTCGCTCATGGCTCAGGGGGAGCGGCTACGGTTTCGGGGTATGTGGCTGGTTTTGGGATGTACATCGTCGCGGGAAGTCCCGCGCTGGCGGATGTGATCGACAATGTGTATGGTTTCCGTTCAGACTTCACAGTGTCGTCAAGCTCTACAGTTGTCAACGCGGCAGGTCTGTTTGTGCCTTCTCCCGGAGCCGTGGTAGCGAATGCTGGAACGATCCAACACAACTACGGTATTTACATTGGCGATCAAACTGTAGCTGGCACTGGACAAAACTATGACCCGTGGGCGATCTATTCACCTAGCAATAGCCGTGTGATTTTCGGACCTGCGGATTCTACTCTTCCTAGCTCAGTTCAATTTGAAGCCGCGTCTACGAGTGCTGTCTATCGTTTTGCAAGTTCCGGTCAAGCGAAGCCATTCTCCGTTGCCAGTGTCACATCGGTTCAGATCACAAGCAATGTGGTCACCCTGCAAGCGGTGAACACCTTCTCCGTTGGTCAGACCGTTCAGGTTTATGGATTCACGTCGGCGACATTCCTCAACGCGGTGGTGTTGGTCATCACAGCGGCGACTGGTACTCAGTTCTCCGCGAACTTCACTCATGCCAACTACGGTCCGACTGCGGAAGGTGGTGCATTCGCTATCGCTGCTGAGTACAGCACGGCATTCTCCGTTCAGTCAGCGGAAGACCCGTCTGTTGGCGGTCAATACACTTTGAGCGCGATGGAAGCGGTTCTCGGCATCTCAACCGCTAGCGATCTATTCGTGCCAGCAGGGGATGTACCTGTTGTATGGCCTTCGGGCGGTGTGGTCGGTGGAAACTTCACGGGGAATCATGAGGGTGCGGGTCGCATTTACGGTCAGACTCCCGTACAGACCGTTCAAGTCACTAGCAACGTACTCACAGTTGTTCCGCAGAGTGGCAACCGTTATTCACCTTGGATTATCGGCACTACGCTAACGTTCTCCGGCTTTACTACAGCAACATTCCTCAACCCGGCGACGATTACGCAAACTCAAGTCGCGTCCAACGTTCTTACAGTCACTTGTGCGAACAGCTTCGCCAACGGACAGACGATTCTGTTGAAGGGGTTGACTACTTCGACGTTCCTGAACTGGCAGGTTGTGACGATCACCACGGCAACTGGCACTAACTTCACTGCGCCGTTCACGCACGCGAACTACGGACCGACTGCTGATACCGGGTCTGCTAACCCAATCGCGACCGTTACTGCGTCTTCGTATTCTGGTGGTGGTGCGTCACCGATCACGGCGACCTTCGGAACTCACGCTGACGTTGGCCTGACTACAGACACGACTGGCGTGATCGTGGGCGGCACATTCCTGACTACCTCTGGTGCAGTCATAACCACGGCAGTCAACGCCTCTACAGGCGGTATGGACATGGTGTGCGGTCAGGTTATTGATACAGGACTGCAAGGTCACGCGAACAATGTCTGCGGTACGTTCTATACCCAGATGAGCGATCAAGCCGGGTACGCGGACAACCAGTACGCAATCTACGTCCAAGATCAGACGCAGACGGCTCGCAGTCGCAGTGGAAACGTCTGGGCGATTTATGTTCAGGGCGGTACGTCCCGCTTTACGGGCGTGGCGACCAACATCCAGACGATCACCACGACGTACACAGCTACGGTGAACGATTACACGCTGCTTTGCAACGGTACGTTCACAGTTACCCTGCCAACAATAGGCACACTGTTAAGTGGTGCAAACCCACAAGGTGTCAAGGTCGGACAGCTTTTCGTCATCAAGAACGTAGGCACAGGCACAATCACAGTTTCCTCGACAGCGAATATCGACGGGGCGACAACCTACACGATAGGAGCACAGTACCAAAGCATCACCGTGCAGTGGGACGGTACGCAATACTGGATCATTTAACATGGCATATATCGCAGGACGCTCGGTAAACGCACAAACCGGAACAACCTACACGATCTCGAACGGCGATCACGACAGGCTAGTTACGTTTAGCAATACGTCGGGCGTGGCCGTTACGTTGCCGCAAGCAGGTACCTCCCAGCTATTCCCCGCTGGCTGGACGACCCATCTCCAGAACATTAACACTGGAACGGTCACTATTACGCCTACGACTTCAACGATCAACGGGCAAACTTCAATCACGCTGTTCTCTTGGCAGACCGCGACGATCACATCAGACGGTACAAACTACGAAGCGTTCATTCAACCCTTCAGTAGCACGGACAACGCTGCGGTTCTCAGCAGCTATTTGGCAAACGACGCTGGTCCGGGTGCGGCACGTAACCAGATCATCGTCCGCAACATCAACACAGGCGTAAACAGTCAGCGCAAAGCGTTCAATATTTACCTTGAGCATGATGGTGCTGCGGCGTCAAATTACGATGCTCTCCAAGTCAACCACGGCTTCACGGTAGACGCCCACACACCTTTGGGTCAAGGTCACAATGATGGCGTAGAGTTTTTGACTTACGCTGCCGTCGCCAACGCAACGTTCACGTCAGTTGCCAACGCTTCGGCTGGTACGACGGTGTATACCGGGACGATTCAGAATGGTGCAAGCAACGGACTGGTTGGCTTGACCTACGTCGTTACGGGTTTTACCAACGGCGCAAACAATGGCACTTTCCAAGTCACAGCATCGACTTCGACAACCCTGACATTGAACAACGCAAGTGGTGTCGTCGAGACTCACGCAGGAAGCGCAACGGCACTCACCACTTTCACATTGACTTCTGTTGCGAACCACAGTGGCTCGACCACGGTTTATACGGGTACGATCCCCAATGGCGGAAGCAACTTCTATGTCGGCTGGCCTTTTCGTGTGTACGGATTTACCACCGCAGCCAACAACGGATATTTCACATGTACCGCATCAACTACAACCACGTTGACGTTGAACAATGCGGCTGGCGTGGCAGAAACAAATCCGGCGAACGCCATCTGGTACTGTGTTGGTCAAATCAATGCCATGAAACTTCGTTGGGGCGCTCAGCAAGCAGCCAACGTCAACAACATGGTCGGTATTCTGCAATACTTACCGAGTATCGCAGCAACATCCAACATTGAGACCTTTACAGGGTTCAGCCTCGACTCTCCGGGCGGCGGTTTCGGTGTTTGGAACTGGTATTCCGTTGTAGCCAACAGCAATCTCAATGGTTTGACGCACGTTCAAAACGAAGTTGGTCTCGTTGCCGGAGGTACATCCAACCCATCCGTATACGGCGCAGGCATTCATGCTCTCGGAAAGAGCGCAGGTATCGTTGTTCATGATGGTACGGCTGTTGGAAGTTTCATCGGTCACGGTCTCGTATCAAATGGCCCACCAGCCACTCTCCACGATGGTTGGTATGGCTTCACGGGCTCGCCTGAAGGCGCGGTTTCTGCGAATGTCGGTTCGATATATTCTCGACAGGATGCAACCATCGGCGATTCGTTTTACCTGAAATCCTCAGGAACAGGTAACACTCTGTGGTCGCCTTCCGACTCTATCGGCCCGATCAAGACAGTCTCCACGACGTACTCTCTGACGAACTCAGACAGCACGATCAACTGTAACGGAACTTTCACGGTGACACTGCCGAACACGGGTGTTCCTACAGGAAAGAAATATTGGATTAAGAATATAGGGACTGGAACGATTACAGTCTCCTCAGCGGTTAATATCGACGGGGCTACGACCTTCCCTCTCGGCACTCAGTACCAAAGCATTAAGGTGCAATGGGACGGAACTCAATGGTGGATTTACTAATATGGCATATAGTGTTGGGGCAATTCAAACCGCGATAGTATCGCTGTCCGCTGCGGACATCGGCAACCTTTATGCAACGCCGAAGGTGGTCGTTAACGCACCGGGTGCGGGATTCTTTATCTGCCCGTTGACTGCGTATTTCCAATTCTACCCCGGTACGCAGCAGTACGGACAGAGACATCTGCCAGTCATCACCGAGATTGCTGGTGACACCGGGAACAGAAACATGGTTGCGCTGTGCAGCTTTGAAGGCAGCACGGAAATCGGTGCTATTTGGGTTGCGACCGATAATGTGCTGGAAAGAAGCGTCTTGCGCTGAGGCGAAGAAACTCAGCAGTGAACACAACAGGGCGAGAACTCCGAAACGGAGCTTTGTCATTCTTTGTTTTCTCCTGAAAGGATTTGAAGCTTTTGAGAGGTCGGGAACCGCGCACTCCTTCCCCTACCCCAATAAGATAACATCTCTACACCCCCATGTCAAGCTTATTTTTGATAAAGTTAGCGGGAATTTCGGGTATTAAATAACGTGAAGATTCGTGTGGAAAATCGAGGGCCGAGCCGGAATTTCTACGACCTCCGTGAAGAGTTGATCGACGAAGGCAAGAAGTTTGACGAGGCAACGCTTCGCGTCTTGCCATACGACCAACTTCAACTGTGTTGCATGGGTAACGCAGGGGACGCCGCATGTACGCCCCGACAGGTAGCGGAAGAGAAAGCATTCCGTCGTGAGCGATTTTTGGCTCTCGAAGAAGACGAATTCAAGGACTGCGAACGATTCCTGCGTACTGAAGGCATGTACGATGACGTGATGTTCGAGATCGCGGCTCGTAATGCTCCACGATGGGACGATCTGAATGATCGGCAGAAAGTTTGGGCGAAACTGAATTGCATCTACAACCATGTCGGCAATCCAGAGTCGCGCATTGAAGACACGATTGTGAGCCTCCAAAAATGCGGAACAACGTGCTTGCCCGAAGACGTGTGCAAGCATTATATTCAGAAGTTGAAGAGTCTGCTGACGGTTTATCCGGGCGGCATCACTGACGACTTCTTCCGTACTCAGATCGAGGACATTCGGGACACCATCCGGGACTTCCTGCCGGATGATGAGCAGATGGTTTGCCAGCGGCAACAAATCCGGGATTTTAGCTGTACGTCCGATTGCTTCAAAGTTCTAGTGTAAGTCATTGATTTTATGGACAATATTCAAGGCGATCCGCTACCTTTTTTCGAAGGCGAACAGGTAGAATATAGTGTGACTACTGTGACTGCCTCCAAACGCAAGTCGGTCTACGAAACTTCCACGGATATCAAAGACCATTTCCCGTTCGCCGAAGCCCGTGACATCCAGATTCAGGCGATGGAGGGCGTGCAGGACACGTTTACCAAGACGAACAAGAAGTTCTTCATCTTCGAAGGCCCGACTGGAACTGGAAAATCCGGCATCGGCATCGCGGCAGGTTCATGGGCTAAGACCCTGCCTGTCACACAAAGCACTCGCGGCGAAGATTGCCAGCGGATGCCCGGTGCCTACTTGCTCTCTCCGCAGAAAACCCTCACGGCTCAGTACATGGCTGACTTCGCCGACATGGGCTTGAAGGAACTCAAGGGCAAATCGAACTACCTCTGCCAAAACTTCACGGATAGTGAAACTGGTTTACCGATGAACTGCGAGGACGCAGAGGATGTGTTCGAGGATGACCACAACATCGACTCTTGCACTGGCTACAAGCCTGCTAAGCGTGCGTTCATGGATTCCCCGCTCGGTGTCACCAACTTCGCCTACTGGTTGAATGAACAGACACACGCTGGACAACTCCCGCAGCGCAATATGCTGATTCTTGATGAGGGTCACAACGCAGAGAATCAGATTCTTGGCTTCACGGACACCGTGATCGATCAACGCCGTTGCGATGAGTACAGCGTGGCAGGTGGTCTGCCGACGTTCTCGGCTGGTTACAACGAGGACGTAGCCAACTGGCTGACGAACGAATTCATCCCGGCTCAACAGACGTGGCAGCGCGACATCAAGTCACAACTTTCAGTTGCTCGTGACACTGATGACAAGCCTCTTACCGTGAAGTTGATTCGCAAACTACGTGCCTCATCCCGGTTCATGGAGCGCATCAACCTGTTCATGAATCAGGAGGACAAGCGGGATTGGCTGGCGTGGTCGGATTGGGATGAGAAAAAGAAAGGCACCTATAAGGGCACGAACAACCTGACGATCAAGCCGCTGACTGCGACTTTGTTCGCCGACGATATCATGTTCTCGAAGGCCGACAAAATCGTGTTGATGTCGGCGACGATCCTTGATTTCCCGACGTTCATGCGAAACTTGGGGATCAAGTCATCGGATGCGACTTGCCTCGCGGTCGATAGTGAATTCCCGCTCGACCATCGCCCGATCTATTACAAGCCCGTGGGCAACATGGGCTACAAAACCCGCGAAGCGACCTTGCCGAAGATGGCAGAGTTCGTAGGCAAAATTCTGGCGAAGTATGCGACCCACAAAGGCATTGTTCACACCCATAGCTACGAGATCAACAAGTACCTTGTGAAGGCTTTGTGGTCTGACTACGGTGTACGCATCATCACGCACGACAACAAGCCGGGAAGCCGCGACCGTGCGGTTCTGGATCACATCGCAAGCGACCGCCCGACCGTACTATTCTCTCCGTCGATGACCGAAGGTCTCGACCTGAAAGAGGATTTGAGCCGTTTCCAAGTCATCACGAAAGTGCCTTATCCCTTCCTTGACCCGTATGTAACAGCCCGTATGGAGCGCGATCCTGCGTGGTATCAGTGGCTCACGGCCCTGACGCTGGTGCAGGCGACTGGTCGTTCGGTGCGCAGCAAAACGGACAAGGCGCACACCTACATTCTGGATTCAGGTTTTGCCGACTTCTATTGGAAGAATCAACGCACCACCGCCAACAGCATCGAATTGCCGAAGTGGTGGACGGATTCGATCATCGGCATGACGGCTCCCCGCTGGTTGTGAAATGAGACCCTCTCGTCCCCGGTTCCCGCATGTTCGTGATATCGACTTCACGAGGGCTCTGATTCAGCAGCAAGTGACGATGGATTATCCTCTCAAGGAAGGCTGGCGGAACTCCCAGAAAAACGTCCCGAATTACCGCCTTGAGGGGCAGACTCGAAAGATTGTGTGGTTGGTCGATATCTACGCCGGAAGCCATTTCGTGATTACGGTCGCGGATCGGTACACGCAGATTTGCAAATCCGTTCCTTCAACGATTCTTTTTTTGCGGCGGATGCTGAGGGTTTGAACTTCGCACGGATCGCTCGACCGAGGCAGAAGCTTGCGAGTCCACTGAAAATGTCGTGCAAACGGCACCAGAAATTCACAGTCAGTTGCATGACGTTACCCCTATGTTGGAATTGAGTTTACATTCACTCATGCGTTTCGTATCGGAAAAAGTTTCACTAACTGGTATTTCTAATTGAGAGACATGTCAGAACGACCGTTGGTCCCAATTCGAAATGCCGAAGATTTGAAGAAAGTCCTCTTCGTCCAGCGCACTGTCACCGAACAGGCGACGAAAGAAATGGCAGCCATTGCCGAATCCGGCGTGGCAAATCCGCTCACCGCTAAGCAGTTCATTGCCGAAGAACGCAAGCTGCTTGAAAAGTATGCGAACTATCCAACCCTCTCCGAATTCACCGATTCTCTCTCCCTTATGAACGCCTCAAAGTGGGGAGCGACCTTCGGCGTGGCGATTCTGGTGGGTGGTCTAATCCTCAAAGAAGCTGAGGGACGCCTGCCGCACATGAAGCCCGTTCTCCGGCACATGCTCATGCTTTTGCTCAAGGAACTCTATAAGCCTGAGCATCGCTACTTAATCGAGCCCCTCGAAAAGAATCTGACGATGAACTCCAAATCCATGTCCAAGAACAATCAGGCGGCAATCAAGCGGCAGATCGTGATGGAACTGACCGACGTTCTGATTGCGGTCTGCTCTCGATATGGGCTGGTCTCTAAAAAGAACGGCGTGTCAATCACCCCCATTGGTTACCGCGTGTTACTGCACATGGCAGACGCCCAACGCTTCATCGATGAAGTTTCCAAGGCTCATGGCCGTTTTCAGGCTATAAAGCCAAGATTATCAATGGTTTAGGGCTACCTTTTTTCGCCTCCTAGCTGGTAGAATATAGGTACGGAGGGGAATATGGACAACCAGAATATCCAACTTTCGCCGAAAGCGACCGAGCAGCTTGAGGGCTTGATCGATGTGGCATCTTTCCTGACCTATCCCGTCCGTCTGGTCATCAATGGCTGGCGACTATTCGCCGTCATCCTGCTGTCTTTCGTGCTCGTTGTTGGCGGCTCGATCTTCTGGTGCTTCACTGCGCACCGTTCGCACGCCGATCAGATGAGCGATTTTGCGAAGCGGCAGGATATGGCGACGGTGGACTTCACCAAGTCAGCCGGGGCGCAGGCTCCGTTCGCGATTCATGTCAAGTACATTTCCACGCTGGACGCGGCGTATGCTGGCGACGGGTGGGTCGCTGACCGTTCGGCTGATCTCTCGAAGTTCTTCTCCTATTGCAACGCGGACGCGGTGAAGGTTCGCCGCTGGAGCGACGGTTATCGCTGGATTTCAGACAAGAGCAACGTCATGATGACGGCGTACCTAACAGGTGCGCGAAACATCGATGCCCTGCGCGTGGCACTGGCGGCAATCAAGGCTGGTGAATCAATTCCTCCGTCTCAGTCCTGCACTGCGGTGACTGGCGATGCGGCGTTTCTCGAAGCGTACAAGAGCATCGTGATCCCGAATGCCCCGGTGATTACGTTCACGCACGTCTTTTCGTTGAAGAGCATCAATGCGGTCTACAACGAGAACGAAACGATGAATCTGATGACGGGCATGTGCGTGGTCGGTCATTGCACGGACGCCGACTTGGTGCCTCGCAATGACTCGATCTTTATCGATTTGATTCATCCGCAAATGACGGCTGGTCAGCAGGAAGCTATCGATGCCCTGTATGCTACTGGCACGCTGGAGTTCTGGCAGGCTGCGGCTGAGGCGAACGGTATTCCGATTCGAGTTCATGCCGTCCGCGTCAGCACGTTTCAACAGGTTAACGCCCGTGATACGCGCAAAGCGACTGCCTCGTACCTGTCGAGCGATGACCGTATGATGACAGTTTTTGAATTCGCATATATCGCCTTCGTGCTGTTCGTAGGCATCACGACCGTGGTTTATATCCGCCACAAGTACCGTGAGTACCGAGAGCGCCGTCAGGCGGTCCGGGAAATGGCGGCGTAAAAAGCCATCGGATTGAGTATTGAACCCTATGAGGAATCCCCTCATGGGGTTTTTGTTTGTACAAAATCTACCTAGCCGCGTCGTTCGAATGGATCGAGTTGATCCGGGAGTATGCCCGAATACTCCGGTCGCTTGGCTTCGTCGTTACGTCCCGCTGGCATGATGAACAGTCCTACAGCGACCCAAAGACCAATATCTCCAAGCCCGATGGCTCCACAGACCTGAGCCGGGAAGAGCAGGCATTCGGCTACGCCTGCCGCGACATCCGCAATATTCTCGAAGCCGACACATTGATCCTGTTCACCCCCGGCACTGCGTTTATTCGCAACACCCGGCTGGCTGAGTTCGGCGGTGCCCTCTTTACTGGACGTAAATGCATCGTGATCGGTCCTGAGAACCCAGAACTTCGTGCCAATATCGACACGATTTTCGTGTTCCTGAAAAGCCTGCCCCCAGACTTGCAGGCGGCGGGGATTCAACCTGTGGAACACTTCCACAAGTGGGAAGAGTGGCTCGGAACCTTGATAGCCAGACGAACTGTAGTACAATCGGCTTGTGAGCAATAAACTACGACCGGGCGTGCGTGTGAATGGGCAGCCGATGGTGCCGCAAATGCTCGACACGTATCCGACAACCAAGAAGGTCAATGTACTGATCGGCGACAGTGCCGCTCAAATCCGTTTCGCTGAACGATATCTTTCCGAGGTCCACCAAAGCGATGTCACCTGTAAACTCGTTCCGATTCTAAATGACGAGATGGTGCAGGGCGCAGATGTTGCGCTACTCTATCGCGTGGATCGTTTACGTCATCTGGAGTTGTCCTCCGGTGTGAAGTCCAAGATTGGAATTTGGTCGCTCGATCCTATCGAACGCGGCAGTTCCGGGGCGAACGCAATCATCAGGTTCGCGGCAAAACTACTCGACAAAGAGAAAATGCCGACCGCCACGATTGAGTCTTACGGCAATGAGATGGTGAAAGAACAATCCCGGCTGAGCTACTCCGGCGAGGTCGAAGATGTCTTTGCGGCGATCTGGACTGCGATGTACCTTCTGCTCGGACCTGAGCCTGCTCCGTTCAAACCGTGGGCTCGTCCGTGGGACAATCACCTGACATGGATGCCGAAAGACGTAGACCCCTCATATCGTCTTAACACTTTGTACCGGGAACTGGTGATCCATGTTTTTGCACGAGAGGGTGATGAATACGCTGCTCGGAAATTCGCTTCCGGTAGGTTTAAGCCCAAAGAATTCAAACACTTGAAAAACCTCAAACTACCAATTTCCAAGGTTCGAGACAGCATTCATATCTTGGGTACGTGGCAGAAAGAAAAAACGGACCCATACATTTGTGCACTCAAGATTGCCAAAATCTGGGAAAGATCGTAGTATTATATCTGAGTGGGATAACCTCCCCTATAGGAGAAAAAATGAAAGCAATTCTGTCGATTTTTGCGGTTCTGGCGATTCTAGTCGGCTCCGCTTTTGCTCAGTCTGGGGCATTCGCACCTTACGTTCAAGCAGGCATCAGCGCCTCTTCGACGTTTACGGGCAACAACTCAGTGACCGCCCGTAACCCCAATTACATCGTCGGCGCTGGTATCGAATCCAGCACCAAGCACCTGTTGCTCGATGTGAACGCAAACTTCAATTCGCAGGACTATCGCACGTTCGGCATCAGCGGACTCAACAACAACAGCTACGCTGCAACCGTTACGGGCACAGGTTTCCTGAAGGTCGGCAAGCTTCTGCTTGGCGGCGGCACTTACTACAAGAACACAGTGACCACGGGCACGATCAGCAAGTTGCTCCCCGGTGCTGGTGACGTTTTCGTCCCTCTCGTGGGCGGCGGCTTCCAGTTCTCGCGTGACCGCATCACGGCTGTTTACGAACTGCCGGGTCGTTCCGCGACCAATCAGCGTACCGTGGACTTCCACAACGAAGTTTTCCTGACCAAGAAGGGCCACCTTCGCCTGACTCAGGATGTTTCGTTGAATTCGTCCGTGGCTCAGATCACGAACAGCAATCTCAGCCTCTCTCAGCGTGTCAGCGGTGGTTCGGCTGGCGCTGGCTTGAAGCTGGTGTTCTAAAGGTTCCCCCGGCGATTCACTGATCGCCATCGCCCCCGGCCACAAACCGGGGGCATTTCTTTTTTCCCAATTTTTCTCGCATTTTTCGAGTATTTGATAGATGAGGGAAAAATTGGCATGTCCACTGGTAAATCAAAAGCTGGTCGTGACGAATTGACTTCTCGGGTCCAGCAGACGTTGGAACTTCCCACGAAAAAGCAAGCCGAAAAGATCATCGATACGGTCATTGCGGCACTCGAAGCGACTCTTCTGAACAATCTGGACAAGTCCGGTTTCACTCTCAAATTAAATTCGTTTGGCAAGTTCACCGTTCGCCATAAAGCGAGTATTACACGAAAGATTCCCTTCGTGAAAAACCCGGACGGGACATTTGCCACGAAGACGACGAACGCAAAGCGCAAGGTGAAATTCGTTTCCCTCGGTGATCTGCGCAAGTCGGAAGTAGTACCTAAAACTGAGACCAAATAGGAGACCTGAGACCTGTGAACAAACTGAACTTTTCAGAAGACGAACTCGATGATGTGAAACCGCAGCAAAAGAGCACTACGCAAGCTGCTGCCGCCGCTGCCCCGGCTGAAGACCCGGTCGCCGCGCTGGAGCGTCAGCTTGCTGCTGCAAAGGCTGCCGCAGCCCACAAGCCTGCCGCTGCCGCAACACCCGCACCAAAGGCTGCCCAACCCGCCGCTGTTGAAGATGAGTTGGATGAGAAGCCCGTCGCCTCCGGCAAGTCCGGCAAGAATGCCGTTGTCGAGGAAGAAGATAACATGGACGTGGATTTCGGCGACGATAAACTCGCCACACGCCCGAACCAACTGCCACGCTGCCGCCCCTCCGAAAAGGGCAAGGCTGTGCGCTTCGCTCTCCTGCCGTTCATGAAGCCGAAATCGGCGAAGAATCACTTCGTCGAAATGCCCGGTAAGAAACTTACGGCCCGCTGTCTGACTCCGCAGGACGCAGATCAAGCTGGTTATTGCTGCGCCAAGCTGGGTGAGGACGGCGAGTTGCACGTAGCCGCTCTTGTCATCCGCTATCTCAATGCGGACAGCAAGAATGGTGCGTTGGATAAGAACGTCGCCATCGATTGGGAAATTCAGTACGTCGATCTGACCCGCTCGAACTATCGTCAGGTGTCGCATCTGGTGGACGAGTTGATTGAAGACAACCCGAACATTTCCGTGTATGACATCGATATCGTCATGCACCACGACCCAGATCGCGCCTTCGGTTATCAGTTCAAGCGCATCTCGCAAAAGGCCCGCTGGAAGATGAATCCAGAGCTTGTCAACGAGGTCAAAGCGGCGGCTGAGAAGTTCACCAAGGACGATGGCAAGATTCTGAAAGCGCGTCTCGGCAAGAAGATGACGCTGGCGGAATGGAAGGCTCTACTCACCACGGGCGCTGCTGGCGCTGAAGAAGCCAAGCTCGACGACGTGGTTGACCTCTAAACACGCACTTGTACCCCTCCGTATTTCCCGTGTTTGTGGGGCTAGGCAAAACCTAGCCCCATAGAGGTTTTAAGGGTATAATGAGACATGGAAACTCCAGAGACAGTTGGGCGATGGGTTCAGGAAGCTTTTCCTGAGTGGGCGGGGGCAAAGGGTCGCGCTCTCGCAATCGTAGAGGAAGCCATTGAATTGGCTATCGCGGCGGGACTCACCAAAGAGCAGATTCAATCTGCTGTCAATCTTTCCACCGGACAGCACGAACGTCGTATTCAAGACCCAAATTATGTAGCAGAATCGGACGAGGGCGAAGTCGCCGATACCATGCTGAATGTTTACGCTTACGCCTACGTGCGTGGCATTGATCTGCAAGCGGCATTGGACAAAAAGATGGCGAAGAACCGTGCCAAGCCGATTGAGCAGTACCGCGCCAAAACCAAGTTGAAAAAGAATCTCGGTCTGGCACTTGATACTTTGTAATGCTTATCACTGGTGTTGATTTCGAAACTACTGGCAACGACCCGGAAAAGAGTTACATCACCGAGGTCGGCATCGCCACGTGGGATACGGAATTGCACCAGCCAATTAGACTCACGGGCTACCCCGTCAATCCCGGCGTAGAGAATCTGGAATGGGACCCAGAAGTCCTAGAGAAGTTCCCCGACGCCCCCGCCCTTCTCAAGTACGGCATTCCAGACGATAAAGCTGCACGACAATTCTTCATTCACCTGCAAGCAGCGGAGATGCTGTGCGCCCACAACGGCAACAAGTTCGACAAGAAGTTCGCCAAGAAGTGGGCCGACCGCCACAACTTTGAGTTCCCCGAAACCCTCTGGATCGACACCTTCACCGATCTCCCGCTGCCGCGAGGCTACTCGCGCAAGCTTCCCTACATGCCCATCGATCATCGTCTGTATCCGAATCCGTTTCCTCACCGAGCGGTGTTCGATGTGGTCAGCATGTTCACGGTTCTCGATCAATACCCGCTGGAGAAAGTGCTGGAATTGGCACGCAGCCCGGTGATGATCGTCAAGGCACTGGTGGGCTTTAACAACAACCAGTTAGCCAAGGATCGCGGCTATCGTGCTGAGTACAAAAACGGCAAGTTTGTGATGTGGTTTCGTGAGATGAAGGAACTCAACATCCCGGCTGAGATGGAAGCGTGCGAGGCAGCAGGATTTCAAATCGAGACTATCGGATTTGCTGATAGGTAAAATTTTCTGCATGTTACTGTACTTTTTCGACTATCAGGTGCAGTATTGATACCTATATGTGACCTACGTCACAACATGTGAGGGTTCCATGAAGTTTTGCCGGGTAGCAAGTTTGCTTCTTCTGTTGGCAGGGACTATGCTCGGTCAGGCCATGCCTTCTTATCAGCCCTTTTTCTTTCCACAGGGAATTCAACAAACAACTGATCTTCTTCGTCAACGCGAGGAATACGAACACATCTTCCAAGGAACATGGGACTGCAACCAAGGCCACGGTGGGATGGATTCGACTCTCCCCGGCAGTGACAGCTACGCGGTTGTCACCGACGTTGTGAGCACGTCCAGCGTCACCGCTAACCCGACGAAGATGAAGATCATCATCGACCATGCTTACAAGATGCCGGATGGTCGTATTCGCTACACGTCCCTCTGCGGTCAATATTTCCTCACTCAGGATCAGTTGGACGGAACCATCAACGCTCTCAAGCAAATTGTGATTTCGGCTTCCGAACGTGACAATGCCTTTTATCAGGTGGTTGCTGAGAAAGCGGTGTCCGCCCGTGCTGCAAAACTGGGACTCAAACGTGACGAACTCGTCGCTGAGTTAGACGAGAAGGTCCCAGATTATGACATTACCTTCCGCGAGTTGCACCGTCTGCCAAAGCCCTCTAAGGCTTCTGACTTTGTGCCCCGCGAATTGCACCTTGGCTACAACCCGCCCCTCGGCGGCATCCTCGGCGTCACGTGGCTTAACACGGGTGTGATCTATTACAACCCGAACGCTTGGATGACCGATTACGTTAACACTATCCCCAAGATCATGCAGCACGAAATGGTGCACGGCAACATCAACTTCGAGAAGTTTCCCATGTCAGAAGCTTTTGACGTGGAGTTGATGGCGGATATGCCCATCGTGCTTCTTTCCGAAAACACCACGGACTTCCCCACCCACGGCTATGCTACGGACATTCGTGAACTGGCGGAAATCTACTACGGCTTCGATTGGGATCAGTTCCGCTCGGACACGATCAAGTTCGATTTCGCAGGCAACATTGTCTACGATGACGCGAACTACGTCTATTACTACAAGCAGATCGATCAGATCAAGGCAGAAATGCTCAAGTTCTTCGAGGATGTAACCATCCCTGAGTTTTACTCGGACCCAGTCTGGTGGTCAGCGATGAACAACATTCGCGGCGATAACAACAGTGTGTTCCGCATGACGATGGCGTTGAAGTACAATCCGACCATTCTCGACGGTGCTGCTAAAACGCTGGACTGGTTGGAATCGCATCGCGAAGAGATCAAAGAAATCGGCGATGAAGCGTTTCAGAAAGGACTCGGCGGCGGGGGCGGCGGTATGGCTATGGATGCGACAAATATCTCGCCCTACATGATCGAGCAGTACAATCGCATGTTCACGGCATCAGAGCGTGCACAGATTGAAGCCTTCATGCGTGACCACCCGGAGAAGCTGAAAGAGCTTCAAAAAGGGTCTCCGGCTCAGGCGTTAGAATTCCTTAGCACGTTCAAAACCAGTTCGAAGGGGATGGCGAAATGAAGAAGTACGCACTGTTTGCAATACTCACCGCTATTCTGTTGGGAACGGTAGGCTGCGTGCCGCCGTACCGTCAGACGTTCGATGACCGTGGTAAGGAAAAGCACTGGACTAAGAAAGAAATTCTCGCTGCTTTCGCCTACTACGACAAGATTGGTCTGGCTCGTGAGACCAAAGAAGGCTCCGGCAACTACGTGATCCTGTATGGTAAGGTGCCGACCGCCAAGGTTGACTCCCAGATCGACACTGTGCTGATGGACCTCGATTCCTCGCTTGACCCAAACAACAAGGAAATGCGTCAGTACCTCGACACCTTCGGTCTTCGCAAAGACTTGGAGCACGAGGAAGTAGTGACTGAGGCACAGAAGTCCCGTATCCATGCCGCCGTGCTGGAGAACCAGTTCGAGCAGACCATGGGTGACAAGCAGGAATACGGTCACGAGGCGGAAATGGCTGGCGGATATAACATCCGCAAGATTTTCACGTCGAAAGACCTAAGCAGCGTGTTCCCGTTCACGTCTGATGAAATTGAGGGTGCCAAGAAAGACGGCTCTCTAAAGCCCATCGAGACATTGGAACTTGACCTGTCCAGCAAATACGACCACAAGGCTCCAGACCCGGCGCACCCGGACGATGCGGAAGCTTTCCTGTGGAAGCCAAAGAAGCTCTCCATCCGTTTGACTGACTACAAGATTCTGGTCGAAGACAGTCCGCAGGACAACAAGGGCAACTATATCGAGGGCTATCGCGTTCTCGATGGTAAGCAGGAGTCCAAGCCAGCCCTGAAGATTTTCTTCCCCAACACTGGCTACGGTGCGGTAGTTCTGATCGACACGGATCGTGAGGGCGAGGCGGGGTTCGGTATGCCGGACATCCTTCAGACCGTTGGTGGTCTGGAGAATGCTCAGGATGTGATCCGCGATGGTCGCCTGCTGGCTGTGCTCTTCCAAGACAAGAAATCTGAGAAGCGCGTGATCCCAGAGCACCATTTGTTCAAGATCGAAATTTCTCACACCGATCAGCCGATTGATCCGTGGGAGAAGTCGCCTGATGCTGAGGGTTGGATTGTCCCCTTCAAGTATGCTTCGATGATCGGGGATAACTTCAACATCCGTATCAAATACAAAAAGCCACAGATTAGCGGCGACAACCCCGGCTACCCTGACGGTGACCACGAGCACAGCATGTATCGTGAGATTGAGTACATCGCCAAGGAATACACCAAGGTCGGCAAACGTTACGATGCATCGGCTGGCCGTGTGATCGAATACTACCGCCCGAAGGGTGAGTTCGCCAAAAAGGTCGAAGCCACTCAAGTCGAGGAGTACAGCGAACACGAGGGTGCCAGTCCGAACGTCCGCAAGATTCGTTTTGAGTTTGAGGACGGCAACGAAATTACCGGATTGATTACCCCCGGCGAAAACAAGTTCATCGAAGACAAGCCATACGCCAAGTCCTACTGCGAGCCCTGCTCGCCGCCTGAAAAGCGTTACTGGATTGAGTCTTCTGCAAACAACGGCAAATACGACAAGCGCAAGAAGGTCTCACCGCCTAAAGAGAGCACGGGCAGCTACGGTTGGGGCGATGATTCCTATGAAGCTTCGTCACCTAGTCGCGACAACAGCAGCCAGTGGATGGATAAAAAGGAAACTCCAGCCCCGGTCCAGCCGCAGAAATAACCCCTGACGTTGTTACAACAGCAAGCCCCGGCATTTGGTACTCGCCGGGGCTCTTTTTTGCGTATTAAGTAGTATGTGTGTCGGTAGCGAACATTTCAACCTATGCACCTGCGGCTGCCCTGAGAGTCTGCACCAAACCCCCGGCATCGTCGAGGAGTTGATCTTCAACAACATGGGTTTCAGCGTTCCCGGTCGCGGTAAATGTCTTGGTCAGGTTCCTACCCATCTCGATAAAACCGCTGGGGAAATTATCCAGATGTTTAAGGATGCCGAGGCTAAGGGCGAACCAAGGCCCAGTCTTACTAAACCATGTGAGTGTCAGAAGTTTGAACAAGCGTGGAAACCCATGTGCAGGATGCCGTGATGCCGAAAGAAATTCCTCTTCGTATCCCAGAACCCATCACTGGAGTTGATGGTTGGATTATCCTCGCGATTGACCCATCGCTCAGTCGCAGTGGCTATGCCGTGATGAAAGTGCTGCGGGGTGAGAACGGCACCGTAGCGGCATGGCTGGCGGCAGGCTCGACCAAGCCCGATGCCGTCACCAACGGGCTTCACCCGGATCGCACGATCTGGATTCGCACCAAGGTTCAATCGCTGTACATCAAGAGTGTTCTGGAGCGGGAGGTATTTAAGCTACAAGCCGAGGGCATTGACACTCAAAAGATGGGGTTGATCTTTGCTCTCGAAGCTCCCCCGCCCCGTAACGATTATCTTGCTTCAATCCATCGAGCGGTGCACACAGCCTTATTCGACGGCACCTTCGTGGCAACCAATTTCCAGCAGACCCGCGTTTTGTACATCAATGCCGCTACGTTGCGGTCACTGATGCACTTGACTCAGAAAGGTTCTCGGAATAAGGGCGAGAACATTGCCAAGGCATACGAGTTCATCAACAAGCAGGAGTATCCGGAACTGGATACCGACTCCTGTGATGCGGTGCTGGTCGCTATGACGGCCCGTTACGCAGCCTCGATAGCGATGGGCTTTTCGAATGAAGTCCCGCAGAACTTCCTCAATTCGTTCTGCAACGCTACGCAGGAAATGAAAAGTGAAGGTACCAGCCGTCAGCGGCTCGTGACCAAGGGAATATTCCATCGGAACGAGTATTGGTATATGTACGCCCGACAAGGCTACAACGTCTGCGTCAAGGACGCTACTATCCCCAAAAAGACGTTGAGCAGAGTAGAGTTTTTCATTTAGGTTCGGAGGGAACGTGGCAAAGAAACAAACAGTTGAAGTTGAAGATACGCGAGTAATGACGCTCAAGCAGCGTCAGGCGGCGTTTAGCAAGATTCGCGGCAACAGCGAAAAGGACTATCGCGTCATCGACCCGGAGAAGATCGAAGAGGTTATCCCCTACGGTTTGCTCACGCTCGACGAGGTCTGCTTGCTTGGCGGCATCAAACGTCGCGGTCGCGTGATTGACATTCACGGCGACGAGCACTCCGGCAAGTCAACCCTTACCTACACCATCGTCCGCAACTATCAGCGGCAGACAGGCGAACCTGCTGTCATTTTCGATTTTGAACGCACTGGCGATTGGTCTTACCTCCACAAGATTGGCGTGGACGACACGCTTTGCGAGCTATACCAGCCCGACTCCATTCAGGACGCCGAACGCCGCACTTTGGAGTTCATGAAAGGCGGCACCCGCCTGTTCGTGTTCGACTCCATCATTCGTATGCGTGAAGAAGTGGACGAGAAGGCGATCATGTCAGGAGACGCCCACAAGACGACTCCCGGCGAGCACGCTCGCGCAATGGAACGTTTCTTCATCAACATGCTGACTCCGGCTGCACGCCATGACTGTGTTTTCTTGATGGTCAATCAGACCCGTGCGCGTATCGAGGCATCACAGGAGGCGATGTACGCCCAAAAGTACCCCTCTTTCACAAATTTGCCTTACGTGCTTCCGGGCGGCAAGACCTGCCGTTTCACACCTTCAGTCATGATTGAGACTAAGGTGCACAAGGCATTGCGTGCTGGCTCCGGCGATGATGAGTTCCTGATTGATCCAGCGGCGGGGATTAAAGACAAGGAAGACTTCGTCGCAACCCGTGTCAAGGTCCGTATTCTGAAAAACAAGGTCACGGGCGGCGGGTACCGCGAGGGCGGCATGTACATGCGCCCCGGTTCTGGCTTCGACGACAACATCAGCATCCGCGAGTATGCCCGTGAGTATGGGTTAATCGCCAACAAGGGAGCCAAGTGGTTTGTCGGTACCGACGCGGATAATGCCATCGCAACGTACCCGAACAAGGACGCGGCAGTTGAAGACCTCGTTGTCAAACAGAACCCTGAGGTTCTCCAAAAATTACGCGCTCTGCTGATCGAGACGATCCGTAAGGACGATTCCGGTCGCCACACCTTCGAAGTCACCGATCAGGATCAGCGTTATCTGGCTGGCGTCGATGACACGGAAAGCGTCGATGGAGTGCCGAAAGCCAAGGGTTTTGAAGTCGTGGACGTGGATTTGGACTAATGCATACTCCTGAGACATGTCCCTATTGTGGTGATTTTCAGTCCGGGCTGCCGTCCGTATTCGACCCTGAATTGAACGTCTTCAAAAAGCACGTTTTGGCGAAGCTGGCTGAGCTTGAAAGTCGAGTACAGCGGGAAGAGTGGCGCGACATGCCGATAGGACCGAGACCTGAAAGCTATGAGCCCGATCCGAAAGTTGTTGAGGCTCTCGTCGAACGAGCACGAAAGGCGATAAAAGATGCCGAGTCAGAAAGCAACTCGTGAGCATGTTGTCACCGATCAAGGCAATGGCGGGGCGTATTGCTCTAACTGCGGTTACGATCTAACGTCCAAGATGAACCCCGATTTTTGGGCAAACAATTCAGTGTACAATTATTTTCTTCCAGTCCCCAATCCTTGTCCGGGTTGCGGCTTAGAGTGGGAAGAGGGCGGCACGTATATCAACTACGGGGGTTCAGACTTCTGATGGCGAATAAGAAAAACATTCCCCACAAGCACGAGTTCGTGGACTGTGGTTATGATGAACAGCAATGCGATAGCGCCTGTCGCGCCACACATGTGTGTGAGACCTGCGGCAAGACCCGTTCGCAAATTGCGAAGCAGACTGGAGACGTTCTCTTTCAAGTTAAGGATCAGACGGTGACTGTCCTCGCCCTGCTGAACCAAGTTGTAAACGCTACCAGCCTTGAAGAAGCCGTGGACACGGTGAAAAGCTGTTCCGACCAACTCGCCGCGATAGCACGACAGCAACTTGTCGAACTGGCGGTCTGGGAAGAAAAGCGTGAAGTTCTCCGGTAAAAACTTTCAGCCGTGGGCTGAGTTTTCGATGGATATCGACAAACTCACCGTACTCACAGGCCCGTCCAACAAAGGCAAAAGCTCTCTCTTCCGTGCCTTGCTGGGACTTCTACGTAACGAAATGGATGCTTCGTTTATCCGTGACCCCAAGGACGAAGCGATGGAACTCACCCTTGAAATCGACGGAATGACGATTAAGGCGACCCGGAACAAGCGTGGCAAGGTCTCTTACGTTTTGAACGGGGATGAAGAACACCCGTACACCAGTCTGGACGGGGCTATCCCGCCGCCCATGAAAGCCCTCGCCTGCGGGGAGATCACGGTCGGCGAGTTTACTTTTGACCCAATTTTCGGACGGCAGAACTCGCCTCAGTTCTTGCTGGACAAGAAAGCCTACAAGCCGGGGGACATGAACGCCATTCTGGGGGCTTTCGGCGGCACTGAGCGGTTGGAAGCCGGGAAGAAAGAGGCAGGCAGTCGGATATCGGAGAAAAACAGTGAAGCCAAGACAGTGGCTTCTGAAATACGGCAGGCTGAAGAGCGTCGGTTGGCTCTCGATCCTATGGCTCTACAGGGGTCGGGGCTGGTGGTCAACCTCAATGCCCTTGAAAAAGACGCCCGTGGGTTCGAGGCGGAAACGGCATGGGCAGGTGAAGCAGCGACTCGTTTAACGCGAGCCTTACGCCTCAGGCTGCTTCTGGATCAATTGACCATGCCGGACATCGTCTCGGCGGAAAAGCTCGCTCTAAAGGCGTCCTATGCGCAGCAAGGGGTGGATTCTTACCTCTATGTCAAGTTCCTGAAGAAATTTTTGAACGCGATTAACGCTCTGGACTGGGCACCCGTAGCCGAGAAGGTGACATTACTGTCCGCCGTGGAGAAGGTCCAGAATTTGAGGGCAACACGCCGCACGCCTCCGGATATTTCTCAAATTGATGGCACTTACTCCGAAGCCATCGGTTTGTACCTGCGTATTAAACGGGTAGGGGAGATCATTGCCCTCCGGGAGTCGATCCAGCAGAAGCAGGCTGAATTGACTGAAATTGACCGAAATCTGACCGAAGCACAGGAGGAACTCCGCAAGGGTTCCTGCCCGAAGTGCGGAAAGCCTCTCGAACATGTCTGCTAATAAACGAGATAAAATTCAAGCATTCCTATGCTGGCTACTGCGTGCCCATGTTTGGTCGGATGGGCGTTGTATCCTTTGTTTCAAACAGGAGAATCATGGAAGCTAAAGAAAAACTGACGCAATTGAAAGCGCGGGTGTCAGCCCTTCAAGCCAGCAAGGACCGGATCAATCGCGAGCAGGGTATCGAGGAGCGCAAGCTGGAAGAGGCTTACGGCAAGCTCCGCGAACTGGGGGTCGAGAACCCGGAGCAGATGTCCGCCAAAGCATTACAGGCTCTCGCCGACGAAGCGCAGACCAACCTGACTCAGATTCTCGCAACGCTGGAAGAACAGGTTACGCAGGGCGAAATTTTGTTGCAGAAATACGAGCAGCTTCAGTCCTAAGCCGCAGTATTACCACTCATGGGATACGTCTACCTCGCGAGTCCGTACACGGCAGATTCGATGCTGGTCCGTGAGACTCGTTTTATTCACAACATTCACGCTTCAGCTTATCTCATTAACACGCTGAAGCAGCACGTCTTCAGCCCGGTAGTGCACTGTCATCCCATTGTCTTCCGTTATGAACTGCCGCAGGAGTGGGAGTTCTGGTCTCAATACGATGAGATCATGATCTCAAACGCCGATGAACTGTGGGTGCTCTGCCTGCCGGGGTACACCAACTCGATGGGCGTTCAAACCGAATTGAAGATTGCTAAAAAACTTGGCAAGCGGGTGCGCTACCTGATTCCACACGAGTTTGGGTATGATCTGACAGACGACGCCCCCAAAGAAGAGAACCTGTACGGTTTAGTTCTCCCCGGTCGGTTGGTAACGGAGAAAGTCAGTGACGTTTAAGACAGTAGTTCTTCCCCATGCGAAGGTCAACCTAGTCTGGATCACAGACCTGCACTTCAGTGAAATTGCTCCCGGTCGTCGCGGCGACGATTATAAATCGGCACTGCTCGACAAATTGAACTTCGTGTGCGATCTTACAGAGAGACTCCACGGAGTCGGCATCTGCGGGGGCGATGTCTTCCATGAAAAGAAAGCTAAACATCCTGCTAACAGCCTCAGCCTGCTCGTTAGCCTACTTCGGGCATTCCGTCGTTTTCCTACAGAATGTGTGTACGGCAGCGTGGGTAACCATGACTTGTTCAACGATAGGATGGATTCTCTTCCGCATCAGCCTCTAGGTCTGCTGATCGCTGCTGGCGTCTATCACGATTTGAATAAAGACCCAGTCATTTTCACCAATCAGGATCAGACCGTTAAGGTCTCGGTCGAAACATTTCCCTACGCTCCCGGCGACAGAACGTTGGAACGACTCCTCGAATCCGGGCCAAGACACGAAGGCGTTGACATCCGTGTTGGCGTCGTTCACTCCTATGGCGAGCCGGGTAATGGTGGTACCCTCTACGGCGAGCCGAAGATCGGCTACAACCAAGTCTCCCATCTGGACTTCGACTTCCTGCTCTGGGGGCACGACCACAGCCGCAAAGAGACGGAGACAGTTGGTAACATCACCCACATCAATTTGGGCTCCATGGCACGGGCAGCGTTCTCCTACGATGAAAAGGATCGCCCGGTCGTGGCTCAGATTATCTCTTGCGCCCCGGATGGCGTCCGCCTGCTGGAAAAGCCGATCCCGGTCAAACCGTTGGAGTCCGTCTTCATCCACGCCGACAAAGCCGTTGAAAAGGTGGGCAAATCCGTCGATGTCATGGACTTCTTTGCTAAGATGGAAGAGACGATGGAAGGTATCGAAACCAGTGAACCACGAGAAGTCATGGAGACCCTTGCAGGAGACGACAAGAAGCTGTTAAAGTTGGGTCTGGAGCTATGCAATCTGGGCTGACAGCTTACGATGCGGCAATCATTACGGCTATTGCGGTCTCTTTTGTCGGAATTATCTGGGCAAGCTATCAGTTGAGAAAACACAGACGAGAGATCAAGATCGTCGGCATCGTCAAAGCTGAAACCGGAATCAGACCTCCAAAATATTTGCTGAAGCTGTACGAAGCAACTTTTCGTCCCGATAGTAAGGGATCAGGTGATGAGCAGCGGTAAGGATCGCGTCGAAGAGCGAATCTATAAAAGCCTGTGGCATATCCTCATCGCCGGGGTTGGCGTCTACGAGCTTCGCAATCATAAAACCAAGCTTTCAAAAGTTCTTGCCTGTGGGCTGATTGCATTCCACATCGATGGGGCTATCGCGGACATTTGCGATAGCAAACCCTTGTCGCGGCGGGTATTAGAAAGTATACGACCGGAGAAACGCGATGAGTCCCTCAATAGCACTAAGCTTAAACAGCTTGAAAGACGCCTCGAAAAGTTACGGCAGCAAACCGTACTGGTTCGGCCTCGGCTTCATCCAACTGAAGCTTAACGACGTTTCCCGCGTTCATTACTGGTGTCCTTGGATTCCGGCCCATGAGCGGGAAGAGATTCACGATCATCGCTACAACTTCAAGTCTACGGTTGTCGCCGGGGTCTTGCATTTCGAGCTTTATGAGCCTACGCCAATGCAGCGGGATCACGTTTTCACTCATGAATTGTTTCAGACGGATTGTGCGCCGGGGCATGAAGGCAACAAAGACCACAAAGTTTATCCGGTGACTCTGGAACATCGCGGCACCTATGACGTGCACGCCGGGTCGAGTTACTGGTTCAGCGAAAAGCAATTCCACACGACTGAGGGCACGAGATTCGCCATCACGTATCTGGAACGCGAGGAGAAGACCAAGCAGTTTGCGAACGTAATTAAGCCTAAGGGAGCCCCGGTCTCCTGCCCGTTTGCGAAGACGTTACCGGAAGATGAATGCTGGAGCTACATCGAACAGGCGATTGCAGCGGCGTACTTTTTGAAAGACAGTCATGGCTAACATCAACACAATTTCGGACGTTTTCTTCACGTCCGACTGCCACTTCTACCACGGCAAGATTCTGTGGTTGGGTAACGGTCGTCCGTTCGGTCCGGCTGCCGCACTCAAGGAAGCGGGACGGGCGTGGCTCACCGTCGAGCACGAGTTACGAACGGCTAAAACGGCTCTGGCTCTGAAACAGGGAAGCAGCGAGGCTGAAGTCAAGGCGCTCGAAGCCAAGGAACTCGCCCTGCGTGAAGCCCTGAAGCCGATGGAAGCGGAAGGTCTGAAGGAAATGAATGAGGTTCTGGTCGAACGACACAACAAAGTCGTTCGTAAGGGCTCTCGTGTCTACAATCTGGGTGATGTATTCCTGAACTGCACTTTGGAGCAGGCTTTGGCAATCCGCCGAATGCTGGCTGGTCAGCATTTCTTGCTGGAAGGCAATCACGACAGCATCGCCGTGGAGATGGCAAAGCACGGCTCTTGGGTTTGGGTTAAGGACCGCAAACGCATTGACGTTCAGATTCCTGACGGCATCGTTGCTCAGGGGCAAACGAAACACAAGATCATGCTGAGTCACTATGCACACTTGACTTGGCACGGCTCGAACAAAGGTGTCTGGCATTTGTACGGACACTCTCACAACCAACTGGAAGGATGGAAGGACACAGTATTGTCTAACATGCTCTCTTTTGACGTGGGCGTAGATTGCTGGGATTACACCCCGGTATCCCTCGAACAGGTCATCGAGAAGATGAAGACGAAAATCCCGGTCTGGCAGGAGTGGCGAAACACCCTGAAGGCACGGGATATCGAAATGGAATTCTAATTGGTTCGGAGGGTTTGTGAGCGAGACGGTAAAGACATACGATGCGGCGGCTGGAGAGCCGATGCCGACTGGTAATGGCGTTGACGTGGCGGTCGTCGCAGCGCAGTGGTTCAAAAACAACGGATACGATGAAATCGCCGAGGACATTGAAGCGCGTATCCGTTTAGGCGAACGCAAGTACGGCACCCGCCTGAAAGCGTTTAATGGACGTGTGGCGTTGATGGACTTATATCAGGAAGTCCTCGATGCCATCAATTACGCTCAGCAGTGTGTGATTGAGGACAAGCCGGACAAAGTCACGGCTCAGATCATCCTTGACAAGCTGCAACTGCTGGCGGTACAAGTGCAGGGGCATTTGAAACATGGCGAACAAACTTCACTGTGATTGTTGCGGAGCAATCGACGGCACCAATCTCACCGTCAAAAGCTCAAAAACAAACAGAACGGTAGCCTCTGCCGTTTACAAGGTGTGGCACGGCGTAACTTTCCACGGGCACACCATCGACATCTGCAACATTTGTCTCGAACAAGTAGAGGCTGTTCTAGGCTTCGAGTTGTTCGACAAAAAACCTAAGCCGACGCCGAAGGCATCGCGATTCGAAAACTCGAATCTCGAATGCGGCAAGTGTCACCACAAAGCGCACGAACCCAACAAGTGCGACGAGCGGGTATGCGATGCCGCAGGTGACATGGATTGGTGCCCATGCTAGAAATCTATCAGCGAGTTGCGGAACTCTACGTCAAGCGGATCAATGAGGTCTTCACGTCCGAAGACACCATGAAGGCTGAATTCTACAAGATGTTCCCCTTCCAGCCGGACAAGAATGGCAAAATGGTGGAGTCCATTGAGTTCAGCCGCACCGACCACTGGAATGCTATTCTCTGGAAGATGTTCGAAGATGCGTGGCTTGAGGCCGGGCCGGAAGTGAAGTCTAAGCCGACCGGATATGACAAGCTCACCATCATGAAGTTGATTCATCCGCTTCTCGACTACAACCTGTTCACGCAGGTCTGCCTGAATCTTCAGGGTTATACTGGCATGGCGTACCGCCTCGGTGATGCGCAGGCTGTACTCAACAAGATCAAAGGTAGCTGGAAGCACCCGAAGCTCAACCCATTCGCTCCCAAGGTGAAGCGGATCAAGGACGCCAAGGACAAGGATGAGGTCAAGTTCAACAGCATCATCGGTCGTGTCCGGTCGGTCAACTTGATTGCACAGTTCGACGGACAGTCCAGTTTTCGCGTGACCCCAAAGGGCTCTACTCCGGCGTTTGCTGATAGCCGCAATTTATCTATGATCGGCGTCGAGGGCGACCGCTATCTGAAAACTTTGCCGAACCTCAAGCCGTTCTACATCTCATGGCTGCCGGGTACGACGCCACAGTTTTACACGTCCAAGGAACAGAACTTTCAAACCTGCGGCAACAAGCCGGGAACAAACCCAATGGTACTGCATTTTCCCGGCATCGAATATCCGATCCTGTCGAGTTCTGGTGGTGACATCACCAATGAAGTCATGTTCTCCCGGTTCGTCATGTACGAAGTTTTTCATGATTTCGACATCCTCAACGAGACATGTATCATGATCCCCCGGATGAACTCCGTGCTGGTGGTTACGCAGGTGGACGGTAAGCACATTAAGCAAACATTTGAGCGGTTGAAGGCTCAGTACCCTGTACTAGAATTCAACGAAGGTGTACGCTACAAAGAAGAGGAGGCAGTCGATGAAGTGGAAAGTGTTCCGCAATCTCCGTTCGGGGGAGCGTGATGCAGTCAAACATACGAAAGATGGCGAGTCGCATACTTTCTGCCATGATCCACGCAATTGTGAGTGCGTTTGCACTCTCTGTAAACATGCGGCACGTCGCGTGAGAAAACTCCATGCCTAGCCTCGTAAAACAAATCTCTGATCGGCAGGCATTTGTGGAGAAAGTTATCGCTTTCGTCGGCGATTTGCTCAATGCCAAGGGCAAGGTGCTCAAGCATGAAGAACACTCGGCGCACTGCTATTCTCTTCATGAACTCGAACTCGATGGGTTCAAGTTTCAGGATGAGGGCTCTTTTACAATGTTCGGCGGCGATGGCGTGACGATCTGGTACCAAGGATGGAAGGTCTTTGAGGTCGAATGGCATGACATCAAGAAAGTCGAAGTGAAAGAATTCGACACCAGTATGCCTTGTCCGGATTGGCGAACCCCATTGAAAAAGCTCATGCGCACGGGCGTAGCACGCATTGCCAAAAAGATTGAAACTACCGAAAAGAAAGCCGCAGCCCATAATCAGAACGCTATGCAACGGGTGAAGGCACAGATGGATTTGGAAGAGGAAGCTAGGAGGCTCCATGTCTAAACGTAAATATCGTACAACCTTGCTGAATGGAACGGCTCCCGAAGGGGATAAGGCGTGGTGCGTACACTGCGATGAATATGCGTATGATGAAGAGGGAAAGGCCATCGGCCCTGATCCCTGCAAACCACACACCTGCGACTGCGAATGCCACACTAAGGCTCGTAAGCCGAAGTGCCTGTGTGCCGTAGTGGAAATTGAGAATCCGTGGGATTCCCCGGTCGGCTGCTGCATGGATTGCGACTGCTTCTGCCACGTCGCCGAACAGAAGGAAGCAGACCGTACTAAGAAAAAACGAGACGCTCTGTGGAAAGCGGAGTTGAAGCGGCAGGAGGACGAGCGGTTCAAGAAAGAAGGCGTGCACGACTGGGAGAAGAAAGTGTTGGAATACCTCCTGCTCGATCCTAGCAGTTTGGATTTTAAGTACCGTTCATTCTTGGAGGCGTTGGCTTTTTCTGACAAAGCCGCCGCAGCCGGGAAGAAAGAGACGGGCACCGCGTTTATGAAACGAATGGCGACCACGCCGTGGGGATCGGTCTTCATCGATGTCCACCGATTTCAGCCCGTAAAATAATTTTCCGCAGGTAGTTGACAAAAGTCTGCTACCGTGGTATTCATATAGTAGAGCAATTTATGAACCGTGTCTTCCTAGCATCGTTGCGACTGTATAGCTACCTTAGCGGTGGCTTCGGCGAACGTGTGCGTTGGCGCGGTTGGTAAAAGGCTAACAAAACGTTCGAGAGAAGCCGCCAAGGAATTGGCGGCTTTTCCATTTTTACTGAGATTTTGCATGGGTAGTCAAGCGGCCAACGACAGGAGTCTGTAAAACTCCCGCTCTTAGTGAGCTACGCAGGTTCAAATCCTGCCCCATGCACCATGCACGTCTGGCTGATTGGTAAGGCAGCGGGCCGTAACCCCGTCTCACCCCAAGGGGTGACTCGATGGAAGTTCGATTCTTCCGGCGTGCACCAAATTTTATGAGAGTCGTTCAGACAGCATTGACGAAGAGAACCGAGACGGGCACCGCCCATCTCATCGCTTGGCTCCCGGTTGATCCGCGAGTGAAGCGCGGCACTGTTGTGTCGTTGGACAAGGACGACTCGAATCGCTGGACGGTTGAAGCGCAGTACGCAACTCAAGAGTCAGAGGAAATTAACGACAAATGGGGATTGAGGCTGCCGAAGTCGCAACGCACCGAGCGGTAATTCAGTACGACGACGGCAAATCGCCGAAGTCGGACAAAGACAAGGTGCCGCAGTGCACGCGCCGTGGACGCCCGTTAGGGTTCTACGTGCTGCTGCCAGACGGCACCGAACGACCGCTGAACATCGGGTTCATGCGTGTCGGTGAGATGAGTGCTCTTGAGAGCCTCTTAAACGAGATAATGTGCTTTCAAGGGCACATGACATGCGCAGGTGATGGGAACTGGCATACCTAGTCGAATGAGATTCGGCTGTTTGTGGGTTCGAAGCCCACTCTGCGCACCAAGATATGGTAGACTCCGTGGTATTAGTTAATCATGAGGTCTGCCACATGAAGCTGAAGTACACGAAGGAAATGTTAGAGCCGTTGGTGCGAGAGAGCACCAGTTTTCGGCAGGTCATTGACAAGCTGGGTATACGTCAGGGCGGCGGCACTCAGGCTAACCTTGTTCGTCGCATTAAGGCGCATGGATTAGACACGTCTCATTTCCTCGGACAGGCGCACGGTCGCGGTAAGCTTCGCGTTCGTTTAATTGCTTCGGAGGTTCTCGTCAATAATCGGACAGGTCGCAGAGAACACACCGATGTGCTTAGACGGGTGATGTTGGAATCGGGCGTCCCGTACCACTGTGAGCTATGTCCTAATGATGGAACTTGGCAGGGCCGACCGATAGTTTTGGAGATCGATCACCGGAACGGAAACAATCTGGATAATCGATTGGAGAATCTTCGATTCCTCTGTCCGAACTGCCATAGCCAACAGGTGACGGATGGTTCGAAAAATATTGCACTTCGTGAATTTGAGAAAAAACAAGGCTGGGTTTTGAAGGATAGTACGACGCCAACGGAGTTCATGGCTAAGCACTACGAGGAATTGGCTAATAAAGTGCGCGAGCGATATCCGGATATGGCGTCAATGTTGGAGAGAATTGCGGATAAAGTCCGCTCCTACCTCAGCATGAACAAGGCAACGGTTCGCGTGTTCATTCGTGCTGACGGACAAGGCGCTACTTTTTATGTGCAGGGCGATGAGGAATGTGATGCGATTGCAAAAGTCCGCGATCTGGCTCGCGACCTCACGAAAGAAGCGCAGGAGGGTACAAGATTTCGTTTAGTTTGATGTGCTTTGTTGTATCAACGTCAAGTTTTGATGTAACAAAGCACATCGGGCCGGAATGGTGGAATTGGCAGACACACTCCGTTCAGCGCGGAGCGGTTAACAGCCATGGGGGTTCAAGTCCCCCTTCCGGCACCAAGTTCGGGTCGCGGCGAATGCGAGGGATGTTTTCCGGAAAACGCTACCTCGGTCACGCCGATAAAAACCGCGTGATGAGCGACCTGACCATTTTGCGGCTGTGGTGGAATGGCAGACACGCAGCGTTGAGGGCGCTGTTCTCGAAAGGGAGTGAAGGTTCAAGTCCTTTCAGCCGCACCAGTTTTAGTACGTTTCCGATTTTCGGAAAATCGGATTTGACAAAATGCGTGGGTGAGGCAATTAGGCAGACCTCTTACGCTTAGAACGTAAGGTTTTGGGGGTTCGATTCCCCCTCCACGCACCAGTTTCGCCGGGATGATGCAATTTGGCAGACATCTTCGCCTCAAAATCGAAGTTCTGCGGGTTCGAGTCCCGCTCCCGGCACCAAACCTCTCAAAACAAAGCACTTAAACCTAGCTAAAAACGACTCCCCGCAGGTAGAATAAGGGTATGGAAATCACCTTGGCTACCATCATCTCGGCGGAACTCGCGGCACAGGAAAAGCAGATTCCTCTTCCGGTCGGTGCAGTCATGATCGGCAAGCTGTTCACAGTCATCGAAAATGATGGCTCAGCCGCTATCGCCGAAGAGGTCACTGATGCTATACTGGCTGCGCGTGTTCGCCTGACGCCGGAGCATCAAGTCGGACAGAAGGTGCGATTCGTCCATTTCAACTGAGAGGCTCTCATGTCGATCCCCGTACCGATCACCAAAGAAGAAGTCAAGAAGATCACCAGAGAACTCAAGAAGCCGCAGGACGTGATCTGTCTTGACGTGGACTCCCACCTTAAGACCCTGCTCGTTGGGCAGAGCATGTTGCTGCTCGGCAAGACCGTCAAGGCAAAAATCGTCAAGGGTTACAAATGAAGCGCGGCCTGTGGGAGATTTTGGTTCCGGTCGTCAATAACCGGGGCAAGAAAATCCCTGTCAAATTTCATCAGGGTTGGGACGCCAAGGTGCGTGCCATCAGCGGCGGCTTGACTATCCGTAAGCCGGAGAAGGGTCAGTGGGTTCACCCGGAATCGAAGTCCCTGTTCGCCGAGAAAATGATCCCGGTGAAATTCATGGGCACCCGTGACGAGGCGGACCAGATCGCACAGATGACGCTGGAGTATTACGACCAGCAGGCGGTCATGTGCTACAAGATCGCGGAAGAAGTCATCATGAAGGTTCGTTCCAGCTAGGTATTATCTAGTGTGGATGACCGCGACACGTTCGACCGCAAGTGCGTAGAGTTGCACATGGCGGTCTATTTTCACATGCAGGCGATTCAGTTCGCCGACGAGCGCAACGCCGAGCCGGGGGAGATGCGTGAACTCCTGAAACGGCGAACCGATCTGGTTCAGGAAGCGTTGGATTACGTCTACGAGCATTGGGAGTATCTGGACGAGCCGACCAAGAAAGATTGGGAAGCTGCGGCTGCGGAGTTCCCACTAGCGAGAGAGAATGAAAACAGCGAAGCTACCGACGAAGATTGACAGTTTCCGGGGCGTATACCGCTTCCTGTCGAACTTCTACGAGAACTGCCCGGTGAAGCTGTGGGTGAGCACCAAGGGCAAGGTCTTTGCGAATTACGATGGGCTCTACGGAATTGTCGAGCACATCAACTCGTTCAATCATCTGCCGGACGATCATCCGGATCGCGATTTTCTGTACTGGATTGAGACTTACGACAACGTCGAGAATGCGTATCAGGCGGCGAAGTCCCTCGACATAAACGTTCGTGAGAAGTTCCGTGTTCGCGGCCTGCGTCCGTGGGATGCGAAGAAGCTTGGCGGCACAGTGAAACTACGTCCTGATTGGGATACAGGCACCGGGACTATGCCGCCGTTTAAGATTGTGGTCATGCTCGGTTTGCTGATGCAGAAATTTGAGCCGACCATGCTACGGCGTCGTCTGCTTTCAACGATGACGGCTGAATTGATTGAGGGCAACAACTGGCACGACACGTATTGGGGCGTCTGCGACGGGAATTGCAACGAAGGTCCGCATGAACCGTTCGGCACCAACCATCTCGGCAGGCTGCTGATGATCGTGCGAGGGTATCACGGAGGTTTGTACGATGGCACGAGTATTCTTACAGCGCGTCAGTGACGCGCTGGATTGGCTGTACGAGTTCCGGATTCCGATTGTTCTGGTGATCCTGCTCGTCCTGATGTTTGCGTTTCATAGCTGCGAGTTCCGCATTTCGATTGATTCGCGCCCTTCGGAGACGACGACCGAACAAGGTGCTCGAAAATAATTGTTGACAGTGAATCGACTTTCTGGTATTGTATATGTGTAGTCGGCCATGCGACAAGCTTCCTTCTAAACTTGCTCATTGGCGAACAAAAACAGCTTTCGCGATATCCGACTCATATATTAGGAGCTAGTCTTCAAATGACATTGATGCGACCAACGCCGACGTTTCGACCGTGCACACCTACCGTGCGCGGGGGAATCGGACACACCCTTTAGGGTTCCGGTCGCACCCCGCGCTGCTAGGCGACGGGGCTCTGGCAAGTTGTGAATTTCCCAACATTACTGCCATTTTTACCCCGTCCTTGTGCGTAAGTCAGGGCGTGGTGTAGTGGTTGCATCCCGCATTTGGAATGCGGTGGTCGCTGGTTCGACCCCAGCCGCCCTGACCAATCATCAGGGTAGAGTTGGGTCTGGTTCAATCCCCGCCTCGGACGCGGGTGTTCGCGGGTTCAAATCCCGCTGCCCTGACCAAATTTCTGAGGTCAGTATGTTTGAGGCGAGTGAGTGGCGGCATAAAGGTTGTGGTGGTCAGCCCTGTGAGTTTGAGCCGGGGCGGTGGGCTTGCACGGGGTGCAAGCGTGCATGGTACGCTGGAGCGAACTTTTTCACGTACCTCGCAAACGTGGTCTTTGAAAAGAGAGTCTGAGGTGGAGCGACAGAGGTGGGCAAGTGGCATCGCTGCCTGTGTCGTTGTACGAAGCGTGGGGGCTTGCTCCTGCGTTAGTCCACAGTACAGCCTGCCCAACCGATGCCGGATGGCTGCCGAGTCGCCCATAAATTTCGTTTCGAGGAATCAGGATGTAGCTTAGCTTGGTAAAGCGCGTGCTTGGGGTGCACGAGACCGGGAGTTCAAATCTCCCCATCCTGACCAAAAATTTGAGAAGTAACAAGACCGAGGAAGGTACATGGATGCTGGGGCGGTGTGCGCACACGTGAGTTCAATGCTCACTCCATGTACCATCGGATATTCCGACACGCTAAGATTGTACGGTGCGTGACATCGAGTGGAAGTCTCGAAACAGGTTTTTGATGCGGGGTAGTGTAGTAGCGCACGGAAGTCTCATAAACTTCCAGACCAGTGCGACTCTGGCGACCGCAACCATTTCGGTGTGTAGCTCAATGGCTAGAGCACTCGGTTTGGGGCCGAGGGGTTGGGGGTTCGAGTCCCTCCACGCCGACCATTTTGGAGAACGAACATGATTGTTGAAATTCGAGCAGCGGAAGGTGGAGATGACGCAAAGCTTCTCGTGTCCGACCAACTCACGATCTATGCGAGATTGGCGGCTCGGAGGGGTCTTTGAGTTTGAGATAACCGAAGAACGTCCCGGCATAGCGGTGTTTCAGGTGACGGGACAGGGAGCCCCGGCGTTGTTTGCAAATGAGAGCGGGGGGCACCGTTGGCAGCGAGTTCCGCCGACCGAACGATACGGACGACGGCAGACATCGACAATCACTGTCGCAGTTTTCGAGGAGCCGAAGGTCGAAGAGATCAACATTCGTGCTCAGGATTTAGAGTGGGATACGTTCCGGAGCCGTGGTAAGGGCGGACAGAACGTTAACAAGGTCGAGACGGCTGTTCGCGTGACGCACAAGCCGAGTGGCTTGGTCGTGCGTTGTGAGAATGGCCGTAGTCAGTGGCATAATAAGCGAACCGCTTTGCAGATTCTTGCGGCACGGTTGGAAGCGCGAGATCGAGAGCAGAGACAAAGCGTAGTGGTTGCAGATCGTCGGTCGCAGATCGGCACAGGGCAGCGAGGCGACAAACGTCGTACAGCAAACGAGCGACAGGATCAAGTCACGGATCATGTCACCGGGCAGAAATGGCGCTATACTGATTACGTGAAGGGGAACTGGTAATGGAACAGTATCCGAGTATCGACGGTAGCAGCAAAGCACCCATAGGGGTTCCGTGCATCGCTTTTTATAAGTACGACGGCTCTAACCTTCGATGGGAGTGGAACCCCAAGAAGGGCTGGTTCAAGTTCGGTACGCGGACGCAGTTGTTCGGTAAGGATGATCCGTTGTGGGGCAAGGCGGTGCCGATTTTCATGAACCAACTGGCGGATGAGATCGTGTACCGGGTCAAGCACGTGGAGCGGGGCTGTCAGCGGATCACGGCGTTCACGGAGTTTTTCGGATCGGGGACATTCGCCGGACAGCACCCGGAGATGACTGGCGGCAGCGAGGAGAAGGAATTGAGGCTCTTCGATGTCTACCTGTTCAAGCGGGGCTTGATGAAACCTCGGCAGTTCGTGAAGAGTTTTGGCGATCTACCGCAGGCGGCTCAGGTGATCTATGATGGAAACCTGAACCGACAGTTCATCGAAGACGTTCGGATGGGGCTGTACCCAGTGAATGAGGGGGTGGTTGCGAAGGGTGACGATTTCATGGTGAAGATCAAGACCTACGCATACCTGAAGCGGCTGAACGAAGTTTACGGAACTGCATATCGGAACTATTGGGAGTAATTTTGAAGGCGATTTTTCAGTTTGTTCGCAGGATTTTTCGCCGGGGCGAGTATCGTCCTATAGGGTGTTGGTGAGGCGGGGATTAGCTCAGCTTGGTAGAGCGCACGCTTCGGGAGCGTGAGGTCGCAGGTTCGAATCCTGCATCCCCGACCAATATCAAACCCTTTAGATAGACCGATATTTGGAGTCCCCTTGGCAAACGACGATAGTTTTTTTGAAGGTGGAGAGCGGCAGGAGAACCTGAACCGCCATAACGCCCGGAAGGGTGGGTATGACCCGTTTAGGGTCACCGCAGGTCAAGAAAGACGCGGTGAGCGTATTACGTGGGTCGATGTCTGGCTGGCTAATCCAGACGGAGCCGCCAATCACGATGAGGCTGAGGCACTCTCGGTAGGCGACGTAATGAAACACGTAGCGTCAGAGAACGATTTGTATGTAGGTTTTGAGAAAGAACTGGCTGAGGTTCAGCGAGAGTCTTTCGATGAGTCAGGTGTCAAGCTGGCGAACATGGGGTCGAGAGAGTTCTTCAAAGACTCCCCACCCCCGGCACCAGTACCCGCCCCACGTGTGGCGGCACCAGTGAAGAAGTCGGATGACGATTTCTTCCCAAAATTTTAACGCCTGTGTAGCTCAGACTGGCTAGAGCGCCCGTCTCATAAGCGGGAGGTCGGGGGTTCGATGCCCTCCACAGGCACCAGTTTTAGGGAGACCGGGAACCTGCGGGCCCTTCCGAGGCTATAGCACCAGCGGCAACGGTGATTAACTGCCCAAACACAGTATCGGATACCCGGCAATTCTATTCAACAGGAGGATGAAGCAGATGGCTAACCCTAGCATCACCGTACATACCGTGTAAGGTGTGGACGGTGGGAGGTAAAAAGCCAAATGCGTCACCCTCGCACCCGCGACGAACGTCGCGCTGTACGCGAGCAGATCATTGCTCGTCGCAAATTTATCGCAACCCAGATTTGGGACATTCCGTCCTACGTCCGCCCTCCGCATGAAGGCGAATGGAACCGTTGGTCGAAGCCAGAGGAATGGGAGCCATTTCAGTGGGGTCGCTACCACAAGTGGAACATGAACTGTGGCGATACCATGTGTCATGGTGCGAAGTATTTCAAATGCGCTTCCAAGCGTCGTAAAGCACGCAAGGAAGCCGAGTCAACCGCCGAGTTTCGTCGTCGAAATAAGGCCATCGATTGACAATGAAAAGACTTTGGACTAGCGTATTATTTATTGCGGGGTCTGGTTAAACCCTAGTGGCGATGACCACTCCCCGGTTTTACCCCGGCACCCGATACGCAACGGGGCGCTAGTGATTAGGAAGGGTCGAGGCGAACTGCGTGCCCCCAAGGTGGGGCTAGCCGAAAGCCCGGATAACGTCCGACGTGGTGCCCGGTTCTAGTCAACCGTCGTGCGTCTACCTTTCGGGGAATTACAAGTACCCGAAAGGACGTGATGATGCAGTGCACTTGCCGGGGTTCTTTGATCTTTGATAGTTTTAGAGTCGAGTGGCCCGTGATTCAACTGGTTCAGTGGTTTCAGTAAGAGGGTCGAATGGCCTGTCAGGGACAAATAGATACTCCCTGAGCGATGTTAGACCGCTATCCCCAGTATAAAAAACGCAGCAGCGGGGGCAGTATCCGTAAGGACTGCGGGAGGCTCCACGAAAAGGTGCTAGACAACCTGTGGGAGGCCGTATCGGGGTTCTAGCTAAACCGACCTGTGCTCGACTCTAATTTTTATGGCGGATGCCCGGATAGCGTAAGCAGTCACGTGAAAGTCGTGTTAACAGCCGGGGCGGGGATGTTGGCGTAAGCCAAGCGAACCATCCGCCAAGGTTTTGCCGCTGTGGTATGAAACGCTACCAAATGGGCACGGTTCCGAAAGGACGCAATGGCCCTGCCAGCGGCAACGTTTTTGATGCGGGGTGGAGCAGTCAGGTAGCTTGTCGGGCTCATAACCCGAAGGTCGGCGGTTCAAATCCGTCCCCCGCTTCCAAGTGTTCGCCGCCGTGGGTTGTTAGTTGTACTCAGAGTGCCGTCAGGAACAGCAAGATCGTACTAGTACCTGAGAGCGCAACCCACGGTTTAGAGGCGATTGCCGTCACCTGCGGATGTAGTACGGTCTGGGCGTCAGGTGCGCCGGGTCGGTGACCCAGACCGGAGCGACATCGTTGACCGGACATTCCGGTTTCGTTAGCAGGTCCTCATGGGACATCAGCATGGTGCCTGAGTAGTGCTGAAGTTCGAGGAACCGCGAAAGCGTGAAACCTGTGAAGCGATCCTCAGGCCGATCTTTGAAAAGTTTGCGGCGGCGTTCCCGGTGTCCCGTCAATAGACTGGTTCCTGACCGGATACGTGAGTAATCGTTCTTCAAGGGGTGAAATAAAAGAACGGCGCAGAACAGGTTCCTGCGCGTGGGGCTGTGATTTTCCAGCTACTACCTCTCGCCGCAATATAACAAATCTGCAAGTTGCATTCCGATGCCCGAAGCGCCCGATGAGGGTTTGCGGACGGTAGCGTGACTTGCGGAGGGTAGGTGAACGGCTTCACAGCCGCCGTCGAAAGACGGGCAAGTCCGCCGTAAATTCGGGACGACGTTCACCCGGTCAGGCACTACTAAAACAGAACCGTGGGGTGCCGTCAGTCGAGAGACTGGATGTTTCTGATTGCGCATGGCATGGCGAGGTCTCCCTATGTTTGGACGGAGGCAGGCCCTTTTCGACAAGGGACATACGTCAGAGCGGAATCACGGTGGGTATGTGGTTGGAACCATCCATGTAGTGGCCTGACGCCTAATTTCAGTTTCCGGTCGTGGCGGAAAAGAGACGATAAACAAATAGAGACGCTAAAACTCGCTGAGAGGATGTACCCTGATTTCGACAGGGATTCTCAGCCTGTGAGACTCTGTAGGTAGCACCCACGTCTGACAGATGTTAGTGGCTCGAAAGAGCAGCAGAGTCATGCACCGTGGAGAATCGGGAATCGGTGCCGACTGGAAGATTTTTGGAGACAACATGAATAGCACTCACACCCCGACCGGATGACCCTTGCTCATCCTTCGGAGGTAAGGTAATATGGCATGTGACACCTGTATCTTTCTGAACAACGTTCGGACCCGCCCGGTAGGGAAGGGAAAGGACGAGCAGAAAGGCGAGAAGCTGGAGCCCTGCTCCATGAAATATGCCTGCAATCCGTTTTGGGACGGAGCGCAGGGAGTGGGCAAGGTCGTGACTGAGTCGTACTGTGCGACCTGCTCGGAAGTAGCTGACAAATGTGGATGCACGCAAGGATTGCGTGTGATCCGGCAGCGCAAGCTGCATTATGCTCGGTAACCATGAAGATTGACGACGGAACATTGATGGCGATTGGACTGCTGGTGTTTGCAGCGTTTTACATTCTGTCTCCATTGATCGTCGGGTAAGTTCGTGCGGCTGACTCGCCTTGAGCAGGGCTATCTTAGGTGCCCTGAGCGCACACAAGCTTCAGCAGCGACGGAGTTATGACCCGTAGGGGGTTATGAGCCCTTTGGCTGCTGAGAGGGAAGTGAGTACCAGTGGCAACCGCGAAAGCGCCGATGCCCACGCCCTCCGTCCAGTTGCCTACACGTGCGCAACCTTTGCTTTTGGACGTGAATATTAAAATGCGAAGGAACGTCATCATAACGTGGTATTAGGTAATATGGCTGCTGAAATTCTCGAAGACGTTTACTTGCACATTGGCAACGGTGGGGTCCAGTTTCAGGTCCACCGGGACAATAAAGGGCGTTGCCTCCTGAAGGTTGGAGCATCGCATTTCGGTCAGAAGACCAACACGATGGAGTTGCTTGTGACTCCCGATAGCCTGCGGCAGATCGGCGAAGCTTTTGTTCGCGCATCGCAGCAAGAGTTCCCCGGCAAGCCGTATGTTTACAGCGCCGAGGTTCCGGTGTACACTGGTTCTGGTAACGCCGAAAGCAGCACGGGCGGCGATGAACCAAAGCAGGAACCGCAGCAATTGACAGTTTAACGTTCCCGAACGCAAACCGGGTGGTGGATCGTATCACTGAGACGTGATGCCCCTGCGGGGCAACCAAAAGTTGCCCCCGTTGTTTTATCAAAGATTTTATGGCAGAAACGACCGAACGTTATATCGTGACTCACCACCAGCCATCTGAGTGGTACAACGTTTGGGATAAACTGTGGACGACTGATGTCGTAAAAGTCAGCAGTCTCACAGGACGCGGCAAAGAGATTGCCGACAAGATTTGCGCAGACTTGAACGCTCACCCGTTCCCGCCTGCGGAATGAGTTTTCGAACTATTAGGATCATTACTGAATGAAGCTCTACGACTACACTCTCGACTTGTTTACCAGCCCCTTCCGGGGCTTGTAATACGTGTGTCTGGGGCGGTAGCTCAGTCCGGTAGAGCGAGGGCCTGAAAAGCCCTGCGTCGTAGGTTCAAATCCTACCCGTCCCACCAAATTTCTCAATCACACAATTCAAATTTCAAGGGGACGTAGCTGATGTGGTCTTAGCGCGGGCCTGAAAAACCTGAGATGGAGGTTCGATTCCTCTCGTCCCCACCAATTTTCTTCGCGCCGTAACTTTCCGATGACAATTCGCGCAACGTACCTCGCACTTGGCGATCTCCCGTTTGATGGAGTCTAAACTGTATCCGCTTCTGACCATGAAACAAATCTCCAGCCGTTTCTTACCACGAACATGGTCAAAATCAAGGCATACCGGATCAGTCTCCGGGCAGTCCACGCAGCCATGAGTCGCGAGATATGATTGGACATACCGTTTGTTCCGTAACCTATCCGCACGCTTTCGAGCCCTGACCTTAGTTGCTCGCGTTTTCGAGTTCGCGTAGTATCCGGTATTGTAGTTGGACATACAGGTCTTGCAGTGTGAACGGCGAGTGCCGAGGGTTTTATTCCGGAAATGGAACTCGCCCTCGGCTTTATTCGCATTGCATTTCGTACAAATCATACAATTGCAGCCACGAAGGGCACCGCAAATCCGCCACGTAGACACTCTAATGCAAGCACGCCTTTGGGGGTCAGGGTGTAACCGTAAATAGGACGGCTGATGTCGATGCTGTCGGAAATACGACCCAATGCACCGGGCTCGTCATTCGCTTTTTTCTCGATCCAGCCAATACGTTCGGCTAAACGACGATGGTCTGCCGGGAGATAAAGCCCCGCAGCCTCGTAGTCCGATTTCGGAATCCCGAAAGAAATGGCTTGCCCTTCGACCTCTTCAAGGACCGCGATCATAATCAGTTCGTGAAAACGACGTTGAATTGGATTTTTGCGATCATCCTCGCGTTTTAACTGATGGACGAGTGAACGATAAAAAGCACGAAGGTTGACGACACCCGCAGCCGCGTTAATGCGCTCGCGCATCTCAATGAGAGGCAGTTTGCGCTGTTCTTCTGGTGTCGGTAGAGTTGCTGCGACGTTAGGTAAAACTGAACCGTAACGACGCTCGTGTTCTTTGAGACGGGTAGCTAGAAGATCGATGGCCTCTTCAAGGACTTGCGGCTTGAAAACTCGCAAATAATCCTTCCAGATCATGACGTGTTCATCGTCTTGAGGAAATCCGAAGGGTTGGATGATTTTTTCGGTCCAAAGAGCGTCCAAAAGCGGGACGATGATAGCGCAATCAGCTTCGAACTGTTTTGCTTTGTTGTGGTTGTGGATGTAATTACGGCGGGAATCCGCCAATTGAGGCTCTGGGGTTACCAGAGAAGGATCGTGATACGGTGTTGTAGTCATTGTGACTATCTCCTATGGGTGTTTTTTGTTTCGCGATAGTCGGCACCGAGTTGGGTGTCTAGCTATCTACATAAGAGATGCCATAGTCCACCAAATGGTTTCACTTTCGTTCTATTTTTTCACACCGTGTGCGTGTTTGAAGTGGTCGATCAGTAGAAATGCGCTGAACGTCACCAGTACCAGAATGACTGTCATGATGGTTTTCTCCACAGGTACTAAGGCACGTCGCGTGCCACGTCTATCCCCCGTGTTATCAGTAAGTCGTCAACACCACCTGTTGCGATTCTCATCGCTGCTTTTCTCAACCCCAGTGTTGATGCGATTTTTTGCTGTGGCGAAATTAAGCGGCCATTGATGTATTTCTAAGCATCAAAAATCACAGACTATTCTGCAAAATCGCTGGTATTAAACAGTATGTCCGATCAGTACCAGCAGGCACCGGAAGTAGTCGATCTCGAATTTCACCGCAGCGCAGCCGACACGTTCTATCGCATGGGCAGCATCGCCCGTGGAATCAATCCAGCCCGAATCGAACGTATTCAAACTGAAATCGACTTTACCGATCTGGTGGATGACCTAACGGGTAGACGTGGCGAGAAAATCTCTTGCCCATTCCACGGCAGGGACAGCACGCCGTCGTTCTTCACTCGTGGTGGTTTCGGTTTCTGCTTCGGCTGTCCACCGGGGCAGCAATATTACGATCAGATTCGTTTCGTCCAAAAGTTCAACGATATCTCGTGGTTCCAAGCTCTTCGTTGGATCGAGAAGGAATACGAACTTCCTCCGCTGCCGGAATACGCAAGCGAAGAAGAGATCGAGGACGAGATCACGACGGAAGTTTTCTTGGTCGATCTGGAAGAAGAGTATTTTCGCAAGGCAGCTAAGGATTCACTGCAACATCTTGATCCGGGGCTTGCCGAAGAGTACGCCCTGATCTATTTCAACGCCCGTGAACAAGACGAAGGGGCCAATGAAGCACGCAAAGCCGGGGAGCACGAAGAAGCGTCCCGCATGAAAAACAAAGCGACAACTATGTTGGCGAGAGTATTAGGTCAACAGGTGGTCAATCAGATTCTTGACGATAAAGAAGCGCGGAACGAGAAGTTGTGGCGAGTGTAATGGACTTTGAAATCGACAACATCGACGACGAACCAATAGAGGAAATTGCCGAGGAAGAAGTTGCGGACGAGCAGGTAATCTCCGAAACTATCGCCTCCCTCCCTATTGCGGAACCGGAACAGCAATCATTGCTCAATGACATCGTTGTGCCGAAGAAGACCCGCAAGCGCAAGCCGAAGACCGAGACTGCGGACGGTGAGGTCGTCGTTACCAAGCGCACCAAGAAAACCAAGAAGGTCAAAGAACCGTCCGACCTGCGCTACATCTTCCGTAAGGCAATGAAAGCTCTCGACATCGAGAAGCTCAAAAAGCCGTGGATGGCTGAGAAAGCTTTCCGCCTGCTCGACACGGAAGAAGCTCTGGAACGTTGGGTGGACGGCATCCTGTCCGACACATCCCGACACTACACTTACGGCAATGAAACCTGCCCCGTCATCGCAGTTGACACCGAGACGATGGGTCTGGATACGCGCATTCTCGTGGACATCCAGCAGCGTCCGGATGGTGGTTACGATCTCATTTACGAAGTCAAGATCGAGATTGCAGGCATCTGTCTTTCCCCGGATGGGGTTGAAGGCATTTACATTCCGATCAATCACGAGAAAGGTAATAACGTTTCTCGCGAGGCTGTTCGTCGCATTCTGCAAAAGCTGTTTGACCGCAGCCATCTGGTATTCTACAACGCCAAGTTCGACCGCGAAGTTCTACGCCTGTGCTGCGGCATCAATCTGCGTGGCTACCCGCACTTCGAAGATGTGCAATCCCTTGCTTTCATCAATGACCCGAAAGCGGACCTCGGCGATAAGAAGCAGAAATACACTGGATCGAGCGGCGGCTTGAAAGCCCTCTCGAAGAACGTTCTGCGCGATTCTAATGGCAATCCGATTGAGCAGATCGAACTGGAAGAGATCGGTCGTTTCAAAGCATCATGGTGCCCAATAACGCAACAATCTTTCTGCACCTGTACGCCTGAAGAAAGAAAAGCGGCTTCCGATCAGGGCAAGAAGCACTCTCACGTCAATCAGTACGTTCCGTTTGTATGGGTTCCGACTAATGTGGCGTTATGGTACGCCGCTGGTGACGCTATCTGCACGTGGCTGCTCTGGGATAAGATGAAAGACCTCGCCCGGAGCCGCCGTCTACCGCACCGCATTGACCACGAACTGGTGGACTCGTTGGTATTCGTCGAGCGTCAACGTTTCCTGATCGATGTGGATCGCCACACCCGGACATCGAATTGGCATACTCGCCTGCTCGATGGGCTCAACGCCAAATTGCGTGAACTGGCTTTGGAAGCTGGTTACCCCGAAATTAAAACGGACGAGGGCGTCGTTCTCGACGATGACAAGTTCAATCCAGATAGTCCGCCTCAGGTCGGCAAACTTCTCTACACGATCAAGAAGTATGAAGCCACGCATTTCAGCAAGAAGACTGGCAACGCCTCTTGCGATGCGGATGCCATCGATGATTTGTTGAAGGAACATCCGGAGGATGAATTCCTCAAAACCTACGTCAAGTACAAAGGCTACTCGGCCCTGCACCCGTCAAATTTGCGCTATGATCCGAAGGACAACTCTGCTCGTATTCACCTGCGGCAGTCTACGGTCGCTGGCGGTCGTCTATCGGCGTCAGGCGGCAAGTTCGAAGAGGATGGCGGATTCGGTCTCAACCCTCAGGGCGTCAAGAAGGTTGAGCCCGGTAAGATGTGGCGTGTCATGGGTCAGATTCTTAAACCGGATTCTATTCCGGTGGAAGAGATCGAAGCGCATGAAGAGAGCGAACTGCACCCATCATGCTTCTTTGAGGATAAAGAGCACAACAAGAAGAAAGCTCCCGGCATCATCAACAACCATATCGGGCTCTACACGGGCTACGCGATCTGTCTGGTGCCGACCTGCACCACCTGTAAGGAAAAGTTCGGCATTCTCATCAAAGACGGGTTCATGGATGCCAACCAGACCGTCAATCTGCGCTGCCTGTTCATAGCGCCTCCGGGTTGGACATTCTTCTCGGTTGACTACTCCAACATCGAAATGCGTGCCGCCGCGAACTGCTCCGGTGAACCCGCATTCATCAAGGAATTCCTTGAGGGCGAGGGCGACTTCCACAGCTTAACCGCATCAAAGGTCTTCCCCGAATTTAACGATCCAAGCACGCCTCCGGGCAAGAAAAAAGCTCTCCGCGATCTGGCTAAGATCATCAACTTCGCCTTGCTGTACGGCGGCACATCGCACGCGATCTATCTGAACATGAAGGAAGTCGATCCCAACATCACCAAAGAAGATTGCGAGAAGATGGTGAACAAATATTGGGAAGGCGTGCCTAAGTTCGCTGAGTTCGTAAACGCGAAACAGTACAAAGCTCGCACCGAATTCATCTGCGAAACCAGCACGGGCCGCGTCATTAGCTTCCTGTCGGCTATGGAGGCTTTACGCATCCATGCTCCGACCGCCGAAGAAAAGCAAAACCTCTACAACTACTACGGCATACGTCGTGAGGCTGAGACCGCCAAAGCACGGCATGACATGGAAGCTTACGATGAACTCCGTGGCAAGATGGACGCCTTGTGGAAGGATGCAGACTCAGGCGTGCGCAATGCCATGGAGTACAACAAGTTCGTCGGCAAGATTCAACGTGTCGCCGTCAATGCTCCGATTCAGGGTCTCTGCGGTGATTTCATGCGTATCGCCCTGAACCGCCTGCGCATGTGGGTGGAGAACGATCCGGAAATCTCTTCGATCTTCCGCCTGCACACGTCGGTACACGATGAAGTTGACTTCTCAGTGAAGAACGAGTACATCCCGTTCATTCTGCCGCGTGTCACCCGCCTCATGAAGCTGCGTAAGTACCACACGCAGATGAACTGGATGGTGCCGATTGAGTGCGATGCTGAGTACGGACGTTCGTGGGATGTTGACTGGAACACAACTGACCCGAAGAAGCCAGCCGCATGGACGCACGTGGATGGCATGGAGAACTACATTCCGGATGAATTTGATCCGGCATCGGTCATGCGCCTCATCAAAGCGATCACGTCATTCGAACCCGCCCGTGTGGATAAGGTCAAGAACTGGCTTAAGGACAGCATCCACGCCCGTGCATACGAATGTGTCAAAGCTCTCGATAAAGCCTTGGAGAAGAAGGACACCAAGGAAGTAACTCGCGTGCTCATTGCTATGCTCCAGTTGCATGAATACTGGACAATCGATCATACGCCGGATGGCAAGGAATTCGACGCTTCGCTGGAGAAGCTCGAAGCTTACGAGGCCCGTATGGGTCTGAGCAAAGCGGATCGTGGCATCAAGCCGGAGTTCGGCTATCTCGGTGCGATCCCATTAGAGTGCAATGTCATTCGCCCGAAGATCGAAATTCTTGGCGAAGAAGTAGTACCGGAGCAAGCGCAGATCGTTGTGTCGGAAACCGAGATCAACGCAACCAATCCAGAAACGCAGACACAGCAGACCATCACGCTCATGGTTGAAGATCAACAGCCTGAGGTCTTGGCTGAGAGCCCCGCAGATGTGGTGACCGTGGCCTACGATGCGGATTATGACGAGCCGAACGTGGTTTCACATGAAAAAGTTGTCGAACGCCCGTTGCGGGAAGTGCCTAAAGCGGGGATTCGATATCTGGCAAGTAAGCTTCCGGCATTTCCTGAAGCCCCGCACAAGGACGATAAACAAGCCTACGTCGATTGGGGCGTCGAAGTAGAACGGTTGTTTAAGAATGAGATCGCGCCACACATTGGGCTCACAGTCAAATTCAACGCGGAAAAGAAAACCAATGTCGGGGCAATCGATTTTGTTATCGACCATTCCTACCTCGCTGATTTGAAATATCAAGGCAAGCCGTTTTTCTCATGCTGCTTGAAGAACCCGAAACACGATTTGAACCCGCAAACCACGGTTAGCTACAACTATGACGACACCAAATACGCCGATGACGTGTGGGTGATTTTCTTGGTCAATTGGGAGATTCTGAAGGGATCAGACGTTCCCGGTTATGATTACGCCGGAGCACCGTGGCAGCGAGTTTTCGTTAATCCAATGGGCGGTGTGTGGCGTATCAAAGTTTCTGACATTAAAAAGTTCATCGCCGAGGGCATGGCTCCGCTTCATGAGTATGACCGCGAATTGGACGCCAACGGCATGATGAATGAGAGTCACAGCTATTTGCTCGATCTGTCATGGCCGGGATTCGAGCAAATTGCATGGTTCGATTACGAATCTACGTCAGAACCTATCGAGCCGAAAATATACCCGATTCAGGACTCAATCATCGGCAATCAGGAGTTAAAAACCCGTCTTCAGACGGCATTAGGAACCGGACCGCACACAGTTACAGTCAGCATCCTTGGAAAGCAGTATCAATTAACAGGGAAGGCTTTGGATTACGTGCCGGACGAGTTCTTGAAACATGAGGAGCTTGTCCATGCTTAAGGCTTTCGCTGTGAACGTGAAGGACTCGCCGTTCCCGTATCGCACGATCTATCACGAGACGATTGGAAAAGCGAAGTACCAATTTTGGACGGACATCCGCGAGCCGTACCCGGACATAAAGTACACGGATATAACGGGTTACCGGATCAAGGACGCGAGCGATGATCGCATTCATCGTGAATTCGCACGTACAGCAACCTATAGAGGAGTCCCCTTCGCAAAGATCGGGATGACCGTTGAAGTAGATGGAGTGAAAGGTGAAATCACCGGGAAAAATTCCGCCGCAAACTTTGATATCCTCTTCCTCGAAGGCGATTTCAAAGGGCAAATCCTCAACTGCCATCCCAACTGGCGGGTCAGATACTTCGACGAAAACGGCTCCGTCATTAAAGAATTTCAAGATGGCGAAGACGCGCAAGAAAAAGTCCAAGAGTGATCCCAAGTTCATCTCCTGTCCCAAATGTGGCGGACCAATCGATTATTTCAACACCTGCCGAAACTGCGGTCGCGGGTGGACGCCTGAGCTAAGCGAGGCCGAAAAGCTCGAACTCGAAGAAGAGCGGAAGCAAGCTGAAGAGCGCGGCGAGGAGCCGGAAACCGACATCATCGCCGGAGTAGCCATGTCCGCAAATATTCTTGGCGAAGAAGTGCGTAAGGTCGGCACTCCTAAGTACAGCCGCCTGCCGCAGACCTACAAAGACTGGCAGATCGCCGATACTGACAACGATTTCGAGATTTCGCGTAAGCGATCTTTGATGCGGCTGGACAACCGCAAAATCTATAACGCCATGGGGTTAGCTGTTCGTGCGCATGAAAATCAGCGCATGGTGCTGCTAACGCTTTCTCGTTTATACGAGTTTCTGGATGAGAAAGAACGTTCCGGATTCCAAGCCACGGCTGAGACGCTCAAGCGTGCAATGGCCGAACTGACCAAACTCCGTGGCGAGAAAATCGCGGCTGCGGCTGAGATGGAACGGGCGATGGCGGAAGAATTTCAGGCAGCGCGGCACGCCCGATTGAGCCGCGTTCCGGAGACTAAGAAGAAAAAGTCGCACGGCAAGTTCAGCGGCGTGGTGATGGGTGGTTTGACTAAGGTCACCGATCCCGGAGCCGACACGGAAGGTTTTGAAACGGCGGTTCCGGTTGAATTGAGTCCGGAAGAGTTGATGGAGCAGGTGAAAGATCGGCTGGCGCTGCGGAGCAAGGAAACCCCGCAGAAAGAAGAACTTGACGAGGAAAAGTTCGAAGAGTAAACGATAAAACCAGCTTTTTGAGTGCTTTAACAGAGGCAAGTAATGGCAGAGAAACCACTTCCAAAGCGTGAGCGGGGCACCCACACCAAAATCGGTAGCACGGCAATTAAGCGTCCGGTTTCCAAGGGACCGGACGGTAAGGAATACGCCTCGGCTGGACGCTACACCCACATGAACAAAAAGGGTGAGGTCGTGGAAGACTCGATCTCGGCGCAGCTTCGCGCCATCAAAGCTCAGGCTCAGTCCGGTGTAGTGAGTAACAACCCGAACGCCGGATGGGGCATGTACGAGGCAGCTAAGATCGCTGCCGGATTGTTCAACGACGGCGGACTGGGCACCGCCGACATCGCCGATTCCAATAACATCGGCTACTACAGCTATGAATTCCCGGTTGACGCTCTCGAACTCCCGGCGTCCCGTGCAGAAGAACTCCGTTTCTACCGTCTGGCATACGACCGCGATCCAATCGTTGGTCGCGCTATCGACTTGCACACGGAACTCCCGGTCAGCAAGATGACCATGGAGAAGCCGAAGTCTTCCTCTGAAGAGTACGCCGACTACGTGTTCGACGACTTCCAACGCATGGTCAATCGTACCCGCCTGTTCCAAGTCATCATCGATGCTGCCCGTGAATACTGGTGCATCGGCGAGACTTTCATGTTCATTGAAGACCCCGAAGAGATTGAGCCGTGCAAGGAAGCCGCCAAGACCCTCGATAAGGAAGGTAAGGGCGGCGGTAGCGGCACTGAGCAGGGCATGGAATCAGCGTGGCATCCGCCGATGGGCGGCTCAGCCGACTCGATTCTGGACTACCTCCAGCCCGAAAAGCGTTCCTCATGGATCAAGAAACGTGCCTCCGTGCTGGATGAAATCAAGAAGGCGGGTATCGCTTTTGATTTCTACGAAAATCCGGATGCGGTCGATTCTCGCATTAAGGAAAAGCGTGCTGATCTCAACAAGCTGACCCGGAAGCTCGCTAAGGAAGTGGGTGTTCCAGCGAAGACTCTTGCCAAGCTCATTATCGACGCCGACAGCGGCGACAAGAAGACCGCGAAAGCGGCAAAGATCAAGATGGCAAAGCTCATCGGTCGCACATTAGGTGACGATGAGCATCCGCTTCAAGTTACGGCGGATATGACCAAGGTTGCGCAACCTCCTGCCGCTCCTCCTGCGGAGCCTGCGGCTGGTGGTGCGGGTGCCGGGGCTCCTCCGGGGGCTGATGTCCCTGTGGATGCTCCCGGTGCTGAGGGTGGTGAAGGTGCTCCTCTCGGTGAGGGCGGTTTGGGCGACATCGAGGGTATGGGCGGTGGTGGGGCTCCTCCGATGGGTGGAGGCGGGGGCGGTGGTCCGATTGGTACGCCCGGTGGGGCGGTGCCGGATGTCAAGGGCGCTATAGCCATGGGTGCGACCATCAGTGCTCAGCGTGAGTTGATGGAACTCAAGCACCTGTTGAAACTCCTCGAAAAGCAGAAAGAACTGCTCAAGGAATTGAAAGAGACTCGTGAAGAGAAGCGCGAGGAGATGGAGTTGTTCTCGCACATTACGAACAAGGACTACGAGGGTCCGGATCGTGTGCAGATTCTTCCGCCTGAACAGATTGAGATCACCAACGAAGGCACGCTCACTGACGGCCCGACGATCTATTACAAACCGCCTGAGGCACAGAAACAGGCGTACCTCGAAGACCCTGAAGTTCCGAATCAGGTCAAGGACGTGATTCAGAGCGAGGGCAAGATTCCGCTCAACCAAGACCCGTTCTCCGGTTCTTACGTGATTCACTTTGCGCGTAAGAAGTCCGGCTACGAACTGCATGGTCGCTCGATCCTGCAACGCTGTATTCGCACGATCATCTACCGTGAAAAGCTCCGTCAGGTGCAGTCCACGTTGGCGTCTCGCAACATGACGCCGAAGCGTTTGATCGTGGCTCCTGACATTCCGGCATCCGAAGTCATGGCTCTCCGTGCACACATCGACGAAGCCATCGCCGATCCGGACTACTCAGTGGTTGTCAATTATGAGTGCCGCTGGGAAGAAATTGGTTCGGAAGGCCGTCTGCTCACGCTTGACGCCGAATGGAACCACACCAACTCGGACTTGGCAATCGGTCTCGGTCTGTCGCCGGAAATTCTGATCGGCGAAGGCATGTACTCCGGCAACCGCATTCAGTTGGAAATCATGAACGTGTCGTACCTCCAGTTCCGCGACCTTCTCACGTATGTGATTGAAGAACAAATCTTCAAGCCCTACGCCATGAAGAAGGGCTTCTACGAAATGGACAAGTACGGTCGCCCACGTTGGATTTACCCGAAGGTCACGTTCAGCCGCATGGCTCTCCGCGACTCCGGTGACCTGTACGACATGCTCTTCAATTTGTACTCGAAGGGCTCGCTGCCAGTCGAAGTTATTTACGAGTTCCTGAACCTCGATCCTGAGGATTGCGAACGTAAGCTGGAAGAGTCGCTGTTCACCGTTAAGGACGCGAAGTTCAGTCAGTTGCTCGACAACATCTACAACTCGATGGGCGAGTGGCTCATGGCGAACACCGATCTGGGTAAGCGCATCACCGAGGGTCTGCAACTGAACGAGGTTGACGCCGATCTGCAAGACGAAGGACCTGAGGGTTCAGGCGAAGGTATGTAATCTGCCTTTCCCACGCCTTTAGTAGGGGATAGCTGCCTCGTGATTACAACACTCGACACCCAGTCATGGTCTAAAGAACTCGTTACCGGAAATGCCCAATTTATTGAGATTTCCGGCATCCTGTACGTGGTGTCTAACGTCCGGGCTGACAACACTTTTGCCATCCTGCAATCGACTCCGGCTCCCCCGGCTCCCGGCCCCGGCGCTCAATTCACTCCGGTCGCTCCGGTCGCTCAGTATACTTTCCCAGTACCGAACACCAGCTTCGATCCGGTTGTAGCCTATGACTCGGTTACGGCTGGCGGTCCGTATTTGCACATTATCGGGACGCAGAACAACCCGGACAACCCGCAGTTGAATGATCTCGTCAAGTTCACCTTCAACATCAACACACCGAACACCTTGACTCCGGTGATACTGACTTCGGCGTCTTCGATCCGCAATGGATACGACATCATCACGCTGGCAAATGGTCATCGTGTTGTCGCTGTAACTACTGTCGATGCCACAATGCAGGGGGCTGAGGTTCCGCCCCTCTTCCAAGCCACGATCACCGCGACTTCGCTCGCCGGAGCCCCGACGCAACCAGTCCTGACGGTAACGGCGAACAACACGTTCTCACAGGGCCAGCTTGTCAAGCTGAACGGTTTGACCACATCGACTTTCTTGAACGGGCAGATCGTGCAAGTGCTCGCCGCGACCAGTACGCAATTCACAGCGATATTCAATGGCTCGAACTATGGAACCACTGGTGATACAGGTACGGCTACCCCGGTGTATTCCGGCGAAAACCTGCTGGTGTTCGAACTGGACACTTCCGACAATTACATCGCGAACACGCTTCAGATTCTTGCGTCTTCTCCGGCTCGTTCAGGGAATACGTTTAGCTCGGTTTCGCTCGTCACCCCAATCGATACGGTCAACAACTTCGGCAATGGTCTGAACGTAGAGGTCTATTGGGAAGCGCATCCCAAAGTCTTCAATTTCACCGATCAACTCTTCACGATAAACGTCGCCAATCGCCAACTCGTGGCTGAGATCACACAGGTTGCGATCACCACCAATGTTCTGACGGTCACGGCAAACAACAATTTTCAACCGACGCAGCAGGTGCTTCTCAACGGTTTGACCACCGCCACATTCCTGAATGGTCAAACGGTCACCATCACTTCAAATATCAGTGGCACCGCGTTTACGGCGAACTTTACTCATGCCGACTATACGCAGGCGCTCGATACGGGTACTGCTACGCTCACATCCGGCATTCCGGACTGGGATGTCAACCCCACACCCCTGTTTACGTTCACCGGGCGATACACCGATGACCGTTTGACGGTGACGCCGGACAGCTTTGGCAATCGCTATTTGAGTCAGACCTACTGGACACAAACCAACCACCCCGAAGGTATCACTGGGAACGTAGTTCTCGGAACACTTCAAGCTGGCGGTTCATGGTTCTTCCACCCAATTTTGGGTAGTCCAACTGGCGGGTCTATCATCCAAGCGTCCTTGTCAGTCGCACAGAACGGCGATGTCAACATGGCATACTTGCTTCAGCCGTTCGATCAGATACTTCCGTTGCCGCCGCAAGGCACGCTGCCGTCGTATCCGCTGCATGTGGCTACGATCAATCCGACGACGCTACAGAACACGGATGTTCCGGGCTTCTACAATCAGCAGCTTTTCACGTGGCTTCGTTCGGCAAAGGGCGCTATCGACAATACGTCACTTTGGGCGATTGTGGGTGAGCGTTCACAGATCACGACGGTGCCATCCGAGATTTACACGATTCCGGCGAGCGGCATCGTTCAGGTCGTAAACCACTCTCAATACTGGGAGAATGTCAGCGTCACTTATACGGCGAACAACGTGGTTTTGACTGAAGTTGAAAGTGATCCAGCACAGACGCAATATCAGGTTGAGCCGAGTGAAGGTAACTACGTTTTCAGCCTGTCGGATGCAGGCAATCAGATTGAGATCAGCTACAGCTACGTTAGTTCGATTCTGCCTGTTTATGAGTCGCTGTTCAACGTGCCTCCGATTGCTCAGATGAACCCCCCGCCCCCAAGTCCGGCAATCGTGTATCGTGGGCAGCCGCTTACAATTTCAGCAGCACAGACTTCAGATGCGGACAGCGATCCGATCAAGTTCGTGTGGACAGAGAACTTCCCGATCCCTTCGCCTCTGGAGTGGAGTTCGGTCACGATTTACGGCATCGGTGATATCGTCGATTATTTCGGCGTGAACTACATTAGCCAGATCGCCGACAATCAGAACAACAACCCGGCGAACCTCGGCACATCTCTTTGGCTCCCGCTCAACACTGCGAGTCTCGTGAGCGTTATTCCGTCTCAGACAGGGGTGACGGCAAGTCTATTCATTGAACCGGGCATCGGCGGTAAAGCAACGACATTTGCTGTTGGTTTGGCGGCTATCGATCTATTCCCTGACAACGTGACGCCGCGCCATCCGGCCCTTAACGTGACTTCAATTCAAATCACGGGTTCGACCGTCACTTTTACGGTCAATAATACCCCCGCTGGGCTCCCAGTTCTGCCGCTGATTGCGAGCGAGCAGTTGATGTCGTATTCGATTGTTCTGTCTCCTCCGGCGACTCCGACTCTCGGTACTTATTCTTCAATTGGAGCATCGGCTGCGACCTACTTCTTCATCGTTACCTACCTCAATTCGGTGGGTGAGACAATCGGCAGTGGTGAAGCAACAATTACCACGCTCGTGGATCAACTACCGCAGGTGACATCCCCAGTAGCCAACGGCGATGCGGTCGCTTACAACGTGTATGCTTCAGGCGTCTCCGGTTTTGAAGTATTGCAGACGCCAACACCCATTCCTTTGGGCACGCCGTGGCAGTTCCCCGCCTCCGGGTATCTGTCAGGCGCAGTTCTTCCCACGGCTAGCACGGCAGCAGAAACATTTTTGAACGAGCAGGTACTTTTGGTGCTGGCTTCGCCGCCCCCGACGCCAACTACATTTTCGGCAAATGTCACCACGGTTCCGGCTGGGTATACGTCCTCTCCTGTTGCAGTCACGGGATATGCGATCCCACAGTTCCAGTACGCTTTGCTGCCAATTCAAGTGCCGTTTAACAACCCGCCGACAACTACATTCCCCACCCCGGTCTGGCTCGGATCGTTCGCCCTGACTGATGTTGCTGCTGCGAGCGGTGGAACAACTGTTTATACAGGCACGATCACAGGCGGGGGAGCTAATGCTTACGCCGGGTATATCTTCACCGTTGAAGACTTTACCAACAGCCTGAACAATGGCATTTTTACGTGCGTGGCTTCGACTACCACAACTCTGACCTTGAACAACGTGTTTGGTCAGGCACAGACTTTGCAAACAGCCACAGCGACCAGCAATACGTTGGTGACCCCTGCTCCGCGTAACTCCGAGATCACTATCACGCCGGGGACGATTACGCAGCCAACCGTGCAGTACCCGGTGCAATACAGTGGCATCACCGATCAGGACGATGTTGTTTCTTACACGTGGGCTCAACTTTCCGGTACGCCCGTGACGATCCCCCACAATATCGTCGATCAGCCATCGTTGACGTTCTTCACCAATGGAGCAAACATCCTCGGCGAGACCCTAGTCTTCCAGATCATAGTCAATGACGGTGTCAACCCGCCTGAGGTAACCCTGTGCTACATTCCGGTCGCGGCATACGTTCCAAGCAATCCGGATACGCTTCAGATTTCTCGTTCTATCTACAGCGGAAACATCTCACAGCGTAACCAGACAGGGACTTGGGGCACGCTCGACATTTCCGGGCTATACAACAATCTGAGAACCGTGAAGCGGAACTCGGTCAATGACGGTACAGACCGCTACATCGCAATCTCTTCAGCTTCGGTGCTGGTGTACGGCGGTATCAATCCAACTTTGGTGCTGTTGCGCAAGCTGTTCACGCCGAACAACAGTCCGATAATGGACGCAGTTCACACTGAAGACGATTACACACTAGTGATCGATAATCAGGGTAATCTATTCCGTTACTCCACGGCTCCGATCATCAACACGGACAACCCGGATACTACCATCGTCCTGAGCCGCTATACGACGTTTGCATTCAACAAGATTTTCTCCACCTTCAGTTACGCCAACCAGCGCATCATCTTGCTTGGTGGGCCGAACGGTCTGATGTTGATGCAGGTGACAAGTGACACCCTTCAGGTCGTTAGCACCTATCTCATCAGCGTCGAAGACAACCTGCTTTACGGTGCAGATAACGTACAGTTCTTCCGCACGGCAGGCGTGGAAAACTTGCGCACGGGGCAGGTTTTGATCGGATCGGTATTGAACGCCAATGCCAGAGTTACGGCTGTTCGCATTCTAAACAACGCCTTGTTCGTGAACTGCCAGAACAATTTCCGTGTCGGCGATGAGGTCACCCTAACGGGACTGACTGGCGCTACTTTCCTCAACAACAGAACGTTCGAAGTCATTGCCTCCACGTCCACAAGTTTCGAAGCATCCATTCAGCACATCGATTATGGGGCTGGATTGGCACTCACGCAGGTCGCTTCCGCCGTCGGTCCGTCGGCAGTGTACACGGGAACGATTACTGGCGGCACTGGAAACGCCTATGCTGGTTATGTTGCAACCGTGGCTGGCTTTACCAACCCACAGAACAACGGCACATTCCCGGTTACGGCTTCCAGCAGTACAACCCTGACTTTGACGAACGCGGCAGCCGTAGCTGAAACTGCCACGGCGACTGTTGCCTTAAGCATTATGGACACGGGCAACGCGGTAGCCAGCAACGACGGCAGCACCTACGAAACCCTGATTGATCTGGCTCACGGGCAGATCATTGGCACGTGGGATGCCTCCAAACTCATCAACCAGTTCGTGAACACGGGTGAAATCTTGTTTGAGCCGAACAGTGCATATTCTGGGGCTCCAATCGCTCCTGTTCAAAACGCTCCGTCCTCGGTGGTCACGCCCAACGGCACCATCGTTACGATCAGTTGGACACAGTTCCGCCCCGATCTGGCAACGGGGTACGTGGTTCTTTATTCAATTGATGGTGTTACCTACCAACCGCTCCAGACGGTCGGGTCCGGTCAAATCCAGAGCATCAGCGTACAGCTTGCTGGCGGTCAGACTTATGACTTCCAGATTCAGGCTACCTCACTGGATGGACTCTCGCCGCTGTCGAATGTGCGAAGTATTTCGATCTAAATTCGAGTATTTATATTCAGGTGACCTATGGATGGAATGGCTTCCGCATTATCTCAGCAAACTGGCGTCGGCGCTGTAATCATCAACAACACAACTGATCTCAGCCGTGCTCTGAAGTTCATTCAGGACGCTCTACCGAACGGGGCGGCATACATCATCGTCCAGTTCGTGGATAAACAACTGACTTTCTACCGTTCCGGCAATGAGGGTTACGTGATGTCCAGAGAGTTCGGTATGCACCAGAATCTCGACATCGAAACCTGTGTCTCCCTTGCACATTTCAAGGATTGTCTCGAAGCGATGACCGGACGGGTCGATGTTAGCTTGGACGACAAGGGCATCCTCACGCTAGTGACCTACACCCAGTCGGCTAGCGCCTCTACTACATCTTTGGTGCACACCAAGCCGTTGTCCTCGACCGGGTTGACGCAACACAAGACCGGGCTTCCCAAGATCAAGTTCAGCCCGTTGCTTTTCCGTAACCTTGACGTGAAAGACATCAAGAACGATTTCAAAATCGCGATCAAGGACAATCGAGTCCTACTGTCGCCCAATTCCGGAGAGATTCTATGGACGCCGCAGTTCCCCATTGATACCAACATTGCTCCGACTGCCAAGTTTTTGCGCATGGTCGCCTCTAACGAGAAGGTCAGTGAGCTTTTCCTGACGGAGCGTGACTATTGGGGTGCGGCCATCGGCGACTTTGTGGTCTACATCAAAGGCGTGCCGGACTATCGAAATTCTTTTGCCAATGCCAACGGTCCGTCTAAGGAAATCTGTCAGTTTACCTCCGAAGCTCTGATGTCCGGGCTCCGTATGGCGAACCTGCGAGCCGGAGACACCGATCTTGTGGATTTCGACCCCAAGGTTGGAATTGTCTTCCGTGACGCGCAATCAGAAACCCGCACGATTTGTACGCTGGATGCTGTGGAGTTCCCCAAGTTCCGTATCAAGGGGGTACAGACAGCTTTGCTGTACAACATGCTCCGACAGACGGAAGACGAGTTGATTGTCCTTTCCGAGATCGAGACGGCAGTTTTGCCGACCTATCGTTTCACACGCGGAAATATCGCGGTAAACGTCAAGCTGAGCTACTAAAAGCCAGTATCTATTGAGAGAGGTCTTTTATGAGCGAAGAAGTAGAGAACATGGATTATGAATTGGAAGGCGACGACGAGATCACTTTCGACGATGCCCCTCCGCAAGTGAAGCCATCCCTGTCTCCGGCCCCAAAGCCGAAGGCGGTCAAAGTGGCAGCACCAAAACCAAAGAAAGCGAGAAAACCCAAAGTGGCAACCAAACCCGCAACTGCAAAGGTCACGAAAAAGCACCGCGTCGAGACGATTGACAACAACAAGCTCGCCGGGTATCTGGACAACCTCACGAACAACGAAGGTTACGAACTGATCTCCGTGTCCGGGTCGTCCAGCATCATGGGCGCATTCACCGTCGTTTCTGTAAAGAACAGCTAACGAAGGGACTGCGATGAAAAAGTCGCTGCAAGAAGCGTGCGAAAAATCGTACCGGGATTACTACGCCCCGTATTCGCTCGACGACAACGGCAATCGCGTAGAACCGTCGCTTCACGCCTGTGAATATGGTTCATGGGAGGCAGCGTTCGAGGCTGGGGTCAAAGCAGCTTCCAAAAAGTAATGGATGCAGCACTCGTAGCACGCATCGGCTCCGTCCGCTCCGGTGTGAATCGAATCGGACAGCAGCTTGCATACGAGACCTCGACCATTACTCGGCTCAATACCCGTATCACAGAACTGGAAGAGGAAAAGGCCCAGCTTGTTAAAGCAACCGGGCTGATTGATCGTTGTATCCAGATCATATCCGCCAACGGCATTGGCAAGATCGAAAGTATTGTGTCGGATGGACTCCGGCGTGTGTTTGACGATCCTACCCTCAGTCTGGTGATAGACAAGAAGTCACAGGCTCGCGGTAACGTTTATCGTCTCTTGGTCAAACAGGGCGACGGCGAACCGTATGACCCGATGCTGTCGTTTGGCGGCGGCGTGGTTAATGTGGTCGCGTTTCTGCTTCGGCTGATTCTCATCAAACGGTTCAAGCTCGCTAAACTGATTGTACTCGACGAACAGTTCAACGGCGTTTCCGCAGATCGTCAACCCGCAGTTTCGGCCCTTCTTCGCACGTTGACGGATAAGTACGGATACACTATTCTAGCTGTTACGCACCAGCCGATCTTAGCCGACGCTGCCGACAATGTTTATCAAGTGCTGGTTCGGACGCCGCAGCCGCCGCTCCTCAAAAAGGTTGAGGGGACAGATTTGGACATGTTGAAGGTGATGCTCCGTGAGCGATCCGCTGCTGAAGAAAATCAAGCTTAAGTCTCCCGAAGAGATCATTGAACGGGCACGCGATATCATCTCTCGGCACCGCCGCCGCTTCCTGCAACGCAACTCCCGTCCCTGCCCGGTTAACTGTAAAATGGCCGAGATGATGGGTCGAAAGATCATCGGCTGTACGGGTTGTGGTTCTCACGATCCGAATCAATGCCTGAAAGCCGACCAATTTAGTCCCCTTTACACCAAAGAAGAGCTTTTCAAACAATTTGCAGCCCAACTCCGTGATCCGGGCGTCCTTCTCAGGGAGTACCGGGACGTGGTAGTATTTTTGTGGGTAATGGGGGCTTTCGAAGAAGAGTCGCAGGTGGATGAAACCATCGTACCCCTCGTGGAGAAAAAGCATGTACAAACCGGAGTTCGACCCGAATTGTCCACCAGCGGCACAACTGGCGGTCATGAAGTTGAAGAACGAAATTATAACGTGGCGAGTCCTAGCGATCTTGCTGCTTCTCGCCGTCGTGTGTCTGATGGCTCTTCAGGTGATTCAGGACAGAACTATAACCGGACAGAGAGCCCTGATACGTCTTCAACAGCAGGACAGCGCCGACCTTGGGGCGTGCAAGGTCGCTCTCGCTCAGCAGCAAAATAAGAAATGAGAACTCAATACGACGTGCCGACAGTCTTGTCGCTGGTGGACGAGAAGTTCGCCGATGCAACTGCTCGCGGCAAGACCTTCACCAAGTTCTCGGTAACGAAAGACAAGATTGTCGAACTGCGTGGTTGGCAACAGACCCTTGATTTGTTTGAGAAGCATTTCGATCAAGTCCTGACTGACCTTAAGATCGTTTACGTTCCTCGGCAAATCCCTCCCGGTCCGATGGTAATCTTCCCCATCCGAGATGTGGATGGTGAATACAAGTACGCTCAAACCAAACCGCTCGAAGGCAGTGAGTTCTTCCATCCGGAGAAGAAATATTACTACATCGGTCGCGAACCTATCGGCCCTCGTTGGTTGGGCAACGATCCGGCAACGATCAAACTCATCCTGCAAAAACGTGTCGTCATCGTGGTGGAGGGTCCGTTTGACTTCCTCGCGGCTCGATTACTCTGCCCGAATGCGCCGATTATGAGCCCTCTGACCAAAACTCTCGGCCCGAAACACATCGCCTATCTGCGGATGCTTGGAGTCAAAGAGGTCGTGTTCATGTACGACAGTGAGGTCAGCGGCAAGGGGCAGGGAGCCGCCAAGTACCAATCCAAGCAACTTCAGGATTTGCCATACATGAAGACCAGCATTCTCCGTATCGCAGGCGGCGGCGATCCTTCCAAAGTTCTGCAATCCCCCCTCTACGCAAAGCAACTAAAAAAGCAAATAGATACTTGTCTTTTCGGTCGCTAAGGTATTAAGCTTATGTGAGCGACTTTGATGAAGTTTTTCGTGTAAACAAGGAAATTCGAGAAGACCCCAACCGCCCTTATTTCACGGGCACGTTCGATCTTCAAGACGAAATCTCTTGTGAACTGGCTCTATTCGAAGCCGACCAGATGGTCGATTCGTATCTGGAGAAGTTCCGCACACGCTTCAAAGACCCAAAGATGTTCGAAGACCTTTGTCAGGTTTACCGGAAGAAATTCCGCACGAACCTCAGAGAATTCCAACGTCAATCACGGGAGATTATCGATCAGTATGGCTACCACAAAGAAGACGAGGACGGCAACGTCTAAAGCCGAAGGTATGTTCGCGGCGGACTGTCAGGACATTCCAGACCGTCATCCGCTCGAAGGTGTCGCGTCGTTTCTGCGTGCTCAGCAACCCGCGTATCTACGCTGGGAGCCGAAGACGAAGTTCGAAGAGGTCGCCAAATCGATCATCATCCGGGCGCAAGCGGGGTTGCTCACTGACAACGTGGGGGCTCTAGCGGATTACATTCAGAGAGAATTACGTTGTCACAGAAAGCACGTTAAGAGAGGAGGCTAACATGGGCGTTGATACTCACAAAGTAGAAGTCGTTCCCGTAGTGCTGGAACCACATCCAGACCCGGAGACGACCGCACTGTCCGTGGTGAAGATTTACAACTTCACCGTGGTCGTTCGCACTGAAGACTGGAAGGGAGTGGAGCGAGCCGCGTATGTGCAGCCCGACTCTATCCTTCCCGACAAGCCGGAGTTCCGTTTCCTGAAGATTACCGGGAACATCAAGCGTGAACTTGATGCTCTTGAGGGACTCACCGGGCCGGAGGCCGACGCACAGCGTGCGGCTCTTGAAGCCAAGATCGATATGAACACCAAGTATCTGTGCATTACGGTGCGCAAGCTTCGTGGTGTCATGTCGATGGGGATGTTGCTGCCGCTGCCTCCGGGATATGAGAACGCGGAGTACGGCACCGATCTGGCTGATGTGCTCGGCATCACGCATTACGAGCCGCCAACTGAAGAGGAGCAGGTCAAGTCCCGCCGTCACGCAGGTGACGATGTCGGACCGCCTCCTCCGTCCTGCATCTACGCTCCGTCTTATGACGTGGAGTCTGCGTACAAGTACGCTTCTCTGTTCGAGCCGGGTGAGATGGTCTACGTATCGGAGAAAATCGACGGGCAGAACGCTCGTTTCGTGGCAACCGATGCTGACAACGAATGGCGTCGTGAAGAGACTCCGGGTGGACAGGTAAGCTCTGTTCGCGATATCACTCTCTACGCTGGTAGCCGCAACGAGTGGAAAAAGAAGGAAGGCGGCTCCAACTGGTGGAGAGTGCAGGAGCAGAACGAGTGGATTCCACGCTGGTGCTACGACAATCAGGATCGCGTCATGTACGGCGAGACCTTTGGTTGGGTAGCCAAATTGAAGTACGGCGCTAAGCAGGGACAGTTGTTCTTCCGCGCCTTTGACGTGTTGGACGGAACGGAATACTGGGACGCGGAGAAGTTCATCGCTGAGTTCCACGAATCCCTCCGTGCCCCTTCACTCGGCATCATGCCGTTCGATTGGGAAAAGCTCGTCAAACTGGCGGACGGTCCGTCCCTTATTCCGGGGGCGAACAATATTAGGGAAGGGATTGTAATTAAACCTGTTAAAGAGCGTCGTCATTACAAACTCGGACGTGTTTTTGTCAAACTGGTGAGCAATGCCTATCTCGAACAGTCCAGCCGCTAACGCTCTCGATCTATCGGGACAGACGTTCGGTCGATTGACCGTGATGTCTCGTTCCGGTCGGTCGCGAGGTAGGCAAGCTGTTTGGCTCTGCTCGTGCACTTGCGGGGCTGAAACGCACGTCCGTGCAACCCAGCTACGCAAAGGCAAAACCAAATCTTGCGGTTGTCTGAAGGCTGAACGCTACCACTGGACCGGGTATCAGGAGATCAGCGGAGAGTTTTGGTCGAATCAGAAAACGCACGCTCAGTCTCGTGGGCGGTCGTTCACGCTGTCGATTGAGCAAGCTTGGGAATTGTTTGTTCAGCAAGGGCGAAAATGTGCCTATACGGGGCTGCCGTTGACCTTTTCCGGTTGCTACCACCGCGATAAAGCAGCGCAGACTGCTTCTCTGGATCGCATAGACAGCGCAGGCAACTACACGTCGGATAACGTTCAGTGGGTGCACAAGGACGTGAACATGATGAAACAGAAACTTTCTCATGAACGGTTCATCGAACTGTGCAGACTCATAGGAGAAAACCAATGTCGAATTTGATGTCAGCCATCATACAGTTGAGAACGTTTGTCGCGAACCCACCGAATTGGCCCGGAGAAGAAGCCATCGTTGAGTTTCATAGCATTCTTGACCGCCTCGAAGAACACGATCTGGACATGTCGGATTACCGCATCCCAGCCGAGAAGGTGGATTTCCCTATCATCGGTTATCAGCGCGGAGCATTCCGGGGGCCTGCGGGTCGCCCTATCCGTGGAGATGTAAAGCGGGTGGATGAGGGGTATTTCAGCCGTCAAATCAAAGGGGCATTAGCCTACGCGGAAGCCAATCTGGAACGTGAATCTGACGAAGAAGAGATCAACGCCGCCATTCTGGAAAACCTGCCGAAGTCGGTGAACTAACCGCTAATGACTGCGCTGTCCTCGATCTGGGATGTGGCGACTGACCTGACATGGGTCAACGCCCTCTCAGCGGGGGCGGCGTTTCTTGTTAACAAGCTGTTTCCCAATAAGCCAGATAAAGACGATGACGACAAAGGCCCGTCTGATGAACCCCACCTGCCTTTGCCGACCGGGGGTGATTGGAACTGGGAAAAATTCAACCGGGAACTCGACGAAATTGGCAAAGATATTCACCCAGACGCGGTATTGACTAAGTAGCATGAGCAGATATGTCCCCATCGATGATGAAATGACGCACACTCTCCAACCGGAGAACAGCGTCTTCGTGATCTACAACCTTGAACGCTTGCGTCTTGTTGGCGCAGACATCCGCGAAGGATTCACCACCAAACAGGCACAGGCTTTCCTCGATCTCCATGGCGACGATCTCCGCACGCTGCTCGAAACAACCGTCAAAGAATTCATGAAGAAGAAAGTAGGCAAATAATGCCCGTATCATTTGAACAAGTAGTGGAAATGATCCGCAAGGAAAACGAATACGCCACGAAGTGGGCGAAGGGCTCCCGCAAGATTTCCAAGGTGGAAGGCGTCAGCGACGGCGACGTACACGCTGGCACCACAGGTCCGGCAGGACAGCCGTTCGGCATCTCCGACTGGTGGATTTTCGCACGCAAGTATTTCAACGAGATTCCCGATGTCATGGCGAACTACACGCCGGACGGCGGCTCAGCCCGTATCCGCATTATCAAGGTCATTTCGCTGCTCGTCCGCTGCCTGATGATCTACGGTCGCCCCTCTGATCTGGAGCGTCTCGCTGGCAAGTCCAGCCGTGACTTCCCGATTCTCGGCGGCGGTATTTCGACATTCGACGAATTGAGCAGCGCAGAAGGTTGCCTGATTCCGACTGCGGAGACTGGTAAGCTACGCAATGAAGCGCCAAGCTGCGATCCGCTGAAGAGCTAAACATGTCACGCACCATAGGACAACGAGTCGGCGCGGTCTCCCACTCCGAGGAAGATACTATCTTCATTTTTGGATATGGTACCTACGCTGGGGATGAAGTGCCGGATTCCGCTGGCGGCTGGATGGGGAAGATGCTCGCGGAAGAGAAAGTCACCAACCCGAAGATCGTCCTCGACAACGGCAAGGTGGTTTGGGGCTGCGAGTGTTGGTGGGGGTCGGAAGAACAGATTCAAAAGGCAGCAGCAGGTTTTCAACACGTAGTAGAAATCGACATTGAGGAGGCACGTAAAGATGCCGAACAGAGCAACAACGACAGTAACTCGTGAGCAGTTCATGGAAGCTTGCGAAGCGGTATGGTCGGAAATCGAGTACCAGAACAGCCTTGAACGCCGCACTGGTGATGAAGCCAAGGAACCAGCCGGGTTTTTCACCCTCGGTCATGTTTACCTGAATCGTGGCGAAGCACTGTGGGCTGACAACGCTGGGACCGAAGCCTGCCTGCCGAGTCTTCGTAAACTGGCTGCGATCTTCGTCCGTGGCATGGTCTATTGCGGCATCACCTATCGTGAAACGCCTACGACCGTTGCGTAATATTCCGAACTGATTTACTATCGCTGGAGAGGTTTTTGAATGCGTTACTACCCAGTCAAAATTCAGCGAATCATCTCGGTTCAGTACAAGAAACTCAAGCCCGGTGAACAGGCTGTAAATCGCACTGACACCATTCCCACAACTGAACGTCGCAACGGTTCTACCTTCGGCTACACTGGCGTCCAGAAGGAATTCTTCCGCGTCGTCAGCAAGCTACTTGGCGAGTGCGGTCATGAACACAAGACGGAAGCCTCGGCTCAGCCTTGCTTCAAGCGTATGAAGAAGGAATGGTCAGCGATCCGTTCCAACCAATCCAAGACCGCGTATGCGCGGCGTCAGCAGGTTGCTCAAGCATGAATACTCTCCGTGCAGTAGCCACAGCATACGACAATCACGCCAATCGTCTCGCCCGTCGCCATGAGGGGAAGTTGAAGAGAGTGGTCGGCCACACCCGCAAAGAAGGCAAGCGTGTGGCGATTACCATCGCCGATGTCATCGACAACTATCGCACTAACGCCGACCGCGTGCGTGCCTTGATTCCGCCTGACGAAGTCCCGGCTGAGACACAGTGGAGTCTTGAAGCTTCGGAAACCCCGGCTCTCGGTCCGGGATCGACGGTGACCGCGAAAGACAAGGTCGCCAATCCGAAAGAGCTTTTGGAGAAATTCACCAAATGAACATCCCCATCGTGGTTGCGGCGATTGTTGCTGCAATTCCGGCTTACGGCATGTACAAGGTGAAGACTACGAAGTCCAGCATAGAGAACGGCTGGACGTATCTTCCCTATGCCGTTGAGCGTTTTGGCTGGGTTGATGGTTTCCGCCGCTGGTGGAGATATCATGCTTCCCCGGCTGCTCAGTACGAAACTTTCCGTTACTGGCGGAAGCGCCGTTCATTGATCGACCGCCGCGAGAAGAAATCATGGAGCCAGACTGTCCACATCATCGACCGGGACGGCGACTTCTACATCGTCGAATGCCCCCAGTGTAACGACGTGCACGGTCTCTGGTGCCATCGTCCGTGGGAGAAAATCACGGATGAGCAGTGGGAAGCTGGCGTTCGCGAGACTTACTGCGACCAATGCCAGAAAGACCGCAAGTCGCATTTCCATTGCAGCCGTTGCGACATCGGCATCGATCTGCATTGGGAAGATGGCTACCATCGCATGAAGGATCACCGTGAAGGTCGTCCTCCACTGCCAATCCAAGCGGTGAAAGACGACAACGGCAAGTGGCACCTTGGCATTCATGCTGACGCTCCGTGGTGGTGGACACGCCGTGAGGTCTGCCGCGATTATCGCCCTGAGACTGGAAAAGATGCTCATGGGCATGAAAAGTACAGAACGTATCCCAACCCCAAGAACTGGATGTGCGGGATGCAAGCGCAGTGTGAACAAGCGAGAGTACCGGGAGCGACGAGTTGAAGAGAGTCAAAGTCCCGGTCACTGATCGTCAGTTTCCTCCGGAAGTTCTGATGGTCAATGACGACATGGGCGAGATAACGATCAAGATGAAGTTCATTGACCGTTACGAGGCAGGACGGTTCTACAACGAAGCCTTGGTAGCCGGATGGCGGCGTTACCGGGGTTTTTCGTTAGACCTTCTGGTGGACTCGAAAAAGAAAGCGAGAGCATAACATGTTCGGACGTGGTAATTGGGCCGTATTCGGCATCAAGAAAGAAAGCCTCAAGAAGTTTCGCAAGAACCTGAACAATGAAGTGGTCATGCTGGACGTGAGCCAGCTTGGTGCCTCGATCAAAGCGAAGTTCCTGAATCAGACCAGCTACGGCATCAACCCCTTCGCCGATCCCCGCAAGGATGAAAAGCTGACGGTCGCCAAGCACTCCACGCTAGCGGAATACTTTGCACAGCCGAAGGATGTGCGCGAACTCCTCTCCGAAGGTGAACTGGAAGTGACGCAGCAAGGCTACGGTCTGGCTGAGGAATTCGAACTCCCTGATCCCGGTGCTGATGGCGTCGAAAGCCACTACTACGGGCTCTGGTTCGTCATCAACGAACAGGAAGATGTCACCGATCCGGCGTCCAAGAAGGAAGCCATTTCCTACAAGGACATGACCAAGCCCTTCAAGTTCCTGAACAAGGATGAGAAGAAGGCAGTCGAAGCACAGGTCAAGCTGACCGCTGTCCCCGCCCGTAAGCAATTCGCCGTGTTGCTTGATTTCGCCGACGAACGTGCCTATGTCGAATCCTCTAGCCAAGACGATGTGCTGGCGGTGCAGACGGTGCTCAATCAGCTTGGGGCCGACATTTTCTCGATGGCGTGGCAGTTTGACGATTGGGATTGGACAATTCGCTTTCTCAACAAGGTCAACTCCGAGACCCATTACGAAGAGCAGATGGCAGAGCGTGCCGATGAACTGACCCGTTTCCGCCCGGATGAAATCGCCAAGATGGACGACCGCATGATGGAGTCCATCGTCAGCAATTTCTTCGCTCTATCGCAGTTGGACACCGGGGACTGGTGCGGCTTGACAACCCCGACCCGCATCCGCCTCTATCCGACTACCGACCCAGCGACGGTCGCCAACGTTAGCACAGCGTTCAGCCTGCTGCGAGTGACCGACAAAGCGATGGTCGCCTCTGCTTCACTGGTTTTCCAGTCCCTTGAGTCCTATGTCGTCAAGAAGACGGACGAAGAGAAGCAAGTGCGTAAAGACCTGTTCACTCTCGATCTCAACGACAACATCAATTTGAACGATGCCGGAGCCGGAATGCTCCGTGGCTTCGATATGCCCCAATTCAAGAAGGACATCAAGACGGCGATCAAAGCCCAAGAAGGCGGCTTGTCCATCGCCGAATACTGGAAGAACTGGCTCCAGTCCATGCGTGAGGCTGTTTACAAATTCACCGACAACGTGACCGAGACTCTCGCCATCGACAAAAAGAAGTACGGACTCAAGCCATTTGCTGTTGAAGTCAATGAGCCGGAGTCTGTGGAGGTCGAATGACGCTCGGCTACCAACACGACTTTCGCAAGTATCCAGACCTGCCGGAACGCTGCATCATCTGTGCGAGACTGCGTACCCCAGAAAACGAACAGCTTGAGTGTGTCAAACCTGAGCCGCCATTGTCCCGCGAATACATGGCTCGGCTAGTTTCAGTTGCACAACTTCGCGATTACGTTGAATCTGCTGGAGGAAAATGATGAAACCGCAGGACATGGATGGACAGAAAGTCATTGACTTCATGCTGAAGAGCATTGAAGCTCGCAAACAAAGCATCATCGCCAACCGTGAGAAGATTTACGATCTCATTCTCGAAGGCAAGGACGATGAAGCGAACGCCCTCGTCGAGCAGATGATGGTCAGCATGGCAGTGGTCAACTATTTCGCCGATGAGATCGCGATGGTCGAGACGGCGAAGAAGCTGAAGGACCTGCTGGAGATGCCGAAGAGCCCGACTGTTCCTGTTGCCGAAGCATGACCACTGACCCACTTTCGCTAGGCGAAAGCTGGGCACCAGAGGTCAACAAGGCGTTTGGGGAGAGTGTATTACAGGGCGGTTGCGACCTGAATAAAGTACCTGTGGGCGGCTTCGTCATACTGACTACACGGCAGACCCGGTACGTGATCGAGAAGCTGGAAGACGGCTTTAAGATCGCCGGGAATGACAAGTATTGCCCTGTCCCGACGAAGTGCACTATTATGGGTTCAGTCTTCCATCGGGAAGGAAGTATGATTAGGTCGCGCTGGCTCGGTCGCGGGATGTTTATGGAGTTCGGTACGGCGGCTTTCCCCCGGCTGATAAGCTCCGAGATTACGGACGTGGTAGAGATATGAATTTTGACATCCATGTTGAACGGGCGATCTCACCGAACATAGTGGACTTCCGCGTAGAAGCTTGGGATAAAAAGCAACGGATCGCAGCGTTTTACGTGCGGAGAGTTGACACGTCTAAGGGCTATCTCAATGTACTTCAGCAAATAGCTGAGCAGGCTCCGAAATGTTGCAACGACTTTACGGTGACGCACACCCGGTGGAATAACGAGGGTACGCCATATCAACGCCGCATTTCCGAATGGATCGAACACTGTCCCCATCATATCGGCATTGGTTTTCCGGCTTACCACGTTTCTGGAACGAAGAAAGACGATGACCGGATGTTCGAATGCACGTATTGCGGGTGCGTGTTTCCTGAATCGCAGGGAATTGAGGTTGACTCGCGGTGACTGGCGAGCAGATTCGACAAATGCTCGATGAACTCGAAGGGTGTTATTGCCAGCGGTGGATCGAAGATCGAATGGGCGGTTATGTCGATACTCGACTGGATCGCCGAAAGGCACGAAAGGTAATTGAAAAATGGCTGAAGATGAATTCCTCACAACAGACCCGGACTATTCGTCAATCCAATACGAAGAGCCGAAACCGCGTGTCGGCGTAGCGACCATCGTCCATAAAGGCCCGAACATCTTGCTCGGCAAGTCCAAAAAGAAGGGCACCGAAGGACAATGGGTGATCCCCGGTGGTGGGATTCGCGAGTACGAGACCATTCAGGAAGCCTCGACACGCGAAATCGCCGAAGAGACGGGTGTTGTCTGTGGTAATCAGGAGATGCTCTTCCTGTCCGAACGTGTGAATAAAGCCGAGAAAGAGCACCGCATCGTGATCTATGTCGTGGGGCAATGGCTTTCCGGCGAGATCAAAGCTGGCGATGACCTGAGCGAGGTTCGCTGGGTTGATCCACGCGATCTCGGTCTGTATCAGCACCAGATGGGCGAAATGACCATCGATGCTTTCATGAAATACAGCATGGTGCTGAAAGCTAAAGCCATGTCCGGGCGTCCCATCGCACAGATGGAAGTGCCGCCCAATCAGGTGAACTAGGAGGAAGTAATGTCAAGCGAATTGAGAAGAACAATTACAATCGAAAACGGTGAAGACACACGCTTCGAACTCAATCTGAACACAGGAAATATTTCTCTGCTTACCGTAGCCGACGATGACACGGTGATCGGAAATCTAGAAATTCATCCGACCGCTCTATCGGATATTGTTTCCGAGTATAAAAAGCGGTTCGTTGACATGGGGAATGGCAAGTCCGAACCCCTTTCGGTTGACTGATGCTGACCTATCGTTACGTTGATGATGGCTGGTACTGTCAGGACTTCTGGATCGAGGATGAGAACGGTAAACGTTTCGCCATGACCCAGAGCGAAGACGCCGCCAAGGAAATCTGCGAGGCTGTGAACAAAGCCCGTGCAGTGGAGACCTTTGATGCAGAAATCCCCGGCACAATCGCCGATTAAGCCGTTCTGCCGCTGGCATATCGCAACGGTCGAAAACCCGGCAGGCACCGACTGCTCGGCGCACATGTGCGAGGGTCGTGTGTTCGAGTGCCCTTACGTTTCGATTGCGGACTCGCAGGCGCAGGAATATCCTTGTGCAGATGCGGAGGCTCTATGAACCCAAAGGAACTTTTCAAAGCCTGCACCACTCAATGTATCTGGTGTAAGGAACAGTGGCCTGTCGTGGCTAGCGGCGGACACATGCTGCACGTCGGTCCCTTCACCAAAGATAAACACCTATTCTCATGGCCTTGCGCAGCGGAACCCATCCGTCAGGCGTTTGAGTATGTCACTTACAAAGGCGGCAAACAGATCGCATGGAAGCCGCGTAGTGCTAAGGTTCTGTTCGACATCATCACCAAGCGACATGGGCGTAATGGCGGACTGTGCAAGAACGTCATGAGCCCGGACAACCGTAGTTTCTGGCGCACGGGGAGTCGAGCGGTTCTCGAAGTAGCGAGTTGGCCCGAATGGAAACAGAGTTGCAACTTTGACGGTAGACGGTCAAAGCCCGTTACTCAAGAACGCTTGAAGGAAACCCGTGACGAACTCGCGTTCTACGATGAATGCGATTTCGCCTGCCGCCAACAATGCACCGAGAATCTCCAATACCGTCCCAAGCTGGATCGTAACTGGAATGAGCCGACCTGCAACGATGGTATGGGCTGCATGACCTGCTGGGAGCGGTATGAGAAGGCCAAAGAGGAGTGGGAGACCGCTAACCCCTGCTGTTACTAAATGTTCATTCTCCAGACCATCTTTCCGCAAATCGGCGAATTCTTCCGTAAACAGGTCGATCTGCCGAAGATACTTGACGACGCTATCGCCAAGATCAAGATGCCCCACAACCCTGTGGGGAGATTTGCTTTCTGTTTCTTCTCGGAACTGATCTCATTCTTCATCATCGCCACGAACTTCCGGGCACTTGCCAAGGGTTATCTGTTTTGGACGGTGGGGACGGATGGTTTGATCGTTCTTCAGAATTCCATCGTCAGCAAGCTCATGATCGAGAATGAGAAGTCACGAGATGGCATCTCCATCGCAGCCTTTACCATAGGTGGTATGTGCGGTTCCGCCCTCTGCATTATTCTAACGAAGCGCCTGTGGGGAGGCTAACTACAGTATTGAACTATGTATGAATCTGATCGCCCAATATCCGACTGAGTGGAATGCTGTCGTAGGGCAACAACGAGCCATCAGCATCCTTCAGCACATCCTCAGAAATAGGCATTTCATGACGCGGGGCTTCTTGCTCTATGGCGTCCTCGGCACGGGCAAGACAGCGACCACGAATCTGCTGGCACGGGCGTTGCTTTGCGAGGTTGATCCTCTCGGCTGCGGTAAGTGCTCATCCTGCCTGATGGTCACCAAGGACAACTTCGAAGGTTTCGCTAACCATAGCGATTATAAGGGCGTAGACGCAGCGGAGAAATCCGGTGTGCAGGACGCACGTGATCTGATCGACATCATGACCGGAACCCCCAATGAGGGTAAACGCCGGGTAGTGGTGATCGACGAAGCTCACCGTCTTTCCAAGGAAGCATGGGATGTGTTCCTAAAACCCCTCGAACAGGGGCGAGAAAACGATATGCGGACGATTTTCATCTTCGTCAGCAATCAACCCGACCTGATCGCAGGCACCATTCGGTCACGGCTCACGCGCATTCCGTTTGAGCGGCTCCATGCAGACACAATTCGAGGTTATCTGGCTCAAGTTGCGGCTGCCAATAACATCGAATATGAGCTTGACGCTCTTTCCATCATCGCTCGGTATTCTAAAGGCGTCGTTCGGGAAGCCAAGAACATCCTCGGCACCGTAGCGGCATGTGGTAAAGTCACCACTGAATTGACCAAGATGATTCTGGATACTTCTCTGGAAGACATCTCGGTCAAAATGCTTCTCGCAGTTGCCCGGAAGGACTTCCGGCAGACTATCGATCTCGCCGACGAACTTGGACGTAAGGCAGCACCGTCTAAGTGTGTTGAGACCCTGTTCTCCGTTTATGGTCGGGCAATCTTTCAGCCGGAAGAGGACATGCAGAAGATCGCTAACGGGTTGCCGAATGTCCGTGAGGTTACCGATCTGTTCATCGCTTGGTCGATGACGAAGGACCTACCCACCGACATTCTGCCCGTGATAGGATATGAACTGTTGCAGCTTGTAGCTGGCGGCGTCCCCGGCGTTAAATCAAAAACCGGACAGCGGCAACCGCGAATGGCGGTGAATGCTGGTTCCGTATTGTCGATGCTAAAGACCCCATCAGACGCGGCAATTCGTGAAGGGGCTTTGCCTGAGATTGTAGAGACGGCTGATGATGTCGCCGCGTTCTTAAACACGCCCCCACCAGTTACAATAGCGGCACCCAAGGTGAGGTTAGATGCAGGAAATCCAGAAGACCCAATGTGAGGATCGAGTGAACAGACCCAAGAAACCGATTGAGATCATGATCCTCGGCGACTCCGAGGGGGTTGACCAGATCGTTGAGTCCATCGCCATCGCCAAGACGGAAGAACGCTGTGGTTGCCCGTGTCATCAGGGGGCTCCGGGTCGTTGGCACTGTTTTGCCGATTGCTGTGCTTTGGCTGGGATTCTGCTTCGAGGAAATGTGAGCACGAAATGAGTGAACGAATTGAGATCATCGATGGTCTGACTGCTTCGTTCGCATGGGAGGCACACATTCTTAGTTGCCCGGAATGCAAGGGCACGCGGGATAACGGATGGATTTTCCCCATCCTTCGCGTCGATAAGCCCTGTCCTGAGGCTGTTCGACTGAATGATCTGGTGGAGAAAAGCGGATTCCTGTACAGCACCCCCAAGATCAGTCTGGAAGAGTTCAAGAAACGCCGCTTCGATTCTGAAGAAAGAGAGCAGACGTATCGCAGCGTCCTGCGAGGAGATGGAAATGCTGATGACCGATGAAACCGCTGCGGGTGTGATGCTGACTACTCACTGTATGGCTCAGGAGAAGGTTTTTGGGTTGACCATTACCTTCCCACCGGAAGTTGAGGACATCGCTAACATCCCATTCCAAGAATTGACCGAGGAGCAGGGCAAGAAACTGATCGAAGCCGGAATGAGGGCGAGACATGAGGCGCTATACGGTAAAGATAACCGACCCGAAATGGGAACCGAACTGCGGTCGAATAGTTGAGTTCGACATTACGGAAAACAGCCGTTTCATACCGATCATTGAAGAGATGATCTACGAGGCGGACATCGTCGGGCTCAAGGAATTGATGGACAAATGAGCTACCCTCACGGACAGATTAAGGCATACACGCTGGGGCTCCAATCGAGCTACGACCATGCTCTGGAAGTCGAGCCCATGCCCGTCATGAAGATCGGCAAGCGTTCGCTGCCCGACGACGTGTATCCGGGCGGTTGGGTATGGCGTTCCTATGAAGACGCCAAAGAGTATATGGACGGTCACAAAGACGATGAATTCTTTCGTGGTCGGCAATTCGCCGTGTACCGTCTGACCCTGCCGAATGGTTGGGATATGGATGTCTATGGTCCGGACGCTGACGGCATCCACAACCTGCTACACGACGCCGTGATCGTAGGCCGCGTTATCAAGATGGATATGACTCGTGAACCGGGAGACTACTGATGTCAGTTGCAAAGAAATATCGCGAAGGAACGATTTATCGTCTCGGTGATATGCGGGAAGAGCACCCAGTCAAGGTGTCTCAACTCAAGCCGGGGGAATCCATCAAGGTCGTGACCATTGACCCCGACACCAAGGGCGTCAGCACGCTTTATACGGTCTATCGGGCACCCCGCCGCAAGGACGAGAGCCCAATCGAATACTATAAGCGCACCAAATGCGTGGATGACCGCTACTACTTCAAGTTCGAGGGGCGCTACTACTGCAACCCGGCTCACTGTCGCAAAACATGGACGAACAAGAAGAAGCGTGACGAGCATCTCAAAATGGCTTACGCCATGCTCGGCTAGGAGATCGTATGGGGCACTACGCATCGGAAATGGACCCGGACTGGGGTAAGATTCAGGATCGAACTGACCGACTCTGGAAATTGAAGAAAGACCTCGCCAAAGTCCCGATGTCGGAATTCAAGGCTGGTGATGCCTACGAACTCAGTCAGCTTTATTCGGTCGTGGATTTCGGCCTGTTGTCAGATGAGACTATCGAACGTTTCGAAAAGATTGCTAGACGATTCAAATCCCGTCCCCGGTGGAAGATCGATGGCGACATGGTATAGATTCGAGGACTATCTGTCCGCCGATGATTGGGGTTCTTACGTCAACGTCCGGCTGCGCACTTTCGAGGTCATCAAAGAGACCCCCAAAGGCGTCTGGCTCCGGCTGTACGAGTTCACCAACATGAAGCGGTTCGTCCGCAATGACAGTAGAAAGAAATTCGCCTGCCCCACGAGGGAGCAGGCGTTAGAGTCCTTCCTTGCCCGGAAGACCAAGCAAGCCAAAATCCTCAAGGCGCAACTGCGGCGTGTGGAGGAAGCGATCCAGATCGCAAAGCAGCAAGACGCAAGGCGTCCGATTCTAAGCTTGACTTGATTGTTACTGAAATCGAGCCCGAATTCCCGCTAGAAGACGCTCCCGTTTAACGGGATCAGTCCACTGGTTTCTGGCGGCGGTCGCAATGCTTTTATTGTGTTTTGCGGTATGTTTCTTACCCTTACGGGTTTGACCCATTTTCAACCTAGTTTCTATCGAGAGTTCTTTCCCCTTCCAATGTGATCTCCCGGTCGGCACACCCGCATGAGCTAATCTCATTTTTGCGCGGCTTTCGTCGGTATGTTGTCCACCAAACCCCGCCCCACCTGCGGTACGGTTGTAGCCCGAAGGGATCATTGAGTTGTACTCAGTGATATAGCGTGCTTCTAGGGCATTAAGCTCTTTGCGGGAGGTTGCTCTATCGATCTCAACTATTGTGAAAACCTTCGAACCGTATTTTCGAATTGCACAGTGGATCGGAAAGCGGCTTTTGCCACGAGCAGCCTTTAGATGAAGACCCCACCGTCTCTCTAATGACTGACATGTCTGTCCGACATAAAGTTTTTTGTTTATGGTGTTGCGGATGAGGTAAACGATCATGGTTTTTTCTTCCGATGCCATTTTTGGGGACGGTTCCAATACGGGTTTTTGCAATTTCCACAAGCAGTTGGGATAGGGGTTGTCCAAACCCCATTTTCTAGGACCGGACGAGGAATCCATCGGTGTCCGCATCGCTCGCAAGTGCATTCGGTCGCCTGCAACGAAATTTGTCGTTGTCCCACGATATATTTATACCAAAGTCTAAACTTTTGTTCAAACTGCGGTATTACATATCTGTATGATCTTGGAATATGGTGATACTTCCAAACTCAAGGGCCTTTCATGGTATATGCTTGAACTCAGAAGCGACAAAACCGTTGAGCCCACCATGAAGCGACTCGGCGGCGAGTTGAAGGGAATTTTCCGCAACGACCCCATCGAAGTCTTCGTTCCAGTCCAGAACCGCGACCTCGACACTTTCGATATGTCCACGCTCCAGTACGTGTTCGTCCGGAGCAATAATTTCCAGTCCCTTCTCCGGCTCAGACAGGTGACCGGGGCGTGCGGATTGGTGACCAAAGGTGAGTCCAACCGTCCCTCCGATGCCATCCCCGTGGACGATGAATACGTGCAGGGGCTCGTCCACGACGCCGAGGAGGAGCACCGCAAGCGTGCGGTCGGCATCGAGGTCGGCAGCTTCGTTCGTATCCTCCAAGGGCAGACTCGTGACTTTTGCGGCACCGTGGAGATCGTCGGCGATGGCAAGGCGGTCGTCAAGATCACCCTGTTGACCAAGTACATCATGCTGGAGACCCCGATCCGCAATCTTTTGAAGCTCCCGGACGTACCCGCCAACAAGCGGGTCTACTATTTCGGTCCGCTGGTGAACGACCTGAGCCCGGAGGAACTCTCCCTGATCGAACAAGACCTCCATCTTGACGATTCCATGCCCGTAGAGGTCATGGAAGAGCAGCAGGCTGAGGAGCCTAAACGTCATTCGCGGCAGCGCACGGTCACGGCATTGGTCAAGAAGCTGGTTCTGCTGGAAGGGCTGCATAATCCGTTGGAAATTGCCCGTGTGGTGCTCGAAGCCCTCAAGAACGATGAGATTAAGGCTCCCAAGAACCTGTTCATCATCTACGGGATCATCAAAGACCGCCTGATGAAGGACTATTTTTTGGTGAAAGACCCGGAAGTCAAGACCTATCGTGACGTGATCCACAAATACGGCAAGGCTTACAAGTTTTCTGCGAATCAGATTGCTAAGTTAGACGCGGCAATCAACATCCCGATCAACACGTCGGAGCCAGCCGATGAGGTCGTGGTGGTCGAGAAGAAGCAACGCGGTCCGAAAAAACGCCGCAAGCTTCCTCACGACAAGTGCAACACCTGCTACCACACCCGCGAGCAGCATAAGCCGACTCCGAAGGGTAGCTGGGGACGTTGTTCCGGCATCAGCGATCACACGATTCACTCGTGGGTCAAGCCGGGAACCTCAAACCCGTGCACGTGTGTCCGATTTAAGGAAAGAGCAGTCAAGTAGAAAAAGTAGCGTAACGCCAAAAGGCGTAATGGAGTGTTTATGGCAACAGCAACATCACCAAAAACAGGCGGCGAACTGGGTAAGATTCGCGCATTTCTTCTGGATCACGAGCGTCTTCTGATCGTCCTCGTGGCAGCGGTTGTGATCTATCTCGGCTACGTGAAGGTCACCAACATCATCGCCAATCACGATAATGCGCAATTACAGCAACAGAAGCTCATCAACGAGCAACAAGCGGCGAAGAACCAAGCCATGCTCGAACAGCAGCAGAAGGACGATGTCCTGCGTCAGCAGGAGGAAGCGGCTCGCGAGGCTGAGGCGCAGAAACTTCAGGCTCAGAATCAGGCTCTCGTGAACGCGAACACGGCCTTAGCAGCCGCCCTGAGCAAACAGCAAAAGCAAGACGCTACGCTCGCTCCGACCGAATTGGCAGCCCGCTGGCAGCAATTGGTGCCCGCAGCCCCGCCTGCGAGCGTTACAGTCGCGGCAGACGGCAATATGCAGACAACTCCAGCAGCAGCCGTGGCGACGGTTCAGCAATTGGAGCAAGTCCCGGCCTTGACTCAGCAGCTAGCTAATGAGAAGACGCAGGAAGCCAACGATCAGACCATGTTAGCTTCCGCGAACACAGCCATTGGAAACCTCAACTTGAGTCTTACGGACCGAGACAAGCGCATCGATGGTTTGAACCTCACCATTACGGGCAATCAGAAGCAGTGCGAGGATGAAAAGAAGGTCATCAAGGATCAGGCCCGCAAATCGAAACGTCGCTGGTTCATCATCGGCTATGTCGCGGGGTTTGTGTCCCGTCAGGTCATAAAAAGCTACACGGGACTGTAAAAATTCGAGTATTACATATTCAGGAGACAACATGAAAATCATTTTCCTATTCGACCAGCTTGATGCAGAAGGCAAGGTCGTTTCCGCCAACACCAACCCCTACGTCGTTGCACCAGAGAACCTGCAAATGAAGCAGCTTGCTCCGGGGCAGACGGGGATCGGACTCACCGTGTCGCAGAAGAACGATAAGGGTGAGGATGTTCCACAGTTCGTTTCGATCATCCAATTCCCGGTCAATACAATTCCGGCACTTCCGACGCTCGACGCCGAAATCGAATACCTGAAGAGCTTGCTCACGCAGAAGATCGCGGCTCAGTCGGTGGAAGCGGAAGTCGCCAAGGCAAAGGCTGCGGCAGCAACAGCGACTCCGGCAGCGGAAGCACCGAAGGTTAATGGTGCGGCTAAGCCGAAGAAGGCGAAGAAAAGCTCGAAGTAAGTTCAGGACGTAAGTGGCGATGATCCAGTCACTTACCCCTGAATGAGAGCGGTTCACGCAATATTGGAGTATTGAATGGACGCAGTGAAGGTTCTCAATCGCGAGTACGCGGATAACCCGTATGTGTTCGAGGATGATCCGTCTTGGTTGCTCATCGCGCTTAAAGCGGGTGAGATCAAGACAGAGTTCCGCAGCGAGGACTACTGGTACTACGTGGTTCGGACTCCGTCCGGCTTAAAGGACGCGACACCCGGCGATCTGATCGTTCACTTGGCGGATGGTTCGCTCGATGTTTTCGTTCGGAAGGACAACTAAATGAAGGTTGAAAAAGTCACAGTACATCGGCTGACTGTCGAACGTGAATGTGGTTGCACGGCGACCCGTGAGTATACGGACCCACAATACAAAGAGCCCATTGACAAGGGTGTCTACGAAGCTTGCAAGAAACACAAGGCGAAGGCCGATCTTGCCGAGATGATGGGCATGATTATGCTCGAAGACTTGGAGCGTGAAGCTCAGGTTCAGGCGGCTCCCCCGACCCCACAGTATGCTCCTCTCCGCGTGCCAAACGCGACTCCAACGACTTTAGACGGTACCACATCCGATGGTGGTGAAGTCACCAGTGTGCCGATCACTCGTCCACGTCCACGTATACAAGCGGCTCCGGTTGCCAATGGCGGCGGGGGCGGTGGTCGCCAAGTTCCGCAAAGTAGCGGACAAGGGCCGCGTCGTGATCCGACGCAGGTTCGCACCGTCAATCGCGATCATGCAGCGGTGGGACGCCGAGGTCAGTTGACTGGACGCGCCCCGGTCACTAGCGTCACGGCGAGTTCTCCGGCAGCGGGTGCTCCAAAGCGTGGCGAGGTAGTGCAGGTCGGCGATGTCGAACTGGCAACCCCCGGCTTTGATCTTGACATAGGTGAAGAAGTTCCAGAAGACCCACGTGCAACACGCCTTATTGAGGCGGCATTGTTGCCCGATCTCGAAGACGATCCAACACAGGCATAAATCATGAAAAAGTTAGACGTAAAAAAAGAAAAAGGACAGCCCGAAAAATCAGTCAAATCCGCTCGGTATGCGCATGTGACTCTCGTGTTGGCACCGGAGATTCCATGTTCCGAAGTTTCGGCACTGGAAAAGCATTATCAGGAAGCCATTGACGACCCGAACTATTCGGTTATCGTCAATTACGACCTGTATACCAAGGACGCCTTCTTTAACGTTGACGAAGAGTTCGTTGTGTTGACCGCTCCCGGTCTTCCCCTTGAAGAACTGCGCAAGTTTCGCAAAAAATTCGACCGTGCGGTACGTCTTTCCAAGAAGACGAAAGGCCGCGTGTACATTTTTGCCAATTACGATGTGACCGTTGAAACTCGCCTCGCGGCGGGATCGATTCTTCACTAATGCCTAAGACACGCAACCATCAGACGGGACGCCAGATTACAGTCGAATGCATTCCGTGCTACGACGAAGAGGGCAGCCGCGCCTGTATTCGGCATCACCACAAAAACCCGCATCCAATCTATAACGACCCCACCAATCCGGCGTTAGCTCCGTTGACGGATGACAATCCGTTCATTCGCCGGGGTAAGCAGGATCGTGACGAGCGGAAAGCGATGCTGACTGCGTTCAAGAAAAAGTACATCGGGTATTATGCACCATCCTCGGCTCTGTTCGGCAGTGAGCCGTACATCGAGATCGATGGGGATTTGAATGTGCACGGTGCCAGTGCGGAACACGACATCGTGTTCTATCGCGCTGGATGGGATGCGGCTTTCGAGTACCTCAGAAAACGTCTCAATGGATAACGATTGGAATCCGAAGCATTTCGACGAGTGGGGTAATGAATACGTCCTCGACGAGAACGGTCGGCGGTTGCCGCCGATGCAGGCTGAGCCCAAAAAATCCAGTGGATTCACCTATTACGACAGTTCCCAACATTGCGGTCTTTGCGGTAGAATGGACTGTAGAGGAACCTGTTTCAAATGAGATGTCAATGGGACGCATCGTCTTGGCCCTCAGGGGGCTATCTCTTAGAGTTTGATGAGAAACTTTGCTGCGGCAAACCCGGTCGTTTTCTAAACGACCCACAACACCCAGCTTGGCTCTGCGAAGATCACTACGCCGAATGGATGTCCACTCCGGGAATCGCCGATGACATCTGCAACCTTTGTAAATCCTATCCTTGTGAACTCTGGTGCAAGTACGAGTATCCAATTGACTTGCGTCCTGTTATAGTAGAGGCTGACCATGTCTCCGAAACAGAAACCCGGCAAGACCAAGGCGATTCAGGAAGCCCACGCGAAGGTACGCGCTGAGCAACATTACGGCATCAGCCTGAACAATGAAGATCGCCGGAACATCGTCAAGATGATTCAGGGAGATGGGGAAGGTGCACAGTTCGTTGGGCGCACGTCCAACCGTGCCTCTTTGTGGAAGGTCGATTACAACGACGTTTCCATGAACGTGGTATACGACAAGACCCGGCATTCCATCAACACCGTTTTACCCACAAATGCTGTGGAATTCTCGTGCTCCGTGAAGCAATCTCAGACCACTCCCGATTGTATTGAATGTCAGCAAACGCCCTGCCAGTGCCCCGGTAATTGGTCGGACTACGACTTCTCTAAGTAGGGGGTTCTGTTATGCTTCTTTACTACACCAAAGGCTATCACAACGCTTTTGTTCGTTTCCTGCACAGCTTCTTCATCCAGATGCCGTTGACAGTCTGGTTTCGTTTCATCAGCATCCTGTTCTTTTGGCAGAAAGCCACATTCGTCAATCACAGTGGGCTGAGCGATCAGCAACTCGCAGACATCTGGAAGCAGGTGCAGCAGACAACTGCCACACAGCCGTTCCAGACTGGTGACGGAGCCAAACCCGGCGATCCGCGTGCTCTCACGCTCCAACCGAAAAACCTTACGGTCACGGCGGTGCCGGACTGGAAGATTTCCGATCTGATAAAGATCGACCCGGCGTGGGCGAAGGACAAAGACCCGTCAGGTTCATTTGCCGTCATCGACAACGGTCTGCTCGGCTACGAAACCGTGGCAGGCATCACGCTGTGCTGGTATAAGCCGCGCATCTACGGCGCTGCGAGTGTTATGGCGGCGGTTCTTCAATGGGAGTTCCAGAACGTCATCCTCAACAAGCTTGGCTACAGCGTCGAAGGTCGATAGGCTTTAACGCCCCGGTACAGGGCTGAGGCTTGAACGATCAGCTTGTGGTCCGCCGCCAGTACGGGCTCGTAATGGGTGTCCCAATATCCGAGCCCGTACCCTTTCCAACACTGGAGGCTGATGGTGTGGGACAGCTTGGGGCGTCCGCACTTCCGGCAGCGTAATTCTACAGTATCCGCCACGCGACCAGTCTATCACGGAACAGGCAACCCGCCACGAATAGAACGATCAGCGTCGGCACAAAGACCGCGAAGAGCCGCCACGGTTTGAGAATCAGCATCGCGATCAGGTTGCAGATCAAAGCTACTCCGAGTGCGATAGGCATACTTCCTCCGATTTTGTGCCGTCCTGATGGACGATGGTGTGGTCGTGCGACAGCATGAGAAGCATCCGATCAAGGATGTCCAGCGCCCATTTGTCCAGATCACGCGAGGACAACTGTTGCGGCATGTGCGCGTTGAGTCCTTGACCCTTCCACGGCTGCGTCATTGAATCTTGCTTCCAATCTGGCTGAACACGTTGCTAGCGTTCGAGCCGATGAGACGGACGACGCTCAGGGCGATCACCAAGATGATCGCCAGCATTACCGCGTATTCCGCAACATCCTGTCCTGATTCGTCCTTCCAAAGATACTTCAACATATTGGGGGCTCCCTTCTTTATTGCCAGTCTGATGCGTCCGGAATTGGTGCACCTTCGTCGCACTTCTTCGACTCCTCGCGGAATCGCTCGATGTGCTTCTGACAGAAAGCTTCCAGTGCACCCATACTGTCGAAAAAGTCGGTGACGGTTCCATAACGGATACCCGCGTCCGGCTCCCCATGCCAACCGATGGCGTAAACTGGTTGACTCATCACGCCCTGATCGGTCAGAACGGTCACGTCGAACAATTCGCAGACTTCTTTCACAGCCGGATAATCCACCTGTGTGCTGTTGCTCATTTGACCCTCCGCGCCTCTACGAATCTGTAATTCTCCCATCCCTTAGTCTCGGCGTAAATACCACCAGCGTGCCATTTGTTGTCAGTCGTCTGGTAGGTGCTCATCCAAGCCGCAGGCGTATCGACGTGAAAGCTTTTCTTCTGCACCACGGTGCCGTCCGGCAGGGTCGCTTCGTAGGTCGATGCCTTCTTACCGCGAGTCGCTCCCACGCCGCCGCGTTGACCATAGGTGTTGCCTTCTTCGCCGTCGAATTTGCCGCGATAGTTGCTCATTGCTTCGGTTCCTCCGGGACGATTGTGTCGGTGTCAATCACGAACCGCAACGGCTTGGTCTCGACGCCCCTTGCCGCCCGAATCCTCCGGGCGATGTCCGCCAGATTGATTGGCGGTAACGGAAGCGGATAGATGGTCGGAGCAGGTTTGGAATCACCAAACGATACTTCTACGACCGGGTTGCTCTGCTTCGACGTGACCGAGATCGTGTCGGCAGCTTTAACTCGACCTGACGGTTCCTGCGCGAACGCCGGAACCGCAAACACTATGCACAGCAGAATGCGATATCGCATTAGTCAAGCCCCCACTTTCTATTCATCTCTTTCACATCCAGCGGGTTGGTGCGGAAGCGGTTCGTCCAGAACTTGCGTGCTTCCTTCTCATCCTGCATTTCCCCGTCCATGTGGTAGTATTCCGGGTTGTTGTTAATCATCCACTCGATCATTTCCTCGATCTCGGCAGGCGTCGGCTTGGGAGTGATCGTTCTGACCACGGCAGGCAGTTCCTCGTTGTGGTAATTGATGAACGGCTTGCCATTCATCGGAGCAAAACGGCCAACCGGGTCGTTCTCCGGCGTTGGCTTGTCCATCGAAACTTTGTGCGGCTCCGCGTTGATCGGGGGCATCGTGCACGGCATTTCAAAACCAGCCGCCTTCGTCCGGCACTCCGGTCCGAAACCGCAGGCGACCGATTCGTCCACAGTCAGCTTCCGACCGCAGCGACCGCAGTGACCTTCATGGAAGAACTCAAGCTGCTCCGGCATGTGTTTCTTGGTCAGGTGCTCGAAGGTGAATTTGAAACCCTTAACCGAGGGGGCATCTTTGCCAGCGCACGCTTTGGCACCGCCGTGGATGAACTTGCCGCCCTTGATGAAGCCGAAGTAGGCGTAGTCGGTCTCGTTGTTCGGGCCGTTCATGAGTTTCACGAAATAGACGGGCGGGGCATCGACCGGGTCAGTGGCGCGTTTGGGCGCTTCTTCCAGCTTGAAGGTGAAGCGGTCGCCGGACTTCTTGCTGACCAGCGTGAAGCTGTAGCCGGAGAACAGGTACGCGAAAGCCAGAACCGGGTCGGTGATTACGCCGGGTCGCGCTTTCTCTTCCTCAGGTTCGGGGTTGACAGCGTTGTTCAGTTCGTCCATGCTTATATTCTACCAGCTTGAGGGCTGGAAACGGTAATATTTTTCGACTTTATTACCATTATTTTCAACAACTTATGGGTGTATTTGTTGCCAAACTCGTGATTTTAGTGGGGGTCGGATTCCTGCTGGGAATGGTAGCAGCCGGGATATCCGGGCTCGACCCTAAGATTGGTGTCGCTGTTTTCCTGCTTTTTGTGGTATGCTTCAGAAAGCGAGTTTTCAGCGAGGAGACGAATGCACAACGTTAGCTTGACGGTCGGTACTCGCACTCTTAAATATCAATACCTTGTCGGCAATCATACTGTTGGCATCATCACCCCAAAGCGCAAACGTTTCACGGTGAGAATCGGTGACATCCTGAGAGAAGCAAACGGACTCTTTCAGAACGAAGCCAAACCGGAAGCTGGCTCTTCGGACACCCGCGTACCCCCGGAATCGGTTGCAGCTTACGTGATGAAGCACAAGCTGTATTAGGAGGGCGGTTGCGATCACTCGTACTGGGAGCGTTGTTGTTTTCTATTCAGGTGAATGCTCTTGCCGTCGTTCACCCCAAAACTCCGCGTGTCTCGGTCCGTACAAAAGAGCACACAAGCCTGACACGTAAGCAGCGGCTTCGTCACCCGTTTTGGCACCCCATGTTTCCGCCAACGCATGAGTCACTCATCCGACAAAATGCCGAGATCGACCGTTTAGGTCTTGCCCGGATGTACGATCAGGACGATATCGACACCCGCGTGCAGCAAGGGATATTGGTACCGCTTCCTTTGAGCGACCATCTGACTGTAGACCCGCATCTACCGGAGAACCGCCGCTACTGTCTGCCACTGGCAGCGAAATTCCTAACCGATCTGAGCGACAAATTCTATGCCCGGTTCGGGGAGCCTCTGCGAGTCAATTCGGCGATCCGCAACGTGGAGTTCCAGAAGAGGCTCCGTCGTTACAACCACAACGCGGCTCCCTTTGATGGTGAGGCCGCATCCAGCCATCTGGCAGGTCTGACGGTCGATCTGGAGCGCAAGCGATTGTCGAAGGCTCAGGTGCAGTGGGTTGATTTGCAGTTGCTTATCCTTCACTCCTACGGTATGGTAGAAGTGGAAGAAGAGTATTATCAGCTTTGCTTTCACGTGATGGTTTTGGGGAGATACGCCGAACCATTCGTGGATGTGCAGACTGCAACTGTTGACACGCAATTGATCGAGGAATCGGATGCCGACCCTAGATAGAATCACCACGTCACAAGAGTTCGTAGACTATGTTCGGCTCCGGTCGGATTTGCCCAATTTGATGGAGTATTGGGCATGGAGATATCTGGCTGTCGGAGATCAGGCGTACACCAGCAATGGCAAAACGCTAGAGGACATGTTCGATTCATTCGGTAATGATCCACGAAGAATCGAACAGGACTTCTACTGGTGGGTTGAGGCGCATTTCATTTCCGGCAAAATCAAAATCAATTTCGTAGGTGGACTTCATGCCAACACAACAGCCGTTTAACGGAATTCGTTTCTCGGTGAGGATCGATGTCATCACCGTCGCTATCATTTCAGTTGCCGTCTGCGCATTCACGTTGATGGCACTCGTTCACTATCACAAGCCAGCCTCGGCCCCGGTCGTCGCCTGCCAGCCGGAAGTGAAGCAGCCGACTATCGAAATCACGCAAACATTTTTCATCCCGGTGCCGAAGGTGATCGTGAAGAAGGTCTACTTGCCGACTCCTCCCGATACGCAGGTCGTCCCGCAGCCGGAAGAGCAAACCGATCCGGTGTTCAAGCATCGCACGCCGATCATCACCAGCGCATTGAGAGAGCCACTACAACGATGAAGGTCAATTACCGGGGTTTCGAGATCGACGCACACCGCGAGAAATGCATGGCTGGCTACCCGCTGCTCTACTTCTACGTCATGCGCATTTCGGACGGTTTTTTCGTAGAGGATTCGTACACCGAGGGCTCTGATCGTGTGGTGGACTACATCGGCTACATGAAAGATCGGGTGGATGGGTTCATTGCCGACCCCAAGGAAGAGGAGCTTCAAAGTTACGGACAATCGGACGAAGAATATGAGCGAGAGATCGCCGAACATCGAGCAGAGAACGAGAAGACTGAGCGGCAGCATGGGCTGCCATTATCGAAGAGGGCACGGGCAGCACGAGCAGCAGCGATCCAGAAATGATTACTCTAACCGCCGAACAATTAACAGCACCGTGCAACTACCGGGTTTTCGATAACTGGGGGCATGTGCTTTATGTTGGCTGTGGTGTGGCGGGAATGGGACGGGTGTTCGATTTTACCCCTGAACAGAAGGGGCGGGTTAAAGCGTTTCAGCGTTGTTCCGTCATTGAAGTTGAGTTCTTTCGCACCAAAGATAGAGCATTAAAAGCTGAAGGTGACTTGATTCACGAGTGGCATCCGAGGTTTAACGCTTTCTGTCCTCGGTGCAACCATTATGTCAAAAAACGACCGAAACGTCTTCAGGGACGCGGGGTTCTGTTCGGAAAATCGCGGCACGCGATCCTTTCGCTGATGTTCGAGAATCCAGAGAAAGCCTATTCGACGAGAGAAGTAATGCGTTTGGTCGGGTCTAATGGTGCGGCACAGCGGGAGTTGAAGACACTTTCCCAACCCGGTACCTGCGTTTTGCGCAGAACGAAACGGGGAAATCAGGTTTTCTATCAGGCCGAGACCAACAGCCCGTACTACAACGAATTGCGTAGTATGGTGCTCAAAGGTGCCTGATTTCTGGTAAGATAAGACTCATTATGAAACTGACGATCAGCAAGAGCGAGAGCGGCAACTTCGTGGTCGATGATCTCACTCGCCCCGGTTCCCCAGCCTGTGGCAGAGGCAGGACAATGCGGGAAGCCATCGGCGATTTTTTCCACGCCAATCAGAAAGACCTCGGAATCGAGTTTGACGTTGATGCCTCGGCGTGGCCTTCCGAACTTCGCCGCCGCCGTTACGAGTTGAGCAAACGATGACCAGACAGAAGGCTCGCGAACGATTCGAAAAGATGAACATCGAGATCGAAAATTTGCTTCTCGAATGGACTGATCTCGGTGAAGAACTTGAGTATTTAATTGATAAGAGGAAGAGGTTCGTCAAGAAACATGGAAAGTTCCTCCCCAAAAAAGAGATTGCAAGTGTCAAAGGACGGCACTGACTGGTACGATCTCCAGTACGAACATCTGGTGCCGGGTTGGAATACCGTTCGTGAAGTTGTCACCATCAACGGACTCGACTACGTTAACCAGACGGTGCGATTCAACGAATTGCCACTACCGAACGCTTAAGTACCAAGAAAATTTGAAGATAGGAGGTAAGTGACGTGGAAGCAGCAACAGCAAAAGAGACAACTTGTGGCGCAATCAGCACTGTCTACGGTGTGACGTGTGTCAAGCCGAGTTCTCACGCATCCAGCCACAACCCCCAAGAGAAGCAGCACGTAGCTTCCAACGGTGTGAAGTGGCCCTCTCTCGCGGAACTTGATCCCAATGAGGGATTCAACGTCTTCGTGACCCACCGTATGTAAACCAGAACTTCGTCTTCCCGACCCTTCAGTAGTAGGACGGGGTCGGGAGGGCGACGATGTCCCAACGCACAATTCATCTAATCCACGGTGCTTGTGATGTTTACGTCGAACAGCTTGGGAAAGAGCATGTTCGCATCCGCATTTCCGAAAAAGACCCAGAAATAGTAAATCCCACAGATTTTGAAATTGAGGGCACCCCCGCCCACATCGCCGACGCTCTCTCGAATGCTCTCTTTGTTCTCGTCCACGCAGAAGATTTCGGACAGAGAGGTATCAGTTAATTGAGGGTCGATGATTTCACAGAAGCACTTTTCAGAATCCAACACAATATCAATGGAGGGTCGTTGAAGGTGAGAGAATTTTATTGCTTCTATTGTGGCAAGCTCCTCACACGTCCTAAGAAAACTCGCGATCACATGCAGCCAAAGAGTCGCAACGGATCGGCAGCAACTAGAAACATCGTTGACGCCTGCCGACCATGCAATACTCTCAAGGGCTGCCTTACGCTAGAAGAATTTCGTCTCGTAATTGCGTTCCAAAAGGGTTTGGTCAAACCTGCGAAGATGTTGTTCCCCGGCGAGCTTGCAAGAAAACTTGCGAACGATTGAAACAAATCAGCTACAAGAATCACTATTGAGTAGACCTCATTTGGAGGCTTCGTGGGAATTCAGCAAGTCGTTCCTTTCAGCATCATTCTTGTCGGCGACGGAGTTACGACCACATTCAAATACACTCCAAGCCAACTCTTCGCAGTCAACTTCGCAGGTCCGAATTACCGCACAATCTATAGTGCAGCAACTCCCAGTGCGGTGACCGCTATGAGCAGCACTCTCGGTCACGTGACGGCATCGCTTTCAAGCGGAAAGATTCAACTCATCTTCAGCACGCCGCCGCCAAATGGGTTGCAGGCTGAAGTTAACATCAATCTGTTCTTCGTAAGTCAGTAAAGATAAAAAGAAAGGTGCCCGACTCACATGGCGATTTACATTCAGCAGAGCATTGAGCTTGGACTTTTTGGGGATGGTCTTGCTACGACCTTTTCCTATGATTTCAACAAAGCCCCGATTACTGCGGATTCAGACGGGGTTGCTTTAGCGGTAGGAAGCCCATCTTCACTCGGACCTGTGGTCTGGGTTGCCACGCCGCAGGTTGGGATTGATGGACAGGGAAATGCCATCTACGATGAACCGAGCATCAATGCTCAGATCAACGGCACTATCGTGAGTTTTACTTTCGGTTCCGCTCTTAAAGCTTACGGATCGATCTTCACGGATGGAAATAGCAATCCGTGGCAAATTGGGCCGTACATTCTCGACGTTGCGTTCAACTACAATGGGTAATTAGAAGTTCGAAGTCTGCTTCACAGCGATAACTGTTATGTGCGTTGTGGTTGAGGCGCTCGTGGTTAACGTCCACGCTGTGTTCGCGGTCGTCGCCGGAAGCGGCGGATCGAAGTCCATGTTAAGGAACTGACATCCTACCGCAGCGTCAACGTTCATATCGAAGATGTATGACACTGTTCCATCGGAAAGCGTCATAGTCAAAGCCGCTGCCGTTGCTGAGGAAGCAACGGAGATATTCAAGTCCGTGATGTCAGCAAAAACTCCCGCGCCCTGCGCTGCCAGAATCGTTTTAGCGCCTGTGGTAGTGCTCGTAGTTGACTGCGTTACGATCTGACTGCGGCGGTACTCCTGCACAACTAGGTTGCCGTTGGGAGAACACTGGATCGGTGTTTGACTGCCGTTCGTGGGTGTGGGAGACGTGGTGCTGAACGTTGTCACCGCCCCGGCACTGACCAAACCGTTCGACGCAGTAGCCAAGCTGTTCATGCTGACAGCGGCCTGAGGACTGGTTCCCGTGAGAACGCTGCTGAGACGTGCACGGAAATAGGAATACCCCGTAACCGTGAATGTGATGAGTGTGCTGCCTGCGGCAACTGCCCATGAGGAGATTGGTTGGAAGTTCGCCGGAATGGTGCCTGTAATTGTGAACCAATTCGTATTGTCCGGCGATGCTTCAAAGACAATGGCCCCGCCCGTGACTGTTCCACTCGCGATGATCGGCACTACTACGGTTCCTGATCCGCTGAGGGCGATACTGATCGTGGTGTTGGCAGCCGTTCCGCTAGTCCATGTCGCAGTCGCACCGGAGAGGCTGGCTGAACCATTGAAGAGCAGATCGCACCAGATCGAGATGACCTGACCGTTTGCGGGTGCGCTGTTGAACGTGATCGTCAGATTTCCGAAACTATCAACGGTAGCTGTTGCGTTGATGGGGGAACTTCCATCATTGTGAAAACTTGCACCGGACGGCACTGTATTCATGTTCAGGAGAGTGCCGACCTGCGTACTCGCCTGCATGAGTTTGTTGATGCCGAACGTAAAGGCGGTGGAGGAGCCGTCGCCTTGAATGGCTAAATTGATTGTGACGATTTGCTGGATTGACATTGTACCGCCCCTTTATAAAGGGGACGGGTAGTCCGTCGATGGAACCAGCAATGCATGTGGGGACATCGGGGGAAGCAACCCACGTCGATTGAATGCCTTGGAAACCCCAACCAAAGAGTGATGTAGAACTCAAAGCGACAGCAAAGCGGTATACGGGGTTGTTGCGGTCGAAAGCTGCTAAGGACGCTCACGAGCTATTATAGCTTTTTTCGGGGCATGAAGTAATACCAAATTCTTCCGGCACCCTTGCGGTGTCCGGGCAACAGTTCTTCTACCGCCTGAGTGACACCGGGAAAGTGTGGGTGTTCATAGTCATGTCCGCAGAGAAGTCCGCCCGGTTTGAGCAATGGTTTCCACGCCTTGATGTCAGCTTTGACACCCTCGTAGTTGTGTCCGGCGTCGATGAATACCATGTCGAACTTCTTCTTTTGCGTCTTCAGCTTTTTTGCAGCTTTGACAGAGCGCATCTTCATGGGAGTAAGGTTCTTTACTCCCTTCATATTCTTCATGAAGATTTCGAAGATTTTTGAACGGTCGAGATCGTTAGGTAATTGAGTGTCGGGTTCGCTTTCAAAGGACGCTTTGAAAGTATCAACAGCGATAACTTTTCCCGGCGTGTTGTCAGCCAATGCACGAGTGCTGCGTCCTAAAAATGAACCGATTTCCACGATGGCTTTGTGTTTTTTAGCCATCCGAGCTAACCACAAGAGTTCATCCAGTTCCATCCAGCCCGTGATCTTTGCGGCTTTCATAATTCGTTCATCGACTGAAGGTTCCGGCCATGCCGCGAGATTCGCTCCCTGACATGGGTAAGAATCAAGGGGCAAGGTGAAGCACGAGCCATCAATGTTCATGTGAACTGGAAGAACCCCACCATGTGCCATGATCTTAAACCCAGCATCGGAAACTTTCTTGCAAAAGTACAGGTCATCAGTACCAGTTGCGCGGGTGACTTCACCATCCACAAAAACTTCATCGGGTTCATAGAACCACGGTTCGGGAATCTTGTCGAGGATGCTGGTGCGGATGAGCATACACCCGGTACCGATTCCCGCACATTCAAACACTTCACCGATTTTCCAACGGTAGAACGGGCCGCCTCCGAGAGTCTTGAAAACGATAGGAGCCGGGGGGTCTTCCTTGGTGCAGTAAATTCCACCTATTACGCCAATGTTGGGGTCTTTTTCCATTTCCGCGTGTAGCCAACGGATGGCAAAAGCGGGGATGGCGGTGTCATCATCGAGACAAAGAATAAATTCAGCGCCTATTTTCTTGGCTTCGTGGGCAAGGAAATTGCGGTTTTCAGCACGATCCGTTCCCTCTTTAACAAGCCAAGCGACTGACATCCCAACGGGGTAGGCTAGTCCGGTCAGGCTAATCGCCCATCGAATGTTCACCGGACGTTTAGACGAGGGTACACAGATTGCAAGACCAGCTTTTGTGGGAAGAGCCATACACTGTGTAATACTCGATTATTCAAAGAAGAACACAGCGCAAACGCCCGTACCGCCAGCCGTGGTGTTCGAGGTTGAAGTTGCGTTAACCACAACCGTAATACCATTGCTGAAGTTCGCCAAAGCGTAAGAACCGGGCGAAATGTTCATCTGAGCACTGGTAGACGCACTGGACGGTGCCGGAATCGGGACCGAAAACAACCAAGTACCAGTGGTCAAACCAGTGGTCGTGCTGGTATTGAAGAAGTGAATGAACAACGTACCTGCCGACGTTGATGTCGTTTGCAAGCTGATTGCCTGCACGCCATACAAGCTACCAGCCGAGTTCTTGATAACCGCAGATGCCGTGCTGTTGATGTACTTGGCTGTCAGTGAGCCTTGCGATACGGTTACCGGGGCGTGCGCCGTCCAAATGACGTTTGCCGGAGCCGCACCGGAGTTGACCGCAGCATCCACTGAAGCTCCAGCGTTGCCGCTGATGCCAACTTTCTGAACACCGGACGCAGCCGTGACTACGGTTGTTCCGTTCACCGATGCGAGGTCCTGACGCAAACCACCGCCAGTCGTCAGCGACAGGGCGTTGAACGTGGTTGTGCTATATGCTGGAGCCGCCGTTGTTACCCAGCCGCCCATTTGTGCAATAGTTGGAGGCTGCACTGTAGCAGCAACCAGACCCGTGAAGATCAGCGTGGGATCGTGGATTTCGTTAGCACGCAGGGTGCAGCTTGCCGTACCGCTGGTGAAGGCTGAAACGCGAACACGGTAGTTGGACGCACCAGCCGCACCGATGATTGAGAAACTGGTAGCGGTGTTGGCAGAACCGAACACAATGCTGGGGACTTTGTTTCCAGTATCAAAGTACGTGCTTGTCCATGTGGTGCCGCCGTCAAACGAGACTTCCGGTACGATGGTGCCGATCAGTGTCCCAGCCGCCAAGAAACCGCCCACAGCCAAATAGCCGAAAGCGTTGATGGTTGCTGCGGCGTTGAGGGCATTCAGGGTTCCTGTGCTACCGACCAGATCAGCCAACGCCCCAGCCGAAGCTGTGATAGTTCCCGAATCTACAACAACGTGCAGGTTGCTGCCCGTCGCTTGTACGACTGTCGCATTAAGGTTCGCCGCAGTCGCTTGAGTAACGGTGTTTGTCCATGTGCCGGACTGAGTCGCAGCGACCGTTCCGGTGACTGTTGCGTTCAGGTTCGCTGCCGTCGCCTGAGACACTGTGACTGCGTTGGTGATGGTGGTTAGGGTTCCGATGTTCCAAGTGCCGCTTTGCGTGACTGCTGCGGTACCGCTGACCGCAACCGTGAAGGTGTCAACGCCCGTCGCTACGATTTGTGCACCACGAGCCGTCATCTGAGCATCGACGGTCTGTCCGTTCGTTACCGTGGGCTGCGTAGTATTGAATGCCCCGCCGATTTTGACAGGGTTCCCTGCGTTCGACGCACCGGAGGCGGAATCGCCAACCACTGTGACGGGGTTGGTGACCGTGGTCAAGGTTCCGATGTTCCATGTTCCGGATTGGGCTGCCTGAACAGCAAACGTACCAGTGCCCACTACGGTAGCGTTCAGGTTGGATGCGGTCGCCTGCGTGACAGTGTTCGTCCACGTGCCAGATTGGGTGGTTGCGACCGTGCCTGTAATCGTTGTTGAAGCGAGGGTAACAGCCTGCGCAGATGGGAAAATGACGTTGAGTTGTCCGCTGGAATTTGTAGACAAGCCTCGAACGTTAGTACCGTCGTAGCCGAGCGCAATGGTGCCGAGTGCGGATGAGGATTGGGCACTGCCCATTGCAAACTGTGATCCGCCGCCGAAAGATGTGATCTGGTTACCGCTGGCATCCACGATAGCCGTTGCCATTGCCTTGGAGTTCGTGAGCGAGAAGCCTGTGACGCCGACAAGGTTTCCGGCGATGTTTACGCCCGTGTAGCTTGCGGAGGCTGGAACCGCCGAGCCTGTCGCCGAGGCTGCGGCGTTGCCACTAGAACCCGCTTTTACATTGACCAGCAAGTTGCCTGCGGAGTCCAATTGAAGTGGTGAGGCGTTACCGGAAGTAATGGTAGTTGGGGTCGTATTGAATTGAGCCCCGATCAGAATCGCGTTTGCTGGGGACGATGCATTCTGTCCCGCGAAATCAAGCACCGCACCGCCATTGCCGACGATACGCGAAGTCCAGTTGCCAGACTGAGTTGCTGCTATTGTTCCCGTGACCGGGAAAGTCCCACCCGTACCTGTTACTAACCAAGCGGTCGTATTCGCTGTGTTTCCCGGCTGAACCGTCCATGTACCGCTTTGCGTTGCCTGAACCGCGAATGTGCCTGTCCCAACAACCGTAGCGTTCAGGTTGGCTGCGGTTCCCTGTGCAACCGTGAAAGACCCGGTTCCAGCGTTCGCAGTAACGGTGCCGGAGACGGGCTGGGTGACTGCTGATCCATCCACCTTGAGTGCACCACCCGCTGAAATGCTAGCTTTGTTGGTGCCGCCACTATCAAGAAGCTGTGTCGCAGAAGAACCCACGACCGTAACGTTTGTGGTTTGCGTCGGCGATGAAGAGGTAGACGAGCCGGATGCAAATGTCAGATCAAGTTGGAACGTGTAGACGTTGGCAGGTAGTGGCGATGTTGTCGTAAGCGTGATATTGCCGTTCGCATCCGTCGTCACGGACGTGACAGGAACCGGGGGGTTATTGGCAGAGATAGCAGTCGGGACTACACCCGCTCCACCGAATGGCACAGCAATGCCGTTGCTGAACTGATAGAGGTTCTGCAAGGCGAAGCTAAACGTTGAAGCTGCACCGTCACCTTTGAGGTTCAAATAAACCGATATTACCTGTTGAATTGCCATCTGTTATTTCCCGCTTGCCGCAGCCATCGAAACTTCTTTCCATTTACGAAGATAGTCAATGGCGCTTTGTAAAATTTCTAAGTTATCTACCGCAAAACCAATCATCCTGTTGCATCTCCGGCAAAGAAGCTGCCGAATTCTGCCCGTAGCATGGTCATGATCCACGTTTGGGTCTAACATTGGATCGTTGCATATTGCACAGCGACCTTGCTGCTCAATTATCATGCGGTCGAACTCTCCGGACTCGAAAGCATATTTCCAGTTCTTGCTCATTGTGGCTTTACAAGCTTTGCAAGCGTTCTGTAGGCCATCCTTCATGTGGCGATTTCTGTTAAAATTCTCTTCCACAGAAAGCAGTCGTGTACATGAAGAGCATCTTTTTAGTCCATTAGCAGACTGTGCTTCGCCCCTTACGGCTCTTTTATCTGTTTGCTTATTTAGACTCATTCTTCCGTCCACTCCACCCAGCAATCCCCTACCGGGGTTGTGCCTACCGCGCTGAGGCGAATACCAGCAAATTCACCTGTACCGCGAAGCACCAATCCTTGCTCGTTGTTGTCTCCGAATTTCCATTCGATTTCACCCGGTTGAACGCTGACCGCAGCGGTGACAATTTCGAAGCGTTTGGAGTTCAAGATACCCGCTGAAGTCGCCGTTGTTGCTGCCGCCGACCACTGGTTGACCACAGCCGTCTGTGCTGCATTGTTGGAGTCCAGTTTCGCAACGTTTGCAGCTTGTGAGTTCGGCGTGCCGCCCGTCAGAGCCGAATAACGAAGCAACTGGATATCGCAAATCGTACCAGTCGCAGCCGATGCACTGAAGACGATGCGCGTGATGCGGATTGTCTTAGTTGCACTTCCCGTAATAGAGACTGTGGGTGCAGTTGCCGAAGCAATTGGCGTGAAGGCAACAATACCTACGCGGTAAGTCTGCTTACGACCTTCTTGGTTGACGTACAGACCACCTGTCGAGTCCACCTGAATTGCCACTGTTTGTGCAGCGGTCGGGGCCGGGATGGTGGTGTTGTACTGACCCAAAATTGCGAGGGCGTTAGTTGGCGCTGTACCTGCCGCGACCGTCCCATCGAGTGTCGCACCCGCGTTTCCAACGATTCGAGAAGTCCAGTTGCCGGATTGCGCAGCTTGCACGGCGAAGGTTCCGGTGCCAACCACAGTCGCATTCAAGTTCGCAGCAGTTGCCTGCGAGACAGTGACGGCGTTCGTGATGCTCGTCAACGTGCCGCTGTCGAGCACAGTATGTAGGTTGGTTCCGGTCGCTTGAGCGACTGTAACGGTGCCCGTGACGGCAGTTGTGCTGCCGGAGTCTGCGATGACGTGTAGTTGACCCGTGGTACTCGTCAAGAGCGCACGAAGGTTCGTACCATCCGTGCCGCCGATCATCAATGCGTTGGCAGGAACCGCAGCGCCCGTGGCTCCATCAACTGCCACACCAGTATGACCTGCGATACCGACCAAAGCCTGACCAGCGGTCCCAGTCGTGGTGAGTGCTGTTGTGCCGATATAGAGCGAGGCGTTGACAGGCAATGAACCCGCAACTGCACCCGGCCCTGTGCCGAATGTGCCGGATGGAACTGATTGGGTTCCGACAAAGATTGAAGCATTGACACCCTGTACGCTGCCTGTGGGGGCGGAACCGAAAGTGCTCGGTACTGCCGTGAGTGCTGTACCAGCCACGGAAGTATGGTCAGTACGAACTGCACCCACCGTATTGAATGAGAACGTGTTCTGCGTTGCCGTCACGTAGGTTGGGTTGGCGGTCGTGACTTGACCACCGACCTGAATCATGTTGGCAGGCTGCGAGCCGCCGATAGCGGCATCGAGCACTGCTCCAGTGTTACCTACGATGCGGGTTGTCCAGTTACCACTCTGGGTGACCGCAGCGGTGCCCGTGACTGAAATTGGCAGCGGGTTGCTGCTTGATACTCCGACGAGATTCCCACTGGAGTTGAAGCCGACGTAATCGGCATAGCTGGGAACCGGACTGCCTGTAGCTCCGTTAGAGGCGGCAGTAAATGTGCCGCTGACGGAATTGACGTTGACTTTAAGAATACCGTTAACGTCGGTCTGGAGAGGCACCATTGTGCCATCCGTATAGGTCGGCGGGGTGAGGTTGTATTCTGCTCCGATTGCCGTACCGATGCCGGGGAATGCTGAACCAAAGTTCGAGGATGTACCGCCGCTCGCACCCGTTGCAACGATCTTTAGGTTGCCGTTAACGTCGAACTGGAATGGCCCTGTCTGACCGTTGGTAAATGTTGGAGCAACGGTATTGTAGACACCACCGACAATCGATGTGCTTGCAGGAGCCGTACCCGGCGTCGTGCCAGTCATGTCGGAAGCGTCTTTCGTATTGAAGGTGCCCGTCCCAGCGTTTGCCGTCACAGTTCCGATGGCGTTTGAGCCTGCCGGAAGTGGCGTGTTCGGGCTGAGAGCAACGACCAAAGATGTGTCGGTTGTTTGTGCTGCTGTGGATACATCCTTGACCGTGGCTTTGCGCCAATAGTATTGCCCATCCGAGATAGCTTGGTTATTGCGAGCCGTGTCACCGAGTCCGCAACCATCGACATGCAACTCTCCGGATGTGCCATTGGAGATGTTGATCGCGGTCATGTGCATCGTGCGATTGTTCGGCCCGAATGTCGCATTCGGTAAACTGGCTACGATGTTTTCCGCACGGTCGATAGCCCAGAACGCGGTTCCCACATTCCACCACAAGTAGTAGATGTGGACATTCCCATCCATAGGCTGTACGTTAGTGCCGGAGGGAGAAAGGTCTGCAATTTGACTACGTGTAGTGCTGGTGCCGCTGTTACCGGAATACAAGACAGCGTACAGGTTACCGTCGATACCGATTTCCCAACCGATACCATCGAGAACAGGCGTTGTCAGCGTCGGTGTCGCGAGCGTGTTGCCCAGACCCCAGAAACGATAGCTGTTAGTGGTGATCGGGTTATCCAGCACAACCCCCCACGTCATGCGCAAATGCGTTGGAGACAGGAGTGGGAAGAGTGCTTGACTTTGCAATAAGCTGTAACCATTGACGGTTGTTCCCGGTACAAGGCTGGTAAAGCGGATATCAATGCCGCCCGATGTCGGATTGCTGCCCCCACTGCCGGAGCCTACATTCCAACGGTTTGTGGTATCAAGCCCATTGCCGAAGAAGTCACTGAACAGTTGGCTAGCTTCTTGAGTAATGTTGAGTGCATTGAATGGAGAAACAGTTGCCGCAACGTCGTTAGTGCGGTACGGTCCGCTGAGTGAGAACGGCATCGGCTCATCGAACGAATTGGTGACTTCAAGACGATCTACATCGTTGAACCAAATCCAATCAATCGATATGGTCGTGCTTCCGGATGGGATGCCCGTATTTTGAATGTAAGCAACCGGGCTCATCTCCGTGTAAGGTGCAGGTAAATCGACAGAATTTGTGGCTACTACCGTATCGTCAATGGACAATTCAGCACGGTTGCCCGAAAGCCCAATGCGGTACTTATGGTCACCGAGAAAATTTGCTCCTCCATCGAAGTTAAATGGGGTGGACTCGATCTCCGTGCCGTTAGCCGTTGTGATGAAATTACCAACAGTCGGATCGGTTCCGGAGAATTGAATAACGGCCTGCTCCATTGCGCTCGAACCGAATTGATCTTGCAACCCAAACGTAATAATCTGATTGGCGATGGCTTGATCGATGTTCAAATAGAACTCAATCACTAACGGTAGATAGTCGGCAAGACCCGCGACGATACCCGTGGTTGCTCCGGAGGAAACGCCGGAAGAAATGTTGACGCTGGAAGTAGAGACAGTGATGCTGCCGCCCGAACCTGTCTGTGAAGCGAATAGACCCGCGACAGCGGTTGAAGGTGCTGTCGTACCCTGATATGGTGAGGCTAGCGTTAGCTGGGTATCGCTGATGACTTTAGCAACGACAACATAGTCGCTTTCCGGATCGGCGGATTTTTTGATCCAATAACCAATTTGGACTTCACTGGTAAAAGCTGTGCCGGAACCCGTAATGTTAGTGCTGCTATTGGTGAAGTTCACCGTTCCGGTCAACGTGGCGACGAGACTAGACCCATTGAAATGGTCACGGAATGAACCCTCATCTGTGAAAACTGCCCCGCGAACAGCAAACTGACCTGCTGCGTCCACGACGGGTGGTACGATTTGACCAGTAGAATACTGAGCGCCCAGATTCGGGAAGAATCCACTTATCTGTGGCGTCTGTTCTGTGACAGTACCACTCACCACCCAAGGCGATGTTCCTTGGGTCGTCGTTACTGTTCCACTTACGGGAAGAGGAGTTTGATCGCTTGCAACGGTGACTGGCACAGAGGCAGACATTGTGGTCTGACCAAGGGCGATAGGAGTTCCGCCAATCTGCGCGATGTTCGTGCTCGCGTTATTGGGTGGGTTGACGGAAACTGCACCCCCAGCGGTGACTTTGACCGCTACATAGGAACTGCCGCCAGCCGTGTTGTGTCCGTAGAGTACCGACTGTGTGATCTGCGCGGTATCCGTGTCTTCCGGTGCCTGACCGAGGAAGTTGCGATTGATCTGTACAGCAATAGATTGCAGAATAGTCTGCACGCGGAACGCAGTTTGTGGCGTAGCTCCGTTCGTGTAGACGATTCTGAAGTATTGCGCTTGGCGTCCGAACGGTACGGAAATGGCATCGCCAGCGGAAACCGACACGCTGCTGATAATGTCCCAGTTCGTGCCATCTTCGGAGAACTGGAATTGAAGCCCGTTGACAGCCGAATCTTGATCGCTAAAAACTGATGTACGAATGGAAGTGTACGGCAAGATATTCGTTGCTGTACCTGTGAACACCCCACCAGCACCGAGCGGGGTAGTAGTAGAATTGTTCGAGTCAACAACGCCGTCAGCCCCCACATCACCGCTGTCAACAATGACATGCTGCGGCGTAGCGAAAGCGACTGTCGGGGTGTTTTGAACGAGAACTTTAAGTTGTCCGGTACTGTCGGTACTGAACACGCGGAGGTTCGTACCGTCGCTTCCGCCTACTTGTAGAGCATTGACCGGAGCAAGCGAGCCGGGGGTTCCATTGGAAATGTCCTCCGTGGTGAACGTGCCTGTTCCGGCATTCGCTGTAATCGTACCGCTGACCACCCATGGGCTGGTGCTTTGGGTAACAGCCACAGTCGCCGGAAGCGCATCGACAGTGACATGAAGATTGGATGGGTCAAGCTGGAAAACCTCACTGATATTATTTGCCTGACCAGCTTCGAGAGTGATGGTTGCCGTGCCCGTCCAAGGTGCGGACGTGCTGACGCGGAACATGTTCAACCCGCCAGCGTTGATCGCCCATTGACCGTTGGTGGTTGTGTTTGTGACTGCTGAACCTGTGGCGGGGAATCGCGGAAGAACGTAGGCCGGACTCCAGTTTGTGCCATCGACCGAAGCCTCAAAATTCAGGGTTCCAGTCCATGTGCCAACGACATTAAACAGAATCGTTCCCGCACCTTGACCACTAATTGCGACATTCGATGGGCTGGCAGTGATGGTGCCTGTGACAATGCGGTCAGCGGAGGGGGCAGAAGATACAACTACGGGATGCGCAATTGTGCCAATGACATTTGACCCATCCCACATCTGAAACTTGGCGGTGCCGTTCGTCAGGGTGGAATCCGAGGCAGGAGACACCACAGCACCAGTGATGTCGTATAGAGTAACGTGCGCTGCTTTGCTAATCGGATCAATTGTTAATTGATCTGTCGAATTGCCCGATTTAATTATTGCCATAGGTTATCCCACGATGTAGTTGAGCATGAACTTGTCGGACACGTACCCTTCCAAGCCAATCGCATATACCTCGAATTGTCCCGTTGAGCACTGACCGAACTTCAAATCGATTGCGTCCATCTCGAACTCATCTAAATCCTTACCCGTCGTCCCCACGTCATAGGCAATCTGCCCAGTGATGTGGGAGCCCGGTGATACAGCCGGATCAGAAATCATAAAAAGCATTTCACTCACAGGCAGTGTGCCGAAATCAATCTGCACCTGTGTGACTTTATTCCCCGAACTCGGCAGCAACGACGGATCGATGGTGCCGCTCGGTGTCGTACTGACGATTACCTCAGACGCGGGTCCAGTTTCGGTCGCGATAACCTCTTGTACTTGCCCCGATACTGGATCACGTTCTAAATATTTCGGTGCTGCCATCGTTTAACTCGCGAGGATAATCCCGTCCTCAATGTTCACATCTATTGCCGTTGTGCTTGTTGATGTACCGAGCAACTGAGCGATAACACCCACACCTGTCGGAACCACAGCCGTCACACCACCCGGCGTTGCTTTGTCGCCATAGTAGCGCGTACCCGCCGTCAAGCCAGTGAGTGATGTGTTCTGTCCACCGCTGTAATAGGTCGCCGTTGCCGCACTGCTGTAGCTGTTCAAAACGTAACCGATAGCCTGATTTCCACCCGACGACCAGACGGCGTTGTAGAGCTTGCCATCTGAAGCCTTGATGTATACGAAGGCTCCCGCCGCCAAGCTCTCGCCAGCAGTGGCGGTCGCCGCGCCAGATGCGGGAAGCAGGCTTGGGTCAATCGTTCCACCCGCAGTAGTTGAGACGACCACTTCTGCCGCAGGACCGACCTCAGTTGCGATGACTTCTGTGACTTTGCCACTCGTGGCGTCACGTTCTAAATATTTCGGGGCTGCCATGATCTATTTCCTTTATGAGAGGACAATCGGTAGACCGATTTGAACCTCTATCTGAGTGTTTGAAAGCACAGTTCCAATTGGCAGTTCAAAAGCTGCCGCTGGAGACTGCGGGACTGTTGTCGTCATTGATCCCCCGGTGCTCAAATAAAGCGTCTGTCCCGGCGTTGTCCAATTCCAACCGAGGTTCGACAAAAAGCCCAACTGCTGTACCTGAACCGGGTCACCGGGGTTGACTGCACTCGTGATCGCAATCCCGATGGTTTGAGATGTATCCTGTAAATCCGTGACATCTGCCAAATAAGCGCCTCCATCAGAATGAACGCTGACCACCTGAAAAGCGTTAATCACTTCCTCTGCGGTCAAAGTTGTGACGATAGCCGAGGACGTAGTGCCGGGAATCAGGCTTGGATCAAGCTGTCCGGTGTTGGTGGTTATCGGAATCGCCCCCGGTGTGCCGCCTTGCTGGACGACAGGTACGCGCCACTCGGTGCGTCCTTTCTGACCGGGTTTGTCCTTGCGATCAACTACGACAGAAACGTCAAGGGCGTCCAGAATGGGGTTCTCGGTGCTCATTAGTAGAACAATGCCTCCATGTCGTATACAAACAGGGCGGCAGCCGTCCCGGTAAGGGTCTGTGGGGTCTGCGAAGTTCCGATGTTGGTCTCGGCGTAGTACAGCCACACCTTACGATCCCCGGCGTCGAGTGCCTGCGCTCCGGCAGGTTCGGCTGTCGGACCGTAGTCGGCGGTGGTGAATGGGAAAGTGATCGTGACTGAGTCCTGTACCGTGGCATTCACGACTACCCGGTTGAGAAAATCCGCGTTCGTGAGCCCGGTCAGGATGATGCGTTGAGTCTTCCGCATGTTGCTGGTGGAATCGACCGTCAGCGTGACGACGTTGCTGAGTACCGTTACGCTCTGGATGTTGCCGAGAATAACTTCCGGGTTCGATTCGATCTTTTGAAGCGAATTGATCTCGATAAACTGTTCTTTTTCTTGTGGTTGTGTGGCAGGATCGGGTTTGTAAATCCAGAAAGCCGCGTGAATGGTCGTATTTGCTTGGAAACCAGTTGTGATTGCCATGGGCTCTCCGAATTGGGCACACGTCGCCGTAGCAACGAAAACGTGCCTGTCCACAGCCTTGTGATTGGGGCTGCGGCTCTAACTAAAGGATCGAAAGTCGGATCAGGCTTTCACTCGTTTTCTCGTCTTCACCGAGCGGTGAAAGTCCATAAAGTGGTGAAAATAAAGACAAAAAACCCCTAAAATTCCTACCCTTTTGAGAGCTTAGACTGGTAGAATGTAGGTATGAAATGTTCACGGACACACTACAGCCGGATGATCGACTACTCAGCCGTCGCGGGTGGTCGGATAAAGCTGAACCAAGCCATCTATCAGTATGTCCTCGGCATCAACGGTCGCCGCAGCACCGGGCGCACCCGCAGCCAGATCATGAAGTGGTTCCACGGTACGCCTGAATCTTTCGTGGTCGCCTCCCTGAATGAAGTTTCCGGTGACCGCATCCTGTTCGATACCACTACGCGCAAGTTCCGCGTGCGGACGTTCGGTGACGTGAAGCGAGAGCGGGAAATGGAGGCCCTCAGTGCCGCCCCGCCTCCGACGCCGCTCTTCCTGAACCATTGGATTGGGCAAGCCGAGGACGCCATCCTGCAAGGGCAGACCAAGGCGCAATTCCTCGCCGCCTGCCATATCGAGAATCGCATCATCGCTGGAATTGCCTATAATCAAGCCAAAATCGCTGCTAATCGCCGGGGGTCACTATGATGAATCTGGACAAGGTCCGGGTACAATTTCAGTCTAAGAACCCGCACGACACGATATTTATCAAGGTGTGGGCTGATGTTAACAACGAGCCGAAGGAACTGTACAAGGCTCTGGAGAAGGTCGGTTTTGAACAGGAGAAAACCTTCCCCCTGCCGCCCATCGCCGCCTCGTGCTATTATGACGCTGGCTACGCCAAGGGCGATCAGACGCAGATCATCACCCGGTACTTCTGCAAGGACGGTACAGGGTTGTTCGGCGGCTGGACGAAAGAAGAGAAGAGGGTCAACCGTGCCGCCGCACGCAAGGTTCTCAGCAAGTTCGGTTTTATCAGCGTCACGCATCGCAAGCTGACCATTGCCGATATGATGTAGGGGAATTCTGTGACCGACAACGCATTGCTCGACGTAATCCGGGAGATTCCACAGCAGGCTCAGCGGCAATATGGCACCGACGAGCAGCTTCGGTACGCGATGGCGGCTGCCAATAAGCTTGGTCTGTACGACGCCGCCGACGTGATCCGCCGTTACGCGGGATTGGACGAGTTGGCGAATTTGGCGCAGAAGCACACCTGCACGTATCCCTGTGAGTTCTGTGCGGCTACCGATCCGAACTACAGCTTGAAGAAGCACGCAGAGCGCCCCGGCGAAGATTGGCGGGATGTCCGGGCAGCACGAGATTTCCGGAGGGACTAATGGGTAGCTTCAAAGAGAGAACGATTCCGTGGCGTTTGATCCGGTGGACCGACGCCAACAATAAGGAAGTCCGCAGCCTCGTGTTTCACGTGGATGAACTGAAAGAGGTTGTCGATCTGCCATTCCCTGAGGGAGCCGCCTGCCGGGAACCGATCTACGAATGCTCGACTCTCGCCGGGGCTCGGTTCTTTCGTCGCGACCTCACTAACATTGGTGACTGCTTCACCGAGTTTATCAACCAAGGCAACCGGGACTGTCAGGTGGTCGCCATCGACAACAAGACATGGCGTGTCCTGTACGAATACACCATGCCTAATGAAACGTCCGCCCTCCGCTGGTATCAGTGGGAGAACGGCGTCATGAAAACCGGGCAGATTGCCTACAGCACCCTATCGAAGAAGTGGCTCGACCTGATTGCACAGGAAGGCATAGGCATCGATGGACTGGTTGGCAACCCGCAGTCCGGCAAGTACGCCATGAAACGCAATTTCGAGAAGCACGGGTACGGAGCCTATGTTAAACACATTTGAGATCGAACTGCGCAAGCGGACGATGGGCATGACGCTCGGCTTCTCCAAATTTTTCGAGCCGAACGAGAAGTTCGTTGCCTACATGAAGAAGCATTTCGCCGAAAAGGTCGTGTTTGATGTGGGTGCCGGGGCGGGACATGTGAGCGCGATCCTGAGCGAAAAAGGCATCAAGACCATCGCCCTCGACCTGCACATTCACAGCAACCCGGAGTTCGCCGTGTTGACGGCGGATGCCGCCACGTTTAAGTACACCAAGCGGTCGGTGGTTATGATCTGCCGCCCCTGCCACGGCAATTTTGTCGAGCAGACGATTGAGCGTGCCAAGGAATGTAAGGCATCGGTAGTGCTTTACATCGGCTTACATCGCAACATGGCGAACGATCTCGGTGATTTTGCCGATGGCTTTGAGGAAGTAGCAACCAAGGTCGGCAACGACGGCGAATCGATCTGGAGATACGACATTGGCTAAAAGACGCAATTTCGCGAAACGGTGCTGCCGCAAGTGCGGGGGCAGGGTCGGCGTCATCAAGCGTGACCTGTCGCTGCCGAAGCGCAGTCGAATGGACTTGCTCGGTTGCGTAGAGGGGCTCCATCTAAACTGGAGCGGAACCACCGGGTACGATCTGTTCGATTTCCCGATGAAAGAATCACACGCCGATCCGTTGAAGGGAGTACGACCGCGATGAGAATCAAAAAGGCAGTGGTCGAACGCAAGCAGAGAGCCGCTCAACTCCGCAAGGCACGGCTGAAACGGGCCGTAGTCAAGAATGCGCACAAGATCAAGACCGCCATCGTAGTCGATTACATGGGCTCGGATTTCGGCAATCGCACGCCGGAGATGGAGATCAAAGATCATATTGAGCGGTTCAGTGAGTTCGCGGAGCCCGTCAAGCTGGACGTATACACGCCGCACACCACCTATCCCGGCGAACTCAAGCCGGGGACTGATCTCGTCCTATTCGACTTCGGCGGCGTCATGTATGGCAATGACCTGATGGCGAACAACTCCCGGCACTTGCTCCAGTGGGCTGCCGACAACCCGAATTCTCTGGTAGTCATCGTCTCAGTGTTCACCTACGAAAACTGCTTGAAGTTCGAAGCGATGGATTTGGGGCTGCTCGGTCAGCTTCACAACATCGTGGTGGACTGCAATCTGGACGATAAAGACCCGTGGTATCGCGGGGAGCGTTACAGCCCATTTCCAGAATGGTTTGAGAAAGCGCACGGCATTCCCTCGAAGGAATACAAGTAGACGACAGCTTGCATTTTACAGAAAGTTGAGGTAACTTGATCTTATGCGCAGAGGCACGAATCCGGTTTTTATCCACGTAGCTGCTGACGGCACCCTTCTCACTCCGGAGCGCAACAACCGGGATCAAAGTGCGGTGCTCGATCTCGATCCAACCACCAAGATTCTCGGTGTTAACCTCGGCTCCGATTACTGCGCCGAGCACGAGTGGGGCATCAAAGACCTTTACCGGGCGTTCGGGATCAAGCATGAGATCAACGTCTACGGTCTCAAAAAGCGCAAGATCAGCAAGCTGCCGTCTACGCTGGTGTGGGTAAAGTTGGCGGACGGTCGCGAAGGTTTCGCCTACCGCAATTTCTGGTACGATAACAAGCCGAAAGAGATTCTCGATAGGGACAGTGAACTGGTGCCCTATGAGACCTACGACCGCACGCTGCGCAAGATGGTGCCTGCCGCCAAGCAACTCGTCGGGGCGTGGTCTGAGAGCAATTTCGGGGTGTTCTCTAAGAACCCTGACGATATTGCCATGTTGAATGAGATTTACAGTCATTTCGGCAAGAAGAACATCGTGTTTACATTCTCCGCTGCTCTTCCGGCGTTCGACAATCCGGGGCTCATCATTGCCATCGCCGACCGCCTGCCAAAGGAAGTCATCAAGATGTGGACGGACGCCGACAAGGAAGCCCACGAGATCGAGAAATTCGTGGTCAAGAGCAAAATTCGCGAGACCCTCGAAAAGGCTGGCAAGAAGTATTTTGCTTTGAGCCCCAAGCGTGCCAAGGATGGCACCATCGAGTTCTGGTTGAACCCCTACGATCAGGACAAGAACAACTTCGGCTGGTTCAAGCTTGAAGACCTCCGCGCATGGGCGAAGGGCGAGGGGCGAATTCCGATGTCCGCCGCACAGCTTTTGGAGCAACATGAGCGGCGTCATGGCAAACAGACAACCGCTGTCCACTAAATTCGAGGAGTGATATGCCTGTTGCGACGAAGACCCTCCCCCTTACCTCAGAACTTCTCAAGCTAACCGAGAAGCCCTATGAGGAGTTCAACGCAGTGCTGGAAACAGTCCGCACCCGCTTTCCGCTGGATGTCCAGTACGAGACATTCAACAAAGTGCTTTCCGAGGAACTGGTGAATAACCCGCTCCGGCGTGCGACCCGTATTGCCATTCGTGTAGCAATGGGCGAGAACGTGGACCGTGAACTCAAGCCTTTCAAGTCCTCGCCGCCGTTTGGAGAAAAGAAAAAGAAGAAAAAATTCAAAAAATAGTTGACAAACATTTTGAACTACGGTATTGGTATAGCAGAGAGATTAACGGAGCGCCCTCTTGGTCGGGGGCTTTCCACTTAAAAAGTTTTGAAGTTCGGGTCGGCCATATCAGCCGTTCCTTCTACATTCACTCGGACAAAGAACCCGGAGAATCTCGGCTCCGGGAAAATACGTCTGGTGATTTCCGACCCAAAAATGGCCGGGGGAATCGAGAGCCCCCGGTCGAAAAGATTGTGATTGTCAGTACGACTAGCAACCGAACTGACCCGGCCTACGGCGGTCCGCGAGGAACCGTGGGGAAATTTTGAAATAGAGCACCCAAAGCGGTCGGGTCTCGTGGGTAGCGGATGGGCAACCAAGCCGCACAGAATCCCACCCCCGGAAACGGGGCATTGATTTTTGAAAAGCTTGGACGGCCATATCAGCCCTTCCTTCTACTTGACCTTTACTCAAAAATAGGTCTGATGCTTTCCGTCCAATTAGTTTGAAAGGATACGCCAATGAGCAACAATTCGATTCTGATCCGTCGTGCAAACAAGTTCCTCGTCGAGGACAAGGGCACCAAGACCCGTGTATCCAACGCGGCTCTGGCTGCATTCAACAAGAACCTTCAGGACTTGGGTTACACCTTGTCCGCGAAGGCGATTCGCACTCTCCAGAAGCCGGGTGTGTCTGCCCCGTTCTCCGAGATCGTGGATGTCCTCAAGGAACTCCGTGGCGTCCGCAACTATCGTCCGATGTATCCGAACTTCCCGACTCAGGTCTTGGAAGCGGACGAAGCAGAGTTGTATCTGAACGCCATCTTCCACTATTTTTCTTTCGTGGTCGCCGACGCTGTGAATGATTCCAGCGTGATTTGGCTGCCGAAGTACAAGAAGGATCGTCGTGAGCCGCTGGACGAGAAGGTGCAGTTGACCGTTCTCGAAATCGGCACCGAGGACGATCTGGCAGCGATTGCGGCCCGTATCGCGATGTCGAACACGTCCATCTCCGCGACGGACAAGGAAGACCTCCGTTCGCTCATCAAGGATGGCTACCTGCACATCGGTGCGGGTCAGGGCAAGGTCGGTAAGATTCCGAACAAGGAAAATCTCGCGGTCGTGGGTGCAGTCCTGCTGACCGAGAAGATGTCCTTCGGGTTGATTTCTGAGCAGTTCAAGACTGCCACGGATGTTCTCCGTCTCGCGACGGCGCTCTCCGATGGCGACGTGTCTCTGGCGGCTGACACCAAGTTCAAGTCGCTGCCGCGCTATATCCGCCGTGTTCTGGTTTCGATTTTGGAAGCTGCGGAGAACCGCGAAGAGGACATGCTGCGTCACGAGAATCGCTGGGTGAAGCTTGGACACTCGCTGCACATGGGCGAGTTTTACAAGCGTTTCCCGTTCTCCTACGAAGCGATGCTCAAGCTGCGCAACAAGAGCGCAATGCAGAAGGACCCGATCCGCACCTTTGGTGCGAAGGTTGAGATGGCACTTCGCGAGGGTGAAGTCCGCAAGGCGATCACCCTGTTGGCGAAGCGTCCGGGTGAGTTTGCCCGTCGTCTCGATCACCTGATGCGTCTCGATGAAGATCGTGCTGAGGCGACCGTGGATGCATTCGAGAAGGTCGCGGATGACGTGTCCACGCCTGTGTTGTTGCAGGTGATGGCACACTTCAAGGCGCGTAATACGTCCTCCATGCGTGTGGCGATGCCGAAGGGCTCTATCGCTAAGGTGCAGGTACTTCCTCCTACGACTTGGAAGCTGGACTATGTCCAGTGCCAGCGTGTTGCCGAAGTGTGCACCAAGGCATTGACGGCCCGTTTCTCCAAGCTGGCTCCGCTCGGCAAGGTATATGTGGACGAGAAGTTGCAGAACTACCTCGTTCCGTTCTCGCAGCGTTCCGCCAACAAGAGTCTGCGCACGATTGTGCGCGGTTCGCAGATCGATCTGGCGAAGGACAAGGACACGATCCGCTTCTTCATCTGGTGGAAGAACATCGACGACCCGGATACGAAGGCAGCGGGTTGGAGCGGCGACGGTCGCGTAGACCTCGACCTGTCCGCAGTCATCTTTGATGAGAACTGGAAGAGCCTGACCGACATCGCGTGGTACAATCTGCGTGCCGACAGCGGCTACAGCCACTTCCGCAGCTTCAAGGCGTGTCACAGCGGTGATATCACGAACGCTCCGAAGGGTGCGTCCGAGTTCATCGACATCGATATTCCGGGTGCGGTTGCCTACGGTGCGCGTTACGTCGTAATGGACGTGCGCTGCTACACGGGGCAGAACCTCAATACCATTCCAGAGTGCTCGGCAGGCTGGATGCTTCGTGAGAAGCCGAAGTCTGGTGAAGTGTATGAGCCGAAGACTGTTGTGGACCGTATTGACGTTGCGTCCGAAGCTACGTCGGTCATGCCTCTGGTGATCGATCTGGTTGAGCGCAAGGTCATCTGGATGGACATCGTGTCCACGAACCGTCGTGCATACAACACGGCAGCGGGTAACCGCGAACAGGTCGCATTGCTGGCGGATGCTTTCACCAAGATTCGCAAGCCGAACCTGTACGAATTGCTCTCTGCGCACGCGAACGGGCGCGGTAAGCAGGTGTTCGATCCGGCGAAGGCGGATGTTGTATTCTCCGTTGAGTCCGGTATCCAGTTCGAACTGGACAAGATCGCTTCTGAGTACATGCTGAACGAAGCCCCGGCAAAGCCGAAGGCGAAGGCTGCCAAGAAGCGTTAACGGAAGTCTTTCCTACAGGGCTCCCCCAAAATGGGAGCCCTTTCTATTTGCAAAAAACCTTTCCAGTAGTATTATCCAATGTATGTACTTCAAACGTGTCAAAACCAAAATCAAGAAGGGTGACAAGGTCGTCACCAGAGTTGTGTTCAAAGAAGGCGTTGAAGGCACTGGCGTGACGCTCCCGTATTCCTGCGGGTTCTGCAACGAAGTGCACTTCCGTTCGCGGCGGCAGCGAAACCGTCATACACAGTTCTGCCCCAAATAACATGGAACCGTGGGAAATCGATCCAGATGATCTTCGCAAGATGGCGCTCATTGAGCGATTCACGCTCGGCGACATCAAAGAAGTCCTCAACCGTGAGGACATGGTCGGTACAGCCCCTCGAATCTATGAACTGCTGGAGCGATTCAGTAAGTCCCTTGACGGCGAGTACAACAACGGTGAGATCATCTCGTTCGGTCTAGCTCTCATCTCAGCCCAAATGCTGCTGATGTATGAGCACTTCGAGAAGGGCAATGAGACTTCTTAAGCTGGGTTTCACGGGCACTAAAGACGGGATGAGCATAGAGCAGAAGCGGCTCTTGGAAGAGCACTTCACCGCCCTGCTTGAGGGCTACGACTGGATTGAATTTCACCACGGTGATTGTATCGGCGCTGACGCTCAAGCCGCCATCATGTTGCGCGTCCTCAGCAACAAATTGCGGATGATGGAACAGGCAACCTGTCAAGTCACCATCATCGCCCATCCCGGTTATCCAGTACGAAACCCCAAAGATACTCGCTGGCGTGCATTCACCGCCGAGATCAATGACGAGATTCGAGAGGCGAAGCCATTCATCGCTCGTGACCACGACATCGTGGATGAAACCACGGATTTAGTCGCTACACCGCTGACTCGCGAAGAGCAGGTGTCGTCCGGCACATGGACAACAGTGCGTTACGCACGGAAGAAAAAGAAAAAGATCACAATCATCAACCCGGCTGAGCGCAAGTTTGATCCACATTCTCTTCCGAAAGGGACGAACGCCATCGCCGGACAACAGAGGTATTACGGGCCGACATATATGCAGCGAGGTTATCGCGAAGATGAGTGACACGTTCTACATCCCGTATAGTCACGACAGGTCGAAGCCAGAAGACCCGAACTGCCATCTATGCATGGCGGGAATTCCAGTTTACACGAGCGCAATGGTGCCAGCTTTTGAACGGGTGCAAGTACGTTTCCCGCGATCCAAAAAAGTTCGCATCCGCAAAAAATGGTCGAAAGACCCACGGAATTGGAGAACGATTCCTTACGTTCGTTTCATGAGTATGCGTAAGGACAAGATGGATCAGTTGATCCTAACCCATCGGCAAACGATGGATGCTTGGCTGAAACAGTTCGGCGTAGGAGGTAAGGTGTCGCTAGATACCGAGACCAATGGACTTTAACAAGCTGCTCAAGAAACACCCGAAGATGTATCTGTACTACCACGACAACCAGCAGTGGATTCTCTACAAAGAAAAGCCGCCCGAAGGCACCTACTGTGGCGAGGAGGAGCACGATAAATTCATTCTTGTCGAGGGGCAGGACTATGACGGCGTTGGTTACGCTCCGCATCTAGTCATCGACCTATGCAAGGCTCTGGGAATCAAGGTAGAATCGGCTTGAAGGTTCAGGCGAAATTTCGCAGTCGCTCGATGGGTATTGTGCCATGTACCGTTGTTGACGGTCCTCGTATCGTCTGGAAGAAGTCCGATTGGATGGAGCGGGTTCAGGTTGAGTGTTACTGCATTACATACACGAATCTGAACGGCAAGCACAGGCACATGGAGTGGGTGAAGAAGTCCCGGATTATTTTTGATGCAGATGGAACTGAAATACGATGCGAAACAGCCCACCAGCAAGAAGGGGATGCCGCGAGAGATGTTCCTGCCGTGGGGCGGCTGGTTCCCGCACCCGGAACTCGATAGAGATATTGAGCGGAGACCGTGGAAAGTTTCTGAAGAACAGAAGCAAACTCTTGCAACCGTTCCGGCTGCGATTCAGTATTTCGTTCCGAGCGGGATCGGGCTAAGTACGTTTCGCAAGCACAAATTTTCACGTCCTGAGAGTCAGTCTTTAGCCAGCATTGACGCGCATGTTTCACTCGAAAAACTGTTGAAAAGCGTTGCAAATGAAGATAAAAAACTCATTAGTAAGAAGCCTCTGGACGGTATTTACGCCTATATTTGGCGGGTAGCGCGGTACGTGGCGGGGCTCGACCGGGCAATGCCGATCACGGCTTTTTGGGATTTGGAAGATGGCGTGCTTGCACTGACGGGTGTGCTGGGTGTTACTGAAGAGACTGTCAAGTTTTTAGGGCAGCGTGCCGATCAGTTGGTTGAAGCGACAGGCGGCAACAAGTACGCGGCACAGGTCAAATGGTCTAGGTTCCTTGGGAGGGCAGTGTGAGAAATCGCCGCGATTTTGAGATGATCCTGCAAGATATCCGAGATGATTTCTACCTCGGTCGGATTCAGTCTGAAGAAGCGCGAAAGACCCTTGAAGATGTGATGCGTGACTTCGGAATGCTGGCTGCCGACGAATGGTTGGTGGAGTTGCCGGAAAACTTCCGCAGTCGCGATGGCATGATCGGCCCGTTCCGTGTGCAACATGAGCGGTCGCCGTTTACATGGAACCGTCATTACGGACTCGGCTTCGTTAAGAAGACTCAAGCTGAGGCTGAAGGCAGGCAAAAGAACGGAACATACGCTTTCGGCTATCATGAAACTGAACTGGTCGGCAACGACGTGATTATAGCTGATTCGCCTCGCGGCCAAGTCAAGCCAATGGTCGAGGACGAGAAAATTTTCTTCGACAACTTTGAAAAGCAAATGGAGGGTTTCAAGTGCACGGATTAACGTGGGTTCGTTGTTTCATCGATCCAGAAGGTAATCGCTCGTGGGTTGCTCTTCGCGGCGGGGCGACCGGGTTCGATGTCGTGATTTCGCTTCTCAGAAAAAGTGATGTCGCACCAGTGACGCGCATAGTCGCGGAGAAGAGCGGACTAGCGACCATCGCCGAGGCGACGAAAGGCTTCGAAGATTGCTGCAAGTTCTACAACGATAAAGGTTGGAGACCCGATTCCACCTATCAGAAAATGATCGAGGAGTTGTTGAGCAAATGAGTCACGTCGGTCAGTTCTTTGATAACAACCCGTTCTGGACAGTGGCGATCATCTGGCTGTTCGCTGTCGCATTCATGTGTATTCTTGCGGACGCGAAGACAGCGAAGGTCAGGCGGATCAAGCGCATTCTGGTATCGGTCTGCATGACTTTCATGATCTGGGGTGTTTTCCTCGCCGGGTTGTACGATGCCGCCAAACTCATGCCTCCGGTTCCCGCGATCAAGTCCCCGACTATGGATTCCTCCTGCTCCTATACTGTTAAGCCGTAAGAACTTAAACCCCTAACCAAAATTGACCTTCGACTGGTAGAATTAGGCAGGAGATTTTTATGCCTGACAAAATTACGTACCGTGGCGTCCGCAATGTTGAGGGAGACGTGTATCGCTGCTTCGTTCACCGCGAAGACAATGTCTCATCGGTCGATTACGAACTCGATCCTCGTAACGACATCTACGACCACAGCCCAACAGGGATCGCGTGGGGCTACGGCGGCAGCGGTCCGGCTCAGCTTGCGTTGGGCATTCTCGCTGACTATTTCAGTCCGGACGGCAAGAGGGTGCGTTACACCCGCCGCAACGAGTGGGACATGGATGGTCGCGACGACCCGAATCAGAAAGCCCTCAAGCATTATCAGGAATTTAAGTGGGCAATCGTGGCGCTATTCCCAATGGATGGCGAGTGGGAGTTGCCCGGTGAGATAATTGAGAAGTTCGTCACGGGAACGCTGACGGACGAAGAGAGACGCGAGTTTCTCAAGGGTCAAGTGAATGCCTGAGACCTTACAACTGGTGTATTGGGACAACCCGGTTCTTTCGACCGTATGCACTCCCGTCGCCGACAGTGCTTTCGGCGCTGATAAGCTGCGAGACTTTGCCGCCCGGTTGCTGGCGACGATGGATGCCAAGAACGGCGTCGGGCTGGCGGCTCCGCAGGTCGCGGTGACTGAGCGGATGTTTGCCATGCATTTCCCGAATAGTGAGCAGGATCGGGAGCCGTGGAAGCCGATTGTGGTCATCAATCCGACCTTGGAACTGAACGGGGGTACTGTGGCGGCACGTGAAGGCTGCTTGAGTCTGCCGGGGGTGTTTGAACAGGTTGCACGGGCTGAGAACGTGGTCATGCGCTATCGGGATGCGGACGGTGACGAATTGGTGCGGGAATTGACCGAAATCGACGCTAGAGTAGCTCAACACGAGTTTGACCACCTGAACGGGATCATGTTCTTTGACTATTTGAATATCCGCCCGACTTACGGTCGTCGGATGTCTAAACAGGTCTCGAAACAGGTCATGCGGATGTGGGAGAAAGAACGCTCTCGACGTGGGCTGTAATCTAGGGTAAGATCGGGTTCATGAACAGATCAAAGGCTATAACCGCAGCGGACAATGCGAGAGCGATTTTCCAATGTTTTGCCAATGCCGTTAATGACAACGCTCTGGTAAAACCGGGGATCGGTCATGCGATCCGGGACTACGAGGATCGGTTCAAGGTGGAGTTCAATAAATTGCTCGATGCAGTCGATCTCGATAAAGATCAGATCGGCTTCCAGCGAGTGGAGTATCCGAAATGATGAATGACCGTGGGGTAGTTAATGAACCTTCGTTTGTTCTTTTCCCCGGCGACACTGTCAGCATTGTGGTCGATACTAAGACCTATCGTGGCACGCTGATGAACGACAATGGTCGTTGGTACGTGAAAGTGCTCGGTGCCGACCCCGGTGAAGAGAAAGAAGTGGTCATCGTTAAGCTATGAGAAGTGGAAAAGTCATCCACGTCTGGATTACAAAGTACGCTTTAACTCAGGGCATTTTTGAAATCGATGCCGAAGAGTGCGTGACCTCAACTGGCGAATGTCAGAACATGATCCAGAAAGTTGGTGGAGCGTATTCCGATTATTATCATGGCGAGGGCCGGGAGTGGCATCGTACTGAAGCCGCCGCCAAAGAACATGCGAACAAGATGGTGCGAGACAAGATCGCGAGTCTGAAAAAGAGTATCGCGAAATTTGAAAAACTGGTGTTCTGATGACACGAGGAGAGAAAGTTCAATTCGCAACTGATCTCGAACTTATGCATGAACGCCCCATGCGTCTCGGTCTTTATGCAACCGGGCAGCGTATCCACAATGCGATTCGCATGGTGGGGTTTGAAATCGCCGACGACATCACAGGTTGCATCGCATACGAGGAAGCTTTAGCGGCAGCGGAGAAGTAATGGCAAACCGAGAATACAGAGAAGAGCGTTACGACTACACCGGAGGGCGTGAGCACGCCCCGGAGTTGATCGTTGCAGTCGGCATCTCCGGCTCAGGGAAATCCACGGAGATCACGCAGATGGTGAAACGGTCACAGGGTAAGACCGTCCGCTTGAACCGTGACGACATGCGCAAGATGCTTTTCTGCGGAGCCGATTGGAACAAGCGGAACGAGGATTACGTCCGCAAGGCTCAGATGGAAGCTGCACGCATCGCGCTCCAGATGGGCAAGAACGTGGTGATCGACGACACCAACTGCATCCGGCAGACCCGGCAGAAGTGGGAAGAGTTGGCGGTCGATCTGCACACGCACCTGCGCTTCCTGATCTGGCAAGTGGACTTAAAGGTCGCTGTAGAGCGAGATGCACTTCGCGGCGTAATCTGCGAAGCCTGTAAGCGTCCTATGGGCGCAATGGTGGGCGAAGAGATCATTCGCCGCCAAGCAAAGGATTTGGGACAGTTCAGCATGAGTCACGAAGTCAAGGCAGCGACGTTGACCCGCCCCTATTGGGAGCGGCAACAGCTTCTCAAGGGAGGCTTCATCCCCCGTCTGCCCGGACGCCCGTGGATTCTGTACGATCTGGACGGTACAGTAGCGAAGCGTGGCGACCGTGGTCGGTTCGAGGAGCACAAGGTCATCCTCGATACCTACTATGACACCGTCGTGCAATGGATTCGTGCATTGCAGCCGTTCTACAACTTGGCAGCCGTCTCCGGACGGCAGGATTTCTGCGGTGATGACACCTGCGATTGGTTGCAGGCTGGTGACGTTCCGTTTGACCGCATCATCATGCGGTACACGCGGGATAACCGCCCTGACTATCAGGTGAAGGAAGAAATCCTGAAAGAGTTGCAGGCTGTTGTCGGTCAGTCCGTGGGTTACTTCGACTCGAACGAAGAGTTTCGCGTTCCTGACGAGGGAATCGCGTTCGTAATCGACGACCGTCCGCAGGTAGTCAAGATGTGGCGGTCGCACGGCTTGACGGTGTTCCCGGTTCGGGGTGTGGATAAGCATACCAAGGACTGCACGGAGCAGCACAAGGACAAGCCGTGGTACAAGGACGGCTACTGCGCTGAATGCGGAGCGGTCGAGGACTTCTGATGCTGCTCGACAGTTTTAGAGGTACGGTCGAGCAGGGCTGTCCGCTGTGTCGTTGGTTTGGCATTGTCCGGGCGTTTCCAGCACATTGGAGATCGCACAGTGTGCTGGAGCGCATGGTTTATCGCTTACGCAAGCTACGGAGGCTTCGATGGGTCGCCAAATAATCAAACAGCCAAACGGTCTGTTCGCCCTCTGGTCGTCCAATTCGGACAAGTTTGTCTGGATCGACGCCACGAAGCAGGAGATGATTGACGCTTTCGCTGAGGAGGCTCGAAAAGAAGCAGTCGAGCGAACCGAGGAGATTTTTGCCGAACTGGAAGCCGGGGGAAGCCCCTACTATCAGTGGACTCAGACGTATGAAGAGGCCGTCGCCTACTACGAACGTGTCCATGGGAAAAAATTCAATCCGGAAGAAGTAGGAACAGACGATGAGTGAACCGAATTTAGTCGATGCATACACGTTCCGACTGTGCGGCAAGGAATTGGAAACCTTCCTTGCGTGGGAAGAAGAGCACAACAAGACTTGCAAATATTACGATGACGGCACGTCCCCGGTCTGCCCGTCAGGGGCGATTGGTGGGCAGATGCAGTTCTGCTTTACCAACACCGGATTGGGGACCATTGTCGTAGTCGAGTGTTTGTGTTATACCAATGATGGTGACGAACGAGGCAAAAAGAACGTCACCGACTTTGATAGCTGGTAGGTAAACTATGGAAACACAGTTGTCCCCCGAAGTTGCAGTCTCGCAGCCGTCCCCCGATGATGTTGTGGTAACAGTCAGTGAGCAGGAAGAACAAGACCTGCGTTCACGTTTTACGACGTTCATCTCTTCGAACCCGACCGCCAAACGCCGCAGTGCTTTCTTAGCGGTGCGTTTCCCGTACACCGGGAAGGGTGGTTACGCAAAGCGCCGTGTTGTCCTCGATATGCTGGTTGCCGAGGGTCAGGTGCCGGAAGTGTTCGGGAGTCCTGAACTTCGCAAGCAACTTAAACAGAATGGACAAAATTCTCGATAAAGCTGGCGCGACCGCTTCGCTGATTTGTGCCGTGCACTGTATCAGCCTGCCGTTACTGTTCGCGGTGATCCCGGCAATAGGGCTCACGTGGCTGGATAATGTCTGGTTTGATCGAGTGTTTCTGGCGGCAGCCGTGGTGTTTGTGATTCTTGCTCATCCACGTGGGTATATAAGACACCGTCGTTGCATTCCAGCGGTGCTGGCACTCATCGGTATTGCTACTGTGGTGTTGGCGATCTCGCTGTGGGAACAATCGGAAGCGCACCATTATCTGGTTGCATTGGGCGGCTTAACAATCGCTTCATCGCATTGGCTTAATCGGCATTTCCTGCATCACGCTTGTTGCGAGGGACATCATGGCAGATGAGTATTATGTGCTTTCGTTGAAATGGTCGGTCGGTTCCGACTACGTCGTGTTTTGGGGACCGAATGACGGCGGCTATTTCACCAATCTTGCCGAAGCAGGACGATATTCGCAGGAGCAGATTGACGCACATCGTAGCTACTACGACAACGGCCATACCACCCTCGCGGTGCCATGTAGCGAGATTGACGCATTGGCATGGCGGACTGTTTTCGCTGATCGCCTGCACGACACGATTTTGAAGAATCATGGCGTGGACTGGATGAAGGTGCTTGAAGAGCGGAGATGCGGATGAGTGAAGTTACACTAACCTGCTCCCATACGATGGGGTTGGAGCGGGGGGATTTTATCACTGTCTCCGGGTTTGCAAACATAGCCAACAACGGCTCGTTCATCGTTCGCCGTGTTCGTGGCTTTGGGTTGATCGTGCAGCCAGCTTCGTTCTGGGATTATGTCCGGCACTATGCTCGACGGGTTATGACGTGGGCAAAGTGGTATTACTATGGAATATCCGACTTTGCCAACGAGTTGAGAGACTCGTGGATGGACGAATAGGAAATTTATGGCGCAGCCGAAACGTCGAATGATACGGCAAGAGTGGTATCTTGCTTACATGCTGTGTGTGCTTTCAGGTGCCAGCTTTTTCGACGGGCACCGGATTAGCGGTGGAATTCTGTTAGGATTTTCGGTTTTGATTGTCGTTCTCTGCGATGGATTCGGAGTTCGATTGTGAAAGGATACTATGCCTGTTTACTTGAGAGACATTTTGCCTGTCGATTTGCTGATGAAGCACATCGAGGATGGCGTAGTCCGCAAGCAGGTACACCCTCAGTATCCTGATCTCTTCATCCTCAATTATTCTGAACATGCCCAGTTTGGCAAGATTTGGGACAACGTCACCAACAACTGCCGTGGGCTGATCGTACACGCACCCACCGGATTGCCGGATGCGGTCGTAGTTGCACGTCCGTTCAAGAAGTTCCACAACCTGAACACGACCTACATCCCGGAGACGATGGAAGAGAATCTCCCGAAGGATGAAGTTCCGCTTGTGACCACGAAGCTGGATGGGTCAATGGGCGTACTATACGTGTGGGACAACCTTCTTTGGATGGCAACGCGGGGCTCGTTCGCATCAGAGCAGGCGCGTTGGGCTACGGGATGGTTACGTGCGCACTTCGAGCGTCTCGGTCAGTATCGTCCGTATCATCCTTGGTTGCCGGATACGACTCCGGTATTTGAGGTCATTTACGAAGAGAATCGAATCGTAGTGGCTTATGATTTCGAGGGTTGTGTGCTGCTCGGAATCATCAACCATGAGGACGGACGTGAGTTCCGCCGCGACTCAGTTGAACGGTTCGGTGCCATGTACGATTTCAAGGTTGTGCCGAAGTTCGACAAGTCCCTGTCGGAGTGTGTTTCAGAGAACACCCTGAACGAGGAAGGTTACGTGTTGACCTATAGTAACGGTACTAAAGTAAAGGTCAAGTTCCTCGATTATTGCCGCCTCCACAAGGTTCTTACTGGTATGAATCCACGGGGGATATGGGAATTACTAGCCAAAAATCAGACCGAGACGGTAGAATTGATATTGAAGGACGAGAAAATGCCGGAGCAGTTCAAGGCATGGTTCTCCGGCTGGGTTGAGCACCTTCGCACGAAGTATCAGGATATCGAACGTCGTGCGCAGGCGGTTTTTGCAACCCGCCCCTTCACTGGTAAGTGGGCGTCGGAGCCATCGCCGGAAGGCTTGAAGTTGTGGCGTAAGACGCAGGCTTTGCACTTCCAGAAGACCCCGGACTTGTGTTCGGTTCTGTTTGCGATGCTCGACGAGAAGCCGTATGCGGAGATCATCTGGGACAGACTGAAGCCGAGAGCGGATGAAAGAACGTTCAGAAAGGACGGAGAGTAATGACACTGTTGAATGCACTGTTCGGATGCACGCACGGGAATTACAGTTTCCCCCGTACACCCAAGGGGCCGAAACGACCTCAGGCAGCAGCAATCACGGGCACATACGTTGTCTGTCTCGACTGCGGCAAAGAAATGCCGTATGACATGAACGAAATGAAAATCGTGGACGCTAAGAAGCTGGACGTTTCTTGCGTCCCCGTTCTGGAAGGATAACCCATGAACTTGGCAGCTACAGTCGCTATGAACTTGGCAGCTACAGCCGTCATGAAGGAACTGCGACGGGCGGGTCATCAGGCTTACCTCGTGGGTGGTTGTGTGCGTGACATCCTTCTCCAGCGTAAGCCAAAGGATTTCGACGTAACGACTGATGCCACACCTGAGCAGGTTCAGGCTCTTTTTGAACACACGCTGGCAGTCGGTGCCTCTTTCGGTGTGGTGATTGTTCTGGTGGATGTCGATGGCGTTGACCATCAGATTGAAGTCGCCACGTTCCGAACCGATGGTCAGTATTCTGACGGTCGGCGACCGGATTCTGTCGTCTACAGCCTGAGTGCGGAAGAGGACGTGAAGCGTCGGGACTTCACTATTAACGGTTTGTTGTGTCTCGGCGAGGCAGACACGGGCTCCGTAGCGGAGTACGAGGCCGCTCTTACGGGTGCCACAGACCGCGTCACGGTCGGCAATCATACGTTCGGAATCGTGGATCATGTCGGCGGTATCGCTGACATCCAGCGGGGAATTATCCGTTGCATCGGCGACCCGGATGCCCGGTTCGGCGAGGACGCCTTGCGGATGCTTCGGGCGGTTCGGTTTGCTGCTCAGCTTGGCTTCGAGATCGAGAACGCCACGTGGAGGGCAATCGAAAAGAATGCCCTCGCGATCAAGCAGGTCAGTGCGGAACGGGTTCGTGACGAACTCTTCAAGCTGTTCGCTGCTCCATTCCCGGTCGAGGGGTTGGTGCCACTGTTCAGCACCGGGCTGGCGCAGCACGTATTTCCGGTAGAGGTTGTCCGGGAATTGCGGATGGCGTACTGCTTGCGGCGATTCGAGCGATTCAACTCTGCGCTGCCGGAAGTCGGCTTGGCGATGTTGCTCAACGACACGAACCCACGGGCGACTGTCGAACTTTGCAACGCCCTCAAGCTGCCGAACGACGTAAAGGAAGCGGTTGTGAACGGCGTGTTCTACGTCGATACGATTGCTGCCTCTCCGAAGTTCGACATGGCAACCGTTAAGCGCACGATGCGCAAGAGGGGGATCAAGATTGCTCTGGAGTTGTTCTTGCAGGATGAAATGGTCGGCAAGACGAACCGGGGCATGGAAGAGACCATGCGCATCTATAACCGATTCGCCAACTTGACTCCAGAAGAGATTAAGCCTGCGCCGTTTATCACTGGCGACGATTTGATCGCGAAGGGGTTGACGCCCGGACCGGAGTTCCGACGCATCCTCGAAGACCTTGAGACTTACCAGTTGAACGGTGGAATCAAGTCTCGTGCTGATGCTGAGGAACGATTGAAATTCGTGTGGACGGGGGAGGCTAAGTAATGCAGCCAGCCTCCCCATCCCGCTTTAAGAGCCTGACCATACTGGCGGATGTATCCACTCTCAAAGAAGCACAGTCAATCCGCGATCTTCTTGAAGTCGAATTTACCGATTTGAGTATCCGGCTTCTCCCGGTGCCGGGACTGATCCCTGAGATGTGGGAGAAAATTCTGATCCCTTCATTGCCAACGGATCAACTGGTCATTGGGTTCGGGTTGTGCGGCACCGTAGCGGCACGCATTCAGGAAACACACCCGGAGTTGGGTTTGTCGGTGATGGCGATCAACTCTCCGACTACGACCGCATTTTGGCAGGTCATCTGGAAATCGGATCAACGGGTTGCAATCTATTCCAGCAACTATGAACCGATCAAGGGCGTGAACTGGACCGGATTGGCTGAAACGGCTCTGGACGTGGACTGGCTTCAGCACGGGATGTTCTCGGAAAATGGTGGGAACCTTTGCAAATATGCCATCGCTTACTACGTCGCGGCTTACCTCATCAACCGAAATCTGGAACCAGCGGTTTCTTCATTTTCTGCTCAATAAGACTCTTCCCAAAAAGTCTTTCTCGCGTTATATTCAAACAGAGGTTTAACGATGAAATTCTATCGCAACGCTTTACTGCTCGTGTTGTTCGCCATCGTGAACTACTACGGTATCCAGTACGGATTCCTCGGACTAAACACTGCTAACGATTTCGCGTTCATTGGCGGCTTCGTCGGCCTCGTGATTTTGTTCATCACCGATGTGCTCATCATTTGGCGTGTCATCAAGACCTACGCCAAGAAAGCTGAGGATTCACTTTGCCAAGAAAAAGCAACCCTAGCGGCGGAAGCCTCGGCTCCGTCACCGTCACCCGCTCCAACAACCCAACAAGCTTCGGAAACGTCGAAGTAAAGGTTCCCAAAATGTCAATTGGAAAACCCATCTCGTACATCGTCCTCGCGATTGTGTTGCTGATAATCACCATCTCAGTCGGCTGCGCTTTCAATCGCGTCAGTCCCGGTCATGCCGGGATCGTCGTCAACCAAGCTGGTTCCAACAAGGGTGTGCAGGATCAAGTCGCACGCACCGGATGGTTCTGGATCAACCCGTTCACCGAGAATCTGATCGAGTATCAGACCTCGCAACGTATGGAGAAGTGGACTAAGGATTCGAATGAAGGCAAGCCCGGTAACACCGAAGTGTCCTTCACCAACAAAGACTCGATGGTGATTTACGCTGATGTTGCTATCGCGTTCTCCCTCGATCCGAACAAAGTTCCGGCGTTCTACCTCAAGTTTTTGGCGACGAGTGAGGATGATCTGGATCAGAAGTTCACCAACGGCTACCTGCGCAACGATGTGCGTAACTGCCTCAACGAACTGGCTGGTCAGTACGACATCAAGCAGATCATGGGCGACAACGCCGAGTTCTTGAAGCGCACGCAGAAGTGCATTCAGGACGACGTGATTCAGTGGGGCGTCAACATCGATCAGTTTGGTCTGATCGGGGCACCGCGTCCGCCGCAGAACGTGGTCGATTCAATCAACCTGAAAGCACAGGCTGAACAGATCGCCACACAGAAACAGATCGAACTGACGCAGGTCCAAGCCGAAGCCGCAAAGCGTGTTGCCGAAGCTGAGGGCGATGCGAAGGCTCAGGTTACCCGCGCACAAGGTGAAGCTGAGGCAAACCGTCTCCGCAACACCAGCATCACAGAGAACATCCTGCGTATGCGTGCACTGGACAACCAGCACGATCTGATCTGGAATTTGAAAGACCATCCGGGAATCATGCCATCCACGCTAGTCATCAGCGGAGGCGGCGGCAAAGATTCCGTCCCCGGCATCCTGTTCAACGTGGACGCCGGAAAGAAGTAAACATGGTGCCGACTTGCTGGCTTTGTGGGACTGTCAATGATTGCAACTGTCCCTCTCCTGAGGAGTACGAGAAGCGAAAACAGGAGCGGGAGCGACGGGAGCAACAGAAGCAGCACGAAGCCAGCATTCGGCGTCAGCGTGCCAAGATTAAAATTTCACCGTGGTATCATCCGCCCAACTCGTCCGAGGACTCAGAATAGTCGCACTTTGGATCATGGTGCTGTTCTTCACCATGCTCGGAGTCGTCGGCGCTTTTCTGTTTATCGCCTCGGCGATCACTAATCAGCCTGACGGTGGGGTCATCAGTTTTCTGCTTGTGATTTTCTGCATAAAAATGGTATTCTGGCTGCTAGATTCTCTCGTGGAGACAATGGAACGATGACCGAGAAGTGGCCCTCAACGCTTATCATCTGGCGGCATGGACAGAGCGAAGCTAACGTCCGCAAGGAAGCGGCAAAGAAAGCCGGACAGGAGCCTGCTTGGACTGGTCGGCTACGTGATATGGATTCCCCTCTCACGTCACTTGGTGAGCAACAGGCTCTCGTTTTGGGTCAGGAATTGGGTCGTCGCTATCCGGCGAACGACATCTACCGTATCGAGAAGCACACGTTTGAATATCCTGCGATTCGCAGCAACAAGATGATTCAAATCATCCTGTCTTCCCCATACGTGCGCACCAGACAGACTACAGCGAAGATCATCGAGGGTCTCGGTTATACGCCACGGGTTGTTTACGATGAGCGTCTCCGTGAAATCGACTTCGGGATGATGGACGGCATCGACCGTGCCACGTTCCGCACGCTTTATCCTCATGAAGCGGACCGTCGCGAGAAGGACGGCAAGTATTGGTATCGACCGCCCGGTGGTGAGAATCGCCCCGATTGCCGTATGCGCGTGCATAGCCTACTCGACACCCTGAACCGTGATTATGTCGGTATGTGCGTCGGCATTTCCACCCACAGCGTCATCAAGCTGGGCTTCCGCAGCCTGCTGGAACGCTGGGGCGAGGAAGAATACATGCAGGTTGACCGTGAGGACGACGTGAAGAATGCCAGTTTGACGGTTTACAACCGTTTTGAACAGCGCAAGCTGGTGCTTCAAGAGTACAATACGATTGTTCCGATTGGAGAAAATGATGAAAGGCTGCTCTAAGGCTGCTACCGTACCAGTGTTCGCAAACCGCGCCCCGTGGAACGAATTAGTTCTGCGTGGCAAGCGTCGAGTCAAGACCCTGAGTTTCAATTGGAAATATCGCGGTCCGATTCTTCTGTATACCTCCAAAGATCGCACCGACGATTGGGGTCTCTTCGAGTACCGCGTTCGCGGTCTCAAGATGGCGGACATTCCGACTGGTGCAATCGTCGGCATCGCCGAAGTTGTAGACGTGGTGGAAACTGATGCGTTGCCGCAGACGTTTTATGACAAAGACCCGGCTCTGTTTGATACGCTCGGACAGTCCCACGTAGTCATCATCGACAACGTGAAGCGATTCAAGACTCCGGTTCCGTTCAAACCGCCGAAGGGTGCCATCCGCATCATGAAAGCCCCGGCGTCCTTGCTCAAAAGAGCGACTGCATGAACGATCTACTCAGCTTCGAGGCTGGCGTCACCGACATAATCACTGGTAAGCCTCGCTGGACTGGCGAAGTCATCGACGTTGAATCGATGTCTATCGCTGAGGATGTGTTTACCGGGCGAGGATACTACCGCAATCTGGTGGTTCGTCGCGTCGGTGGGCATCTACCGACCGAACCCTGCTGTAGTCGTGAATCGCGCACCTTCGCTGGAGGGTGTACTTTTTGTGGAGACCCCTGTTTATGAAACTTATGATTTTCGACCCCGGCACAAAGCCGCTGGAAGTTGAACTCGCCGACATCAACAATGCCCTACAGTACATCAACCACGCTCAGTATGGTGATTCAGGTTGGGCTGTTCTAAACGATGACGGCACTGTGTTCAAATCCGGCATGGTTGAGAACTTCAGTCTCAGCGAATTCCTACCTAGTTTCAAACAGGAAGCCCTCTGCGAGAAGTGCAACGTCAATCTGGGTGTTCAGTACAGCGAGAACGAAGCCGATCAGGTTGACGATGATCTTGCCAACCAGCATCGTGTTTACAGCAGCAAGTGCTCGATGACGTATGGTTCTCAGTTCATCGTCAAGGGTGCCGTTGAGGAAGTGGAAGTATAGCACGAAAGTGACTAACCGAAATTCCGAATTCATAGGTAGAATCTCCTCAGGGGGATTTTATGAACTTCAAGTCGGAACTGCCGGAATCGATCTTGACGGGTGGGTTTTTTCTCCTACTTGCGTGCCTTCCAGTTGCCGCAGTCGTTTATGCTGGGTACGCATCTAAACCGAAAGAGCGCCCGGTGACGCTGGAAGATCAGTATCCCGATGAGCACCTTGGAGTCTAATGCGTAGCTTCACCGTCGTTATTAACGACAAAGAAAGCGGAGCCTTCGCGTTCGAGGAGGGCTTCTCCGTGGCTGCGATGGATATCGTTGATGCCTCGATTAAAGCCAACGACATCTGCATGGCGGTATCTCAAACCATCCGTGAAGAAAAGCAGATGTACCCCCACATTAACCCCGATTTTATCCGGGTGGACAGCATCGCCGATCAGGGCGTCCTGCTTGGCAGCGATGCCAACACCCCGACTTCCACATGGATTTCCGAGTACGTTACTGATATACTAAAGCGGAACCTCCCTGAGGGCATTGATGACTGAGAAGTTCGCTACCAAGTGCTTCTACCGCGAAAACGGGCTGCACTGCGAGTCTGGTTTGCTTTACCACTCCGACAGCGATAATGCCGCTCTGCTTGAGGGCACGATGATGCATTGTCCCGCGTGCGAGGGCAAAGGTGTGATCTTGACTGATCTCGCCAAAGAGTTCATCACGTTTCTGCAAACACAAGGGCGACCGTTCATTTATGAACTGGTCACGGAAATTCTGGAGGATAAACTGCGCTAGGTATGCCTCGGTTCGAAGATGAATTTACGGACGAATTGATCCACAAGCACGAGATGGAGTATATCCATCCGGAGCCGTTCGATCCTCCCGACTACGGGTACGATTACGAGGAGCCTGTGGAGGGTGAGTTCGAGCATTACGAGGGTGACGAAGGCGTCAAGCCGGAAGAACCTGACACGATCTGCAAGACCTGTGACGGCACCGGGGAGTTTCCGGACGATCATTTGTGCAAGGATTGCCAAGGCAAGGGCTACACCACGCCTGAGCCGAAGAAGTAGGCTTTCCGGTTCTTTAGTAGTGAATCCCCTGCTCAAATCCGCCGCCAAAATAACCCCTGAATTACAGGCGTTCATGGATGAATTTTATGCCGGGACGCAATCGAGCCCTATGCGGTCCGCCGACCGAATCTGGCGGGGTAAGGTCATGATTGAAGCACGCCCGTTCGACAAGCGAATCCACATTTCCGACATCCTGTCGTTAGAGCGCGGTCAGAAGAATGCTTCCCAAGCGTTACAGTGGCTCTGTAGCCTCGCGGACAAGCACGGGGTGGGTATGAGCCTAGTCCCCAAAGCTCACGGCACAGGCGGTCTGGATGATGCCCAATTGAGAGCGTGGTACATCCGTTACGGTTTCCAGCCGCACATGGGCTCCAAGCTCGTCCGGGAGCCGCGCACGACCCTGAAGCTTTCCCCCGGCAAGATGAAAGTCATTCCCATCAATCCGCAAAGTGATGAAAAATAAGGGAATATAGTCCCAAAAAACTACCTTTTCTGAGCCTCCCGCTGGTATAATAGAGGCATGAACAACGATCACCTGCCAGAGTCGAATTACTTGCGAGGCGAACGCGAGGCCGAACTGAAAGCTCTCGATCCCCGCAGTGCCGAACAGGACGCTTTCGGCGACCTCTTGCTGGAGCAGGCTTACATCGAGAGCAACTGGACTTTCTCAGTCGAATCGGAACTCGCCGTCGTCGGCCACGATCCTGAGTACGCCGATATGGACAATCCTCGCGGCGAGATCGTCCGCAATCGCTACTTCATGGTCGGCACCACCCCTAACGGTCGGCAGTATCGCTTCGGTTGGGAGCGCACGCCGGAACTGGCGGAAGCTGCCTTCCGGTATCTGGCTCCTCCGGTCGAACAATGGTCTTTGTGGCGCTGCATCTACGGCTCCGACGCCTACGTGCAGGACAATTGCGAACTTCAACAGCTTCGCGATGAAATGGACGAAGATTTCCGTGGCACCGGACGCGACTGGATGGTCGAGGCTCCCGAAGTTGCTGCTCGGATGATTAACGCGGGGGTGTTGTGATGAAACGCATCTACCTCAACTTCGAGCACCAGAGCACGCATTCGCCGACCGAGCCCCGCATGTACACCGTGGACTATGAGTCGGACACCTTTCTGACGGTAACCACGAATTACGGTCACGGCGTGAAAAGCACCATGAACCTGACCAAGAACGCGGACGGCACGTTTCAGAACGAGCATCGCGTGCGGTTCGTGAAGGTCAAGCCGGATATGCGCAAGAAGCCTTTCTCGGTCGAGAGCCAAGAAGAGGGTCGCGGTCCGAAAACCGTTCGCAAGTTTGCCACGGTCGAGGAGATTCGCACTTACGTCAAGGGTCACTGGCAGGGATGGGAGTATTACGACGGCGGCAACAGCTTCCACAGCGACTACTGCACCTTCACCGTCAAGGGCGTGAATCTCGCCGATCTGGTTCCGCCACGTGAGGAATTCGAGCGAGACGCATTTTTCTCCAAGATGGAAGAACTCCACGGAGGGACGAACTAATGAAACGCATCGCCACTAATCGCGTACCGGAGCTTCTATCCACTACGCTCCTGAGTGCGATTCCCGTTCCTTTCAAGATCAACATGGAGCCGGAGATTCAGATTCTTGGCGGCGACCGCCGCAAGGGAATGCTGTCAGTCGAAGTCAGCATCATCACCGACTTGCCTGCGGATGAACTGCGTGCCGCGCTGGTCGAAGCCGGGTTTTGGGAAGGGTTGGAGTACGTAGCGGCATAGTGGGGGTTTTAGTGAGACGAATCGTGGAACTGGTAGCGACGATCACCGTCGAGTTTGCGGAAGATGCGACGGTGAAACAAATGCTTGAACTGCGGGAGAGAATCTCGCAGGCAGTACAGCCCGTGATTTTCGGGCACGATACCGAAGCGATACGGCGTAGCGCAGGACACCATTACGATCTGCACTATCGCGACATCATGCGCGACGAGGAGCGTTGATATGGACAAACCAGTAATCCTGCTTTCATTCAACAGTTTTGGCACGGCTGGCGGACGCCGGGGTTGCTACGAGGCGCACCTGAAAGATCGCTTTGGCGTTTGGGGAGCCGGAACCACAGCAGAGTCCGCCGTCGAAAGCTGTGCACGCACGGCGAAATCATTCGAGATCGACGACCTGCATACCGAGAACCCCGCCGACTACGTCGTCATGGTCACGGATTTGAAGTCCTTTCCATCGAACAAAGATTTCGATTTGCGGTTGGCAGAACTTATCTAAGTCGCTTGTCAACGAGTCTATTGGGGTAGGAGGGTTGTATGGCGAAAATTCAATATCTCAACAAGCGGCTCAGCGAAAAGAAGCTGGCACTGATCGACCTCTGCAACGAGATCATTGCGACCTATCAGGCGCAGAACTTGCGGCTGACGCTCCGGCAGCTTTACTACAGGCTCGTTGCTCGTGGAGTGATTCCAAACATCCAGAGCGAATACAAAAACCTTGGCGATGTCCTGAACGATGCCCGGTTGTGCGGACTGATAGATTGGGACGCCATCGAAGATCGTACCCGCGAACTCGGACAAAACTCGCATTGGGATACGCCTTCAAACATCATCGAATCGGCTCGTGACAGCTACTTGAACGACCTGTGGAAGTTTCAGCCGATCCGCCCGGAAGTGTGGGTCGAGAAGGACGCCTTGGAGGGCGTCATCGAAGCAGCTTGCCGACCACTGGACGTGCCGTTCTTCTCCTGTCGTGGCTATACCAGCCAGACGGCGATGTGGGAAGCGGGGCAACGCATTCTCCGGCGTCGTCGCAACATCACGACCTATGAGGGAGAGCACAAGCGCAAGAATGGGAATGAATTCCGGCAGCGCACGCTGATCTTTCATCTTGGCGATCACGATCCGTCCGGTATCGACATGACTCGTGACATCACCGACCGCCTTGAACTGTTCAATGGAGCCCCGGTGGAGATTCGCCGTCTGGCTCTGAACATGCCTCAGATCGACAAATACAACCCGCCGCCGAACCCGGCTAAGACCACGGACTCGCGGTTCCGGTCGTATCAAGAAAAGCACGGCGACGAGAGTTGGGAGTTGGATGCGCTCGATCCCAATGTGCTCATCGCCCTGATCCAGTCCAACATCCGCAGCGTCATGGATGTGCCCCGCTTCGAGGAAGCGAAGGCGATTCAGGAGAAGGGACGCACTGAGCTAACGGCGATTGCCGAGAAGTACGACAAGGCGGTCAAAGCTGTGTTAGGTAAGAGCGGCAAATGAGCCACGGCAATCGGAATTATAGACAGTGCAAGCGACTGTTTGCGCAACAGGGCGGTCTGTGTCATTACTGCAAGGAACCGATGACGCTAGAACGCCCGACCCGGCACAAAAAGGTTGCCGACAACATGGCGACCATCGAGCACCTTGAGGATCGTTATGATCCCAACCGGGGGAAGTTCGCCGGACAAAAGCGACATGTGGTCGCCTGTCACAAATGCAACAACGGTCGGAACTCGGTCCGACAAGCAGACCCCACGGTTGTGTCCAGAGCCGAGCTACGTCGAAGGTCGAGATCGAGTTCTCGGTGGGTGACTTTACGATGGTATCGCTGGCTCTGGAAGTCGTTTTACCAATGGGTAGTTGACATCTGTTCTCATTCGCGGTATTTTCCGAAATATGGCAAAGCGCAAATCCCGTCCCGCCGACCTGTTGTCTGCTCCTGAATTGATCGAAGAGGCTGAACTGTCCGGCGAGACTCCGGAAAAGTTTCTTGCTCGATTGCAGGATGATGCTTATGACCGTGAAATGCACCCCTACGACCTGTTGCTCGAAATCCGCGAATGCCGCGAAGCCGACAGTCGCATGGTGGTGATCGATGCCAAGAAGCTGGCTGAAATGCAGGCTGGTAACGGTGACCCCATCATTGAAGAGCCCGTAACCTATTGAAAACAGGGCTCAAATAACCACAAAATCCTAGCTTTTTCAGACTCTCCGCTGGTAGAATATGGGCAGGGGGAAACTATGGGCACAGTCATCACCGTCCTCGTAATTTTGGCGATTATCGGCGGCATCTTCGTGATGCTGCTCAATTCACCAGTCGGCGACCGCAAGACTGGTTACACGAGCGAGTGGTGCGAACGTTACATCGGTCGCATCAAGGTCGGCGGCGAAGAAATGACTGGACGCTACTCCGGGCTGATGTCAGATGGAAAGCGCAGCTACGACGCCTACATCGTCATGACGCGCAATGACGATTTGAATCCGCCCTATCAACTTTCGCGCACGATTCAATGTCCCGACTGCCAGATGATTGTGTTTCCTATTGGCGGCTGTCGTTGCAATGTGACGCGGGGAACCGACGATAAATGGCTCAAGCCGCTTCCGACCTTCAAGAAAACCGCACCGTGCTCGTTGGCGCATGAATACTTCGTGGGTTGGCCGGAGAAAGCGTAATGAACTCGTCTCAATTCACGGAACGTTTCGGCGACCCGGCGAATTATCGATTCAACGGAAAGTGCTTCGACACAGGCACAGACGGCAAGATGCACTGTGACGTTTGCAACCGGGTCATCCGCTACGTGTACATCATCGTGAAGGAAGGACAGGAGCGCGAAAAGCTGCAAGTCGGCTCGTGTGAGATCGTCACATTCGAACAGATCGGTCACGCGAAGCTGGCGGCGGCGTTGACGAGCGCCAAAGCGTATCTCGAAGTCACAGTCGAAGCGAAAGAGCACGCAATCAAGCTGTACAGCCGTCGTGATCGGAAGCAGGCGTTGCTAAAAGAGTGGCGAAAGATCAAACGTCAAGCACTGAGTCAGGTGCGCAAGCAACGGCAGACAGCGGACTATGAACGCCTCGGTCGCCTGTTCGAGTTGGAATTGATTGCAAAGAAGCCCCTCCCCCTGTACAAAAAGCACGGTCTGACGGTCCGCTGGTTGGAGTTTCAGATCGGTGAAATGCAGACCAAGATGGCAAAAGTCGTCTAATCGAGTATTTTACAGGAGAGGATTATGGACAACGTCTATCAGATCAGGGTCAACGGCAAGATCGTAAAGCACCTTCGGGTACAGAACGAACTGGTTGATGGAATGCCAATCGGCAAACAGCAGATCGCCATCGAAGATTCGATGGTGGGCTGGATCACCCTCGATGACAACAGCAACCTTCTCCCCGGCCTGCCTCAGTTCGTAATTGAAATGCGGGACGCGACCATTCCGCCGATTGAGCGCCGATACCTGCCCAACAAGGGCTGGCAAAAGACTTCCGTGGCAAACCTGTTGTATCGTTTAGAAGCTACCGGGGTCTTAAAGTAGGAGGGTAGTTCCCCCAATGGGTTTCTTAGACGACTACGAAGAGGACGAGCGCCCACGTCGCCGCCGCAAACGCGGCAGTGAGGATGACGACAGGGTGGGTTTCGGCTGGCAGGATATGGTCGCCGGACTCGATCCCGATGCTGAGCCGGAAGAAGAGGAAGAGCCCCTCGAAGAAGAGGATGAAATGCAGGAACTCGAAGTGGACGACCACGGTCGTATCCGCAATCAGAGTTCTCTCGATTCTAGTTTTTGGGACGAAGAATCCGAGGAATAAATGAAAAGGAAAGCTGCGACAGTCGCGCTTTTGTGTTTTCTAGTTGGGTTTCTTTCCCTCTACATCTATCAGTCTGTGCGCGACCTCAAGCACGAGATGTCAATCAAGATGCAGCCCGTGAAACCGAACGCGCAGTTCCAGTTCGGATATCCTCCAACGACGACATGGCCTACGGTTCCACCAAGCATCAAAGCACCGAAGCCGCAACCACCGCAGGAACCTCGCTTCGCACCATGCTATGATGAACGGTGTAAGGCACGACAGGTGATCCTGATATGACAATAGCTGAAACATCCACAACACCGGAGCAACGCCGCGAGATGTACACCGCGATCTCACCAGAGGTCAAGGCACCAGTGTTGGCAATCCTCCAGAACATGTTGGAACCGATTGCGCCGGAGATTAGAATTGACTTCGCAAAAGACCCGGCGAATTGGTGGAAGCGCGGTCACTTCCATTTTGGACTTGCGGTCCGGAATCAACTTCGCCGCAAAGGGTATGACGCCTCCTACTTCGGCGTTGAGAACCTCGATGACATTTACGTTTACCTCGTCGAGGATGCTTTGCAACTCCACGCATAGCTGGTATTATTCAGGTAGGAGAGAAACCTACCATGAGCCACAAGAACGATCCCGATTACCACGACGTTCGCGCCAAGATTCTCCTCGAAGCAGCCCAACACCTTGAGACCGAAGCCGATGAAAAATTCGGCACGGAGCACTTCGGTTTCATTGAAGCCGCCAAGGAACTTCGCCGTCTGGCGTCCAACGCCCGTAAAGAACACGCCAAGGTGCGCGACCGCAAGCGTCGTGCGACACGAGCAAAGGAAGTCAAGAAAGCGTTGGAGGCTTGGAGCTAATGGCTAAAACTCAATTGGAACTGGAAGTCGAGCAACAGGAACTCGATGCACAGAAGAAGAGACTCGCCGCCGAAAAGAAGGCAGTCGAGGACGCCGAGAAGAACCGCATCTGGTCACGCAATCGATTTCGCGAAGCCACGGAGCCTCTGGTCGAATGGGCGGGGGCTGAGTATACGGGCGATGAATCTCTGAAGTTTACTTTCCGTGGCATTGATTACGTATTGTCAGTAGATTCTCATTGGGTTGAGGGCGACAACGAGAGCGGAATGCCAGATCATTGGTTTTCGGCGTTTTATCTTCACAGCAAGGGTAAGGAAGCCCACGTCGCCAATAGTGTGGAGGATTTCAAGCCGGATCGCGACGGTCGGTGGGGCTATCACTGTGGCCCGATCAAAGAGCGCGTCATCGCGTGCATCAAAGAAATCGACGAAGAGGTCGAGCGTGACAAACACCGTCGCTACTAAAACCGAACCCGGCTTCTATCTTTCTGACATCGACCCTGAGTCGAAGCAACACCTGTTCATTTACCGAACGAACCCAACCCGCATCTTCTGTATTGGCTGCTTTGAGATGTGCACCGCCGATCCTGAGGCAGCTAAAGCGTTCACCGCCAAGCATGGCTACCTCGGTGAACGAGTTGCTTTCCGCCTCGAACCGTGGGTCACCCGCTGGCAAGATGGTGATCGTCATTGGGCACGGGATGGCAATGGCAATACGGTCTGCATCACCGAACCATTTGAGATCGATCCGAAGGTGATCCGAGAACTAGAATAGCCGTTCCTTTGGTATGCGGGAGCTACTGGTCTTTCCGACAGAGATCGAGCACCAAGGGACGCGGCAACTGGTTCATGACAGCTTTCCGCAGGCGGAATTGTGTGACGTGAAACTTGAGGCGGATGAGGACATCATTACCGCCCTCAAAATCGTACCCTTGCGTCCTGCCACGTTTATTCACTGGGCATTTGAGCAAACCCAGTCCGGCCTACACGTTGTGCGTTACTGCTACAACCTCTCCATCGCCTTGACCGAGCGTCCCATGCCTCGGTGGTTAGTGCGGGAAATCATGTCAGATTCCTACCTTCGCGAAGTTTTTCAACTACCGAACCTCTAATACGTGGGGCGCTTTTGCGACCCCTAGTGCAGTCAAATCACAGTAAAGTACAGAGGTCGTCATGACACAAATTTCCGCTGAAGTCTCCAAACTCGCTCCGAAACTCTCGGAGAATCTCAAAACCAACCAGAAAAAGCAAGCCGTCAACAACCTAGTTGCGAGTCTGTTCAACACCGTCCGCATGTCGGAATGGGCGTTTGATTCCAAGCTCAATACCTTTAAGTTCCCGCTCAGCAAGAAGTTATCGCTGATTCTGACCCCTACCTCAGTCGAGGTCCGCAAGGGAATCCGCACCTACCCCATCGGCAACGGCAAGGACGCCGGACGCCTGTTCGACAACATTAAGCACGCTCAGGCTGTGATCGCCAAGGCAGTTGCCGAACAAGATGTACAGGTCAAGCATTTTATGGAGGCTTTCGACATCGAAGAACTCGACCGTGAGCTTGCCAGCGGCGACAACGACAACGCCATCACCGCCGATATCGAGAAAGTAGACATCAAGATCAAGGACGCCCCGGACTCAGTCCCGGCTGCTGTCGCCGATCCTATCGCGGAAGAAGCGGTCAAGGGTCTGGGCGGCATCGGTTTTAAGGACGATGACGGCACCACCGTCACGTTCGATGATGACGCTCCGGACGGTGATCTGTTCGCCGAGGCTCTGGATAATCCGACGAAGGCCGATCCGCTTCTCGCCATGCTGGGGTCGGAGGAAAATTACGGACCGCAGAGCCCGAAGCGCAGCTTGACGGCGGATGCCGTCGCTCAGCAGGCGAAAATCAACCTGCAATCCCTTGAGGGTCGCGTATTAACTATTGTGGAAAGTGCGTTTGCCGATAAAGAGCAGCGCACTGCTGTAAAGACCCTCGTCAAAAAAGAATTCCGTCGCACGATGGACAAACTTTAATGGAGGGTTTCATGGAACTCAGAAAAAAGGTAAGTGAGATCGTCCAACTGTTTCGCAACGAAGATGGCACCATGGATGTGGTTTTCGATGAAGCGTCCAAGGCGCGTTCGGTAACATTCACTACGGATTACGGGGCGGTAATCAAATTCAAAAAGCCCCGTCAAACGTACCAGATGAGCGATAGAGTCGTGGGCATCTCCATTCGTGGGTAATGAGCGAAGAGCTTATTGATTGTCCTTTAGTCACACCGTATACAACGGCGTGCGATATCTCGGCTGAGACTCTCAGTAAGCTCTACACGCTTCGGAACTGGAACGTGGAGCAGGACGGACCTGTCCCGTTCAAGTGGCCGTCGTACCTACGGAAGAACATCTACGATATCTCTCGCGGCACGGAATCTGATGCTCCCCTAATCCTCCGGGAGTACCAGAAGCAGGCGATCCACCATCTGTGCCGTATGCCCCGCTTCATGCTGGGGGATGCGGTCGGGCTGGGTAAGACGCTCGACGCGATTGTGGCGACCTGTTGGTTGAAGGAGCGTTTTCCAAACGCCAAACTGGTAGTGGTGACAACCAAATCCACGACGTATCAGTGGGAAGAGGAAATCACACGCTACAGCACTCTGCGTCCGTATGTGATGCGGGACACGTACAAGGGACTTACGTCGTCCAACGCTCGGTACGCGCAGATGATTGCATTCCTAGAAGGGACGAAGAAAGACGCGCTGATCGTCAAGTACACGTCCCTTATAGGGACTCGCAAAGAGAAGAAGGCCGACCCCGGCAATCCTGAATTCGACGAAGATGGCAACCCGATTAAGAAGGGTGAAAAGGAATGGCTATCCGACGAAGTCCGCAATTTTGCGAGGATTTTCAAACAGCACGGCGAGAACATCATTCTCGTTTTCGACGAATGCCACAAATTCAAAGGCATGGGCTCCTCAACTCGGAACCTCGTGTTCAATCTCTCCCGTTTCGCTGGTCGAGTCTGGGCGATGACGGCAACCGCCATCAAGAACGATCTCGATGAATTCTACGCCATCGCCTCCGGCATCCGTATCGAGCCACTTGGATATCAGGGGGATTTTCACAACGAATACTGCATTTTCCGGCAGCAGTGGATGGGCTGCCATCGTGGAGAGCAGAAGATTCTGGTCGGCTACCAGAATATTCCGAAGTTCAAGCGAGAGATGCGCCCCTTCTTTCTTGGACGTTCTCAGCGGCAGGTGAATGAACCGCTGCCTGAATTGACCACCATTTATCATCCCATCGAATTGGACGCCAAGCAGACGCAAATTCTGACTGAAGATTTACCCAACGGCACGATCCAATTACCTCCAGCTATTGTCAAGGTTGCAGGAGAGGTCTACGAGAAGGAACGTGATCCGAACAACCTGATGACTCAGTTGTCGGTTCAGCAATTGGTGACCAATCACTGGTGTCTGCTTGATCGCACAAACGAAAAGGACTTTCACACGAAGGTTCTCAGCCCCAAGGAAGAAGCCCTGCTCGACATGTTGGACGGTGATTACCGTGGGGAGAAGGTCATCGTCTATACCAAGTACCGCACGTGGATTGACCGCTTACAATGGCTGACTGACAACGGGCACTTCACCAGCCGGAAGTTCCTCCGTATCACCGGAGCCGAGAACGAAAAGCAACGCAATGAGAACAAGAAGAAGTTCCAAGACCCCGAATCCGGCTACGATCTGATTGTCATCAACGCTGCCGGGATGGAAGGCATCAATCTTCAGCAGGCAGCCCACATGGTGTTGATGGATGTACCGTGGTCGTGGGGTGATTTGATCCAGCTAGTTGGTCGAATGGTCCGCATGGCGTCACCGCACTCTGCCTGTACGTTGCACGTAATGGTAGCTCGCGGTACAATCGATGAGTACGCTATCGAGACGTTGAAGGGGAAGAAAGGTGTTTTCGAGAAAATCCTTGGAGAGAGTCATTCGGCTGGCATCTTGGATTCCAGTGGTAGTAGTCTCGATCTCGGCTCTGGAATGGATGCAGAAGGAACTGAAGAAGAGTTCAAAGAACTCCTCCGTGCGCACGTAAAGAAAGTCGGGATGAAAACTTTCCTCCTCGGTGATCTGATCTCTGAAGCGAAATCCACTGGCGACGATTACAAGATGGTCTTCGAGAAGGGCGGCAAGAAGAGTAAGAAGAAAAAGTCCAAGGAAGAGCAAGCCGTCGAGGACGCCAAGCTCGCGTCAAGATGGGATGTGTTCTAGGAGGATTACATGATGCATCGTCAAGTTTTACGACAAGAGCCGGACGGCTCATTTGTTGAAATCAAGTTCGCCGATCTGAAGAAGGGCGACCATTTCCGCCTGATCGGAGAGGAGAACGACATCGAGGACGGCAAGGATTTGTATCTCGCCGACACCGATGCTTACCCCGTGGATCAGGCAAAACTGATCTCTGGCGAAGTGCTCATGCTCGCCGAGGCCGGGGCGAACTTTGCCGTGGACGTTCACGAATCAGAGGAATACATCGGTGCCTGAGTTCTGCGATTGCCCCGATTGGGAACCATGTCCGTGTGGCGGCACCGGGCCTTGCCACTGTCAATATTGTTGCAAGGACTTGACGCCGGAACAAATGAAGGCGTTCGACTTCAACACGTGGGAACATATCCCGCCGCGACCAACAGGGTTGCCGCAAGAGATTTATTGCGGTGCCTGCAATACGCGAGTCACAAACCCAACGAAGGAACAGGTTGATTTTCATTTCAACGATGAGCATCTAGGGCTGAATCAGGTGCGACGTTCCGCTTTGTGGACTCCCCCGGAGAGACGGCGATGACATACGAAAAGCTTTACATCAAAGTGTTGAATGCGATCTACCGCATCAAGCGGTATTTCAAACCCGCCGATTGCTGTAGTCACTTCAAGAATGCCGATGGTCGGCTGGTGGACTGCGAGGACTGGATTGGCTATCAGGATTGCATGTACCCCGGCTGCGGTCACTATTACATCGAGCACGGCTTCGGCGGCTCCAGCGCATTGCTCTACGTCAAGCCGGAGCTAACCAAGCATCAATGGGCCATCGATGGACAGGGCGGCGTCTGTACGTTCTGCAATACCGCAATGACCGACGCCAACATGAACGATGAATGCCCGAACACGTTGAAGAAGGGCGACACAGTCACAGACCCGATGGGTTGCCTGAACGCGGGATGCGACATGTGTCCCAAATTCTGGACAAAAGAGGACTTGCATGATTTCGTACAACAATTGAGTGTTGCACGAAATCATGCATCCCACTGGTTCCACCTTGACGAATGCCCCGGCGTGCTGGGTTCGTATGCGCGAGTGACCACTATTGTAGAAGTAGATGTTACCATGCGCTACCCCTGCACTCCGGAAGAGTACGCAACCATGATGGACAAATCGCGGGAGCTACAGGCGAAATTCCCCCACATCGCTTTCAACTTTCATGTTCAATTTGAGTCCCGCAAAGAACCGGAAGAGTGAGTATTGTAGGGTATGGGTACCAAGCCTATAATTTCGGCTGTGACGGTCTCCGTGGATTTTGGGGATAAGGAATATGGAAATGGTTCCAATTCCTTCATGAACATCAGCGCCCGTTACCCGGAGCCCGGTGTTCAGCTTGAAGACCTTGGTGATGTAATCGATCAAGGACTCGACATGTACTTTGCAGCATGGAAGACCATGCTCTCGGCCCGCTACGCGACCGGAATTCTGGCGGGTAACGACTATAAAACGTACCTCGAAGAAGCAACCAAACGAATTGCCAAAGCACGCAAGCATTTGAGGAAGCCGATAGATGAGCAGCAATGACGACCTGCATGGATTTCGAGCCGAGACCCTGCTTGGCGACGATTCCTACATCCTGAAACAGATTGCCGACTTGAAGCGTGACGTTCGCTACAGCACGGCTGGCAACGAGATTTCCATCGACGACTATTACAAGCGTCTGGAGGATCAGGTCGCCAAACTGCCCCGTATCGCTCTCGATTATGCGATTCCTCCCGGCACCGAGGATGAGTACGGCACCCGTCTGTCCCACTCTTACGAACAAGTCACCGATGATTGTGAGCGGGTTGGCAATCTGGTGCTCGATTTCCAGAGCCGCCTCATGAACGCTCAGAGCTACATCAAGCGCCTGCGCACCGAATTCGGTGCGTGGTATATCCTCGCGGCTCAGTTGCAGACCTCCAATCTCGGCATCAAGTTTCCGCCGAATCAGGTGAAAGCACTATCCGAATCCGAATTCTGCCGTGTAGCTGAGGGGCTGGACGTGCAGGTTGAGAGCCTGTTGGCGCTGGTCGCCCATCTATATGAGACGGTCAAGAGCACCAAGAAGATCGGCGGCGAGAAGTACAATCAGGGCAAGGATCAAGTCAACTTGAGCTATACCAGCCGCATGGCAAATGCCACGGCACCCATCGCGCCGAGCAAGGCGAATGACATGGCGGTTGTGCCTGAGGATGAGGACGAGGGAGAAGTCCCGGCTTTCGTTAGCAAGCGTCCACAGGTCAAGGAACCTATCATTGAGGGAACGTGCAATCTCACCGAGATCAAGCCGCATGTCGAGGCGGAACCCGCGAAGATGCAATCAGTTCTGGATGCGGCGAAACCGGGCGAGACGGTTGTCCTGCAATTCAAAGACGATGTGTCCCCTCTCATCGCCGGAATCAAGGACGAGGTCGTGGTAGCAGTCGAGACGCCGGACGATATCGCCTCTTTCCTAAACCAACCTGCGCAGGCACCGAGTACGCCTCGCCGTAAGTTACTTCTGACAGAAGATGAGGACTTAATGTGATGGAACTGATTACAGGCATTCACAATCGTCGCGTTGCAGAGAATAAGCTGAAGGCGTTGAAGTGGAAGCTTCGGCAGTCAAAGCGCCAACAAGCACGGCTGGAGAAAGAAATCTTTCAGCTTGAAAACAAGGTTTGGGATTTGGAAGTGCGTCTGGTTAAACCAAGCCAGATGTGTCGCAACAACTGGACAAGTGGCTATTACTGCGCCCTGAAGAAGGGGCACAAAGGCGGCTGTCAGGGGCAGGCACCGCCTCCGGTCTATAGAAACTTCAAGCGAGTCTATGAATGAGCTTCTGTAGCACAATTGAACATCGTCGTAGCGGTCAATTCCTGAGCCTCGCTCTACACACGATTGCGATGGCCGACCCAATCATGCGTATCGAGGACGCTCGCTATGAGGCGCGAGAAGGTCGGAAGAAAAGTCGTCGCCCTTCGCGCAAAAACGAATCCAAGCAGTTTGATCTCTTCCCGCTGACTAAAGAGCAGGCGGAAAGCTTCGCCGGATTCGCCAAGACCCTACGGTACTTCCTTGAGTCTTATCAGGAAGATGTCATCAAGACCAAACCGAAGGATAACCGTAAGATGTGGGGACCGGGCGGACGGCTGCACGATCTGGAATACTGCGACTACGAGTTTTACGATTTCTGGTACCACATGATTCGTGATCTGAGTCCGGAGGTATGGGAGACGCGGGTCAAAGAGCTTGAGAAGATTGGTGAGAACAGCATCGTCGAGGACTATGAGCCGAGCATCAAGTTCCTGTACCAAATCAACGCCCGTGCCCTTTGGGAACACGAGAGCCATCGCAGAGGTTGCTTCTAATGAATGTTCAAGAGTTTGACATGGATGTACAGGCTCTTCGGAAGAAGCACCATCTGACCGAGCAGATTCGGGTAAATCAGCGGCTCGCACAGGGCGAGTACCTTCCGATCAATGAACTTTTGATGCTGTTCGATTACGAACTCGCTGAGAAGCTGCGGAATATGGTGAAGGACAGCTTCAGGCTATTCATGGACGCTCCCGGCTCCAGTCACAACCACCAAGCATGGCAAGGTGGGTACATCGACCACGTGACTGAGACCATGAACATCGCCATCGTTGAGTACGGAGCATTCTGCAACCTCGGTCGCTACTTTCCGTTCAGTGTCACCGATGCTCTGCTCGTTATGTTCCTCCATGATCTGGAGAAACCCTTCAAATCTCAGGGGAGCCTGAGCCGCTGCCAGTGCAAATTCGGTGCGGACTGTGTATGTCCCCTGCCCGTCAAGGCAACCAAGGAAAACCGCCGCAAATTTCGTGACGATATGATCGCGGAATATGGTATTGAACTAACAGTGGAGCAGAAGAATGCCCTGCGCTACGTAGAGGGCATCCCGGATTCCGAGTACAAGCCGGGGGAGCGCATCATGGGCGAGTTGGCTGCCTTCTGTCACACTTGCGACATCCTGAGCGCCCGTCTCTGGCATGATTGGGGACGCGAGCGATCATGGGGGAGAGTTGAATAGTGTACCTGAATCTTCAGATCGGTAAGTTCAACTTCACGGTCGGTAAACCGACCAACAAACCCGCGAAAAAGCCAATGGTTATGCAGGTTTCGCACCCTGTGATGAACGGTCGGATCGTCGATCAAGAATTTATTATCGACGATGAATCAAAGCTCCGCTACCAAAACTAAGAATAGACACACCATGATTGAGATCGTCATCGACCCTAAATTCACGGGTCCGAGCATTATCGATCAGCAGTTCGTTCTTCGAAACATCCAAGACGACGTGATAGAGTTGCGCTGGTCGAACAAGCGTGAAGAAATCGCAGTGTTGAACCGATTTCTTGACTTGAACTTTCGCTTCTTTGTGTCCGACGCCTTGATGCAGGAGAAGTCGGCAATCACGCTGGGGCTTCCGGTTGAATTCGAGAACAACACGATGAACGAAGCGAAATTGGCGTTAAATACGCGAAAATCGTATGATTGGCGCAAGTTTTGTGAACAACGCTCTCACGTCTACACCCGTAATCTTTTGATCCGCATCGCCGCTGATTCTCTCCGCAAAGGGAAAGAATCGTGTCTCGCCGCCGTCGTCGCCGACTTAGCCAAGAAGTCTGGTATTAACCTTGTAGAAGACGCAGATATTCTATTGCGACTCAAAGCCCTACAAGGATAAGCATGTTTGAAGACGATGACGATGATGAGTTTCCAGCTAAATGGCTGGATAAAAAGCACTACATCCGCATCGATCCTAAGACAGGCAAACCGCAACTGGTCCGCGTAGAGCCATTCATCACGGAAGGGCAGGAATTTATTCCCTACCAAGTCAAAGTGTTCGTTGATGACACTCAGGAATTGGTCATGGGGCGCGAAGAAGCCGAGATGTACATAGCGATGACTGGATGCTCACCGCTGGAGGTCGCAGCGCAATGGAAGCACAAAAGCGAACACTGAAGCACCAGTGGGTACCTGCCCATCAACTTCTTTCAACTGAGACCGGGGACTATCCGGTGTGCAAACGTTGTGGCTTCGTCCAGAACGAGAAAAACAAGGACAAACCTTGCGTCGATAAAAGACTTTCCAAGGGAATTCATGGTATTCTAAGAAAGGAACAAGGTATTCTAAGAAAGGAACAAGAGCAAATGAACGCAAAAGAAGCCAGAGCAACCGCTACGAAGCGGGCAACAGAAATCGAAAATGCACGTCAAGAGAAAGAGCGCCGGGAAGCCGAAGCTTCCGCTCAGAAGTGGCGTGAAGAGAAAGCCAACTGGGAGAAAAATCAAATCCGCTGGATCACCGAGCGGATCGCCGAAGCGGTAAGCAAGGGTCAGCACAGCACCAGCTTCCAGATGGAAGCCAACGATGACGAGGAACGATCCGGTGAGAAATGGTTTTGGCAAGTGACTCCGTACAAAGCTGAGATGAAGCGAGTGATGAAGCACTTCGAGGATTTGGGCTACACGCTTGAGTTCTATGTCAAGAACCGGGAGAACGTCGATCTTTCGGACTTGAATCCCCGCGACAACTGGATCACTTACGAAACCCGCTTGAAGGTGAGTTGGTGAAACGTGGTTCACCCAAGCCAGAAAAAGCGTAACCACCCGAACCACGGGCCGAACATCTACGATCCGAATTGCGAGGGCTGTCGCAAATACGGGATGTGGAAGTCGAAGGTTTGGAATCGGCATCTGCTGGACAAGGATGATCCGGCGTATCTGCCGGAAGGTCGCACGCCGGAGAACCCTCGTAGTCAAAAACGGCTTAACCCCAAGTATGGCTATCACGCCGTCAAGATCAAGAAGGGCGTGCTGGGTGAGATCAGCAAGATTCAGGAAGAGCTTGACGAACTGAAGGACGCCGAGAACCAAGGGGTCAAAATTCTCATTGCTGTTGAGCTTTCTGACCTGTTCGGAGCCATCCGCGAGTACGCGAAAAAGTACGGGCTCAAGATGGCAGACCTGCATGACATGGCAAAATTGACGCGCAAAGCGTTTGAACAAGGACACCGGAAATGAACAAAGACGACAACCCCAACATCGTGAACATCATCACTGAAGGCAACATGGTTCAGGTCGATAAAGACGGTCGAGTTCTTCTCTCCAAGGAAGACAGCAAGCGACTTAAACGTATCGAGAAGATGTTGGAAATTCTACTTGAGGGCGGCTACCCTCAGCAGTTTGAGGAGCTACGCAAACTACAATGAGCTACATGCAATGTCCAAAATGCGGCGGCTGGTTTGGTATTGTCGGGCCGCAGATTTTTCAATGCGGCTGTCCACATACACCTAAGCGGTTCTCATTCTCCGGTGTCAAACGTAAAGTCGCCATCGACGACGACATCTGGCAGTCCACACAGCAGTACGTCAAGGATCAGATCGCAATCATGAAACGTCATGGTTCCGATCCCGGACTCACTGAGGAAGAGTTCAATGATCTGGCGTACACAGTCGCGGAGTATCCACAAACTATCCGCAATCTGCAAAAGAAGGCTGAGGCGAAACTTGCTAACAACGTGGGTGGGACCGGAACAGTACAATCGACTCCTACGGGCGATTGATTATTACGAGCGACACGGTTTCAAGTACATCAACGTGCCGTGGTGCGTCAGCGAAGAAGCGATGATGATTACTCGTCCGGAGTGGGCGAAATCGAGCATCTGCACGTTAATAGCTGGGGGTGAGCCCACGTGTCCGGTTGCATCTGCTGAACAGAGTTTTCTTCAACTCCAGATAGATGCAATCGGACGCGGCGAACGCATGGCTGGAAAGTACGTGGCGATCACGCCGTGTTTCCGAAATGAGCCTGTATTGGATGATTTGCATCAGGCGTACTTCATGAAGGTGGAATTGATCCATTGGGGTGAGACCGCCGATGGGGTTTGTTTACGAGACGTGTACGATATGGTCAACACGGCTCAGATGCTTTTGAACTGCCACGTGCCGACTATCCGTGTAGTGAACGAGGAGCCCGACCCGGTTTCGGTTGGCTATGCCTTCGACATCAATGCCAAGTCTACTGGGATCGAACTCGGCAGTTATGGTATCCGCGAATACCCGGCAGTGGGGCGGTGGGTATACGGCACCGGGCTGGCGGAACCGCGAATGACTTATGCCATTGAAAAAGACACGACTGTCGGCTGAAGATCGGGCACGGGAAGCTGCTCGCCGCGATCCCCGGCAGATGGCGCTTCCGCTACCAGAAGATTATTTGAAAGGGTTGATTTTTCCCACTAAATACGTTAAAACTCTTGAGGAACGGATCGAGGGTTTGCCGAAGTGGGCGCAGCGTCACATAGCAGAACTGGAGGCTAGACTTCAGAATGCTTTAGTATGTGGCAGCGTCGGTGCGGACAATGTGGCAGAGACCTCTACAAGCACCACCTGTCTGAAATCATCCGCTGTATCTGCGGGTGGACATGGGGAGATTGATGAAACTCGGTAACTGGTATGACATGGTGCCTGTGAGTCAAATCACGCACCGTATTTTTGTCGGCGGCTACGCGCAAGCGGCACAGCTTCCCATCAACAACCCCCACAAAATCAGCGCCGTGCTCAACGTCTCGACCGAACCACCCTACGAGAAAGACCCGAACATCGTTTACTGCCACGTCCCGTTCAATGACGGCGAGGGCATCCCCCGTAGCCAATTCGTAAAGTGTCTCGGTTTCCTCCAGTGGGCATACGAGACTGGTCACACGATCCTGATCCATTGCGCAGCCGGAATTTCCCGGTCGGTTGTCATCACGGCGTCGTTCATGGAATACGAGAAACTCATGGGCTTCGATGAGGCTCTGGACCGTATCCGCAAGTGTCGCGCTATCGCGAACCCGGCTCCGGCAGTGCAGGTATCGGCAAAGAAATTCCTCGGAGTCTGGCCTTACGATGGTTCGATGGGCTCAACTTCACAGGCCGAGCACGAGAAGGTCATCCGCGAGGCGTTCGTGTGGATGGATGCACAACGTGCGGCGGATGCCCACACCAAGGACAACTGTCCGATGAAGATTTTCCTGATCTCCCACAGCCCTGAAGACAACACGCCCCGGCACATGATAAAATGTACATGTGACCAACTTCTCACTGGGACGTAGTATTATCCATGTATGGGCAATCTTTCGTATAAGCTGCTAGACAGCGAACAAGCCGCTTTCGAGAAATGGGCGAAAGAGCACGAAGGCTCGTGTGAGTATACGAGCAAAACCGCAGCGAATCCAGCCCATCCCAAATACTTTACGCCGACCTCTCCAGTTGAGGTCGCTTTCCGCGCAACAGGGGTTGGACCTGTCATCCATGTTCGCTGCCTGTGCGGGGCAGAAGTTGACATTACAGATTACGAGGCATTCTAATGGCAATCCCGGTTGAAGGACAACTGATTCAGTTGATGGATTTGAACGGTATCGGTGAAGCGAACCAAGAGAAAATCTTCGCCTATCTGAATGTCGTCGCCGACAAGCACCCCGATACGGCGCAGCACTCCATGCGCGTTGGCGTGCTGGCTGCACGCATCGCCCGTGTGCAGGCGATTCCCGGCGTCACTCCCAAAATGCTGCTCTGGGCTGGCTGCCTGCATGACGTGGGCAAGGTCGTGGTAGACCTTGAAACTCTCAATAAAGTTGAGAAATTCACCAAGAAGGACATGAAGAAAATGGAGCCGCACGTTATCATGGGATGGCAGATGCTCGATAAACTTCATGATTACACCGCCGCCATCATCGTGCGTCACCACCAGTTCGGCCCGAAACCGTATCCCACGAAATTGCCGGAACTCCCGGATTGGCTCGAACCCAAGAAAGCCCTCATCAACACGGCGGCACGTCAGCTTGCGCTGGCGGACTACTATGACGCCCTGATGAACCGCAAGAACGACAAGAACAAGGCGAAGCCGAAGAAGGGTGAGAAGGTCGCAAAAGAACTCAACGGCGAAGAGAAGCGCAACCTGTACTTCAAGGACAACGCCGATCAGAGCCGCCTCATCATGCTGCTCGAACAGCAGGGTGTGCTCAAGTTCCCCGACGCCTATCAAGACACGGTTGTGCAGGTGCTCTGATGCTTGTCGAACTTCATTGGTACATGCCGTGGTATCCAATCGGAGACCCCGCGTTTCCGGAACACCGTCCATTTTCCATTGCGCCCGATCAAGTGGCGGACGTATCCGTTCTTCCCCCCTATGCTTACACTTTCGTTAACGGCGGATCAGGCAGTTATCCTGAAGGCACGAATATCACGATGAAGAATGGTAACAAGTTCGAGGCTAAGGAAAAGTACGCTGAGGTCATGAAGCTGCTGAGGGGTGAATAGTGCTTGCCGAGCTAATCCAAGAAGTCGAAGGATATAAGCGGGGGCAAGAGTACAAGATCAACTACCTAGCCCGGATGCTTGCCGCCTATGACGATAAAACGTGGGTGCGCCTAAGACGGGATCGCCGGAGAACGTACCTTCGGGCAGCGACCACCCTGTACCACAACTGGGGGGAGTTTGAGGCGTGGTTGCAGGCCAACAAATTTCCCGGAAAATCTGTGATTTCCGACCCCTTAGTAGAGGGCACACATGGGCAAGAAGGTCGCAGCGACCGAGGTTAAAGCACCCGGTACATATCAAAAGCACCTGAAATACACCATATTCCTCGCCGGGGCCATCGACCAAGGCAGCGCCGTGGACTGGCAGAAAAAGGTGGCTCGTGCCCTCGACGACTTGGATGTCCTCGTTCTGAACCCCCGCCGTGACGATTGGGACGCCTCTTGGGAGCAGTGCCAAACCTGTGAACCCTTCCGCAGTCAAGTCATGTGGGAAATTCAGGCGCAGGAAGATTCCGACATGAACATCTTCGTGTTCACCAAGGATTCAAAAGCTCCTATCACTTTTTTCGAATTGGGAGCTTTCGGAACACGCAAGGAAGCCATCGTTTGTGCTGAGGAGGGTTTCTACCGTCAGGCGAACCTCGACATTTACTGCGAACACTTCGGTATCGCCATGTACCACAACCTTGACGAAATGATTGCCGACCTCCATGATGTATTAGAGCAGAGGGCTTAATGGCAGGTCAGGACGTTTTCGTTCTCACATCTATCTTGGAAAACGGGGAGAATCGCCCCGTCGCCGTCACCACCGACGAGCACGTTGCTAATGAGTGGGTACGGGCTGGCAACGATAACGACTGGATTTCCTTCACGCTCGACGATTTGAGCACCACCGGACTCGCCAAAGAAGTCACCCCCTTTAAGCCGAAGCAGAAGATGCCTGCTGAGGAAGCCATTAAGAACATCAATGACCAACTGGTGAAACAGAATCAAGAGCTTCAGGAAGTCGTCCAGTTGCTTCAGAAACGCATTCAGATGTACGAAAAACGTATGGGCTACAAATCGAGTGCCGAAAACCCGCTGTTCGAGAAAAGCGCGGGGGCACCGGGTTCCCACCTGTACCACGGCACGTCCGAGAAAGCGTACAAAGCAATCATCCGCAATGACTACAAAATGACGGCACCGAGCTACTGGGCTACGCTAGAGGTTGCCGAGTATTACGCCGAGGTCGCGGCAGAAGAAGATGGCAGCAACATCAAAGTCGTAATCGAGATGCCAATAGGTTTGTTCAGTTCCGACCATTTAGCCCCGGATGACAACTCCATCGCCGAGCCCCTGACCTACACGTTGGGGATGACTGAGACCGACTTGTACGATCAATGGCAAAGCAGCGATGGCACGTGGGAAGACAGCCTTGAAATTTATGGCAGCGTGAAGTACAACGCCGTCGTCGATATCAGACAGGGGAACCTTGTATGACTCGTGAAGAAGAGTTACGGGCGATTTTCTTTCCCGTCATGTACGAATGGTACGAGTGGAAGGAAGACCCGACCATTTTTGTACCCGGCACCGATTTCAACCGGATGTTGGATGAACTGAGAGAACGGTACAAGGTGACGCCGGAAGAGTGGGAAAAGCTGGAAATTCAATACTGGGAGACACTGTGATGGGGTTACGTGATGATGATCCGAGCATTTACGAAGATCGTGCGTTGTTAGAGTGGGCACGGCAAGCACCGAGACCACGCGGTTACGATGACGGACCGATGTCCGAGGAAGAGTCCGCCGCCCGTGACCATGCCGTCCGCGAGCACGCGAAGCGCAAACCTCACGTTCGCCGCTACGCCGACGAGGACTGATGCACCTGCACCAACTCCACCTACCTGTGGTCTTAGCGGTCTATTGGTTTCTCCAAGACCCGCACGAATACGTGTTTCGTTTCGTCCGCTGGGCTGCCAAGACGGTTATTTTCTGGGTGATGGCGTTTGTCGTTCTGATGCTCCTCGCCAACATCATCGTGGGGATCATTCATTTCGGGTTCCACGTCCCCATGTCCGTAATCATAGCCACAGTTGATGGCTGGAATGCCTACGTCCGGCATTGGCGACAATGGTTGGAGGGGCACCAACTCTGATGTGGCTTTCCATGATTTGGCTCTGCGGAGCCCTAGTTGTCGGCTGGGAAGGGCATATTCTTGCTTGTTTGATTTTGTTCGACTGCTACCTTGCCCATCGTATTTTCATTGAAAAAAGATTTCTTCGCAGGCCATAAAAATCCCGCCAATTCAGTATTCCTCTGTAGATGCCCCTGAGGGCGTCGGAAAAGAGGAAACTTGAACCCCAAAAAGAAGAGTACCCCTCCGGCAAAACCGGAGGATTTTAAGTCCTTCAAGGACTTCTGCGAGAAATTCTACCCAATCGACAAGTTCCCACGCCGTAAGCGTTGTCCGCATCCGAATTGTCCGGAGAACGACCGCGACCCGTGGATCGACGAGTACCGCGAGTGCACACTACACAAGCCGATCTGGATTTCTATCCCCGCTGGCGAGCACATTCATATCGAGTGCCCGGTCCATCCCGGAGGTCACATTCTACGCGGCTCCAACATCCGTTACGAGATTCAGATGGACAAGGATGACTGGGGCACGCCCCGTTGGTGGAAGGAAAACAATCTTCCCGGAAAGGTCTGGATGTAAATGAAAATCCGTAAATCAAACCCATGCCCACAGTGTCCGCCTGACGCCCCTTACGAGGAACCGGAGCCGTACAATCCTGCCTGTATTTGCAACAAGCCGATGTTGCTGTACATCCCGGCAGGACAGCATATCCATTGCCCGGTACATCCGGACGTGGTTATCTACAGTTCCAGTCCGATGTGCATGAGCACAGGACTGGATTACACGCACGATGCCTCTAAGGATTTGACCTACGATTCGACCAAACCGTTTGGGACGATGACGGGCGCAAATATTCTGTCAGGCAAGATCACTTGCTGAAGTATTAAGCAGTAAGTGAGAACACCGCGTAAGCTTTTCAAGGCAATCCACCGGGCTCTGACCCCTGACCTCTTGAATCCCAAGTGGCGGGATAAGGTCAAGCCCGGTGACCATCCCACGACCGGGCACTGCTACATCTCTGCCGAAGTCTTGTGGCATCTTTGGGGTAAGCGGCGGGGGTATCTCAGCTACGTTATTAGCGGCGAAGACTGGACACATTGGTTCCTGATGCACCCGGCGTCTCGGCATAAAGCCGACCCCACAGCCGAGCAGTGGAAGGACGAGCCTATTCCTTACGACCGTGGACGTGCCTGCGGTTTCCTCACAAAAAAGCCCTCCAAGCGAGCAAGAATCGTAATCCGCCGTATTAGAGAACATGGGAAATCCGCAGTTTGTTGATGCCTTGCTGTTCAGCCGTGATCTGAGATTTGTGGTTCTGATCCGCAAGACCAAACCCGCGTGGCAAGCTGGCAAGCTCAACTGCGTCGGCGGTAAGATCGAGCCCGGTGAGACGCCGGAACAGGCTGTTGTTCGCGAGTTCTGGGAAGAGACGGGTGTCCGGATCGAGAACTGGAAACGGTTTCTGGACCTGAAACTCACCCGCGATGACGGCGAGCTTTATTGTTTCTACGCCATCGGTGACACTTACGACATCGATAGCAAGACTGAAGAAATTGTCAGCGTCTATAACGTCGAAAGCCTGATGACCCGCACGGATACCATCCCTAATCTTCGTTGGCTGGTGCAAATGGCGTTGTCTTTTGAGTATGGCGAGTCCTCCGAAAAATTTGTTGCACAGGAAGTCGCTCCAGTCGGTATTACTCAATAAGCTCGCAATGAGCCCACAATTCAACGAGGAGGCTTCAAGAGATGTACGAAGCGCAAAGTTTTCGCAACCAACTCGTCGAATGGATGAAGGAAATCATCCCCTACTCCAACTTCGACAAATACGCTCGCAAAACACGCGAGGGTATCGAGACCAACCCACACAACACCGACCGTCACGCTAACCACGTGAACTACGTCATCTACACCGCACGACACAGCTACAGCATTTCGGCTACGCCGACGTACCTTGGCTGCATCGCCTCGACCACATACTATCGCCCCGGTGAGAACTGGACACGCGGCAACGATCTCCCGGATGGCAAGTTTTCCCGTGAGACGTGGGAAGCCATCAAAGACGCGATCATCCGCTTCGAACTGGAGAAGATCGAACAGACAGTAGTGGGCGGGGTTCCCGATGGTCCGCCAAGCAACTACAAGCCGACGCCCATCGACGAGGAGTATTTCGCGGCTCGTCATGCGGCTTTCTTAGCACAGGAACGCCTGAGCAAGGCCGAGCGTGCCATGAACGGGCAGGACAAGAAAGACCCCGAAATGCCGTCCACTCGTGCAGCCGTAGAGCCCGAAGTGGATATGGACGCTTTCGTAGTTGTAAAAACACCCGACAACGAACCCAAGGTCAGCGCATGAAAATCGAAAGCAAGTTGATTCTCGCAAGCAAATCAGCGGTGACAGGCGTGAACCTGTACACCTTCGTTCTCACCTATCCCCGCGTCATCCTTGCGGAAGTCAACACGCATCGTATGCTGAGCCGCAACACTGCGTCTTCGCGTGCGATTCCTTCAAAGAAACAGAGAGAGCGGGTCTTACAAGACCCGTTTCTCCCTGTCACCATCGGGCAAAACCAGAAGGGGATGCAGGCCGGGGCGGAACTTTCCGGCTGGCGTCGTACTGCCGCCTACAAGACGTGGGAGTACACCCGTTATGTTAACGTCTTCGCCTCCTACTTGCTCGACAAGCTGGGAGCCCACAAGCAGGTGGTCAATCGCATCGTCGAGCCGTGGACGTACACCCAGCAGGTAGTCACCGCGACCGACCTGAAGAATGTATTCAAGCTCCGCAACCACAAGGATGCTGAGCCCCACTTCCAGATCATCGCTAAGCAGATGCAAGAGCAGGTTGAGTACGTCGAGCTTCTGTTTGAAAAAGCTTTGCCGCCTGAGATGTGGAAAGATGACAAGCTGTACCGCCGCCGTCTGGAACTGTATGGGATGCCGAAGGGTATCGGTGTGATCCAAGTGCTTCGCCCCGGTGAGTGGCATCTACCATTCGTCGATGACGATGAACTCTGGCCCGGCCACAACTACGATTTGGCGATCAACTGGGAAGAACTCAAGCAGGTCTCAACCGCCCGTGACGCCCGTGTCAGCTACTTCCTGCCGGAGAACGGGCAACGTTCCGACTACAGCCGTGATCTCGAACTATGCGGTCGCCTGTCCACATCCGGGCACATGAGCCCGTTCGAGCACATTGCCACGCCTCTTGAAACTGCCACATATATGGGCAATTTCAAGGGCTGGAAGCAGTACCGCAAAGAATTTGAGCAGGAGGCTGGCGGCGACCGCTGAGTCGCAGTATTACTCCGTATGGCAACCTTGTTTGTACCGGGGCTTTACCCCACAAAAGACGTTACACCTTCACGGTGGGATATCTTCTACCTCAAGATGTCCCATCTGGTCTCTCAAATGTCGAAAGACCCCTCGACTCAAACTGGGGCGGTTATTGTCCGCCCGAACAAGTCCGTGGTGTCGGTCGGCTTCAACGGCTTCCCCAAGGACATGCCGGATAAGCCGGAATACTACGCCGACCGCGAACAAAAATACTCTCGCATCGTGCATTGCGAGATGAACGCCCTGCTGTTTACGAAAGAGTCGGTGCTGGGTTACACTCTCTACACGTGGCCGTTTGCTTCCTGTGACCGTTGCTGCGTATCCATGCTTCAGGCTGGGATTACACGTTTCGTCTTTCCGGAACTGCCGGAAGACAAGAAAGAACGCTGGCAGAAGCCCTTGGATTTGACCAAGAAGTACATTGAGGAATGCAACCACCAGTGGCTTGAGATTGGGCTGAAGGAAATCTATCCTGATGGCACGGTGTAAACGGCATCGCTTCGACACGTTGATTCGCAGCGCAACACGCCCGTGGATGTGCGGCAAGTGCGGATACTGGCCCCCAGCCAATAAACAGCCGAAGAAATGATTAAGAACTACCCCAACCACCGCTGGCAGGATGTCTACCGCCATGGACGCATCTACAGGGAATGGTACCGCTTAAAGCCGGAATACGGCGAGAAATTGCACCTGACGCGGGCGGACGTTTCCAAGGGGCGGGCATTCTTCGACACCTTCCAGTTCTGGATTAACCTCAAGCCTTGGAATGGGTTCCGCAATAAAGCAGGAGAACGGCACGCCAATACTATGGTCGCTCTGCCGTTATGGTACCGTTCTAAGTACGATTACCACGATTTCGGACAGCACCGCTGGGAGATTGAAATTTGCTTCCTGAATGTGCTATATATACAGTGGCACCGAAATCGGGATTTAGATACCAAGGTCGCCCTGCGATTCAAGAAAATTTTTGGAAGGGATGTACACCCGTATGCCAGAGTCCAAACCGAAGCGGAAGCAAGACAAGCAGCGTCCGTATAGAATCGACTACTTCATTCACGATGAGATGTTGAAGGATCGGGCGCTCGTCCGTTCTATTGTCATCCGCGATGTTACTGCCGATGACGCGGAGCAGAAGTTGGCTCAGCATCTCGGTTTCGACCGCACGTTCACCGTCATCCGCTCCTACCGCTTCTACAAGAAGCTGACAGCCGAACCCAAGAAGAAAGTCTACAAAGCAGTTGATGAACTGCTGTCGGCGAAGAAGGCCATTGAAGTCATGACGGAGATCGAGAATCGCAAGGCTCCAATTGTCATTCGCCCCGAAGACCTGCAAAAGGAAGAGCGCGTTGCCAAAGTCATGGACGCAATCGCTGCTGTTGATCCAACCACGCTGCCTCCCGATCATCCGGAACATGTCTGCTCTGACGAGTGTTACGACATCGTGGAAGTCGCACCCAAGGACGTGAAACTGCCTGCTGAATATTTTGACACGTCCGATTGTTCTGCTGGTCGTCCGGCACCCATGCCAACGGCTCCAACGGGAACTTGTGAGGCAACTGCCGCCGCGATCAAGCTGCTATCCACGCTGAACGCCTGCAAGTGGCATGGCGAAAAGTACGTCGATCAGGATACGGGTCGATGCACCGCTCTCGACTCCGGTTCTGAGTACCTGAAAACCCTGTACAGTGCGAACTTCTATCCGACGAAGGCGTTGCCGAAAGAGACGGAAGTCCGCACGGCATTCGGCGGCCCGGTTGAACATTACGCGGCAGCCGAAGCCGCCGCACTGTCTTTTCCAGATAAACCAGTGGTGCCGACGCAGCCTGCTGTGTTCGATGACAACGATCTGGCTGCCAAGCTGGACGAACTTGCGCCAATTATCCATCCTCCGGCAAAGACGGAATCGCCGTTCGAGGTTGGTTCCGAGTTTCCGGCTGAGGAAGTTGTGCAAGAAGTTTTGACGGGTCACAAGAAGGGTGCCCTGTTTGCGGCTGGGGCGGCGATCATCGCGATCCTCGGCTGCGTGTACGTTTACCTTCACTATTTCGCGAGGTAGGCATGTTGGGTGACGATTGCAAGAACCCGCAAGGCCGACACGGGCGAAGTTACTAGCCAAAAGGTCCTAGTCGGCAAATGATCTACCCACCAGCCAACGCAGAATTGCGTGACTGTCCAAAGTGTCGCGGCAAAGAAACCGTCTGGGCTCGGACAGTCACGATCTGTGGCATGGCGTTCAGTTACAAAGCGTGGTGCTGCTCCGAACTGGACTGTGATTATGAAGAGCCCTTGAAGCACACCCATCTACCCGGTACTCGCGACGATTCTTGTCCAGCTTGTGATCTTTAGACTATTCGCCCCTCTTAGGTGAGGGGTGATGTGAATTACTACATCGTCGAAGCGTCCCACCTATTCCGGGCTGGGGACAAATTCCAAACACAATTTTTCGTTGTGGACGTTGTTGGCTTTCTGAACCGAGAGTATTTCGATTCCAGAGAGTCTAAAACAATTGTTCTCCACGGCTCCGTAAAAGCGGAGCAGGCGGACCGTTACGCCGCCGCGTTAGAGCGCCATGATGTGCGGGTCATCCGCATGAAACCGATTGCCAGTATGACGGGCAACGGTAAGTGGTATTTCAAACCGACTTGGTACTGCCACAGGATGATGGGTACCGATATTCCGAAAGGAAATCGGGTTGTACTTGTGGGTTTTCATAACCCGCGCTACAAAACCTTCATCGAAAAGTACGTGAAGGATTTTGAAATTTCAATGGCTGCGTTCAAAACCCCGTCGAAAAAGCAGGGCTGGATGTCCATTCCGGAAGATTTCAAGCCTCTTCTCAAGCACGCCATCGATCTCGACGAATGCGCTGCCAAAATCAAGGCGGAATTCCGCCGCAATCGCAGTAGTAAATAGTGGGGCGGCTCCGAGCCTAAAGTCTCGATAGGAGCTAGTGACTCCCCTGACTGTTGATGTCTGGCTCATCGATTGGTCGGGAGAGAATGCAACTCGGAGCCGTTCTACTGAGGATTGAATGCCACTTACACGCAAAGAAATGTTAGAGAAGTTCCCGCTGCTGGACATGTACCAGAGCCTCTCTGGTGAAACTGCCGTCTATGACGGTCAAGGTGAATTCCAAGGTTTGTGCTACTGCCTGTTCAAACTGGGCGGCGAGGCTGGCGAAGTCTTGGAGAAAATGGGCAAGTTGCTCCGTGATCGTGGTGTCCGCTGGAACTCCGATCCAAAAAGCTGGCCTGACGATGTCCAAGAGGCGCTCAAGAAAGAACTGGGTGACGTGCTTTGGTATGTTGCCGGGGTCGCCCGTGAACTTGGTTTCTCACTGCAATCGGTCGCCGAATGCAATCTGGAAAAACTTGAAGACCGTGAGAAACGTGGTAAGATTCACGGTAGCGGGGACAATCGTTGATAACCTGCGTCACAGCGCCGAGCCGGAGCGGAACTAGCCTGACCATGCAGATGTTGCTGGCGGCTGGCTATCCTTTGGCTTGGAACGGACTTCCGAATCGCAATAAATGGAATGAGCGCGGTTTCTACGAAATGGATTGGAATAAGGGCACACTCGCCGAGTGCGAGGGTAAAGCGGTGAAAGTCATGCCGTTCGATCTCTACCGCCTGACGCCGGATCACGAGTATCGGTTCATCACGATTCTGCGGAATATCGCCTGTATTGAGGCGTCGATGGAGCACACGGTGCAGTGGCGCGGTAAGGAAATGTTCGACGCTCATCATGCCTCGGACTGGCAGGCACGCACGCTGGACTTTATCAAGGATTATTCGCGTGTCATCGTCGAATTCAGTGACCTTTTCAACGGCAAAGCGCAGCAGCAGATTGGAGAATTCTTGGGGTTCGATGAATTACAGATTGCGAAAATGAACGACTGCGTGGACCCAAGTATGTGGCACTTCAAGCCGGGGGAAAACCAATGAGATGCCTGCGCTGCGTTCGCGAGAATTTGAAGAATCAGCAGATCACCCTCAGCGTTGTTCAGATGGCGGTTGATGGGGCCAGAACGGGCGTGGTTGTCCGTAACGGAGAGTCCATCTGCACCGAGCATTTGTACAACATCGTCATCGAAGAGGCGATTCCGGTACAGTTCAAATAATTCCATTTTTCATGGGATTTTCGACTGCTACCGCAAATTTCATCTCTCCGACTCTTAATTAGAGGGCATCGATAGTGAACACGGAATACATCGAAACTACCGAGGAACAACTACTCGGACTTCGCGACAGCCTTGACTTGCTGGGGCAGCTTAATCGCGACAAGATCAGAGAATTGGACATCTATCTGTATGGCACGACCACGGATCGTGGTCTAGTCGATGCCGCCAAGGAAGCCATTGCCGACAGTTCCTATGAAGTCGAAATCACCGAAGAAGACGTAAACCTGACTGAGATTGCGGTCGCCATTCCGATCTCCGGTGACACCATCTACGCCCTGACTGGGTCTGGTTTTCGTGTAGATCGCCACATCAGTTTTGCTTACCAAAGCGAGGGTGAAGGACCGAGAGACTTGAACTACGGTGCCTCATCCTATCGTCCGAATATTAGTTTTTCAGTCCTCAAAAATCCTGCTCTCGCCGATTCAGACTTGAATCTCGGCGAGTACCTGAAGCAGTACGGAACCGGGGGAGCCGCGCAAATCAAACCAAAGGTCAGACGGACAGAAGAAGCCACGCAACCGGGCATACCCGCCCCTGCGCAGGCTCCGGAGACTCCGGCACAGGCTCCCCCAGCAACTCCCGCCCCGGCACCGCAGGGGCAGCCGAAGCGAACCTCGGTGAACATCCCCTACTTGGTAGAGAAGTTCCTTGGTTAAAACCGAGCCCAAACCCGAAACGGTACGTAAGGAAAAGCTGGTCGCACCGCCGCTCACCGCCGCCAAGAAAGCGAACTACCTAAAAGTGCGGCTCTCCTATCTGACACCGGAACCAAAACACATCCGTTCGGTCGCACTGGAGCAGCAATGCCGTATCAAGCCGCCGTTTCTTGAGGACGTGTGCGTTTTGATGCCACGGCTGAAAGTCTTCACGATCCTCGAAACCTATATGCCGATTTTCGAGAAATTGCAGGCTGCTGGAATTGTCTCAAATCAGGCTAACCTACAGAGTTTTAAGGTTTTAGAGGAAGATACCACCACCCTCGCCTACATCTTCAAAAAATCCTAGCCAAACCACCGCTCGTTGTTGTAGAATAGCCCCTGATTCGCATTTTCGCGATTGGGGGAAACATGAAACGAACCGCGTTGATTTTCCTGATTGTGGGGTTATTCGCAGCCGCCGCGCACGCCGCGACTGTTCACGTGCTCATTCCGAACTACGACAGCTACAGCCAAGGCATGATCTGCGTCGTCGATCAAGAGTACAACTCCCAGTTCGAGAACCTAATCCATGCCAGCGATTTCAGCGTCAGTCGCACCAACAAGAACTCTGCGCTCACCTTGATGGGCTTTTTCAAAGATGTCGATTTGAATGCCTGCTATGTTCCGAAGGGAACCTCGCAGCATGTCGATGTGCCGAACGCTGAGACGGTCTATGTCGTGACTATCGTGATGAAGGTCGCAAACGGAGCGGCGACTAACGTGTACTGGAACATCACCAACCTGAACACTGTCGGCATTGTCGGCGATAATCAGTACGTGACCGTGGACGCCCCGGCGCTATAGGAGCCTTATGAAATCGTTTTCGGTACTCACCCTGATGTTCGTTTTGTCCTTGGCGGCTGTGGCGCAGATGCCTCAGCTACTCCCCCCGCCTCCCCCCGTGGTGCCTTCGGCTCCGGTAGTGACGCCTCCTCCCGCAATGATTCCAGCATCGCCCAACAACCCGGCTGCCGTTTATCCCCCGGACAACGTCATCGTGGTCACCGTGAAGCTGTTTGACTCGGATAACTACTGGTACGGTTCACAGTTCGAGTTGACGAGCACGGTGAATACGGACATCTGCGTGATGCCGTATGTGGTGCCCGGTTCTGCAAGCAACGTCATCGGTTCTGTGGTCCAGATGATGCCGATGAAGGCATTCGAGAAAAACGTAAACATCGGGCAGTACAAGACGGCTGATGAAAATCAACCGTGGAGAGTCATCGTGAAAGCGAAATGGCGCAAAGGCAACTGCGCCGACAAATAGGAGAATTCATGAAACGCACATTGATTATTGTTCTGCTCCTGCTGACTGCCAGCATTGCATGGGGTCAGACCATCGGCGATCAAATCAACGATCTGACCAAGCAACTCCAAGATGCTCAAGCCGCGTCAGAAAGCAACGGCGCAAAGATCAAGAAGCAAGCCGCCAAGCTGGACGACATCAAATTCGCTGCTGAGGCATACAAGAAGCAGAGCGCCCGTTTGCAGAACGACATCAACGATCTCAACATGCGAATTCAGCAGCACAATAACAACCGCTGCACCGAAACCTGCGATCAAAATGGCGGCAACTGCACGCACAACTGTGGTGCGTACAACGCGGAATCGGCGTCCCTCAACAACGAAGCGGCCTCGTTGCAGCAACAAGGGCAGCAACTCGATCAGATTCAGCAGACCGTTACTCAGCAATCACAGGAGTGGGTTGCGGAGACGAAAGAATTGCTGGCGGAAAATGATCGCCTGAACGCGCTCATCGCCAACATCCAATCGCGACTCGCTGACCTACGCGGTCAGTACGATCAGTGTCGGGGTTCCATTCCGGTGACGTGTGACGCTCCGAACGATCCAATCCTCAACGAGAAGTGTGAGAAAATGCACGCTTCTTGTGGTCGGCTGTTCGACGGAAACTAATGCGAAAACTCGACAACAATTTTACGGCAGCGGTACGGCGACTATGGCCTATTGGGATCGTTTTCGCCATCGTCCTTGGCGTGATAGTATCGTTTGCAGTGGCTTGGAGCCGCTAGGAGAAAACATGAAATTCATTCGCAACGTCGGATGGTGTATGTTCTTCATCGGGATCGGCTGGTCGATTCGCAGCTTTTCCGATCCTAGCTACAACCTCGGTGCGGCAGTGATGGGCGGTCTTTTCGGCTTGGCTATCGCTCTCGGCTCCAACTACGTTATCAACAAACGAGCGGCAAAATAATGTCTAACAGGCCAAAGAACGATGCTCTCGGCGACCGGATGAAGCGGTACGAAGACGTTTATCGTTTCCGTCTCCCCCGTCGCACTTACACCATTGTTCGAGTTGATGGTCGTGCGTTCCACACGTGGACGAAAAGATTGCAGCGCCCATACGATCTCGAACTGATCGATTGCATGAACGCAGCCGCCCTTGCCCTCTGCGAAGAAGTTGCCGGAGCCCGGTTCGCCTATGTGCAGTCCGATGAGATCAGTCTGCTGGCGACCGACTTCGACCTCACGACCACACAGCCGTGGTTTGATGGTATCGTGCAGAAGTGGTGCAGCGTAGCGGCATCTATCGCGACGATGGCATTCAACGAAAAGGTGAGACACTACCGTAACTGCGTTGATGGTTCGATGCTCATTAGCAAAAAAGAACCCAACGCAACGTTTGATGCTCGTGTGTTCACCATTCCTGACCACGTGGAAGTGGCGAACTATTTCGTCTGGCGGCAGCAGGACGCTGAGCGCAATTCGGTCGCGATGTTGGCGCAGCATTATGCCAGCCATAAAGAACTGCATGGCAAGGGCCGGGAAGAGCAGCATGAGGTCATCTATAAATACGGCGATAACTGGGCAAAGCACCCCGTTCGTTTTAAGCACGGTGCAGTTGTACGTCGTCATGTTGAATCTCTCTACTCAACGACCGCTTTCTCAGGTGGGTGGGCGGTTGATGATGCAACGCCGAAGTTTACGCGCAAGCGTGCGTACCTTGAGAACCTGATCCCTATTGCATGGGAAGGCGATTTGATTGAGCGCAAAGCCAAAGCGGAGGGTGTATGAAGAACGGAACACTTCGTCAGGTGAAAGTCAACGACCGTACCTACAAGTACCGCGTCGTCAGCGAACTGTCTACCGAAGTCACTATGCCGGATGGCAAGACCATCACCGCAACCAATTGGGATGTCAAAGGGGTGCGGGAAGCGTTCTATCGCGACGAGTACCTCAACCCGGAGATTCATTACAATCTGCCGAAGGGGGATGAAGTCGTGGAGTTCGGCATTCGTCCGGCAGACGTGACGCGGTTCATCACCGATGGCATCGAACGCAACCCGGATTTGTTCGATCCTATCGAAATCGCCGAGGGAGCCAATGCTTAATTTTCTCTTGCTCATGATCGTGCCAGTGCTGATCGCTCTGGCTACCCTGCTGGTCTTCAAGGGCAAGATTCTGCTTTGGGAATTCGGAGCGCAGGTCGGCGTTGTCGCCCTTGTGATCGGTATCGCTCTTGCTGCGGCGTATGAGGGACGGACCGAGGATGTCGAGGTTTGGAATGGGCAGGTCACCAGCCGCCAACGGCATGAAGTTTCTTGTTCCCACTCCTATTCCTGTAACTGCACCCCGGAGTACGACAGCAAGGGCAACTATACGGGAGAACACTGCGACACGTGCTATGAACACAACTACGACGTGGATTGGACAGTGTACGCTTCGACCGGAGAGTCCGTTGATATCGAACGCGAAGATCGACAGGGTTTGATCGAACCGAAGCGGTGGGACGCCGCGTACCCCGGTGAACCGTGGGCATCGGAACATTCGTTCACGAATTACATCAAGGCAAACCCTGATTCCGTATTACTCGGTACCAAAGGCGACATGCAGAAGTGGGGCAAGCTGGTGCCGAAATACCCGGCAGATATCTACAACTATTACTACAACAACCCGGTCATCAACATGGGCGTCCCCGGCGTCAAGGTTGAGGAGTGGAACTGGCTGGTTCGTGAGATCAACAAGACTCTCGGACCGAAGAAGCAGGTTCACATCATCGTGATTCTGGTGCCGACTAACGACCGCAGTTACCTGTATGCCCTCAAAGATGCGTGGCTCGGCGGCAAGAAGAACGATGTGGACGTGGTCATCGGTTCACAGGACGGACAGACAATCGACTTCGCCGACGTGATGTCATGGAGCACGAACAAAGCTTTGACGGTGGAACTCCGTGACGACATCCAAGGCATCGGCAACCTGCTTCGCAAGGACGATATCGTTGCAGCCATCAATACGCGAGTCAGTGCTGACTTCGTCCGGATGCACATGAAAGACATGAAATGGATCATGCGTTCGTACCAGCCCTCCTCGTCCACAATGATGTGGATTTTCATCGTTGGTACGATCCTGTCCGTTGGAATTTCAGTGTGGGCAGTCTACGCGGATTTAGGCGAAGATGATGTTGACCACGATTGGGGTCACCGTCGCTACGCCGCACGTTTCAAATTTGGGAACAGCTACTTCAATTAAATCGAGTTCAGGAGAAAACACATGAAATACGCTCTGATCGTAATCGGGATTCTCGCGACACTTCTCGTCGTCGCCGGGATGGGTCTCGCCGTGGGTTACTGGAACTGGTCAAACGACTGCCGTACCGCCGAGCAGGAGATTCCGGGGCAGTACACCGAAATGCAGAATGCTTACGACAACGGCTGGAAGAAGGTCACTGAGATCGCTCAGGTGCCGCAGCAGCAGATGGACAACTACAAGACCATCTACGACGGCGTCATGAAGGGTCGCTACGGTGCTGACGGTTCCAAGGCGCTGCTCCAGTTCATCAAAGAACAGAACCCGACGCTTGACCCGGTTCTGTACACGAAGGTTCAGCAGACCATCGAAATCTTCCACGACAGCTTTCAGGCGGCTCAGACAAAGTTGATCGCCGAGAAGGTCGCCTACAAGCAGTTGATGGACGTGGGCGCAGGTCGCGTTTACAACATCTTCGGCAGCTATCCGCGTATCAAGATCGGCTACCCGGCTGGAACGCAGGATGACTTCCAGATTGTGACGAGCGACAAGACGCAGACCGACTTCCAGAATCACAAGTCGGCCCCACTAGACATCCGTCACCCTGAGAACAACAAGTAATGCCTACCGTTAAGACGCCTGCCAAGGTCAAAGTTTTCACGGGCGGTGAGGATATCGTCCTCGATGGCACAGTTGAACCCCTTCTAATCGAAGGGGTTCAACCCATCTATGACGGTGCGAAAGTCCAACTCTTTCACGCCGGACGTGTTTGGTGGTTACACTACGGGTTCGACCACAACACTGGCGGCTTCAAATCAAAAAAAGCTGCGATTCATTGGTTTGAGCACGGCGGCAGATAGTATTAGTCAGTGTATGAGCACTGACGTTGGATTCAAGAAAACCGCAGAAGCAGAACACCACTACAGCACAGGGATGCAACGCGACAATCGCGTCGGTAAGGGTGCCCTCCATTGGCTCCCGTGGGACGCCGTCCGGTTGGTATCCACCATCTACGAGCACGGCAACAAAGGTCGCAGCAACGTAAACCTCCGTCCTAACAAGGACGGCAAGGACCGCAATTGGGAGAACGGCGGCGACATCGATGACTTCTACCAGTCAGCCCTGAACCACATTTCAGCCTTTCTCGCAGGTGATCGAAGCGAAGCGCATATCCCGCAGGCGATATGGAACCTGCTCAACGGGCTCCAAATGTCGATTTGGGTGTATCTGGGATACCGTTCTCAAGAGCACAACACTTTGACGGATGCACGCCACGGCTGGAAGCCCGGTGACCCATACGTCTCTGTGTTGGCACCCATTGAGATCGAACGCCTCAAGTTTTTCGGCGTAATCCCAAAGGACTATGAACCCGCTCCGAGTGTCAATGAACCTGAATCTCAGCCGGAGGAACCAACCCCGGCACCAGAGCCGACACCCGCACTCAAGGAATTGATGCAGGAACCTGCTCCGACCGTGGTCAAGAAGAACATCAAGAAGTTCGAGGAAGGTGAGGACGAACTGTAATGGACGGCATCGAACTCACGCAACCAGCAGCAACTTACTGGGTTGTCGCTCTCTACAATGAGAAGTCGGAGATGATCTTCGGTGTCAAACTGGATGGTTCAGTTGAGTTCGGACCGGGGTTCACAACCAAGGACGAGGCGGCTCGTGAGTTCTGGAAGCTTTTAGGACGGCATTATCCGATCTACGTCAACGAGACATACATCAAGGCAGGCGCATAAATGATAGAAAATGAAAACTTACTGGATGCTCAACGTTACCGATGGTTGCGAACCCATTTAGAGTTCATCAACTTTGCAGGAGGTCATGTTTTTGACGAGATTAAAGGTTCAGTTCATTCGGGCTTCTTAACTTGTGACACCTGTGATGTGGGGCTTGATTATGCGATTGACAAACGAATTGCAGCCGAGAAAGGAAATGCATAATGGGATTCTCTTTTGAAGAAGCATTCAAACATCTGGACGGCACCAAGCTGACCTACAGCACCCTCATGGACGAGGTTATCGCTGTGCGTCGGAAATATCTTGGCGACCTCGCTCCGGAGATCAATTCTCATGACATGTTTTTCCAGCTTATGCAAATGGGCTGGATCAGCTTCCCGGACGACGGAAGTTCGGGCGGCAATGAGACTTGTATCTTCGCAATCTGTGAAGATGTCCGTAAGGTTCGGGAGCGCATCGAGACCTACAAGCGGGACTTCATCACTGAACAGGCGAAACGATTCCTCCAAGAGGAGGAAGAGGACGGGCAGTTTTACCCCCACGATGTCAAGGTGGAGGAATACCGCACGGCAGTCCAAGAAGTCGCGGCTGGAAATTTCTAGCTTCTGGAGCCTTTATTGAGGGCTCTCATGGGCAATCCCCTACTCGATAAACAAGCAAATCCCGCAGCTACCGCTGTCAACAACGCTGGGACCGGACACGAAGAGATCGAAGGCAATCCCCTGTTCGATCACCGGGTGGGTGTGGTTGATGGTGGGTTGGGTCGCCGTCCTGATTACGGCGAGAAATCGGCTTGCGGCAACCGGGGCGGCTATACGGGCTGGTTCGAGATCGAAGCTGAAAAGGAAGCCTCCGATATCAAAGCAGAGTATGGAATAGCGGTACAGGCGGACGCCAAAGTCGCCTCGATCCAAACCCAGATGTTCGTCTCCGGAGCCGACTGGGACGGTCTAAAGCTTAAGCAAGCCCACCTGACAGCCGACCTGACCAAGGCCGTTTATCTGCCGTGGTTTACTGCTCGTCAAATCGCCCGTGAACTGCCCAAAATGAACTCCGGGCTCCGTACATCGTTGATTTCTAAGGCATAAAACCTAGACTTTTACCCGGCGAAGCTGGTAGAATATAGGTACATGACACGTTTAGAGAGAGCTATCCTCTTCGCTACCACCGCTTTTGACACCAAAGGCGGAACCATCAAGAAATACATCGATGAAGATGGGATGCCGAAGATCGTCCACTGCCTCGAAGTGATGTTCGCGGTGAAGCAACTCATTGAGCGCGATCCTTCCATAATCCCTGACGGCTGTACAGCCGACGACCTTCTCGTCGCTGCCGTCCTGCACGACGTTGTCGAGGACACCAAGTTCACGAAGGAAGATATCGCACGCGAGTTCGGCGACGTGGTTGCGGAACTGGTTGATGGTGTCAGCCGCCGTGAGCACTCTCATTCCACTTGCAAGGTTGCGAAGTGCTCCGAGCACAAGGAATTCTATCGCGATTTCATCTATCGCGCCGGGGAGAAGGTCGGGACGACCATTATCAAAATCGCCGACCTGACAGTGAACCGTAAGCGCACGCACAAGATCAAGGACTTGAAGTGGCGCGACAAACTGGAGTTCAAATACGACACCGCCCTGAAAGTTCTCACTGAGGAAATTTCGTGGGAAGAGGCATCGTGGGGCTGGCACTGCGGTGATTTCGGTGGTAAGATCGGTTCCGAAGGCGGTTACTTCACCGTAGCAGACCCGAATGGGAAGAAGCTGCGGCTGACTACGGAAGAGTTCGAGAAGTACACCGGACGAAAGGTCACAACATTATGAGAGTCGTACAGCTTGGCGGTCTCACAGTCGTCGGCATGAGCGAAGAGCAAGAAGTTTTCATGCGCAAGCGTGAAGCTTTCGTCGAACGCTGGATGAAGGAACACGGTCTGACAAAAGAGACCGCGACCATCAAACAGATTCTTGAAATGCGCCAAGAAGAAGGGTGGAAGAATCCCCAATGAAAACCCTGAGCGTCAACCGCTTCATCTGTCAACGTACCGGGCGTATCTTCGATACCGAAGCGGCCTGCCGCGTGTCTGAAAACAAATTCCCCGCCAAGAAAATCAAACAGTTGTTCGACCGCATCATGCGAGGCAAGTATTGGGTGCCGAAAGTCGGCGATCTTGTCTATGTGCCGACGATGATGTCCATCGATCATGGCGAGGATGACGTGCAGGGTGGACGTGCAATGGTCACCCGCGTTTACAAAAACATGAGCGGCGGCGACAAGGACTGCATCTTTATCGAAATCGCGCAGCATGATCGCGGCGGCAATTGGACGCAGTTCCTTTTCCCGGAACAGAAGCAACTGATGCATCGCTTCAAGGACATGGTCGCCCGTCCCGATCCTGATTACGGTCCGAGCGATCCCAACGGAGGATGGAGCTAATGGAAACTCGTGAACAACATTTGAACTGGTGCAAAGAACGTGCGCTGGCGATTCTGAACACTGGTGATATCGCCGGAGCCTATGCTTCAATGGCATCCGATCTCCGCAAACACCCGGAAACCGAGGATCACATCGCTATCGGTCTAGGGATGTCGCTTTTGTTCGGTGGACACCTGAACACAACCAACGAGATGCGCAAATTCATCGAAGGCTTCAACTGAGCCTGCACTGGCAGAAAGACCTGCCGCACAAGTTCGTCTGGCGATGGGCGACTTGGATGCGCCGGGAATACAAACGACAGCAGAGAATGCGAAATGAGTCGAGGCAGCAAGGTTCATCCGAAGGGCGAATTCGATATCCGCTATCCGGCTGTCGAGAAATTTGAGCAGTTCTGCGCTAACCTGCGGTCGCACATGAGGGCGCACGATAAGGGCGATCTCAAGAATGCACAGATCATTTATCGCCGAGCCGTGGGATACGCTTACGAGCGAACCAAGTCGGCGGTAGAGGCAATGAACCCGAACGATTTTACAGACGTGATGACTCCGGCGTGGAGGCAGTTCCGATTTAATCACGGCGAGTTATCCCGGCTGATTAGCAAGTACAGATTCATCAAGCAAGAGGACATCAAGATATGAGCCATCTCGCCGATCCCGAAACACAGCCACTCTGGAACAAGGTCATCGACATGTGCGGCGGTGACTATGACCAAGCCGTGACGTTCATTTGCCGCCTGCGGGAGTTGGTATGTGTTGTCGATCCGTCACGTGGCGAAGATGTCACCAATGCGATTCGCCGTGCGCAGTACGAAGAGGCTCTTGAGGAGGCTCTGTTTGACTAACTCAATCGACAACCCGGCAGTCATTGCGCGTATTCGGCAGCTTAATACCGAACTGGAACTGGCACGCGAGGCTTATTACAAGTCGGCTACGCCGATCATGTCGGACGCTGAATACGACAAGAAGGAAAAGAACCTTCGCGATATCGTGAAATCAAGCCCGTGGCTGGCCGAATTTGCTCCGGTATTGACTACGGTCGGTAACGATCTGATGCCTGCCGCAGGGCGTATTCGTCATAGCCGCCCCATGCTCTCCATCGAGAACAAATACGAGAAGTCCGAGATCGATGATTTCCAGAAGAACGTATTGCATGGCGAAGCAATGCTTCTGGAGCCGAAACGTGACGGCATTTCCTGCGAACTTCGCTACCGCGAGGGCAAGCTGCAACTGGCATTGACACGTGGTTCCGGCTCCGAGGGCGAGGATATCACGGCTCAGATTCGTGTGCTGAGAGACATCCCGAAAGAGATCAAGTATAGTGACGCATTCCCGCATAGCCTTGATGTGCGCGGTGAACTGGTCATGCGCAAGTCCGAACTGGAGCGCCTGAACAAGATCGCCCGTGAGAAGGGCGGCAAGGAATATCAGTCCACTCGCAATTTGGTTGCTGGCACCGTCAAGTTGAAGGACATGAACGAAGTTGCCAAGCGTGAGATTCTGTTTATCCCGTGGGAGATGACCGGGGATGGGCAACTGTCGGATAGTGGCTATGTCCGTATGACCATGTTGGCAAGTGCAGGCTTCGCCAAGTACGAGGGCTATCTGGTCGATCCAGCCGACAGCACCGACGTTATTAAGGTGCTCGATCACATCCTGAAAGAGAACGAGCAATCACAGATCGTGGCTGATGGCGTAGTCGCCAAAGCTGACAGCATGAAGCTGCGCAAGGAACTCGGCGGCGGCACCAAGTTCGCTAACTATCAAGTTTGTTACAAACCGCAGACCGACTTCGCTACGACCTACTTGCGCAAGATCGTGTGGCAGACCGGGCGCTCCGGCAAACTGACCCCGGTCGGCGAGTGCGACCCGGTTCCTTTGGCGGGGGCGGTGGTGACCCGTGCAACCCTCAATAATCTCAGTTTTATTGAGGAAATGGGACTCAAATTGAACGCCAAAGTGAAGATGCTTCGCTCTGGCGGCGTAATCCCGGAGATCGACGGAGTCATCGAAGAGGGCGACACCGCAATTAAAGCACCCGGACATTGTCCGGAGTGCGGCAGCATTATCGTTGCCGAGACAGATGAGCGCAGCGGCATCCTGACGCACTGGTGTCAGAACGTCGAGTGCCCCGGTCGCGTCTCCGATCTGTTCTATTTCATCGGCGGACGAGGCGTGCTGGAGATTGACGGACTCGGCCCGGAAATGGCTTTGAAGATCGTCAAGGATGGCTACGCCCGAAATATCGGCGAACTTTTCGAATTCCAGACTGAGGCAATGGAAGGCATCAAGACACACGGCGAAGAGAACTTCGACCGCCGTATGGCGAAACGCGGCTTCTCTGTCGTGTTCCGTAAGATGGTGCAGTCGATGGAACTCGCCAAAAAGAAAGATTGGGATCGCTGGATTATGGCTCTCGGTATCCCCATGATCGGTGGGTCGCTTTCCAAGGTTCTGGCGACGAAGTTGGAATTGATGCCGGAGTCGATGAAGTACCTGACCGCCCGATTGCTCGATGTTGAGGGCATGGAGATCGAAGGCATCGGTTTCCACAAAAAGCAGATGATTCTGGATTGGGCGAAGGATAGTCAGAATCGCAAGATTTGCGAGGCTCTGTATAACGCCGGGGTTGCTCCCAAGGCTCCTGAGAAAGTACAGGTGGTTGCCGGGGAGCCGCTTAAGAACGTGGTGTTCGTCATCACTGGCGAGTTCAGTGAGGATCGTGAGAAAATCACGGCAAAACTGGTAAAACTTGGTGCTACATCAAAGTCTGGTGTATCATCGAAGGTGAACCTGTTGATCGTCGGGGAAGCCCCCGGCAAGACCAAGACAACCAAGGCGAAAGAACTTGGGATTCAACAGGTCGGCAAGGACTGGCTGGTCAACGTGCTTCGCGAGAACGGCATGGAATTGTCCGGCTCCGGGCTCGATTTTGAAATGGACGAGGCGTAACATGAAGAGCGAAAGCACATACGTTGTCGGCACGACGGACTACTACGGTGAGTACCAAGCGGTGATGAAGCAATCCGCCGTGGGGAAAAGTTTCCATGAGTTCACAAAAGAGGACACGATCCCTATCAAGAGCGGTGACAAACTGATCGTCCGTTGGCCTGACGGCAAGTTCACGACCGAAACGATTCGTGTGCGCGACTATCGTAGTTCGGCGAAAGTGGATATGTTCGCCCCACCGGATCAATTTACCGCCCGTGTGTTGGAGGTTGTCCGCAATATCCATGGGCAAGACGTGTTCATTCCTTTGAAGAAAGGGCAGAAAGTTCGCCTTTCCCGGAGCTAATATGGCAGAAACCGCCACATACCCGCTCACCGCTAAACTCCAGAAAGAGGGGGCCGAGTGGTATTCCATGAGGGGCTTTAGCAAGTTCGATGACGCCCGTGATTTTATCCTCAAAGAACTCCGCGAGGGCCGAGCAGATAAAGGCATCATGTTGGCTGAGGTTCCCGGCGATCCCACTCCCACCGAACTCCACTACCGGGCGTTCACCGATCCCATGCGTGGACGCACCGTGCTTGGCGGTGTATGCACGGCTGAGGACGCCGATCAATACATGGCGGAAGTCAAAGCGGCTTACGTCCGTCCGGTGTTCTCTCCTCGCGAACTCTTCGAAATGAAGGGCATCGACAAGTACCCGGCTGGCAGCCTACTTGGGTTGGAAAAATACCTCTGCGAGGACGGCATTGACCTGCCTTACGACGCATGGGAAAAGATTGAGACTGAGGGTCGCATCGATATGCGTTTTCTCGTCTCCGAGGACATGGGCAGCGATGAAACGCTGGAGATCGCCACGGTTCGGTTTATCCCGGAGGAAATCAGCCGTATTCCGGTGATGATTTGCACTCATTGCGGAGAAGATGAAGCAGACCGCTACATCGTCAATGCGGACGCTTTTGCCCGTATGGTCTCCTACCTGCGCTCGTTCATGGAACGGGAGGAAGATCAAAAACCTTATGTGACCGACATGGACAAGAAACTCCCGGTCTTAACAGAGTTTGGCGGCTACACTATCCACGACTGGTACGACACCGAAAAGCAACAACGAAAAGAGACGAATCCCCACTCAAGACTCCGTTGACGAAACCACCCCTACGACGTTAAAGTGGGGTATGGGAGCCTATAATGTTCAAAGTCAGCTATCACTCTTGGCACTCGGAACTCTACCACTGGTGGTATGAGAAAAAATACGGGCATCCGAAAGCGCAGCCCGTCAGCAACCTCTGTCCGTACATGCGTGTCGTTCTGTTCTGGGCACCGCTGCGTATCCTGTTCTGGGATTGGGTCGAAGTGTTTGGCATTCCGACTTACCTGATCTCTTTCCCGACAATTCTTGCTGCGATCCCGATCATTGGGTACCTGCGAGGTCACCACAAATTTGCTGCCCGCATGTGGGAAATCTACGGGCTCAGTATCGCCATAATTTTGGCGTTTATTCTGCTCATTTACATCATCGCTTCCATCGAACGTTGGGCGAAGCGCCGTAAGGCTAATCGCGTAGAGAAGCCGCCGAAACCGCCCGGAGTTTTCTGGCCGATGGTGGGTGCTTACATGAAGTCCGGGCACGACCGTATCTGCCCGGAGATTTGCTTTATCGGTGCACCTGAACCCCCATGTCCCGATCCCGGCCCGGAGCCATATTGCGACTACGGCGACGAACCGCCCCATGAAGGTTGTGGCTGTCCGCTCTGCCTTGAACAGGAAAAGAACAAAGCCATCGACGAGATTCTCAACGACAAGGATAAACCGCAAAACTGCGGCGGTGAGGGGAACATCGATTAAATGGCGAACTACACCGTAGGATACAAAGCGTTCCGTGTGGGAGAAGATGGGCAGCTTCGTTTCCTATTCCACAGCTACCGGGAGCCCGGTGCCGACAAGGGTTCCAGCATCGTTCCGCTTGATCGTTGGATCACGACCAAACGTCCGTGGGGGCGTGAGGCTCAGGGCAAGAAATATCGCCTTGCCTTCCACTTTCTGCGATACGAGAGGGACATCGCCGCGTTTCAAAAGCTGACAAAGCACAAGTATCTAGTGCTTCCCGTGCACGTCCGTAAGATCGAGCCGAAGCCGCGTACCAGCGTAGGATCGTGGTTAGCGGTCGAGATTCGCGTGCCATCCGCCCACGTTGCCAAGGCGAAAGCCGAATGGCACCTGACGCATACGCCTCGTCCCGGTAAGCGGGTGAAGGCGATAGGAGCAGCAGCATGAACACTGAAGCGACGAAAATTCCTGAATTCAACGAAAGCGTCGTCATGAAGTACGCCGGGGATTTCATGCATCTCGGCGATGTGGCACAATACTACGATCCGACAGTCTGTCCGGAGTTTTTCGCACTGTCCGCCCAACTCAAGTTTTTCGCAGGTCTCATGCCTGCGGATATCACGGCGGCAGACTTACACAACCGTCTGACGGAACTGCGTCAAAAGGTGTTGGTTGCACAGGATCGTCTGAATGCGATTCTCGATGCGGTCGATACCGCACGTACACAAGTTCGCAAGGAAATCCAACACTGAGGTTACTATGCCAGACCTACGTCCACGGGTAGACGACCAAGAGTTGTCGCCCAAAGCAAAACGCAATCTCCTCATCACCATCGCTATTCTGTTCGTAGCGGTTGTGGGGTTCTGCCTGTTCTTAAATAAGGACACGCGCATCATCGGTCAGGGTACACCGGAAACTCTAATTATGAAGCCGATTCAAAGTGCAACTATCGGAGCGAATGGTCTCGTCTGTGTTGAGATGCTTCCCGACCGCACTTTTTATGACCCGACCGCAGAAAAAGGGATTGAACAGCACTGCACACCCATCGAAAATGCATGGGTCTTGGTCAACAAGAAACCTGAGGTCGATGGTACTGTCGCCACGATTCAATTGCTCCATGACGCCCCGAATCCTTACGGCATGGATCATTACACTGCGACCAAGAGCATCCTGATTCTGGTGCGTACTGAGAAAGAACGCGAACAGTATCAGGACGTTTTGGACGCGGTTCAAACTCGTCTGTTTAAGGAACGGGATGTTGCTTTGACAGACCTGACCCAACAGTCAGCGAACTAATGTCCAAAGAGACCAAAAAGAAGGCGCAATGCCCGTCCTGCCGGAATGAGAGCAAGGGCGAGAGAAGGTACTATTGCCACGCGGTGAACTGCACGTGGTGTGGCGGCAGCAACTTTCACATTTGCTACGATCCTTGGCACGGAGACGTGAGTGTCGTGGTAGAGTCCTCGGCTCCGAAATCGGCCCCGAAGAAAAAGGTTAAAACAGAAGCGGAAGCCGTTTTGGATATGGACGTAGACTACTTCTTAGATTCGGTGATCTGATGCGTGGGTTCTTTCGACAAGTCGCAATCCTGATCCGGGAACTCCGCTCCCGAACCCGCTGCATCATCTGCGGCGAGAAGTACGAGGGACTGGCTCAGGACTGTAGGTGTACAAACTATGAACGAAATTAAGCCATGTCCGTTCTGCGGCGGTGTCGGGTCAGTGAGTAACGACTATGACGCCAACTCCAAGCTCCCCGACGATGAGCAATTTTTTGTTCGCTGTTTGAGTTGTGCCTGCGAGGGTCCGTGGGCTCGACTCGCAAGCAATGCAATTACCCTCTGGAATATGAGACATGAGAACGTTCAAGCTGCTGCGCATTAGAGACGTGTCGGGAATCAGCGGCACTGGGTATGTTGCGGAAGGTGTCGTGTTCAGCGATAATCAGGTTGTGCTTCGTTGGTTCAACACCGGAGCCATCACTGTGTTTGAAAATCTGGATGTGCTTGAGCGTATCCATTGCGGCGGCGGGAATTCCCGCGTGGAGTTCGTGTAATGGCAAATTACATCCATGTAGAAGCGAAGGGCGGGGGCACCGAGGACATCGATTTCGGTTTCACGACCGAAGAAGACCCCATCGATGTAATCAAGAAGTGGCGTGCCGAAGGTGGGATTGACACCGGAACCTCTCAATCAGGCAGGACACTCCAGACGGGGTCATTCATCCCGTGGCATAGGATTCGCGATATAAAGTTTGAGCGAAATTGGAAGAACACGTATCAGGGGGACGGCTTCTCATGAGGATGATTACTGGCTACATTGTTGCCGATCCGAGCAAGCTCCCACCGGGCACCTGTCAACGCTGCGGTGGTTGGTCACCGGGCTACGGGCCGTGCCATGATGGTGTCACCGGGATCGAGATGCATCACGCAGGCGGCGAAGTCCGTTGCGCGATCTGCGGTCGTTGCGGCGGCACCGGGAAAGAGCTATACTGGAAACGCATTCCACAATGGCGTTGGTACAAACCACAGACATGGGGCAAAGGTTGGTACGTGGACAACACAGGCACCGTCCAGAATCCACGATTCGGGCAGGAGTATTATCCATGAAAGAACGCACCTGTTTTTGTGAACTCATCAACAGCGGTATGGTGGATGGCAGGAATCCTCCCCTAGTATGTCCGGAGCATCCAAGAAATTTCAGCATTCCGCCTGAGGGATACGAGCCGCCCAAACTCCACAAGTGGCAGTTCTGGTTTAGCAAGCACGCACTGTGTTGGGGCGACCGGAAAAGCGGAACTACCTACCACGAGATCGGATACCTGTGGGTCTTCGTGATCGTGTGGGGCATCGGACATTTCGTCGTCCTGCCGCTCCTCCCAAAATAAATTGTTGACAGTTTTCCGACTTTCTGGTATTAGTATAGTAGTAGGAACACAAACTCGAATGGTTCGCATACACGCATTATCGTCGTCCTCAAGTAGCTCCCGTAGCGGGAGCGGCGGCGTTGGTGTGTGCTTGTAAACACTTGAAAACAAGCAAGTAAGAAACACCGATGAAGCCGCCTAGAAACTTGGGCGGCATTTGTGTTTTTAGGGTAGTTTAATGGTATAGCTGGTATTGATATACCATGGAGTGCCAATATCACAGATGCGGTAAGGAACTCATCGGCAGGCAGACGAAGTTCTGCTCTCCGAACTGTAAGAACAAAAACAATGTTCACCTTAGCCGTAGGCGGATGAAGCGTCGAGCAGTCGATTATCTCGGCGGAAAGTGTGTTGGGTGTGGGTATTCCAGATGTCTGGATGCCTTGGAATTCCACCACAACTGTGATGAAAAAGAGACTGAAGTTTCAAAGATGATCGCCAATAACAGACCTTGGGAGGTCATCTTACAAGAATTGAAAAAGTGTGAGCTTAGGTGCGCCAATTGCCACGCTGAGTATCATACATTAGGTGAGTTGGGAGAGAGGCTTATCCCGCTCGGTTGCTAACCGAGAGTCCCCCGCGAGGGGGACCGCAAGTTCGAATCTTGCACTCACCGCCAAGTTTTGAAGTTTGGTGAGTTGGGAGAGTGGTTTAATCCGCCACGTTGGAAGCGTGGAGCACCCGTAAGGGTGCCGCAAGTTCGAATCTTGCACTCACCGCCAAATTTTTGAAGTACGGTGGGGTTGGTACATGTGGCTTAGGTCCGCTCGTCTTGAAAACGAGTATACTTCAGAGATGGAGTATTGCCAGTTCAACTCTGGCTCCCACCGCCAAGTTTGGAGAGGTTGGTACATGTGGCAAGTCCGCTCGCCTCGAAAGCGAGTCACGGGGTTAATCACCCCGTGTGCAGGTTCGACTCCTGTCCTCTCCGCCATTTTACGTGCGCACGTGAAGGGAATTGGCATACCTTTCCCACTTAAAACGGGAAGCTTGTGGGTTCAACTCCCACCGTGCGCACCAAGTTTGGGGGAGAGCACTGGCTGTGCGGCTGGGCCTTATAAACCCGGAGTAGCTCCTGATTAGAGCAGACGGTGGGGTTCGAATCCCTACTCCCCTACCAATTTCTTCCTTCCTGTAGTATCATTCCAGCATGGAACTCACCGACCGCGAATACTATCGAGCGCACATGGCGGAATATGCCAAAGACACGATGGTTCTGTCTTTCACGAAAACCAATCATCCCAGTTATCAGGCGATTCTTTCAATGGGCTCCCTTGCAGTTCCATTCTTACTTGAAGACGTGCAGTCACAGCACCCAGATGGATCATGGACGCCGGGAGAGCGGCAGTTCTCTTACTGGGGCGCAACTTCGTTGCTCTGGCAAATCACGGCAAAGTCAATTAACACACCGCCTGCTCCAATTCTGCCGGAGAAGGATCGTGGTCGGCTGGCTCCGATTCGCAAGTTGTGGGTGGACTGGGGGATCGCGAATGGCTACCTAACGCCGAATGACCCCAAGATTCCTCTTCGTTTCAATCAGGTTCACCGCTTTGTGCCGAAGCGGTTCTTCGGGCTCCGCAATTACATCTGGCGTCTGACCACGCTGCCGAACAAGCATCGCATGAAACATTCATGGGACTACTGGAGAGCGATTTAATGGGTAACTTCAAGCCGTTCAAGATTCTTTTCTCCGGGATGGGTATCATTTTTCTTCTCATCCTTGGCTACCTCTTCCTGCACTGGGTCGGCGTACACGTCAGCTTCGTTGAGAGGCCGATTTCCGACAGCGACTTCAAGCAGTGGGTAATAGTCCTCCTCGTCGTCATCGCCTGCAAGAGCGGCGGCGATTGTAACTGCAACTGCAAGAAGGGCTGATATGGCGCTCCATCTATACGAGACCAACGAGGGTTACATCTGCGACCACGGCAAGCCGGGATCGATGATGCTGGCTTCGGTCCCATTCATTGCTCACTGCGAAGAGTGCATCCGCAAGGCATTTGCTGAAGCTTTAGAGCGGACGTTGCGGGAAAACGGCTTCTCAACCCCTTAACTATAGGGGGTACTTTTCATGATCGCTGCTCTTTTGCTCTACTTTATCTCGCTGGCAATGCTCGGATTCACCGTGGGCTGTGGTGTTTATGCCTACAAAAAGTCCACCACCTACAACCAGTTCATGAATGAACATCCGATTTTGGGTTGGACGGCTACGATCACGACAGCCGGACTGATTCTGTATGGAGAATTCCTGTTCCTTCTCTTGACGGTCGCCACGATCCTCGTTATGCTTGGACTAACCAATCTCGCAGTTCAGTAATAGGAGATCGAATGCCAGCAGCAACGAAGGATCACCGTAGCAAGAAGAACGCTCAGTCCCACGAGTCGCACCTTCGTCGGAAGCGTGAACTCAATGCCGCCAATACTACGGCGATTCAGTTCCAGCGCATCTATCGCATCAACTGTCTCAAGCAGCGCAAGGCAGAAGGTCGCCTGACCGAGAAGAACGAAAAAGAGATCGTCTCCCTCGGCATCACTACGGAAGTGCATCTCAAGAATGGCATCTGAACTGGCAGTAATGCGGTTGGATCGCCTCCTCGATACTGAGGAGGGACGGCGGCTCCTGACTGATGCCGTGATGGAAATCATGCGGACACGCGCAACAGTCGATGTCGGGGCGGTTGCGGCGGATTTAGCTCCGATGCTGGATGCGCAGAAACTATCCTTCCTCGTGGAAGTGTTGCAGGAAGCCGCTCAACGTTCCGGAATCGCCATTACCCTCCCGAATCAAGCATGACCACCGTCGTCCACGTCCGAAAATGCGATCCGCCTTTCGTCCAATTTACGTCCAATTTCGTCTACATCGGACGAGACTTTGACGGGTTCAAAGATGAGGGTTTTGGAAATCCTTTCCATTTGGGTAAAGACGGGAACCGAAAAGAGGTATTAAGCAAATATAGGGCGTATGCCATTCACCGAATGCAGCACGACCCGGAGTTCTGGGCGCGAGTCAAGAACCTCAAGGACAAGACCCTCGGTTGCTGGTGTAAGCCTTATGATTGTCATGGAGATATTTTAGCGGAGTTGGCCTATGCGCTTTGGGTGTGAACCGGGTGATGGAAGCATTCATATTATCCTAGAAAATGGGGAAAAACTCCCCCCTCAGTGGAACGTTCCCGGCGTCTCCGTCATGGAAGAAGTCGCCCCGATTTGCGGCGGCACGCAATACCGGATGATTAAGCAGGAGGACGAAATCCTTGCAACGACGTAATTTTCTTCGCGGTCTACTTCTCGCTCCGCTTGCCGGACTCTTCCCCACGTTCACGTGGGCTGAGGTCTGGAGCAAGTTCACTAACTGGGTTCCGGTACGATCACTTTCCAAAACTGAGCAACAATCTGAAATGCTCGGTAAGCTACTCAAGACCGCTGGAGGTCGGCAATTGCTTGCCGCATCTATCGGACCATCGATCCGCCGTCGTCGCGATTACACCAGTCTTATCCGCAAAGCGTTTCACACCCAAAATGATCCTGTCATTCGCAATGTGACAGAACAGGATTTGTACGTTGTTGGTGAAGAGGGCGGCGATATTATCCGGGTGAGCAACCCCAAGATAATCAATTTCCCGACGTTCCGCATCGTAAGCAACCCGATGATCCCGTACAGCGATGTCACCGGCAAGCGGTTCGACCTCGTCGCTCGTTGCCTCAACCTGTCCAAAGCAGAGATAGGTGCTTGCGAAGAGGGGTACATGTTCGCCTTAATGAACGCTGCCGCCGAGGGAGCAAACGCCGGGGGTGCGGGGAATCCCGATCTCCAGTATGAAGAGAGTCTCGAATTCCTCGAACCGATGAAAGCGCAATTCGCCAAACAGGGCGTCAAAGAGATCAACTTTGCGTTTGTCCATCCTCGCGATTTCGTCACCTTACTCAAGAACCAGACGTTTATGAATCACTTTGACCGGGAGACCAAACGTAGTTTCCTCAAAGCTGGCGTGATGGGTTACTACCAGTTGGCAGATAAAGGCGCAGTCACTTTCATTCAGAACCGTAAGGTCACATACGGATACATCTACATCACAGGCAACACTCCGGCGACCGAAACAGAACCAGCCGTTCACACTGGTTATGTCGTCGATCACGTTCCTCTGACCGTGCAATCGACAGATCGTCTTGATCTTGAACAGATCGGTTTCACGATCAGCGAAAAGGTCGGTTTCGCTTTGAATCCCATCGCCGTTCAACGTGTGAAGATTGCAACAGACAAACCTGTTGTTGAGCCCGTGGATGAAGGTGATGATTTAGACAAGATTATCGACAAAACGGGCATCTACCCGTGGGCTGAAGTCAAAGCTTAACGGCTACCTGTATCTCTGATGAGGGGGTACAGGACCGTGTCAATCATTCGTATCGACAATCCAAAAATCTTCATCGGGCTCAGTCCCGATGAAGCCTCTAGCCAGATCAAATCGTGCGAGTACGACGTTCGCATAATCAACAAACTGGTGCCCTATAAGCCGGACTACGATCCGCTGCGTATCTGCCTCATTGTGGAGAAAGATAAGGTGATCGATGCTTTTGTCGGCTAAACTGTTGATTTTTAAGCCATAAAATCCTAACCAAAATCGTCTCCAAGCTGGTAGGATATGGGCATGAATGCTTATGTTCTCACCCAGATGGAGATGACGGGCGATGGTGAACAAGCTCACGTCGTCACGCGCAACCGCAGCGTTACGTTTGATGTCGAGAAGGCTCAGGCATGGGCGAATCAAGGTGTCGATTTCGATTACGAAACCTTCGACATCACCACCGAGTCTATCGTCGCCGACGCGACCGGGCAACTCTCTCAAGCCATCGGTGAGGTCAAACAGCAAGCCATCGACTTGGGACAGGCATTCGATGAGGTAAATCGTTTGATCCGGGAGTTGAAATGAGAACTGCGTGGGCAATCCTCTTCACCTTCGGAATTTTCCTCGCCGTCGCTGCCGTCCTGTTCATGATGGGCTTCGGCGCTTCCCGGTTGCCGGGCCCAGTCGGTGACCCCTTCTATTTCCGGCGTCGTAAAGCCGGGAATATTCTCTTCGGCATCGGCCTCATCTGCATCACGATCTCAGCGGCAATCATTTCTTTCGGGGTGCCGCGATGAGTTTCGCACGCCAAAAACTTCTTGAAGTCAAGAAAGAGTTCGGCGAACTCGTGAAGGTACTTCACGACGATTGCGTATGCGTGCGTCCAGAATGCGGATGCGAAACATCTCGTCCGATTAACCGTATCCATGATCTGATCCAAGAACTTGAGGGAGAAATCCATGAGTAAACGCAAAGGAAACGTCCACCCGATTCTCGATCAGTTCGGTGAGAAACTTTCGCCGTTCTCATTCGACCGCCTGTACGGTGAGGAGAAGTATCGCCTCCAGAACATGGTGCTCAACATGGCGGATTTCCCGGCTGAGTACGAAGAGGGTGTCGATCAGGTGTTCTCGATCTATGCCGACCGTGCGCACACACAATGGTGGGCTGCCGCAAGTCTGGTGGAAAGTACGTCATCCGGCGATGCGTGGTTTAACGGCGTCTCGCATGACGACTTCCTGAAATTCGCAGGCAAGCTGTTCGGCGCTCTGAACAACCACCGCAAGTGCACCGGGGACGCTCTCACCTACAAAGCGTACCAGTACGCAAACGAATACGAACTCCGCTACAAGGAACTCTACGGCTCCATCGCCCTATCGGGTATGTGGCGTGGGCGCGAGGACGAGTTTGAAGGTGATGAGTACCGCCGTTTCCTCGACCTGAGCATTGCGACTGACAAGTGGGCACAGAAGCAGGCGATGGAGGAAGTCGTACCATTGCCCATCACCGGGGCACTGATGATCCGCATGACCAACGTATCGAGCGGCTATCCCTGCCCGGTGCTCATCGGCGTGATCCAGAAATCGAAGCTGCCGCGATACAATGGCGGCGGGCCGCTGATCGAATACCCGAAGATGCGCTACGGTATGGACATCTACGGTGGGCATCTGGACGAGTTAGAAGGTTTCTACCGGAGGGGTTAAATTGTTCCGATTCTTCGCTCTTTCGCTGATCTATCTGATTTTGATTTTCATCGCCCTCCCCCTGTGGTTGGAGGCGTTGCTGACACACAACCATCAGGAGTTGTGGTGGGCGAGTGTCGTAATCATCGCCGGACTTTTATCGTTGCCGTTCGAGTGGCAGCGTGCGAAAAAGGTCGGAATTATTGGCTGGCGTCCTCGGTAGGGATGGTATAATCTGGCTGGAGGAAACGTATGGAGATAGCCGAAGCATACCGCGACACCCGCGAGTTGACGCCGGAACTTCTGCTTGAACTCACGCAGTCGTATGAGTACCATGAAACCGACATGCACACCGGGTATCACACCGATTTGTGCGTAACCGAACGGGATATCGAGGTCATGGCTGAGTCGATGAAGAGCATCCTGTTCTTCGTGACGCCTGCATGTATGAGAGCGGCGATGGAACTGGCGCGGGATCGAGGTAAGCTGATCGGCAGCCGCCGTTGGCTTAAGGAATAACATGGCAAACATCAGCGAGGTCGGTCGCGACATCGGCTCCATGCTGTTCGGTCTGGGTGTGGCGATGGCCGTTGGCACCATAGCGGGGCTGCTTTTCTATCGGGCATACCCGGCGTTCGGGTCTGGCAATGCGGTAGGAATCGGTTTTGTGCTCGGCGGCGGTGCGGGGCTGGCTCTCGGTTCCCTGACATGGATGTTCATTCAATGGTCGAACAAGGAATAGCGATGGCTCAGATGCGAGTAGCGAGGAACGGCTGGATCGACGATCAGGGGCGCGTTCTTGCTCTGTTCGGCAATCCGGATGCCTCCCAGTTTCTTTTCGACCTTCTAACCGACGAACAGGCACAAAAGTTTCTGGAGTTCATGAAAGAAAACGCCTTCGTCCGGCAACAGGTTTGCTCTGAATGCCAGACCGAACTGTTCGCCGGAAACAACATCTGCCCCAAGTGTGGGCTCGACAACGAGGACAAGTAATGGCGATGGAAGGCTGGAACTGGATACACGGCTCCCCAAAGTGGCACTATTTCTTGGAAGATGGTCGAGCGATTTGTCGTAAGTGGATGACGTTTGGTGATAACTCCGACGCTCAGCAGGGCAACGATACCAGCCCGGACAATTGCAAAGCGTGCCGGAAGGCTCTGGAGAAGAGGGCGGCAAAGGCGGCGAAATGAAGCAGACGCAAATTCAGGAAATGTCGCGGATGCGAAAAGCAGTCGAACTTGCCGAGCAGAACTTGGCTCGGAAGCGCACGTCTCTCATTATCCTGCGGAACAAATGCGATCACCGCTTCTCCAATCGCCGGAGCGCAATGAAAGTCATGTCCACGCACAACGACCGCACTTGCGGGGGCTGGAAAGAGTGTGCTGTCTGTGCCGGAGAACTACCGGAGACCTTCGTCGAGGTCTGTCGCATCTGTCAACATCATGGCGAAGAATTCAGGGAACAACCGCCGCTGGCAAAACCAATCAGGCTGTAAGGGGGATTTATGGGAACAAGGGCGAAAATCGCGGCAACCGCGAAGCTGGCGAAAAAGGGCAATACTCTGGTCTATGAGAACCGGAAGCAAGACCCGATTCGTTGGGATATTTCTACGCCGGAACTTCGGGCGAAAGGTTTTCTCGAACTGTTCGAGTTCCTCAAGCGAACATGGAAGGTTTATACCTGCGGCTTCTGGGGAACGTCCGACCGCGAGAAGATCGTGCAGAAAGATTTGTATCAGCAGGCGTGCGCAGGAGACGCCAAAGCAGCCGAGAAGTTGCTGACCATGCGCATCGACTATGAGTACGAAAACTGGTACATCCTCGACGCTCCGGCTGCCGCCAAGGGTGAACCCAAGAAGGTGCTGGCACGCCGTTCAAACCCGGTCTACGTAAAAGACATTCGCCGTCAGGATTCCTCCGGACGCTACTCGTTCGAGTTGAGCAATGGGGAAGAGATCGAGATGATGTATGTCCCGGTCAACACGACCCGTCAGAATTGGGAGAACGGTTGGCTGATCCATCACTTCCTGATCGACAGTTTCTACGAGAAGCTTGGTCGTGACAAGGACAACGAGAAACTGGTTGAGGAACTCCTGTCGCACATGAACTACATGCGCATGACCCTCTACTACACTCTGCATCCGGAGCAGATGCCTCTCGGCAAGTCGCTTCCGATCTGGCAGAACCGTTCCATCTCGGCGGCTGAGGGACTGATCGAGCGTCATGGCGGCAACCCGGTCGAGAAGTTGAAGGACAAAAAGGTTCGCCCGACCGATCTCCAGAAGGCGCAGAACGCCGTCAGCGGCTTAATTCTCCAATTGGAGAGCCTGATTGGTTGCGTAAAGCGCATCAAGCAGGGCAAGTATGATCTGGACACCTTCCACGATCACGATCTGAGCCGTTACGAGGAGAAGATCGAGGAAATCAAGAAGGGCATGATCGAGGACTAATGCCGGACCGGAAGTACGAGCCTCGCGATTTCGTGATTGTCCGTGTCTCCAAGAAGCGGTGGAGAATTGCAGTCCTCCGGCTATCCGGGGAGAAGCTGCAAGCGGACTACATCACCGGGAAGTTCAAGTCGCAGGCCCGTGCTGCCGAAGCACTGAAAACGTGGAACAACAGTGCGTATGGCATTCAATACGGAGAATACGCGGAGGCATGATATGGGTCTTTTTCCGAGCAACATGATCGCAGAAGAAGTTAATGGCGGCGTCAAGGTGTTCGCCAACGTCGCACGTCGCATCGCACGCGACAACCCGGAGTATCCCTACAAGTCTGTCCTCCTGCCTGAGGCTCCGCAGATCGTCGAGGAAGTCAAGAAGATCATCATTGGAGAATTGATTGAGGCTGGCATTCCGCACAAAATGAATGGCGAAGGCGTATGCGGGATGTTCGACATGTCTTTTGACGACGTAGAAAGTCTCCGTATGTCCAACGGCTACTTCCCGGAAGTTCCGTCGAAGCTGATCGGTTTTTACAACAAGTGGAAATTTGAGCGACGTTGGTATTACTATGTAGCAGAGGGTGCCGGAATCCCTCCGGAATTCGCCATCCCGTTCGACAAAGAATGGGGTCGTCAGGTCAGAGTTCACGGTGACTGCGGTTGCCGTGGGGCGGAATTTTGGGGAGAAGGCTTCGGGATCGACATGTATCACATCGATACTCCCGCAGGTTTGAAAGCATTCATCGGGCTCCTCGATAAGGTTTACAAACCACATCCGCGAGAGTAACGTGAAGCTGTCTAAGATCGGTATAGGTGCAATGATCGTCGCCGCTGGCGGCGGTGTCCTCTGGTTAATCTCCCACTGCAATCACAAATTCACCCGCCCGTTCAGCAACACCCCGTGGCGTCGAAAGCAGACCTACGTGGTATGCATCAAATGCGGCGGGGAGTACGAGTACGACGCTGAACTCATGGAAGTCGGCAAACGGCTACCGAATATCGTTGACTCGGCTCCGAAACATACCGTAATCTAGGGACATGTTTCCCACAATCAACATCCCCCAAGCACTCAGCGTCTATGACGATCTGGTTAAGGCGTACTACGGAGACAACCGCTACGGCGGTAACGTTGCTGAAATCTATGCCAGCCGTTGCACGGAGTACAGCGCCTCGATCTACTGTGCAGTCGGAGCCGCTGACCTTCACAAAGATGGGTTTCTTTACGACGCTCTGTTAGAGTTCACCAAGAGCGCCGGGGACAACCTGTTCTCGATCATCGAACTGTTTAAGCAGCACTACCCGGACGCCAAAGTCCATATTCAAGGGTGGGTGGGGCCGAAGAGTCGCGAAGTCTGGCGCATTCCCCGTATCGGATTACGGGGCGGATTCAACCATCGAGTTCATGTCCGGGTCACGCATCCGGGTCAGAAAATCCACGGCGAATGATCTGGCTGGCAAATGTTGCTCTCTTTCTCGCGCTCTGGCTGATCGGGAGAAAAACCTTCCGAACGGGCTATACTTTGGGCGTAATCGGGAGTATCCTGTACGCAGTGGTTTCGATTCAGATTCATCGTTGGGATTTTGCGTCATTCAACATAGCGATGACCCTGCTTAATGGGTGGAATTTATGTCAGAACTGGAACAAGACTGGAAAGACCGCTGTGACAAAATCGGAGTTGATCCCTTGACGACATCAGGAACCCCGCAAGATCAAATGATGTTCCCGGAGAAGGCGACCTATGAGGTAATGCCTTCGCGAGAGCCGCAGAAAGAACCTCGCAAGCTAGAATTTCTATTCGCTGACGTTATGGGCGTCTGGTATTCCGCCCCGGAGACGTGGGTGCGCATGGATGGCTCCGAGAAAAAGCATGTAGAGCCGGGTCAGATCGGACTGCACATCAAGTGGGGAGCCAAGAACTACGGCTTCGGCGAGTACATCGTGCGGTTCATGACGGACGGTACGATCAAGGTGCATGACGAGTATGGCGGGCCGAATTTCTCGCAACAGCTTTTCGCATTCATCGGTGAACAGATTGCCAAAGGCGAACACGACCGCGAGAGAGACGCGAAGGAAACAAAATCGCTGGCAGAACTAGCGAAGGAAGTCGAAGAATCGAATGAAGGTTCTGGAACAACTCAAGGCGAATAAGTTCCCCTACGCGGGGAACCTGATCCACCTGTTCAAGGCTGGCTCCGAACTCCACGGTGCCAAGGTCGAGGGCAAGCAGGATGAGGATTGGATGGGTGTGTACGTCGAGAGCCCCAACATGGTGATTGGGCTGGACGAATACCCCCACTACGTTTGGTCATCGGCTGGCGACCACGACAAGAACAAGCCGGGGGACATGGACATCACTCTTTACAGCCTGCGCAAGTGGGTCAAGCTGGCGTGCACGGGGAATCCTACGATCCTCGGCTGCCTGTTCGCTCCCAATGTGCTGGATAACGCGCATTGGAGCAAGGTTGTGGCGAAGAAGGATTTGTTCCTCGCCAAGTCCGTGGCTGAGCCGTTCCATGGTTTCGCCGATCAGCAGCTTAAGCGGGTGCTCGGCGAGAAGGGCAAGGGCAAGCATGGTCAGCGTCCCGAACTGGAGCAGAAGTTTGGGTACGACACTAAGGCTGCCATGCACGTGCTGCGGCTCCTCGGTGAGGGCGTGGAATTGTTGATGGCGGGTAAGATCACCTATCCTCGTCCCAACACCAAGATTCTGATTGACTGTCGGCAGGGCAAGTTTGATTTGCCGTCTGTCAAGGGAATGGCGGATATTCTCTTTGCCGATCTCGAACGGGCTCGACGCGAATCCGGACTGCCGGAGGAGTGCGACCGTGCGGGAGCTTCTCAGTTCTTGACGGATTTCTACCTTGACTACTGGCAGCAACAGGAATCGCAGATGAACCGCGTTCTAGCGAAGGGAGTAAATCTTGCTTCCCGCTGGATCGCGGGACACCTGCGCGTGTGCCCTCTGACTGACGGTCATCCGGCGTGGGAAGAGTGGAAGGAAGAAGATGTCGTGAAGATCGCCATGATCGATTTGGCGATGCGGAGCAGTGAATGAACAACGTCTACATCCCCGTATCCAGCGACACCATCGTGAAGATGGACGAACGCGGACTGCCGATGATAACGACCATCAGTCGGTTCAAAGCACCGTGCGAAGGGCCGGATTGCTGGATGTGCAAATCACTCAAGGAAAATAAAGATGGCGGCGATTCAAGGTAATACGGTTTGGAACAACCGGGGAAGTAGCTGGGACTTCGAGAACAATTCCGACGCATGGCAGGCTTACGGTTTGATCTGCGACTATGAAGCCTACATCAACGATCTGATTGCTGCTGGTATCGTCGAGGTTCATCGTGGTGAGGCTATCTCGACCGAGATCAAACATCATCCCTTCGAGCGGCGAGAATCTGATGTACGAGTGTGACGGCGGCGAAGTAGTCGTTAAGGACTGCAATGAGGGGCGCTTCCGCCTCGGAGGTCTGCTCGACTTCCATACATGGCGATGCGAGGACGTGTACGTTTGGCCGAACTCATGGGGTGATCGCACAATTACCGAACGTTGCCGGGTCTGCGGAGCCGAGCGTCAGTATGATCTTCCCGGAGGGCCGTAGTGAGTCACGGCACCTGCTGCCTCTGCGACCGGGAACGAGGCGACATCACCCGGCACCATCTGATTCCTCGCACCATGCACAGCAAGAAATGGGTGAAGGAACGTTTCCTCATCACGACCCTGCGGATCACGGTGCCCATGTGTAAGCCCTGTCACAAGCAGATTCACGAGTTGATTACTGAAAAAGACATGGCACGGGAGTACAATACTGTGGAAGACCTCAAGGCTCACCCGGAGGTCGCTACTTGGGTCGAGTGGGTGAGAGACAAGGCATTCTAATGTGCTTTTTCGCGATGAAGCCGGAACCGAAGGGCGATGATCCCATCCCCTACACCTATTGTCCGCACATCATGACTGAGTTTGAAGGACGGCCTGTGCTCTGGTCGCGGACTGGCACCATCGGCATGTGCTCGTGCTGCTGGCATTACATGTGCGGCAAGTGCTACAGCCATCACCCGAAGCCGGAGAACGCGCCTCACGGGATTCTCCCTTGCCATTGGGATACGCGACAGTTTATATTCATGGTTGAACGCTTCGGTGATCTACCTCAGAGCGAACAAAGCAGAATTTGGCGAGACCCAGTTGCACGGGCAAAGTTTTACCACGAGACGCCGATAAGGGGCTGATTATGAATTCTTTTGGTCTTAGATTCATTGCTTTTGTGTTCGTGTTAGCCGTGCTGTTCGGTGCCATCAACGCCAATCGACTTTATGAGTCGCACGTTACGACGACAGCGACGGGACGTGAACCCGTCCAGCCAGAGCCATACAAAGCGGTGTCCTCGATCTACGTTTGGCATCAACCCCTGAAGGACATGCCCGTGGGCGCACAGGGCTGTTACGAGGTTTTCTACACGTCAAGCGGAGAGCCGTTTGTTTGGGCGTGGGAAGATTCAGACCCGATCTGCCACACTATCGTCCGGCGTGATAAGGACGGCTGGCACGCCACACAGCAGGGACCGACAGACCATGAGCAAATCACCGGGTATGTGTCGGTCAGACAGGCTGAGGGCATCCCGATCTCGTAAAAAATTTTTTCGATAGTTGTTGACAAACCGACTACCGATATGGTATTAGTAGTAGTGAGCTTGAGAAATTCATGACCTTCATGACAGCCAAATCGAGCCGAAAGCATCAGCGCCGGAATAATCGCTGGTTCGGCACGGGTCTGTTCTCTGAAGGGTGGGGCGCTTAAAGCCTAGAAACCCAAGAGATTAACGAGACCCGGAGCCAAAAGGCTTCGGGTTTTTTGTTTTGGTCTTTGAAAATTTATAGGGGCGTAAGACTATCTGGCGTCGTCGGCTGGTCTCCAAAACCATGCAGTGGGGGTTCAAATCCCCCCGCCCCTGCCATTGGGCGATGGTGTAATTGGCAACACACTTGGCTCTGAACCAAGGGACTGATAAAGCTTGTGGAGGTTCGAGTCCTCCTCGCCCAGCCAATATTGCAATAGGACTGGATACTTGCCGAGAAAGGGTACGGCGTTCGCGTCGGAGAGTATTTCGGGTGTCGAGAAGCCAGCCTTACGGCTACAATCCGTGAAAGCCGTTTCGATGGTGGGCGTAGTTCAACTGGTAGAACGCAGGATTGTGGCTCCTGTAGTTGCGGGTTCGAATCCCGTCGCCCACCCCAAGTTTAGATGTGGTGTCATTAGCCAAGAGGTAAGGCAAGAGGTTGTGGCCCTCTCATGCGTCGGTTCGATCCCGACATGACACCCCAAGTTTTGAGGAGATAGCAGATTGGATCGACATAGTAACGGGCTTATAGCTCAGAAGGAAGAGCACTGGAATCCGAATCCAGAGGTCGGCGGTTCGAGTCCGCCTAAGCCCTCCAGAGTTTTGCAAGTGATCGCTGGCAGTCCGATTGATTTTGACTGCCCTCTTTGCGGCAAGCCGAAAGGCGTACCCTGCAAAGTCAGGATCGTGGAAGAGCAGATCGTAGAGATCGACTTCCATCTTGACCGCAAAAAGTTGACAAGATTGTCCGCATAGCTCAACTGGATAGAGCGCGTGCCTACGAAGCATGAGGTTGGGGGTTCGAGTCCCTCTGTGGACACCATATCAGGGGTGTATTGTCGGTTCGAATCCGGCTGGTCGTGGGTTTCACGATCATAGGCTCAAATGGTCAACCAACGCCCCGTCGTTTTTATGCCTCCGTGTCGGCAACTGGATGCCACCCTCGCTACGAACGAGGAGCCCGAAAGGGAATGCAGGTTCGAGTCCTGTCGGGGGTTCCATTTTGAAGTATTGAAGAGTATGAGCAGACTTGAAGAGTTGTACGCGCAGTTGGAAAAGACGGAGCCCGGATCGCCGGAATCGAAAACAATAGCGGAAAAGATTCTGGAAGAGGTCTTCGGCGGCGTCCCGGAAGGGAAAGAAGGCGCGACTGTTCATGCTCCGGGTTGTAAGTGTGGTTGGTGTTTGATGGGAGATACAAAGTTTTAACACTGGGATGTAGACCGTAATTGGTAGCGGGCGTGGCTGTTAACCACGTGCAGAAATGCCTTGTAGGTTCGAGCCCTACCGTCCCAGCCAGATTTTTCCGGGGTAGCTCAGCGGTAGTAGCGTCCGGCTGTTAACCGGATGGTCGCAGGTTCGATCCCTGCCCCCGGAGCCAAGATGTAAACGTGCGGTTGGGGAGCGGAGCCCTCGGCGAGGGTGGAAAGCCTAAACTCCGCTCCCCGCTGTGGGGGCTGGGTCGCCTGTATAGCGCCACTCCTCATGCTTAGGGCACGGGATGTCGTTTTCGAAGACTTCTAGGATTGGAATTGGGATGTGGCACTCGCAAAGCAGGATCGCAAAGTAGCGTTCCTCACCGTCTTCGGTTTTTGCGTAGGCACCACAGACCTGCATACTTAAAGAATACCAAAGTTTGGGTGCGTCGTATAGCGGCTGATTATATTCCCCTCTTAAGGGACTTGACGTTGGTTCAAATCCAACCGCACCCACCAAGTTTGTGGTATTGTGTAGTATGGCTTTTACCAAGGAACAACTCGAAGCACTGGCTGCTCCATTGCGGCATGTGATTTTCGACAAGGACACCATCGCGTACCTTGAATGGGTTAGAGATAACCCAAACGAGTGGGCACAGATGATGCAGCAGCGCGATAAAGAACGACAATTGGGGGGTTAGCTCAACTGGCAGAGCAGGGGCCTCTTAAGCCTCAGGTTGCGGGTTCGACTCCCGTGCCCCTCACCAAATCTAGTTAGGAGTTTGCTATGTTCGGTCCAGCGGAAGATGTACCGGGCGAATGCAATGCTCGGTTGGAGATCGGCGACGATTATGGCGACAATGTCGCCACGATGCGTTGCCAGCGGGAGCCGGGTCATCCGGATCGGCACCGCGAAGAATACGTGGACGTGGACAAAGGTGTTGTCACCGTCCAGTGGGGCAATCAGCCCGAATAAGATTGGAACGTGTACACGTTCCATCGTCCTCGGCTCGGCGACGGTCGGGTAGCGGGGACAGCGTACCGTAGCTTAGTTGGCAGAGCGTCCGCCTTGGAAGCGGAAGACGCAGGTTCGAATCCTGTCGGCTTTGTGTTGGCTCCGGCAGTACCTCGACGGAGGGAATAGTCCGGAGCCGCTTACGTTTATGATACCAGCGTGTGTGACATGCACCGATTGCGGGTTCGCACCATACGGGATGTACATGGTGACGAACGAGCTTTGGGCAGCGGCGGGACTGAAGCGTGACGATAACGTTTGTCCTCTCTGTCTGGAGAAGCGTATCGGGCGACCGCTGACACAAGAGGATTTTACGCCGTTCCCGTGCAATAGGATCATCCGAGCCCACGGGGTTCAGGCGCACATTGATTTTTGGAAGCCTTTAATAGAGGAAGATTATCGTGAACGACACATTGGTACTTGACATGAACTGGCAGCCTGTCGGCTTCTGCTCTTGGCAGAACGCCGTGAAGCTCTGGTACGAAGGGCGTGCTCAGGTCATCAAGGAAGACGAGGCGGGCCGCGTGCTGCGTTCTCCATCTTTCACGATGGGTATGCCGCGAGTCATTGTCGTTCGTAACGCTTGGACTCGTCGTCGCCGTCAGGCTGTGCCGTTCAGCCGTCGCAACATTGCTGTTCGTGACGACTCGACGTGCCAGTATTGCGGCAAGATACTGCACACCCACCAGTACACGCTGGATCACGTACTGCCGCGTTCGCAGGGTGGTGTGTCGTCTTGGACGAACCTTGTTCTGGCTTGCATCCGTTGCAACAAGTACAAGGCCGGACAGACGCCGGAGCAGGCAGGCATGACTCTGTTGAAGAAGCCTGTCGAACCGAAGTCCGATGATCCGAAGTACAACTTCAAGCTGCACATCCGCCACGTCCGTGCCGAGTGGAAGGAATGGTCAAGCTGGCTCTACTGGAACATCGAATTGGATCGTTAATGCTGCACACCGTCTACAAAACGGTTTGCCTGCTAAACGGCAAATTCTATGTTGGGTATCACAAAACTAAAGACCCGTCCGATGGATACCTCGGCTCCGGCACGTACATCCGCCGAGCAGTTCGTAAACACGGACGGGTAAATTTTAGAAAAGAAGTGCTTTTCATCTTTCCGGATGTTGAATCCGCGATGGAGAAGGAAAAAGAACTGGTTGAGTTGCATCGCACTAACCCGCTTTGCATGAATCTGAAAGACGGTGGGCTCAACGGGAAGATGCCGCCTCATGTCGGGCAAGCAGTAGCGGCAGCCAACCGAAAACGGGTTGGATGGCATCATACAGAGGATGCCCGAAACCGGATGCGAGCGTCCGGCAAAAAGGTGAAGACGCCACGAGGCGGTTGGAACAAAGGACGAGCGTGGTCGGCTGACGTGCGGGAAAAAATCAGTGAGGCGACTGGTGATCGTTCCGGTACAAGGAATCCGAATTTCGGAAATAAAGGCTTGAAGAACCCGCTGTTTGGGACGATCCGGTCGCAGGAAACACGAGATCGCATAGCCGCTGCGCAGCGTGCGCGGTGGGCGCGGAGGAAAAATGGAATTAACGGGTAAGTATCGCATAATTCGAGAGAATGCCGTGGTAGGTGAGGCTGAGGTAGGACCTGATGGTTCAATCACTGCAATCTACCGACCTTCTGAGAAGTGTGTGTATCATGGGAAGGGCAGCGTTCAATACGGCGGCGTACAACCCGGTCCTGTAAATGGTACGGTGAATTTCGCCATCCAATTCGGAAGTCAACTTCCTGTGGGCGGTCCGGGAACAAAATTCGGATTCTCGTTTAACGGCAACAAAGCGGCTGATGGGTCGCTGGCGTTGCAGGGGCACCTGAGCCCGGTTGCCCCCGCGTTCCGGCAAGTTTATAAGTTTTCGGCTGAAAAAGAGGCGACCGATGGGTAACGATTTCATTTGGGCACCGAAAACCGGACTTAGCAGTCTGTTCACCTTAGAGTGTTTCTATTGCGGCATCGAGCTTAAAACTGATGATTTGAGCAAGAAATACGCAAATGATGGGGCTACGGTGGACCACAAAGACCCCGTGAGCAAATTCGGGTCTGAGTTGCCAAGCAATAAAGTGGATGCCTGTCGAAAATGTAACTCGGAGAAGAATGATCGTAGTCTCGAAGACTACCGTCAATGGCTCATTGTTCAAAATGAATTGAACACGGAAAAACCCGCAATGATTATGGGGCTTCTGGGTTGCTGGACTAGCGGTCAGTTGCGTCGTAATCCAAGCCCAATGGCTGTTCTATTCGGGATGGAGTGGTTGTTCCCCGGAGAACTGAAAGGGAAAGTATGAACGTCAAGCGTTGTTGTGGGTGTGGGCTTGTAACATCTCGGATCGGACCGAACAGCTTTCGAACAACGATCAACCCACTTCAGCTTGTGGGAATTACCGACGAGCATTGGGCTTCGGGCACCTGTCCTGTTTGTTATACCCCCACATTGAAAGACGGAGCAGGAATAACGATTCGTTTGGTCGGCAACTCCCTTTATGAGGTTGTGGGACAAAATAAAACTCTTGATCGAAATGAACTCGTTACGTACCTGTGGGAGCAAGGTCTGAGTGCGCGAGAAACGGCTACCGTTTCTGGTATGATCCACGGGTATCACGAAGCAACGTTTTAACGGTATTCCCGCACGGTAACATTCACCGTGTGATCGTGCGGGAAACCTGATTTGTTACCGGACGGGAATATGCCACACGTGCAGGGTTGCTTGTTTTGTTTGCTGGAAAAGCTAACTGTGATCTTCGGCTTCGCGGCAATAGGGCTGGTGTGCATCTTCGGGATGCTGGTGGACGCGGTTCATTTTCGCTTCCTGATGGCAGCCAAGGATTTGATCGGTTATTTCATCGCTATAGTAGGGATCAGCGTGGTACCGAAAATGATAGATCGGTTTCACGGTTTACTGGATCAGTGGGGATTATGAAGGTCAACCATCAACGCGGGTATCGGGACGAGCGGGATTACAATGCAATCCTGCGTGGTGGTTGCTGGACATGCGGAAAGCATGGAGCCGCGAGAAACAGACGCGGTCGCAAGAAGTTTTTCAACTCTCGTGAGCGATTCCGGACGCACATGGAAACTCGGAAGCTTGCGAAAGATGGTGTGGTAGAGTAGGATTGACCCCGTAGCTCAGATGGAAGAGCGGTGCGGTCCTAACGCACAGGTCGAGAGTTCGAATCTCTCCGGGGTCTCCAAGTTATGAACTGGATGTGGCTTTGCAGGATTGGTTTTCACGATTGGGTGTATTCAGTGTTTCGTCCTGTTGCACCTGAATGTGGTGGTGCCGTACCTTGCTACTACGAGAAACGCTGTGAGCGTTGCGGTCTCGAAGAGAAGGGCGAGGGTTGGTTTTAGGGGGCGTATGCCTACTTTGGTGATTGAGTTCAATCGCAAGATGAATGACATCCTCCAGCAGATGGCGGATGAGAAGGGCACGACCAAGGTAGATATCATCCGGCGTGCCGTGGCGTTGTACAAGTACCTGACTAACGAACTAGCCTGTCGCCGTAAGGGTGACACGCCGAAGAAGTTGGTCATTCGCCGGGGCGATCTGATCTTGAAAGAAGTCGTATTGCCGTGAGTCTTGAGTGCAGTGAGTGCGAACGCGATCTGCGCGGTCCTCATGCTGAGGATTGCTCAAGATACACGCCGCCAAGGGCTTGCAAGTGGTGCCCTCATGATGAATACGACCATGATGAGGAAGATTGGTGCTGGAAATGCGGCACCTTCGGCCCGTGTAGATTCTTTGAACCAGCTTCCTGAACCCTTAAATAGGGGGCATGATGAAGCTGACGGAGTACGTGATTATCGCGGAACCGTTCGATACCTCAGACCTGACCTCGACGTTCTATGAGTCGGGCATAGACGAGGAAGACGCTCTGAAACAGTTCCGCAAGAAGCACCCAACGATGCGGGTGCAGGAAGTTCGGGAGCGGTAAATGGGCAAAAGGAAGCCGCAACCAAAGATCAAGTTTGTGTGCAAGTTGTGCGGTAAAGATGCGCCGAAGGATGAAGCTCAGTCCAATGAAAATTGGACAGTAGTTAGTACGACCTGTCCATGCGGCGGCACCATGAAGATTGTTGTAGAATAAAGTTTAGCCCTGTCGTTCAACGGTAGGACATCTGCCTCTGGAGCAGAGTATCGGGGTTCGAATCCCTGTGGGGCTGCCAAGTGTACTCATGGGGGAAGCGAGTCGCCCCGTCCTCATGGGCATTAGAGGCGGCAGTTATCGCTCACTGTCGGAGCGGCAAAACGTCAGGATGTAAACGTGACAGCCCGGAGAGACGGGCACTTAAAGAGACCATGAACACTGCAATCAATCTCGTCGCAATGGCCTGCTTCGTAGCGGGTATGGTCGTATTCTATCTTGCACTGACCTCCCTTCCCCTCAGACGAAAACGTTAACCACAAACGTGGGGGCGTAGTCGGGGGGCTCTTCTAAAGCCTTAGCCGTAAACCGGAACTGCGAATGCGAGTTCGAATCTCGCCGCCCCTTCCATATTTTTCTTTGGGAGTATCGTCTAATGTCAAGACCCCCGCCTTTTAAGCGGGCCGATCTCGGTTCGAATCCGGGTGCTCCCACCAATGGGGGCGTAGCTCAGCGTAGAGCAGCGGGCTTTTAACCCGAAGCGCGTGGAATCAATCCCCACCGCCCCCACCAAATCTCTGCTATAATCCTTCCGTGACAATCTATCATCTCAGCGTCATGACATGGTGGGGCATGTGCCCCGGTGCCATCCATTATTTCGGCACTATCGACTCTCGCGATATGGAAATGAAGACCGTCCACATCGACGGCGACCACGATCTCTACTCCGAAGAAGCCGTCATCAAGGAAGCTCGCCGCTGGTTCCGCAAGAACGCCAAGCGTGGCGACATCATGCTGCTCGGCGGTGCTGCCTATCGCGATCCGCAGAAGGTTCTGTGCGGCCCGGCAGAGTTCAAGAAGAAAGGCAATGCCTTGTACGCCAAGGCTGAGGCGATTGATTTCTGGGAGAAAGATGAAGCCCGGATGCAGAAGCTTTCCGATCAATGGGACGTACTCATCGAAAAGTATGGGACAAGTCACAAGGCAAAATAGAATATGGCTGTTCGGCTACTGTTGGAAGTATGCGGTCGCTCTGAACATGCTCAAAGGCTGGCGGATTTGGATGTGCTCGGAGACGCCCGACCCGGATGACGGATTCTACCATGCAGTCGTGGAGCGCGACGACGGGATGCTGTATGACGCGAGCGGTGTAGTTACGACCGAGGAATTGATGAAGCGTTACAAACGTCGGGAATGCTTCCTGTGCTACCCGCAGCAACACCACTACTACCACACCGACATGGGAGCCGCGATCAACGATGCAGCACAGCAGTTGCAAAAGGTCGGTTTGTATTGACACTTTTTTACCGCTACCGGGTTATATAGTCAGGAGGGTCTACCTCATGAAGAAGTTAGCGTTGATTTTCGCAGTATTGATGGCATTTTCACTCCCCGCTCTGGCACAGCATCGCGGCAGTGGGGGTGGTGGGCACTGGGGCGGCGGACGTGAACCACACGAGCACACGCAGGCGATCCGTCAGAATCACCAAGCCTATCGCGGACATGGCAGCCCGGAAATTCGCGATCACTGGGATGGTCGCCGCTTCGACCGCGCCTATTTCGGAGCCCACTGGGGCTACGGTCACCAGTTCTACTGGTATCACTGCCGCTGGTGGGGACCGCGTTTCGTGGTCGGCAGCCGCTTCTACTATGGCGGTGCGTGGTTTATGATCGTCGATCCGATTCCGGATTACTGGGGTGATGAGTATGTCTACATCGACGAGATCGACGGTATCTACTACCTTGTCAATCCGCTGTATCCCGGCACTCACATTGTAGTCAACGTCGTGTTCTAAAATGAGGGGGAGAAATCCCCCTCTTCTCTTCCCAAAACGACGGCGGTCGAGGTATTATTCCAATATGACTCGTCACCCTTCCGTCATCGATGTCCGCATCAAAAACTCCGAGAACAACACGTTCTACTATTTCGCCGCACGCGAAGATCGCTTGAAGGCGTTTTACCAATTCATCGTCGCCGACCGTAAGACCGTTCCCGGCCCATTCATTCCCGGCATCTCCGGGATGGCACTGGAAGGAAGCAAGTGTCTTTTCACTAGCCAGTTCAACAAATTTCCATCCATGGACGTGTTGGCATGGCTTCGCGATCAGCAGAAGACTTACCTCGGCGAATACCCGAATCCGAAAATCGAAATCCCGGAGATCGAGAACGCACTGGAACGTTTCGGTCTGGTAACACCACAGTTGCATCAAGACGGCAGCGGGGAAGAGATCGTAGTGGAGCCTGCATCGAATGCTGAATGAGTTGTTGCAGAAGCTTCGACAGTTGAAGCGAGATTACATCGCTGGTAAGCTGTCCAAGCAGGAAGTCGTCGATCAGATGGGGCTGTTGCTGCGTCAACGCGGCATGATGGCTCCGGATGCCACGATGCATATCGAAGACTTGCCGGAGGAATTCTGGCTACCGTGCGACTGTATCCTGTGTCGTGCTGAGCGTGGCGAAGTGCCGCTGCCAGTAGACGCTGTCATGGAAGTCGAGGCTCTGCGTACCGCCTACCAGTTCGGGATGATGAGTAAGGTGGAAGCCTTGATGAAGATTCAAGTCGTATTCCGGCGTCACGGTGTGAGTGAAGCCGATGCGACAGCTTATTGGAAAAATCCAATGAACAAGAGGACGCCACACGACGTTGAAATCAAGCCCATGTCCGACAGTGAGAAGGATTTCTTCGCCGGGTTGGAAAAACAGATGAAGGACGTTCCAAAGGATGAAAAATGACTAAAGGTGCTTTAGAAGTTCTCCGTGTAGCCTTACGAAATATCTGTGCTCTCCCACAACCGGATGGACACGACTGTGATGACGACATGGTAATCGACACCCTGTCCAAGATGATCGGGGGCGAAATGTTTGGTTTTGAGGTTTGGGCTACCCAAGGTCAGGGTGGGGTTTTGGATGAGACCTACCCAACGTTCGAAGAAGCTTTGGCTCACGTGGAGCAGCACAAGGGTGATGCTTCCTTCGGTATTAAATACCCCAACGGCAACTGGCATAAATGGGCATGAGAATCGCCAAGATCAAGTTCAGCGAAGAGCAGGTTCGAATGATGGTCGATGGTAAGACCGTCGTTGTGCGTACCACCGAGGGCGAGATGCATCTGACCATGGATCAGACTCGTGTTGAACTTCGCCGTGCCGCCGACAAGCTGAAGGACATCGGCAAAACCAAGACCGGGTTCGAAGACCTGTTCGGTGACGGTTTCGATTTTAACGGCAAGAGTGGCGGATTCAAAGACATCTTCAACGACATCATGGGTAAGAAGAAATGAATCTCGGTTACGGACTAATCGAACGCAAGAAACGATACACGCTGGAGGAAGTTCTTGCGTGGAAATATCCGGGCTTCAAGATCAAAAAGACCTACAGCGAACGAGAAGTGCTGCGGATGAAGGGGATGCTGGGTGGAACCGGACTATATGCTGGTGCCCTCATGATCTATGATGACTGCCCTACTGAAGTGGGACACATCATCGACCGTCAGCTTCGCAAGCACAACATGTCATTCAGTTTCCGGAAAGGTCAGCGTTCCAAGGTGGTTCAGCTTGATGACGCCAAGCCCTTGCCGACGAATTACTTTTTCATAGCAGAGAAGATCATCGGAGAGGCATACGATGAATATTTACGACGAGAAGAACAACGGTCCGGTAACGGAAATCGCTGATCCCGGTTTCCGCGATCAGGACATCGAGGTCGGCGACGTAGTCACGATTGTGGCTCCCCCCATTCGACGCATGGGCGGCTGGTTTGCGCACCCGCATGTGGGGCGCTCCGGCAGGGTCGTGGATTACCAGCGACGTGCGAATGGCGATCCCTACGGTCGTGTGGTAGAATTGGCTGGGGGCGATCTCCGCAACGTTCGCGTCTGCGTATTTGATGACCGCGAACTTCGCAAGGGGCGGATGTAAAGGAAAAGAAAAAATGAGCGTTTCTCTGTACCGACGAATACGTCAAGCGGAAAGTCTGCGAAGCAGGTTGATTGGCAGGGTGAAGCGTCGTTGCGTGTACGAACCTCACACCATTCGGTGCTACTATCCCGCGAAACGCGGCTTCATTTACTGCCCACTGCACATCAAGGAAAATTTACAAGTGGCGCTCATATCGAGTACCATGAAACAAGCCCTTGATGCCCTCAGGGTGAAAAACAATCCTTGGGCCGTAAAGCGGCTCACCGAACGGGAGTAATCTATGTACGGAGCATTTCTCGAAACTCTAGCGGACATGGGCTTTCGCAGTTCTCTGGAAAAGATGGGAGCTATCCCCAAAGGTCCGAAATCCAAGCCCCCGGCGTTGCCGCCCGATCCGATTCTTGAAGCCCTCGGCACTCTTCATATCTGCCCTGACTGCAAAGGCAACACGTTCATCATGGGACCGCAGGGCGGCATGAGTCAGAACATCAAGTGTGAGAACCGTGAGTGCGGCTCTGAGTTTTCCGTCGCTCCGTTCGAAGATGGGCAATGGCTTGATGTGCCCATGATGGCGAAGCGCACCAACCGCAGTGAAGCGGATAGCATATCACTATACGGTTTTGGCTATGGACGATTTCATTCAAATTCCACTTCAACCTCTGCGACTGTCTGAGTTGGACAGGCGGATGGAAGAAAGCCGACTGGCGCTGATACGCGACATCGTCAACGCTCTCGGAATACCACCGGAGTATTTTGATGGAAAAAACAAAACTTCAAACCGTTATTGACATGATCGCGGCGTCAGTCCGCGAAGGTATCACCACGATGGAACTGGAGCAACAGGCGGTGCGTGCTTTCAACCTCCTGAACGTCCAGCCAGCGTTTTTAGGCTATCAGCCGCGAGGCGCAAAGGGCGGCTACCCGTTCGTCACCTGCATCTCGATCAATAACGAAGCCATCCACGGGTTGCCATCCGAACGAAAGATCGAGGAAGGTGACATGGTGAAGATCGATACGGGACTTATCGACAATGGACAGTACGATGATGGAGCCACGACTGTATTGGTCGGCAAATGCTCAGCCGTTGCCCGTCGCTTGTTTTGGGCTACGCAGGCGGCACTGGAAGCCGGGGTCGATCAAGCGAAGGCTGGCAAGACCAATCACGATATCGCTCGTGCGATTCAAGAGGTCGCCGAAGACAACGAGTTCGGCATTGTCGAAGGTTTTGCTGGTCACGGCATCGGCGAGAAACTGCATCTGGAGCCGACCATTCCGAACCGTGTCGAAGGTCCGGAAGTCAAGCTAGAGTCCGGAATGCGCATCTGCATCGAGCCCATGTTCACGTCCAAGAAGGGAAACGGTCGCGTGTATACGGACGCTAACGGCTGGACAGTCAAGCTGGTCGGCGGCGGTCTGGCGGCACATTTTGAACGTTCGATCACAATCGCATGAATAACTACTGGTGCCATTGCGGGTGGGGAACATTCGTTGCGGACGGCATAGCGATGGCCGATCCGCCGCAGTGTCCGCTGTGTGAGTGCTATACTTTCTGCGAAAGGGAGAAAGGAACGTTCTGGGATTCGGACAAGCACTGTGTCGTGAAAAAGCAGAAAGAACGCTATCCGTATCTTGAAAGCGTGGTGTCGTACATAGAGTCGCTCCCGCATCGGCACATAGATTTCTACGTCAGGCATAAAGTCGGGAAACAATTCAACCTCACCCCGGAAGAAGTTTGCGGCGTGCTGGATGAAATTGAAGAAATGAAGGAATATGCGAAACGCTAAGAGATTTCTCGAATTGCTGACAAAGGCATTTCCGATTGACGTGAACCACCGCCACAACCTCACTGTGAATAACAACGGTTTGCTCACAATCACTATTTGGCTTCCATTCCATGGCGGGTTCGCAGCCCAACCCTTCACGCTTAACGACGCCGATTTGGAAAAACCTTTGGAACAGATCGTTGAAGAGACCATGAACTGCGCACCAAAATTACTATGAAACTGATTCGACAAGGCACCAAGCACGAACGCACTTTCCGGGGAACCTGTCACCACTGCGGTTCTGAATGGGAAGCTATGGAGCAAGAGCTTCAGGGCAAGATCACGGACGATCAACGGGACGGTGAGTTTGCTCGCACTAAATGCACCGCTCGCAACTGCGGCCATGAACTAATTTTGTATCCGGTGAAGGAAGAAGCTCCCGGCAGTCCGAGTTGGATGCAACGATGAAGTGCCCCTACCACACTTGGAGTTGCCCGATTTGCTGGACACTTCGTGCCGCCGTTGTCTTGTTCATCTTGGCGGTCGTTGTCGCTACTTGCAGAGCGGATATCCCGCGTGATCCCTTCATCAAGCCTCGCACTCCAACTTTCAAAGAGGCAAAGCACAAAAACGGCGGTCGCTGGTACATGGCGGCGGACGGCCATGCAGTCTACTGTTACGGTCCGAAAATGCTTGTGCGCAATGCGGTGGGTGACATCGAGCCCGTCGCAACATTTTGTCGCGATGGTCGTTCCATCGTCCCTTTGAAACAATAGCGAAACATGGTATTAAACATCAGGAGCCTTTTCCTGATGCGAAAGAAGATTCAGAAACTCACCGAAGAAGACCTCGAACGGTACGAACGCGCTCTTCAACTTTGGGAAGTTGCACTTCAAAGACAAGAAGACGAACTGGAACAACGGGAAGACAACCTCCTGATGGAACTGACGGGCAAGTCACTCATCCGAACAGCCGAGATCAATCAACTCGAAGCACTCTACAAACTGGAAGACACCCGGAAACACGAAGACCCGCCACAAGGTGGGACGGGTCTTTGATCGTGCTAGATTTTAAGATCACCCCCTCTCAGAATTGGACTTTTGTTGAGATGTAACCTCCGGATGGTTGAAGCTGCGTTGAGTCGGAAAGATTCATCGGCAAGTCCTCCTGAGGGGAGTATTGAATTGTATACCGGGCAGAGCCCTCAGTAAGGGGTTCGGTAGCGGCGAAACATGGAACGTAGATCAAAAGTTTTCGGAGCGGTCTTCGGGCAAGCAATTGGCGATGCTCTCGGACATCCTCGCGAATTCGCTAACTCCCGTATGGTCAAAGGGGTATGGTCGCCCGTAGTTATCGAAGACCTTCCAGAAAAGAACAAATTCACCGACGATACGCAGATGTTCTGCTGCATCGGTGAGGCTCTCATATCCGACCCCCCACACGTTGATGAGAACAAGTTCATGGAGGCGGTCAGCCGGAATTTCGTGGTGTGGAAAGACAAGCCATTAGGCGGTGACCACCGGGCACCGGGCGGCTCCTGTATGGCGGGAGTTCGGAAATTGAGTGCCGGAGTGCCGTGGCTTGAATCCGGAGGGCTACAAGCGAAGGGAAACGGCACTGCCATGCGTTCTGGCGTGGTGGGTGCCTATTACTGGAGCACCCCGGACTATGCGTTCAGGATCGGGGCACTGACTGCCGTCAACACGCATTACAACTTGGAACCCATCATCGGAGCCGGGATAGTCAGCTACCTAGTTGCGGCGTCGATTAAGGGAATCGAATTTTCGACTGCGGTCGGCTGCGCCTTCAAGCTGGCAAGCGAATTCGATGACTTGACGGTCGTGGCTCATTATCCCCAGCAAGTGCGCCTCGGACCGGGGGAGGCGAATCAAAATCCATGGTACGCCATTGGGCATATCGCAGCCAGTTTTGCCTTCGGAAATGGGAAATCGGTCAATATCAAAGCCTTTAATAAGTGGAATGGGGATGACTTCGCGGTCATTCCAGCGGTTGCCGCAGCCGTGTTTTACAACGCACGGTACAGTACCTACCGAGACATCGTCCTGAACTGCGTGAACAACACCGGGGACTGCGACACCACCACTGCCATCGCTGGCACCATTGCCGGAGCCCGATTTGGGACGCCGGGAATAGATCAAGAGTGGATCATGCGGGTGGAACTCAGCGAGTATTTAGCGACACTGGCGGATCAGATTTATCAGGGCAGTATTACGTTAGTAGGACAGGAGAAAGAAACGCATGGATCGCATTCGTAGCATCCTCGGCATGTTGGACGAGGGCAAACGTATTTACCGCGTGCAGGAAGGTGAAGTGCAACGCGAGGAGTTCGAGTATTGTCAGGTCATCGACCAACTCGTCTTCGGACCGAAGGGCTATGTGGAGACGCTCGGTCCGACATGGAACATGATCCATGACCCGCGCTTCGTCAAGATCGAGAACGCATTCATCATCGACCGCAAGTCCATCTTTGGCGGCGATGCCCGTGTGGGCAAGCAATACATCTCTTCGGACGGTACCTTCTCATCTACGGTAGCCGATCTGGAACAGTACGCTGAAATCCTCGGCGAAGGCCGTCACTTCCACAACGTGCTTCAGCACCCGGATGTGAAGTGTCCGGTGCGTGCATGGCTGGAGCGCACCTTCAAAAAGACCGAGGTCAAGCCGGATGAGACGCTGGCGTGCACCTGTCCGGAAGGAATGAAAATTGATCCCAAGAAGCTGACTCTCTGGACGGACACACAGCTTTGGGGTTTGATCCGCACCGAGTGTCCGAACTATTTCACGCAGAAGGGTAAGCCCAACAAGCTGGCTGTCCGCCTGTTCGATTTGTTCCGTGCCGATCTTGTGGGATTGGTTGCTGACTACTGCGAGACCCCGCTGATCGATGAGTGGCAAATGCTCGACACTGGCGACGTGGTGGAGACCACCAACGCCGAAAACGTTCTGGATGTGCAGCCGCAAGTCTTCATGGAAGTCGATATCCTCGAAAAGGCTCTGACCTACCGTGCGACCCTGCGTGCGACCGCAGCCAAGATTCTCAAGCAGTGCGGCTTCGCAAGTTATCTGAAGAACATCACAAAAGACCTGCCGGATGGGACGCCTATCCTCACCGATACGGAGACCGACACGTTGCTCCGCACCATCTATCAATCGGATTGGCCGAACGACAAGCCTTTGTTGATTACCAAGCTCACCACAATCGTCACAGAGGCTCTCAAGGCTCCGTATGAACAACGTTTGGCTGAGCAGACTGCTCGTGCTTCAGAGGAGTCGAAGAAGGTCGTACAGGAACTCAAGACTGGAAAGACTCTCTGCATCAACCAGTACACTGAGCCTGCCGCTGAAGTCGATCAAGACGCCTACGCCGCGTTGGTGGATGCGATCATTAAGAACCCACTCAAGCAGGGACTATTCTTGATTTACGCCGCCGCCGAAAAAGAAATGATGCACAAAGGCATCTCCGGCGAAGGGCTGCTGGCTACCTCCGCTCTCGCGGTCGAGGAAGCCATCGGTGAAGAGTCGATCTGCAAGGATAAAGAATGCACGGAGTGTGCGCTGGCCCGCAAGGTCGTGGACATTCTGGCTCCGATCTTCTCTGCACCGGATTTCCCGTTGTCTGAGGAAGGCTACGAGAAGTTCATGAAGGACGTGCAGGCTACGGGTTGGTTCAAGAAGAACCCACTCACTTTCGAAGGTGAGTTCCATTCCGACGAAAGTGGCGAACGCGGCTGGGAGCGTCCTATTGACCCGGATGCACCGACGCAGTAAGCTAAGACAGTGCCGCAGCTAGTCAAAACCGAAACGGGCAGCCTCTACCTGATTGACCAAAAGAAAGGTACATGGAAGAGGGTGTCCGCCACTGAAAATTCCGGCGATTTGCGTACCGATGAGGGCACGTTTTACGAAATATCATTGAAGGTGGGCGAAGGCATGGCGATGCTCGGTCCGCCGCTCAGCGATGACGTTGATGGTCGATTCCTGTACACCAGTGACGTAGTCGAAATCGAAGAGGTTCCCGAAGCCTAATGGCATACGTCACCTACAACGTCAATCATACGACAGGCGAGATTCGAGAACGGAAGTACCGATGGAGTACGGAGGACGATCTAATCGGTGTCTGTCCTGCTGGAGAAGACCCGATTCAATTCTGCCTTAAGCTCGCACATGAGGAACTTATCCGGAGACATAAAGAAGAATGCCGCTAGTATTCAGCAACGCTACATTCACCCACGGCACATATATCATCTTCCTCAACAAGGGAATTATTCCCGGAGGGAAGACCAACGTGTACGAGGTCTGGTCGAAAGGTGCTGAGGATGAGCTAGGCGATTTGCTCGGCGAGATCAGATGGTTCGGTCGTTGGCGTAAGTATTCGTTTTTTCCGAAAGGCGACACGATCTACGAGGAAGTCTGCCTGCAAGAGATCACGGACTTTCTCAAGGCAGCGAACATAGCACACCGAGAGGCGAAAAAACATGCTGCAAACGTTTAGATATTTCGACGTGCAGGGTGACTGTCGCGGTATTGCGGTCGGCACCCATAAACGCACCGAGACCGAAGAAGATGGCACCACGACAGTGTTCATTCTGAATGGTGATGCTGAAACATTTGTCGCCTGTTTTTTGCTTCTCCCCGGCGAGTTCGTTTCTGCCAATGCACCCGATTTGGAACTCACCACAGCCTGACTTTCGTATCCCTAAACAGGGGGTACGAATGGACAAGGACTGCCCACATCTCATCCCTGATGAGAACTGGAAGTGCGAAGACTGCGGAGCCGACTACCCGCAGCCAGACCTACCACCCGACTGGAATCCTGACATCGGCGATGTAAAAGGCATCTGCACTCATCTAAAGCAGACCTGCAAGGAATTCTCCCTCATAATCAAGGCCAATACCGACGCGGATGGCAAGCCCAAAATGCGCATTATCGGCGGTCAACTCTTCCGTCTTCCGCACGACATGATTATCCGGGCGATGATCGGTCCGTCATTCCTGAAAGCTCGAACCCTCGGCTATCGCGGCAGCGAAAGCAAATGGCGGGAGATGGTGATTGAGGAAATCTCCAATCCGAGCAAAAATTGTCAGCCTGCAAAATAGGGGCTAATCTACAGAAACCGAAAGATTTAACTTCAAAACCACCCGAAAAATTGCAAATTCAAAAAATATTTTTGGAAAGTTAACCAAATCACCGATTTTGCTGGTAGTATATCGGCATGAAGCTAAACACCCGTGGGAACGACAAGGCGACAGTCGTCGGCGGCAAGAGCCTCGGCACCTATCGCATCAACGCCAACAAAGCCGCTTTTGAAACCCTCTCCAGCCGCCTCTACTCCGATAAGATTCGGGCCGTCATTCGTGAACTGGCGTGCAACGCATACGACGCCCATGTCGCCGCTGACAAAGAGAACGTGCCCTTTGAGGTTCACCTTCCCACGACGTTTGAGCCCCATTTCGAAATGAAGGATTTCGGTACCGGACTGGCTCACATCGACATCGTCGATCTGTTCTGCACTTATTTCGGCACCAACAAATCCGACAGTGACAAGTTCATCGGAGCCCTCGGTCTCGGATCGAAGTCGCCGTTCTGTTTGACCATGCGCAACGAGACCACTGGTCGGGAAGAAGCGCAGGGCTTCTCGATTACCAACCGCTTCAAGGGTGACTCCGGTGAGTGCCCGGTCTGCGGCAAGTTGGTGCTCCTCGTCGATGAATGGATGCGCGATCAGCAGCGAGGTATCCGTTTCACCCGCAAGCCAATCGAACACGAAGTCGGTCGTATCAGTGAGAAGTCGGCGTTCGACCGGGTCGATACTGACGAAGAAGATTCGCATGTGAACTGCGAAGGCGTCGGGCTCCTGCCGAAGCACGGGGAGTATGAGGGTTGGGAAGCCAAGCAACCGCTGGTCGTGCGCATGTACGACGCGATGATCGAGGACGGCGAACCGAAACTGATGCTGATGGCTGAGCGCATCGTGCCGGAAGAGCCCCTCGGAATTACCGTAAAGTTCGATGTCCAGCAGAGCCAGATTTGGGAGTTCGAAAACAAGGCGAAAGTTGCATTCGAATTCTTCGCCCCACGTCCGATCTTCAACATCGAAGATTTTTCCATTCCTCAGGTCGAATACAGCGTCAAGACGGCTCTGTGGGGAATGCGCAAGGTCGCCGCCACGCCACAGACAAACACCGTGCGTGCGATTCAGGGCAAGGTGCAATACAGCGTCGGCAACATCGACGTGAGCCGCACGACCGACTGGCAGAAGAAACTGCTGGCGATGCCGCTCGACCTGTTCTTCCCGATTGGGCAACTCGATCCGGCTGTCAGCCGCGAGACTCTGGAACTGAATGAGCGCACCATCAAGAACATCTTGGGGATGCTCGACAGCGTCTACGAGGAAATGCTTGCCGAGATCAAGAAAAAGATCGACGCCTGCTCACAGCCGTATGAAGCCCGGTTGCTGGCATGGGAACTGGTGCACTCGGAAGGCATCGGCAAGATCGTCAACGACGCATGGAACAAGGGCGACCTGTTCGGCAAGTACCAGAATTTCGTTCTGTCCGACAAGAAGCCCTTCCTGAATGATCTGGACATGGAGCAGACCATTCTCGTTCGATTCTCGAAGAACGGCGAGAAGAAGCGTGCCAAGAAAGAAGTTCTTACCAAAGTCTGCGAGAAGTGGAACAAGCAAACCGTCATGAGCGATGTCATGGCGGGCCGTGCGAAAAAGGAAGAGTACAACCGTGAGATCGATGTCGAGCCGAAGGTTGCGTTCCTCATCAACGATCTGAAACAGGGCGGCGACAAGTACGTCCACTTCCTGATTCAGGAGTGGACGGAACAGGATCACAAAGATTTTGGCTTGAACTGCGAGAAGTCCGTGGTCTACATGCTCAACCGTGTGGACAAGTTCGCTGATCCGAAGGAAGTGGCTAAGGAAGCCCGAAAGATGTTGAAGCGCATCGGCAATCCGCCCTTCATTCTCATGAGTGAACTCAAGGCGAAGTTGAAGCCGATCCTCGATGTGGAGAACGACAATCCGCGCATGTCGCGTGAGCGGCGTACCATCATCGAACTGAATCTGAACCTCGGCAGCCGTCGCCATCAACGTGGTAAAGGCTGGCAGGAAGCTTGGGATAAATCGGAAGAGCAGCCGGAGGGGATCAAGTATTACATCCCGGTTGAGCGCCTCAAGGCGACCGAATCCGGATTCAACCGCTCTTATGATCTGGTCGATTTCATCAACACGATCATCAAGACTGGTATGTTCGGAATCGATAACACTACGGTGATCTACGGTCTGCGCAAGAACAGCAAGCTGCGACAGAAGGCGGAATGGGTTGATCTGATTCCGCACTTGAAGCGTATGATTCCGACCGTCCTGAACACGGACATCGAAATGCGCCTGTCGTATCTTTTGTCGCCGTTCCAGTCCGATCACAGTTCGCTGTTGAGCCGCATCGCAGATAAAAAGCTGCTTTATGCTAAGAGCCCGTTGCAGAAATTCTGCAACCAGCTTAGAGCGGCACAGAATTCGCAAACGCCGGAGCAGGATCGCGCCCTGCACGAGATCATTCGTCAGGCGCGTATCTGGGGCATCTATCACGTCACCAACACAGTCACGTTCGATGCGACGTGGAAGGAATTGAAAGAACGGTACCCACTGCTCAAGCTGAGTTGGTATGGTGCCTATGATGCGAACAAGGATGATCGTCTGATCGTGGATTATCTTCTGATGATCGATGAGCGGGACGGCATCACCGCTCCGGTCCGGGTTCAAGCGGCTGCGGCGTCCGGCGATGGTATCGTCACCGCCCCATCCGAACTAACAGTTTCCGAGACGGAGGTCTCAAATGTCTAAGTGCTCAGTTGTTTCATACGTGTCGAAGCCCTCATTCGTTTCACTCTACGTGGATCGCGGCAAGGGTGTTGAGAATTTCCGCCTCAACGATACGCACCCGACTTTCAAGAGCCTGTTGCGTGCGTTGAAGCGTGGCGAAGATCGTCGCGTTCCCAAGCTGCTTTCGGCGGCTGAGAGCATTTCCAACGTCACCCACGGCAACGTGACGGTGATGAAAGACGGCGTGTACTTCAAGGGGCGCAAGGTGGAAGCCGCTCTGACTCGCCGCATCTACGAACTGGCGTCCCAGAAGGCATCGACTCAGGCTCTCCTGAAATTCATGGACAACCTGTTCCAGAATCCTTCCGAGGAAGCGCAGAACGAGTTGTACGAATGGCTCGTGAACTTCAATGACGGCAAGTTCGTGCCGACCGATGATGGCTGTTTCGTCGCCTACAAGGTCGTCAACCCGGACTACACCGACTGCCGTACTGGTACGGTACTGAACAAGCCCGGTGAGCGTCCGTGGATGCCCCGCAAGGATGTCGATCCGGACCGCCGCAACGAATGCAGCCGTGGGTTCCACTTCTGCTCACGTCAGTATGTCGGCGTGTTCAATGGTTGGCAGCGTGGCTCCGGCAGCAACCGCGTGGTCGTGGTGAAAGTCAACCCGAAGGACGTGGTTGCGATCCCGAAGGACTACAGCTTCAACAAGGGGCGCACGTGGACGTATGAAGTGCTTCGCGAACTGGAAGAGTTCAACTTCAAGAACGAGCAGGAGCACCCGTACTTCCAGCAGTTGTTCGTGCCTGAGATGAAGGAAAAGGCCGACATTCTCAAGGCTCTGTACGAACTGCCGAACGTGAAGCGCATCCTCAAGAAGCGCAAGCTGACCAAGACTTCGCTGCGCAAGGCGTCGAAAGAACGTCTCCGCAACTGGTACGGTCAGTTGCACGCGATGCTGAATCCGCCTGATATGAGCAAGCTGTTCGAGAACCCGTTGAAGGCGACTCTGACGGCGACCAAGGGCGGCATCACCATCGGCATGGTCGCAGCCGAACTCGATGTGCCGTACAAGACGATCTACAACGCGGTGAACGGTAAGCCGCCGCAGGAAATGATTGATCTGATCGGCGAAGCCATTGCCAAGTTGCGTGGCACCAAGGGCAACACGTCGAACAACTCGTATCCGACGCCTGTTTCTGAAAAGCGCACCTACGCGGCGGCAGCCTCGCTGTCCGGCTCGACGGTGAATCAGGAAGGCGAAGAGTCCGAGTTCGATGGGCTGTACGACGAATACGGCTACGGAACCATCGATGACGGGTCGGAATTCGACGAGACGGAAGAAGAACAGGATCAGGACTAACCGTCTCTTAAGTTAGAGGCGAAGCCCGATCTGTTAATCTCTCGACCAACTGACTAAACACACGGGTGGAGTCTCTAAGGGGAGCACTGGATATGGAAATCCAATCGCTCCCCTTCTCTTTTTTGGTATTAACCGGGTATGAACACCATATTCCGGTGCGCAGAGCACAAACGATTCGAGACACAACGAGAAGCCGAAGAGGAACTCCCCAAGATCGCCCTGCACGGCATGAGAAAGGGCGGCGGATCGTGGCGTTTACTTAAGGCATTCCAGTGCGGTGACCACTGGCATGTGGGCCGAGATTGGAAGAGCCGCAAAAAACCCTCGTAAGTAGCTGAAAACACGCCAATAAAAACTACCCAAAATCCCTTCCCCGCTGGTAGAATGTAGGCATCGGAGGGATTTTATGGCGAAATCCAAGAAAGCTGCTCCAGCCGTTGCCGTTGCAGAAGCACCGATCACCAAGGAATCGGCTATGAGCAAGCTGGCAGCAATGCTGAGCCAGCCCGGTATCACCCCGGTCGTCGCTCCTACTCCTGAAAAGAAAACCACCAAGAGTTCGGTATTCACTGGCGAACTGGTCATCCTCGAAGGCCGCGCCACTCTCGACATCAAGTGCTATAACGCTGCCGAAGCCGACAGCATCGAGCGCAACAACCTGCACGCCCATACCACCAAGCAGAAGAACGAGAAGGGCGAGGACGTTGAAGTCACCACCTACAGCAAGGTGAAGAACGGCACGCAGTTCTGCTCCGGCTGCAACAAGACGATCTCGAAAGACGAGATCGTGAAGGGCGTCGAAGTCGGCAAGGACAAATACGTCACCTTGACCGATCAGGAAATTCAGGAAGTCGCACCGCTCAAGGCGAATCAGATGTTCGTTACCGCCTACGTCAAGCCGGAAGATGTCAACCTGACCTACATCGAAGATTCCGAGTACGTCTGCATCGACCCGGACAGCAAGAACCCTCGCAAGGAAGTTTTCGACACGTTCGTCGATGCGATGTTCAAGCACGGTCGTTACGGCAAGGGTGTGCGTGTGAAAGGCAATCGTGAGCAGTATTTCATCATTCGCCCGGTCATGAACAAGCTGGCGGATGGCTCCATCGCCTACGGCATGATGCTGCACCACCTGTTCGCGGAATACGAAGTCCGCGAGTGCAACAAGTTCCAGAAGGCTGAGCCGAACTCGGAATTGTCGGCAGTCATCGGTCAGTACATGGAAGAGACGACCGAGGGTTTCGTCCCGGCAAAGTACGACAGCTTCCTCGGCAACACGCGCAATCTGGTGTTGGCGAAGTCGAACGGTGCCGTTGCGTCGATCAAGCAGTCGCACATGGCGCAGGCTCCTGCGACCGATCTGATCGGTGCTTTGAAAGACGCTCTCAAGACGAAGAGCGCCAAGGCTGGCAAATAAGTTCGTGCCGTGCGTAGTCGAAAGGCTTACACCAAGTCCGCTGTAGTCGGCAGCCAGTGCCCACACGGATTCAGGTAGCGCACGGCACATAGATTTCAACCCGGTGTAAACGGGAAGGGGTGTAAACGGTTCGCCGGAATGAAGCCCCCGGAACATCGCCGGACGAAGCCGGGTTGAGAGGAAAGAGACCACGCCCTATATAGGCGTGGCGGTGAGGCGGGTTCCGTAAAAGAGCGGCCCACGATGTACCTGACAGCATAGGGAGGGCTTAGCGACAAACACTGGTGTCCGGCAGTAAGCTACGCCCGGAGAAACAAAACGGACGCCGGAAGGAATGGTTGAGACCGAACCGCCTCATGCAGATTTAGGAGGGAAGCAATGGCGAAACGATATCTTGGCAGGCCATACATCATCGGCCTTGATCGGCGGCATGGCACGGCTGGTCTGTTGGATGAACTACGAAGGGTCGCACGAGCGACTCAGAAGGCCGATAAAAAAGCTGACGTGGTCACGAGGGGGCGACATCCGAAAAGTTCTCCGAATGCGCTCAGAAAGGCTCTCGACGAACTGGCATGAGATACTTCAAACTGGTAGCTGGTGGACGCGGTGACTCAGCCTACGGCGAGTATCAGGAAATCTCCGAAGGCGAGTACAAGTTCACCCTTGAGAAGTGCATGAAGCCTGCCTATCACGAGAAGCTGTTGCAGCACATGAACGGTTTCGTCTACATGGGTATGGCGTTTATCGCTCTGGAATACGTGAGCGATGAGACTGACATCGACCGCAAGGCGGAAGCTGAGGATCGAGATCGTGGACGATAAACAGCGCAGGGTCGCGGAACTGGTCGGACTGATCGAAGTTTCGCGATTGACAATCGCAGGGCACAAGCGCAATCTTAAGATTGCCGAAAGCCTCATCCTGCAATGCACCGGGCGACTGGCGGCTGAGGAAGCAACGCTGGAACGCCTGATGAAAGAGATCAAGGCACTTGGGTTTCACGATAGTGGACACGCCAAGGGAGAGATGAAGAAATGGACTTCTTAGTCGGACAACTCGTAAGATGGTCGAGTCAGTCTCGTGGCTACCAGACAACCAAAGAAGGCATCATCTGCTGCGCCGTGCCTGCTGGTGAGAAGCCGAGCAAAGAATACAAAAACCTGCACACGGGCGCGGGATGCGGCTCCAGCCGTAAAGAAATTTCGTATGTGGTCTGCGTGGACGGCAAGTTTTATTGGCCTCGTGTCGGCAGTCTATGCGCGGTGGTGCATGACCCCAACCGCAGTATTCCTGCGGAGAACTTCGTGCAAACTGTGGCGGCGAACGTCCACAATCCGAGCCTGACGGACAAAGGCTTCCGGGAATTCGTGAAGAGCACGTTGCCGATAGTGAGGTATTGATGGAATACGAAGTCACATTCAAGAAGCGGTTCAAGGTCCGCGAAGATCAGAACCCGGCTGACATCGGCAAGAACTACATCGAGACGATGGGTTTTGAAGTCGTGTCCACCGAACTGGTTTACGATCCGACCTACGGTGACGATGTTCTGTGCGAATGCGGTCATGCCTATTACCGCCACTTCGACACTTACGAGGACATGCGTCCGGTCGGCTGCAAGTATTGCGGCATGTATGTCGAGGGCATATCGCATCGCCGGGAGATTCCTGTTCCCCCCGATGCGGATGTCTCGAAGTTCACTTTCGAGGACTGGCAGAAATACGCTAGTATTTGCACGGGCTTCAAGAGGGCAAAATGAGAATCGATCAATTACAACCCGGTCAGCGAGTTTACAACGTCATCCGCCGCAGGATGGGCAACACGACCCTCCGCGATACCGCCGTGTTTAGCATCGTGGTCAAGGAAATCGACCCCGCTGGTCGGTGGGTGCTGGCGTCGTGGAACTCGAATCCGCCTGAGAAGTTCCATGCCACTCAAGTTAGCAAATGGAAAAAGGACAAACCCGTCACGGTTGCTATCGGGTTCGGAGCCAGCCGTCTGGCGACACGCGAGGAACTGAAACTCATCAAGGCGCAGAAAGAGATCGACGCCGTCCAGCCTGAGGGCGACAATTGCGGAACGCATTTCACTCGTTACCGCACGCTCAAAGTTGATGGTGGACTCACGATCAAGTATTGCAACGTATGCCGACAGGAGCAGGGGTTCAAAGAGATATGAGAAACCGGGAAGCAGTCCTCAGGGAACTGGCTCCACTGGTGCGAACGATCTATCAACGCGACGACAACGGCTGCTGCTTGCACGCGATGCTGGATGACGGGAATTGGGAACTGATCTACGAGGATGACCTGTTGGAGCACGATGACTGCCGGAAGGCTCATGAGTTGCTACAGGAACTCGCTCTGGAAGATCGGCTCCTGCTGGAACACGACGGCGGCAGGGGGCTGCATTTCGGTGAACTGCCGCAGTTCGATGACGAGTACGACCCGAACGAATACGGAGAATGGGGCGATGAGGAAGAGACTGAAACCAATTCGACTGGCGACTAAGGACGGCGGCGTGCTGAAAGTGGTCGGACAGGGCAAGGACGCCTGCCTGAATTTCCATGCCGGGAATGCGCCCTACGCCCTGATCGACAACAGCCTCACTGTGCGCAACTTCCTCCGGGATGCTCTGGAGCGGATGCGCATTCCAATCCACTGCATGACCTGTTCGGATGATCGCAAGGTACTGCAAGGTACGGGTGACCCTGAGCATCCGCTCAAAGCAGTACCATGCCCGGATTGCACAAAGCGGAGTCAGAAACATGGCAAATGAAAAAATGGAAGCATTCTGGAAAGCCAACCCGAAGCTGGCTGCTGAGGTTGAGGAGTTGAGAAAGAAGCCGGACAACGAGATCGATTTGTCCGACATTCCGGAGATCACGGACTGGTCGGGTGCCGTGGTCGGCAAGTTCTATCGCCCGAAGCGGAAACTCTTCGTCTCGTTCACCGCCCTGCTCCGTCACTTGAAAGACGGCAACGTCATTCAGAACGACCTGAATCGTGGGCTGTTCTATTTCGGCTGCACGCGCAGCTACGTGTTTGACGACATCCAGCCGAAGGAAGTCGAATGGTTCTTCCGCGACGACATGGAGGCGGGAGCCGCCGCCCTAGCTCAGGTGCGGGGTGCCATCGTCTTGGCTGAGGCTGAGGGTCGCTGCATCTGGCGTGAAGCACATGAGATGAATAGCTACGAGGCTCTGAACGACCTGCTGGTCAAGAGCGGCTATTCGTACAACCGTCACGGCGGTCCGGCGATTGTGTTCGAGAACGATAACCGCACCGAAAACCCGTCGTATGCGTATTGCTATCCCGGCGTCCGCGACCGCATCGCGGAAGCGGCAATCCCGCTGGAAGTGGTGATGTGATGCCGCCGCTCATGCGCAGGTTCATAGATCGTCTGAGGCTTTCGTTCAGCAACAACCAGCTTCCCCCGGCTCAACCGGATTTCGTGGGAACTCCCGGCGATGTGTTAAAATCGAGGCTGCTGGAGATAGGAGCGATATGCGAGAAGCAGGAGACGAAATAATCGGACGTGTAGTTCGAGTCGAACGATGTTCAGCACGAGAGCACGGCGATCACGATGCCTGCGTGTGCAAATTCATCGGCGAAAATGTTCTTGTCGGTAGGAAGATCGAAAGTGCGTTCATCGGCCTGCCGAGCTACTACATTCAGGGCACCAGCTTCCGAATTCGCCGCAATGAAGTGAAGTTGCTCAAGAACCAGAAAACCAAGACCGCTTTCGAACAACCACGTCTCGGTCAGAAGGTGTATTTCAGCAGCATTGCGCACGGCAAGGGCGCACGCCGCGACACCATCTATGCATTGGTAAATGAGGCCGACACCGGGGAATTGACTTTGAGCGCCACGCTGGACGATTGCCTGTTGAGAATCAATGAGCGTGGTTGGGTGATCGTAGATCGCCCGAAAAGTTTGTCGTAGCGTTCTTGCCAAGAACGTTCCCTCCGAACCAATGTGATTTTGAGCGATAACGTTTCGCCACGTTGGACTACGACAAGGGGCAGGTTGCCAAACCTGCCCCAACAGTTTAGGATAAAGTCATGTTGAAGAAGCTATCGGTAGCAGCGCAGGAATCGCAGTTCGAACAAACCCTCACCGACTACTGGAGGAAATTCGGTATCGGCACGGACACGATGGGCATTGGACATTGCTCGTTTTGCGGCAACCGGGGCATCATCGATTCACGCAGCATCACGACACCAGCCGGACAAGTTTGCGGTCGTCTGAACTGGTGCATCTGCCCCAACGGACAGACCATGCGGCGTCAGACCAAGCAGATGTTCCCGGACGAAGCACAGTGGGATCGAGCGAGGTAGCATGGGTTGGCCTACAGGCTTTCAGTTTTCGATGGCACCGTGGGGATACACGATCATCATCGACCGGGTGCCGGACACGTCAATGGGAAGTGTGCGATACAAGTGCCACTACGACCGCTGCACTCAGGATTTCATTTTCCCGTTGGATAGCTCTCAAGAGTCGGCGCAGCAAGTCATGCGGAAACACGTAGACGAGAAACACTGAGGAGGCTCCATGCAGGGTGAAGAGAAGCGCATCTACGTAGTCGTAGCCAACACGGTCCAGCATCCCCTATTCGAGGGACGCCGAGGCGAGGACACGCGCACTATTGTGCAGGTTCCCGGTCGGCAGATTGCTCAGGCGTGCCACGCCGTTCGCCGCATGGGGCACTACATGGTCATCCGTGCGGTTCTCGGTCTGTTCGAGGATATTCGGGGCGGCAAGTTCCGCAACTTGAAGAATCGTCTTGACACCATCCGGGCGACCATCGCCCATGAATTGCATTACGAGCCCATCACGACTATCGTGCTCTCATGCCGCGACAGTTTCGAACTGGAGCACGTCTACGATCTGCTTCGGATCGCGGGTGTGGACGTTTTCATGTTCTTCGACACCAACCCGGCTGTTTACGGCGAGGGCGAGGTTCGCACCGCGTTCGCCACAGACCCGATTGATCCCTCCAAGACGGTGGGAGTCATCGATTATCTCCCTCTATGGAGCCCGGAAGTGACTGGAAACAAAGGGTAAACAGGCTCAAAAATCCTACCTTTTTCGACTCGTTGACTGGTAGAATGTAGGCATGGACAACAGCGTACCGCAAACGATTCTCCAGCAGTTAGGCGGCAGCCGCTTTCGCACCATGACCGGGGCGCACAGCTTCACCGCTGACGGCAACAGCTTGATCTTCAAACTGCCCCGCACGTCCAACAAAAAGCGCATCGCTGGCGTCAAGATCACCCTGACGCCGCAAGACGAGTACGACATGGAGTTCTTCGCGTTCCGTGGTTCGCTGTCGAAGGGCAACTACCGCTGCGAGACAGTCGCCAAGCACGATGGTATCTATTGCGACATGTTGCAGGACATCTTCACGCAGGAGACCGGGCTGGACACCCACCTATAAACATGACTGGACGACTCCAACTCGAATTAGATCGCGAGACACAGCGGCACGAGAAAAAGGTCGCTGAACTGGCAAACCGTTGCCTGCAAGACTTCAAGGACGAATGGAAGCAGGGCAGCAAGGTGCGGCTGACCTTCGGCATGGGCGACGTGCTGGTCGAGGTCAACAACCTTCCGGTAGACGAAGAGGACTATCCGGAGATCGAGCAAGTCATCATGGACGTGTGCGAGATCACGGATGATTTCCGTATCGCCTGCCCGGACAACTTGGAGATCAATTGACGAGCAAAGAACTCAAGGCGGCGAAAGAGAGGCGGGAGCGCCCGAAGCGCAAGGCGGCTAAAAAGCTGCACGACGCCGGGTACTACCTGTACACCAGCACCGTCCCTGAGTCTACGCTGACGCCTGCCATGCGCATCCTGCGCATCTGCGAACAGGCGGCACGCCGGGGCTGGATGTACCCGGAAGAGATCACGAAAATGGCGAAGCTGACTGGAAGGGAGCATAAGGATGCCGCAGCCGTACAAACTGGCGGAAGATAGACAGGACGAACTGGCTCTGACCACGGAGTTCTTCATCGACGCCCCGGATGGGCGGATGTCGGTGCGACTGCCAAATTTCATCGCCCGGAAAGAACAGGAACGCCTTGCTGCCGTGGTCGTGTCGGCATTGAATGTAGACGCTCGTTACAGGAAGGGACAATGAATCATTTCGACGAGTTCTCCAATTTCATCGGCAATCTGGAGTGGGCATCCATAGAGTTCAAAACCGAACTCCTGCGCAAGTTGAATGCCGCCGCGTCCGAAGCATACGAACGAGGCAAACAGGCTGCTCTGGATACGCACGTCTGTCACATCGACGACCCGCTGACCAAGAAGTCGCTCAAGATGCAGAAAGGCGTCAAGGGCCTGACCACGGCTGAAAAAGCACGCATCCAGAAGATCGCACGCCGGGGCGAGATGATTAACGCGATCAAGCTATGCCGCGAATTGTGTTTCGTCGGATTGTTCGACGCTAAGAAGTTCGTGGAGAAGATTCGAGATCAGAGGAAAACGTTTTGACAGATACAGCCGACCTCGTCTTTCGCCTGCGCAAACGCGCTGAGATCAGGCGGCAGATAACCACTCGTAAGAGTGTGCAGGAAGGTAAACCTGATCGCATCGCCGACCTTCTGGAAGAGGCGGCGAACGAGATTGTTCGGTTGCAAAAAGAATTGGAGACCCATGAAAAGAGGTAACATGGAACGCATTTACGACACCGTCATTCGCTCTATTCGAGCCTTCAAGCCGTACTTCATGGTCGGCAACCGTCACATCGGCTGCGGTCACCGTCACCGCACGGCTCAGGCGGCACGCAACTGCTTCAAACGGCACGGACTGAGCGCGGGACAATACCGCATCTACCGGGTCGCCACACGCCCGGACATCACCGCACTGGATCGCGTATGAACCACAAAGTCGCAATGATGGAAGTAGAAGTCAACAAGCTGACACGGCAACTCGCGCTGGCTAAGAGCGACCTCGAACAGGTGCGCCGAACGTGCCGTCACCAGTGGGGCAAGACTCAATACACCCCCGACATTCAGGAAGCTTACACGATTCCCGCCGACCCTCCGGGTACGATGGGCGTTGACTGGCGTCCGGAATGCCACGTTCCTCGCCAAGTCACGCCGAAGTGGACGCGCACCTGCGAAGAGTGTGGCTTGAAAGAAGAAACGCAGCAGACTGAGGACAAGATCGAAAAAATTCTGGTATTCAGGAGATAGTCATGCTCGAAACCATCAACACTCTGGCGAACTCACTGGTCGAAAAGGCTCCGCAATATCTGCGGATCGCGTTCAACGAAGAAGACCGCACAAAAGACCCGCAGCCTGAGGCTGCTCACTTCCTCAAGTTCAATCTCGACGGCGACGAACGCCGCATGGGTCGCGACCTCGAACTCTACAATTTCATGTCGGAAGTTGCCGGGGAGCAGTCGGCTCTGGCTACGCTACTCGAAGAACTGGTACTGCCACTCAAGGGCTATTCCCGCGAGGCTTTTGATGCTGGTATCGCTTTCCTGCGGGAACGTGGTACGATCTATGGTGAATTGCAGGCGGATTGGAACAATCTGCTTGACTCGGTCAGCAAATAGGAGACTCATGAAAAAGCCAGTTATCACCCCCGCAGCCATCGCCGCACTTGCCGATGGCAATACGGCCAATTTTATCGCCGCCCTCACACCGGGCGGTATCGAAGCGCAGGAAGCCGCTGGACAGCGCGATATGGTCGCCAACACCCGCCTGCCCAAAGAGATCATCCACAGCACTGACGTGAACCCCATCGTCCTCGCATCGAAGGGCTTTGAGTTCCTCGGCGACTATGACGATCTGTTCTACAGCGTCAAGTTGCCTGCCGGGTGGAAGCTGGTTCCGACCGACCATTCCATGTGGAGCGATCTGGTTGACGACAAGGGCCGCGTCCGTGCGAACATCTTCTACAAAGCGGCGTTCTACGACCGCTCTGCGCACATGAGTTTCAATCCCCGCTTCTACGTCAACAGCGAGTACGAGGGCGGCAGCTATGCCCCGGACGCTCGTAAACGATACTTTGTGACCGACCGCCTCAACCCCGACAATCCGCCGTTCCGTGGCGAGTTCTTCACACGTCAGCGCGACAACTGGGGTCAGGACACCGAGGAGAGCAACAAGGTCTACGCTTGGTTGAAAACGAACTACCCGGACTACGAAAAGTCGTTCGCATACTGGGACTGAATCGGAGGGTTTATGGCTTGCAAGATTACCGACTTTGACGAGAGTTTGCCTGTAGACTTCGTGTTCGGCAGCAACGAACTCGGACAGCACGGCGGCGGTGCCGCTGGCGTGGCATGGCGCGAGTACGGCGCACGGTATGCGGGTCACGGCGGTGCCGGACAGGGCTTCGGTCCGCAGGGGAATTGTTTCGGTATTCCGACTTGCTCCAAAACCTGCAACCAGCCGGATCACGACATCGAGTACGACAAGCTGAAATACTACATCCAGTGCTTCCTGCTGTGGGCTCGATTGCAGATGGGCAGACGACAATTCAAGGTCACGCAGATCGGATGCGGACTCGCCGGGTGGAAGTCGGAAGAAGTCGCACCCCTGTTCAACGACGCCCCGCCGAACTGCTTCTATGATACGGCATGGCACGAGTTCCTCGGCGATGAGAAGAAGTATTGGGGGCACGTCGGATAGAATCAGGGAGTGATCGATCATGGGAGGTCGTGATGAAAACAATACTGCTGGCAGTTGGTTTGTTGCTTATGTCGTCCGTGTGTTGGGGTCAATCAGTCCTCGGCGGTGGTGGACTTCAAGGGCCGACAAGCAACACTTACGTGATGCCGGATCATCCGCAGCACGCTGATTATCATGCCATGTCTTCGGAGACGACGCTGGTCGGCGGCGGCTCGATTACCGTAGCTTCCGGCGAACAACCGCTGTGGCAGTTCGGCTCCGACAAGGTAGAAGAGCCCCTCGGCGATGTCGCCCGTCGTTACCGCCTATACGATGGACGCGAGAAAGCACGCATTCGTTGGGAAGCGCAGGGCGAGAAAAAGTAATGCATTTCTGGTTCCAACATTACGTGCTCTCGACCCTCGCGGTCTATTTGTTCTTCGCGGTGCTCTATGGGCGCAAATTCAACCAGATCAAGAAAGCACCAAACGTTTGCACTTTGATTGTCGGCGGCTTGCTCTGGTTCCCGATTGTGCTGGTGTGGGTGTACGGTGGGCTCTGGCGCGATATCAAATCTTGGAGAAAATCATGAAGCCACACTTCATATTCCCCTGCGATCCACTCAACGACCGCCGTGTTGATGCGGTGTTTGCCGATCAACATGATGCGCTGCTGGCGGCTGGCTTTAATTGCTCGGTTGTCGATCTGGACGATCCACGGATCACGTTCGGCAAAAACAAGCAGGCTGTGCTACGGGAGTTGTGTGTCTACCGTGGCTGGATGCTGGGCGAAAAAGAGTACGAGAGACTGTTGCACACCATCCAGACCTATGGCGGCTACCCTATCACCGACGAAAATTCGTATCTGGTCACGCATCACCTGCCGAACTGGTATCAGTATCTTCACGATGTGACGCCGGAGACGATGATACTGCCGAACGGAACCTACAACATCGCCGATCTGCCGGAACTGGTACGAGGTCTCTTGCCGCAGTGGGGCGGCATCGTTGTGAAAGATTACGTGAAGTCCCTCAAGACCGGGTACGGGCATATCATCAACGAGAACCCCGATATCCTGCCGAAGATCATTGAGCAGATGGTTCAATATCGCGGACGTATCGAAGGCGGATTGTGCTTGCGTCGATTCGAACAGTTTATCCCGGACAGCGAGAAGCGGTTCTTTTGTGTCAACGGGCACGCCTACACTGCGGCTCTGGACTCGAACATCCGCGTCATGGCGGAATCGACGTACCTTGCTCTGGCGGCGGAAGTCGCAACCCGCATCCCGTCCCATTTCTTCTCGGTGGATATCGCTCTCACCGAGAACCTGACTCCTCGCGTCGTCGAAATCGGGGATGGACAGGTGTCTGATCTGGTGGGCTGGACGCCGGAAGAATTTGCTGCTATGTGGATAGGACAATGACAGAAGAACTCTTTTGGTCTACTCTCGACGCCTCCCCCATCGGAACTGTAATGCAGCACTCCAGTGGGAGGAAAATCAGAAAAACCAGCAATTCCAGTTACGAGATCGAGTTAACCCCTGAGCAAGCGGAAAGACTCCGGGAGCACATTCGATCAGGCAAGCCTACCAAGTATCCGTGCAAGAAATGCAGCACGCTCATGCATGAGATGGATGTCATGCCAGACGGAACCCGTACACTTCGTTGCTCTGGTTGTAACTGGTGGGTCCTCACGAGAGAATCTGACCCGGAATGAAATTTGATACAGACGGCATTTGCGATGTGTGCCGCATCATAGACAACGATACTTCCCAAAAGAAAGTCTACTGGTGTAATCTGTGTAGAGCATGGATTTGCAAGACCTGTGAGCCTAACGGCGTCCGGCGTGCAGAAGCCATGTGGCTTCGAGCAACTGGTCAGAAGAAATGATAAATAGAATAGTATTTCGAGCCATTGCTTTTTTGATTCTTGTTGGCATCATAGTCGATGCGAGTAAGACGAACGGGCTCCAATGGGTGAGCATTCTCGGCGCGGTTATGGCGGCTTTCTTCTGGGAAATTGGTGAGCTATTCAAATGAGTTTCTACGTGCACATCCCCACTCCTAAGGTCAAGACGTACTACATGACCTGCTCAGCCTGTCCCTCACAATGGGAAGGCACCCTCGAAGGCGGCGGACACCTGTACATCCGATATCGTTGGGGCGGCATCAGCCTGTACGTCGGTAAAGACCTTCAGGATTGCTTCGAACAAGGGCCGATCTTCACCAACGATTTTGCCGACAGCTTGGACGGCGTCATGGATGATGAGACCATGAAATTTGCAACCGGGCACATCCTCGATTGGTCGGAAGCAGAACGCATCCCGGTGCCGGAGGAAGAGTGATCCTCGATTTCGACAAGCCGAAGAAAGCACGATCCACCGAAGAGCACAACGAGATATACAGCGCCGACTGTCCGGCAGCAGGCACCTACGTCCCCAATATGTCGGATGCCGACATGCTCAAATGGAAGGCGAAGGTGATCGGCGGCAAAGACCCCCGCGTCGAAATCCGTAAGAGTGTCCGGGGCGTTGACCCCACGTTGATCCGGGAGGACAACTTCAGCATCTACAACGGGCACTGTTCGGCTCAGGTGCTCATAATCGTGCGACCGAACAAGGTCATCATGTCATCCAATGGCAGGATGGTGTTTGACGGCAAGGTCTGGGAAGAGCTATCTAAAGCCGTCGAAGAAGCCCGTAAAGCACTGAAAACTAAGGCGTAAATCCTAACCAAAACCACTCCCGTACTGGTAGAATATAGGCATGGCGACTGGCATCAAGGCGCAGCTTCCTACCAACATCAGTCTCGATGGGTTGCAGCGTCTCGCCTCGGATTCGGATTGGGGCTGGCATTTCAAATACAATGGCGACCGCCGCACGGTCAAGAAAGAAGCCGGACACATTCAGGATTTCAACCGGGACGGCGCACCCGGCAAAGGTCTGCCGCAGCATATCGTTGACGCCCTCCTCAATCACCCTCTCCCGCAATTTCTGATCGACGTGGAGTTCGTTCATTTCGGGCGGCACGATACGATCTACGTGTTCGACTCGCTGATTCTCGGCGACGAGTTCGTTGCGGTCGAGCCGTTCGAGTATCGCGAAGCCCGGTACCATGCTGAATTCGACAATTATGCTTCCTGCATAGTTCCGGTGTTCACCGCCCGGACGCCGGAAGAAAAAACCCGGATGTTCGTACAGACGGCTCAGGACGGCATCGAAGGCATCGTGGCGCACAAGATGAGTGCAGCTTACGAAGAGGGTCGTTCAACGAATGTTTTCAAGTTCAAATTCATCAAGCAACTCGACGCCGTATGCATGGGCGACGATCCCAAGGGCAAAGACAGCGTTCGCCTCGGCTGCTATGACGAGCACGGCAAGTTGCATGAGATTTGCGGAGCCCGGATTATTGGCATCCACCCGACAAAAGGTCAGGTGGTTGAGATCAGATACAACAAGGGCACCAAGAAACGGCACGTGATGGAGATTCACATCGAACGCATCCGGGACGACAAGAAGCCCCGCGAATGTACTCTCGATCAAATCGTGGTCAACGCCGACTTTAGGAGATAACCGTGGACGAATTTAATGGGCACCAGAATCCGGAAACGTTCAACACTAACGGTCTGACCGAACATCAGTTACAGGTCGCCGCCCTTTGCGTCAACATGGCGGAAGGTGAACAGCGCCCGTGGGCAAGTGCGGAGAACCTGCAATTTTTCGTGAGGGATTTCGTTCGCGAATCCATTCAGAGCGCCATTGACGGCAACAAGCTGACCGAAGCTGGCGTCGAAGTGGCGAGGAGCATCTTATGAACAGCGCCGAACGTGCCGAACAATTCGAGATTCTGTATACTGCTTACATCGCCAAGCTGCGTCGGCTGGATGAACTGCAAGCACAGGGTCGTTACGGTTTCCAACTGCGGATGCCGAAGAAGGCACTGGCGATTGCGATGAAAAATTTGCGGGAGTTCGGTAAGAAACATGGTGTAGAAGTCGAGTCTCTGTTCTACTAAGGCTATGGCAACGGCGAGATTGATTCTCTGGATTCTTGTGGTTTTAGCGGTCATTCGACTAAGGGAGACTTTATGAACATCGACATTCTGGATGACGAGATTTTCTCAGACATCGCCCGGAACTGCGGCTATGATCTGGACAACGAGAATGAACTGGAGGCGGCAACCGCACAGATCGTGAAGATGTCGCCGGAAGAGGCATGGGAGCGATACTGCGTGTGGAACGGACTACTAGGTAGCTTCCACTACTCGCTACGGGAAGCGTACCAGAACATTTTTGAAGCGTGCAATCCCGATGCCCTGACGGTCGAGGATTATGACACAATCATGGCTGCCCTGAGTCTGGCGCAGTCAGGCGCGAATCCGACAGCTTACCTTGCACTGGCAACCGTTCGCAGCAAAGTGAGCAAGATGCAGGAAAAGGTGATGGCATGAGCAGAGTGAAAAAACCAAAGCGCGTGAAGTGTCCGATCTGCAAAGCCCCCGGCATCGCAGCCGAGCGGGTGAGTACCGAGCCGATCAAGCATGTCGATCTGCTCACGCCCCTGAAAGACCTCGTCCGCTGCATCCGGGACGGGCAACTCGGCGACTTCTCGCCGCTCATGGACGAGATTTTCGATGCGGAGCACGCGATCCGCATGGCGGAAGCCAGAATGAAGCTTTTGAAGGGCATCGACTATGGCGACTAAGGCAATCTCATACCATTACGTGAAGGTGCTGCACCCAAGCAACAAGGGGAAGGCGATTTACCTTGAGTTGCCGAAATTCATCGACAAGGGTGACATGCAATTCATCGCCGGGTATGAGTTCAAGTTGGACGCCAATGGAGAGCCGAAGCTGGCATCCAAGAAGGGTGATATCATGCACCTGATGCAGCTTGGCGAGGGCGTAAAGATTATCGGTCTGGAAGCGAACAAGTTCTACGGTAATCTTGAAGAGAAGGACAAGGTGGAATTCTAAATGAAAAATCGAAAGTTCAGTGCGGATGAAATGAAGCAGGTACACGCCGAAGAACGGCGGATGCTGGCATTTATCGCCAAGCGGAACGAGGAGTTCATCAAGGCGAAGAAGGCTGGTGAGCCGGAAGTCGGCATCTTCTGGCTGCTCCCGAACGGCAAGGTGTGGATGGATGGCACGCCTGTGTCGATGGCGGCAAGCTACGGCGATCTCAAGATTCACGAGGGTACTCACACGCAGTATTGGGACTCTCTCCAGCGCAACGGCATCGCCCCGGCTGATGTGGAATACGAAGAGTATCCGCGTGGTCGCGTGGCATACGACACCAAGAAGCGTCAGTTCTTCCTGTTCGCCGACGCCTGCATCCTCAAGGACAAGGCTGCGGTGAGCCGCATCATGAACCAATTCCGTCTCCCATCGAACACGAAGAAAGAAAAAGACCCGCACTATCGTTGCCCGAAGTGCATGAGCAGCGGACGTTCAAAGAAACAGCAAGAAAAAGATTGGGACATCTAGGAGGGATTATGAAGCTGATGCAAAGGAACCTCGGTATCTCGGCACAGATTTGGGCAGTGCTCGAAGTTCTCAGTGGGGGCGATTATGTGCTTCCCAAGATTCCTCACGAGTCAGAAGTGACGGCACAGTACGACATCGAAACCCGCCCGTTCTACAACGTGCCGGGACGAGCGCACGGCTTCGTCACCAACGTGCATCACTTCAACAACAACGAGTTCACCCTGTTCTTCACCATCACCGAAGCTGGTGGTGGGGATACGATCTGCGTTTGCGACTGGACCGGAAAGCGGCGGTACCTCCAGCCCGTGCTGACCAATGATGGTCGCCCGGAAAACTGCCGCATGGCGGAATTCCAGTACGGCAACGTGGGCGCAGTTCTGGAGTATGTTCAGACTCTCATCGCCAATTTTATCCTCAAGGAACCGTCCGCTGAGATCGCTGTCCCCGGCATGTTGGGCGTGGGGGTGCGTTAATGGCGAAGCGCATCAAAGTCAAGGCTCCTGAGACGTGGGATGAGTTTCTCGCGTATGAGTGGGATCAATTCAACTGCCACTATCGCGACTACCACCCGACGCCTGCGAACTACATCTTCAAGCCGGGGGAGGAAGTTGCCTTCGGGTCGATGGAGGAGTGCCGGGTCGAAGCTACGTTCCCGTTCAACGGCATGGAGCACTGCATCGTGCTCCTGAGCTACCATGATCGGGGATCGGTGTATGGCAAGCCGTTTGACAACAAGCGGCGGCTGCCGCGTCTGACGTTCTGGTTCAACGTAGACCCGGTCTCGACGGTCACCGACACCGATTTCGGTCGGGATCGTATCAACACCGACTATTCGCAGACGAGCCTCGACAGCCTGATCCACATGGCGTACAGCCGGGGCTTGATCGACAGCCCGGAGTACCAGCGCGATTACGTGTGGACGCTGCAAGATAAGCAGCGGCTCATCAAGTCGATCTTCGACCGCATGGACATCGGCAAATTCATCCTGCTTGAACGCGAGTACCCGGAGAATCGTCTGGAGATCATCGACGGTAAGCAGCGGTTCAACGCGATACTCGGCTTCTACGAGGGGCGCTACGAATACGAAGGCAAGACGTGGTTCCAGCTTTCGTGGCGTGACAAACAGCGATTCACTGACATCATGGTGCACACCGCCAAGATTCAGGAGTCACGTGTAAAGAAGTCCGACATCCTGTGGCTCTTCCTCGCCATCAACCGTGGCGGCGTGCCTCAGACCGAGGAGCACATCGCCAAAGCGCGTCGGCTGTACGAAGAGGCGCTGAAAGAGGAAGCCAATGCCAAGAAAAAGTAAGGCTCAGAAGCCGGAATTGAAGGTGCCGAAAGTCGAGGACGGCGACTGGACACCCGGCTCGTTCGGCTGGTACATCCATCAAGCCAACGTGATCGCCTCATTGAACTGTGAACAGAACAGTCTTGGGGCGATCTATCTGGCGAAAGTAGTCGAAAGGGCAAAGGGGCTTGGCAAGACCAAAGCCCCGCAACGCAAGAAGCGATACCAGCACTTCGCCATCATCAGCCAGTACCCGGAGATTGGGCAGATGGGCTGTACGACGGCATCTTCGCTGGCTGAGGCGACAACGGACATCCATCAGGAGGAGCCCGGTGCGATCCTGAAACGCATTGCCAAGAAAGATTGCCGGGTGTGCAAGGAATTCGGAAGTTAATGAACTGGACGAAGAGTGAGACAATTGGGGGAGTGAGATACACCCGGTCCGACGGCGCGGTCGTGAAGTGGGACAACTCATCCCCGCATCCCAACCCGGCAGAGCCTACGGCACGGATGTGGACGGCATGGGAGCCTGATCCCTCCCAGAAAGCCCTTCTAATGCACCGAGGGCGCTGGCGTAGGGCTCAGGACGGCACTAGGGTACGGTTGGGCTTCCCCCGGCGTTGGAAAACAGCACAGGCGGCAATGGATGCCGTAGACAGGGAGTATCCACTTGGGTAGGATTATCTGCATCGGACGGCGTGCCACGGGAGTCGATGATGACACCCGTGCTGTCCATTACATCGGCGACTGGCTCCAGAGGATGGGGCGGCTGGCGGACGTAGGCAAGCGCATTCAGAGCGGCGACCTCGACCTGTATGACATGAGCACCCTGCCGGAAAAGGGTGACGGCATAGCCGCCATTGAACGGTATCGGGATATCGACATGGTACTGGCGATCCACCTGTTCGGGATCGATTTCGGAACTGGATTGAACAGTCCCGCTCTGTACCAGATGACCAACTATTACTATAACCGTCGTAACTGGCAACTGCTGGACATCTGCCGGGAGCGCGGGGTAAGATTGATCGCTTGGGGAGATCAACCGAAATTTCACCCGGCCTGCTATCCCGACGTTCAGCAGACTCAATTGGTTGGCTCCTGCTATCTCTACGAACCGGAGGTCAAACATGCACGCCAAAGAAAGGGAACTGGAAAGGTTGCTGGAAGAGCACGGCTTCGAACTGCAAAGGGGACACAAGCATCTGGTGTACAGGAACCCCGCAGGGCTCGTGCTCACCATGTCCAACTCGCCAAGTGACATCAACGCCCGGAATCAAGCCCTGCGCGATCTGCAAAAGATGCTCGGTATGCGACCGGGTGTCGCAATCGTGGGTAGTCGCCGGGAGAAACGTAGGAAATCGTGCCCGATAAAAATCGATTTCACCCGGATCGAGACGAATGTGATTTCGCATCGTCCGTCGCTTGCCGATCAACTGGAGAAAGTCCGGGCAGAGTTGAAACTGGAAGGCAAGACCGAAACCGGACGGACACCGACTCAACCAGAGTTGCAGATCAACCAACCGCATCAAGAGCGGAGATATTTCGCCGAGGTCACGGTCTGCCGAGAGATTTTCGATATCATCCTCCGGGCTGGCGATGAGGGTATGAGCATCATGCTCAAGGACGAATCCAGCCATCGGGTGCAATTCGTCCGACGCCCGACCGCAACCCAGAAAAGGGGGAGTAAATAGATGGCAAGCATTAACGTATCGGAAAAAGAGTTCCACGCGGTCGCTAGTGCGGCAAACGATGCGCTGGACAAAAACGAGGTTGAGGCCGCTTACACGCTGGACGATCTCGCCCGGAAGATAAACGCCGCTTTATCGAAGAACACGGCGCGACGAGCATTAGGTAACTATCCGGCAGTCGGCGGGAGCCTGCCAAAATTTGAGGTTGAATCGCCGCTGGAATCAAACGGTCGGCGACCGAAGAAATGAAAGATCAATACGACTTTTCGGGTGGTGAACGCGGTAAGTATGTGCGTCAGGCGTTCAAAGACTTGGTGTTCCACCGAGATTACAACAAGTGTGTCAACTGCGGTCTTCCCGGCGTGGACGCGCATCACATCATGGAGCGGAGGCTATTTCCCGATGGCGGATATTATATCGATAATGGGGTTACAGTCTGTTCGACCTGTCATCAAGCGGCAGAAGCTACACTCATCGGATGCGATGTACTTCGTCAAAAGGCAGGCATCCACAACGTGGTTTTACCGCCCCATCTCGCGACCGATACCGACTACGACAAATGGGGAAACCCGATCCTTCCGAGCGGCTATCGGCTCCGTGGTGAACTTTTTGATGACGAAGCTGTTCAGAAAGTCCTCCGGCCTGTCCTCCACATGTTCATCAACCGGGTCAAATACCCCCGGACATACCACTTCCTGTGGTCACCGGGGCTCCAGAATGATGACCGCCAATTGCCAAGCACTGAAGGATGGCAGGGCCGACAGGTGGTCATAACCGAAAAGATGGACGGCGAGGGCACCACGTTCTACCATGACGGCCTGCACGCCCGGAGTGTGGACGACATGGAGCCGCACCCGTCCCGGACGTTCATTAAGGCGATTCATGCCGCCTGCAAATTCGACATCCCGGACAACTATCGGGTCTGCGGTGAAAATCTGACCGCTGTGCACAGCATCAAATACACCGATCTCCCATCGTATTTCATGGTGTTCTCGATTTGGAACGGACTCACCTGCCTGTCATGGGAAGAGACGATGGAATGGTCGGCTCTACTCGGCCTGCGTACCGTCCCCGTGCTCTATTGGGGAGAATACAGCGACGATGTCTGTAAGGCGATGTGCGATTTGCTAAACCCCACCACGCAAGAGGGTTTAGTGGTGCGTCCGGCTGCCCGTTTTCACTATAGAGATTTTCCCAAAGTTGTGGGAAAATACGTAAGGAAGTCCCATGTGCAGACCGACGAGCACTGGATGCGGAAGGAAGTAGAATTCAATGGTCTCGCAAAATCCTAGCGACATCCGGCATTATATGGCTCTGCGCAATACCGTAGCCGCCCGGTGCTGGAACATCCCGGCTTCGGAGAAGTACGGGACTCCGACGACATTCATCGTCGAGGACGAACGCGGTCAGGTGACGCTGGACAACAGTGCCGAAGGTTACCACCCGACTACGCCCCGCGAATTGTTGCTGTTGACGGCATTCAAAATTTGGCTGCACAAAACGGAGCAATGTGGATTATGAGCCTCTGCGAACGAGATGATGACTACCGCACATTCCGGGAACTGACGCCTGCCGAAGAAGCCGCATGGCGTCTATACTGCGACGAAACCAAGGGCGACATGGACGTGCGTGACTTCTGGGACGATCTGTCGCCTCGCGTCAAGGCGCACTATCTGAATAAGGTGCACAATGGGTACCAGCGGCAATTGCGGTGAAGACTGTCCCGGCTGCCAGTCGATTAAGCAGTTCGAGGAACGACCGAACGGATGCACCTGTCCAGCACCGCACGAATCCGCTTTGCGGTACTGTTCGATTCATTGCTGCTGCTGGATGAACGCTGAGATCAACCTGTACGGACTTTGCCGACGTTGTGGGAAGTATCCGCTCTACCACTAATGAAACCGAAGATCAACCCGGACTATTGCTACTACAAGCTGCGTCTCGTCAAGTCTCCCGTTCACGGCTGGGGCGTCGTCGCCGCCGAAACCATCCCCAAGGGCAGATTCGTGATCGAATACACCGGGGAAGTCATGAACCGGAAGCGGCACAAAGAAGTCTCCGCAAAGCGAAAGCGTTGCTACATCTACACCCTTGACAAATACTGGTCACTGGACGGGTTGGTGGGGGGCAGCGGAGCGGAGCGAGTCAATCATTCCTGCGACCCTAATCTTCGAGCAGACATCCGGGGGCACCGGGTTTTCTTCGTCTCCAGACGAAAGATCAAGAAGGGTGAAGAACTCTCAGTGGATTATTACTACAACTGGGATTTGAAAGACCTGAGCCTGTGCATGTGCAAAGCAAAGAACTGTCGTGGTACAATAAACTTCCCACCGCACGGGATCAGAAACACCCCGGCATATTTGGCATTGAGGGAACGACTTGAATCGCAAAGGAAAAGGGTTGAGAAGCGTGCCATACTTTGAAGACATTACACTCTACGTAGACGTGGACGATACATGGATCGCTCACATGGTCGAAGGTTCCGGCTTCGATCTCAGACCGAACGCCATGACCCAGCTACGTGGGCTGACAATGTTGTACGATGTCCAATGGCTCACCTGTTGGCCTCCGGAACCGTTGCGAGAGCTTCTGCATGGATTGTACGCCCCCGATGTATGGATGTACTCAAACTACTGCGCGTGGCGGACTCGCATGGAACTCAACAAGGGCGACAAAGTCGATGCCGTATTGAATGGCAACCCAAACTGGTACTGGATCGAAGACCCGCTTCCAAAGGATGAGTTTACTAAATTGGTCGAGGCCGGGGTGCAGGATCGATACATTCGTGTCGAGCCGCATGGAACATGGGGATTTCTCGACGCAATTCACAAACTTTTTGCCCTCACAAGTGTTGATTCTAAAGTGCTTTGGGCTGCTGGAATCAACCCTAAATGGTTCGAAAAATTCTGACGAAAAATCTCAGCGTTTTCTGTTGACTTCCTACGACACCCGTTATATACTTTTCTTGGTGTTAAATCGGGCACAACTTGTGCCTCTTGTGGAGCTAGTCCATGGCTAATGGAAATGGAACTGGTGCCAAGCTCAAGTTTGAGCCCAAGTTCCCGCTGTTGCGTTACCCGCTCGATGCTCAGTATCCCACCCTCAACCCCGACAATTACCCCTTGTGGAAGGAACCGAAGGATTTCAAGAACCTTCGCTCTGAATTCGTCGCCTGCACCGCAAAAGAAGCCCTCGAAATGCTCAAGCGTGCAAACCCGGCGAACATTGTCCGCCGCAAAGAAGGACAGGTCAATCAGATTCGCGGCTGGATCAACGAGCGCATTTTCGGCGTTCAGGATACCATCGAGTTCGACTGGAACGGCGTGTTGCAGAATGGTCATCACCGTCTGGAAGCCATCTCCAAATCAGACGGCATCGTCCTGCTGCACATCGTGTACGGCGTCAATCCGGAGAACTACTCCCGCTATGACGATGTGTACAAGCGCACCGCCGCCAACATTCTCGGCATCGGCTTGAAGCTGGAGAAGGGCGAAGCTGATGATTGCGCTGCCGCCTCCAAGTGGACGACCGTCTACTGGGATGGCACCGCGCTCGAATCCCGTCAGGGTGTTCATGGTCGTAAGCGCATCGGCTACCTCAAAGCGAAGCCGGACATGATCGAACACAACGCCGATCTCGATGCGCTGGTGAAGCGCACCAAGGCGGAACTACCTTGCCCGAAGAGCATCCTGCTTACGTTGCTCACTCTCGGCTGCGAGGTTGCCAACGGTAAGACTTTGACTCGCGACTTCATCAAGGGGGTTGTAACGGGTGAAACCGCACTCGGTACCCCGGCACGCGAATACCGCGAATTCCTGCTCCGCAACAAGGACACCAAGAAAAAGCGCGTGTACACGAGCCTGAAACTCGGTCTTGGACTGATCGCTCTGCGTGCTCATCTGGAGGGAGAAGAGAACATGGAACCGCTGCGCATGAACTCGTACAACCCCAAAAAGGGTGTGCCGCGTTTGTCCGCACAGCAGGATTCGTTCTTCAAGGAATTGGCGGAAGAGGCACGTATCCGTGCCAAGAACAATCTTCTGACCAAGGTCAACCCGACGAACCGCAACTCGACCCCGTTGACTGACTTCGGGTTCTTCGGGAAGCGCGTTCTCAAGGCATTCGGCAAGTTCAACATCCACACTCTCGGCGATCTGGCACTCGTGAACAACGACGTGACATTGCGCAAGATGGTGAACAAGAACGACTTCGATCAGGTGAAGGACTTCGTCACTTCGATGGAATTGCCGACCGTTCGCGTGAACTAACGCGGTCGATTAGAGACATAGATGGGCTCGGCTAAACGGCTGAGCCCATTTTCTTTTGTACGGCACGAGCGTAAGTCACGCCGGGAAGAGTACCGCCCGACCAATTCACTTCGCCAACCACACGCATTCCGTTACGCTCATAGAAATCACGTGCCGTTCGATTATCGGCACGGACGCTGAGATATAAATCGCCCTGCGATGGTTCCACAATCTCTTCGAAGAACTGCTGGAAGACCCGCCGTCCGGCTCCGTTGAATTGACCGCTGTTGAGAATTTGATGGAGCATGATCGAGCCAGCCGGAATTAACAGGTTGCCGACCCATGTGCGCTTCTTGTATTGCTGAAAGGTGATGACCACGCCGTCTTGATAGATGCATTGCTTCTTCTCGATGCGACGTTTTAGAGCGTCCTGCCGCACGTGCGGAAAGATATCTTTGAACTTCTGGAAGTGCCCGTAGATGTCTTTCAGGTCGTCGAGTGTTGCATATCGCATTAGCGTTTCTCCCACACGAACAATGGTTCGTATTTGTAGCCAGTCTTACCGCCTGTGGCCGTAGTCTGGCTGCCCATGATTTTGCTCAGCCCGTAATCCATGCGTCCGATCCAATGCCATTCGTTGCTGAGATCACGGTCGATGTGCTTTACTAATTCATCAGTCAGTTCCGGGTAAGTCTTGACATCGGCGATGTTGATCGCGAGAAGTCCACCCGGTTTGAGGGCATAGTGACAGTTCGCCAAGGTATCAGTCATGAAACCGTACAACCAGCCGTTCTTTCCCTCGTACTTCATGTAGCTCTGCGTCGGCTCGTCGGAATACTTCTCGGTGTCGAAGTACGGTGGGCTGGTGAAGCAGAGATCGACCCCGCCCTGAGGCAGTTTGTCTCGCATCTCCAGCGTCTCGCTGCCGAGTTTGTAGATGTCGATCTGGAGATCGCGGTTTGGGTCAAGGGTCTTGAAATCCCGGACCATGCGCTCCAGTCCATCGAAGGTTTCCGATGCCGGATCACAGCCGATATATCGTTTCACTCGCTGGCAACGCATAGCTCCAAGCAAGCGACCGCCGAAACCACAGGACATATCCCACACGATGCTGCCGTTGACGTGCTCCAGCAGACGATCATAGATACCAGCCGCCGAGACCGGGCGGAAATTACTAACGCACTGCGTCCCGGTGAAAGTCTTGAGTTGCTTGCGAATGCCTGAGTTAGTGATCCGGGCTCCATGCTCCAGACGCTTCTGAATCACTTTCATGAATATGGACTTGGTTCGAAAGGCTTTGTCCGGTGTCATCATCTTCCCGCACACCACTTTGGAATAGTGCGGGTGATACGTCCACGCCAACTCCAGAGCGTGCATCCCACCGGACTGCTCGAAGCAGAGGTTCGGCCATGTTCCGGTAATTTTGGTCGCATAATCAAAAGCAAGGAACTCGTTGTAGCTTGCTTGCTTTTCCTCGTCAGTCAACTGGTAATCCATGACCGGATGACCCATCGTATCGAGTTTGTAGTAGTGAAGGCAGATCGCATTCTTGAAATCTTCCGTCCACTCATCGCCCGGAACGTCGTAGTCGTGTCCACGCCACGTGATGTCTTTCTGATGGGCTTGGCTCTTGTGAGGCTTGCGAGTGCCGCGCCAATATTTCATGTTGACGTGGATCGGCATGTGCCACTCGCCACATTCCTCACACAAAACGGTCCGGTGATCTAGGGTGCAGTCGGGGCAAACGGCTGGGTATTTTTCAACGACAGCCGGAGCGGGAGAAGAAGTCATATTAGGCTAATACCAGCTTTCCAACCCTTTTTATGAGGGTTGACCCGGATGGCTGACGCATTCCAGATTCGTAAGATTACAGTTCCCGCTAACCTATTGACTAATCCGGACATCGCAGAGAATGCGGTGGGTGCCGTTTCAGTCTCAACTGGGTCTGCCGACGCTGGTAAAATCGTTCTCCTCGATGCTTCCGGTCAGATCGACCCTACAATGGGCGGCGGCGGTGGATCGACTACATGGGCATCGATCACCAGCGGCATCAACACCGGACAGAACCTTCAGGTTGGTAACGGTAGCGTCATCAACTACACGGGCACCGGGCTCATTAACGCCAACGAAGTCGGTGGTATACAGGTGGTCAACGGCAGCGTCCCTACGCACGCCGGAATGCTTTTGATCTCTCAGCCCGGAAACTCCACAATGGCATGGGCTGATCCTCAGGTCCAAGGTCTTTATGATGCCGGGTCTACGATCTCCCCGGCTCCGGCATACGTCGCCCCAACTAACATCCAACCTGTGATGATTGGTGGTTCGGATTATGCCGGAACCGCCAAACTTCAAACATGGAAGGTGGACTCCAGCGGTCTAGGCTACGTTAGCGTGACCGGATCGGTCACCGTGTCCGGATCGGTGTCCGTTTCGAACTTCCCGGCGACTCAGACTGTAGTCGGCAACCTGACTCATAACAACGCGGCACCGGGGGCAAACAACATCGGCGTCCTCCCGGCAGTGGCGTCCACTAGCGTGCCGACCTATAACAACGGCGATCAAGTCCTCCTATCGACCGACCTATCCGGTCAACTTCGCGTCACCAGTGCGGGTTCATTTACCCCGGCACTGACCGCAGACCGTACCGCAACAGGCACGATCACTTCGAGCCAGAATGTCATGGTTTCGACGGCTGGCGGCGGTACCTGCGTCTTCAATATCACAGGTACATGGACTGGAACCATCGTCTTTGAGGGCAGCATCGATGGAACGAACTGGGTAACAGCCAATGTCTCCCCATTCCAGTTCGGTAACCTCGTCAGTTCCGCCACGGCAAACGGGCAGTGGTTGCTCAACGTTGGCGGTCTGAACTCATTCCGTGTACGCGGCAACACCGTCGCGACGGGTACCGCAAACGTCTGGATCGAGGTCGGCGCAGGCAACAATGCCCTCGTCATCAGCGACATCATTCAGGGCTCGGTCAGCATCAGCAACTTCCCGGCTACCCAAACTGTATCCGGCAACGTCACATCGGCACAAGGCTCCCCAAACACTGCCGCCAATTCATGGCCCGTAGAAGTCACTGATGGAACCAACATCTTGATGACTTCATCGCACCCCGGTTCCGTAAACATCCAGCAGATCGCAGGCTCGACCGTCGCAACAGCGACGAGCGGCATCATGAAAATCGGCGTCACGGACGCTACAGGCACGTCAATCAACAGTACCAGCGACTCCGGAACTGCGGGTCTCAACGTACACGTCACCAACACTGGTGGATTGGGCGGCACCCAGTACGTTGAAGGCACCAACATCGGCGCAACTGGCACTGGCACATTGTCTATCGCCAAGAACCCATCCAATGCAGCGGAAGCAATCCACGTCGATGCCTCGAACAACCTGCTGACGAACATCAACGTAGCACTGCCTGCCGGAACCAACATCATCGGTAAGGTGGAAGTCACGGATGGCACCAACGTTCTGGGTACGACCTCGCACCCGGTTATTACGCAAGACATATCTGACGGCACGCCGGGTTCGACTGTCCCCGCAACCGCCATGTTTATGGCTGGCAAGGACAACGCCACGGGCTTCCTGCATGGATTGTCCACGGACTCCAGCGGCGTCCTGAACGTAAACGCAAGCGTCAGCGGCTCGTTCACCCCAGCTTTGACGGCTGATCGCACCGCAAGCGGGACGCTCACCACAATCAACGGCGCTATTACACTCAGCACTCAGGGTGTCAGCGGCGTCGTGTTCAACATTGTCAATGACACCACGGCATGGGCAGGCACCATTGTATTCGAGGCGTCACCTGATGGTGTCAACTGGTATCCCGTCAACGCTTTTGCAAAATTCCCATCAGGAGCAGCAACCCAGACCACAACAACAAACGGTCAATGGTCGCTTCCCGCTGGTGGATTGAATTCTTTCCGTGTCCGTGCAAGTACGGCAATCACAGGCGGCACGGGAGCCAAGGTTTGGATCGAAGCTGGCGCAGGACCGCTGATCGTAGAAGTAGCACAAACCACGGCAGGCAACTTGAATGCTACGGTTACGCAGGGTACGGCAAATTCAGTCGCTAACGGTTGGCCTGTCAAGATCACAGACGGAACCAACGTCCTCGGCACGTCCGGCAATCCAGTGGTGGTCAACGTCAACAACTCACCGACCGTTACACTGGCGGCAGGCACCAACAACATCGGCTATACCAGCTTCCAGCTACCGACGCTTTCGCGTCTGACACGGGCAGCTATCAACTTCAGTTCATCTGGGAATAACACCTTGATCGCCGGGGTAGGCGGTCAGACGATCCGCGTTTTCCGCATTGCATATAACTGCGGCGGCTCCACGCAGATCACATGGCTGGATGGCATTACAGCCATGAGCGGTCCACTTAGCTTCAGCAGCGGGGGCGGTGAGATTCTCGACTTCGACGGCGATCCGTGGTTCGTAACGAGCACCGGAAACGGTCTCGCCTTTAATTCGTCCAACGCTGTCCAAGTTGGCGGAACGGTGTGGTACACGCAAAGCTGATATGAGTCAAATTCTTGGTGGTAGCGGACAATCAGTAGCACTGGAAACCAATGGCGTGTTAAACGCCATCCAGACCTTGCTTAACCTGATCGCTGGCGGCAACATCACGTTGACACCAGACGGATTTGGCGGGGTGACCATTGCTGCGTCTGTATCGAACATTCCACAGATCGTCCAAAGCAACCAGAACAGCAGCGGTTCCGCGTCCAGTCTCACAAAAGCATTCACCAGCGGCAACGTTGCAACTAATGCGATCCTCGTCATCGCTCAATGGTCGGGCACCAGCAACACGCTGAGCGTGGCGGACACGAATCTGAACAACTACACCACACTGCGTGGTCCGGACAACAACGGTGCGGATGGGAGCGGCGGTTCACGTCAGCAGATTTTCTTGGCAACCAATATCGCGGCTGGCGCGAACTCGGTCACGATCACGCCTAGCTCCAGCACCCGCATGATGATGGTCATCATCGAAATCAGCAACTTGTCCGTTCTCTCCACGCTGGACACGAGCAACTGGAATGACAGTGTTTCAACCGTGACTTCGTTGAGCAGCGGCAACGTCACCACAACGCAAGCCGTGGACTTGCTGATTGGTTATGCTGGCACCCAGTCACAGGCGGCTGCCTTGACGGGTGAGGTTGGCTGGACGGTACTTGAAAATACGAGTGACGGTACAAACACAGAAGCCTTGCTCGTTCAAAGTCAAGTTCAAACTTCAACCGGGACTTATGACAGCACGGCGACAGCATCTCCGGCGACAACTTACGGTATGGGCATCGTCGCCCTCCGTGCCGCCATCAGCAGTACATCACCGAACGCCGCCATCGCCACATTTACCACGACCTCGCTCGCTAATGGGGCAACCGCAAACGGAACTGTCGCTATGGCGAAGACCTGTGCGCTCCTGCATGTCACGGTGTCACAGGCTGCTCGCGTTCGGCTGTATATCAACTCAGCCGCAAGAACTGCTGATGCCAGCCGCAGCAATCAGACACCGCCGACACCGGGCACACAACATGGCGTGCTCGTGGATTTGTACCTCGATACTGGAGACAAATTCACATGGCAGATGTCGCCGATAGCTCTGGTGTACAACTATGATGCCACTCAAAGTACGAATATCTACTACGCAGTGACTAATTTAGGGAGCACAGGCACGATCACGGTGAACCTAACCTACGTGCCGATGGAGTCGTAAGGTAATGAAGGCAACAGCTTTAATGGTGTACGACAATACGACAGCAGCCAACTTCAAACAGTGGGCTTGGGGACAGGGAAGCTGGCCTTCGCCGACCTCCTACGGTATTAGCACGTTCATCAGTGCAGCAGGGTTTATCCAGACTGGAAATACGAGCACCTTCGGCGGCACGCTGGAACGTAGCAATATCATCGGCGATGGTCAAACGGTGTGGAACAACGTCACTTTCAACGTGACTGCCACTCAATCCACGTCTTCAGTCGCGACCTACACTTTTTCCGGATTGACTGGCGGACCAATCCGTGTCGGACAGTATCTTGCTTCGATCTCCGGCACGACCAACGATGGCGGGGCTTTCAACGTTACGATCCCAACGCAGGTGGTAGTAGTCACGGGCGTCACGTATACGTCTACAACCACTGGCACCTTCACCACGGCATGGACGAGCGGTGTGCAGAGCTTGCAAGCTGAGAGCGGCACCGGACAGATTACATCCAACGCCGGATCGTTCTTTATCACCAGCAGCACCACCAGTCCGGCAAACAACTCCGCTATCGGTACCACATCAAACGCTGCCTATCAGACGACGTTCAAAGGGTACTGGCAGAACGGTACTTCGTACAGTGTCGGGGATGTGGTGATCTGGGTCAGCACTGGGACGGGAACGGGTGCAACCATTGGAAACTTCGTTTGCATTTCGGCAACGAGCAGCACATCACCACCGACAACCAACACCCCTAACGCCAACTGGCAGCAGTACAACTATGAAATCTGGCAGACCGCTGATAGTGCGCTGCCGACATTCGTGCAGGCGAATCAACTTGTCGCCTCAGTCGCTTTTACTCCGGTGCAGTATTCGGCACCGAACGTGTTGGGTAACACTCTGATCGCTTTTGGACGCTTCACCAGTGGCTCAGGTGCTCCGGCAATTACGGACACACTCGGCAACACGTGGGTTCAACTTTTCAGTGTCACCAACGGGGCGGACACCAACGTAGCGTGGGCAGCATACAACTGCAAAGCAGGAGCGAATTTCGTAACATTCTCCCAGCCAACGCAGGGCAGTTTGCAGGCAGTCATAGCTGAATATTCGGGCGTGACGACAGTGACACCGCTCGATCAGACGACCAATGCTACGGGCACGAGTGCTACCGCAAACTCAGGTAACGTAACAACGCTCGTCGCGAATGAGTTGATTCTTGGTTTCATCTCGAACTCATCCACCAACGGCTTGACTATCACGCCGGGGTCTGGTTTCTCGGCTCGTCAAACAGTCAACGGCAACACCTATTTGGAAGACAAGACCGTGACGACCACAGGCACGTACAACGCTTCAGCGGGTCTGGGGTCATCTGTGCCATGGTTCGCCGCCGTTGTGACCCTAAAAGGCACACAATTGCCGACATACTACTTCAAGTTTGAGTACGGCAACCGCGCTACCAGTTGTCCGGCTATCGTATTTCAGACTGGCACAGCAATCACGGCTACAGGATCGCTCAGCACGTCTGGTTTACGCGGATTCCGCGAAGTTATCAACTTCACTCAGACGACAGCGCAGGGCTCAACTCAATTCGAAACGGATTTCTATGCGGACAGTACCCCCGGTCTGACGGGCGGCAAATTTGCCATGCTCATGTGGCGCACAGCATCATCCGGCACGTCGCAATTCAATTTCGGCTGGGAGCGCAGCAAAGACAACTTCGGTGTGGATACGGGACTGTACATGACGTACCTGTATTCAATTTCCACAGCGTCTTCGTGGGTTCAGTCTTCGGTGTTCGCGTCTGGCGGCACCAACTTCGGCACGCGGACAACGACGACACCATTCTCGATCTTCATGGGCAACAACACGAGCTTGCAGGTCGGCAACAACTTGCCTGTATCGCCATGTTTCCCCAATGTTGGTTATTTCGGGAATCCGTTAACAATTTTCCTTGGCTTGGCAAACCAAGATACGAACGAGGGTGTGGCTTTCGCCACGACGGTGTATGGAACAACGCGCACGTACCTCATGACTAAAATTGCATCCGCCGCATCATATTTCGGTTCCGCTGGTCAATCCGGTATGGCGATGAGATGGGAGTAAATTAGATGGCAACTGTACAATCATTCTTACCATACTCGAACGCAACCGTATCGAACTACACCACATGGGCACAAGGCGTGGGTTCTGCTCTCAGCACGCTCGGTTGGTCGAAAGTGGCCGATCCTGCTGGTGTGACATGGGCAAATGTTGTGTCCTTGACGAACGTTGCGCAGTACGGTCTTCCACTGGCAGGCACCGTTCTTTATGGAGGAGCATGGGCGGCGGGAACGAGCTACACTGGCGGGACTGTCACCCTTTCAACTACTTCTGCAAGCAGTTTCAGTGTGGTTACTGATTCCGGACTAACGTATGCTTGCGTGCTCGGCACTCAGAGTGGCCCGGTCACTGGCTCAGGCGTGCAGGCACTACAAAACTCAGCCGCTACTCTCACGATTACGGCAGTCGCCGCTGCATCGAGCGGTATCGCTGTCTACACTGTGTCAAGCGGCGTCACTGCTTCAATGATCGGTCAACAGTTTGTAGCGAGCATAGGCGGAAGTAACCTCGCCGGGAACAACGCGGGTACTTTTGTTTGCACAGCCACTTCCGGCACCACATCCATCACGCTCGGCAACCCCAATGCCACGGCACAAGCCTCAGTTACAGGCGGTACCCCAACGCTCGTTTCTTCCACGTCAGTCATGAGCTTTATCAATTTGAACAACAGCACGGCGAACTGGGTAAACCTAACCAACAACAACTCTCCATCCAACGGATTCACGACTGTCAATGCTTTGGTGGGACATCTGCTCACAGTAGCGGGATACAGCGGAGGCGCAAGCGGCAACAATGGGACGTATACGGTCACATCCAATGCCGCGATATCCGATATCTCAGCCAACTCTTGCTTCTGCTGCACATTTACGGGCACCAACGCTACCCAAACGAACATCACGGTTACCGAAGCCACGCACCCGGCAAGTGACCCCATTCACTGGATGCCATACAACTATGAGATTTGGAAAAGTAACGGGCCGCTAAGTACAGCCGCTCCGATCTATATCAAAATCGTTTATGCAGCAGCTATAGCTACGGCGTTAGCTTCGCAGGGTGCTACGTCCCAAACGCCTGCAATGATTTTTGACTTCGGCAGCGCAAACCCCACTACTGGACAGCTTGGAGGCAACCACGTCGGCGAGCAGGTTCACGGTTTCAACTCTGCGAGCGGCGTCGGGGCTTTTTATGAGTGTGATTTCTGCGCTCCAAATGGAGATGAGATCGCTTTTATCATGTGGCGCAACGCCGCCGCGACTAGCGTCAGCATCCCTACGGTTGTTTTCATAGATCGCACGAAAGATCAGAGTGGTAATGCTCTCGGCACGTTCTTTACCGTTGGTTTTGTGACCGCCAATACGTCTCAACGAGAATACACCGTCTTCAATCAACAAACGGGTGGTGTGATAAATTACCAACCGAACTTGGGCAACGCTCTGGGTTGGACATTTCCGATTTTTCCGGTCACGGGAGGAGCGTATCAAGGATTGACACCCGTGTTGCCGATTTTCCCGATTCCGGGCTATGTCGCAAATCCTTGTCTGATGGCTGTAGCGATGAAACAAAACGACTTCACGGATGGGCAGCTAGTCAACGCTGTGTTCTATGGCGGGAGCCACACATTCTTAATGAGCAAGAGCAACACCGTGGATCAACCTCAGCTTAACGCCGCGTATCCCGGCATCCGGTGGGAGTGATATGCCGTTATCTATTTCCAACAACGTTTCGGAAAACCTGCAATCATCGTTCAGCAACGTTCTGACCTACACAACGTCGGCTGTCACCATGACTGTGGGTGATGTGGTTTTCGCATTCACATCGTGGGGAAACAACGTCGCCGGAACGAACAACACGGGGGACATAACGGCGTTCTCGGATTCACAAGGCAACACGTGGACACGTATCGGTTCGACGTTCTATACCTCCGGAACTACTGTTGGAAAAACCGGACTGGCGGTTTTCTATAGCCACATCACCAACGGAGGTTCATCGACTTTTTCCGTCACCATTAGTGCTGGTACGTGGAATGTTGGGTCGAGCACACTCCGATTCGGATGTGCCGGATACAGCAACGTTTTCACTCCATTTTTCGATGCGGCGTCCAGCGGAGCCACGGGGACTGGAACGACGCTCACTACAAACAGTGTCACCCCCACTTTCAATTACGACGCTTTACTCATGTTTGGTACGAATGGAGCGAACGAAGCTCAAAGTATTGCAGCGCCGAATAGTGCGTGGACGCAACGGTTTTCCGGGTCGAGTGGTTTATTTCTTCAGGAGATGCCTTACGTAGGACTCGGTTACAGCGTAGGTGCGACTTCTGGATTTTACACGGGCTTTCTTTCTACATCATTTGCATTTCAGGGCACGATCTCCGGTTCTGTAGATTGGGCGGCGGTTATCATCGCCATTCCCTCTATACAAGTTGCAGGAATGGCGATGAGCGATACGGTTGAAGTTTCAGCAGGAGATGTTCAACCATTCAAACAACTTTATTTCCAAGGCGATATCTTCTTGGATGGATACACCGGGGTCAACTTCATGAAAAACGTTTTCGTACTGCCCCGCGATCACTGGGATACCGCTTTGAGCACACCATACAGCGGTCAGTTGTTCCCGACCGGAGCCGGACAGGGCACGCCGGGACAGGTCTATCCTTTCTAAAAATTCTGTGGTACTGTTTATTTGTGATCGATTTCCTAGACTTTCCGGATAAAACACCCATCATCCTGACGATGCCGAGCTATCAGGCGGAAGTCCGGCTATTGATGAAGTCTTTAATGGCCCGCTATCATGAGCCCCACCGCCACTACCACACCTTCGCTCACATCCAATACGGGTTCCAGCGGTATGCTGAACTGGTGGGCGATGCCATGAGAGCGACTACGTTCATGGCGTGGTGCTACCACGACTCTGTCTATGATCCACACGCGGATGACAACGAGGATCGTAGCGCCAAGGTTTTCATGGAGGACAACAAAATCCTCGGCTTCGCCATGGAAGACACCGAGCGAATCGTCGATCTGATCCTATCGACAACACACACCGGGGAAACCAACGTCGTCACCGATATTGATCTGTCCGGACTGGGTGCACCGCTCGAAGTTTATCAAGAAAACACCCGGCGAATCCGGATGGAGTACAGCTTTGCGACCGCAGAACAGTGGGCAGCGGGGCGCACGGCGTTCCTGAAGAGCTTCATCAAACGGGCTGAAGAAGGAACTCTCTACAACACGCGGGAATTCGCGGCGGCGTATACCGCACGGGCTCTCGACAACATGAAGGCTGAAGTCGAAAATAACGGGTATTTCTGCCTTTAGAATCAACACATTACGGGTTAGCTAAAATCCTGAAGACGAGGTAGAATAAGGGTAGGAGGCGGACTATCCGCACTGACTATGACACCTGATCTTCCGGTAATGTCGGTTCCAATCAACGTAACCAGTCTCCCTACGCGAGCCAAGAACGTTTTGAAACGTCTCGACGCGAAGACCGTGGGAGACATCACCAAACTGAAGCGTTCGGAGATTCTCCGAGCGAAATGGGCAGGCAAGAAAGTGCTTGCCTACATCGAAGAATTCTTATCCATGAGAGGACTCACCTTGACACCAGAAGAAAACGGCCCGGTTGTTGAAAAGGGCTTTCCATTGCTCAACGCATTCAACTCCATCGAAAAACAAATCTTCGACTACTTCGGCTATCGTGAAGACTGGGTCAAGATTCCGATGGAGGATCGCACCGAAATGTACTGGATGCTCCAACAGAACGACAACGGCGGCGGTTCCGTCACCTATTTCGAGGAGCCCATCACTGAAGAAATCCTCAATGACGGTAAGTGCTATCGCGACTCGATCTACACACAGCGTTTCCTGCCGAAGTGGGTTTATCCCGGCAAGGATTACACCATGATCGTCGTGGATACGCACACCGATGGCAACAAGTTCCTCGCGATCTTCGACAACAAAAAACAGGTCACCATGTCAGCCGGACTTGTATCGGCGAATCGCCGTTGGGATTTATACGGCGACCACGGCGTCCCGTTGGATATGGTCGAAAAGTAATGGTCTGGCTCAAGTACCCTCCCGACCCATTGCTTACGCAGGAGCAATGGTGCGAACTCGCCGAAAACGGTACGGACGATCAGTTGTGGGAAGCGATCTGTGCGGCAAGTTCACATGATCTGCTTCTCCACCACGTGTTTCAATCCGTGACGCGAATGGACGGTCGCGACGGGAGGATATACGAGTGCGTACCGCGACACCGCATCCTGATGATCGCGCTTTATCACATGATGCTGCGGAATCGGAAACTGGAAGAGCAGTACAAAGATTTGCTGGATCGCCAACCGCCTCCGATGTTGACGATGAAAGTGCTCAAGGCTAGGAAGAAAAATGAAAAAGGCGATGAGATCACTGTGCTTGAAGTTACGCCCGACAGGAGTAAAATTGTCGCTCCTGCTGGTGATGTTCGCACTGATGATCGTAGCGGGAGTTAAAAATCGGATCGGTGTTTGTGTCGTGCTGACCGTCCTGATGATCGCGGTCGGAGCGAATGGGGAAACTTTTCCCGAAGTGCAGGAATCGAAAGAATTAGACATAAGTCGCGATGAACGTGATCGTCTGGTGGGCGATTACAGCACCTACAACCCGGCTTTCCGCTACTACCGGGCGGGAAATAACAAATGCGATACCTGCAAATTAGAGTTTAGAGATCACCCGGTGGTTCGTATGCCGGAGAAAAGATTTTACGGTTGTGAGCTATTCGTTCTTTGCAACACAGATCGCGTGAAATTGTAAGTCTGACAGGCTTTTCGAGGAGTCTAATTTAACTAAAGGAAGGAAGTCGGCTTTTCCTTTCTTAAGAAAGGTTCCAAGATGTTCGGAGGCACTGGAGTGGGTAGACAACAACTCAACACCAAACTTGACCCCAACAAACGGTCAAACGACGCAAAGGAATTCGAATCAGCTTTACGCCGCAGAATCGTTGGTCAAGATCAGGCGATTGAGAAGGTCGTCGAAATCTACCAAATGTTTCTGGCAGGTTTGAACCCTCCCGGTCGCCCGGTAGGAAACCTGCTCTTTCTTGGGCCGACAGGCTCCGGCAAGACTCGCGTAGTCGAGGCAATGGCTGAATCACTTTTCGGTGATGCGCGTGCTTGCATTAAGATCGACTGCGCAGAATTCCAACACTCACACGAAATCGCGAAGTTGATTGGTTCTCCTCCGGGATATCTCGGTCACCGTGAAACTCATCCTCTACTCACGCAGGAAGCCCTGAACCAATGGTTCACAGAGAAGCTGAAGCTTTCGATCCTGCTCTTCGACGAGATCGAGAAGGCGTCGGACTCGCTCTGGCAGTTGCTCCTCGGCATTCTCGACAAAGCAACCTTGACGCTCGGCGACAATCGTCGCGTAGACCTGAGCCAGTGCATCATCGTCATGACCTCAAACCTTGGGGCTGGCGAGATGCAGGAAATGCTCTTGGGTGGTGTCGGGTTCCACATTAAAGACGGTGGAAACATCGTTGTGGATGAGCGTCTCGACGACAAGATTCAGCGCACGGCGGTTGAGGCGGCACGCCGCAAGTTCACGCCCGAATTCATGAACCGCATCGACAAAACGGTCGTGTTCAAGACACTCCGCGAGGAGCACCTACGAGAGATTCTCCGTATCGAACTCGGCATGGTGCAACAGCGCATCCTGATGGCGGCTGGCACGAACCAGTTCGTGTTTGAAGTCACGGATAAGGTTAAGGGCGATCTACTCAAGGAAGGCATGGACCCGAAGTACGGTGCCCGTCACCTGAAACGTGCCATCGAACGTAAGATCGTTCATCCTCTTGCCAATTTGGTTGCGACTGGACAAACGAAGTTGGGCGACTTCATCAAGATCGACGTGGACAAAGATGGTGAATACACGTTCGTCAAAGAAGCCGAAAACGCGATGGTTCCAGTTCTGATGGAACGCTACGCCGCCACGGGCTCGACCGTGTCCGGCACGGTGGTACGTTCCGGCATCCGCAAGGGCGACCCCGGCAGCAATCAAGGCGGTCCGCCCGTATCCGGCGTTCCCGGCTCCGGCTGGTAATTAGCTTCAAAAGCAGACTATGCGGCTCTTCAATAGAGAGCCGCATTTCGCTTTTTGGAGACTAAAATGGCATTCAACCTCGCATGGGTACCGCTTCGCAATAGCAAAACTTGGGTCATGAAACAGATCGAGGACTGCAAGAACGTCCCGGAGGTCAACTCCCGGTTGATGTTCCTTGCCACGTCTATGGCGATCATCCTATGCATGATAATTCTCACCATCGGATTGTTTTACAGCGACCGCATCAAAGAGGTTTACGAGGGTGGTATGGCCGTCCTGCTCGGCGGACACGGTGTGTCGGCTTGGGGTCGCAGCAAGACCAAGGGCGACGGCGGCGGTGACAATGGGAATGGGAACGGTGGGGGAGATCAACCTGACCCGAACGCTCAACCCGATCCAAACGCCCAGCAACCCGTCCCAGCGGCTCCGGCACCTGCACCAGCCCCGGCACCTGCACCCGCACCTGCGACCGGATCAGCGGGAGACAAGGGCTAATTTCTTGGCCTTCTTTTTCTCGGCACGCACACGGGCGACGTGCTGCTCGACCGCCCACATGTAGAGTCCATGAAAAGAGAACTCGTATTTCTGACGAGTTCCTTTCAGCCGCACGCTACCATGCCAGCCGTTGTCTACATCTACGATCACGCTGCGCATCAAAGGACGGCGACGTGGTTTCTTCTCTATCGTCACTGTGCCCCATGAACGAACTTCAGCATCAGTTTCGAAACTGAGCCGCGTCTTACGTGTTGAAACCTTAGTCATGTTTCCCTCCGACTTACACGTATAGAATATCATGCTCGATTTTCGAAACATGCGTTTTAGCCAGTGTTCATGCTGGTTTGCGTAAGATAAGTTATTTAGATTGACTACGAAGATTTTTCGCTTGACAAAAATTCCGCTGAAGTCTTGGTATCTTCATCCCACTCAGGTTCCCACTTCTCGTACTTTATGAAAATGTGAACGCCTATCGTCTTCACACCCGCCTTCAAAGCAGCGAGCCAGCGGTGGTGCCCGTCCCGTATTTGGTACTTGCCGTCCTTTTCAGGCCAAACTGCAATCGCCTTGAACTTGCTTCCGCCCTGTTTCATACGTCTCGCAAAGCGATTGACTTTCTCCGCGTAATGAGTCTGACCCTGACGTGACATCTGCTCCCCGCCTTCGATCTTCTCAATCGGAACCAACGTAACGTTCGGATCGTAATGGAAGTCCCGGTCATCATTGATGTCCGGATCGGGCACCCATGTCACTTCGGGTGCTTTACCCGCAACCTTGGTACGCTTCAGAATCTTGATCTGCTGCGGAGAGAACACGCAGTAGCTCTTACCGCCGAACTCCGGACTGTTGCCTTCGTCGAGAATCGCGCCATCATACTTCAGGAACCGCAGGGCGTCCATCACGGGCTTGGAATCGATCAGCTTCCACTCCATGCCGGGATCGGTGACCTCTAGCATGTCGATGTTGATGCCCATCTCTTTCCAGTCCTGTTCGTTTAACTGACCCTCGGTGTACGCACGCAGGGCTTCAAGCAATGTACGGGTAGCGTGCTCCGGAGGCGTGGTGCCCATCGGAAGCGGCTGAACATCGACATCCTCATCAATCCAGTTTGGGTTGGTGAAGTCCACCGGGTTGTTCATGGTGATCTGACAGGTCAGAACGTACTTGTCTCGTTTGTTGCCCGGATTTCCGGCACGGTTCTCAGCCCAATTGACGGCGGTCTGATAGTCCGGCGTGAAGAAGTAGGCATTGCTGCCGACCGTGACCTCAGCCAATCCCCAGAGTGTGCGCTTCCCAGTTGTAGGTGCGAACTCATTGAAGACGTGCGGAGTGCCGTGATACATAGTCATTGTCTTGGCAGTCTTTACGGAGCCCTCTTTATAATCTCTCTGCAACCGACGCTGTAGCTCCTGCTTGTGGTACTTGTTGGCGGTGTAGGGGCTGATCTCAGGCTCAACGATGCCCTTCACTTTGACCTGATTGGGTTTGAACACGATGTAGTCATCGTTGCCGAGAGTCTCATGATGGAGTTCAATGACATTCTTGATAATCACCCCATCGTAGCCCCTTTCGTGGGCGAATGAGACGATGCTATCCGTATCGACCTCGTCTCCGTTGAACCAACCCTTCATTGCTTTTGGCGTCGGAATGGAATAATACCCGTTGTTTTTGGCGTCCACAACGAACGGCTTGTTGATCGTCAGATAGCATTCGTACACGAACGAACCGTATGCTTGCGCTACCAGTGGATCGGTGCAGAAAAATTTTCCCACCCGGTACTTGGGATCGTTGTGGATGTTATCTGACCACTTGTAGGTGCCGTGGTAAACAGGGCCGTACTGCTTCGCAACCTTGCCATGCGTGGGATCGAGTTTCAACTGCACACGATAAAGTCCACCATGAACTTTGTCGAGCAACACGGAGTGACCGCGTGATTCCCACCACCGTTTGTACTTCAAAGCATCGCTCTTGTTCAGGAGTCCCTCGTCCGACCATCGCTGTTTCTTCGCAGCGGTATGTTCAGTCGGATGCCCCCAAACCTTCATCATCAGGTGTCCACCCGCAACCATGTCAATGTCTTCGAAATCGTTGTTTTCATACCACTGAATCAGGTTGAACCCCTTAGCTTGCTCCTCAGCAGTGTCGGCTACCAATAAGCAAAGTTTGGCTCCCCGCGACTCGGCCTCATCGAGAAATTTGTAAAGCAGATCATTTCCGTGTCCCTGACCCCGTGCGCTATCGTACACGTTGATATTGTTCAGGACAGCGAAATAATCGTATTGCCGTATGTCAGCGACTAACTCTTCGTTCGTGTAATTGAAACGGTCGAGCCAATTTTGTAGTTGCTCAGCCGTCGTACTGGCAACGTATCCTTCAGCGGTGCCGAAATCCGTACTTACAACAATCTCCCGCACACCCGCCGCTGTCTTAGATGCCGTCTTGTTAAACTCATCCAGATCGAGAACCACAACCGCAGGAATGGACTTGGCTCCTAGAATCTTCAGAGCATCGTAGCGATGCGAACCTTCCACGATGAACGGACCACCGGGGTCAACGCCAACGATCAGGGGCATCAATTCACCCGACTGTTTGATCTCTTCCGCCAGTTGTTTGGTACGCGGCGTCACATCGGGCGGCATATCGAACTCATCGAACGGCACTTCCCGGATGCCGTCGAGGATCAGGTAGTTCGGGAAAGTCGCGGCGATGGAACTCATGTTGTCCACCTGATCGAGAACCGTGCGACCATCTACAACCTGACCTGCCTCCGGGTATTTGACGTTGAACTGAGCTTCCAGATCGTCTTCACTGGAGCCCGTCGTCTCGGATGATCCCTTCCCGAACGGACGATTCTTCTGCTGCCACAATCCGAACCCAGCAGGGCTCCGGTCGCTGTGGGGGACGACATAATGTCCGACCACTTCCTCGGCGTACATATACATCGCCGTAGCCAAACCTTGACGCCGATACTCAGGTTCGACTTCGGTGTTCGCGGACTGGAGCTTATTGTTTCGCAGAACAAAATCAACGGAACCTGCGTACTTTCCCTGCGCGGTCAGCCCTTTCTGAGTCGTATCAAAGGCGCGAACGGTGACTAAATTCCAATTGTTCTCATCGATTTCCAGATCAGGATCGGTTGGATCGCCATATTCATGGTAGCCGTACTCCAGTTCAAGTTTGAAGTTTTTGTACATGCCGCTACCGTAATCAACATCAACAGGTCCGGCTCCGGTCTTCTCACCGTCTTCCCAGCCACGCAGATCGATCAGGTACGCCTTAATCATCTGCCCCAGTTCTTTGGCGGCTGCGGTACGGTGATTGCCGTCGAACACAAACAACCCCTCATCGGTATCGATGAATAGGGGGTGAGCCAGATGTTCCTCACTGGCATTCGCCTTCGGCTCGTTGATAAGCTCCGGGTTCTGAAGGAAGTAATCGTAATCCGCAGTCACCAGTACGGATTGATCGGTCTTCACGATACTCGGATCGAACTCGTCCAATGGGGCATTGGCAATGTCCTGCTTGCGCTGCTCCCACGGCTTGCGAGCCCACTCGTCGATCACCAATGGACGTTCGCCGACATAGTCTAGCGTGGTCGGCATCTTGTCGTCGCCTTCCGGCGAAGATGCTCTTTTGGAATAGGTACGCTGACCACTTAGATTGTAGTTTTGTTTGTAGTCAGCATCGTTGATGTTACCGATTCGTATTTCGCGGACGATATCGTCTAAAGGCGCGGGTGTGCTTCCGTAGGGCTCGTAATCTTCAAATTGATCCGATGTGGCATCGATATAAGTGTTGTCGATAATTACCCAGCTATGTGGAATACCATTACTGTACCCATAAGCGATGGATGGACTGTATCCTGCATTTTCCAAGGCATCATAAACAGCGTCGGAAACTGGTTCACAATCTCCATTTTGAGCACGGCGACTACCTATCACGCTTTCACGAGCATCCAAAACAATTTCTCGAATATCGGATAGGGACGCCTGTTTCTTTTGCCCGCCTGCGTGCTTTTCGATGATGTCCTTGGAGTTCTTAAACAGGGCGATGAGGCCGGGGTGGAAACTGCCGGAATCCTCTTCCATCATCTTGTTGATCTCATCCAGCGTGAACCACTCCAGTCCAGTGGTCTCCCAGTGGTGCTCACTCTGCGGGTGGAAGCTAAACTCGGTGCCCACCAGCCCAATGAAATTGTGGTAGCTGAAGCTGCCGGAACTGAACACGTAAGCCGGGATCATTGTGACGCCGCCGCCGTATCCCGTTTCCTCTTTCAGTTCGGCCTTGGCCGACTGCGCCAAACCCATACCCTCTTTGACTGCCCCGCCAATAGTGCCCCAACAGTCGCCGATGTGCACGTCCGGTGAACGCCACGCGAAACAGATACGCTTGGTGGTTGTGCAGATCGGCAGAACGCCTGATGCGGCGTTGCCCTCTCCAGCCCAAAAGCCCTCATCGTTAAAACCCTCGGCGAGCTTAATGCTAAAGTAGGGCAGCTTGTCTCGTTTATCCCGCTTCTTGGTCACGGGATAGCGTTGCGAGATGCGCTTCCACGCGGCCTTGGCTTCCGGCGTCTGATCGATACTCGAATTGAATTCTTTGTAGCCCCGCTTCTTGGCTTCAACGATAGCCATATCGTAGAGTTTCTGACCCAGACCTGTGCCACGGTAGGCATCCTCAACGTTGATATCGTAGACGTATGGACCTGCGATGACGGCTCCCTCGGTGCCGATGTCGATAAAACCGACCGGGCCTTCATACTGAGCGAAAGGACGAGGCATACGGTCTGGTGCCCATGCTCTAATCGTCCAACCACCGTACTCGTTATCGTTTTCTTCTGTTTCAAAGGTCAGTTTGGAGACATCGCCCTTCGGCACTTCCGATCCGGTCTTCGGGGTCGAGCCCAGCACGATGTAGTAGAGACCCCAGTCGTCGTCGAAATCGGTCTGGTAACGCTTCTTCAGTTTCTCCCAAACACTTGCCGCTTGCGGACTGTGGTCAATACCCTCATACAGGCGCTCATAACCAAGCTCGGCAGCTTTTGCAATCCCGGCCTGATAAATTCGCAGGCCGATACCTTGACCCTGAAGGTGTTGAGCGACAGAAGCGGCATCTACCATCAAGCTGTTCTTTGGAGCACGGGGATTGCCGGGTGCGTCTTCCATCAGTTGGAGGAACACAACACCAACACGTTGTCCCCCCAGTTTCGCGTAGGCTTCCACCCCTTTCGGAATTTCCTCGGCGATAACCTCAACCCCATCGGCCAACGCAGCCGTCTTGACGCGACCGACAATACTACACGTGCGGAACGCCCGATCATTCACTTTATCCAATTCGAATTTATCGACCTTGAATTGGTACCCACGCCCTAACACGATTTCCTTCTGATAGCCGCCGATGTCCAGATGCCCGGTGCCCTTTGGGACGTTGATGATTAACACATCATACTTTTTAAGTCCGATATGCTTCGCAAGCTGATCGAGCCATGCTGGATCACCGTCTAGTGTGCAAGATACAAACCCACGATCAATGAAACGGCTACCTTCGTTTGCCATCACAGCATTATCAGGAACAATGCGGTAGACTGTGGTAGCTTCAGGCAGAGGGTTGCTCTCAATGGCTTCATCCAAATCTAATACGGTCTGCCGATCATTCGTATCGAGATCGTCGTCCTTACGTTTACGTAGCGCCTCGTTGGTATCAACGAACATAACACCTGTGGAATAGTCTTTCTTCAGCCTATCCACATCATCCTTCACAGCGGAAGTCTTCGTCTGCTCAAGGTACGCCTTAGCTTCATCCGGACGATTCTGAAGACGCCACTTTGCACTGCGGAGATACGCCTTCTGTGTGCGTTCCGGCAGTTGCTCCCACGATGTTGCTTCGCCGCCACTCAACCAGTCTATGCTTGGAGAACCGAATAGAATCTTCGCCAGAGCCTCAACAACCTTGGGATCGTTCGGATCGTACTCTTTTGCCGGGGCTGCGGAAGCTTGAGTGGTTTCTTCCTGTCCGGCAACGGGTTTACCCTTGGCGTCAAGGAAGACAACGTCACGGTCGTAAACGTTGTAATCGGTGCCGCCTTTCTGCCACTTTACTTCAAGCAGACGAGTCGCACCACCGTAATATTGCTGACCCACGTCCGGTGCCAAGTTGCGAATCTGCCGGATCACGCCTTTCATGCCATCGGCTTTACGCTGAACCTTAGAACCGATGTCACCCGGCTTCGTCATCGAAGGATCAACTTCATAGACGCGGGAAGGATCGAATACCACGATCTGATCGCCGTCGAGCAATTTGTGCAAGCCCTTACCCTTGAACCATACGGCATCATATTTCGACTTCAGGTTTTCGGTCAGCTTCTTGGTCGCCGCGACACGATCCTTCTTCGCCAGTTCAGGATCGTAACCTTGACTGATCCACCATTTCATCATGGTCTTCGGGGCACCGAAATTGATGGTCTCCAGACGCGGCACATCGAGATAGTACATCTTCATTCCGCGAGTGGTGCCGCCTGCGAACGTCTTTGCGATAGACTTGACAGTCGTGAAATAGACGCCATAACCCAGATGGTGAACAGGTGCCGGAATGCCTTCGTGGTACGCCTGATTCTGATAACCGTGCTGGATGTCGCCGGAGCCTTCTTCGCCCTCGTAGACCACAAAACCCTGATCGCCAATAGCTTCGCGGCGGTCTTCGGTGGTGCCATGATACACCGGGCCGAATAGTTTGCGGTCGATAGCATCCTGCTGGCTGATGCGATTCATCTTCGCCATCTTGTCAAACACCACACTTGGAATCATCTTCTGAGCCGTAGCCTCTTTGTGTGACAGCTTAAAGCTCGCAGTCTGCGGTTGCTGTTCAGGCTGAACCTGTTCGACCTCGGTGGGCTCTACGGGCTCTTCCTTCTCCTCAGGCTTGACATACGTATTTGCGGGCTGTTGCTCACCCGGCTTGAGCCACATGATTTTGTACCCCATGCGCTCATCCCATTGCTTTTTGAAATCCTCAGGCACAGTGCCGTAGTGCACAACGATGGGCATCATGCTGCCCTTTTCCTCACGGAAGGCTTCCGGGTCGTTGTAGTAGAACATGAGGTCGCGACCCTCGCGAATCTCCATCACGCATGTGATCTTGTTGCTGCCGCTATAACCAATGGGCTGCATCGAGCGAGCGTTCTGGAATGACCAGCCGCCTTTCTGCTGAATACGGAGCATGGAACGCAGGGTGCGAGTCAACTGCTCGGCGGCATTACGAAACACCGCTTCTCCCTGTTCGGTCGTCGGGATCACCGTATCTTTCGGTGGAACCTCAACATCATCGCCCATAACGCGGCGATAGGTGCGGGTGTAGTCGTAGTTACGGGCGTCGTACCCGTCCTTTTCGATTCGCTTTTGGTCAGACTTGAATGCGTGAGATGTGCGGCGAGTAATAGACGCCGTGAACACGCCCGGTAGAAGTTCACGAACACGTTTCTCAAGGTTTGCGTCCATCGTTAACTGCGACTCTTCGAGCCGACGCTTGATGGTCGCGACGACGCGATCCACATACCGCTGTTGAGAATCAGCGTAAGCCTGCTTCATCGAGTCGGGCGCATTGGGCAGGGTCATCATGAAATGCTCGCCGATCAGGAACTCAGAATCATTACCGTGCTCAAACGGAGCATCCAACCACGAAACGATGCTGTCCTCGTCGAGGAATAACGAGTTCGGCTGTCCTTCAACAACCACCATCACCATACGATAATCGCCTGCGCTTCTGTTATGGCGAGGAGCGCCGAGAGCCGTCATCAGGTTGCGAGTCAAATAGATTCCGCCGTATGCCTGACGGCTGGGGCTCGTCATCCCGGCACTGGGATCATCCGCCCACTCTTTGCTCTTACCTTCGGGAACCAAACCTTCGCTCAAAATCGGGCGCAGGTTCTTGATGTCGGTGCCGTGGTAGTAAATCTGACGGTCAGCGGATTGTTTCTCACGTGGGGACGGAGAGATGTAATTGATGAATGTGTGCATCTCCATCAAAGCGTTCTCTTGGAACCGAAGCACTGACTGAATCGTGTGTTGTTCGCCGCCGAACTCGTTTTTATAGTCAGCGTACCACTCCTCAGCTTTCGTCAGATTTTCGGCTGCACTCGTCAACCGCTCCTGCAACATGTTCACATCTTTGCGCTTGGAGGTCTTGAGATACTGCTGGCAGTGGTTAAGCAATGTGAGTAGACGGGGCTGCTGCATCTCCACAACCGACTCGGCGACCGCAGGTTCGTTTGTGCGGAAGCGAGATGGGTGATGCAGGATAGTATCGTGCTCTGCAAGCAAGGAAGCATAACTCGTAACTGATCCACGTGGAGCAAATCCGTACCCCGGCTTCCAATCGACCTTGCGGTTTTTCGACGGACCTTTGCGATGAATGATCTTGATCTGCTGCTTGATAAGCGGTGCCAGACCTTCTGGCAGGCCGAACATGTTGCGCACCTGACCCTTATCATCGATCCAGAAAATCGCGTATTGACCTTCTTCGAACTGTCCGCCAGCCCACTGGCTATCCAGAATTCGTTCGCTGAAGATATAGCTGTGATGCCAGTCCTTGCCGTCGCATTCGGCGAAGTCGTGGACTTCCTCGATCACGCCGTCCAGAACTGAAGCGGCACCCATAACAAACGGCTTGCCTTTCCACGTGGCGTTATCCCCAGTGACGGCAGCCGCAGCCGCGTACTTCTTGAACGCCTTCGGCGTCCAGTAAATCTTGTAGTACCCGCCGTACTGATCTTTGGGGTCGTTGTTCGGCTCCTCAACCTTGGAGCAAACGCACTCAGCGACGGGCATCGCGTCGAAAGTAAAATAGACGGTTTCGCCAGCCAGCAAGATCGGGCGTCCCTTGTAAGCGTAGAACCGCTCCTGTGTCTCTGGGACCTCCCGGAAGAACCCCTCGCGGAAATCGGACGGAACTTCGATGTACATCGCCTTCTTTAGCAGGCTGCCAGTCTTGGCATAGGGGTCTACAGTGCCCTGTAATTGCACAGCAAGGCCGCTGTACGTGCGCCATTCTCCCAAGGCGGACTCACGTGTGCCCAGAGCCCCCGGACGCGGCGTAAAGCTCAGAATCGCGATCTGATCGTCCGGCACTTGACCCAATGCCTCTACGTTCGAACTGAAAAAGAGAGGATTGAGCGGTCCACCCGCGTTCTCGCGAGCCGCGCACCATGTTTTGTAAAAGTCGAAGGATCGCTCCCGAAGTTCGGCTTCGGACATCGGCACCTTCCAGTACGACCAGCGGCGATTCCCCTCCGCATCCGTCCAACCATCACCCACGGGTTCGGCATTCGGCATCTCTTCCTGCGTCTTGCCCCGGTAGGATGAACTGCTCTCGATCTTTTTGCCCTCAATGAGTGCTTGTAGGTGGATGGGATAAGGTTTGCCGGGTCTCCAGTCCTTGTCCTGCGTCAAGTACGCCCCGCCCCACGTCACAGCTTCGTACAACCATGAACGCTGTGCTCCCACGCCCTTCTGTGCCATTTCAAGCATCTGAGGCACGGTAAGCTGCCCGGAGGCAACCTTCTTGCCCTCCACGACCGCAAGGTAAATTCCTTTGGCTATTTCGATGTCCTCAGTAAAGCTAATCGCCATACTGGTGCCGCCGCCCAACCCAGTACCTTCCGCCATCTGAAGTTGATAGCGAGTCTTCAGACCGCCCGACTGAACCGCAGATAGAGCGGTGGTCACATGGTAGAGAGTCTGTGGCAGGGGCTTGAATTGGCCCGGCATATAGAGCCCACGTTCCTTAGCGACCGTAGGATCAAGCCGTCCCTCGGAGATCGCCGCCAAAGCCGACTGCTCCCAATCCTGACGCCGCTTGTGACGTTCACGATTCTGTTCATCGGTCTCTTGCTCGAATATTTCTTGTCCCTTTTCGTCCTTGACGATCTTGGGATACGGGGCATACTCTTCCCGATTTTGTTCCCACGGCTCACCTGCCGCCGTAATCATCGTACCGGGTTGAACCTCATTTGGCTCTTCGTCATCCAGCTTGATAAGCTTCAACTGTGCTCCGTCACGCAGAGTGACTTCGTATTCATCGGGATTCTCAAAGTTCGCCACGAACGTCTGCCAAGGATCGACATCATTCTCGCTCTGAACTTCAGCGGTGATGGTCACCAGACGACCCTTCTTACCGCCCCCGCTCTGCCCCGACCAAAGCGAGGAGCCGCCCCAGTAAGCATCCGCCGCATCCGGGTTGGTCGTCCAGAATACTCCGGCACCATCCAGTTGGGGCTTTTGACCTTTTGGAACCTCAAGGGCTCGGTAGACGATCAGTGGAAATTCAAGGGTGTTAACCTGACCGACCGCCTCGTCATACTTCCACTCCAGTTCCATGCGTTCGTCTTTGCTGCGAGGCAGCGGAAGCCCGTACTTCTGCTTGTAGAACTCTTTCAATGGTGGGGCATTGAATCTAATGCTGCCAGTCTTGGATGCGGTCGCAGGTTGGGCTTCGGCTTGAGGCTGTTGTTTGATAATCCCATTCTCGTCCCAAGGCAACTCCTGTTTCTGTTTCACCACAGGAGGCTTGTGCACTTTTGTATCGTAGTAGCTGCGAAGTGCCTGCTGGTATTGAGCCCAGTTGTTGACCACCCAACTTGTGACATCGCTCAGATCGTCGCTTTCGTAAATTGGGCGATCTTTGGCGTTCACAGGCAACTGCCACGTGCCGTAGTTGTTCATGATCGGCACGATGTCACGAGCCTCGGAGCCACGGAATATCACCTGAGGCTCATCGTCACCCGTGTGCCAGACCCGGATTCCGGACGCCCGGAAGAGAACTGCGTGCTTGCCGTACTTGGAACTGCCGCTGCGTGCGCCTGAGTAACGCATGAAATCGGAGAGTAAATAGGCGAAGTTGAAACCACCGGACTTTTTAGCGGCATCGCTGAACCATGTGGTTAAAGCGACACGATCCATATCGTCCATGCCGTACTTGAATCCGCTGGAAGCGATACCATCGGGATCATCGGTGAAGTGGATGAGCCACTGATTCTTGACCATCCCCTCATAGCTCAACGTCAGATAGCTCGGTGCGTCGGCGGGGTTAGCGGATAGGATGGAGTTGGCTTCTTCCTCTTTGAAGCCCTGCATGAGTTTTTGGGAAAAGACGGACAAGTCCATGTCCATGACGGTATCGACGAGCGTCTCCGGATCATCTTCCTGCGGGAGCTTGTCCGCTTCATCGCTGTTTTGGACGTAGGCTACGAAATCCTGAGGGAACTTGAATACCATGTCCCGTGCGATGTCGGCATCGCTCATGGTCAGGTATTGTTTCAGCCAGTTAATCTCTTCGCCAAGATAAGCCTGTTTTTCCATCTTGAGTCCCTACAAAGGTTTAGGAAGGCTTCTTTTCGACTTTTTCCTGTTCAACAAAGTCCGGGCCTTCAGTTGGCTGAGCCGGAGCGACTTGCACATCCTGCAACTTTTTCTTTTTGTACACCGTATCCCGGTCGATGCCCAACTGCTTGCAGATCGGGCAGCTACGCGAGAGTCCGCCCTGATTCTTCAACCGCCGTTCGAAAGCACGGGTGACGGGCTTTTCTGGAGGGGCTCCCCAGATTTTGGCGACCGTGAATGTAAGCCCTTTTCCATGAAGAGCTTCTATCAGTTTTACGCCTGACGTGTTGTTGTAGTGTTCTTGGATGCGCGTTTGCGCGTCTTTAGCCCAGCCGAGATAGTGCCCAGCGTGGAACTTCCCGGTGGTAGCATCGGGACGGCTGGATGGAACCGTCTGACCCTGTCCGATGAGGAAGTGGAGGAGATACACCTGACCCGGCTCATTCATCTTGGCGGTCTTTGGCATAGTGTACGATTCTACATCCTTTTCGACTTCATCCAAAGAGTAGCCAATCGGACCGCCTTCCCAGTCCACGTAACCCTCTTCTTCGCTCAGGACGACCTCCATATCTGACCATGAGCCTGCTTTGATCGGCTGCCACTGATCGTGCCAGTACATCTCGATCCGGCTCGGCGGAATGACTTCCTTGACCCATGCCTCACGGAACTCTTCTTTTTCCTTAAGCTCATGGACGTTGTAAATCTCAGGTTCTCCAGTCTCCATTGCCATCTCTGGTGGAATGGTGACGCGGAGACAAATCGGAATAGACGCCTTGCCGTAAGCTTCCAGCGTATCGCGGAACACGATCTCGGCGTAGTACATTGCTCCACCGGGAGTCGGTGCGAAGAACGTCTTATCGTAACTGAATTGACCCAACGATCCACCCCATTGCGGATTTTGTGATGGCTTGAGCCCGTTCTTGGCGATAGAGTTAATATTCTTGGCAGCCGTTGCGTGATAGAACACACGAGGCTCATTCGCTACTTTTGCCGTGACCATCTTGACGGGGGGCTCGATCCAGTTGTCGCCCTCGTACTGGATGCCTTCGAGTTCGAACTGCGTGCCCTCTTTCAATCGAACCTCTTTTTCCTCGTCCCCAGTGGACGGCATCATGTTGGCACTCAGCGTACCTTCCCAATCCACATCATTCTCGGTGATTACGGCGTGCAGCGTGACGCTCGGTCCACCAGTACCCCAATGACATTCAGCGGCGTTCTCATCCCACGACCAGTACACGCCGACGCCTTTGTACTGGATCGATTGGAGCCCTTGTTGGTATTCTTCCATCGGTGTGCCGGGAAACAGATGTTGTTGCGCCGGAGCCGGATATTCTCTGCCTCTGGTTTTTGAACCGACCTCCGGAACGGAAATGCAACGGTACACGTCCATCGGGAACACCCAGCGGTTGTAAGAAGCCACTAGCTCGTTGTACTTGTCTTCGTACTCATCTCTGGCACGTCTAATCATTTCCTGCTCACGCTGCCGCTGGTTTTTGATGTCCAGATCGTACCCGTATTGTTCTTCGAGTTGAACATCATAAGCGCCAAGAAGTCCCTTCATTCCGCCCTGCCGACGCAGCCACGTATTAAACGGGGCGAAACGTGCAGCCGAGGTTTTGCCCTGTCCGGACAAACGACTCAAAGTACGGCTGCCGCCCTCAACAAACCAGCTTGCCAGATCGCTACGCTGATGCACCACGTTCAAAATTTTGTCAATGATCTGAAGCTTCTGTTCCGGCGATTGCGCCTTCTCCAGTTGGTCAGCCAGACCCCACAGCGGTTTCATGGCGTAATCGCTGATGCGCCAGTTGCCTTTTTCGTCATCGAAGAACGACGGCACCTGCTCCCAGTAGTCTTCCGGCAACTGAGCATCCAACATGTCCTGCGCATAAGCACGGGGATTTCCCGTCTCATGTCCAGTGAAGAATGTGTTGATTTGAAGTTTGTAGATGTTTTTGGTAATCAACCACGCAATGTCATCAAGACCCTTCTCATCACGCACGTGCCCAGTTTTTGCCCAGTCATTCCAAATCTTGATGAGGCGACCAGCGGGGACAAGCTCCCACTTCATACGGTATTCCTTGTCGCCGAGATGATCGTTGTACTCGTTCAAAATCTGAAACTCAAGGTCGCTGTACAGTTCGGAATCAAACGCAACTTTGCGGGAGCCCGTCTTGCCGCTGAAATGTTTGATCGCCCAGCTAAGCGCCTTGGCTTCATCCTTGGCACCGAAGCTCTCCAGCTTTTGAACTTCTTCCTGAGTCTTCTGCTGTGGATACATCTCATCCCAATTCTCGACAATGTATCGAGCGAAGTAGTGCCACGGTTCATGGATCGCAATAAACTGGCTCGGCGGTACGTCGCCATTCATGATGACGTGGCGATACCCCTTTGCCCACTCATCCAATTCCTCTTGTGTAGGCTCAACATCATGAATCATGCGATTGCTGTTGGGGTCTTGACGCCAGCCCTTATCCGGATAGTTGGCACGTTGACTGATCTGATCTGGTTTCGCCCAAAATTCGACGAATATGTTATTGTGCTCAGGCGGATAACTTGACGCCCAAACACCAGCCGATGGCTGCGGTCTGCCGGAACCGTCATCTCCGCGAGCCTTGGACGCGAGCAATCCCTGCGAGCGGATGCTTGCCAGATTCGCGTAACTCTTAGTGTAATGGTACAGGCGAACGGTGCCCGGTGGTATTGGTGCGGTACCCGGCTCAGGTGCAAGCTCGGACTCACTGTTCACAGAAGCATGTTTGAGGGTGCCTTCATCCATCGGCTCTTCCCACCACAACTGCGTGCGACGAAGCTTGGGGAATGCTTGACCACCGATGCCCTCAAAGCCGTGCTGCGGCACCATGTCATACTGATCGGCGTAAGCCAGCTTGGGTTTCTGGAGCCCCTCCTGAATATATCCTTCCTCATCCACCTGTGACATCGGATCGATGTTCGCACTGTAGATTGAAACCCAGCTAGAACCGTTCCAAACTTCAATATCATCCGGCATCAACGTGCCGTTATAGTAGAACGCTTCGGAGCCGGAATCATCAGTGCCGATGTCGTCCAACTTGAGCTTCCAGTCAGCCTGCTCACGCATACGCAGTACGCACGGAATCAAACCCTCTTCACCGGGTTCGTCAGAATTGTGGTAAGCGAACTCTTCGGCACGCATGACCCAAAACGAGACGCCTTTGGCGTCGGTCAGGAAGACTTTGCCAGCTTTGTGACCAGCGAGTGCCGGACCTCCGATACCGGATTCCGCACCGGGCGTTAATCCACCGGAGGCGATGCTATCCAGATTCTTCAAGTAGGTGACGTGGTAGATGTACTTGCCGGGGGAGGCGTATTCATAGCCCTGATCGTCATAATCAAACGCGAATTTCTCGGTAAGTTGCCGACCAGCCGTGGGGATGTACTCGTATTTCCACATGCCTTCAATCTGCACTTCATTCAGTTTATCGTTTGGAACGAAGAAACCGTCTTCCTTGTGCTCAGTGGTCTGTACGGCATCTTCCGGCACCCGCACTTTGATGATTGCCATCTCCGGCTTGCGGTTCTTGATTTCAGACCACGGCTTGCCGGAATCGGTCAGCTTCTTCCAGAATTTGCCTTCGGCGACCGAAGCATAAGCCTCGGAATACTTCAGATCGTCATAGAAGTAGATTCCATCACGTCCTTGCGGTGCGTAGTAGTTTCTCCAAAAACCCTGATCGATGGGCTTGAATCCTTCCGCTTTAATCTTCTCCGCAATTTCGACGGACGTGACGTGGTAGAGGGTCAACATTACTCAAACTCCTCCGGGATCAACGTTTCAAGTGCAGGCAATCCCTCGACACCATGCGTGCGCTCCGGGATGTTGGCGTAGCCATTGTTCTCCAGACCTTCACCGTAATCCCCGCTGTCGTAACGAGTGTCACTCAGAGGCGGCGTTTTATGGGACGAAGATTTGTCAAACGTCATCAGGAACGGCCCTTGCTTCAACTTTTCCAAATCAGAGCCAACCAGCGTGCCGAGGTATTCCAAGTCTTCCGGCTTGCACAAGAAGTTGGTGTACTGCTGCCACGAGTGTTGAACCGCTTCTTCCTTCGTGTAAGAAAGATTAGTCACCTTGGATGGTTCCGACATCAACCGTTCCCAGCCTTTGATAACGTTCTCCACCTGTTCCTGATGGTGGGAACCTTGGAAGTTTTTAATGCGAGCCACGACCACGGCAGGCTCGCCAGAGATGCGGCTGTTCTTTACGTCACGAGTTGACCACTTGCCAGTGACGTATGCCTCGATCTGAGCCGCGACCTCACCACCTTGTCCGGCAAAACGGGTCGCAACCTCACCCGCAGGGGTGGTGCTGACCAAGTGGTGTTCCATCGAATAGCTACGCTCCAGCGACTCCAACGCCTTTTGACGCTTGCGTGGAATCTGATCGATAGTCTTGCCATACTTCGACAGAACCTCGTTGAGAATCTCTATGAACTCCAGACCACGGAAGCCATCCTTGGCAATGATCCGGGCGATATCCACCGTGGTGCCGTGATAGACGATCCCCGCACGCCAGTCCTGCTTAAGCTGCTCCCATGCGTCTGCTGCGGCAGTTTTCTTCGAATTGACTCTACGCAAACTGAGTTGTTCCGGGGTCAGGTCTGGGATGGTCTGCGCCCACGTAGAGCCGTGGAATGTACCTAGTGGAACCCATGCCTCATAAAGCACGAGCCCACGAGCTTTCAATCCCCGGTCGCGTCCGGCTTGCTGCATTGCCGTGGCACCATCCTGCGCCAAGAATGAGCCTTTGCGTAATCCTTCGCGGTCGATGATAGCGGCGGTCGCGGACGGTGTCGCGTGATACAGGCGGACGCGGTTGTTCTCGATGGGAAGTTTGTTGCGTTCTGCCCAATCACGATTCTTCTCTTCCTGCGTCCACTCCGCGTAGGGTTTGCTGTTTGCTTTCTTGTTCCAAGGATAGTTCGCCATGTAGTATGCGTATTCTTTCGTGGCAGCTTCTTCCTTTTGTTCACGGGTGAATGGCGCTTTTACTGGGTAGTTCGGGTCTTTCCACACCGCTTCCGGGATAACAATGGAGTGGTCTTCAGTAATCGGCAGCATTCCGATTCTTGAAAGGTCTGGGTCGTATCCTACAAACTTTTTTGGGTAATGCGTGACGTGAGCGTGCCCCTTCGAACCGTCCTGCATCTTCCCTTCTGTATCCCACAGCCGCACTTCGACGCTGAAGTTGTTCACGTCGGAGTCAGGCGTCACCTGAATCGTGACGGTGTCTTTGTAGAACAGCATCTTGCCGTTCTTGAACTCTTTCACCTTGTCCCACATTGCGCCTGCGATCTTGCTGCCGACTTTCTGGATGAAACTACCATCCGGAACCACAGCGGAGATCGAGCCCTCATCTTCGCTCACATTCTTGTAGTAGACACCGCGACGAGCCTGACCACGGGTGATTTGACCTCGCATGATGCTGTTGGCTTTGAAGTCCTGTCTCGGATCGTTGGGGGTGTTCACCATATCGCCCACAATCTTCACCGGAAAGATGTCCGGCTTCATTGTCGGAGCGACCTGAGTACCATCGGAAAACTTTGCTTTATTCGCCCAATCGCCGGGATAGAAATCCTCATCCGGTAGGGGTGTACCCTGTCCCCCTGCGCTATAGCCAGTCGGGAAAATTCCGTGCTTAGCCAGAGACTTCTTGCCCATGAGTAAAGTCTTGCCGTACTCTCGCGTGCCGTCCCATTCACCCTGTGCCGGGTATCCGATACGGGCCGTCAATGCATCCTTTGCGGCTTGGAATGTACCGATGTGCAGCCCATACGCCGCACCACGCAACTCGCCGGATGGCGAACCGTGGTAGTAGGTGGTGTTATCGACGAACTTCGCCCCAGTCTTTCCTTTCGGTGCGCCCTTGCTGGCTTCGGCAATCCACGCTTCCTGTCCGGCATCGATCATCGCTTTTAGCATATTCAAAGTGCTGCGAGCACCATCGAAGTCCCAATTTCCCAACGAAACGGCGGCGTCACGAGCGAGAGTCTGTGGGCGGTTATAAACGCGAAGCGCAGCATGAGCTTCAGCATACCGTTTGCTCACTGCCTTAAAATCAGCGATGGCCTCATCCAATGTCTTACCCTTGAGTTTGCCATCTTTCTGCACTCCATAGTTGCCACGCATGTTACCTTGCATCTCACGTTCGAAGCCATACGCATTTTCGAGTACACGCAGAACTTTCTCGGTCTTCTCTTTCACGCTGCCGTAACCAAATGAGCCGTTGATGATGGCGACCCGCTCATTCATGCGGTGGGTGAGATCGCCACAGTGCTCCACCACGAAGCTGTATACTCCGGCTCCGAGTGGGTGGTGTTGGATGCGGAGCATGGCGTGCTCCGGGGCCCCACGTTGTTCGTCTGCCAACTCGATAAATGCGGCATACTCTTTCACACGAGCCTCACGCATTTCAGTGTAAGTCTGGAAGTGTTGCTTCTCTTCAGGATCAGTGATTTCAGCACCGACCTTAGAGATGTCAGCGTTCGGAGCTTCAGCCCAGAGTTTAGCCAGTTTCTCTTCCACGTCCTTACTGCGTGCCAAGTTCCAGCCGTTGAATTGTCCGATTTTCGCTTTGCCACGACCGAAGTCGGGATCGTCAGTCTGCACCAGACGATATTCACCGCCCTCCCAATTGAGTTTGCTCAGATAATCCATCGCTTGACGACTGAGGTTAAACGCATACTGCCAGCCAAGGCGGACACCGCGAGGGCCGTACTTGAATTCGTTGATGAGAACGTAAACGTTACGTCTCGGCTGAACGATCTCGTTCTTGTCGATCAGCATCTTCTCGGTCACGAAGTTGGCACCATACTTTGCGTTGAAACGACGGGCAATTGCACGCCATCCCGAACCGTGACCATAGCCACGATATTGGAGCATCTTGTAGGCATCGAGACCCATACGCAGCACCTTCGGACGCTCATTCAGAAGCAGGTCTTCGTGATGTGCAAGTTCGTGTGCAACCACACGAGGCAGGAGTTTGTCATTACCGACCATGTCGCTCTGAATTGAAATTGTAGTGTTCTCATCAGCGTAGACCTGACCGTTCGCATCCTGCCCATACCGCCAGTGACAGTCACCACCAGTGGGCTCAGCGGCACGATTGACAATCTTGATCGTTGGACGCGGTAGACCCGGCGATAGCACCGCCATCATCTCGGTGACAACGTTCTGCACTTTGCCATAGGGGTCTTCTTCGGCTGCCAATTTCGGTGACTTGGAAGCGTGCATTCCCATTGCACGTTCAAGCTGCACGACTTCCTGCGTCTCACTCTTACGAGACAAGGCGACTTCACGCACCATGAAACTGATGCCCTTCAAGCCGTCGAGACCTTCATATTTTTGCGAGACATCCGGCTTGACATACGCCAACGTGATGTGTGGTTGATAATCCGGGAAGTTATCCGGGCGATTGCCGATTTCGGCATCGATCTTTTCTTTGAGTGTTTTGAGTCCGGAACCTACAACCTCGATCACAATCGGGGCGGTACCTTCCGACGCTTCGGACGGAGTGAACACGTGGAGCTTGCCGAACGTGACTGGAAACGGAGTCACGCCCTGAACCGCACGACGGAGTCCTTCGGCGTCCTCATCCACACCGTACTTAAGTGTGATGTGCGCCTGCATCTCACGTCCCTTGCCTGCTAAGTCTTCATCTGGAATCAGAGCCTTGCTGAACTGCTCCAGCTTCCCGGCGATATTGTCCGGAACATTGACCTGTGTCGATGCGTTGGAATACGCAGCGAACTTCGGTGTGCGGAACGTCTTCGCCTGCGACATGGGCACCATCACCGATACGCGGGGGTAGCCCATGTCGCGAAGCACAGCAAAGCGGTGCCGACCATTGGTAAAGCTTACGCCGCCACGGTCATCGTAATCGTTATAGGAAATCAGCGGGGCTTCAATCGGAGTGCCGGGGTTGTCCTTGAGCCATTTCTGGAACCGCTCGTAACGTCCGTGGATGGCATTCTCGGTGCCGCCCGGTCCGACGTAGAATCCGGGCGGATCGCTTGCCTTCCACTCCGCATCAAGTTTTGCGGTATCAACGTTGACTAGGACGTAGTCTTTACTGCCCCGCATGTGGGACGGGCGGGTGAACTTAATTGGCGGCAGGTCAGCGGGATTTCCGCTTGGCTTTGAGGGCTGCGATGGCGTAGCGTGATTTTCTTCCGGCGTATCTGACGCGGCGGTGATTTTTTGCAGAAGTGGATTCATCCCATTCCTTACGAACAACTTGCAGCGGTCTGACCGTAGGCCAATAGGCAATTCGGCAGACCTTCCGCTTGGTCTTTTTGCCCTCATTTAGGACTTCAATAGCACAGATACCCATGACCATCTCCTGACTGTCTTGGGAGTGTTCTAGGTCCGTGTCACCGAAGCGCGTGTCCTTACAATTCGGGTGCGTGTGAATCGTCCCTAAGAATGAATACCCGGCTTCTTTGGCGTCGTCCTCATGATCGTCAAGCTCCTGATCGTCGTAGGACAGCGTCTTCATGGACTGGGTAAAGTCCATAGGGATGAAAGCACAGATATATAGGGTATCACCGCGAATCTCGCCCCACAAGGCTTCCATGTGTTCCAGCGGGAAAGCGTAGAGGGAGCGGCGGCGAAACTTCGCCTCTTCCTTCTTGTCTACTACTATTTTCATGAAGGGTGCGACCGACACGTTGTTTTCCCCGCTTACTTTTTGAGAGCTTCGACTTTGAGTTCCTGCGCTCGCTGATAAACCTTCGAGCGTACATCTGATGGAAGAACCGCTAAAGTATTGTACGGCTTTCCCGGCACGATCTCATCCATCGCCTGATGGACATACCCCATATCGCCTGTCGGTTGGTCCGGGAATTTGTAGCCTGCTCGCTCCCACATCTCACGGTAGTTATCGGCTTTCTTGGCGATAGCGCGAACTGCCTTGAAGAAGGGCTGAGACGAAGCGTACACGGGAACCCCACCAATGTCGAGCGGCGGTTTCCCCTGCATCACCGGATCAGCGATAGCTTCGGCTGCGCACTTGACATCGTCCAATGTCAGTGAAGCTACCTTACCTGCGGAACGGTCTTTCAAATTATCGGCAAGGGCGGCGGCGATCTCGAAGCGGAGGTCCTCGGAGGTACGTCCCTCAATGGCTTCCTGCAACTTCTCAAGCTGCTGCTCACCTGCCTGTACGATTTGGTTCAGGTCGTTGAGCAACTTCAACTCTTGGGGAGTAAGTTTGCCCTTTTCGGGCTTGTAGAGGAGATCATGCGTGACCTCAGCCCATGCGTGCATCAGCACGGAGGCGACTTGAATTTCAACCTGCGTGTCGGCATAACGAAGTTCTTTTTTGCGGAGAGTTTCAGGACGCAACCGGACGAGGTAGTGGGTTGCAACGTAACCCAGCGTATCGCCCTCTTCTGGTTGACTCGATTCAGGAAAGTGTTTGGGCTCCCGCACCGAGACGAACAATTGATTGATAATCGTCCCGACGTGGTCGCGGTCGGCAGGCATGTATAAAGCCACGCGACATCCGGCGAGATCGACGATGTCATCGTAAATTTCGCGGAAGCTCTGGTAGTGCTTTTTCTTATCCCGCTTGAACAGCTTCTTTTCAAGACGAGACGGACGCTTGGCACGCGAGGAAACGACGGCTTTGATGCCTGCCTCCTGTAATGCCTGATCGAGCTTGTCCTGCACGAGGCTAGCGCACTCCTGATAGAAGTCAACCTCGTGCTCATAGTTCTTCAAAAATGCTTCGATCACCGTGTATTTACGATCCGCATTCTGATCGGCGGTTTTGCGGGACTTAGGGTTTTGTAACAGTTCCGCAACAATCGAGGAAGTTTTCTGCTCATCCTGTTCTTCCTGATGCTCTTTCACGATGTCGAACAGGTAGTCAAACTTGACCTCGGAGATATCCCCCAGATACTTTTCCGGTACATGCTCCAGATAGGTCTTTTCCGCCTCTTCGAGAGTGTCGAAACCGAGCAGAATTTTGTACTCGTCAAACTCGCCGGAATCATCGATTTGTTCGACAATATAGGCATATTCGGCATCTTTGTCCGGACCGATATAGATATCAACTTTCTCCTGATCGCCAACTCCAGTGGTGTCCGGGATGTAGCCGTAATCTGCTTTCATCTCAGTTTTGAAGGTCTTACCTTCAGGCGTGGTGCCGACGCGGGTGCTTCCTGCGGGCCATTCAATGATGACCGGAAGTCCTTGAAATTCAGTGCTGTGCTCCTGCGGGAGCTTGTCGGCTGTGATCGATTTCATCAAAAATGCCTTATTTACTGGGGTTTTGTACGTTGGATGCTCGGAACTACTCCGAGGCTCCTACCTAAGGATACGAAAAGCGACCCGATTTCCTGCACCCTTTCTAAATAATTTCACGCGGGATTTCCACAGCAGGCGGTATTACTGATTGTGGTGAACTGCACTCCGAATGCAAAGGCCATTGCGCCACATTCGTCGAACTGCACAATTTCGGGGGCAGGCCACTTTAGCAACTACACGTTGCATTAGTAGTCCATCCATCTCGGAGGAAGCTTCTTGGCAAAGAAACAAGTTTCAAAGAAACCCTCGAAACAAACTCTCATCGCTGAAGCACAACGTTTAGCAACACAGACTGACGAACTCACACGAGATTTTTTCCGCAACAAGAGTGAGTTCAAAGACCAGTGGAACATTTACTGGCCGACCTTCCAAGCATTTCTGGCCGAAGCGAAGGTAGTCTCGAAAGTGGCTAAACCGTCGCCCGATAAGCAGATTGATCTTGAGATCGAGAAAGTCCGTGATCGCAAGTCGAACCTGAAGGACAAGTACGCAGCCGCAATTCATCGCGCAGAAAAAGCCGAAGAGACATTAAATCTCTTGCAAGACCTCCGCAGCAAGACTTCCCAGAATCTCACCATACTGCCAAAAGTTTCCAGTGGCACTGGAGAATCTGTCGCTGTCATGTGCGCCTCGGACTGGCATACTGAAGAAAACGTCAGCGGCGGGGACGTGGCCTATCTTAACGAATACAATTTGGAGATCGCCGACAAGCGCATCACCAAGTTCTTCCAAGGTCAGGTCCGTCTAGCCGACATCATGCGTCGTGACCAGAACATTCTCACGACTGTCCTGTTCCTCGGCGGCGATTTCATCACCAACACCATTCACGAAGATGCGGCAGAGAGCAACAACCTTTTGCCTGCCGACGCGATCTGGTGGGCTCAGGAACGCATTATCGCTGGCATCCGCTTCATTCTGGAGAACATGCCGAAGCAGGGTGAACTCATCATCGTCTGTCACGGCGGAAACCACGGGCGCATGACTAAGAAACAGCGCCACGCAACGGAACTCGGCAACTCACTGGAGCAGTTGATGTACCGTGAAATCAAGCTGATTCTGGCTGACGAGAAACGCATTACGTGGCAGATCGCCGAGGGCTATCACACCTTTGTGAAGCTCTACGGCGGTGCTTACACGATTCGTTTCCACCATGGTCACAACATCAGCTACGGCGGCGGCATCGGCGGTATCACGATCCCGGTCAACAAAGCAATCGCTGGCTGGAATCAAGGCCATACCGTCAATCTTGACGTGTTCGGCCACTTCCACCAATACATCGACGCTGGCAACTTCGTTGCGAACGGCTCTCTGATTGGCTACAACGCATACGCTGTGGCGATCAAAGCGGCCTTCGAGAAGCCGACGCAAGCGTTCTTCCTCATCAACAAGAAATACAATTCGAAGACGATGGCTACGCCCATCTTCGTCGAATAATCACTCTTCGCGGGGTGCTGCCTTGGAAACGGTCAGGTCTTTCTTGGACTTGACCGTTTTCTTTTCGTCTTCTTCGCGACGTTTCTTCATGTCAATGCACTCGCCGCAGGGACGCCCGCACTTCCAGTAGCCGTCCTTCGAGGGTTTGTAGTCTCCGTAATGTTTGCGCACGTTCTTGGCAAGATTGACGAGCGCCTCGTCAAAAGTGCTGCCGCCAGTATCCAGATCGATGTCGTGGGACGAAAGCTTAATCGTGGTCTTGTCCCAGTCCTTGTAGAACTCCTGATAGTATTTTTCGGACGTGGATCGAGCACCTGAAGCTGCAAACCCGTAGTAGACGGGGCCGAACTCCAGCCAGCACTCGACGTATTTGTTCTTGCTGCGATCATCATCGATACGACCATGACCACCGGGCTTGTTGGTTTTGGTGTAGAAGATGTCCAGATTCTCTTCGATGGCGGCGACGGTGCAGTGACGCCAATAGCGATAACATTTACCGTCTGGATCACGCTGAATCAGGTAGTGTTTCGCTTCGAGTTCGTCGGCTTCTGCCGGGGTGATTTCGCTGCGCTCCATGCGCTGTAGCTTTGGGTGCTCACGTAGGAACCAGAACGCATCGTATGCGTTAGCGATTTTGTGCCATTGTTTCTTCTTTGCCATGTTTGATCTCCAGTTTAACATTGCGACGTTTGTTACGCCAGTATTGCTTTTTGCGGAATGGGCGAAGGTGCACCGCCCACTCCCCAGATTCTTTACGCTCAGGACGTTTGGCTGCCATTTCCCTTGCCTTTTCCTTTCTTCTTTTTGATGCCACTGACTTTGCCCTTGCGAGCACGAGAGCCTTGACATGCGTTGCGGTAAACGTTCTTCTTGCGTGCCTCTTTGGGACGCATAGAACAGAAAATACAACCGGGCTGATGACCATGACGATTAGCGTGTGCGTTTCCGGCCATGGCTTAATCCCAGAGGTTGAAGTAGTATTCGTGAAAGAGCTTCATGCCCTCGTCGAATACCTTCTGATCTTCGTCGCGGTTGTCCCAATTGGACATCTCGTTGAGGCGGTGTGCTGCCTCAAACCCGGCGATCATTTTGTTGATGATGGTGTCCCAGTTTTTCTCGGCAATTTCGTGAGCTTCTTTGGTGGGATTGCCACAGGGCTTGATGTACTCCGGCCCTTCAGGGAAGCAGGCGAATGGAGTACCGATCTTAGTGTCGCGGAGGCGACGGAGAGCATCGGGCATCCAAGTGTTGAGGTACCAGTCGAGAGACCAGACATCGCGGTCAGCCCAGCCGCGAGAGCCGCGCTGGATGAACCATTTGATCTCTTTGTAGATGCGACGGGGCGTGCTGAAGCGACCCCAGCGGAAAAAGCGATAGATTGCCCAGTACGCAGACACGTACCAAGCGTCTTTGGGTGTAGATGTAGCCATGCAAGGAACCCTCCTCAGAGTTCACTAATGAAACTTTTGCATGGTTACCCCCTTTGAATGAGTGAGTTAGAAATGGTGAGGCAGGTGTCTTAGCTCTGTAATCCGCCTCTTCTCTCTACAATACTACCAGCTAGTCAGAAAATTTGGTTAATCGGCGAAAATAAAGGGGGCTTAGTGGTGAGCAGCCCCCTCGTTTAGGTGACGCATACCGTGCCAGCCGGGTCATCCCGGAACCGGGTAGCCCTTCTGATGGCTTGCGGTAGCCAATATGAATAGTCTGTTGTTAAAGGTTTCAGTAGTTGTTACGAGTGGTGGTCAAGCGGCTCTTCGCCATGCTGCACTTTACGCTCGCGGTACTCGTGAATGTGATCCTCGTACCATTTGAAGCCCTCATCGAGCAGCTTGCGCATGATCTGCGGCTTCCCGGTCGCCCAATAGTAGCGCCACGACAAGCGGTTATTCACCGCCGAATCATTCTGCCCATCCCAGCGGCGATCCTTCCACACGAAATCCTGCACCCCGTTGTTGCCGATTTGGGGATGCCAAATGTGTAAGATTTGACCGGGCATGGTTTTGTGCGGAGCCCAGAGCGTGTCCATCGCTCGCATGGCGGCGTGGTCTTCACCGCCCCAGCCACGAAAGCGCGGGTCCCAGCCGCCCACCGCGTCGAACGCTTCACGGGGCATGATCTGGCACATCGCTCCGTACCAGTGTCCTTTGTCAGGCTCCCCCTTGTAGTAATGATCCTCGTTCGGAGGAGTAGGAAACTCCACCGGATGCTGAGGATCGGATGCCAAAATAAGTTCCGACGCAGCTTGTGTCAGACGGTAGAATTTACGATAGGGCACGAACCACAACTTGTGCCCCTTCTTACGTGCCAGACGAATCTCTTCAACGCAAGCGAGGAGATCGTTGATTGCCATGTAACCATCGGCATCGATCAGCACCAGCACATCGCCCTTGGATTTGGCGACACCGTTGTTGATCGCCACACATTTGGAGAAAGGCACATTAAGATCGGGGTCTTCTCCCATGATGATCTCGGCACCGGGAAGCTGTGCCTTCCAATACTTTTTCAGCCAGATGACGTTGCGAGCACGCGGATGCGTCGGATTAGGGCAGCGGAACGGAATGATGATGCTAATCCCGCGACCCTTCCGGAATTTCCCGAAGAACTCCATAATTGCGGCTAACCAAGTCATTGTAGCAGCTTTCCTAACTCTCGATAAGCGTCGTAGATGGCAAATTTCACGTCCTCGACATGGAAGCGGCTCGGTGATTCTACGACCCCAGTCTTAAACTCCATTTGAATTGACGCACTATAATCGCGAAACTTGAAGTCCCCGCCGTCTCTGTCCATCGTCTTGGGAACTTCCACACGACGGGGGATTCCAAATCCATCCGCAACGATCATGCCATGCAGTGACGATGTCACAATCTTTTTACAAGCACCAATCTGACGAATCACGTCCAAAGGTTTCTGCTGCGGGTCAATGATTTTGATCTTAGTGCCCTGCGGCATGTTCATAAATCGCGGCACCAATTCCTTGTCTGTCCAATGAGCCACAATCCCCAAATCCCACTGTTTCTCCTGAGCCCCAACCAATTCGTCCGCCAGAATTCCGGGGTCACCGATGGCTGGGTTGCCCGGTACGCCTTTAGCCGTAAGCGGGCCACGGACGGCGAGAATTTTGGCTGTGACTCCCGATCTGTACTGCACCAGATGGAGACGGGAGTTTTCCATCAAACGACCTGACCCTAAAATGTACCCATCCCAGAGCGGTGGAATGTGCTCCAGAATTGATCCTATGGATGCGATTTTTGAATGACTGACCGTACCCCATTCAGTCTTGACGTAAGCGAAGCGTTCGAGCAACAGCGGAGCGAGTTGGTCACCGAAATTCGGAACCTCGTTCCACCAGTAAGCTTTAATTGCAGGCTGTTTCTTGAATGGATTTTTCACTTCTTCCCCTCACTTACGAGAGGGGTAGCCCCGCAGAAAATTCACTGACAAAAAAATTTTGGAAAGTCCAATAAAAACGGGGTTCCGAAGAACCCCGCTAGGCCAGAAATTTTAGGGAGGATTAGTCGCCTTCGCCGGGAGCAGCGAATCCGGTTTCGATGGCTTGTTCCTCGGCAGTGTAGCTGTCGCCATCCGACAGCGTGACTGTTGGCGGCTCGGTGAACTGAGCTTCAACTTCGTTGCCGTTGAGAGTCAGTTCGGCTTCGCCTTCAACAGTTGTGCCATCCTCAGCGGTGAGCTTCACGTTGGCGACTGCATCAGGAACATCCTCAGGCTCGTCAGTGTGAACGTGCTTGAAGTCTTTCGGCAGCTTGCAATCTTCGCGTGTGCACTCAGGCGTCTCCGTTGGAGCAGGCTTGACCTGCTGTGCTTGGGGCACCTGTTGCGGGTCACTGATCTCATAAGTGAAGACAAACGCCTCGGTCTCTTCCGGCTTCGTGCAACCTTCCGGCAGTTCCCACTTGATGAGGATGCGCTTGCCCTCGTACTTGGTCATCGTGTCCTTGTGAAGTTCGACCTTGTCGCCCTGCTTGGCAATCAGTGCGGCACACAAAGTGGATAGACGGCTGTTCTGCGTGTACAGTTCACGGGCTTGCGTAATGACTTGTCCAAGGGTCGTGCTGGGGTCAGTCTTCAGTGCTTCGAGTTCTGCTTCAAGTTGCTGGCAGTATTTCTGAAGCGGCTTCAGGTACATCTTGGTGATAGCTTTGTTGCGCTTGTTGTTGCGTCCCATAGTTTTCCTATCTTACGCTGTTTTCTCGATTGCTTCCACGATCTGCATTGGGTCCATGTCATCGAAGGTGTGCCCCTCGTACCATTGCTGAGCCAGTTCGATGCCTTTGATGACCTGTTCTTGGGTGTAGGTTACAACCGGGTCGAGAGTGTCGTCGCCGAATGCCATGTTATTCCTCTTCTGAATCGCTACAGTGAGCGAAGAGTAGTTTCCAGTTGTGCGTCAGATCGCTCTGTGCCATCTGGATCGCCTGCTGGATAGCTTCTTCCTCAGTCTCCGCTTCAACCGAGTAGTAGCTTTGAGCTTCGAGTTCGATGTCGAAACTTTTCAGCATTACTTGGTTTCTGCTTTCTTGGTTTTCTTCGCACGCGGCTTTGGAACCTTCTTGCCGTATTGCGGGTTCTTGCTCATGACGCGGGTGACCGGGTCAACGAGCCATTGACGGTTATCGATTTCGCCGGGTTGCGGCGGTGCATTCGGATCGACCGGGCCGCCCTTTTGTCCGAAAAGGCGAACCTTGCTGTCGAATAGTGGTTGATACTGGCATTCGATCCCCAGTGTGTCCTCGAAGGTGTCAATCCCGGTTTTCTTCACCGGGTTGCCGTCGTAGAGGAAGCGTCCGCCGACCGGAATTTTTTCCCAATTGGACATGGTGTCTCCTGTTAAACGCTGAGGGTAGTGTTCGTCGGGTCGAAGTTGATGTTGAAGCTGCAACTGCGAGTGACGCCGTCGTACAGACCCTTGGCGATGTCGCGGACGACGCGCTCGGTCTCACCCTTAGTAAGACCACGGCTGCCCGTGTTCACTTTGGCTTTGACTTCGAGGCTGATTTCGCCATCGCGACCTTTTATGATGATAGTGCGTTTCATGATGAATACCTCTTTCCTACAATACCGAATTCCTACATCAATTCTTCCACAATATCTGAAGTTTCTTTAGGTTTCTCAGGCTCCGACTCAGGGATCGGGACGCCGTGGTCCGTCAGGAACTTCTTAGCCAACAGTTTGATGTGATCCGGGTCAATCTGAAGCTTAGTGACCAAATCCTGATTCGGGTCTCGTATACCCTCCACTTGTTGCTTCTTCAGCCCCAGCACGTCCACGATGACCGGATCGCTGCCTTGCTCGGCAATCAGATAGTAAACGACCACGGGCTCATCCTGTCCATCGCGGTGAATACGACCGATGCATTGCTCGTGCACGCCGGGGCTCCAATCCAGTTCGCCGAAAACGGCGATGTGGCAGACATCCTGCAAACCATCCATTCCGGCTCCAGCCCGAAGGCTGATGATGAGCACCTTGGCTTGGCCGTCAATGAAGGCTTGCTTGGACTTTTCCTTTTGGGTGGGGGATTCCGACCCAGTGAACATGACCGGGTTGAGGTCCTTGAGCTTCTCTTTCCAAATCTCGTAGACTTCCCGGTGCCAACCATACAGTACCACCTGCTCGCCCTCTTCCACAAGCATCCGGACGAAGTCGGCAACGAAGGGGGCTTTGGCGATGCCAGTCGCCTGCCGGGTGAGCATGTCGAATTCCCCGGCTGCCTGCATTTTCTGACCGATGAAGCTTTGACCGCTTTGCAAAATGATCTTGGCAAGCTCGATAGCCTGACCGCGCAACTTTTGGAAGACTTCGGGGTTGCAGTCGATCTCGTGCGGAACTACAGTGACCTCCGGCAGTTCACGCTTCACTTCCTTACGAGTACGCCGTAGCATGAGTCCGGTCTGTCGGGCGAAAGTGCCGAATGCTGCCGGGTCTTTGATCGTGACCTTGTTGTACTCGTAGTCGCACCATTCGCGGCGGAACTCCTCCCATTCACCGAGGGCGTCCGGGCAGAGCACGCTCAGGACGTTATAGATTTCCCCGCCGTAATTGTAGATCGGGGTCGCCGACAGTCCGAGGCGGTAATCGCAATGCTTGGCGATGTGCTTTGCTGCACGGTATTTCCCGGTGTCGTCATGGCGTAGTTCTTGCACTTCATCGAAAACCACTGACCGGATCAGACTCTTCTCGCCGCATAGGGTTTCCGCCCACCCAGCCAGCTTGTGGTAGTTGGAGATGATGACATCGGGGAACTCGCCCTTGGTGAACTTCAGGAGATCGTAAGGTGTACCTTTTCTCAGGACATGGCACTTCAGATCAGTGAACTTCGCCAGTTCTTTCTTCCATTGCGGCGGCAGGTGCGGTAGGGTAACCACCAGCGCGGGGAGTGTGACGGGGCGGGTGAATCCGCAGAACGATGTGGCGGTCTTGCCGAGTCCTACGTCATCCGCCAATAGGAGCCCGTGAGCCGCCAGCCACAGTTCGGCTGCGGTTGCCTGATATTCACGGGCAGGCAACTTCATCTTGAATTCCTGCCGTTCCTTCATCCCGGCAAGAATAGATTCTACGAGGCTCTGCCGCTCCCGGTGCTTGTCAGCCTGCTCGTGGAGGAACTCTGAGGGCCGAACCTCCATGGGATATCTAACAAGGAACGCTTCAAGATCGCGACAGTTCTCCGGAGTTGCGGTGATCCGGAGAAGATCGAACTGGTAGACATCAACCTTTGCGAACCATCGCTTAAAGCGTAGGGCAACGTGCGGCTCCGTTTTGACTTCCCAGATACGGAGCGCCTTGTTGTACGTGCAGGTGCCATATAATTTAACTCCAGTCGTCGCCATAGTCTTGACGTTGAATCCACTGTCCCCACAGGCTTCGTTTGATGACCATCGCGTAGGTGAAAAGAGTGTCGTGGTTGGGGCTCCACATTTGCACATGCCCGTGGACGATCTGAACGTTCACGTCATAGTTCAACTGCTTAAAGGTTTTCCACTCGCGTTTCGGTTCTCCGAAAGCTTTGTGAATCCCATGCGATGTGTTCCGGATATAGCCGCCGAACGAAAGCCGCAGGTCTGGATCGGTCAGGTAATTCTCAGGGTGTGACGCCGGGAAGCCGGGTGGGACATCGAATGCCACGCGAACCTCATCCATGTTGAACCCGCCTTTGGGCAAAGGCATCGTCCACGACACCGTGAACCAACCGTACTTGTGATCCGCCAGCGTGGTCAACAATTTACCGTCTTTGTCGTAGGCAACGGTGTCCGGGAATTTCGCACGAAGCTGAGCCAACTGCTCGTCCATAGTGGGCGGCGGTGGAGGCGGAATATACTTCTTGCTGATCTTGAAGTCGTGTGTCTTGCTCAGGTTCTCCAGCGATTGGTTCGCTGCATCGTGCTCTTCGCAGCACGCCAGCCCCTCGCGGAAGGTGCCTTGGTCATCTGTCCAGAACGTCACGAAACAGCCGCAGGTGAACTCCAGTGTTCTGCCGAACGACGTTCCAGTGGTGCCATAGCCGTATTCGAGCTTACTGCACACGTTGTCCATTAACTGCCTACCTTGGAGCCGTCCAGCCACTCAAACTCGCCCTGTTCGCCAACTGGGAGATACTTGCTGCAACCACAACAAAACGTGGAGCCATAGAATTCAGGGTCGCGAGCATAAGTTTCAGCGATAGCCTGCCCCATACTGGTGATGGTGCCGCAGCCGGAGTTCAACTGTGCCTGTGTCCAGAAACGACCGACAAGATTGCTGTCTTCGCGCTCCGGATACTTTTCGTAAGCGACATAGTCCCACTTTGCGTACTGGATTTTCTCTTCGTCCGTCAAAGGACGAGTCGGATACTTGGGACGCACGCCGACGTGTTTGTAGGAGAGGCGCACCGGGCGAATAAACCCCTTCGAACGTTCAGTCTCGGATAGGACCCAATGATCTTTGTGCTGCCCGGTGACTGGGTCGATGGGTTGCGGGGCTGAGCCATATTTATCGACGTAGTCCGGATCAGCCGGACGCCCGGATGCGGTGACGCGACGGCTTTCGAAGCTCCCCTTGCCGGGATCGGCGGGACATTCTTCGGTCTTTTCCTTGGGGAAGATTTCGCCGTCCTCAAACAGAGCACGAATCTTCTCCTGCTCTTCATCAAGCTGCTTCTGGAGTTCCGGCGTCATGGCAACGTTGCCGCCCCAGCTATTTATGGATTCCATGCCACGGGCTTTTTCAGCGGGACAGGGGAGAAGCGGACGCCCGTCAGTTACAGTGTCGTTGCTGTGTCCGGTGAAGGCGATGCCCCACAGTTGACGAAGTTCTTGCCAGTCTGGATGACGATCACAGTATTCGCATTCGCCGGGGGCGTGCAGGACACGTTGATCGCAGTGTGGAACTTGACCGATATGTTCAAAGCGGCTCATACCAGTACAATACTCAAAGCCCTCTGAAATATTCTGCCATTTGTGGGGCAATGTCGATTACTTCTGTCCGGCAGCCGTTACAAACAAAACTCACGGTCGGACCGTTGCCAAGACCCGGCGACTCGTAGAGGAAGGTTGCGATCTTTGAACAGCGGTCGCTACCGTAAGCGCAGGGGATGTTCATATCCCGCGTTAGAGAAACGAATGCAAGAGATGGACATGGTAAATCGTCTTGCCGTTCATCTCCGCTGGCAGGCTTAGGTGTTTGCTGCGGGTCGTCACTAGGATCAAAGATTGAATTTCCGAACACTTGCTATATCTCCAAAGCTGCCGCGTCACTAAAGACTGCGACGAATCCACCTTCACTTCAATTCCGATGTCGCCAACCAGAAAATCGATGCGATCCCACGCTGAAAGCAGATGCTCGGCTTCGAACGTTAACCCCAATTGGGTGAGTAGAATGCCGATGCCGCGCTGAAGCTCTTTTTCGTCTTTGTAATGAAACTTTGTGTTATAGATCGCTGTCGCTAAGTCTTTGGCTGTCATCTTCGTCGCCGGGGTCGCATTGTCCAAACTCATCCACATCCATGTGACCTATCGCATTTTCTGAAAGCTGATGCAGTGTGGGTTCCGGTTCCGAACGTATGCCGCAATCCGGATCATGTCCATGCTGACTGCATTGAAAGCATTCCGAGCATTTCAACCATTCACTACACCCACAGGGGAGATCGGTGGGAGATTTGTCGCTATACAACAGGCTACGCCCACACTCGCCATCCTTGAAATCGCACTCTCGATCTGGGTGTTCACTTTTGCACTTCGAACAGAATGTCGTCGCCATCTTTCCATCTCCGATATTGTTCAGGCATACACACCGCGCACGGTCGATAACCCGCCATGATCGCATCGTACTCGTCAGCGAAGAAAACACGGTGTTTGACGTATTGGCCCTTGGCTATGAATCGTAGTGCGCTGGGACAATCCAACCGACCATAAATCTTGAGCTTCCGGTGTCCGCCGAATTTCCCTTTACGGTTAATCTGGTAGGGCTGCCCAAAGCAGTTAATCAGGGTATACTGCTTGCCATGGCGGATACGACGTGCGTACCATTCCAGTACGGCTTCCTCGTCGCTCTCTTCAGAGACCGGGATTGCCCTTTGCTTCCGCTGTTTTCGCGTCAGCATCTCGACCATCTTGCGCTCTGCCTTGCTGCCCATTCGGGACTCTCCACATTACTCCAATACTGCGGAGAAATGAGGCGTCCTGCATGTTGATTGTGGTTTTTCTTACGCAGGATGAACACTGACAATCCCATGACACCACATGGCGGGTACGAGCATAGAACAAAGACTCATCGACATCATCGTAATGCTGATGCATCCGTCTCTCCTGTTCCCAGCGCAGCATATCGAGCCGCTCACGCATGAGGTCGGGATCGAGGCCCCAGCCGCAGAGGTAGTAGTGTTCCCATCGCCGCTGTGGTTCCGGTTCCCAACCCATGCTAAAGAGACGGGTAGTTGTTAGCCGCCGACGCCTACGGGCTGGACTTCGACTTCCTCAACCGGAACCTCATCAATGCTCAAGGCGTTAGTTGAGAGATCGATGGTCATACCACTTTCCAGACCGGACGGAATGCTGTTGGTAGTGAACGCCAGCGACGATGGTTGTGACACGCCGGAACCAACGTTGTCGTTATTCAAACCGCAGGTGTTGGTGAACGTCACGGGAGCATCTCCATTGCTGGAGGTCGTCATGGTGAAGTTGCTTTGAGCAGTGCCGAGGTTTAATGTCTGCCCACCCGTCAGCCCACCGCTGTTCTGTCCACCGGAGATGTTTCCGCTGTTGTAAACATAGGTCGAGCCGCCCTGCCAGTTCGGGGTGTTCGTGCCGATCACGGTGTTTGGCGAGTTGGTGATGACGTACTGATAGCCGTTCCAGTACCAGTACCAGCCGTGTGGGGCACCGTACCAGACCCATTGCGGGTAGTTGTAGACGTACTTGACGTTCTGTGGCGGTTCAGTACCTTCGATCAGGGCTTTCAAGCTGCGGTCGAGCATATCCAGCCGCGCCACTTCCGCGATCAGGTCCGAGTGAACCTCGTGCGCTTTTGAGAGAACTCGTTCGGCGTGAATCAACGCTTTTTTCTTCGCGGCAAGGTCTTTTGCGGTCTGTGCTGCGAGTTTTCCGTACTTCGAGGAGTGCTTCTTAACACTTTTCGATGTCTTACTTGTCTTTTTTGGCATATCGCCTCCTAAAAATGCACTCCCGTAGTTCGGAAACGCACTTATAGGTGGTTAATACCGTCGATTTTCACTTAGAGACAGTCGGAATGGAGAATCTTTTTCTTCCCGCCCTTGAAAAAGAAGATGAAGAGATCGCCGAAGCCGAGACGCTGACACTTCTCACACTTCTGCTCAGGGTCAAACACCTTGATGAATCCGAGAATGCTGTTCTTCATACCACTATTCTACCAGCCGTGTGGCTCGATTCGGGTAGGAGGAATTCGTTACTAAAGGGAAAGGAAAAGCCCCGGCTGGAGTAACCGGGGCTGTTGAAATGAAAGGACTTAGTTGCCCATCACGATGTAGTTGAAGGTCACGGTTCCCGAAACACCGGAACTGGTGTTCACTTGGAAACCGTTTGTGGTGATGTTGTCTACCCAGTACGAAACAATCGGCGAAATGTTGCTTGTGGGTACGATCACCACGACAGGTGCGGAACCATACGGCGTGTTGAAAGTGACCGTGTTCGATGTGCCTACAGTGATTGAGACCGTTCCGGCAATGTCCGTGTTAACCTTGAGATGACCAGCAGGATCGACAGCAAAGCTTGGTGCAACCGCCGAAATGCCCCATGCTTCGAAGGCGTTGTGCGTACCTGCGCCAGCCGTCAGCTTCGCAACCAAGGCTGGTTGATCTGCTGGCTGCATGATGAGCATTGCAGGTCCGGTAGCGGTTGTTAGAGTCTGGGTCGTGATAGCGCCGTTCGGGTCAATCCAGAAGTAGCCATCACCATTCTGCGTTTGAATAATAGCGTTGCTGTTCGTTCCGTCGCCGTAAACAATCAGAGAGGCTGCAATGCTTTCGCTTGGAGTGAAAGTTCCAATAGCGCCGGACGGCTTGATACGAATTGCTTCACTGTTAGTGTCCGTGCTGTAGACCGGAACAAGGCTGGAGAGCAGTGTGCCGCTGTCCTGAACGTTGCCGTTTGTGTCGTAGGTAAGCACATCGCCGGAGACAATTGTCTGTCCTGTGTTAGTCAACTGAACTGCGTTGCCGTTGCCGACTTTGGAGTTGATCTGGGAAACCGCCAGCGAACCTGCAAGCTGGTTGAAGTTATAGTCGTTGGTTGCCGCAACGACCACGCCAGAGCGACCGAACACCGACGTAACGCCGGAAGAGATAGTGCCCGGTGCCCATGCGGTACCGTTCCATTCAATCACTTGATTGATGGTCGCGCCTGACTGAGTGATCTGAGAAAGGTTGATGCTAGAAACAGCAGCAGCCGGAGTTGACCAGCCGAGGGTGATGATCGAGTTGTTCGGACCGGAAAGGTTCTGAACAGTCATCACTTGACCGACGCCGACCGGAACGGAATTCGGCAACCAGATTGTGGTGCCGCCGCCGATGGGCTGCGAACCGAGAGAGGTCGTACCGGACGAGAATCCCTGAAATACGACTACACCGTTAACCGGAAGATTTTGCTGTGCCATGTGTTTCCCCTATTACAGGCTGCGAACCAGAACGTAAACGAGGTTCGAGCTTGCTTGAAATTGGACTTGACCACTTGCCTGTGTAAACACAGACCCCGGCACCACTTTGAACTCCACATGACCTTCATCCACGATGGGATAGGCCACGATGTCATCTGTACGCTGCGTGCAAGAGTCCGGTGCCGACGTGACGTTGATGGTCGAGCTATTGGCAACGTATGTCTGCCACAGCGCGGCACCAGCCGTCGAAGTCGGGTGAACGTTCAGATTGCCAAGACCAGCCTTGGCGATCCATGGAGCCGAAGGAATGCTTGCGGTGCCCGTGTCTGAGGCTGCCGCATAATCGGCATGGGTGTAATTTGCTGAGAACTGCGTGCTCGACAGACCGGACGACAGGACGGTGACCGTCTGACCGTTCAGGAAGGTTGCCGTTGTCAATCCGCTCAGCGTGACTTGATCGCCAGCCTGAAGCGTATTCACTGACTGGATAGTCAGAACGTTCGATGTGACGGCGACGTTCGAGATGCTCGATGCCAGCGAGAAATTGACCACCTGACCCTGCGTGTATGTGACTGCCGCGTTCCATGCCGCAGCATCCGAAGATGGATGGCAATAGAACGTCACGAGGTCATTGTTGCTTGCCACGAAGTAATTGCCATTGGTCGGGTCGCACGCGATGAACGTGGGCGTGATCGACCACGGACCGACAGGCTGGAGAGTCGTTACTGGGACGTTGGGTAAAAGTGTGAGTGCCATTTCTTATTCCTTCTTGCGTGAAGCCTTCCACGCCTCGAATTCTTCGTGTTCCTTGATCGACAACTGAACTTTCTTCACGCCCTTGTTCCAGAGCCGCTTGCCGATCCATTCCACCCCAGCTTTAAGGGTGGAACCGACCACAAGAGCGACGGAGCCGATGGTGTAGTGAAGAAGTTTGTCATCCCACGTCACCCTCGCCAAATAGTTATGAATAGGGCCGAGAAACATAGTTATTTCGCCAACGGCACAACTGCCGGAGCCGCAGGTGGTTTGTTGGTCTTCACGTACAAGTAACCAGCCAGACCGCCGCTGCCCAAAAACACCAGCAGGAGCAGATCGAACTCGCTCTTCAGGCCGTTGGTCAGGTTGAACTTGCTATAGTCGAGAACCGACGCACCGACAACCGCCGACAGAGACGACCAGCCGCCGTGGATAGCAGCCGAAGTGATAGCTTTCACATACAGAAGCCACGGTTTGGTAGCGTCGTACTCAGCCTTGAGCCAGTTGGTAACAGCAGTGATTGGGTTGAACATGAAGCCCTCCTATGAATAGAGGGCGGTAGGCACTATTCTTCTTCGCTGAAGCCGAGAATCCTAGCGTAAAGTCGTCCAGACCAATGCCATAGACGCATAATCCGGGCTGTGGTGGGATAGGAGAGGTTGAAGTGTCCGAAAAGCCAGTATTCCGGCTGAGAAATAAAAACATCTATGACAGCCCAAATTCTGGCAGGAGCTTTCCTCCAGCGAGACCACTTGGGTTTGCCTTTGAGTTCGCCTCGATAGGCTTTGGAGTCGTGCTCGTAGAAAATGAAGGCACCGTACAGCCGACGCCAAAATGGAATGTACCAGCAGTAGCGTTTATAGCGTATCAACGTGCGTGACTCCGACGATGCCTTTCCATGCCCGGAGGAGTTGAGCCTTCTGCTTGTCGGTCACTTCCACCCGGAGATGAACGCAACCGTTGATCGCCAGTACGTAAGGTAGTTGAATCGCACGGCGAGACAACTCGGTCAAGATGCGCATCAACACACCTTGTTCGTCGCGGTAGTAGATTCGAGCCATCATGCAGAAGCAGCACGGTGCTTGGAGCGGCAGTTGTGTTCGTCCTTGTCAAGGTGACGAGAGCAAAACAGGAACCCGCAACCGGGGCAGGTTTCCAGATCGTTGCGTGCCTGTTCGCAAGTTTTGCAATATTCGATACAGCAAGTGCCGTAGAAGTCGTCGAACTCTTGTCGAATGCATCCCATAGTGACTCCTATTACTTCCCAGTGAATTTGTGAACCATTTTGAACAGATCGGCTTCGCTTAGACCAACGTGATAGCCGACATTGACGAGTTCCTCAGCCGACAACCCATCGAACCATTGCTTGTACATGGCGATGACGTTGTCTTTGGTCATGCCGAGATCGGTCGCCAATCTTGCAGGCGTGATCCAGCAGTGTCCCGCATGGTTGCGATCTGCGGAACAACCGGGCTCATGAGGGGCTGTGGATTTGAGTTGGCGGAAGCCGACAATGTCTTTCAGAGGAACCGTATCAACGACGCCCTCATCCTCATTGTAGCCAGTGCCCCATTTTCCGATGACGAAGAAGGCGTTATCGCGATAGTAGTGTCCGGTGTTGTACTGATTCATGATGTCAACCGGGTAGATGTTCCATTCGCGGCTACCTTCTCTCGGCTCATCGCTGGACATCAACCACGGCGTACCATACTGGAGACCGAGACGGTTGGGACGATCACAGACATGTTCCTTCCCGTCTGCGGTGAGAATAACGACGTTGCCGTCCGAGATGTTGCCTTCAACTGTAAATTCCGCGCCGTTGCGACGAATTGCTTTTAATCCGAACATACTACCTCCAGTAACCGTGGTCTTTTGTGAATTGGCTCTCGCGATGTGAGAACAGGGCGGTGCCGAGGAAAAGCTTGGCGAGTTTCCAGTAGCCCATCTTTTGGAATCGCCGATCTGATGTAGTAACGTAGCCGGGAACGACGCGGAAGCGGTTCCATTTCACCTGCTTGGAAAGCATGTAGTCCTCAGCGAACAACGCTTTCTCATTGAAACCGCCGAGTTGATTAAAAACCTCACGGCTGAAAAACATGCACATCCCTGTGGAGAACGGCGTGCCGAAAAATCGCGAGCCACGCTGATAGAAGTTGTTCACCGCATAGGCAAGCTTTGAGCGAAACGCACCATACGGACAGGCAATATTTGTAGTCGCACAATGCAGGCCCTTCGCACGCATCAGTTGTATCGCACGCTCGATGAGGTATTGATCCGGAATCTCCACATCGGCGTCAAGGAAGAGCAGGTAGCGGGATTCGGCTCGTTTAGCCCCGGCATTGCGTCCAACAGCCGGAAGTCCGCCTTGGATGATCTCCACGTTCAGCCCATACATATCGGCAGCGGCACGGGCTGCGCTGGTTGTTAGATCGGTCGAGCCTGCGTCAGCGACGAAGATTTTGGGGTGGTTATCCCGCGTGTAGGTCTGAAAGAAGATCGAACGAAGGACTCGGAAGATGTTCTTCTGCTCGTTTTTCGTTGGGATGATTATCGTCAACTCGGTGGACATGAATTTCAACCCTGTCGGTTAGCGATAGATAGGTGCCATGATCGCCAACCCAGTCTCCCGCATTCCAGTATTCTACACCATCTCCCCACTCGTGCATAGCGAGATGGGTGTGCCCGCAGAACACAAAATCAGCACCCACATGAACAGCGTGCTTGAGCGCACCCTTGGCGACCGCGATGTCCAGCCGCTCCCAATGCGTGTGAAGTTTGTCCAGAAGTCGGGGGAGCCATTTCTTCAGGAAATTGATGTGCTGCATCCACAGGTAAATTGGTGTGAAGATGCGACCGAGGAACGGTACACCCTTCGCCCAAAGCTTATCGTACTGGTGCCCATGAATGGCAAGGCACTTTTTGCCCCGCCATTCCCACGTGTACTCTTGGTACACGCGGACTCCGATAAGGTGTTCCATGACTTCCGTGATTCCGGCGTCATGGTTCCCTTCGACCCACACGACCTCGACTCCACGCTTCGGGTTAGAGAGCTTGCGGATATACGAGATAAGACGCCAATGGTCTTTGGTGAGCCGGGAGAAGTTTAGGTCCTGAAAGATGTCGCCCAGCAGGATCAGGCGTTTGAACTGAGAGTTTTGCAGCAAGTGCAGAAGATCAGCAGCTTTGCTTACCGGGCTGCCGAGATGCACATCGGAGATGATAAGAGTTTCGCAATTCATGCCTTCATCTATTAAACCTGAAGGCATATTACAGTCGTGTGAAAATATTAAGGGGCAGCCCTGTTCCGATTCTAACGGCACTGCTCAAGGCTGCCCCAATCCATTTGAAACAAGTACGGGGCACATACGTCCCCTCAACACTAATAGAATACCGTAGTTAGGCTACGATTTCCACTGTTTCTTTAACTTTTTTGCGTCCACGGCGGCTCGCCGCTTTGGATCGCACTTTTGGGTCGAGAAATGTACGGCCTAACTCTTTCAAACGCATACGTTGACGGTTGAACACGGTCTCGCTGACTCCCAGTGAACGGGCGGCTTCACCCTGCGTGGGAGCGTGCGTGATCGCATCAATCACAGCAACCATGTCCGGGTCTTTCTCGGCGACGAAGGCACGGAATTCAGAGGCGACCAACGAAGATTCGTATTGACGCTCTCTTTCCTCTGTTTGATGCATGAGCATTTCCGAATGTGCGTGACAGTAGGCATCGTCTACGACATCGAAGGCTTCATTGTGGTTGGTGTTGTCAATAGTTGTAACCAGAGACAAATTTCCCGCACGGCAGACCGGGTTCTTCTGCTTCTTGCTGTACACGGTATTGAATTTGTTGGCAAGGCAGAAATTTACATAAGCACGAAAGCGACGTTCGCTCGCCCCGTACTGCTGAATGGGGTCGAACGTTTCAATAACGTCAGTGCAACCGTTCTGACGACCATTCGCACCCGGCTTACGGTGCTTGCTTGTCTGAGGCAGATACTTCATGTGGATGATGAGGTCTTGCGTCCAGTCCTGCACATCCTCATCGATGGTAAAACGACCGAGTCTTTTCTTCACCCAATTGCGGATGTAGTTGGGGTAGCGTTCGTAGAACTCGTTGAAGTCACGCGGCACGCGGAATTGATCGTCACCGCCGATGTAGTGCCCGGTTTTCGGGTCGATGAGAATTTTGTCGCACTTCGGATTCGAAATGACAACCGGAATCGGATCGGTCACAACGCCGGGACGGATGTACCACAGCCCGTCACGGCAGTCCGCGATCTGAAGCAGTTCATTGATGACAGGAAGCTGCCAACTCCCGTGGCATTCCTGCGGCATACGTTCTTGTATTAGGGCGTAAAGTTGATCGAGAGTCTTAGGATATTGAATGAGTGAAACGGCCAGAAGATTTCCAAATATCAAGCCAGCTACCATATTTCTCCAACCATCAAGTTAACGAAAATCCGGGCTCCGAACAATCAGGAGCACGGTACTAACACTTCAGACGAAGTGTTGCCTCTCTAGTAAACTGCGGACCGTATCTCAACAGTTAACAGCGTGGCATCCTGTTTGTAACACAGGATTTCGGGGAACGCAAGCATCGGAGTTACTTTCGTGGTTTCGCCTTATTTTCGACTGCGGGGGCCGGGGCGGCGGCAGAGCCGGAGCTAACGTCGGCGGGTGCTGCAAGTCCCTCAAATGAAACGGAAATTTTGTCGAGATTCTTTCTGAGTTTGCGCTTGATCGTGCGGCAAGGAACAGTTCGACATACCTGCTGAAATTCTTCCAGAGTGCGCTCTAAAGCGATCCGGCTCGCCGCTATCGGTGTGACAGGAATCAAAGAGTCAATGTTGATTGCCATAAGCTATCTCCTCAGGTCGCTCTTACTCCTTCACCGCGTCGATCAGTTGCTCGACAACTCGCTGGAATCCGTTCATGATGACCATTTGATTCTGACCGAGCAGTTTTTGTTCCGCCATCATTTCACGAATCAATCCGAGTTGTTCGGCATGTCTGTCAGCTTGCTGGTGAATGGCATCAGCCAACTGATGGACGCTTGTAGCCAGTTCTTTTTGAGCATCGACCTGACTTTTCAGCAAATCCTTCAACTCACCGTTACTGGTGACTACCGCTGTTAGCTGTTCCTCGGCTTTGGTTGTACGAGTTTTCGCATCCGCCAAGAACCCACGAAGCTTCCAAGTTGCTGAAATGATTCCGCCAATGACGGTTGTCCAACCGATAGACGGTAGCCACTGAAGAAGTGCCTGCCAAGGGGTCTGGGGCGCTTGGATTGCTTGTATGAACACGAGTCCTCCGGGTAGAACCTAGCCCTATAGAATGATCGGGTATTTCGGAAATTTTACCGCATTCTTTTGCCGCCCATTTTTCGGACCCAACGTGGGTCTGAACGGCGTCCTGCGCCGGGGATTCCCGGCGTTCCCATACCCGGCACCCCGCCGCCCATGCGCTGCATACGCTCGCGAAGACGGAGTTCCGCCATGCTGACACCCTCAGTGGAAATCAGGCGTCCGGCACCACGGGCTGCCTGCTGTTGAACCACGAGCGAACGGCCTGTCGGGTCGAGTCGCAGGTTGCCCTGTTCGATGAGCCATTTCTGAGCGAGCAGAGCCACAAGCTGAGTCGCGTCCACCATGTCGTCATGGGCTCCCTTTTCAATCGGGGCGTGCACGCGGATGCGATACTTGGATATGACATCGGTTTCCACCATCTTGATTTCATCCACGTATTTCTGGATGTCGGGGAAGAAGGCGGTTTTGTCGTTGATGAAACCACGGAGAGCATACGCCATCTCCGAGTTGATCGCCGGGGTCAGGTTCACAAGCTCCATGCCGCGAATGTCGTTCTGTTCGAGCAGGGCGATAAGCTGACGACCTGCGTGTTGGTCGCAGACACCTTGGTAGCATGGCAACTGTTTGTTCATGTAGTTCAGCCATACGAGCACGTCACCCAGCGGCAGAACTTGGAAGTCTACGTATTTCTTCTTACCTTCCGGATCAGGTTTGACGCCCGGACCTATGAATTCTTCGCCGCAGATCATGCGGTCGATGTAGTCATAAACGAGCACGATACCGTGGTTGACGCCTTGAACTTCAGGACGCTGACGGAACTCAAGGTGACCGATAGCCAGAGCGGTAGCGTCAGACGCGGTCGAATTCGGATCGGTGACGTTGATGCCGCCAAGGTCAAGACCCCAGAAGTATTGGCGTCCCAACTGCTCAAGGCTGAATCGGGTAAGATTCTTACGACCGGGATCGATACATGCACGCACGTCCACTTCGCGGACATACGATTCGGACGATTCCAAGAATTGTCCGCCGTATTCGGCCTTGAAAGTCAATGGGTTCTTACGGTGCTTGTCACGCAAGAAGCCCGGTTTGAGGGCTGGGTTCATTTCCGCTGATGAACAGGCAAGCACGAACGTGGGGTTGTCGTCGTTGACGCCATCTTGCAATGCCATCTTGTAAAGGTCGTACATCATACCGACCTTCTTGAGAGGCGAGGAGATCGACAGAATCATCGAGTCCTGATATTGAACTTTCTGGGTGACTCGCTTACCGTTCTCATCGAGAACCGGATTCCCATTCTCATCTTCAGCATCGACAGTTTCGTAGTGATGGAAATCACCAGCAGCCGGGGTTGCGGCGACGTACATGTCTTCTGACGTTGAACCTTTTTCGGAACGGAAGTGAGCGAACTCGTCCAATGCTAGGAAGACCGATGAAGGGCCGCGCACGGCGTTGGTGGTGCAAGGCAGTGACCACACAACGACCGATGGCTTAGCGTCTTTGCGATCTTGATCGGCACGCGAACGGAACGTCAGGCTCTTTGAGTTGTTGTCTTTCAGGTAACCATTGAACCACTGCGCACGGTTGACGGCAGCCGAGAGTTTCTTGAACAAACGTCCGGCTCCGGTTTCGTCCTGAGCAAGGAAAGTGAAATCAATCTGTGAGCCATCTGCCATGCCGAAGTGCTGCTGCGGCGAGTAGATATTGAGAAGCAGGTAGAGGCGGTACGCGGCGATGGCGGCGACAAGTTCAGATTTACCACCACGGCGACCGCAGAATATGACGCCTTCGTTGAAGCCACGAGCCGGGATGTCCCGCCAGTCGTCGATGTTGCAGCGACCCTCTTCGTAGCAGATATGCAGGTATTCTTCTTCCGTGACTGTGCGAATGAGTTGGTCACGGAAAGTGTTCCACATGGGCACCATGCCCCATGGGGTGCCGTCCGGTTGCTTGATAGTGTCCGCCCAGTACGGCTTATAGTCGAAGGGAACCGCACACAGAGCCTTGAGGATCACTCGCTGAACGGGGCGCAGAATAATGCCCGTGCCGCCCGGTCCTTCGACGAAGTCGATGGCGTTCAGCTTATGTGTTGGGTCATCGATATGGTCGAGCGTCAGATCGGCTACGACCGACTTATTCTTACCACGTTGAATCGGCATCTACTTAAAGGATTCGGTATTGGGAGGATTTAATTTGGTAGGAGCAAAAGCTGGGGGCGACAGATGCGTAGTCTGTCGCCCCTGAGAACTCCTCCCACACATGGTGGGTGAGCTACTAATGCATTGGAAAGTTCAAAATTTGGAGACCCGGACGGGAGTTGAACCCGCAACCACCCGGTTAACACCGGGTGCTCTGTTGAGGTCTGGGTTAGGGCCAGCCGCTCTGCCTGATTGAGCTACCGGGTCGTTTTCCTAATCACCCTCAGTATCTCGCGTGTACTCGATTGAGTCAATAATGAGCACGCCTTCGGTATCGCGATGACAGCGAGCGGTAACACCGTAATCGCCTTTCGGATCGCCGAGGTCAAGTCCCCAGAAATACGTTGTCGCGAGACCTTGATTCTGAGTGTCCATCACAGCCACTCCGTGCCCACGACTTCTTCACCACCGCCCATGTTGACCCCCCTGATTAGCTAATACTGTGGTAGGCGTCTGATGCCAGCCCGAACTATTGTGACGCGCCCCTGACCCTCACCTTCTTGAGTCCCCGGAGCTTCCAGCCATTCGTCCCACTCGTCGCCCTCGTAGTCGATCTGATCGAGCATACCCTTCCAATCCTCGCGGATCAGGACACGGGTTTGTGCCTTCGATTTGATCTTGATCTTTGCCAAGGATTATTCCTTGGTGCCGCAGACGAACTTGTACTTCGCGATCATGCTGTCCGTATCGATATTCTCAATGCGAACGAACACTTCATACACGAAGCCGCCGCCGTCTCCCTCATGCCAGACTGCTGCCTGTGCGAACGCGGTATTGATGGCGTCCTGCACTTCGCTATCTGTCAGCTTGTCGAGCAGATACTTCACGCGACTCTGGGTGTTGACCAAGTTGAAGCTGGACAGACCTTGCGGCTGCTCGATGTTGGCAAGCTGGATTTCACCAGTGCCCGGAACCTTGTCTAGGATCGGACGGTTGGTGACTTTGAATGCCGCCACGAACGTCGCTGCGATCTCACCGCAGACTTTCTGGAGGAAGAGAGCAAATTGTTTTGCCTCATCAGCACCAGCGATCTTACCTGCGATTGCTTTCAGCGCCGGGCCGCCCGTGTAGTTGGCGTGATACTCTTCCATGAACATCTGTCCAGCCCCACGGTTGTTGACCTTGCTGTGACCATCGGCTGCCGGATCGGTAGCCTTCTTCGAGGCAATCGAATTGATCGCCTTGCCGGGAACCGTGCTCTGGTTCATGAAGAACTCATCATAGAACATCGGCCCGCGAATTTCATCTTCCTTGCGGAACGGTGCGCCTTCGAGAACCTGCGGCTTGCCGTCGCGACCGATGCCCATAGCACCAGCCGGATCAGTTGAAACATACGCCACGATGGTTGGATCGAGGCTGGCTTCGACCGCCGCTTCGATTGCCTGCTCGGACGGAAGTTCATGCGCATCGCCGGAGATGTCCGGGTAGAGCATTGGTGAATTGGTCGCGTTTGGATAGTCCACGATCTCGTGCTGGAGATCGGGATAGAACTCTTTCACGACCTGACCGGGGAAGAACAGGTTAAAGCCTGCTTCCTTCTCGATATCCTCCGGCGACTTGGCTGCGCCTTCGCCAGCCTTCTTGCCTTCAGTTTCGGTGTGCGGCTTCTCCTGCCATTCCTTGCAGTTCGTTCCCTTCTCGTGCATGTTCCAGTGACCCTGCGTCTTGCAGTAGCCGACCGTCTTACCGTTGGTGTCCTTGGCGGAAGTTTTGAGTGGGGAGCCCTCATACTTCGCCGGATCGATACCATATTCGGCAAGAATCGAACGAGACGTAGCTTTATCCGGCCCGCCCATCACGCCGACCATCGCATCGGGCATCTGAAGCGTCTTGATGGCAATCTTCAACTGGTGCCACTCTGGTGAGCCCTTAGCGGGCATCGGCTTTGCTGCTGTTTTGAGTGAATTCATTTTGATCCCCATATCTTTCAACATCTTGTCATCAGCCTTGCTGGTCTGCGGATACGCATCCGGATTCTGGAGGCGCTCTTCATCCATAGCCGACGTTGCAATCTCTTCCCAATCCAAATCGCCCAGTTCTTCTTCCCACGAACTGGTGCCGCCGATGTCATAGAAGAGACCTTTGAACTGGTCGCCGTAGTATTTCACTTTCTGCTCACGGCTCATGCTCTGAAGCTGTTCCTGCGTCGGTTTCGGAGCCCCGCCTTCCAACTGCTCACGCTCATACTGACCACGTTCGCTACGGGCATCCTCAGCGTTTGCAGCGGCGAAATCGCGGGTCTCTTTCTCCTGTTTCTTAAAGAAACGGGCAAACTGGTTGCCCAGTTCCGCAGGTGTCATGCCCTTCTTCAAAGCATTGCGAGTCAGATTGATCTTCGTGTTGTACGAGGCTTCCGTGTTGTCAATCAACAGAGCCACGTGCCACGTCAACCAATTCGACCAACCGTTGTAATCTGCCTTCTTACAGAGGGCGATTTTGCTACCGAACTTGGCTTTCGCTTTCTTCTCGAAATCCGCCGCCGCCTTCTTGGTCGAAAAGTGCGCGATGCGAACCTTGCCTTGCAGGGTGAAAGCGATGTGAGCCGATCCACGCTTGAAGGTGAAGACTGTATCCTTGCCGTCATCCTTACCTTCCACTTCACTGTAGATGTTGATGCCGCGCTCCTGAAACCACTGCGCTGCCTCAGCCGTCGTATTCACGTGTCCGGCTTCTTCAACCGTTCCCATCTCATCGCGAATTACGCAAGTCAATGGGCGAGTCGGTGAGACTTCGCTGTGCTTCTCGAAGTTCGGTGGGTGACCATTCAGGTCTACGCCGCCGAACGGCCCTCCTGCTGGTTGCAGGGTATTTTTGTCGCCATGTTCTCCCCCAATCGGTGCGGTGTCGATGTGGCGAGTGTCATTCGGATTCTCGGCATCAGTCGCCCCATGCTTATGGGACTCCATGTTCTTCAAGCCTTCTTTGGCCGCGCCTTCAGACTTGAAGGATTCCAGAATCTTATCGGTGTCGTGCTGCTTGATGCACCATTCCGCCAATTCACCCTTTGAATTGCGGTGACCGGGGCACTTGCTCACATACGCCACTTTGTTCTTAGCGGTGACGTTGATGTTGATCGTCACGCCCTTACCTGCCGGGATCGAGACGGACGAGCCGCCTGCTTCCGCTTTATCCTTGGCAGCTTCAACCTCTTCCTGCTTCTGATCGATGGGTTTGCCAATCTCCATCTCAGCCTGACCTTCGATGGCATCCTTGATCGCCGTTACATTTGGACGTTCAGTGTGCTTGATGTCACCGTCAGTGACCGGAACACCTGCCTCTTCGTGTGTGTTCTCGGTGAACTCCTGTTTCTCCTGCACACCACCGGGTTGGTCGGCGATCTGCTCTTGCTTCTGAGCGATGTTGTCCATCACGGCTTCCATCTTCTCACCCAGATCGTTATCGCTCTGGATGATGGCGGCTGCCGATTTCTTAGCGCCCTGTTTCGGCTGATTCTTCATGTCCTCGAACAATTCCTCTTCGCTCGCATACTGCTTGGCGTCTGGAGGAACGAGGAATACGTCGTAGGTCTTGTGACGAGTTTCCACGATGAACACCTGCTGACCTTCCGGCGTCAAATACAGCAGATGATCCGGACTGTAAGCATACGGGCTGGGAATTTCTGGAATGCGCTTAATGCGCTTGCCCGTATCCTGCAAGGTATCCATGTAGCGGCTCAAGCCAACGTGTGACGTGATGCGCTTGATGCGCTTCGCCGGGAGTTCGCCTTCAGCTTTCTTCTCGTACTCCCCGACCTTTGCGTATTCTTTCAGAGCTTCGATGTTAATTGGCATCGCCTTCCGTTTCCTTCTCCACTACGAAATCTGCAAGATCACCAATCCCAAGATCGATTGGACGTTCTTCATCCTCTTCGTCACCGTAAGCAGCACAGCCTTGCTTTTCAGCCAGAGTCCACGTGCTTGCGAGTTCCAACTGATTCACAAGTTCATCAGTGCTGGTGCCGGAATCAACCAGTTCACCATCCGCGTAAATTTCCCAGCCGTTGGGAGACGTATGGACAACCACGCGATTACCAGTTTCCGGACCCATGAACGTACCGGGATCGCCTTCATCAGACCAACCCATGCCGCTCAGGGCTTCAACATACGGGAACTCCCCAGTTTCAGTCTGCGGAGCCGCTTTGACTGATGCCGCGAAATGAGCCGGGTTGACAGTGTCGGTTGAGGCCGAATCACTCGTCAAGTCCTTCTTGTCCGCGTCCACAGCTTTGCGTGCCTGAGCGAGGTCACCATCGATTGCTTCCGCCGTCTTAGACTTCTCGACGTTGGTTTTCGGAACCATCGGATCAGCCCCACCTTTTTCATTGGATGGGTTATCGACCGTGTCCGCGACCTTCGCCGCTTCCGGAACCGACTTAGTTGGCTGCGAGATGTCCTTGTCAACCGTGTCCGGGCTGACCGTCTTGGACTTCGCTTCGGAGATGTCGCCGCTCACGTCGTCGGCAGTCTTCGCCTTCTCGTGGTCGGTCTTCACTTCCATTGCACCTGCCCCACCCGCTTCGTTTGCCGGATTGTCGGCGGTGTCAGCCTGCTTTGCATTGTACTGTTCGTGACGCTGCACGGTCGGGGACAAGTTATCGCCCTCGCCTGCACCGCCGTCACCGGAGTCTGACCCCTCAGAAACTTCGTTGTCAGCCACGTCCGCTGTTTTCTCGCTGCCCATCATCGGTTTGGTCATGTGATGAAGGGACAGATCACGCACGTCAGACTGGTCAATCGGCTTCTCGCCCGTGGTGTATCCGGACGGCCAACGGTTGTAATCATCGCGGCAGTCACCGTAGAAGTCAGGCGGGTGTGTCCCACCGCAGCTTCCACAATCGACCCAGTCATCCGGTGGATTTTCGGCATCAATTGGCGGCGGATTCGTCGCGCTGTAAGGCGCACCTGCCGTCTTTTCCTCGGAGGCGAAGTAGTTCATCTCTTCGTCGCCAAGCTCCGGCTCTTCATCTTCTGCGTAGGTGAACACGCCAGACGCCATAGCGTCTTCAGCGCAACCGTCGCAGAACGCGGTTCCAGTCACGTCATCCATGTCAACACGACGGAGAATACAGCTTGCTGGAACAAGGCACTGTGCTACGCCTTCGTGCTGTGGGCAGCCGGGATCGGTGCATTCACAGTCGCCTTCGACTTGGTAAAACCCGTCCGGAGCAGCCGTCTTTTCCTCGGATGCCATCAGGGTATCCATCTCATCGAGTGAGGATTCGATATCGAAATCGTTCTCACGCGGGTCGCGGTGAGTGTAGACCTCAGCCGTCAACGGGCTGTCAGCCGGAGTCCACGATGTGCGGCACTTACCGCATTCCCATTCGAAGCTGGATGCAGCACCGATGTGGTAAATGCGATCTTCTTCGGGCAGATCGGTACCGAACGGTTCAGAGCAATTGTCGCAGTAGTTCACGTCGTCCCACGAATAGGCGGACACGGCACCGCACTTCGGACACTCTTCAGCCGAACCGTCAGCCAGCAGCGATTCCTTAAGGCCCTGAGCATCAACTTCATAACCTTCGGAATCGACCGCAGCTTGCTTAGATTCAGCGTCGTCACTCTTCTCTTCGGAGCCGGACTCTTCCTTTTTCTCGGACTTGCCCTTCTCGCGATTCTTCGACCATTCGGACTTGGCACCACCGCCGCCCTTGTCTTCGTCTTCCTTGGTCTTCTCATTTTCGAAGTCAGATTCCTGATTCCCAGCTTCCGAGTCAGAGACCGACTTGTCGTCTTCCGGGGTATCGGATTCCCACGGCTTCTCCCACTCAGGCTTTTCGCTGCCTTCGGGAGCATCTTCACCGGGGAGAGGAACAACCGGAGCCGGACCGAACTCTTCCATGTTGTCGAAGATGTCGTCCTCGGTCATCGGGATGTCGGCGAACTTGGCACGCTGAGAGCCGTACTTGCGCTGCATCTCTTCTTCGCGCTTCTGTGCCGCCGTCTTGGATTTCTGCGAACGCGCATCGTAAGACTCGCGGGTTGGGCCGCCAGCAATCAAACCCGCGACGATTTCAGACGCCGCGCTTTTCTTGATCGAAGCGAACTTGCCGCCCTGCTTGTTGTAGTGCTCGTATTCGGAGTGGATCAGGTTGTCGTCGCCGACATACAGATCATCCTCACCGAACGACTTGGCGACTTCAGTGAGCTTGTCACCCAAACCGCCCCCATCCAACGCCTGACGATCCCAGAATCCTGCACCGTGACCGTTGCGGGTCAGCCAGAAATCGTGTCCAGCTTGCTCTTCTGACGACCACTCACCGTGTCCGTCGTAGCCGGGACGCTGGTAAGCCTCGTTGAGCAGGGCTTCAGCTTTCTGTTGGAACGCCTGACAATCCTGAGACATCTTGTTGAGCGTCTCTGGAGCGATGTCGCGGATATCGTAATTGCGATCCAAAGGCTCACCGCCACTCGGATCGGAGTTGTCATTCGAAGACCACAGGGCGGCTGTAACATAAGCCGTCGTGAAGTCATCAAGCTGCTGAGCAAGCTTCTTCATAGAGCCAGCCCACCATGCTGCTTTCTTCGACTTCTGTTTCTTGAGCGAAGATGACATCGACATCGGATTCGGCCCCCACTTGCCAGCGTCGATCTCAGCCTGATGATCGAACGTTGCGTGATGTGCCTGATTGTCCTGACTCATGCTGGCAGCGTATTCCATCATGTGGTCTTTGTGTTTTTCGAGACCCTTCTTGTCGCCAACACGGGCAGCTTCCCAAGCGGCACTTGCGGATGCGCTCAGGCTGTCTGTTTCTTGAGCGTGTAGACGCCCAACGTCTGCCTTCGGAGTAAACTCCATGCGCTTTGCTTGCTTGCGCTCTTCTTCCGGACGGCGAGGAACACCAGTCTCATCCAGAGCGATACCAATCGGTGCGCTCGTGAGTTCGACCACAGGCATGTCTTTTTCGGATGTGTAGCCTTCCTTCTCCTGATTGCCCTTTTCGGCGGCTTCGGTGCCCGGCCCAACGTTTGTGAACGGGGTCTCGTGCACTGCGGCACCGCTCTTGTTCTTCTCGCGAATCTTGGCGAAGTCGATACGCATACCAGTACCCTCGCACTGAGGGCAGTTGTCGCGCTGGACACCGGGCTTGCAAGAACAAGGCTGTCCGGTCTTCGGCTGGTATTCAGCCGTTGTAGGCATCGGCTTCACTGGGGTGCCCGGACGCGGGACGGAAGTCACCGCCTGCGGACGTGAAGATGGATCGGCGAACAGACTCATGTCCTTTGGATTGCCGGAGATTTCGTCGGTTTTATCAGCCGGACCAGCCTTCTTGACAACGTAACCCTTGTCATCGCAATAGCGGCAGCCGTCGCCCTCACACTTCGGGCACTCTTCCTGAGCCGTCTTCTGCTCGGAGGAGATACGTGGAACCTGCACGTTCTTGGTTGGAGCCTTGCCTTCCGACGCATCCTCAACGCCCTCAGTTTCCGGCAACATGGAGTTGCGGAGTGCCTGATCGAGCGACTCGAATACGTTCATTTCCTGAGGATCGAGTTCCTGTTTGGTGACCTCGTCGGCAGTCTTGCGGGTCAGCAGAATGGTCTTCTTGAGCGAACTTTGCTTGGTCAACAGCGGGTATTCCTTCAGCGGATTCTCAGCAATCGCCGGGAAGTTCAGCTTCGGAGTGATGTTGTCCACGCTCCACTGAGTCGTATCCACATCGGTCATGATGGCGTCGAACGCCGAAGAGAGACGCGGATCGAAATATGCGGAGAAGATCAGGTGACGAACCAAATTGGCGAGTTGGTTGTCGTCCTTGGTAAAGTGGAAGCCGATGTACTCACGCTGGTTAACCCAGTGTGGGGCGAAGATGATGAGGGCGGCGAATTTGCCGTCGCCGACACCGAACAACTCTTCCTTGATGGAATCGTAATCTGCCTGCGAATACTCGTCGAACTCGCTATCGCCGATCTTGTGCGAGATCAGGTCGGACATTTCCTCACCGCCGTAGGTACGCACGAGGCAACCGTAAAGCAGAGAGGTCGGGAATTCAGCACCGCTCTTGCCCGTTACAGACGGAGGAATGACGTAGATGCGACCGATGGAAATGTTCTGACGGAAGCCCTTGTAGAAGGCTTCGAAGGACTGAATCGTGCCCGAATTGCGAGCTTCCTTTTCGCCAGCCTTAATTGCCTCGACAACTTTGGCGAGGAGTCCATCGTTCACCATGTAGCCTTGGAACGACTTCAATGCGATGCTGTTTCCACTGACGCCCATGTCTATTCCCCTTACTTAGTCTGTGCGATATCACGCCGCACTTGATCTTCTTCAGTCTTCCAGAGTTCACGCCACGCCATCAAGAAGTTGCTGATGGTGTGGTCACTGACCTGAACCGAGTGCAGAGCACGTTTGTTCATTTCAATGATGTAGTGCATGAGCTTCGCGAATTTCACGCCTTCAAAGTTGATGTTGTCAACTTTGGCATCGTTCGCTTCGAGAAGCTGCTTACCTAACTCGCGTGCGCCCTTGAGTTGTTCCAAGGACGTTTTCATTCCCTCTTTGTCGTTAGAGCCGGATACCTTCAGTTCCTCAATGTAGCGGAGCAATGAAGCCATCTCCAGTGCAATCGTTTTGGAAATCTCTTCGTTGGTTGCGGACGGATCGGCAATCAACTTCTCGATCTCCTGAATTTTCGACACACGTGTCGGCTTTTTCTTGTCTGCCTCGCTCTGACCTTCGACCGCAGCATCGGCAGCCTTTAGCAGCCCTGCGGCATCGACCTTCGCCGGGGCCGGGGTTTCCGGTGCTACCGGGAGGTTGCCTACCGCTGTGCTCGCTAAACGTTCAGCGACGGTTGTAGTTTCGGTTGCTGTTGATGTCACTTCTGCACCCTCTTCCTTAAAATCAACGCTCATACGTTGGGATGTTGACTCGTGCATTAAAAGTCTCCCAACTTCGATGAGTTCGGCATCTGCACATCGCCGAAATCACCGCTGTATTCGATGTCCGCCATCTTGGTGTCGCCCGGACGACCGCTGCTCGCAGTCAGTTCGAACTCAGCGAGAATTGAACGTCCATCTTCCGGCACCGATCCGGTCTTGTGACCTTCAGATACCGTAGCGACCTTCTTGGTGCTGCCCTGCTTGTCCATACCGGGGAACGTTAACAACGTCCCACCAGTCAGACCGCAATGCATACCCTGACGGTACACGCATGTGCCGCACTTCGCAGCGCCCACAATCGGGTTGTGCACGGCGAGCTTGTTCTTGAGGAACGTGCAATCAATCTGCGACAACGCAACCTTGATCGGCTTATTCTTCAGGCTGGCAATGAAATCCTTCACTGCCTTGCTCGCCTTGGCAGACCCGACTTTGGCTGCCGCTGACTTGTAAATCTTCTCCAGTGAGTGACCCTTCTTGTGGTAGTGCTCGATCACGCTGGCATCGATTTCCGGACTTGCAGCCAGACGCTCACGGCGCAACTGATCCGGGTTGGACTCGACGTAGTTCTGTGGAACGCGAGACAACGGGCTGGCTTTCATTGATTTCTCAAAGCCAGCAGTTTTCTCGATCTTCTTGCAGCACGCACATTTGGCAGCCCCAACCAGATTCATGGCGTGAACGCCACGCTCTTTCAGGAACTTCACATCGGCGGCAGCGAGAACAACCTGCCCGTTCACATTCGGACGCAGAGTCGCGACAAAACCAGACAACGCTTTGGCTGCCGGGTAGGTGCCGAACTTCTTCTCAGCGGCGGCTGTGATCGCTTTCAAGCTGTGACCCTTCTGGTGCAACTTCGCAACATGCGAAGAGTCCCACGAAAGCGGAGCCACGCGGTTAGCACGCTTCGCCTGCGCATCGACGTGACCGACGACTGGAGCCGAAATGCCGGATGACGCCGTCTTCGGGCTCTTCGGCATAACCGGAGATTTGGTGCCATCGTTTCCATTGGCGATGTTCACCAAAGCAGCACGCTTCATCTTTTCCGGCACACCCGCCGTCAGCTTGTTGACAATCGGAGTCAGTTCCTTGGTGTTTGCCACGATGGGAAGCTTGTACAGACCGCAAGTCTTCTGGGAACCGTTCTTCTGGAAGAACTGGCAACCCTGACATGCACTGATTTGCTTCACCGACGCCGCCTTCGGCTTAATGCCTGCGGCTTTCCACTGCTTTGCTTGGCGCAGGCAGTCGTTCGAATCCGAACCCTGCTTCTTGCGCTCATAGGTCGGCGAATTCTTGTCCATGTAAGTATTGGGCTCAAGATACGCCATACCGAGCAGTCCCGCGTTGTCCTGCAAGTAGCGGGTGCCGATCTGGTGATTCATCAATTCCAATTCAGCCAGCTTGCGAGCGATCTTCGCCGGGGACACACCCTGATTGAGCAGATCGTGAATGTATTTCTTGACTTCGGCATCCGAGATGGCTTTCTTCTCGGCGCTGTTCTCAGCAAGATTGTTGTCCTTGCCAGCCTGTTCGAGACTCTGAGTCACTTCGGCGAACAGAGATTCGTCATCACCAAAACTGTTCTTGTAGTCCTGAGGGCTGCTGGCTTCGTGGTTGCGCCAGTTCTCAGCCGAGCCGCCGACGCCGGAGAATGCCTGATCCTTGTGCGCCATGCGATCAAGATGTGTCGAGCGGGCCTCAGCGAGGCGCTGCTTCTTCAAATCATTGAGGTTCGAGCTTTTGCCAGTCGGCCAGACCGGAGTGTGGCGGGAGGCGGACTCGGCGATGTCGTCCGTAAAATCCTCGTCCACGTACTGGTGCGTGCGGTCAAGCTGCTCTTCGCCAGATTCCTTAGCTTCGTCGAGACCGAGGTCCTTCCAAGCGGGTTCGCGATCTTCCAAAAGCTGGTCGATGAGCGGGGTGTACTTTTCTTTATCTGCCATGGTCTCCTACCTTAAAACTCGATGTCGTCCATCACGCTGGACATAAAGCCAGTCGGGTTGCGACGGGGTGCCGCCACAATGGACTCGCCGTTGTCAACCTCGTCAGCGCCAACGAGTTTGATGATCTTGTTGCCCTTCACCTGCCAGAAGTCGCGGGTGCTGGGACACTCGTAAATGTTGCCTGCCACGCGCTCTAAGCCGAGGGAGGCGATCTTCTGCTTGACCTCCGGATCGAGGGGAACGCTGGAAATAAAAGTGTTCAATGTGAATCTGCCGGAGACCTTTTCTTTGGATTGCCCCAGCCCAAACGATGCTACGTGACGAAGTTTGCCCATGTCGCTGACCTCTGATTAGAAGTTCGATAGTTGATTTTCGGGTAAATTTCCCCAAAACCGAAATCTCGCGACTTCGGAGTTCCTTAATAGCGAGGCTTTCTCATGCAGATTAAGAACATCAAAATCTTCGACTCCACCAACGCCGCCGATGGTTCGTGGATCGATATCAGCAATTGCGTAGCACTCTCGGTCGGTCTTTCCGGCGTCGAAAGCAAAACGTGGATCGAGGTCTCGAACGACCCGAATATCATGATCGACGGCACTTCTGTCGTCAGTCCGCCTGCGACTCCCGTCCTGAGCCAAGCCCCCGCGCCGAACGGCGGCGGATTGACATCGCAAGGCACCTACTTCGTGAAGCTGACCTATATCACCAAGTACGGGCAGACTCTACCTTCTTCGGAAGCAAGCCTCGCAGTCAGCGACGGCAACGTTCTGAGCATCGCGGCTCCCGGTCCTGATCCAGCAGGTCTGGCAATCGGCTATTTGATCTATGCCAGCAAGACCACTGGCACCGAAAGACTTCAGAACGGTCCGCAATTCGTGAATTCAATTACGGTCGATTCCACACCCGGCTACCACTACACTTCCAATACCGCGTTGCCTGTCAATCAGCCTGCGGCTTTGCCGTATCTGTTCAGCACGAGCGGTCCGACCGTTCCGGTCTCGAACACGTCCGGCGGACCGGGCATCGGCATCAACATCACCGGAGACTTGGGGACGTTTACGCCCCCGTCCGGGCTTGATGAGATTGCGATTTTCTATGACAACGTCAACAAATTGGCGATGGTCAATCCATCATGTCTGTGCTGGAAGTTCCTGCGCGTGCGCAAGGACAATACTGCGCAGACGCTTGAAACCATTGCGTGGTTGATGGGTCAGAACGGATAAAGCTTCCCCGCCTTCGATCAAGAGGGGCTCGTGCTCCTCTGAGGCACATACTAGCCTCTTTACGGGGGTTGCGGCTAGGCGGGGTTAACAGTCGCAGCCTCAACCTTCGGTGCCAAGTAGATCGAGGCACGAAGCAGGGTCTTTGAATCCTGAAAGACCTGAAGACCCTTCTGGCAGTCCGAGCAAATCAACCCATGGACGTGACCATCGCGGTAATCGACCACCGTCTTGCGGTTGTAGAGCACCAACGGGCGTTCGCAGATCGGGCATTGCTGATTCTGAGTACGCCACATGTTGAGATACTCTCCCGGCTGCATGTTGAACTGAGCGAGAAGGTAGGCGTCCTGAACCTTGACCTTCGTCCAGAAGGTGCCGCAATAGGCATTGTGGCAGGTTTTGCAGTAGTGGGACTTGCCGGAGGCGGTGCGTTTGTTCTCACCGAAGGCACCTAAAGGCAACCATTTCTTGCACTTGTTGCACCACTTCTCTTTTTCGTTGAACAGCCGTTTACGTCCCATGCAATCCTCCTATTTCCTCTCTAAAAATAGGGATTTGATAGTCGGCGAATTCGCCCAATATCAAACCGTAGTTAGAGGAAACTTTCCTTAGAGGCACACATCAATGGCAACTCCAACACTGGTTTCAGCGGGTTACGGCAACCCGGTAGTCTACGGTGGGCACATTCAGAACGCTTGGTCAAACAACCAAGGCGACAACATTGTGGTCAGCCCGACCGCTGGCAACACGCTTGTCGTGTTCGTCTTCGGTTTCCGCACCTACGATCCGTTCAACTTGTTCCACAACACAACTCCGGTTGTCCCGACTGGCTGGTCCGTCGGTATCAACGACATGACTCTGACCCCGACGATCACGGACAACTCCGGTGACTCTGTTGCCGTCACGTCCGTCACTGAGACCACAACGGCACTGACCCTGACTGATGTCAACACGGCGGTGGGTGGTTCGGCAGTCTACGATGGCACCATCACTGGTGGTGCTGCGAACGCTCTGGCTGGCTACAAGTTCCAAGTAGCAGGCTTTACGACCGCAGCCAACAACGGCACATTCCTTTGCACGGCGTCTACCGCGACGAGCTTGACTCTGTCGAACGCAGCCGCAGTTGCCGAGACGCACGCCGCAACCGCGACGTACTCGTCTGTGGCACTGACGACCGCGAGCAACAACTTCGGCGTCGGCGACGTAGTCGTTCTGGCTGGCTTTACCACGCAGACGTGGTTGAACGGTCAGTCGCAGGCTGTTGTGTCTTCCGGCTCGACCTTCAAGGTCAATGACAGCACGTTCCACGCAACCTCCGGTCCGACTGCACAGGCAGCCGCAACCGCAGCCCGTAACTCCGGCAACGACTGGGTCACGGTCACTGGCAAGGTTCAGAACGGCGACGTGGATTACACCCCGTCCGGTGTGACCGACTTTACCGTCTCGTCCAAGTGGGACTTGAACGGCAAGTACCCGTCCGTTATCGCCTACTACGCGACAAACGTTTCGGGCGGCACCTACAACCTGAACGTCAACTCCTGCTATCAGGATGGCACGATCCGCCCCGGCGATCTCGCGGCTGGCAAGCCGTACTTCGATGGCGGCGTGGACATCCACGTTCTGGAATTCTCCGGTCTGTTGACTTCCGGCATCGGCGATCAGTCCGCAGGTGCAATGACGGCGTCCAACCCGGCGACGGTTTCTTACACCACGGCGGCGAGCGGCGACCTGATCCTCACGGGCGGTCTCATGAAGAACGGCAACGCCTTCTCGACCTATGCTCCAGTTGGCACCACGGGCACTTTGATGCTCGCGACTGGCAAGGGCGTAAGCTCGCAGGCTCACTGGGGCATCCAGATGCAGCTTCAGACTGCGAACGGCGCAATCACCCCCGGCTTTACGAACCCACTGGGTTACGAAATGGCCGTGGTTTCACTCGCACTCAAGCACGCTTAATCCTTCACGGATTAGCGCGAGGGGCGGCTGATTTGCCGCCCCTTCTTTTTTCCCATAAAAATGGTCGAAAACCTCTCTTGGAAGTCGAAAAAAGTTCGTATTATATCATAGAGGTCGAATTTTAGTCAAATGAGTGAGAATACACCGTACTTCGACAGCATCACATCCGCCCGTGCAATGCTCCTCGATGAGGATGAAGCCCTTCATGGCGCAACCCTGCTTTCGATGGAGTCCGATCCGGAGTTTGCCCGTGAGCAGAAAACCCTTGCCTACATCCAAGACAACTTCCCATCGTTCCTGAAGTACCTGCGGGAACTGAAAAAGGAAGATCAGGAATTGCTCCTGAGCTACTACATTCTCGCCAAGACCCAGAACACGCTCGCGGTGATCCACCGCAGCACTCAAACAGTGTGCAGCTTCCGCATCCGCATGGCCCGCAAGGTGCTGGGAGCCATGATGCTCTGGAACGGCGTGCCGGACGAAACCATCATGAGTCCGATCCTTGCCAAAGCAGGACTGGAAGACGGTTTGGCTCAGGAGGATGGCACTCCGGTCGCCCTGTCCACCGTGATCGCCATGTACGCCAAGACCCGCAGCTTCCAGAAGATCGCCGAGGTCTTCAAGCTCCACCGCCCGGACATCCGCCGCGCCATGAGCCGTTCATCCAAGACCTTGATGGAGACCAAGGACCCGGAGCAGCACGCACTGGGAGCCTACATCCACAGCTTGATCGACAAGGCAAATCCCAGCGGCACCGGATTTTCCAAAAGAAAAGTCTCGAAACTCGGTAATATATATCGTACAGACCCGGATATTCTGGGTGAGTTCCGCATCAAAGTGGATGACCCTGAGTTCGAACACATGTTTGTTTCGAGAGCTAACCGATGAACGATCAAGAGCTTCAGCAACATAGATTAGAGCAAGAACGCGAGGATTCGCGCAGACGGTATCGACTCGTATGCATCAAACAACTGTTGGAAAGCGAGGGCGGTCGCGACAAGTTCGCAACCTCGTTGGCGGAAGTTCTTCGTCGGAAGCCGGAGGCAACTCGCTTCGCAATAACCGAGACTAGGATTGAGGAAACGGTCGAGGCTCTCGGTAGGGAGTATGAGCAGCGTTTGCGGGATGTTTTTGAAGTTGCAAAAACGAGAATTTAGGAGAGAGTATGACACTCGATATGGTCAAAGCAGTGATTGAACGCGCCAGCGTGGGGCGCACACCCCAAACGATCAAGTCTTCAGTCGGCTTGTCGTTCCCGGAAGTGAACTACATCATCGAACAGTTCCGCCGTGGTCAAAACGCGAAGCAGATCACTGAGACGATGAACAAAAAAGGCTTCAAGCTGTAAGGAAATCCTCAGTATTGAATAGTGTGTCCCTAACGGGCATGTACCAATTTTCAAGATACTGAGGATAGTTCCATGCGTACTTTTTCTGTTGAACCGCAGTTCAACGACACCGTTGACATGCTTGCCCTAGCCATTGGCTATCTTTCCGAACCAACCCCCAACAACTCCATCGGACAAGCGGCGACCGACGCCGAGGCCGAAGCTCTAATCAAAGAGGCTGAGAAAGGCGGTCAGGTCGCTCAATACGTCATCTTCAACCCGCAAGATTATCACCTATTTCGCTACCGCAATCCGCGTCTCATCCATCACTTCGATTACGAGACACAGCAGCGCCTCGTCCGCCGTGGCATCGTTGGCTACCTGTGGGGAACCACGGTCGTGCTCGACAAGAATGTCACACGCGGCTATATCGTAGTCAGTGCGGACAGCCGCGAGAATGCGTTGAAGAGCGACAAATCCCTTATTGTCGAGATCAGCAAGTTGGAAATTCCGAATCTTTCGATCACTGTGTCGAAAGCGAGTACGGACTGGTCGAACGGGCCATGCCCGGTATCGCAAGATCAAGACTAGGACTTTGGGAGACCCAACACGCTCATGATCCGGGCGACTTCGGCTGGATCATTCTTGATGGGTGCTGTCGCAAAGGGATCGGTCGGATTAAAGCAGGAGCGAACCATCTCGCTCCATGTCCGGTCGGATTCCCATCGACAGTTTTCCTCACTCCAATGGATGGATGAGAGTCTGGTTTTGAACACTGTGCGCTTGCCGAACTTGATGAGCACGTATGGCGTGCCGAAATCGGTGATTATCTGCCAGACCACGCCTGTACCCTTGCCGACGACCGTGATCTGCGTCCCCGGCTGGATTCCCCTGCCGTAACCACGCAACGTTTCATGTCGCCACGCTTCATCTTGAAAGTACCGCAGTCCATCATCCTTCCAGCCGTAATCCTTCACCCAGAGGGGCACACGCAGGCTGCTCTCGCCGTTGTCGAAACGAGACTCGGTAAGAAACATATCGACGTTGAAAGCTGACAGGTTCTTCAACCATTCTTCGGCGACACGCACCTTCGGCGGCAGTACGTCCATCGGGATCACGAAATTCTTTGGATACCCGTACTGCGCCCTGTAGCCGACCTCGCATTCAATGATCGAGCCCCACAGTGCGACCTGTCCGTGGATGCCCTTCTCCGCGTATTTGATCCGCACCAGATGGGCGAAGTCCTTGGCGGCATAGATACCGCAGCGGCAGTCATCGACTGGAGATTCGTGTTTCACGACGTTCAAGAAAAACCATCGGGCTTCCGCCTCGGTCATTGGTTCCCTCGCACCGAGGTCGATGAACTGACCATCGGCGGTGAGCGAGGGACTGGCTCCGCGAACGCGAGTGTTCACCCAACTGGTAAAGTTGTGAACCTTCGGCTTCATGTAATGCTTGGTGATGGCTTTGTTGCAGGTCGCAACCATTGCCTGTCCGGGAACCCACGGCTCATGGTTGAGCGACGTGAGCCCCCTAGCGTCCCAATCCCACGTGCGGTACGCGATGAGAGGATCGATGTAATCAGGGATTATCATTCTTGTCCGAGGAATGGGTGAAACTCTTCCCACGGCCCGTCGCCGAAGTTGTAGACCGAGACCACGCCGTCATCCCAATGGATTTCGAACTTGATCCAACTGAGCACCTTGACGGTGCCCTTGACGCCGGAGTCGTTCAGAATGACGCGGCGTCCTGTCACAATTTCCTGTGCGAATGTCATTAGGGCACCAGTACAGGTTCCCGTTCGGGAACATTCGGCTCAGGTTCAGGGGTGACAGGGGGTAAATGTTCCCGGTCGGGAACATGCGCCGGGGCTTCCAGCGGCTCGATCACGAAGCGGCGAACTGGCTCTCCGATGTTCATGCCCCGATTATATCAGTCTCCTCGCGTTCCGACAATGAATGTCAGATCGCCGTCCCGGTGCCTGTTGATGTGGCCGAAACGCCGCTGGCATTTCACCCGGCGTGGCGATGTATCCAGATAGGCGGGGCAGCGTTTGCCGAGTAATCCGAGCACCCAACCCCAGAACGTCCAGTCTCTCATGCGTATTCCTTCTGAACTCGTTCTTCGATGTGCTTGTACTGATGCCGCATCTGCATGATCGCCGATTGCGGCAGGTATTCTTTCCCGCACTCCTCGCACTTCACCGCAGAGGCGATACCGAGACAGAACTTGGACTCAATCGCGACAAAGCCACGTGCCTTCCAGACATCTTTCCACCCGGCGATGCGATAGCGATTCGGGTCTTTGGCTCTCATTCTGCCCACCCCAACTCAGCCAGAATCGCCTTACCCTTCTTGGTGCTCGGATTGACGATGCACTTGGTCAGGCCATCGACGATTTTCCACGTCTCAGTCGGGGTCAACATGATCGCCTTGAACTCGCGACCCTCGCGATGCGCACGCACCGCCCGGTGGTTGCCGTCGATCAGGATCGCGGACATCTTCGGACCGCCATCCGGCTTCGCCCATAACACGGTCGCCAGAATGCCGGGGCGCTCCGGGTCTTGCAGGTGCGCCAGATGCGGCTCGTTGATATAGACCATGCTCATGTGGTGCGACTTCTTGCCGCAGGAGCACTGCGAGATCACGACGCCGCAGTTCAGGCACTTCTCCTCTTCCAGAGGCAGCCCGATACCCTCCAAGAAAGCCTTCGGCACCGTGCGCAACGGGCGCTCCGGCGTCACCAGCTTGTTGGCGGCGGCGACATCAAACTCCAATGCCAGCATCCGAAACCGTTCGTTCTCGTAATTTCCGCAGTTATCGCACATAAGTCGTCTCCGTTAGAACCGTGGCGGCATGTACTCGTTACGACGCTGCCGCATTTCGCAAATCAAGGCATCCGCCAGAATCCATTCCTCGCGTTCCTTCTGCTCAGCCGCACGCTGCGCCTTACGCGCCTTGGCAGCGGCTTTCTTTTCTTCCTTGGTCTGGTAAGCCTTGGCGCGGCTGATGGTGGTCTGCTTCACGGCTTCCCTCTGCTCACCCGTGCGCTGATCGGTTCCGGCGTATTCCTCATGCTTCTTCACAGTCGCCGTCAGGCTAACCACGTCGCCGACGTTGATGTCCTGCTCAGTCGCCGGGTTGTAGTACACGTTCGAGGAGAACCACACGATCACGTTGCCAGCCGCATCCTTGAACTTGTACAGGTGCGATACGCCCCAATCGCTCTCAAGATCGCGGGTGAACACCAGCGTCAGGTTCAGGAAGTCGCTACGCTTACCAACTTCGCCGACGTACTGACTGTTCTTGTCCGACTCGAACTGCTTGCGGCGGTTGATCTCGCGTTCCATCTCACGCATGTAAGTCGGGATCGCGGAGCAAGCGATGCCGAAATTCTTGCTGGTGAACGTCGCACCCTTGCCGAGAACCGACAGGTTGTACATGTAGTCGTTCAGGTTCTCGCGTTCCGACAGGGACGCCAGCCACTCGGCAACTTCGTGCGCCGTCGCCTTGTCCTCATCGGTCGGCTTCAACGGCTTTTCCCACTGCTTGCGCTCGTGCGCCCGTGCGAAAACCCAATTGGAAACTTCGTTGGAAGTCGAGAGCGTACCGTACTCACGGGCCGTCTTGTTCGAGCGCCAACCATTCAGGCGAATCTGGCACGCGGCGAGGGCAAGAATCTCTTCCGCCATGAACCGCTCGACGTAGCGTCCACCCGCCCCACCGAAGAAGTCGTCATCTTCGGAGCCCATGCACAAATCTTCGGCGGACATCAGGTACTCGGCGTAACGGCAGAAAACCTCAGGCGATGTGTGACCCAAAAAATCGCGGAGGCAGTTGCGACCGACCTGCTTGTAGGTATCGTCCTCGTGACGCAGGACGAAGGTCTCGTTGCGGCGGCGGATCGTATTGCAATGATCGCAGTGATTTTCAGCGGAGCGATAGGCAACCGGAACTTCGTGCGAGGCTCCGGGGACGTTGCGCAGCATGTTGCCGAGGCTCTTGCCTTCCTCGTCGGTGACAGGCTGGATGACGGCGATGAATTCCCAACCGTTCAGCTTGGGGGCTTCGCCGGAGACGGTGATGTCGAACACCTTGCGGAAGCAGCGAATCTTGTTGGTCGGGAACCCGGTGTATTCATCGTTCTCGTAAACCGGGACTTCCTTGGAGCCGAGGACGTTGATGATGATCGTGCCGCAATTCAGCTTCGCAGCACGCTTGTTCAGCTTGGCGATCTGCTCTTCCAGCTTGGGAAGGTTGAATTCAGGAACTTCGAAGATTTTCGGCTCGGCGGCGACGTTGTTCATAACCTGTTCCATGCCTATATTCTACCAGTGGAAGGCGCGAAAAAGGTAGTATTTTATGGCTATATTTGCCCTATTTTGAGGCACTTACGGATAGTTTTAGCTGATGACCCACGTGCCAGCCCTCACAAAACGGGCAGTGGTAGACATCGTAGGGGACGCCCTCCCGATCCTGCACGGCGCGTCGGTGCGACTCGGCGAACGACTGGAACTTATGCCGCTGCTTGCCCCGGCACATGCGTGACCACTGGTCGTAGTTCTCGGCAGTGATGAACCGGGGACGCTTCACCCGCGTACAGGCTCCGGCGTGCGGCAGGCGCTCCAGCTTGGCGTTGTAGTAGTACGGGCCGAAGTTGTTTGTAGGACGGCTCCCGGTGGTGTCTTTGCCAACCCTGCGCAGGACGCCGCAGACACAACGGGAAACGTAGATGAGACCGCCGTGGTTGTTGTCCCATACGCCGGGGTTCTCTTTCATGCCGCCATGGGGCTTGAATTCGTGGTTCATGTCAGTTTCCCATTTGAATGCCGGACATACTGATGCCTGCATCCTGCGGTTGTTCGGCACGTTTGCGCCGGGGCGTATCGAGACTTTCACTAGCTGTGAGTTCTTCCAGACTTGCGGCTGCCCGGAGATCAACGCCCAAAGTTCTAAACTGCCCGTATCCCCGACGATTCGGAGCATACCAGCGCGTTCGTCTCTTTGTCCAGCCGATCTCTTTCAGCTTGTTCACGATCTGCAATCGAGTGTATCTCATGATTGCTCCTCTTCCCACTCGTTTAGACGAGCCATCATATCACGGGGATTATCGGAAAGGCGACCCCACCTTGTGGCTATTCGCGAGGAGCCGACATCGTGGAAATGGTTGTGCATCTTCTCCACCAGTTCGGACAAGCGGAGCACCAGCGCCATGTCCTTCGCCTTGTTGGAATTCAGGATGTGCCAGTCGGCGATGATCTCGTCTGCCTTGTCGCGTAGATGCTCAGGGAACTCGTAGTCCGATGTGATCGCTCGGATGTCCTCGATCATTTCCTTCTCGATCTCAGCGACAGCCCGGAGGAATGCGTCGTCAGTGTAGAACGTGATGCGGGGGTGCTGCTTGGAAGCTTCCCCCACACGTCGCGACAGGTTGTCGAAATAGCTGCTCATAATTCCACTTTGGCAACCGGGTACGTGACTTCCCACGCCTCGTACACGCAACGGTCGGTCGAGTCCCAACTATCGTACACGCTGCCGTTGACAACAGCAACTACGTGATGTGCCTGATGCAGGATGAACCGCCCTTTGCTGTACAGCTTCACGAACTTCTTGGCGGTCATGCGCTTCTCGCCGCGCTTCGCCGGGAAGGGGATGCGCTGCTTGACGCCGAGTTCGTAGCGATCCAGATAGAGACAGATGTTGAACCCGTTTGTGCGGTACTTGCCCTGCAAAGCGTACAGCTTGTCCCACGCTTCGCCGTAGGTTGTCCCGGCTGCGACCGTCAAGGCTCGAACCTGACAATCCCCGTTGTCGTCCTCATCGCGGACGTGTTTGCCGGGGTCATACTTCACGAGAATTGGATTGATGCGCTCTAGGCTCACTGACCCTCCAGAATCTTTGCGCTTGCGTTGTAATAGGCTGAACAAATCAGATACAACCGGGCGACAGCTTCCGCTCTGCCCGATTCGTTTTCAATCGACATCAGGCGTTCGGTCTGGAACTCGAACCAGCCCATCGAGCCGACTTGAAATCCACCATTCTCCAGTTTAGGCAATGCCATGACGTTTGTCCCTCGCCTTTTCCCATTTCCGCATCTGCTGGCTGCTCAGCGTTGCCGACGCCAGTGCTTGATCTTCCGGGTGCGCCTCGACCACATGTTTCAGGTGGTCTCCCATCCTCGGCGACCGGGTGCCGCACTCGCAAACGTAACCGCCGTTCACGATGTCATACGCCGGGTGTGTCGATGCCCACAGTGCGCTTCTGCTCATTCTGGGACCGCCTTGATCTTCGGCTGCCGGACGTTGGGCAGCTTCACTTCGTGCCCGTTCTGGCATTTGTGCACCGACCCCGGCGTCATTTCGTTCACGCTCCAGTAGAGCGATCCAGTAGTCGTCTCCGGGACGCACTCGCCGCACGTCGGGCAGATGACATCCACGGTCGTGATCTGGTAGGACGCGGTCTTAGCTGACATAGGCGTTGACCTCGTAGTTACCAGAGTTGTCCATCTTGTGCCACGTGAAGAGAATCCAAGTGCGCTCACCAACCTGCTCGTGGACGCGGCCATCGCGACCGCAGTAGATGCCTTCCTCCAGCGACTTGAAGCCGTTGGAGGTCAGGATGGCGTCGATGTCAGCGAGGGGGAGGGTTTCCGAGTAAATGGGGAGGGCGTGCAGGGCGTCATTGACCGCGTTGCGTGCGCTGCGCTCTTGAGAAGCCGTCATGCCTATATTCTACCAGCCAGACGCGACTTTTGGTTAGGATTTACGCCTTTAATTACAACAGTTTACGTGGCGTCCGAGTACAGATAGCGCGTGACGTAACGCTCCGCTTCTGACTTGAGAAGCAAGTTGCCGTTCTCCAGACTCCACAGAAGATTGAAAACTTCTTCCGGCGTACCGCCAACCTCAAATTGAACGGCAACGAATGCGTCGAAATATCTATCGAGATCGCTGGCACCGCCGTGTACGAAATCGGCACCCTCGTCTTGCAGCTTGAGTTGCTGTAGCGTTGATGGCATACTGTCCCCCCTTTACCAGAGTTCAAGAACGTAGAACGGTTCGTTTCCGATCTTCCGAATTTCCACCACCCGAACTTTGTCCCACTTGCCCCGGCTCAATACGAACGGGCGAATCTCAATGATGTCGCCAGCCTTGACGACCCGTTTGTATAGGACGTTGTAGTATCCTGCCGGACCAGTTCCGAGTTTGGCATGAATCATCATTGCTTTTTCGAGCAGGACTTGAGTTCGTAAAGAACGCCATGATCTACGCCGCCCGGTCGCGTGATTTTGTACAGGCAACCATCGGCACCGTAGGTGTCCAGTTCCTTCCCATCTGCACTGACCGGGCATTTGCCGGACGTAACGATGAAAGTGTTGTCAGCCGACACCGTGTACTGGCAGGCGTCCACCGTAATCCCGTGATCGACGTATTCGACGGTGCGCACAGGTTGCGTCTGAGCATCGAATTTGGTGCTCGGCATTGTACAGGCCGTCAACAGCAAAGGCAGCAGAATTGTAATGGACGATTTCATTAGCTCCCCCATCCGCTATCGTCGCGGGTCGTCAGCGATTTCAACATCTTCGCGGCTTCACAACTATCCACTTTCTCGGACGCCACGAGCAGGATCGCATTGCGTTCATGCTCCGACCGGGTGAAGATCGTGTTCAGAAGTCGTGCCAGTTCATCAGCTTTGTCTACGATGTTGCTCATGGCTTTCCCCCCATCCCGAAGAGATACTCAAACGCCGCGATCACGGCTGGCTCATTGCCCATCGTTCGACGAAGATCAGTCATCAGACGGTATCGCTTGGCGAAGTCCATCAATTGTGACATCGAACCCAATCCGGCTTCGTAATGTGCACGAGCCCATGCCTGCGGGTCTTCGAGAATGTTGATGTGGTCGATCTTGCACGTCAACGGTCGGCAATGTGGACAAGTCCAGTTCATCAGTCTACTGTCTCCTCGTCGCTGGTATCCTGCCACTCAGCGATACGATCCTCTTCGACGTACCAACCCACAACCTGCCGGACGACTGTGACGGCACCGAAAGCTGTCTTGCCAGAGTCTATCACCTTCCGACCGTAAGCCAAAGCCTTCTCTTTCGCTCCCTCACCCCGGAAAACCCTCATCAGGTGATCCAGATCGGCGTCGATGTCGATGTCCAGTTCGTACCGCTTGAGCCGACACGCTTCGATCTCGCACTTGTCGAAATCCCCGGCGTGCCCTAGCTGCGCGTGCTTGCGCTTGGCGTTCATTTCGACCATGCGGATACGCCGCTGTGCCGAAACTTTCACCTGCTCCCACGAGCACTTCCACCGCTCGGCACCGAACTCCTCGTGCGTCCTGTCTGGATAGAGCCAAACCTGCATACCAGCCTCCGGTTACGCTACGGCGGTTTTACGGATGTGGTACATCACGAAACTCATGTCCTCGGTGCGGACATAGTTCGAGTTCTCGCGAACCCACACGATTGGACGACCGTTCTTTCCTGCCTGCTTGCGATAGTCCTTCTCGGCATACTGCTTCGCCGTGGCGAGATCGCTGAACGGCTTGGTGAAGTTGGTTGTCGTGTACTCGGAACCCATCTGACCGCCAAGGTGCGTCAGGTTCTCGGATGTGAGTTGAAAGACCACTACTTTCTTTTTCGCCATAGTTATGCTCCCAAGTGAATTTTGAGATAAACGTAGAACAGCGTACCGACGATCAGATAGCTCCACATGCGAATGTTGCGCTTCTGCTTTGCGGGGCTCTCCTGCTCGATGTTTCCTTGATCCCAAGCTGCGCTCATTTCCATCCCCTTCCGATATCGTATTCGACTCCATCGATCCTGATGACCTTCGGCTTGCCGCCAGAAGTCACCGCCGTGCGGTCGTATTTAGGCAACAGTCCAAGCCAAACCATGGCGTAGCACCACTCCCACCAAATCTCGATCATGCCGTCCGCGCTCTCGATGACCATCATTTCATCGTTCACGACCTGCAATTCGTTCGCGTCCGGCTTGACCCGGTCTTTCATCTTCCGAATGGCTGAACGCAGGTACGCCACATCGATGCGTTCCGAGGCGTCGATGGGAAGTTCGTCCTGTTCGCAGACATCCTCCAGAACGTCCGCCCGGTGCTCCAGTTCCTCGATGATCGTTTCGGAGACATACGCGGTCGAGAGTCGCCGTGGCTTGCGGGGACAGTCGTCCTTGTGCGCCCGGTTGAACTCGCAGATTTCAATGTTGCAGATGCACGACTCCGTCGCACTGATCTTAGGCTGAAACCAGACACCCGGCTCCGGCGTAATACCGTTCATGTCCTTACCCCAACAGCCTTCGTTGTAGTAAGTGTTGAGTTCGTGCAGGTTCATCCTGCCGCTGCTATACCCGGCTTGATTGATGAGCTTGACCGCTTGCGTCTTGGTCTCGGCGCACACGAAGATGTGTCCGTCCAGCTTCCAGAAGTCGCCGCGACCGTTCCAGATTTTGAGCGCCCTCTTACCCATTGAGCACCACCTTGAGTTCCGCACGCTTCGCGGCAAGCTGCTTCTCCAGCTTCTCGATATCTTCCTCGATCCGCTGCGCCTTGTTGTTGCGGTCGGCAGTCTTGCCAGCCTCCCGGAGTTCCGGGTGCTCACTCATGAACTTGTTCACTGCTGGAACCCACGCGGCGAGAACCGCCTTACGCTGCGCGTCGGTCGCGGAGTTGCCGAAGGAACCCTCTTTGTTGATGTAGAGCGAGTTCCACGTCATGCCGCTGGAGTCCTTCGAGGGCTCGAAGCCGTTGCCGTAGTCGTTGACATGGAGAGAGCCGCTGATCTGCTTGCCCCGGACGATGCACTTCTCGCCGTCCGGCGTGCTGATGTAGATGTGGTTGAAGTCGGTGATCGCGAGAACCACCGCACCGATGGCGGTCTCAACTCGAACCTTGTCGGGATACTGCTTCCATTCTCTGCTCATTTGGACTCCAGTGATTCTTCGGAGATCACGTTCTCGGCGGCGAAGCGGCAGTGCCAGCACGACATCTTGCTGCCCATTTCGTAGTGGAAAATCTGGTTGAAGGTGCCCGTGTGACCGCAGGGCGAGAAGGTGATGTAGGTGCCGTCCGTCTGCTCGTTGATCGCGACGACCTCGCGCTCCGGGCCGGACGAGTTCCTCAGGTTGACCCGCATGTTCCGGTCATAATCGATAACGATCATGCCTATATTCTACCAGCTAAGGGTCTGAAAAAGGTAGGATTTTAGAGGTATATTTGTATTATAATCAACAGTTTGGGGATGAAATAAAGGCGGGGCTATCAACCCCGCCCCCTGTTTTGCTGCATTTCACATGCAGTCCTCCGATAGCTCAAGAAAAGGGAGGCGATGAACGCCTCCCCAGTTCCTCGTACACGTGGTACGTGAATTACGCGACTGGATCAGTCGGTGCGCGGCGAGCGCCTTGACGCTTCGGACGCGGACCGCCTTTGCCGAGAACGTAGTTGACAAAGGTGTTGATGTCGAAACGCGGATTCTCCGCACTCAACGGTTGTGCAATGCGACGTGCAAATTGTTCCATCTGCTCAGGCGAGAGACCCGATTCCTTGATCGCATCTGCGATCATGATGTAGTCCTTACGGCTCAGGGCAACTTTGCTAAAGACTCCCGGAGGCTGATTTCGCGCCTGCGGGGGTAACCTTTGCAGAAGATTTGTTCACTTCACTAACACCCTCAGCACGCGGAATTTCGAGCTTACTCGGAGCCTTCGGTTGTCCGGCTGCGTCACGATCAGTGACGTATGCGTCGGAGCCAACGGCGGCTTCTTTTTCTTCAGGTTTCTCTTCCTTGTCTTCGGATTCGGACTTGTCCTCGGACTCGGATTTTTCTTCCTTCCCCTTCTCGAACGAGGGCTTTTCGTCAATCGGAGATTCCTGCGACTCTTCGCCCTTTTCCTCACCAAGCTCAAGCTCAGCCTTGCCTTCGTCAGTGAATGCTTGTTCGGCTGGGGTTGCGCCCAGATCGACACCGAGAACCTCGGCTGCCATCTCGATAGCGGCTGCCTGCTCATCCAGTGCCTTGTAGGACTGACGGAGGGCGTCTGCCAGCATGTCCGGCTTTTCGTCGGCAGTCTGACGGAATCCCTTGGCGTAGTTACGGGCGGCGGCGACACGAACCTTTGCCGGAGCATCGGCGGCGGCACGGACGAGACCGAGATTGGTCTGGAGACCTTCCATCCAGTCAGCCTGACGTGCGGACTTCTCTACCAGAGAAGCCAGAATCTTCTCAAATTTCTGCGGGTTCTTGGCAGCGGCACGCATCTTCTCGTACTTCGCCGCCTCTTCCGCTTTACGGGCTTCCTTACGGGCTACGATAGCCTCACGGAGCGCCTTGCGGTCGATTGCTTTCTTTTCCTTTGCCATGTTTCCTCCACCCTATTAAAGGGGTCAAAAAGTTCAGTTGTTAGGCGACTTTCAGCCCGTCGCCCTGAATACCTGCAACAATATCTTGAATATAGCGGTGCTCGACAACCACAGAGTCGCCCCAGTATGTTACCCCGCTTTCAGGGTTAGGCTCGCCGCTGCTGTAGCTTGAGTCGAGGTTTTCGATGATCCAGTCCTCAGCCGCCGCCGTCATTGGGGTCAACAGGAAGATGCCGCCCTCGTTGCGAACTTCAAAATCCGGCCCCTCGTAGGGAGCACCTTGTGGGGTGTACTGCGGCTTATCCGCCTTTTTCTTACGACCACGTGCGCCGGGGTGACCGCTTGACTTCTTGCTGCTGGTCAGCGGAAGTGCCTGCTGATTCGGATCGGGAGCAGGTGCTTCCGGTTGCTCTTCCTCGTACAGGTTGCCGCCGTACTGCATGAAAACCTCGTGCCCCTGCTTGAGTTCCTCGACCATATCTTCGATCTGGTAACGCTCGTGCCAGTACAGATTGCCGTTCGGATCAGCGAAGATTTCACCGGAGGTCAGAGCCCCGATGTCGGCGGGATTGACATTCTCCCAGCCGTTGGTGAAGAAGTCTTCCATGAGTTCCCAGATGCTCTGGTACGTCTGCGCATCTTGCGGTCCACCCTGAGCAACTTCCTGAAGCAACTGTGCAGTCGGCTTCAGTTTGATGCCGCCCTTACCGTAGAGGACATCGACGTAGGTGCCTTTGTCTTCGCCCTTGGTCGGCGTGCGTGCTTCCTGCGCATCCACTTTGTTCTGCTCGTCCTGCTGTTTCAACTCATCAAGCGTCACAGCCGTTTTCTTTGATGCGACAGCGGAGTTCGGAACGTAACCGACTTCCGGCTGTTTTGGCTTCAGACCGAGTTGGTCTGGAGTCTTCGGATTGCCACGCTGCTTCATGTTGAGAATTGCTGGATTTGCCGCTTCCTTGTCAGATGCGATCACTTCACCTTCCTCGTCATCATCATCGAACGGGACGTAGCCATCATAATCGGAACGCTCCGGATAGAATGCTGCCCATTCCGCCAATGCTTCAGCGTTGCCGCGACCGGATTCCTTGAAGCGAGCGATCATCTCGTTCAGATACTCATAGCCATGCGTGGTCAGCGGGTTCTTTAGGAACTCACCGCAGCCTGCGCAGTTCTGCGGACTGTCGGACTCTTGATCGAAGAACGGACCTTTCGGATAGTTGTCGGAGTCATAGCTTGACTCGTCTTCCGGGTTCTCCGGGCCTTCGCCGTTCGCGTCGATTCTCTGCGCGATTTTTATAGCGCAGTCTTCGCACCACACGTCAGCGGCGTAGATGTATTCACCGTCGTTAGAACCACGGATACCACTGTCGGCACCGGGCTCGAATGCTTCTTTTTCCATTGTGCCCTCTTTCACTTGCTCGTTCTTAAATGTCACGAAACGGTGACGCCCACCGTGCAGAGAAGTTCCGCAGCAATCGCAAGGACGTTTCGAAAACTCATCGATGCCTTCGCCCGTCTCGCTGTCGAAGTCAGGAACCAGCCAACCCAATCTCTGGATGCCTGCCTGAATCTGCTCCATGCGCTTGTTAGCCTCTTCGCCCTGATAGTAATAATCAAGGCCGGAGTAGTCATCGTTCACTGCCGCTTGCAGACAGTCGTCGCACAACCACAAATTGTCCTGCTCAATTTCAGCGGCAGTTTTGTTTGCCTGAATGCCCATGTCTTTCAACATCTGCTTCTCTTCGTCCGTGGGGTTGTATTCCTTCTCGTGCCCGTGGAACTCTTCGATACCCGCAGGCTCTTCCAATTCTACGTCACCGGGGGTGATGTAGTCCGCGAGGCTCTGCAACTCAGCCAGTTCCGCATAGCTAATGCGCTCGGCACGAAGTTGGCTACGGAGATATTCCAGACGCTCCTGAATTTCCTCTGGCTCCAACTCGTCCTCGTCCTCATCAATCCATGCCTTCTTGCTCGATGCTTCCTTGGAGCAAGTGCCGCAGTACCACTTGTTGCCGATCTCGTGGCTGCCTTCGTCTACGTCAGATGAATCGAACACCTTACCGCAGCCAGCACATTCAACTTCGCGTGAAGAGGTCTTGTCGCTGCTTTCGACCGCATCCAGTCCCTCATCCACATGACGATCCATGCAGGATTCGTCGCCAGACTCAATCTCTTCGAGGTCGAGACCTTCGATGCTTTGCCCACCCTCGGCATCGACCACCGACCAAATCGCACCACACGGTCCGCACGTAACCCACCACTGTCCGTGCTCGAACGCAGGCACGCAACCTTCGTGAATCTCAGTGAGAGGGTGAGACGCGATTAGACGCTCTACTTCCATCTCCATTTCCGGAGTGTTCTGCTCCGTTTTCAACGCTGCTTTCTTCATGGTGCCCTCTTCTGACGACATGTGGAATTTCTTGTTGGGAAGCTCCGGTGGGACGGTCTTCCGCTTCAGCCCTTCGTTTTCTTTCTCCTGTGGCAGCACAGCCATCGGTGCCCCCGGCTGTCCGGGGATCGGCTGCACTACCGGATTTGGTTCCGCTGTGGGTGCTTGCGGTTGCGCTGCTGGTGCCTGAACCGGAGCCGGAGCCGCCGCCACAGTCATGGAAACAACCTTCTCACCCGGCTTGAGCTTCTTGGTAACGGCTTTCTCCGCTCCCTGATAATCGTTGCCGCCTACGGTTTCTTCACGCTGATTGCCTTTGGTGTCACGCAGGGTGACCTTCCACTTGGCTTCCTTCAACATCTTGATACCGTGATTGCGATTGACACTGTGCTCATTCGCGGTGTCTTCAGTCGTGCCCCATACCGGACAATTGCGGCACTGCCACATCTTCTCCGGAACGGTGACGCCCTTGAGAGCGTCCGGGTTGCGAGCTAACAACTTGTCCAAACGTCCAGCCGTCTTGCTTGCACCCTTCATTTTCTTATAAGCTTCGAATTTCTGATCCTGCGGTACACCCGGCATGTGTTCTCCACCACCACGACAAGGGCGTAAATTGCAGGTTACACATTCCAGACAACGAGGGCAATACAGATGCGTGCGCTCTTGCTCATCATAGTCCGGTTCCTCAGGCATGTCGGCAGGCAAGAGGTTCTCCGCAAATTCTGCGGTCTTTGACGCTTGCTTGAGCTTCGAATAACGTTCCCGCATCTGTGCTAATGTCTTTTCGTCGAAACGGATGATGTCGGCATTGCGCTTCAGACCCTCTTCAGAGCCAAATCCGCCAGTCACCAACTTCTCCTCATCGTTCACGAAATGGTAGGAACCGTCGTTGAGCTTCTCAACTTTCCACTTGGGGTCATCGAGTTTGATGCCAACGGTCTTCGGCCCGGCGGGTTTCTTGCCGCCATGAATGTATTGCTCGTAATAAGCATCGTGCTCTTCAGCACTGATTTTGCCAGCATAGCGCAATGCGTCAATCACGCCAGCGATGTAGTTGTAGGCGTTTGAATTCTTTGCTGAGTCATCCCAGATTTTCGTCAGGAAGGTGCCGACATCCAAACCACGGAGGCTATCCTTCAACTCGGCGACTTTAACTGCTCCGGCATGATAACTGCCTTGCGTGCGTCCATGCGGTGGACGCCCGGTGTCGCCTTCAGTGATCTGTGGCTGAATGCCATCATAGAATTGATCGCCGCCCTCAGCGCCGTCTTTCTTCTTAGGTTCGGTCTTCTTCATCAACTCCACGGTTTTGTCGAAGTTTTCGCTGTAGACCGGGCAATCGATGCGGTGCCGTCCATGATAGCCGCCGCAGCACTTTGAAGTGTCAATCGTCGGAACCGAAGTATCGGCAGCTTCTTTGCAAATGCAATTTTCCTTCACCCGGTCACACGCATCACAGTACGGCACACCAGCAGGCGGGTGAATATCCCGCTCAGTCTGAACCGCAGCCGCTTTCGGATCATTGATGCCGGGGACGATACCGTGTTCCCAATTCTTGCCACAGTCATTGCACTTGGCAGTCTCGAAGTCGGTCGGCATGAGCCCGTAGTCTGAGGAGCCGCAGTGTGGGCACTTCGGTTTAGCCGATGCCGTGGCGTGTACTTTCGCCTGCGGTTCTTTCATCTGAGTGATGAGATTGATAAGTTGGTATCCAGTCTCTTCGCCACGAGGCAACTGTCCTTCGGTCGCAAACTCTTCAAGTAGACCGGGCAGTTCCGAGTAGTAACGCTTCAATGAGTCCTGACCGAGGTTGGTGACTTTCAGCCAGTCCTGTACCAGATCGCTCACCGTAATCTTGGCTTCCCCAGTGCTCTCCTGTGCGTGCTTCCAGAACAGTAAGAGAACGATCATGTTGTACTTGGCAGCCGTGCGGGATACCTTGGTTGGGAGCCATGCGGCGAATCGCTTCGCTACGTTCTTGAATTCCTGCTCGGATTCAAACTCAGTGTGCGGCGATGGAGCATTCAACTGCTGACTGTCGATCAAACTATAAGTTTCGTCCTCCTCGTGCTTGCCGCCAGCAGGCTGCTCGCCGGAGACTTCCTCCGGATGCTGCACCTGACGGATATAGCTCTTGGCACGCTCGATGCGGAAGGTAAACTGCTTCTTCAGGAATTCCGTAATCTGTTCGGCCACTGGGAGCTTCTTGACGCCAGCGGGAAAGTTCTTGATGGCTCGCGGAAAGTCCTGCATCGCCTTGCCGTGCTGGAGCACGTAAAGGATGACGTGATAGATCGCCTCATCCTTCAGTTCGAAGTCGAGGGTTGTGGATGTGAGTGAGGGAACGAAGACTGTCTGAAACCACTTCGACCAATCCATCTTGGGATCGACCGGATATCCCGCCTGCTCAATGTAGGACTTGACGAACTTGTCGAAATCCTTGTTGTAGGCGAAGACGTAGCGGATTCGTGACGCAATACGCGCCTGACCCGGTGAGATCGGGTGGAAATTGGCTGGGGTCTGAACAGGCTTCCCGGTGTACGGGTCGGCCAACCTGAAGGCGTAGCCGTCCGGTCCGGCGACTTTAGACACCACCCGGTAGGCGGAACCATCGAGAGTATCGACAATTTGCCCCGGCGCGATAAGGCGGGAAAACTTGGTCAGGTTCGCCGCTGGTACTCGTACAGCGTCCTGAGGCATGTTCTTCCGTCCTTAGTCGATGTGGATGTCGTTCGGGTCGCCTTCGGTCTTCTCGTCTTCCTTCATGATCTGCTCAAGGGTCTTGAGGTACTCTTCGTGATCCTCAAAAGCCTGCGGGTCATGCGGAGCGCCCTTTTCGTCCTTGATCGTGGACTGAGCTTTCTTCAGTCCAAGGCGGTCAAGCTCGCCTGCGTACAGGCGGTTCATTGCGGATGACTCTGCTGCTGCGAATTTCTTTGCCATTTGTTATCTCCTAGCTAGGGAAAGCGGAAAACCGCTCTATACTTGAATACCGTAGTAAGGATTTGTGTTCACAACCGTTTAGGTGATCGTCACCGTTGCGCTCGCGGTCAGCCCCAGAGGGTGCCCCGTCGCGTCGTAGCACGTCATGGTCAGCAGGATAGTGTGAGTCCACCCCGTGCCCTTGATGTAAATACCTGATCCAGCAGTAGTTATGCGACCGGAATCGAACGGCGGATCGATGCCGTTGTTTCCCGTAATCTCAATCTGAGCCACGTTGATGGTGTCCCAGATCAGGGTGACGGAATGTCCTGCCGTCGTGTTGCTGGGATTGGCTGCCAGAGCCGCCTGTGGCGGCAGGCTGCTGTCCCCGGTGGACTGATAGCTCGCGATCAAAGCGAAACCGGGCACAATCGGTGCCGCCGAGACGACGGCGATGACCTGCTGTACAAATGGGTCCGGGGTTGCCGTGCAACCAATGTAGTTGGCATCACCGACGTAAATAGCCGACAGGTTGTGGAAGCCGACTGTCAGGATGGTGAGATCGAGTTCTGCCGTGGAAATTGTGCTGGTCGGCGAGAGCGGCGTCAGGTTTACGGTCCCGAGCAGGTTGACGCCATCGAAGAAATTGACCGCGCCTGATGGCGGGGCAACGTTAAACGAAGACGCCGTGACCGTGACCGTCATCGCGATCTGTTGTTCGAACTGCGACGGCGACGGCGAAACGACGAGAGTGGCGGTTGTGGATACCATTTACTGTAACCCCGGCACTTTCACGACGTACCAACCAACATTCGACGCGGCACCGACGAGTTCCTGCGTGTGCACCGTGAGGTTCTGAGTGTCAGCCGGATGCATGGCGATCACTGGACGAATCACGTACTTGCTCAAATCAAAGCCGTTGTTGTAGGTCTGTAAAGTCGAAATTGACGATTGAAACAAAGGGTCAATTGCAGCGTACAGGTTGTGGTGTAATCCGTCATCCACCATGAGCAGATACGCCGGAGGGATGCTCTGTGGAACATACGTGACCGAAAACGTCACGATACTGGAGACGTTAATGTTATCGATAACCACCTGCCCACCGAGCAGCGTGTACGAGATGTGGTGCAGCGAGCCATTCATGTCCGCGTAATACACGTGAACGATACCGGGACGGGAGATAGTGCCAACCCACGCAACATTTTGAGCCAGAGAGAAAGCCGTGTTGCCGGGAACTGCCGATCCTCCGGTACTAATCATGTTGACCACGCGAAGCGATCCCGTCTCTGTGATGTAGAAAAACAGATCGGTACCGTTCAAGGTCGCATACGACTTGGAGATGAACTCCGACCCCGGCGTTACGATGAAGTATGTGTCAACAGGAATGCCCACGGAGCCCCCTTAGATTCGGCGACCCCACTGGTAGTTGATCGAAACGTTGGTTCCAGTGATAGTCTGCACGCCGCCGTCCTGACCACCGTTCTGGAACTGTGTGAAGCCGAAGAACGGGTGCACTTTGTAGCAACCCAGCGAAGCCCCAGCCGGAGCGTTCGTCGGGTTCTGCACGGCGTACCAGTCCCACCAGCCATGAACCGCAGCACTCTCAAGGCTGCTGTACGGAGCCAGCAAGTTCGGACTCTGACTGTCTATGCTGATGTTCGCCACGTCGGTCGCGATACCAAGGCAGTTGGGATCGAACGAAGCTGCCGGAGCCGTGCCAACAGCGGCGAGGCTGTTACCCAGACGAGCCGCATCTATTGCTACCTGTGAGGCGTTGTAGTCAACCAGATAGAACGGGCCGAACTCAGTGATTGTGTTGCTGGTCGCGGAATTGCGCCCATGCTGCACAGTCACACGAAGATTCGTGATACCAGTTTGACGGGCAAACGAGTACGCATAACCGTTATGGGCACGCCACAGCGGAGTGATTTGCGTGTAGCTAGTTCCGCCGTTGGTTGAAACTTCAAACTTCAAACCACGGCACAAATTGCGATTCTGCAAGAATTTGTAAGTTGAACCCTCAGCAGGGTTGACTTGCGAACCGTAGCTGTAAAACACCAGATCAACGAAGTTGCAGGTTGTCTGCAATACTGAAGTGCTGAGACGGAACGTGCTGACCGATGGCAAGCTGGAGTTCGTTGCCGTGATGTTCAAGCGGTAGTAACGGTACGAACCCGGTGTCGTCACATTATAGGCGTAGCCGCGTGACGCCGATACACCAGTGCGTGTATCCAGCGTAGTCCACGAGGAGTTATCATTCGAACCCTGCAACTGGAAATTCGTCGGCAGACCGCTGCTTGGGTTATCCGAAGTGTCATAAACGGTGCGGAAACCATAAGACAGAACTGTCTGAGCATTGCCGAGACCGAGATCGATTTCGAGCCATTGTGTCGGAGAGCCACTAGCCTGCCAGAACTCTTGCGGGTTATTCATGAAGGCTTTCCAGCTTGCGGTAGTCGTACCGCTTTGTGAACTGCTGGAAGCCGTGTAAGTGTTGGAGCCCACCGTCCATGAGTACGGGTTGCTGCCTGTGACGATGTTAACGTTCGCCGGAGCATAAGCATAGCTTCCGGTAGCGAATCCGTTCGGCGTCCATACCAGAACCAGCGGTGAGGCGTCGAAGCCTACGTTAGAGCCGTCCAATTTGTTCCACGAAGCCGACGTTGTCCAGCCCTTATAAGCTGTAGTCAACGACGCAGTGTTCGGCGTTGTGCTGGTCGGAGCAGTCCAAGTCGCACCACCCGGATCGGTGTCGATAAAGTACGGAGTGATGGCTTCTTCTTGAGCAATGGTGCGGCTATCAGTGTTGGTGAACGTCTGACCCGCGAATTGTGCCCACGAAGAGCGCAACTTACGAGCAAACTTGGTGTTGCCATAGCACATGTTCCACGTGTGGAACTCGCCGTTAGTCCATGAAGTCGAAGACAACGGGCCGAACTGTACAGCCAAACCATACGGCAGGTTGATCGTGCTGGTGTAGCCGCCAGCATACGCACCCACAGTGTAGGGGTTGCTCGAAGCGTCGGAGAAACTGTCCGCCATTACCCAATTGCCGCCCGAATATTTCCAGTAAGTTGGCAGGAATGCCATGCCCTGCCCAGCCGCACGACCATAGGTCGCGTTTGAGGGCAAACCATCCTGTCCACCACCAGCGCAGCGCAAGAACACCATGTAATTGTCGGTCAACGAAACTGGGAACATCCACGCCCCACGGTCGAGGAACTGTCCGGAAACCGGAGTCAAATCCATCCAAGACCAATAATCTTGCTGAACGCTTTGAATCGATGGAGGATTGCTGCTGTAGCTGTTGCGTTGAATCAACGACAAGCTGGTCGGCGAACTCCAGTTAAACCCCGGAGGAGCCAAGTAAATTGGGCACGTAGCGTTGTTCGAGTGAATCGGCTGATGCGGGAAGAACGTGGTGCGGTCGGCGTTCGTCGCATAGTCACGTGCGTGCGTAATCGAGATCGGCTGCGTGGCCGGGTTGAACTGGCTCGGATTGAAGCTATCGTTCGCGAACAATGTGCTTGACGCGACAGCGGTCAACTGCGTATTGCTCAGCGAAGCCGTAGAGCCGGATACGTTGAGTGTAAAGACCGATGCGCAATGCCAGCTACCCTGAACCAACAGGATGTTTGGAGCCACGTCATGCATGAATGCGTTGATGTCGTAGAACCAAAAATCTGGGTTCTGGCTTGGTGAAGTCGCATTGGCACCGAAGTTCGTACCGTACTGAATCGGTGAAGAACCGTTGATCTTGGACGTGTTCCATGTCGCAGCGACCGGATCGTATGCCTGCACTTGCCAGTTGACATTAGTGACTGCACCGAAAGCGTTCGATACAGTGTACGGGCCGCCGCCCGAAACGCTAACGTCCTCGCACAGAATGTAGAGCTTGCCATCGCGAGGGGAAATCATCTCGCTCAATGAACGACCGTTATGACGCCCGGTGTTTCCACTGAAGGTGATCGAACCCCATGCGCCCGTACCGATGAAGTAATTGACGACACCAATGCGAGCCGTAGCGACCAAGCCCGTCTGTGTAGTGCGCGGATCGGCTGTCATGGTGCCGTAAAGCGCCCACAGTTCGTAACAAGTCGCCGTACCTGTGTCGGAGGCGTTGGTGTAGTTGCCGACCGTTGTCGGGACTTGGAAGCTGCTTGTGGATAATCCGGTTGCCGACACCACATAGGTGATGTTGTTAATTCCGGACTCCTGCGTGCCTGTGATGTTCACCACATCGCCAGCTTGGAAATTATTTGCTGCCGTCACAGTCAGAACGCCGCCAGTTGCGGAAGTCGCCGTGATCGGCCCGGTGATTGTGCGCGTCTTCAATGCGCCGTAAGCCTCGCCCACGTGCGCAACTGCTGGAGCATTGGTCGCGAAACTGAATGAACCGGAGCCAGCCAGTTCGAGAACACCGTTGGTCTGCGTGAAATCGTAACGAGCCAGTTTGCCATCCTCAGAGAGGAAGAAGACCTGATATCCCAATACCTGCGTAGAGTTGCTGGTATAGTAAGTCGGCACAGTCGCAACACCTGCAATACGCATCGCGGTGGAGCCTGTCCACGTATCCGCAAGATCAAAGAACAAGAGCGGCACCATCGAAGACTTATTGCTCCAGATCGAGCATTTGGTGTCCATCACCAAGCCGTAATATTCTTCGTTGATGTTGAATGTCGCCGCCTGACGAACGCGGAAGTCCGGGTTATAAACTGCAATACCACCCGAAGTTTCTCCCTGTGCGGAGTAAACACTGTGCACCGTGTTGATGGTGAATTGGGTGCTGGTTGCAGTAGCCACAGTCCAAAGCTGACCATTGAGCCACGTGTTGTTGCCGTTGGTCAAACCCTGAATGAAGACAATCTGGTTTGTCGAGAACGTATTTTTCGCAGTGACCGTAACTACGGTGCCGGATGAGGCCACAGAAGTGATTGCCGCACCCACATCACGCCCACCTGCCCAAACATATTCCTGTTGATCGTTGACGTAGGTATACGGGTTCTGAATATTCTGACTTGAAACTACGACGCCCGTGCCGAGTGTCTGACCATCTTCCTCATACGGATAAGCGAATGAGTTGAAGCCGTTGTCAAATACTTTTGCCAAATGGAACGATAGACCACGACTGTTCAGCTTGCGCACACCTGTGATCTGGAACAGTTCGCGGTAGTTGTCGCTCGCGGCTGAGTTAAGACCGCCGCTCTGACGCAGAGGATCGCTAGTCGCCGGGTATGTCTGGCCTAAAGTATTTGGAGTTTCCGCACCCGACCACGCTGGCAACTGACCTGACACGCTGTTGTTGTCATTAAATCCCGTCATGCGGAGCGAAGGGCGATTCTCCATGAAAAACTTCAGGCTGCCGGAGCCAGTTGACTGTGAGCCCGTGCTTGCAATGTGGAAAATCATGTAGCTCGCAGGCATGTAGATCGAGCGTGTCAACGCCGAGGACATGTTAATGATCGAGTCTGTACCATCGGAGGGCGAAGAGTTCGAGTCTAGCCACTGATGAGCAATGTCCGCCGTCATCGGCCATGACGCTACACCATGCCCGTATACGGGTTCATAATCCGCAGATTCTCCATTTGGATCGTGGCTATAATCGGCATAGACAAGACCACCGACAAGACTCCCAATGTAGCCGTCACGAAAACCGCTCACAGCAGGCGGAACAGCGGTTCCCACGAATGCCATTGTGCGAACGAAATATCCACCGTTCGGACGCCATGCCTGACCACTGGACGTACCATCACCGGAGCCCGTTGTCTGCATGTAGCAATCGCTGCTCGGCGAGGCTGGGTTTGTTGAAGCCTGAGGATTGATGCTTCCCCATGTACTCAGAAGATGGAAGTAACGTGCGGTCTGTCCGTTTACGTTGTCCGGAATGATACCGAATTCTGAAGCGAATGCACTGGCATTGCGTGTGACCGGAGAAGTAGCAAGAAACTGCCAGTTTAGATCGGCGATTTGATATGGGTGAATTGCCATTATGCTACCCCAACGATGGACAGGAAGTAGGAGACCTGAAGAATGTCAGGTGTTCCCGAACCGCCGTTACGTCCATGAATTAAAATCGATGACGGCAGAACCACGAGGGTCTGCGGAATAAAAATTGTCGGCTGTTGGTTAACCGCACCGAACTGTGCGTCCGGAATGTCTCCACCTGCGGACGATGACTGCCAACCTGTCAGACCGAGAGCTTTCAACTGAAAATCCAGCGGCAACTTTGTCCACTCGAAGAACAATTTGTGGCGTCCACCGACCGGAGTCAACGGTGCCGTGTAGGTCTGACGGGTCTGCCATTGCGGGTCGGCCCCAGTATCTACCGAGTTGTTTGCGGTTGCACAATACGGGGCATACGGATTGGTGCGATCAAATGTGAAGCCTGTCCAGTTCGTATAGCCTATAGGATCATCGGGAAGCAGGAAGCACCACGGCGCTCCACCGCCCTGCATCTGAGTGATGAAGATGTGCCCGTAAGCGCAGAGAACGTCATCCGAGATGGCGTTATCCTTAGACCACTCGGCGACCGTCTCACCTGTCTTGCCGGAGATGACCTTAAGCTGGACTTCGTTTTCGAATTTCAATCCTTGATACATTTAGTTCCCCATCCATGCTGGCAGAGCATTGCCGCCTGTCGCTAACTCTTGCGAGAGACTCAAAGTGATCTCATCCGCACCCGCTTCATTTACAAAGGCTTGACGAACATCGAAGAAACTGAACGTGTTACCGTTGCCTGCTTCTAAAGAAGACTTCGAAAGTTGAATTGCATCATCTGGCCCCTCATTCAGGAATGCCTCACGAGTATCGAAACCAGCGAATGCCACGCTGCTCGCATATTTCAGCGTAAGTGACTCATCCAAAAAGAGTTGAGTATTGGCGTGCTGCGTGTTTGAATCCACGGTAACGGTCGTCTGACCGGGGATTCCCTCGTTGTGGAGGACTGGATTCCATGGGTGCTGCGCGTTGACACCATCTCCCCACGTGACAGAAAACTGGTAGCGCAGGCTGCCGACATTGCTGAACGGGAAGCTGAAGTACGGACGAACCGGAGAGCCGAGGAATGTGTTAATCGGAGTCCAGTCCTGAACAAGCACCCATGATCCGGTGTATGGGAACGGACGTGCATAGAAACGGAAGAGAACTGAAGCGGCATTCGGCGTCGGCTGCCACGGTTCCCACGTACTAAGCTCAGACACGGTGACCGAATAGGTGTTCGTGAATGCATCGAGGAAAAGACTTGGCTGCGGAAGCAATGGCGGATTGAAATAGTCGTCAACCACAGCGGTTGAAGATTGGCCTTCCTGTTTCGCCGTCAGTGAGTCCTGAAGCAACTGGAAATTGTAAGTGAATGGCGTCGGTGGATTCGGACCGCCGGAAACCTGCACCGGGTTGACCTGTGTAGGAGGCCACGTTGCGGTATCAACCACGCGGCAAAACAAATGCGATAGATATTCGAACGTTAAAATGTACTGCGTGCCGCTGTAAACCTGAATTGATGGGCGTGCGCCCGGCCCGACAAAGTGCCAGACATCTGGGACACCCGGCTGCGTGCTGCTGACAGTCTGCGGCATCCGCGTGACGTACACGCTTCCGTTGATCTCTTTGCAAGCGAGAATGTAGGCGGCTGGCATTAGGTGTCCTCACCCGGCTCGATACCCGGCGTCAAGTCATACAACGGCGGATTGACGAGAGCAGTAAATGGCGGTTGTGGCATGTGATGCACCACTTGAATCACACCCTGAAGATTGAACGATTGCTGCATGAAAATCAGATAGCGATTGTTCACTGAGTCGAATGACCACGACTGCACAACCTGTAAAGAACCATCGACGTAAATTTCCAGATCGCGCTGCGGATTGAAAACACCCAGCGGACCGTCCTGCACGAACGGGCCGATGTACGGTGCCAGCGTGATCTGAAGTCGATTTGGATACGGGCCGTTGGTGATCGCCTGCATTATTCTTCTTCCTCTTCTTCTGGTTCCTGCTTGTACGGCAGACCTTTGTGAAGATGCGGTTTGTGTTTCTTGTGCGCATCCTCGATCCGTTTCTGCTCACCCTCAAATAGATCGCCGATAGATTCTTCTTCCGTTTTCTGCGGAGCCTTCGGCTTGTACGCTTCGGGAAGCTCCATCCACGCTGGCTGCTTCTTCTCTTGAGGCGCAGTAGCGGGGGCTTCACGCTGCACCAGCGGCTCAGCCTGCTCTTCCAAATCTTTCTCATGGAGCATACGAGCTTCTTCTTTTTTGCGCAGAGCTTCGAGCAGCTTGTCCTGAATTTCCTTATCCTTGACCTTCCGGATTTTCTCGATCTCCTGTTTCTTCTTCATCCGGTCTTGCTTCTTCTTCAACTCCTCCGGCGTCATGTCGCGCTCTTCCTTGTGACGCTCAACCTCACGCTCGCGAAGAATCTTCACGATGTTGTGTTGCACTGAAGGCAGGATGCGTTCGAACACCGCGTGAATGTGTTTGCAGATGACGTAGTTGCCACGCAAATCGAGACGCTCGGTCGGCGGCGACAACTCCGGTCGTGGCGTACCCAGCAGCCCGTCACGCTGGTGGAGATTCCATTGGGCTCCCCAGTACAGAAACGCGGGGCACGAGCAACTCACCTGCACATCGAGGTCTTTCGCCTGAGCCGACTCCTGCACCTTCGTAACATCGAATTGCACTCTAACATCGTGACCGTTAGGGTCGCTGTCTTCCTTGCTGCACTTCACGTTATAGTGGAGGAAGAGAGCTTTGGGGTTCGAGTCGAGCAACTTCGGCTGGCAGCCGCCACGATACTTTTTCGAGAAAGCGTTGGTCTGCCGGACGATGTCAGGCAGTGAAACTGCGGTCTTGACGGCCCGGTTCCCCACGCCATCGACCACGTCCACGGCGGCGGACAGTGGAATTGTCATTGTGACTGGGAGATTTCCGCTCATGAACGCAATAAACCCTCACTGAAGAATCAGAAAGTCACCATCTCAGAGGACTGGGATTTCCTTCCCCGTAAAACACTATGCGGAAAGACTTTAGGCTGACAACCACGCCCAGTTCCCACAGTTGACGGGCAACCAGATGCTTCAGGTAGCGGCGGAATTGGCTGATCGTCATGCTGTCCTTCATCTGGTTGCAGTACAGGCAGGCAGGGAGCAGATTGGACATGGCATTGGTTCCGCCCCGGCTTTCAGGCAGGGAGTGATCGACGGTCAAGTCCATCAGGTCTTGTGGTTTCCAGCCACAATACCAACAACGACCGCCGCATTTGCGAACGGTTTTCCACCACTGGGTCTTACGGGTTGTGCGCGGCACGATTAGACTGTCTTATCAACGATGGGCTCAGGGATTTCTACTTTGAGCGGCGGACGCTTGGACTCTTGGTCTTTCAGAGCGAGAGCCTCTTTAAGGCGCGGAGGGAAGTTCTCCTCCCCCTCGATAACGGTAGGTACGGCCTTCTTGCGTTTCTGTTCAAGTTCCTCTTTAGTCGGCTTGATCGCTTCCTTCTTCGGCTCCGGCTTAAGATCGGGCTTGAGCTTCGGCAATGAACGCTTCAACATATCAATTACGGCAGGTGCCGGAGGAGCCGGGATCGTCTGCTCGTAGATGAAACCGTTCTTGATGAGGGCAGCCATGCCCAAAGAAGTCTGCTGGAGGGTTTTAACGATCTCGCCAGCCCGATATACCGTCAAACGGTGACTCGCGAGTTCATGGACCAGAACGTCCCCGGAATTGACCCGGAAATTGAACTCGACGAAGTTGATCGGCGATTTAGCTATGTAGCTCTTTTGCATCTACAAGGCTCCCTTCTATGTAATACTCTGGATTTTCCGCATGAAATTGCAAATATTGCACCAACCCCAGTAACTTGGAGACACTGTCATTTACATGCCCTAAAGCTATGTTGCACCCTCCACATAAAACCCCTCGCTTTTTACCCGTTTTGTGATTGTGATCGGAGTGACCCCCACCGCTGGGAAGTTCCTTACCGCAGCCGGGATTCGCGCAACGGTAGTCCTGCGCCTTTAATTGTTTCTCACGGTCCGCCTGCTTTCTTTTCGTTTGTTGCCGCGATACTTCTCGTTGCTTCCCTAATATCACTTCTTTATTGGCTTCATAGTAATTGCGTGCCGCTTCTGAATCATGAACACGAGGTTGTCCCTGACCGCAGAGACGACAGCGAGAATACACTTTACCGTGGTCTCGAACCTCAACCATGTTTTCAGGGGTTAAAGGATGAAGTCTGTTAGAGCACAATTCAACGGACATTTTCTTTTACGGGAAGGCTCCTATAAAAGAAAATGATATTGGGAGAATTACTGAGAAACTTCCTCTTCGTAATGCACGTGCCAAGGCTCCCAGTAGATGAGAGCCGCCAATTCGTACAGGAACTTGCGCTGTCCGGGCAGAATGTAGTCGTAGGCTTCTTCTTTTAGCTTGAACCAGCTAGCCCGGTCGATTTCCGGGATCGTAAGCATCTTGCCGGAGCCCGCTGGATATTCGATCTCACACGTGTTGCTCTTGAGCCTAGATACCTCCCATTCGCCTTCAAAGGCGAATACAGAGACCTTTTTAGTCTTGGACTGCTGGTGGGTACCCAGAAACTTCGGAGCCACTACAGACGGCGTAAAGCCCAATTCTTCCTCGAACTCGCGCATGGCGGCACCGAGGATTTCTTCCCCGTCCTCGACTTTGCCTTTGGGGATCGACCACCAGCCTTTGTCGCGGTGCTGCCAGTACGGTCCGCCGGGGTGCACGAGGAGCACCTGCGTGCTATAAGCAGGACGCCAGCGATACATCAACAAACCTGCGGAGTGATCCATTATGGCTCCAGTTGATCGGATTTGTCGCTTGCGTAAGCGAAGGCATCCCGCCGCCCTTCGTTCGTCGCCGGAAACCGGGCGAGCAGGTGGTTGCTCTCAGTGAAGTGCGGGTCGAGTTCATCGATACCCTTGAAATGCTTGGGATCGCCCCGGAAGACCATGACTTTTTTACCCTCGAATGTCGTGCAGCCGGGATAGAAAGCTTCGACGATCACGATGCATGATTTGTGCTCAACCGCCGTGATGCCGAGGATTTTGAATTTCTTCGGGTCGGGGTTCGGTGGTGTCGGGTTGTTGTCGCTAGCTCTGAAAAGGCTCAGTCCCATAAGAAAATTGTATACTTGCTATTGTAGAGCAGGGGGATGCTTGATGTAAAGAGCGGCTCTTTCCAGAAGCTCCGGAGAATCATAGAAACTACCGAGACCCCAGTTACATGTCCCGCACAGCAATCCGCGAAACTTTCCTGTTTGATGATCGTGATCTGGTTTCGCCGCTTCAGCGCGAGTCTTACCGAATGGTTTTCGACAAATCCAACACTTGTGCTCTTGACGTTCTGACTGGTCAAAATATTCAGTCAGCGTGATGCCGCACAGCGCCTCCAACCGCTCTCCGAATCTACGTCTAGCTCTTGCGTTGGCAGCCGCTATTTTTCTTGCTCGATGTTGGGGGTTGGAATGGTATTTCTCTCGTTCAGCATCTCGACGGCACTTCTTACAGTACCCCTGTTTTGATGTGATAAGAGATTTCGGGTCTTCGCATTTCGGGCAAATTCTTGTCTCCATACTCAGGAGCCCGAAAGTCGTTTCTTACAATTCTGACAATGCAAGTTCCTTACAAAATTGAGGGCTTAACGACTCAAAGCGATGCGAAAAAGTTCTTTCTCACGCACTTTGTATTCAGGCGTGCCTTCTGTCATCTTAAGCCACTCAATGTAAAGAGACTCGAATTGCTGCTTCGAGATCGAAGAAGTTGTCTGAGTAGCGGTTGCTGTGGTCTGTGCCATGTTCACAAAAATCCCCTCTAAATAGAGTTCCAAAATCACTTTTTAGCCGCCAGTGCCGTGATTGCCACGGTCTGTCGCCATGCATCCAAGTTCACACCGTGTGGGTTAAACCCCCTCGGTAACACCGAATGAATCCATTCCGCGTAACCTACTACGATAACGTGGTGTTCTTTCAATAGTTTATACCATCCCCCATAACCTGTCTCACCCGGCGTTTGAGCATTGCCATGTTCAGCCATCCAAATCAATGCCTCTTCGGTTGTGGGAGCAAATGGCTTTGGGTTTTGAGAAGTACGCCATTCACCTAAGGCCCACAGAGCATCCATTCCCTCCATCCCAGCGCGACGAGCCCCGCTCATGATATGCTCTAGCAGAGTTTCTCGACGGTCAAAAGGCCGCTGGTCGTACATCTCCCAGTCGAAGTTGATGTAAACAGGCATTATTACTTAATACGCTGGCCGCTAGTGACTTCTTACAAATTTTCAAAGGAACCGGGCGTGCACTTCACGCATGTACGCGGGGTCGCACTTGTGGGTCGTAATCATGTCGTTCCCCGGCGTCGGGAACCGCCAGTGCAGGTTGCTGTGCACATAACGTTGGTCGTCGAACAGCGGTGCTTTCTGGTTCATTACCAGATAGTAGCCGACCGAGGAATCTTCGAGCTTACGATTCTTCCATTCTTGCTCCGGCTCGGCGACGAGAATCTTCATCGCACGCCGCGACAGCCAGTACCCGCAGCCGCCTGCCGCATAGAACAGTTGCCGTGCGCTTCCGCAATAGTCATGGTACTGATAGCCGGAGGCGAGCAGACGGGGGATGTGCACATAGGTGTCATCATCCGCTTTGAACAGGTTGGTGTAGTCGCGCTCCAGCGTCCACTTCATCGTGTAAAACAGCTTCAGCGGCAGACTCTCGTAATTGTCGGGAACGGGTAGGTAGACTTCATCCTTCTTGGCCCGTTTCTTCGGATCACCGATGAAGAATCGGTAGTCGATCTCTTTGCCCCATGTTTTCAACCACGTGTCACGGCAGGCGTCCTGCTGTTCTTTGAAGGCGTGACAGGTGAGGATGGCGAGGAGAGGTTTCACACTAAATAAATACCGCGTCCTATGTCCAATCCACAAAAGAAAAGGGCTCGCATCGCTGCGAGCCCAATCTGATTATCCAACCAGAGAGAACGATTAGTTCTCGCCGTAGTTGGCGGTCGAGTTGAAGCGACCATTGACCGTAAGACGCTGCACGCCGGACGGGTTGAACACGAGGAAGCCGAGGTTCTCGAAGATCGAGAAGCCGATCTGACGGAGGTCAGGACGGTCGGCGCTCATGACCGTGAGCGGAATACGCTCTGGGATAACGCCGAGGAACTCTGCGTCCGCCAGAATGTAGATCGAGCCGTAGCCGACCTTACGCGACTGGAGGAGCGTTGCGCCCCAGAGATAGCCCATCACGCCCGTTTTCAACAGCTTGCGCTGTGTTTCGCGGTCGATGTTCTGTTGGGTCCACTTCAACAGGTCCGTGTAGTCACGGGGGTTGAAGAAGACGAACGCGACTGAGAGGTCATGACGCTGCACCTGACCAAAGCCGTCTGCCATCGAGTTGATGTCAATCGGAGCGTTGATCGGAATGTCAGGGTTGTAGACCGGATCATTCGAGTTCTTACCCGCTGCGCTGTTCGCGACACCGTCAAACAGAACGAACACGTATCCGTCTTCGGCTGCGCCCACTTCGGCTTTCGCCAAGTTCAGTGAACGAGCAACCAAGTCGAAACGGCGCTCTTTGATCTGCGTGATCGGGATCATCGGATTGGACACGATTTCGAACGTCGGAACCGTGACGCGCTTCGGTTTTGTAACGCGGACGATGTCACCACCTTCTTCGCCGACGATGAATGCTTCGACGAAGGACGAACCCGGAGTCGAGCCAACGGTCATCGCGTTGACATCGAATTCCTTGTCGTAGATGGGCAGTGCGCCATCCGGAAGAGTTTCGACCATGAGAGCCTTGCGAGCAATGCTCATATAGTCACGGCGACGACGCAGGGACGGACCGAGCGAAGCCGCAAGCTTCTGACGCCCACCCGCCGTCTTCAAAAGTTGGCCGAGCATTTGCGTCTGCTGTTGTGTGCGAGAAAGTTGTGCCATTGTGAATTCTCCTCGTTAGATCAGTGACGCTACGCCGAGCCATGCTTCCGAAGCGGAAGGAACGTGAGTGCAAATGCCAATTGCAATTGGAGCGGAACCGCCCGAATTGCCAGCACGAGCCGCGCTCGTGTACTGTCCGACATTGTTGTGCGTGGTCGTATGCCCGCAGTAGACGTATCCACCGAGAGTAAACGTCGCATTCGTGTCGTAAATTGAAACCGTTGCACCCGAAGTGAAGCTAGTGTTGCCAACGTTGCCCTGCCACATCGCACGAACTACAGGGGCACGCTTGGAGCCAGAAGCGCCAATTGCACCGGAGAATTCGTTTGCAGAGTCGTTGAGCAAGGTTGCGAATGGGATTTGACTATCTGTGTCGCACGGCGCGATAGCACCGATTGCACCAAAAGCAGGCTGATTGGTGTATACGCCAGCGGAAGGCGTGGTCAAAGCCACGATCTTTCCACCGTAGTACCCAGCGTTATCCAGTGTGAACTGGTCAGTACCGGGATCACCAGTCAAAACTACGTTCGGTGTGCAGTTGACAGAGTCGTTCTGCCCCATGTAGGTCAGCTTAAGGGACATGCTGATTCCTCCACCTTGAGTTTTGGTTCAGTTGAGCAGTTTGAATTTGCCGTTCCCAATCCGGCCTGTGTTCGCAGGCTAAAGGACTATAGGACAGCGTGCTCAATAAAGAGGCAGGTAGTGAAAAAACCCAATTACTTGCGAAAAAATTATTTCGATGGGATTTCTGCTATAATTTTCAGGTATTTACCGATATGAGTGTCTCCACAAACAGACGCCGTCTGAGAGAGCAAATCTTCACTCTGCTCGGCAATCGCTGTGTCGGGCCGGATTGCGGGTGGATTAACGAAGACGGGACTCGTGGGTGTACCGATATCCGATGCCTTCAAATTGACCATAAAAACGGCGGCGGACATCAAGCAGTTCTCAAAGCCGGAAACAACTACGAGCATTTGAAAGAAATCTTACGAGACCCAGAAATTCACGAACACTATCAGCTTCTCTGCGCCAACTGCAACTGGATCAAACGACATCTGAACAACGAATTCAATCGCAAAGGAACTCGACAATCGACCGAGCGTCAACTTCGTATTCGAGACATGATTTTAGAACGACCTGATCTCACTCAAGCGGCTATCGGAGAGATTTTCGGCATCAGCCGGGTATCGGTGTACCACATATCCAAAAAGTTTGGAATCCAACCCACCAAGCAATGATCTTTTACTATTTCTTCAAACAACCACAGGGGTAGCCCGGAGGATGCACATGGTTCTTGTTGGGGGTAATCATCTTTCCGCTGTAGAACGGCCCGTCACGATGCACGGCTTCTGTGTTAGCCCAGCCTTGGAAAATCGGGCTGGTCAGCCAGAAGTTCCCCGCGAACTCCAACCACATACCGATCTGCGGATCGCTCCCGGCGTCGAGAAGAGTCATAGTGCCCTGAGAGACTGGACGCTGATTGATGGCGTCCATCGTAGCCAGTGTTTGAAGGTTGGTCGCATTCTGAAGCGGAACATGCGTCAACTGCACATACGTCATCGGCACGTTGAACCAGCCCGACAAAGCCATGTGGAAGATGTAGTCCGTGTCGAGTGATCCCTGCCAGCGTCCACCGGGCACGACAAGTTGATTGCCGAAGAAGATAGTGGTCTGCACCTTGCCGAAGATTTGCGTCACTGACAGCAGCGGTCGCCACGATGGTGTGAATGTCAACTGCCCCGCTTGGTTGGCTTGCGGTGCTTTGGGCTGTTGAAGCTGAATCGCGAGGACGCGAGAATCGAGAGGACTGAGTGCCATAAATGATCTCTATCTATGGTTCCAAAAGTGAAGGGCTGGCTTTCGCCAGCCCCTCGGTTAACTACCGTGTAACGGTGGATTAGAACTCTTCGCTGCCGAACAGCGCGGTTGCAATGTCCACAGGCTTCGGCGAAGCGACGACCGGGCGAACACGCTTAATGCTGCCCTTCTTCTCGTCCTTCTTCTCTGATGCCGCCTTTGCTGACTGTTTCGGAGCCTGCAATTCCGGACGTGCATCTTGAGGAGTGCGCTTTGCGCCCTGCTCTTCAGGCTTGATGTCCTTCATTGCTTCCGCGAACAAGTCCTCATCGTGATCGGTGTCGTTGTCGCGTGCTTCCGAACCGTCCTGCTTGAAGTGGTTCGCCGCGTCAACAAACGCCTCGACCACGTCTTCGCCTTCAACGCTGGTTGCCGTTTTGTTGTCAACCGACGCCATCAGGCTGGCAAGCGGATCATTTTCCGAGCCCTGAACTGTGAAGTAGTCCTCGATTGAAGCGACTTGCATACCGCTGTCTTCGAGTGCTGCTTCCATCTGTGCCGCCGAGGTCGGTGCGAAAAAGTCTTCCGCAGCCATGTGCTCGACGCTACCGTCGCCTTCGTTTGCAAGAGCCGAAACTTTATCGTCCATTGCACCCTCATCAAATACGGACGAAAGGTCAAGCTCGCCCTCTGCCGGGCCTTCAGTCTCTTCGAGCGAAATTTCTTCCTCGCCTTCCAACGGAAGAGCAGGCTCTTCCTCGGACTCTTCGAGAATTTCCTGTTCGAGTGCCTTGATCGCTTCCTCGGCTTCCTCGATCTTTTCCTGCACGACCATCTTCTTCTCGTCGGTCAGGATTGCACCAGCGGCTTCCTCAGGCGGTGCGCCTGCATCGCCAGCCGGAGCTTCTGCCAACGGATCGCCCGGTGCTTCAGGAGCAGGCGGTGCGTCTGGAGCCGGAGCATCGACCGGAGCTTCCGCTGCCGGATCGTCTGCGACTTTCTGATCTGCGCCCTTTACTGGAGGAGCAGGGAGATCGGCCTTCTTTTCGGCAGCAGCTTTCTTCTCTGCGGCAGCCTTGCACTCAGGGCAATCACCAGCACACTTGCCGTCCTTGCCATGAGCAGTCTTCGCGGCAGCCTTCTTGCTGTCGCCTTCGGAGAGGTTCACGGTCTGACCCGGCTTCTCACCAGCGTCCGGACGCTCGGCGGCTTTACCCGCTTCGAGTTCCTTCGGCTCAGTGTGCTCACCGCCGCCGCAACCGCGACCATCGTTGTACGTGCCTGTCTGTGGACCTGCATCCTTGCGGTCGTCGGCAGTCTTCGCGGCTGCTTCTTTCGCAGAACCATGAAGTTCCTTTTCGACGGCGGCACGCTCAGACTTGAGCACGGACGGGTCTTCAAGATACTGATTGAGTTCGGTCTTGTGGACTTCTTTGAACTGTTCAGCAAGGTGGGTGGAGTGAGCGTTCTTTGCGGTCTGACGGAGGGCGGCGACGAGAGTCTTCGTGTCATTGCCATCCAGCAGCGATGTCGCGAATGCTTGACGACGCTCGACGGAGGCTGTCGGCAACATCGTGTTAGCGATGGTATACGCCGCAGCCGTGCGAATCTGTGCTTCTTTCTTGATAGACTCGCGCTGTTTCTTTGCCTCAGCGAGCTTCTCTTTCAGATTCGCGGGCTTGGTAGCAGTCTGATTTGCCATGGTAGAGCCTTCCTTTTTCATGTCAGAACGGGCAGAAACGCCCTTCTTTAGAGGTACTTGATAGTTATTTTTCTTGCTAATTGGAGCTTTTGCACTAGCAAGGGGTGCTTCCAGAGGGGCTGCTTCCGCAGCCGCATCATCTGTGGGAAGTGGTTCTGCCGCCCCAGCCGCGCCGTCAACCGGGGGCTCAGGGGTAGCTGCCGGAACAGCAGCTTCAGGGGCAGGAGGGGGTTCCGGTGCCGGGGGTGCTGCCGGAGCGGAAATGCCAAGATCGGGTGCCGGGGGTGCCAGCGGTGCTGCCGGAGCAGCCAAGGGATCGATAGCGGGTTCACCGCCAGATGCGTCGGCGATCTGCGAATCCAGACCATCCAAAACGGACTTGATCTCTTCCGACCACGGTCCGCCCTTGAACTTTTCCCACTCACCAATCAATTGCACGCCTTCGCGCATGTGACGAATTTCTTCTTCGAGTTCTTCGCGCTTCTGGGAGAGGAGGTCGAATTCCGGCGATGGGCCGAGATCAGTGGGTGCGTCGGGAGCCATCTCAGGCATACCCATAAGCTGGTCGTCCATGCCGTCCAGCAGGGCTTGTTTACGAGCGATTTCCGCCGCTACGTGTGATTTGATCTGTGCAACTGTCTTCGGTTTTGCCATTAGCGTATTAGCCTCCCGCGTAAATCGGCGTTGAGTAAAGCTTCCCCCAAATCAAGGGTCTCGAAATCATTATTTTTACTGGCAATTTTTGTAAGCTTTGCGATCTTGCCAGCCCCAGCCGCTTTGGTGTATGGAGATTTGGGACCGATCCATACCTCGCCGCCCTCGATAATGTTGCGTTTCGAGGCTCCGGGGAACGCTGGGGTCGCAACCCAAGAAGCTTCCACGAACTTCACACCGCCGTTCGGCAACGTCTTGTGACCGCAGAGTTCAGCGATGCGACGGGCGATGCCGTCTTCGTCCGGAAGGAAAGTGCCCTTCTGGTACGACAGATGATTGCAATAGGTGCTTTGATCGGTGACATGGGTGCCGCAATAAGAGCAGATCACCAGATCGGTGACGCAACCCATCGACAGATAGCGAACTTCCTCGTTCTTGATGTCCTCAATCAGTTTCTCGTGTCCGAGATCGGTAGCGACGAGGATATCGACGAAGTACACCCAAACTTCGTTGCCGACAACGTGCACCTTACGAAGCTGGGAATCCAGAATGTGCCCTTTGGCGTACTTGCTGTTCTGGTAGTGCTCAACGAAGTTGAAGGCACCAGTGAAACTCTTGTGCGAAAGCTTTATGACCTCGTTCGTCCATGCGTCATCGTTGTTGTTGACAAGATGCGCAGTCTCCGGCTTGATGAGGTAGTCGTAAGGATCGTGCTCAGTCATCACGCTCGCCATGATGGTGCAATGCGAAAGCATGTACCGGGAATTGTCGGCGGCGATTTTGATTTCCGACGCTTGCTTGTGACCGAAGGCACGATTGCCATACATCAACTGCCAGTCGTTGGCAGAGACAATGGGGTCTTCGATAAGCGCGTTGGCAAACTTCTTGAAAGGCATAGGTCTTCTATTAAAATAGGGCTAAAGTCAGAAAAAGCTCCCACAACGAGTACACTCTAACATCCCGGCGACTGCCGCGACCTTTTTCCCCTGTGTATTGTTGCAGTTACCGCATTTTGATCCAACACGGTGCTGAGTGCCTTCAAACCACTCATTGGTGTACTCTTCACCCAGTTCATCCCACAACTGCTCCATACCGATTCCGGCATCCTGAGCCTGTTGCAGCATAAATTTGTCTTCCATGAACGCAGCTTTGGCTTCTTTCTGAACGTCGCGGACCTGATCCATGAAATGTTCGTCTTGCTCATCCATGCGCATCTCTTCGCCGAGGTCGGCGGTCTTGCCAGCGACCGAAGTCATCGTGAGAAGACTCGATTCCAATGAATCCGCTTCTCCTGACGGATTGAGATTCGGATCAATCTGACCGTTCGAAGGTTTCTGCTGCGGTTGAGCAGGCTGCGCAGGGTTGACACCTTCCATCACTTCGTCCTGAACGTTCTGGTCGATGTGACGACGCATGTCATCGCGTTGTGGCAGGAACTTCGGAGTTTCATGGAACTCAATCGACTCAGCCGGAGGAACAACGGCTCTTTTATCGAGCGTGTCTGCGGTGCGCAGGGCTCTCAGCAGCGAACCGAGATGGCTACTGGCAGTCGTTCCCTCTTCATCCTCTTCTCCCTGAAGTATGTCGATGGCGTTGATATCGCCGCCAATCGGCACACCCGTACCATACGTCTTGGTGATGGCTGATTCTTTCTCATGCGGTGGATCAGAAATCTTTTTGAATTTGCCTTCGCAGTTTGCGCAGGAGTCAACTTCTACCGTGGTTTTTGGTGCTGAGCAACGGCAGGTCTGCACGCTATGGCAGTTCTTGCACACGATGCGTTCATGATGATGTTCCGCATGTTTGACACCCAGATAACCTTCACTCCCGTCATCCTGACCCAATGCTTTCTTGAGTTCACGGTGGAAAGTTTTGGCGTATGTTGCCATCGACGATTCTTTCGGTTCTGCCTTTTCGGGCTCACCCTTTAGGGCTTCAACCGGGACATCGATATTGCCCCCAGCCTCAGTAAACATGGTGTCATCATCACCCTCGTTCTCTGCGCAGCACGCATTCGGAACCACGTGCATACCCCAGAACGAACACCACGACTTGCGCCCTTCCGGGTCTTCACCCTGAGCTTCGCTACCGTATTCGCAGCGGTGACAACCGAAACCTTTCACGTGCGGACGCTCAGTATACTTGGCGTCTTCCTTCGTGAATTTGTGCTTCATCGGTGCGTCAGTTTCGGGGTCGCCCAGATGATAGAGACGGCAGGAGCCCGTCGTGAAACTGATCGGGCCATTTACACGGGCGCACTCATCGGTGCCCCGGCGCATATCGCAGGTACCGCACAAGTAGTTGCCGCTCGGATCGAACGGCTTAATCGTGTCAGTGTTGTCGCTCTCTTCCGCATACTGAGCCCAGTCTTTTGCCTCTTGGCGAACGTGCGCTTCGTGCTCGAAATCGTATTCACCCGTGTCTGGAACGTTGCCTTCCTCTTCTTCAGAAGCATCAGCCTGTTTCTCAACATCCTCATCGGGACGAAGAACCTGCCCTTCCGTGTCGGGACGCACAATACCAGTAGCTTGATCGACTTTATCTCTAAAAAGGTCGGACGGAGATGGACGGATCGCACCGGACTTGGTGACGGTCACATCACTCTGACTGCTGTAACGCTGGGAATACAACTTACGCTGCTCCTCGGTCGGTGTGGCTTCCTTGGCTTTGATGGCGTTGCTCAGCACGAACCACTCGGCTTGCATACCACAGTAATTGCTCTCTTTCGGACGGAGGCGGTTGCGTGCCGTGCAAATGTCGGCGAGAGCCACGCCTTTGATCTTGCCTACGGTCTGCCAAACGAACCCACGGTTTTCGGCGAAGTATTTGGCGGTGTCCCAGTTCGAAGACCACGATGTGACTTCACGATGGCTCCCAGTCCACGTCGGGATTCCCTCGTTGTGATACTTCTCGTTATACTCCCCGTAGTACCCCGGCTCGCCGCGATACAAGCACTTGCCTTGCGTCCACTGATTCGGTACGAACGCAGGAATAGTCTTGATGATCGGAGCCAGCTTTTCGATGGGAGCATCAGGGACAGAAACATAGTCGGCGACCATGTTCCAAAGCTCATCGTCATCGGCAATCAGATAGCAGGCACGTTCGTACTTGCTATTTGGGTCGTCAGCCAGTTCCTTGAACCGTTTGTCGAAATCGCCGCCGACCGCAGCCTTTTTCTTGAGGCTGGCTTTGATGCCAATGTCCTTCAACCACTTTTTCTCATCATCAGTCGGATTGTAAGTTTTCTCGTGAACGACGGGCTCAGATGTCGGGTTCGGGTCGTCCATGATCTGCAACATGTCGGCGAGGTCTTCAGTGTTGCGGCTCCAAACCTCGATTTCGCCCTCGTCGAGCATCATCCAGAACGGCCCGGCTTCGTCGGCATGAACCACGATCTGCGTGTCCGGCCACTCCGGGTACGTCCATGATTCCATGCCGCTCAATGAACTCGGAGTATAGCCGTGCGACTGGAGGATGTCCCGCCACACGTCGTCCTGATATTGTTTGTTCGGATCGCCCTCTTTGAAGAACGTGCCCTTTTCGATAGTCGGCATCTCCTCGACAAGATTGTCTCCGGTGTCGGGATCGGTGACTTCCTGCGCGGTAACATTCAGCGCACCTTCCTCAACCTCGGTGCCCTTGCCCATCAATTTACCGTTCTGGGTGGTATAGTCGGGATCGGAATGCCACATGCCTGACTGCGCACGATCAGGATCGTTGTACATCTGATTGAGTGCTTCGAGTGCCCGTTTTTGGAAGAGAGGATTCATCCTATTAAAGGATTGAAAAGCAAAATAAAAGGGCGGTTTTAAGCCGCCCCCTCATTCCGTGCGAAGATCATGGTTATGTGCTGTAGAGGAGTGAACGGCCCGTCGAATCGCCGGAGTTCATACCAGCGTCGAGGAACTCGCCGTACACCGAGCCAGCCACGTCGAAAATGTCGGTGACGATGACCGTGCAGTCTTCCTGCACTGCGGCGGTATCAGTCGTGAAGCCCGTGTTATAAGTCTCCATCCAGCAACCTTCGTAAACTGTTGCAATGGCGAAGAGTCCGGGGTTACCGAGGTTGTTCAGACCGCCCTCGTTCGGGATGTCTGCCAGAGTCGCCTGACCCACGTTCGGGTCTTCCGATGCAAGCTGCGAGAAGACGATCTCCTGCTTAATGTCGAACGGCCAACGGTGATGCTTGAGCGAACGCACAGCGCCCGACACGCCAGCCTTGTAGCCGAGAACCTGCATAAGGTTCGCCAGATACAGGCAAGTACGTGTGATCGAGATGGACAAAGGCTGGGTCACGCTCGGAACGAGTTCCGCAACCTGATCGCCGTATCCAAGACCGCGCACCGGATCGATGGTCTTCGATTCGTTGTAATTGAACGCCGAAGTCACACCGAGCTTCACGAACTTGCCGACATCAACGGCGTCCGTAAAAATCTTGAACCGCGACGAAATTACTGTCTCGGTGTTAGGCGATGTGCCCTGACGATATACATATCCACCTTGGGGCATGTTTGTTTCCTCCAGCCTCTAAAAAGAAGGCTTCTGACTTAATGACCGCGTAAACGGTCTTTGCGAAATCACCTGCGAACCACTTTAGCGGGTCGGGGCGTTTCCAAACGCACACAAAGTAACGTAACGGTCCTGAGTTCGCGTGCCCGAACCCGACCCGCTAAACTTTACTCAGCGGCGGCTACCAGCTTGAGACCACCGAACACCGAGGACTGCTTTCCTTTGCTGCCCTTGGCATCCTTGATCTTCTCGGCTTCTGCCGCCGACTCTTCCTGAATCTCCTGCTTGTTGAGGACTTTCACGGCCTCATCAAACATGTCGCCTGCGCGGAAAATGGCTTCAACCGCTTCACGCACCGGACGCGAACTGTTGGTCTGAACCAACGGCTTTGCATCCAAATACATGCGCTTCAGCGTTTCGCCTAGCCTTTCCGCCTCCTTCACAGCCTTGCTCGTGCTCATCTCGGCTGCTAATTTGATAGGCGCTGTCGTTTCTGGACGCTTGATCCCGGTGTTGTCGTCACGCTCTGAGTGCGCTTTCGCGATCTCAGGGACGCGACTTCCACCGTCTGTCACATCCATCGTGTCTTGATCCTGAACGAACCAAGCACCACCGTTGCCACTCGCAATCTTGCGTGCGATTATGGCAGCCGCGTACTTCGCACCTGCATCAAATGCAGCTTCGATCTGCTGTGAAGATTCCTTCTTGTTGTGAATTGACCATGCCGTTGCATAGGCTTTGTCTTTTTCGCCGGGGTACTCATCCTTCAGCTTGTGCATGAGGGATTCGCTGATTCCCGGAGGCGTAACGGCAACCTTTGCCGAGGCGTCCTTCTCATCCTCGAAACCGACGAGGGCGAGACCGCCAAAACGCTTCAGGTCGAAGATCGGTGACGCGGCCTTGGACGAAGCAGCTTTCGGCGCTTCAGGTGCCACAGGCTCAACGGGGCGATTCTTCAAAATTTCCGCGAGGCGTTCAACCGCAGCTTGCACGGACTTGTTGGCTTCGAAGCCCTCCAGACCCGTAAGGTCTTTCACTAGCTGAGCGATGAACTCGCTCGGCAGCGACTCGAACAGCGTGTCGAGAGACCCATCACCAACCGGGCCGCCCGGTGCCGGAGCAGCGGGAGCGGGGGCTGGAGCCGGAGGCGGCACAGGAGCGGCAGCCGCAGGAGCAGGAGGAATCGGGGCGGCACCAGCAGCCGGGTCTTCCGCTTCCTTCTTTTTCTTGCGTGCAGCTTCTTTATCAGCAGCCAAACGAGGAACATCAGCCTTTTCAGGAGCTTTCGGCTGACCCTTCTCGTCACGGTCGGTCACGAAGGCGGAATCCGCTGAACCAGCGGCATCCTTCTTCGACGCCATTGATGGCTTTCCGACTGGAGCAGTTTGAGTTACCTTTGCGGGGCGTTGTTCCCCACGCCAATTTGCAATCATGTCAACCTCTTGTTTTACTTTCTGTGCGATCTCCGGCGAGTACGAATCGTCGAGATAGCTGTCAGAGTTTGGTGCTGCTGAAACTTCTTTCAGGTAATCAATCGATGATGCCAACTGATCGACCTTTGGATCATCCAGCCCTTCCTGCATCCACTGATTCAGAAGCGATTCACCAATCGAAATCGCATCACGTACAGTTTCAGGTGACGTGAGGATCGTGCTTTTCTTCGTTGCCGCTGCGCGGCGTTCCATCAGTTTGCTCATGTCGCCTCTTACACCGTGAAATCAGGCAATGCTGGCACAATCATCTTGGCTCGAAGTGCCATCATCGACTGCTGAATACGACTCACGACCACGTTGTACCAAGCAGTCGCAGCCTCAGTCGGATTGGTCGTAATGCAATCCAACGGCCCCTGATTTGGGGCTGGCTGGTTGGGGTTGCTCGCGTTCGGCAACGCCAACATAAAATTCGCCGTCTGAGAAGAGAGTTGCGTAGTGATACCCACGTACTTCTCAGTCGTCGGGAACTGGAACGTGAACGACGGATTCTGCGGGTCAGCAAAGCTTCCAGCGATGTTCACCAGCGGATCGCCAAACGCCCCGATCTTCGCAATGTCCGTTGCATCTGTCGGATCACCGACGAATGTAGCTTGGATCACTACGCTGATGATGCCATTCGCCTGTGTCACAATCGGATGAATCTTCATTTCTCAGCCTCAAGTATTCAAAGGGCGGCTACTGCCGCCCTCTGCCTTATGCATTGTTCAAGTTCGTGTTGACCGTGAAGACCACGCTCACATACAGCAAGCTGAAGAGCGGCTGGTAAGTCACAGTAACGTCTGCCTGCGTCGGATCGACCGGGTCTTGCACGACCGACAGGCTCTTGTAACCAGCGATGATCTGCTGATCCACCAAGCTCTTCAGGCGAGCATTGCAAACCACCTGAATGTCTGTGGTGAGCGAGTCCAGCATCTTGCGACCGATGAACTGGTTGAGATCGCTGCGGAACACCTGAGCCACGTAGTCAGAGATCGTGGTCGAAGTCGGCTCGGAAGTGAGCGGGTTCGACGGATCAGTGGACTTGTAATGGCGAATCTTGAGCGAACCATTGTTGTCCAAGATGCAGGTTAAGCCGTCCGCTGCCATCAGGTCCATCGTCGGATCATCGTACTTGATGAACAGGCGGGTGAACCCAACCAAATTCTGGAACGTCAGCGTGGTCGCCACGTCGTTCGCCGGGTTGCAGTTCAAACCAGCCATTGCCGCTGCGATGAACTCGCCGGAGACCGGGTACTCGACTGTCACACCCGTGGACGGGTTGGTGATGTTCACACCGGACAGCGGGGTGCCGATGGCGATGATGCGCTTGTTGGCGATGCTGCGTGCCGATTGACGCATCGAAGCCGGAGTTGCGAACTGATCGTAACCGATGAAGCCGATAGCCTCACCCTTGTTGCGGATCGTCGCCTGACTCGTCAGGAAGCGGCTGAGGTACTGTTGAACTGTCGGGCTGGTGCTCAGCGGAACGATAACGTTCGCCTTGCTGCTGCTACCCGGCAGCGCAGTTGCCAGAGACGCGATTGCGTTGATGTAGTCCTGATCGGACGCCTGATTGGTGCCCGGAACCACAGGAACCTGAATGACGCCGAACAACTGCACACCGTTCTGCGACATGAACTGGATGCCCAGCGAAACGCGGTTGACCGTGTTCGGCTGACCATACACAGCGTATGCGTCGGCAGGGTTGGTGTACATCTGGATCGCGTAGTCGGCAGCCGTCTTGTTGCGCGTGTAGCTGACGTAGTAGAACTCGCCCACGTTCGGATCGTTGCCGGACTTCACGAAGGTGCTCACGATCACCGTATCGCCAGCGGTCGAACCGTAGTTCGATGACACAATCGTCCAAATACCGGGAATCGCAATGCGGTTGTTAGACTCAGCCGGAGCAGTTCCCGGATTGCCGCAGTGACGGATCGCTGCATTTGCGCCAGTGGCGTCTGCCTTCACAATGAAGTTCAGCACGTCGCCGACTTGGAAGTTGTAGCTCGCCGGGATGCTCGGCACGCCGTAAGCGGCGTGATCGGCAGGATTGACCACCGTGATGCGGAAGCCAGTGACCTCGTCCTCGTAAGTCTGATCGAGGTAGCCGATTGCGGTGCCCTGTGAACCGGAACCCTTTGAATTGGTCGAAGTGACCGTGTAGCTGTGGGTGACCGGAGTCGTAACCGCATCATGGCCGCTAGCCAGCGGAGTTGCCGCCGTGGTGCTTGCCTGACCGGAGGTTGTACCCGAAGCCACGCATACGATCTGACCGCCGCTGATGGTCTCAGCAGACGGGAACCATGTCTGGATCACAGCCAGAGTGTTAGCAGTAGCGTTGCCGTTCCAGTTGGCGTAGATCGTGACCACGTCGCCGACCACGCTCACCGGGATCGCGTTGAGGCTCGAAGCATCGATTGCGATCTGAACGTTGTTGCCATTTGCACCCGGCGTTGTTGCCGTGAAGGTCAGAGTGCCTGCACCCTGAACGATAGCGACCGAAGCCGGGACCGCAGGAGAGATAACGTTTGTACCGTCATTGTTGAAAGTCAGTGTGACCGTTTCATCAACTGCCGCACCAGCTTGCGCCTGAATGTCAGGGAAGTTGAACGGATAGACGATGCCAGTCGCTTGGAAGGCTGCGTTCTGCGCAACCGTCGCACTTGCGAAGGTCACCAGCGGCATAACGCGCTGGAGTTCGTCGGAGATGATGAAGGTGCCGTTGCCAGCGTAACCGGGCTGAACAACCTCGACCGTATACTGGTGGTCTGACAAGCGGCTACGGTAGTAGCTCGCCCACACACCCACAGGTTCGAGTGGCTGATTGCTGACGCTCGTTGACGGTGCCGGAGGATTGAACAGAGTTACAGTCTGTGCTGCACCAGCGAGACGGGCAACCTTGACTGCGCCGTTGAGGAACGCGGTTAGAGGATCGCTGCCGACGTAAACCTGAATCAGGCTGACATCGTCAGTTTCGACTGCCTGTCCGCTGCCATCCACCGGAACATCGGGGATGGAGTAAACTGTGTTCTTACCGTTGACTGCGCCTGTCAGCGGTTGCAGGTAGACCTTTTCGTCAGCGAGAGTTGCGTTAATCTCGGACGGGGTGAAGTTCGCCTGCTCGCCAGCGGCAGAGATGTCGATAGCTTCCGTGACATAGGAGCCCCACTGCACTGTGCCGTTACCAGCGGAGTCCTTGCCGAGCACGTAATCAGTGCCCTGAATGAAGTCTGCACGATCCGGGCCGAGACCGACAAGCGTGATTGCTTCCACATTGGAATCGGGGAGCAGATCGAACGTGTTCGGCCACGTGTTGAAGTAGTAGCTGATCGTCAAGGAAGAGGTTGTGCCGCCCTGTGCCGTGGTAGGAGGCACGGGACTCGCCAGTGTGACGAGACCATGCTGACCGTCGAGCGATGCAACCGTTACCGGGTTGCCATTCAGTTCAACAGTCACCTTGGTGACATCGGTTGTCACGACGCCGCCGTTGGTGCCATCGACCACCGGGGTGTGTGCGACCTTGAAAACTGTGTTGCTGTTCTGACCGGAACCACCTGAGTATGCGACCGATGCGCCTGCCGTCAATGCCTGCGTTGGCGCTGTCGAAGTACCTGCGGTAAGGAACCCGCCGTCCAGCGTCGGGATGCCAGCCGCGATCAGAGTGATGAGGCTTGCAACCGTGCGGAGCGTGCCGTTCGCGTTGCGGATGTTGATCGTGACCGCATCCGAACCTGCCCCGCTGACCGCCAGAGCATCAACCACACCGCCCGTAGCCGAAGCTGCGGTCGCGGCATGAGTCTCAATTACCGCGTTGGCGTTCGCCAAGGTAAGGGTCGTGATGCTCGAAGCAGTGCAAAGGAAGGTGCCGTTGTTTACGGAGTTGGTGAAGCCGGAGACCGTGAAGACATATCCGGCGAATGCGTTAGCGGCACCGCCAGTGATCGTACCCGTGTAGACTGCGCTCGAACCAACCGAGGCCGCAACCGAAGCCAGCGTGAGGCTGACCGGGGTGCCGCTATCCACAAGCTGGATCGTAACGAGATTGCCTGTTGCGCCGGGGGTGGAAAGACCGAGAGCGAGAATGTTGCCGCTCTGCGTCTGGGTCAGTGCACCGCTGGAATTGACGTACAGGGCCGCTGTGACCGGAACCTGATAGAGCAGGCTTTCCGGCACGTTGTAGGGAGCCACACCACCCACACCGATAAAGGTGTCGCCACGTTTGAAGAAGTAGTCGATGGTGAGTTCGGTGCCCTGCGGGATGATCTGCTGTGTGCTGAACTGACCTGTTGCACCGTTGAGCGAGATCACTGTAACTGGGAAGATGTTGCCTGACGAATCAACAGCCTGAACTTGAACCTTGCTCGGATCGTTTGTGACGGTGCCGTGTCCAGTACCGTCTGTGACCGGGAAATAGGTCGTCTGGAAGTTGCGGGTCAAACCCGTGACTTGAGGCGTGATATTTTCGTTGACCGCTTCATCATCCTGCACCGCAGAGGAACCACGGAACAACTCGACGTTGTTCACTGCGAAAAATTGCTGACCCTCGCCAATGATGACGGGTACACGCTGCGTTCCATTCGTCGGAGCCGCGTTCGTCTGAATAATAGTCTGCGTGTATACTCCGGGCGGGGCATACGATGTAAACAGTGCCATGGGTTTTCCCTCTTAAAAATGGACTTCAACTAGGAAGCCCATAGTTCATTTGTCGTCAAATCTGCGATTTCTGAGCCCTTTAGTCTTCCTTTGGCGGTTTCGGCAGTTCAACGAACGTCAATTTCTTATCGCTACTCTCGACTCCAGAAAACTGATAGTCGGAATCGCCAGACCCAGCAATCGTTTCTTGCACAGCACGCTTGCCAGCCGCCTCACGAACCTTGTTGCGCTCTTCTCTACGTTCGTAAATACGGTCCCAGCGTTTGGCTGCTGCCTGTCCGATCTTCACGTCGTCGGACGCATTCGACATGCCGCCTGTCAGGACGGCTGCGGCGGTGATGCGGTGAACCGCAACGCCCCCACACTTTAAGCATTCTCGATCTTCGAATGTTGCCGAACCTATCGGCTGAACAATGTCGCGGATCGCCCCGCACTTCTCACATTTGAATTCGTAAACTGCCATTGAATTCCTCCAAATATGTCGTTCTAATTAGTGGTTACGGAAGATGGTTTCTCGCGTTTGCCTGTAAGCTAGACATACGCCGGAATAAATCGAGACGCCCCGAACGCGGTCATGCGCGGGGTGTTTTCAATGCGGCTGGTAGTACCCGTCACAGTCGCCATTTGGGAAATTTCAAAGCTCAACAGCCGTGTAACCAATGGTTTATAGACCTTCCAGTCGGCTGCCGCCGTGCACGACACGTCGTAGACGTAGTTGGTCGCGGTGCCGGAGGGGTCACGCATCTCGCCTCGGAAGTCGCGGGTCATCTCATAGATGGTCAGACCATCAGCCTCGACATCCTTGCGGCTGGTGATGAGCAAATACTGCTTGACCATCTCGGACATCTCCGAAGATGTCTGTAAGTCATTGGATTTGAACTCCAAAGTGAATGTCAGGTTCTCTTTGGTGCCGTAAACCGCGTGCGTTTCGGTCATCGTCGGGCTGATGAGGATCGCCGCCTGATCGCCGACGAAGACGTTGTCGCCGATTGCCAGCCAAAGGCCGGGGAAGACGTACTGATGTTGACCAGTGCTGGTTAACATAGGATCGCCAGCGTTGACCTGCACCTGCGCAGGCGGCGGGGCTCCCACCGGAAGCGGCTGGGGTGGGACCGGGGTCTCGAACTTGATCGAATTCGGATCGACAATCGTTAAGCTATTGACTTCGTACTTTTTAGCCTTCGCCTTAAATTGTCCGGCGTCGATACGGAAGCTCCAGTAGGCGTTATCACCCGGCTGCAAAAGCTGGGGGATGGTCACAGTCCCATCTGGATTCGGCGTCACCGCCGTGTAAGTGCCGCCAGAAGTCTGGATGACGACCTGATTGGGGGCGAGCGTCTGGCTCCCCGGCTGCAATCCGATATTCAGGACGTTCTCCGGGTTGGTTGCATTGCCAGTCAGGGGGCTAACTTTGACTACCAAGTTCGCTGTGACTGTGGTTCCGGGCGGCGTCCACTGGGAACTGTGAACCCATTGCGGTCCGCCGTAGAACGTATAATCAATGTTGGGACGCCATACGTAGCCAGTCTGATCTACCAGTTCCATCGTCACGTACTGCTCTGGAATGTTGAACAGGACTTGTCCGGAAATGTTGGTCGCAACCACGACGCTGAGGTTGCGCTGATACCAATAGTCGGTCTCGCGTGCGAGCGGCATACCGTTCGCAAAGTACAGAACAAGGTTGGTGACCGGGGTCAGAAGGATGATCGTGCCGCCGAATGATGAATTCAATGCGGTAAACTGCACGAGTTCACCAGTCTCGCCATCACGGGCGATGATCGTATTCAAATCGACCTGCTGCGATGTGCCGGGATCGATCAGGCCCTGTTTGAAATAAACGATGGAACCGACAGCGTTTTTGTAGTTGCCTTCCGCCCACGTGTACTTCTGCACTGTCAGGCCGATGTCGCGGGTACGCTCATCCACAAAATCGACGTTCATGTAGTAAACGCCGGGTTGCGGGGTCTTGTGGGTGGGATCGACTTCTTTGATCCATTCCACGAACAGGCCATCCTTATCCGCGACCTTCGCGAGGATGGCGCGGCCAATTTGCGTGCACATGAAATAGTCGGGTGAGAAACGGTTGCCGGACGTAGTGACACTTTTAACGATGACCTGCACGTCCTTCCAGCGAAGGGCGGTGGTCGGGTTCGAATTCATTGGGTACGTCACGTCGCCCAATGCGTTCCGAAACCGGGGATTCTTGTAGATAACGTCCCGGATGATGCGCATTAGGTAAGCGACGAGATTGGCCCCAGTTAAATCGATCATTTTAAGCCCTCCCCGCCCAATGAGCTTTTACAGCCTCACGAATTCGATTTCGAGTTTCAAGACTGCGTTTCTTACCTCGATGGCTTTGTCCACCTTTACGACAACCCTCTAATCCTTGACCTATATGAGTCTTCCCGAAGAAACCGTTTCGTTCACCGGATGTCGCTCTACTTCTCTTTTCATTAGACTCCGGACTATTTTTCGTTCCTAAACGTAGAGCCCGAAGTTTAGCTTTGACTTGATCCGTGTGGGTTTTTTCCCACATAGGATTCAATTCACCCGGAGCCGCACCATCACCACCGAGGGTAAGGTTGTAACCATTTTCAGGTTTATGGGATTGGTGCAGAACGATAAAGAAGGTTTCCATCGCGTTCAACTCTTCAAAGGTCTTCGCGACGTGTAAAATCTCAGTTTTGAAAGCAGCAGCGCCGTACTTACGAATCGCGTTATGCACTGGATTAGTGCTTCCACGCTTCACTTCGGCAAGCAAATTGATCCAGCGTTCCTCAGGAGTCCGCGTTGTCTTCCCGATGTACACTTTGCCAGTCTTCGTGTTGGTTCTGCGATAAACGTACATCCAAAGCCCCTATTTATGCTTCAGATAGCCGTTTACCAGCCTCCCGAAACAGTCGGGCGAACCTGCGGAAGCGCGTCAGCGTCCGTGTTCTTGTCGTCCACAATGCGAACCTTCAATGTGCCGTAATCGACACCCGGAGGCGGCGGTGGGACAGTTTGCTGAATTGGTTCCACCCACTGATCGATGGAGCGGCGGACATCGTAAACCGAGACCTGTGCGTTCCAACGCGGGTACCAGCGGTTCTCGATGTGCACCATGCCCTGCCACGGATAGTCCAGAATGTTCCATTGGCTGCCGTCATGGGCTTGGAAAGTCGCACCGGGGATCATGTAGGCAAAGAAAATTTCATCGCCCTCAATCGGGGAGAGCGGATTGGGCAACTGAAGAGTGCCCGGATTCGGCTTGGTCTGCGCGAACGTCGAAATGCGAGCGTCGTCAGGGTCGCCGACCATCTTCTGAAGCTCCGGATTGGAGTTCGGAACGTCGTCTTCGACGAGGATACGGGCTGATTTTGCCAGTGTTCCTGCTAAAACTTTTGCATCCATAGCGTTGCCCTCTACTTTATTGTTCGAAAGTCCATTTATGTCTGAATCTGTGGTCTCCATCGACCCATCGGCAATCCCTGAGCCTTCTTTTCAGCCCAAATGCGTTTCAAAGCCGCCGACGTGCTTTTACGAATTTGTTCTTTTGTTTCTTCAGGATGAGTCTTCCCGAACATCGGGTGTTTTTGACCATCCACCAACCCCTGATGGGCATTAGACATCCGCTGTCGTGTCGCCTCGGAATGCTTCTTGCCCAGCATCCCCTTCGGGTGTTCGACGTATTGATTAAACCACCCGCCCTCACCACCAACAGTCATGTTGTAACCGAAAGCCGGGTCATTGCTGCGGTATTCCGCTATGAACTGTTTTTCTAATCGATCAAGCTGAGCCGGAGAAGAAGCCTCAGCGAGAATTTCAACCTGAAACGCCGGGACCCCATACTTACGAATAGCTCGGTGAATATAGAACGGGCTGCATTCAGTCAGAGCCGCCGCGATATGCTTTTTCCAACGATCCGCCGCACTCTTCTCGGTTTTTCCGATATAGACTTTTTCGTTCTTCAAATTCCTAATGAGATAAATGACCATGTTAAGTTTGTATCTTCCCAAACGTGACCGTGCGACCGATAGGAATGTGCGGATTCTCCCAGTCCTTACCCGGCACCGTGCGCGGATCGAAGATCGGCTCCCCGCTGCCTTGCCCGGTGTACGGGCTAGCCTTGCCATCCTGCGGGTCTTTGTGAACCACAGGGTTGTAAATCGTTGGCAGCCCGGTGTTAATCGGGATCAGATAACGGGTATCGCCCTCATCCAAGAGACTGGTATTGAAGCTCTGCATTAACAGAATGCCGCGAGGGTTCTTGTAGGTCACCCCGGAAATCACCAGACGCTCGAAGTTGCGGCGAACAATAAGGTCGCCGTTCTGAACGATGGGCGTAGGACCGAGGAAGCTTCCCGAATCACGAGTCACCTTGCGACCACCTTCGTTCAGTTCCACCTGCAAAGCGGTGTCCGGTGGGACGTAAACGAAATCGTAAGGACCGTAGTAACCGCCAACGATACCGACGCCGAAACATACCGGGCAGGCGGTGCGTGCCGAGTTGAGCCCGGTGTTGGAGCAGCCGCAAAGCTCACCACGGGTTTTGCGGAACAACAGATAGGCGGGTTCGCCCACCTGCTCAAAGAGCCAGTCGTTGCGGCGTACCATCTCTTGGTACTCCCACGTGATCTGATCGACTTCCATCGTGTTGACGATGATGCTGCCGTGCGCACCGGGCGCGTGGCATTCACCTTTGTCGCCAACCGGGACAACCGTATAGAAGGTGCGAATCAGCGAGGCGTAAACTTCGACGAAGTTTTGGAGCTTCTTGTAGACCACTTGAAAGGTCTTCACCCCGGAGTAGTCCGCCTGCCATACGACGCCGTTGGACTTGATCGGATATGCTGACGTTGAGCCGCCAAGCGGCACCGTATTGTCCATCTGCAACCAAACTTCACGGTCGAGCCCGTTGACGCGGGCCGGACGGAACGATTGCCCATCCATGATGACGGTGACATCGTTGACATCGTTACTGATGACCGGGCGTCCCTTGACTACGTCACTGTAGATGTGATCGGGCACGCGAAGCACCCAGCGTCCAACGTTGAGCGGATTGCCGAGGACATTGTCGATGACGTTGCCCTGCTCGATCCAGTCTTGCGGCTGAACCGTATAGGTCACCTGCTCCAACGAAGACATATCGCGATAGAAGTGGCCGACGTGAGGAGTCTCATTGATCTTGATCCAGTGAGTCGGGTGATCGAACGCACGGTAGATGTTGTAGCCTTTCGTGGCGGCGGGGTCATCCACCCACCACAGATCGCGGCTGCCCACATAGCTCGAATTCAGAACGATTAGTTGTTCAACCATTTTTATCCCAGCAACCAACGCTGCTGACGCAAGCCGACGCTGACTGGACGGTTCGCGGTCACCAACGGTGCCATGTTGTTAAACTGTTGCATGTATGCATCGCCCAGTCCGCGATACAGGTCAGCCTTATTGATGTCCAGCGTGACGCCGTTCAATGAGTACGCGAACTGATCGCCTGCCCAGCGGATGGCTTCGCTTGACAGACAGAGCCCAGCGGCACCGAGAGCGGCGATGTTGCCCCAGTCCTTCGGAATCGTGTCCAGCGTCCAGTTGTAAATGTTCTTCGGGTTGTACAGGTTCAGCATGGAGATCGCCTGATCCAATGCCATGAGAATCTGGGTGTCCAGCCAGATAAAGCCGACGCGGGTGTTAAAGCCTGCGACCACGCGACCGGGGGTTGGCGGACGGAAATGATAGTTGCGATCCGGATTGGTATCCGATAGGTTCCAGCGGACGTACATGACCGCCTTGGCGATCATCTCCGGAGTTGCGTTGCCGACGTTCACGATGGATGGCGGCACAGCGATGACGGTCGAGGGTGCCTCGAAGCCGGGGTTGGTCGGATCGACGTTCTGCACCACGAAAGTTTCCTGCACGGTGTCAATCGGGCAGTTGGTGGAGTAAAGCTGAAGGTTCCAGACCAGACGATAGACGCCCTTCCACGTGGTAGGGATCGTGATCGGCACATAGTAAGCGCCTTGGGATACACGGGTCGGCACCTGCTGAGGCAGGCTTGCCAATGTCCAGCCCTCAGGCGGGAGCGGCGGGCCGCCAGCCATGTTCTGCGGCTGGTGCAAATCCCACTCATACGCTTGATCGATCTTCATGGGGATGGTGTCAGTGATCTTGAAAATCGTGTAGTTCAACAGTGCGGGGTCGATCAGAGCCCCGTTCGCATCTCGAACAAGGATTGAGAGATTGTTCGGACCCAACGTTGTGCCTTGCGTAAACGTAACCATTATGCAACCCCCGGAAAGCGGCTTTTCTTGTGAGTTTCTACCCAATTTTTGGATGGGAGAATCTGTCGAAGGATCGGACTTAGCCGCATCATGTCCTCATAAGAGAGATAGTTATTCTTAATCCGATTGCAAACAATACATGCGACCACGCAGTTCTCCGTTGAGTACCCTTCTTCGTTGTTTTTTCTATCTAAATTTGTTCGACCATTCCCGGTCTTTCCCATGTTGTGTTTTGTCCACGAGATGGCTGAACCACAGTAATGACATTCGGACACCCTCGTGAACTGCAAGAATTCTTCATAGGTCAGATCGACCTCAACGTCTCGTTTCTCCGAGATATGACGGAGCCTATTTAACAACCACTCATACGGACGGAGAATCTTTCCCCGTTGATGCGGAAGGATTTGCAGCATTGAATTTCGTCTCACACATTTGAGACAAAATCCTTTATGCTTTTCAAAACGTCTCGGTTCCACCCAAAACTCGTTGGGACATCCTTCAGTCGCACAACGGAAGAGGTACATATTCTTATTCTGACGCCCCTGCGGGCGTAACTCTTTTCGGAGCGCATCTGTGATTTGCAAACTCAAGGTAGTCCTCTATATATGAGTTTGAAATTGGGTATTACATAACGAGGAGGATTATTTTCATGGAACGCAAAGTCGTGGATTGTGATCGCTGCGGTGCCCCGGACTCGGTCGAGCAGGGCAGATTTAAGGTTCCCGTGCATCGAGGACTCGATGCGGCAGGTTCTAACTCAACGGATTTTCAAGATATCGATCTGTGCCCCGGTTGCATGGCGGCAGAACTGAAGGCAATCATCAAGGAAATGTCGTTTGAGCAGGGGAAGGCGTTTGTAGATCGCGTCCTTAGTTCAACGGCTCATCCGAATCGGAAGACTGGGAAGGGTCTGACGGGATGGCGTAGTCTTCAGTAGCGATGTCCCACGGCGTCACGCCTGCCGCAACGAGGGCCTCATAGAGCTTCTGGTTTTCCGGCAAGGTGAAGTCCAACGGATAGTCGATGCCGGGGACGGGCGGCACATCTCTCCAGTGCGGTTTGACGAGTTGATCTTCGGTCACGTACTTGCCGTCCACCGGAAGTTCAGTACCGCAATAGGTGCAGCGGGGCGGCTCGAACCGCTCTTCGGGCTCCAGCTTCCAGTAGAGCACATCAAAATCACTATGCCCGTGACGCATACAGGCGAGGCTATTCAGCACGGTACAGATCGCCTGCTTGAACCACCGGGGAAGCCATTGACCCCAGCCGGAGTCCATTCCCCATGTGACACGACCGTCCGCGTCGAAGAATAAACCCCAACCCTTTTCAAAATCGTCGTCAGTTCTGTTTAGGACGAGCCCCATAGACCACACGCTTTCCGTTCTTCTTGATGACCGTCAGTCCGCCGTCTTGCAGGCGTTCCATCATGCAGACGATCAACCATTGTGCTGCCACGCACGCACCTGTCGCCTTGAGGGTCGTCGGCTCAATCGTAATGGGCTCGACCTTGAATCCCTTGGGGGCGACTTTCTCGATCTTGCGCTGTGACTCAAACAGGTAGTTGATGACTTGCAATCCGCCGCGAAGATTCTTGGCGACGATAATGTTGGTGGGATCACCCGTGGCGACGAGGGCTTTCTTCGCCTTCGAGATCATTGCACTCTGGCTCTTGGTCAACTTCGGGCCGACCATCGGAACCGTCAATTTGGACATAGAACGCTCCAGTTAACCGTGTGCTTGTAGTGTATCAGCAGACAGGTTAGCTGGCAAGCGTGTGGCAAGAGCCCGGATTTTCTCGGTGATTTCGATGATCTCCGGCACGTCGCCGTTCTCTCGAATCTTCACATCCTCATACTCAGCAGCAACGCGGCGATACATCTCCATCAGGGACATGACGAGGGTGCCGAAGGTGTTGTTGATGTTCTCGTACTTGAGCCCCGCGTCCAACAGGGAGTGCAGGGTCAGGCGGGTAATGACGTAATTAAGGTCTCCGACGTTTTCCATCACCGGAAACAGGTCTACGAGGAGAGCGTCGATTTCCTCGCGGTTACGAATGTATGGCATGATACCTTCCTTAAGCGCAGTTTGTCTCTACCGCAGAGATGCGCATCCCATCTTCAATGGAAACCTTCTGTCCGCGATGCAATGACCCGGAACCGGACTTTTTGTGGTAGATCACGGTCGGCATTCGCTTTGAGCCAGCACCGTACACGTGCTCCACAATGTCCTCAAACGAGATCGATTCCCGCAATAACGGGATGTTCTTCCCATTAAGGTTGATGGTGATTGTCGGTAGCTCCGGTACTGGGTGCGATTCGAACATGTACAGTTCGCGCACCAGACTCCACGCAATCACGGAGTAGCCGAGCAGGTCCTTCACGGCGTCTGTTTTCGGTTCGTAGTTAGCTTCGCGACCGAGCGCACTCAATTGAGCGTACCGGGCGATCTTGTCCCACAAACGCGGGATCGTACCCTGCAACCCATGGCGGCGGTAGCTCTCACCGTAATCATGGGTCTTAGACAGAAGCGTCTCAATGATCTTCGTAATGCGGGCCTGTACCATCGGTTTGAGGGTCATGAAACTTTCTTTGGTCGGGGCTCCCTTGATTTGCCCCTCTTCGAGCAAGCACAGGACGGCTGCCACGTAGGTCAGGAATCGAAGCTTCTTTTCCGCCAGCACCACTATGCTGACAGGCCACTCGCCAAGCGGTTTATTCCAGAAGACATTGGTGACGCCTTCGAGAATAATGAACTGGTAGACCCACTGAAGCGTAAGGAATTCACCGTTGTAATGCCCATTTGGGGGCAACCCGGCTTCGATGATCGCCGAATCGAGCGACCCGGTAACCAGTTCGCCGTTAACGATGGACTGACCGCTGAGAGAGAGCACGAGTTGCTCACGGGTCTGGAGTTCCTCGACTATGGATTGATCGATGTCAAATATCTGAGGTAGGGTGTTCAGAGTCGCTTCCCAATCATAATCCTGAAGCACGAACAGCCCTTTGCGGACGTTTTGCCAAAATGGTGAACCTTTGAAAAGGTCGGTTGTAGACGTTCCCATGCTTATTCAATACCAACTTTCGAGTATTAAATATTGTGGG